CTTTACCCTACTCTCTGACAACCGCCCTGCCCCCATCTGACACTGCCCTCTGACACTGCCCTTGTGCGCCCTTTTCTACTTTTCCCCCCATTGACCCTTGTTACGGCCCCCCTCATTGCGTCGCCGTCGATGTCCTCGTCCCACAAACACCACGACACAAGAAAAAAATACATGCGCCCACCTCTTTCGCATCCCCTTCTTTGACCCCCTCTCTCTTTTCCTCCTCCTCCTCCTCTTGGCTGCATCTTGATATCGTTGCCCTCGGCGCGTCGACATACTCGACAGCCGCGGCCAGACATGCCATCATCGCCATCATCGTCGTCGTCTTTGTCGCGGTCGTGGTCGCCTTCATCTCCATCGACCACGACGACTGCGCGACCACACGGATGGATCGATCTGTCGGTCCGTCCGTCTGTCCGTCGGTCGATCGCCCACACACCCCAAAGGCCACGACATAAGGTCTCGATCACGACTCGACACGCCCCCGCGCCAAGCCACACACACTCACACAAACTTGACGAAGACGACCCTGACGATACCGACGACGACGATCGCAAACCTGCAGCCGCCTACTCCCCAAAGAGACGCACCGACGACGACAAAAGAGCCCTCATAGCGACGACGACGACGACGACCACCACCGCATCCACAGTCCGCGCCACCCGCAATCCCGACGCGAAAAGTCACCCAGACACACACCACCCGCCACGATAGACCGACACAGAGAGCGCGCGCGACACAAAAAAGAGCCCAACACGAAAAATCGGGCGCAGACATCAAGAGAGCGTGACATAAAAATTCGCACAGACACCAAGAGAGAGAGAGAGAGAGAGAGAGCGCGCGACACAAAAAAAGCCAGCGACACAAAAAAGCCAGCGACACAAAAAAGAGAGCGCGACACAAAAAGCCAGCGACATGGGATTTATCCTGGATAAAACCGACTTATATCCCGGTTTTGTTTTTAAATAAAATAATAGTTTATTCACGATAAAACCGGGATATATCCCGGTTTATTATCAAAGAGATCGTTTGTATCCTTTTATGGAGATGTCGCGCTCTCACGACCCTCTCGGCTGGCCAGGCCGGTGTCGCGCTCTCTCTCTCTCTGTCGCCCACACACTTTGATTTGGACATTGAGGTTTGTCGACGGCCCTCGCAATCGGTCATCACCACGATGACGATGATGACGACGACGACGCAATCAAATTGTGACGCCCGACAGGTGGCGGCAGATCCCCAAAAAAAGACAATCCGACTGTGCCCCCTAACCAAAGGGCCAGGACGGGCGCCTGGCGATGATGACGACGACTACAGTAATGACGACGACAATGGAGCCTAATTGCAGACTCCTCCGACAAAAAAGAGCCCGACTTTACGCGCGCGCATCAAAAGTCGCCACCGCAGCGACGCGAAAAATAAACAACAACAACATCTGATATGACCACCGCGACCACGACGACAAAAACAACAACAACAACGACAAGTATTCCGTTTGGCGTTGGCGAACCTCAGAGAGAAAAAAAAGGCAAGAGCGCGACATTGGCCTGGCCCGCCGAGAGAGCGCGACATGCCCATAAAAGGATATCGTCGACCTCTTTATAATAAACCGGAATATATCCCGGTTTCATTTAACAATAAATAATGATTTATTCACAAAAAATCCAGGATATATCCCGGTTTATCAACTATCGATAATATCCTTTTGTGCCCATGTCGCGCTCTCACGGCCCGCCAGGCCGTCATGTCGCGCTCTCGCTTTTCTTTTCCTCTTTGAGGTTCGCCAACTCCAAATCGACTACTTTTTGTCGTCGTCGTCGTCGTCGTTGTTTTTTTGTCGTCGTCGGCGCCTTTGCCCGAGCCGTCTTTGTCGTCGCTCTCTTTCGATGTCTGCGCACGGTTATCTTTGAAATGGCGACTCCACCGTGGCCAATCAGAATTATTCTTTGGTACGGGGGTCCCTTTTTCTCCTCCACCAATCGTCACCTTCCTCGTCCTTGCCGTGCAGAGACCGAAAGCGCCAAAGACAAGGACCGAGAGAGAGGCCCACCTCGGCCCTCCTCAGGGCCCGGCCTCTGTCGACCAATGAGAATTTTTCTTTCACCCAACAGGCCCCTTTTTCTCATCGACCAATCGTCATCGTCCTCCTCCTTGCTGTCCAGAGGAAGAGAGAAGAGAGAGAAGAGATCGACCAACAGAGAAAAGGACGCAATATATTCACCCATTTCTCGACTCTCCCTCGACCATCGTCGCCGCCGCCGCAACCAAAAGACAGCGACATGCGATTTTTATCCCCCTTTTATCCTCTTTTCTTGTCTTTTTTAATCCACCATATATCCTCAATAAAACCAGGATATATCCTGGATTTATCCTAGATATATCCCGGTTTATTTTTCTAGACCGCCTCCCTTTTATGGACATGTCGCGCTCTCGCGCCCCCGCCCGCCCAGCCGGCCCTCATGTCGCGCTCTCTCGCCTTTTTTTCACCCTTTCAAACCAAACTACCTTTTTCTCCTTGTCGTCGTCGTCATCGTCTTTTCTCTTTGTGATGTCCCTGCGACCGAGGCCCTGTCGGCTTCTTCCAGTGACCAATGAGAATTTTTCTTTAGGCCCAAGAGGCCCCTTTTTCTCCTCGACCAATCGCCATCGTCCTCTGTCTCGATGCCCACAAACAGAAACCCAAAGAGAGCCCCCAAAGACAAAAAAGAGGCCCCGCCCTTGGTCTTGTCTTACGGGCGCTCGACCTCCATCCGTCGACGGCCCCTCGCATCCACCAACCAGAAAATATCTCCTCCCTTGTCCTCCTTGGCCCGACGGCACCTCTTTTCTCCTTGTCGACCTGTCCCCTTTGTCGCCATGACGACCAAAAAGCCTCTCCGACCCCTGCCCCCCTATACCCCGCACCCCCCCTTTGTGCCCCCTCTCAGCCGCCACCGCCACCATCCTCCTCCCCGTCGTCGCCCCTCTGCCAACGACAAAAAACACAAAGAAACATACACACAGACAATCAGAAAAAGCACACAATATATTCCGCCATTCCTCCACATCATCGTCACCGTCGTCGTCGTCGCCGCCGCCGCGACCAAAAGACACCGACACGCCAGTTTTATCCTCTTTTCTTGTCTTTTTAAACCACGATATATCCTAGATTTATTATTGCTATATCTCAGTTTTATTGAGGATATATCCCGGTTTATTTTATAGGATTGCCTCCCTTTTATGCGCATGTCGCGCTCTCACGCCCCCGCCTGTCCTCGCGCTCTCCTCTTTGCCATCGCCTTCTGTCGTCGTCGCCTTCTTTCTCCTTTTTCTTTCTCGTCGTCGTCGTTGTCGCCTCCTGGTCGCCTTTTCCTTTGCCGCACAGCGATGATTCCCATTGGCGCCCGCATCCCCTTTTTCTTCCCCCTTTTCCCCTCGTCCTATTTGTCGTCGTCGTCGTCGTCGCCCTCCTCTGCCCCGCGGTCCCTGTCGCAGGCGCGTCTCTCTTTGTGCTGCCTCATTGCGTCCTGTCCGTCGTCGTCGTCGTCTTCCTTGCCCATCCATCCTTTGACCCCTCCGCCCCTCGCCAAAAAGCCATACGCCCCTCTCCAATAGACCTCCTCCTCCTCCGATCCTTGCCCTCGCCATGGGCCCTCTCTCCTCGCCTTCCTCGGCCCCGAGCCCTTTCGACCTCCTCCCTCCCGAACTCGTCACCATCATCCTCTCCTATCTCAACAAACACGACGCCATCCCTGCTCGTGAGGTCCACCCCCTCTGGGCCGCCCTCGCTCCTCAACCTGCGCCCTTTGGCACCGATTACGCCTCCTACCTCGCCGCCAACGGTCACCTTCAGTTGCTCCACTGGGCTAGGACGAATGAATGCCCCTGGAGCCAGACGGCTTGCGCCTATGCCGCCGAGAATGGCCACCTCGACACCCTCCAATGGCTCAGGGTCAACGGATGCCCCTGGAACGAATCAACCTGCGCCTATGCCGCCCAAAACGGCCACCTCGACCTCCTCCAGTGGGCCAGGGCCAACGGATGCCCTTGGGACCAAGACACATGCGCCTGCGCCGCCGAAAACGGCCACCTTGGTGTCCTCAAGTGGGCCAGGGACAACGGGTGCCCCTGGAACGAATGGACCTGCGCCTATGCCGCCCTCAACGGTCACCTCGACGTCCTCAAGTGGGCCAGGGCCAACCACTGCCCCTGGGACGAGTGGACATGCACCTACGCCGCCCAAAATGGCCACCTCGCCGTCCTCCAGTGGGCCAGGGCCAACGGATGCCCCTGGGATAAGTGGACCTGTGCTTACGCCGCCAAAAATGACCATCTTGGACTCCTCCAGTGGGCCACGGCTAATGGATGCCCCTGGGACGAGTTGACATGCACCTGGGCCGCCAAAAACGGCCACCTCGACCTTCTTCAGTGGGCCAAGGCCAACGGCTGCCCCCAGTAGCGACAGAGCGAGGCCTAAAAAATAAAACGCATTCGGGGCCGTCTGTATGTTTGCTCTTTGATCGCGATCCGGCATTTGTTTATTCAATCGCGATTCTTTCTGTGAGTCGTCCCCCCCTTTTTTTGCCTATCTGCTCTCTGCGCTCGGCGATATCCTCGCCGGCCGTCTGCGGCGACAATGTCGTCTGCACCGCTGTCGACGGGCTTGCCCCTGCCCAACGAACTCGTCGCCATGATCCTCTCCTACCTTGACGAGTACGACGTTGTCGCCGCACGTTGGGTCCACCCTCTATGGGCCGCTCTGGCCCCCGAACCTGCGCCCTTTGATGCCTTTTATACCCTCCACCTGGCTGCCTCTGGCTATTTCGACCTCCTTCGATGGGCTCGCGCCAAAGGGTGTCCGTGGGACGAGTATGCCTGCGAATATGCCGCCGAGCGCGGCCACTTTGATATCCTCGTGTGGGCTCGTGTCAACGGATGCCCCTGGGACGAGCGGACATGCACGGGCGCCGCGTCGAATGGCCATCTAGAGATTCTTCAGTGGGCACGTGCCAATGGATGCCCATGGGATCAGAGCGCCTGCATCTACGCTGCTTTGGGCGGCCACCTCGACGTCCTCGAGTGGCTTCGAGCCAACGGGTGCCCGTGGGACGAGAGCGTGTGTGCCTCTGCTGCCGAGGGAGGCCATCTTGGCGTCCTCGAGTGGCTTAGGGCCAACGGATGCCCTTGGAGCGACTGGACCTGTGCCAAGGCCGCGAAAAATGGCCACCTCGACGTCCTCAAGTGGGCTCATGACAATGGATGCCCGTGGGACGCGTTTGCCTGTGCCTTTGCCGCCAAAGGGGGCCACCTCGACGTCCTCGAGTGGCTCAGGGCCAATGGCTGCCCCTGGAACAGCAGCGCGTGCTCCGAGGCTGCTCTCCGAGGCCATCTCGACGTCCTCAAGTGGCTCAGAGCCAACGGATGCCCTTGGGACTTTAGAGTCTGCTGCTACCACGTCAGAACAGATCATCCCCACATTTTCGAATGGGCCAAGGCCAACGGGTGCCCGCAATGGCTAGATTAGAGCATAGAGTAGGTGTATTTTTTTCTGCCTCTCCTTGCCTCGTCTGTTCTGGTGTCTCTCTCTCTGTTGCGTTACCATTTATTCACCAGACCACCGCTCATCTTTGTTTTCTTGCCTTTTTCCTTTTTCCTTGCCTACCGTTTTTCTTGGTGCTCGGCATTCGCGCTGGCCGACAATGTTGTTGCCCTCTCCCAAAAAAAGAAGAGAAGAAAAATAGCCAAGAGCCGATCGTTTTTTTCCTAGACACCGCGTTGGCGTCTGCGGTTTTATTATAAAAAAGTGGGAGTCAAGCGAGGACAAAATGTGTCATCGGGTGGCGTCTCACCAGATTCGATGGCTAGCGCCGTCGGCAAGGCAGCCGCAGCGACATAAACGCCATCGTACTAAAAAAAGGTCAGACGAAAAAAAGAGAGAATAACGGTCGCCGTCTGGACGGGGCAGCGCAAGGGGAAAGCGCGCCTCGGTCGTCCTGACGACGTCTAGGAGACGATCCTAAACTTTTTCTCCGGACCGGTATAGGGATCGGGTCCAGAGCAAAAGATGGCGGCGGCGTTGATAGGCCACGATGCGCCCGTGCAAAAGCGCCTATTGCGTTCGTTGAGGAGGTAGATCTGGTCGCCGCTGTTGACGATCGTGCTGCCGGGGTAGGTGCCCGTGGCATCCAAAACTCTGAGCCACGCGCCGGTCGATGTTGCCCAGCACATGAGCGTGTCGTCGGTCCAGGCTCCGACTCCCGAGCGCGGCTCGCAATAAGGCTCCGTAGTAGAACCGTAAATCTCCAAGTTTATGATCTCGCTCGGCGTGGGAACGCCGATCGAAGAATTACCGCCGACAAACTTGAAACTGGTCGCCTCAGCCTGGGAGATGCCGTCGGCGGACCTCATGGGCCTGCTGGGGTAGGACGAACCGACCCTGACCCACTCTCCGGCTTCGATGGCGTACAACTTGAACGGTGTTCCGGGATAGATCACATCGCCGAGGGCTGCCTGGGCGCTACCGACGCACATGACAAGCGCCAGCGTGGCTAGCGCTGCTGCCATCGCGATCCTCGAGCGCTCGATCGATAGACGCATATTTTGCGTGACTTGGGTGGATGTGGATCCGTTTTTTGTGCGCGAGCACCCTAACTGGGTCTTGGTGTCGCAGGCGACGCTCTTTGTTGACGGTGTCCTGGAAGACGAGGCTGCGGGCTGGATCAACCAGAGACCAAAGGGCTGGCGTGTAGGATAGACGGGAAGGTATGCGGCGGAGAGTGAGGCGTTGTCAAAAATAAGACACGCGCATACGGCCGGCTTTTATTGATTCGTGCGTGGGCCGCTATTGGGCGCGTATTTTTCGCTCTCTCGGTAATGTTGCTTGGTTGGCCAGGACCGTGGATGGTCCTCGGCAGCGCCTCTATTTTTTTCCCTGCCCGCCTCTCTTGGGGGCGCGCGCCTGCGTTGGCCAAGGATGGACAAAAAAAAGAGACAAACTCAATCCTTGCCTTTGCCATCGTCGTCGCCGTCGCGCTCCACCCTCGGTGTGTCTGTCATTGTTGTTCTCGCTGCCGCTTCCGTGGCCCTGTCTTCTGGGGCCAAAACACACGCACAAGAGATCCTCTTCTTGCGTACAGACGCGGCCCACACGCCAAGGGCCAAGCGGGCGCGCATATACGAACCGTCGCTAGTTCTCGATACGTGACGCACACACAGAACCGCGTGATCCACTCAGGCGCCCAGATTGCCCGCGCGCTCGTCAATCTTTTCGTCTTTCTCGAGACGTCCCCGCGCGTATCTACGGGATGCAACTCTTTTGCCCTGCGTCTTCCACCTGTTGTTCGCCGATGGACGCCCTCCCCGACGAACTTGTGGCCGTGATTCTCTCCTTTGTGGATGGTGTCGACGCCGTGGCCACCTCAAAGGTGCAACTGCGATGGCATATCTTTGGACCCAGCCCCGTGCCCTTTGACGAGGTCTATGTCGCCCGACTCGCCGCTCGAGGTCACCTCGACCTGCTCCGATGGGCACGGGCCAACGGCTGTCTGTGGAACGAACGCGCATGCGCTGCCGCCGCCAGGAACGGCCATCGCGAGATCCTCGCATGGTTGCATGCCAACGGGTGCCGCGCAGACGCGAGGGCGTGCGCCAAGGCTGCCAAGGGCGGGCACATGGACATCCTGCAATGGCTACAATCTAACGGCTGCCGACTTGACAAGAAGACATGTATCAATGCCGCACGTATCGGGCGTCTCGACATTATCGTTTGGGCGCACAGCATTGGCTGCTTGTGCAATTGGCGCGTGTGCACGGCCGCAGCCCGCGACGGTCACATTCATATTCTCGAGTGGGCCCACGCCAACGAGTACCCCTTGTGCGTAGAGACATGCACCGCTGCGGCCGAGGGCGGCCACCTTGCCGTCGTCGTGTGGCTCCGAAGCAACGGATGCTCGTGGGACGCCAGGACATTTAATGCCGCGGCGAGCAGCGGCAACCTCGATCTCGTTCGGTGGATACATGCCAACGGTTGCCCTTGGAATAGCGGGGCGTGTTCGCACGCAGCCTTTTCGGGTCACATCGACATGCTCGAATGGCTCAAGAGCATCGGCTGTGTGTGGGACGTGATGACCTGCGCGGCTGCCGCCGGCGGAGGCCACATGGCCGCTCTGTCTTGGCTGCGCGCCAACGGCTGTCCGTGGGACGATAGCACTCACCTGTGGGCCGTTGAAAAGAATGACCTCTCCATCGTCGAGTGGGCCGACGCCAACGGTTGTCCTCGTGGTTCTCATACGTTCCACTATGCCGTTAGCCATGGATGTCTCGACATTGTCAAGTGGGCATACGCCAACGGCTGCCCCTGCAACACTGACGGATTGTGCGCCACGGCTGCCGAGTTTGGGAGGCTCGACGTGCTCAAGTGGTTGCGTTCCAGTGGCTTCACGTGGGACAAGCGGACGTGTACCACGGCCGTCATCTGTGGCCATCTCGATGTATTTCGATGGGCGCGAGCCAACGGCTGCCCGTGCGATGACGACGAGTGCATGCGCCTCGCCAACGACCATGGACATTATCGAATCGCCAACTGGCTCAGCGCCAACTCGACCCCAGGCAAGGGCCAAGACGGAGATGCGATGGATTGCCAAGAAGAGACCGGCCCATTGACTGATAGATTACAAAACTGATCAAATGACGCATCGGCGCCGACAAGGATCTCAGGGTGACGTGCCGACGGAGACGAGTCGGCTCGCTGCCAATCTCTGAAAATTGATCCAAACCAACGACAACAATAAAACCGCACAATTCTAAACGATTTATGCCAACGAGACAACTCGTCATTTTTTGGTGGCGTGCTTTTCACGGCAAAGGCGACGGTGTCGATGGGTCCTTGGGTGCGGCGTGGCGACCCGAGTTTTATTGAAGCCCCACTTTTTTGGTGGGCGTGAACCCTCGTAATGGCTTGCGATGCCGACGCGCGCCGTGAGCGCGATCGTGTGCGGCGGGCCAGAAAAAAAGAGGGTAGCGCCCTCGCACCAACAAAAAAACTCTGGGGAAGAGAGCGCACAGACTTTAGTGCCGCCTTTTCGTCAAACAAAAATCCACGGCATTTTGTTGCTTGTGGATCGATTCGGCTCGCCCAGGCTATGTTGCGGTTGTTGCACGCGCGTGCGTCTGTGTGGCCCGCTGCGCGCTCACTGGGAAATTCCATGCTTTTATTGAAATTTGATTCGCGCTTCTCCTGACTTTGGCCTGTGGAGTTTGTGGTCGTTGCTGCGCGGACGGATCTCGCCCATCGAAGCGCTCATGGCCGACAGAGCCTTTTACCTGGGTCGCGTGGCTCCCTACGAAGCGCGCCTCATCGAGGCCGTCTCGGGCGGCCTCGTGTCGGCGGACCAACTTGCAACGTCTGACCGCGCACAGGACATGCCCGGTAGATCGAGCCGCTCTCTGGCCCGGTCCTCATTTTGGTGGTTGTCGCAAAAGCGACGTCAACATTTTTCCTTCTTTTGCGATGTCTACGGCCCGCCGCTTTTTCTCCTCGTGACAAAAAATAACAAGGAAAAGAAAAAGAGAATCTTAAAGGCCAAAAGACAACTGGCCGTAGCATAGCGCGCTGACGATTGTCGTCCATGTGGTTTTTAAGGTCGTCCTCTTTTTTAATTTGTTCAAGGTCTTTCCGTAAACAAGATCAGCGCGGCAGGCGCCTTGGACGCGCGCTAAAAGGCAGGGCAAAACAGGGGTCAGCACTCTCCGCAATGGCCCAAAGCGCGCCGGTCGTCTTGGTCGTCATTGTCATCGCCATCATTGCCACCGCCATCGCTGTCCAATTCGTACGGAAAACAAGCATCACATACGTCGACGACGGTAGCACCGCTGTAGAGGCTGATAGCAGCGACGGCAGCGCGCCGAATTCGATCCTCGGATTTGGGAATACCGTTGAGGCAGAACGCGCAGCCGGTGGTCGACGCTCTGCCGGCGCAGCGGCTGCAGAGGTCCCACACGTCGCCGGCAGTCGTAAACAGCATGTGGCCATTGACGGCATCCCTGGGGCTAACAGAAATTTGATGACATATCCCACACCTCGTCAACGGTCCGGCGCTGGCCTTTGACATGGTTTGCAGTTGCGCCGAGCCTTGGCGGCACGGCGAGTCGATATTTTATGGACGCAGCGAGATAAATAGGTCGTTGGGTGCGAATGTGTCGGTCCTCGATGGCGAGTGTTGTGTGCCGTAAGAGGGCAGCCTGCGGGGCATTCAATAACAAGAGACCGCCCCAATGGGATCGACGTCGGTCGAGGCGTGTGGCCACGGCCCTTTTCCTCTTTTTCCTGTCATGCGTGCTATTGGTCTGTCTCCTGTCACGTGCCCTCTTTGTTATCGTCGTCGGCGCGCGCTCCCCAGAGACGAGGAGCGCGCCGGTGGTCAAGACCATTTGCCTCTCATCCGCCCAAAGGATATCCCGCATCCTAATTGTTTGATGGGCATTTGGGGTCTGCCTTTTTGTTGTGCGCGGCGTTGCCGCGAGTCGATAAAAAAAGACAAGAGCGCGTTGAGAGTTGAGAGCGCTCCACGATAGCCGGCTCCCCCCCCCCACCAGACAAAGGGCCGCCACCCCAAAAAATGGGGGATCATCACAGCATGCGAAAGTTTTGGTTCGGCTCTCTTTCTCTGTTTCGTGTGACAAATTCAGCATAAGAGCGTCAAAAACTGCTTTTAGAATCTCTTTAAAAAGAGAGAGACAGAGAGATTCATCGAAATCGAGACCCTATGTCGAGGGGAAGCAGAGAAGCCGGCTTGTGATTGCCTGTTGTCATTGTGGTCATCCCGTCGCTGGCCGCAATCCAAAAGTCACCACTGACTGCGATGGTACAGATATCGACGACAGCGCCAGTGAAATCAAAGGCTGTGAATCAACATTACGTCGGCGGCTGTCTCCTCCCATGACAATACAGTGTGTTTTTTCTTTTAATCCCAAAACGAGTGTACACACGCGAGCATGCAAAGAGAGAGAGAGAGAGAAAAGAATAGCGTCCAGTCTACGACTGCCATCTAATCGATGCGTCGGGATAGGCGACAAGGGTGCCGTTGGCAGCCGAACCGAGGTAGCCTCCATATGTCGAACGGAAGGACCACATGCGCACCGGCAAAATGTCAAACACATACATCTGTTCGACGCTCGGCTGGCCCGGCATCGACGTCAGAGTAAACGATCCGTCAGGCTGCGCCGTGATATAGTGCCCATAGTAGGACTTGATCGCGATGAGATTGTTGGGGTAGCGCAGCACGTGCCACGCATTGGTAGTGCCATTGTCGACCTTGGCCGTGGCATTGGGGTAGGCCGACAAGCGCATATTGATCGGGGGCCATCTGAGTGCAACAAAAGTGCCCACGGGTCCCTGAGTCGGTAGGGCCGACGGCGACGGCGTTACCGACGGCGTCGGTTCGATGCACGAATCCATAAAGATGCACTTGCTCTTGCCATAGCAGCCGCCGTCGCTATAAGTCGCCGTCAGCGAACCGGTGCACCCCGGCGAGGCATACTCGTAGATTTGGCCGGTCGCGCAGTTGCAGATGCGGTTCAGATTGCCACACGAGCCCGATTCTTGGACAAAAGTCGTGCAGGCGCCCAGAGGATCGCAATCCTTGTTGAGGCACGGGCACGAGCGGTAGGTGCACACAGGCGTGGCGCTGGTCGTAGCCGCCAGGGCGACGAGAGCCACAAGCAAAAGAGCAATACGCTCCATTGAGCCTCGCGGATGGGGTCGGGACGGCGAAGGGGGGTCAGAGGTGGACGACGTCAGAGGAGGTCAGCGGTGGGCTCGAGATCGCAGTCTGCTGTTGCGACGGCGCTTGGTTTTTCTCTTTTCGGCAGTGTGTCAGTCTGGCTCTTCTTTTTATAGAGCCAACGCCCTTATGGCAGTGGCCAGCCGGCGCGGCCTTTTTTGGTCCAAGATATGTTTTAGCCAATCAACGCGATACGCTTTATTTCTTTGTTGTCATTGTTGTTTTCGTTCGGTGGCAAGGTCGTCCCGTGCCTGGGCTGTCGCTGCGCGAATTCTAGGCCTCCCGTCTCTTTGGCCCGGTCTGAGGATGTCAGATCGCGCTAGCCTGCGTATTCTTTTTTCTTTCACTTTAGCAGTTGCTGTCGCCAGCGAGTTTTTGAGCGTCGTGGCTCGCTCCCCCCCCCGCGATCTACATTCTTTTGCGGTCAATTGTAGCCACGGGAGAGATCAAGGCCATTGCATCGCCTGCACGAATCCATTTTTGGTTCAATCGCATCCTCTGGGAGGCCCGAATCTACCCAACGAATTGGTGGCATCGATTTTTGTCCTCTGTGCACGGCGGCGACGCCATAGCGCGCCAAGGCACGCGCAGCGCATATGGACTGCTCTGATTCTCGCGCCCTCCTTTTGCGGCCCTGGCTATGTGGCCGGTCGCGGCCGACTCGGTTGGCCTTGTCGTTATTTTGAGGATCAGCGCTAGGGCAACAAGAGGGGAAGATCAGTTCCTCATCTGATAGAGAGAGATCGGCCCGGCTCAGGCGGGGCGGACGCAAAGACAATGGGATGCGATGACCATATTTGCGGGAATGCCCGTGGTTCTGTCGGGACGGCTTATGCGCGCCAGGGCTCAACTGGGCAAAAGAAACAGAGCAAAAAAGATGGCGAGGGGCAGGCGAGCGCTTGCCAGAGAATTTCGGCGCTTGCCTCGGTGTGCCTGCCGGGGCCAAGGAGAAAAAAAAGGACAAAGAATCTTGCAAACAGCGCCAAAACAAGGCAAAGTGATGGCATCTGCCACCGCTCGACCGCGTCACGGCGTTGTTTCTTTCTTTCCTTGGTCTTCCACGCACACACACACGCGACGACATAAAAAAGCAATAGCAAACCATAAAAAAACAAGATCGGTGGACGTTGGCGCTGCTTTGGATGTCACGTTTTTGGTCAGGCAGGCAAAAAGAAAAGAAAGAACAAAGGCAAGGGATTGACGGGGCGACGATAGCGCCCGGCATATCAGCCAGACGTCAGACTCGTCGACAATGTCGGCGTCATCTGCTTGGGCAAGATGAGAGCAAACGCATTGGTGGTCGCCATATCTGCTGTTGTCGGTGCGCGTCGGCGCCTCCGTTTGGCATATCGAGGGCGACGTGCGGAATCGTCGGGTCTGGCGGGCGGCGCTGGCACAGCATCAACAACGACTTTTTTTGTCGTCCTCATGTCAATGCTCTCCTCATCCTCGGTCTCGTCGTCGTCGTGTTGGTCGCGGTCATTGCAGGCTCCATTGTTTTGACCGGCGCTAATCTTGCGCGTTGTTGTTGCCGGCGACCTTCTTTTGTGGCCTTGCTGTGAGCCGCGGCCGTCCTCTCGAGAAGCCTCGGCGACGCCATCGATCAATGGGTGCATCGTTGAAGGTGACTCGGAACCGAGGGCAGGGGCGCCGGCTTTTCCGACCGAAGTGGCCTCGCCGTCCAAGGCGCTGTCGTCAAGCAGGCATATGGGATCGTCGGGACGGCTCCCAGGTAGATGGGCGTCGACAGCAGAGTGCTCTGACAAGAGACGCGGAGCGACGGCCGATACTAGGCGCGCGTTCGGGACAATCGTCCCACTTGCGTATTGGGCAGCATCCGTGAGAGGGGTCCACAAAATGGTGGCGTGGGGTCGCTCGTGGCGGGCACGCAGTGTCGCATGCCCAATCACAGGTTCATGAGACGGTTCGCCCTCGTAGGGCATAATTTGGGGGAGGGGCACTGCTGCAGCCGACAGGACTGAAGATGTCGTTGCAATCAAGGGAGACGTACGCGGTCCCGATGGAGGCCGCTCGCATTCCCTCGGCCACGGATCGGTCGTAGCCAAACGCGACGGGCTGCTCCAATACGTCGTCACGAGGTCGTGCTCGGGTTCGTCCATGAGGATGGTGCCCATACTGACAACCAGCGCCGGGAGCGAATCGAGGGCGACGACGCGATCAAACTGCCCGGTCCCCACCTTCTTGATATGAAATCGCCATCCAGCCCTCTCAAGTGCGCCCACGACCTTGGCACCGATGAGGCGCCCCCGTGTCTCTCCGGTCGTGCCGGCGATCTGCTTGATGAGATCGCTCAGCGACAACTCGTCGCCGTCATGAGTGCGACGGACGATCACAATCGGTCTGTGGGGCGCGACCCCTGCGATCGTCTTGATCGCATCCCTTCGCTCCCAGTAGGCGCGGCACCATTTGGTCGTGCGCGAGGCCGCTCGAGGCGGTAACATCACGCGCCACGCATGACTCGCCATGTGCGGCTCGGCGTCGAGTCCGTGCTTGCGAGCGCCGCTCCTCAAGAACCACGACTCGAATAGAATCTGCGCTCGGCACTTGTCGTCGTCGGCGTCTGCGCCCGCACCATTCATCACAGCGCCATTATTTTTACTCTTTAGCGTTAGAGACGTCATTAGCGCGCCCTCTGTCGACGGCGGCAGACCTAGGGACATACCGACGGGTGATAGTGTGTGTGGTAACGGCAAATGGTGTCGCTGTCCGACGGTCGTGTCTTGCTCTGCGACAGACCGTTCGCATTCGGAACCTTCTATCGATTTCGAGGGTGCGTGGAGTGGACTCGTCGTCGTAGGCGCGCTCTCTGGCGTCCGCGCCTTCATTCGCAGTCGGCGCCAGCGTATATCGGCAGGTATTTTTTGTTTGGGGGCTATCGTTGCTGGTGGCACTTTGGGCGGCCGGCGCTGGTCCTCACAGACGCAAAGATATGCGACACTATCGATTGTTTCTCAACGCGGCGACCGCGATTTGCTCGCTTTGCACCTCGGCGCAATGTCGCACGCAACCAATAAAAAGAAAAAGATATCATTGGTTTGCCCGTTGCATGCAAACTAAATTTCGCTTGTCACGGCGAATCGCGATGATCGTCCTTCCCGAAAAAGTGCGCGCCCGCTGCCGAGTCGCGCCTCGACGATCGCGTGCCCCTGGGGCAAAGCCACCCCCGTCCTCAAAAGTCTCATAAAAACCCAAGAAAAACTCTGGCCGTTCTGTGATGGTCGAGGACACGCGTGCGGTCCTTTTCGCGAGGATCGACACGTGCGGCACGTCAAAATGCCTCCTTGCTCGTGGCGCAAAAAGTCAAAAAAAAGAGACCCGCGAGGAGAGTGTGCTTTGTCCCTCTTTATTTGTCGGCTCTCTTGTTAGGGCGGTGCGCCGTGCTGTGCCTTTTGACAGTCGTTAATAGAGTCGACGGCCAGCGCCGCTTGGGGCACGTGCGCGCAAAGCCAAGCGAGACCCTGTGCTGCCGAATCCCGTTCAGTGCGAGGGTTACGCGCCAAAAAGGCCGCTACGATCGACGCCGCAGCCACGCCGTGCGCCGCTGATGCATCGCACTCTGCGAAAAGGTAGGCCAGTACGTCCGTGCGACCAGCGCGTGCGGCTCGCACGACGACGTCGGTGCTGCACGTCCCGCCGCGCCCTCGAATGCACCGCAGAATGTCGACGTTGCTGGTGTGGCGATTGGAAACTGCCGCAAGCATCGATGGCCACGAGGCAAAGGGCGCGATGCCTATGTGGTCCAATGCGACAAGGGATTCGTAGCGCCCGTCGCGCATGGCCTTGGTGAGCGCGCGCTCGTCGACGACAAAAGGGATCCCCGCGGCGCGCACCGTCTCGGCGGCCCATCGCACAAAATCGGCGCCACCAACGCGGAGCGCCGCGGTGAGCGTGGCGCCATTGGGCTGATAGCGTCCCCGACAACCGACCGCATCAAGCCATCGGAGCCAGTCAATACGCTGCAGTCCAAAGGCGCGCTCGGCGCAGTCTGTCCGGCATCGGCATCCGCCGGCGCGTCCGGTCACCTCGGGCTGGGCGTGGAGCCACGAGGCGATCGTCACTCGACCGGCCTCCATGGCGCAAAAGGCACCGTGGCTCAATGCGACCTCGCCTCGGTGGACCCATCCGACTCGGCGTCGACAGGCGTCGACCACCGCCGTCACGATCTCCAGGGACGCCCACGGCGCCGTTGTAACGCGTGCGACAAGTTGCACCTGGCCCACGCACCAGTCTGGCTCGAGCAACTGCGTCTGACAGAGGAGGAAGAAGGCGACCTGGCTGTGGCCGTGTCTGAGGGCTTGCTCGGCGGCCTTTTCCACCAGCGCCACCTCGCCGAGGGTGAGAGCCCGTCGAGAGGACGCCGGCGTGACGTCGCCGGTGCCGCCGCTCTGCGCCCTGTCGGGAACTCGCGACAAGCGGTCGGGTGTGTAGAATCGAGCCGTCACCGACGCCTCTGCCCAACGCACCACGTCCAATCGGCCGGCTCGCGCTGCGTCTTTGATCGTCTCGACCGACGGCACAATGCCCCAACGCGTAAAGACACTGACGATTGCCTCGAGGGGAGAGCACGACGCAACGAGGCGGCACGGTCGGCCCTCGTAGTGGCGCGCTGCCAACCACGCCGCTGACCGAGTACAAAAGAGGCGCCCCGCCTGGCGGCACGCCGCTGCGTCGGACCCCTCCAGGTAGCCCGCAATCTCGTCGAGCAACTCTGCCGGCAGGCGTGCAATGTTTGTGTGCTCTTTCTCTTGCTCCATAATGCGCCGAAAGACAGGCAAACAAAAGTAGAGAAATGGCTTTTCTCTTTCTTTGTCTCTTTGTGGCTCCCTCGTTGTTTGGCTGGTTTTTGGCAAAGAGGGCTAGCGGGGCGTCACGGCGCTTGCTCTGCTGCCAAAGAAAGAACAAGACCAGGAGGTACCGTACTTTGTGTTTGCTGGCCAAGACAGAGAGAGCAGCGCTGTCTGAAAGACGTTCACCTCGCGAAAGTGAGATGGCAGTCGTCTAGGCTCGGTTTGTTTATGCCTGGCAACTCTCTGCATCTGTGCGCCTGCGCGCATATCTTTGTCCCTTTTTCTTTTTGCCTGCTCGATCGGGGTCCCTCCTTTGATGTGATCCCCCCACATGAGACTGTGGCGACCTCTAGCCTTTTCCCTTGTTTCGGTGATCCCTCGTGCGCAGGCGGACAGACGCACGCTTTTTAGTTTTTTCTCTTTCGGTATGCACACGCGTCACCCCAAGGCCCAAGTTCAGCCCGCCAAAAGGGCAGGTCTCTGTCGCCATCAACACAGAGAAAGAAAATCCCCAACAGGGCCTCAACAAGAATCCCACCAAAGAGCCACCAATAAAGGATCGCCAAGCCGACGAATAAAAGCGCCGTCCAACGAGAATCCTGTCCGTGCGGGCTCTACCACAAAAGCGTCCCGTATCTCAAAGTCCAGACAACAAAAATGGGTCGTCTTTTTTGTCGTTACCGTCTAGGCTTGCGGTCGACAAGGCGCTTGAATCTGGCGCCAGATTCAAGCGGCGCAACACGCCTTTGCGCGCGGTTGGGGGCGCGACCCAAGCGAGAGACAACAAAAGGGGATCAGTCAACGGAAGGCGAGGCCGACAACGAAAAGCGCTCTCTTTTTTCTGGCGCCAGGTTCATACATCACATTGGCTATAAGGGGAGAAAAAGGTACGGCGAGCGGTCAACGAGAACGCCTTTTCCCGGCGGTGAGCAAAACCCAAAAAGGGGAGAGGGGCGACCGACAGAGAATACGGGGAATGGGGGGCGACGGCGTCGCAGGTCCGACGACGCGACAAAAAGGGCGAGGAAAAGGAGACGGCGGAAAGAACTCCCAAAAATGCCGACATAGATATGACGGGCCGTCGAGACAGTGGGGAGAATCGGCTGCTGCTTGCCGAGCCGCTTATGCGCGGCATCTAAAGTCCACAGGAGGAGACCACATGCCCAAATGGAGTGCGAGCGCCTCGGGCACCTCGGGCAGGACCGCATTCCCGAGCCATCCCACGACCACAACGCGTCCGTGCGGCTCGGCGCCCAATGTGCGCGGTCGGACGGGCTTGGGACATTGGCCCTGCGCGTGCTTGCGCATCGCGACCATGTATGACGCCATGCGTGAGCCCCACAGGTCATAGTCGTAGTCGCTGTCGGCCATGACCGATTCGGCTTCGGAACCCACCTTGCGCGCCCACGCTGCCGCCTCGGCTCTCGACCACGGCACGCAACGCCACCGAAGCGCCACAGAGGACTCGGGCGATGCTGGCTCCTGGTGCGTGGACGATCCCGACGACGGTCTGCCGTTTGGGGCTGGACGGTCGGCCACGATCGTGAGCGTCAGGTGGCGATCGAGAAAAGGCCATCCGCTGGCCCGCCGGTCGTCGCGCACGCCACAAACCTGCAGCGCCACGAGTGCGACGGCGTCCCGCGGCAATCCCGCGCTTGCCGCCAGATGCTGGGCCTCTTCCATGAGAGAGACGCGCGGCACATAAGGCCTATCGGGAGGTATTACGGTTTCAAAGCGTGCCGACCACGCCACCGCCTTGTTCTTTTCTGTTTGCTCCATCTTGTCGGGCGTCTGGCGCACAAGGTCTGTTGTGGTTATCGATTGATCAGTTCGTCTCGATTTGACAATTATTATCGCCGTTGTTGCTGTTGATGGGCGTATGCCGGTGGGCGCGACCCCAAGACAAAAGAGAGCGCCTTTGGTGTCGACAAAAAGTCAAGCGCAACAGGAAGAGAAAGTGCGATCGATTGCATACCTTGTTTTGCGTTATTGTCTGTCGGTTGTTTGGCGTAAACTACCAGACGGTCGCTGTTGCACAAAAGGGAGGGAGGGAGAGGCAAGAAAAGGTCCTTTGAGTGGTTCGAGTGCATTTGGATTTGCGCGCGCCCCAGTAGGGAGCCTAAAGGGCGGCAAGGTCCTCGGAAATTAGCACACAGATAATCAAAGAAGAGAGAGAGAGGACAAGAGAAATCACCAAAGCCGCGCCACCGCAGAGAGCGGCGGCAAGTGTGAGAGTCGCACTGGGCTCTGCTTTCAGCGGCGCCTCGTCTTGGCAGCCTGCGCCTTGGCCGCGAGCGAAGCCATCTTGCGCTTGCGAGCAGCCTTTTCGTCCTCATCGTCGTCCTCGTCGGCGCGACTGTCTACATCTTCGTCGCCATCATCAATAAAATCAGCCTCTTCAGAGTCGAGGCTTTCATCATCATCCTCTTCCTCTTCATCGTCGTCTTCATCATCATCATCCACTTCATCATCGACAAAGTCGCGCGCAGACATGCGGCGCGGCTTGGAGCCACCTCTGCCGCTAGACTTGGCGCTAGTGCGAGAGCGCTTGGCAGGTCGCGATGAAGGGCTCGACGTAGTGGGCGAGAGAGTCAAAGGCGATCCCTTGGCGCGCGATGACGAGGAAGATGACGATGACGACGACGGTTTGGAGCGACCATTCTCGGGCAGGGCCGCAATCTCGGCCACCTCGGGACCGACGGCGACGGCGGCGAGGGCCGGGTGCGAAAGGGCCACGGTGCAAATGTTCCTCGAGGACATGGGCGCCATCTGAGGCTTGATCGCGCAGCCGCGAGAGTCGACCGGCGGCGCAAACTGCTGGTGGAACCGACGGGCCGTGTCGTGGAAAAAGCGCGCCATTCGGATGCGCTCCACCATGAGCGGCGCGTACGCGCGGGCTTCGGCCTTGGCCAACTCTTCAGGGTCGGTGGGGACGCCGCGGCCCACGCGAGCCGCGCGCCCTCCCGCGATCGTCTCCTTGTAGAGGCATGCCATCTGATAGTGGATCAACCCCCAGGCGCGAATCCATACGCCGGCCTGCGCGATGCCGGCCGTCTTGGCGCGGGCTCGATCGCTCCGCGTCGGTCCCGCTGCGGCCATGGCTTCGCGCTGCGCCGTCTCGAGTTGGCGCCAATGCTCCTCTGCCGCGGCGAGGACGCGTCCGGCCTCTTCGATCAGATGAGATCGGCGCTCGGTGGTCATGGCCCACGGCTCGTCGGGCAGAGGTTCGGCCGTGACCACTTCCTCGGCGGGCTCCTTGTCGGCCTCGCCAGAGCGCCCACGCGAACCGCCACGCCTCGTCTCGGCTGCAACTCGGGCCTTGATTTCGGCTGCCAGGCGCGCTTCGGCCTCGGCCTTGGCCTCGGCCATTTGCTGCAGTTGGCGCCTCATCATTTCGAGTTGATCGACGGCGTCGGCTCCAGGAGAGGAGACCGTCGGCGAATTGTCGTCGGATTTTGACGCCACCGTCATCGAGTCGCCCGCGGTCGAGTTGCTGTTGATGGTCGGGGGAGTCGCGGCCTCTTGCTGCTGCTGTGCCTTGCTGGCGGGCGCAGGCGTCCGAGGCGCATTGTCGCTCGTCCGGGCGGCGCCGTGATGGCCATCTTCCGACTTTTTCCTTGTCTCGGCATTGTCGCCATGGCTGTGGGCGTCTTTGTCTTTTTTTTGTTCTTCTTCCTGTTGATGGTCATCGTCTTCGTCTTGGTCGACCACGATCCTTCTCTTGCGCTTGCGCGAGTCGGACGGTGGCTCCGCGGCACCGTTGGACATTGGTGCTGGCGACAAAGACTTGCTGTTGTCGGCGGGGGGCTTGGCGTTGGGGTCAGCGACGCTCGGGGCAGGTTGGATAGCGGTGCTCATGGTTGGTCGGGGAGAGCGAGCAAAAGGAGACAACGACGACGACGACGTGTAGACAGCCAGACAAAAAGATAGACAAGTGAGAGCGCGCAGACGCTTGCTTGTGGCGATCGGCAGACGGCGGGGTGAAATTCAGACACGGCGACGGCACCTTTTTGTGGGCGAGGACGCGCGCGCGCGTGCGCGCGGGGTGTCACCGGAGCAGTTGCGTGCGTGTACGTGCCGAGCAAAGCCGATGCCCACGCGCGCGTACACTCAAGAGCCAATTACAAATCGGCGTTGTCCTGCGTCAGCGTCGTTGCGCTAGTCCAACGAAAGAACGTCTGGCCGCGTCGGGGTAGGGCCGTTCCCCTTGCTCTGCGGCCGCCTGCCGGCTCGATGGTTTCCTTTTTTGTTTCATTTGAGACAACGTACAACTCTGTCGCCATTGGTTGTATTTTAATATTCGCTCTGCAGCCATTCGTCCGGCGAAATGAGCGCCGGCGACAAAAGGCCGAGCCGAATGGCGAGAGGAAACCACAGCGCTTCCTTTGACTCGGCAAGCCACAACAACAGCACCGCCGCCGTCCCCATCACACAAGCATTTGGTTCGTCCTGTTGCAAGCGTGCCCCCATTTTTCCCCCCTACTTTTTTGGCCTGCCTCTTGTCGGGTTTTTTCGCGGTGGGAGTGGGCGAGAAAAGAGGCCCGAGGTGAGGAGAAGCCACAGAACCAGGACGCCGCAAGGGCGCATGCGACGCGCTGTTCTCCTTGCCATCGTTTATTTCATGTTTTCCTTTCACTTTTCTTTTTTTGTGGTCGGTGTCTTTGTTCGCCAGAGTATGCCCATGTGTCTGATCGAGTCTCTCTATCCCTTTTTGTGTGCCGCCTACATTTGTCCATTCCAGACGGGAGACGCACTCTAGCAGACAAAAACACCCTGCAGTTTTAGAGAGACAAAAAGATAAAAAGAGAGAAAATGCAAGTCGAGACGCGCCGCAAGAGAACCCGAGACGAGGCCGACATTGGCCGACGCGATGACCGCCCTTGTCACGACCGCGACATGCCCCCCAACAAGCGCCTGCCCCGCTCGTCTTCGTCTGACCAGCCGCATCGTCCCGACCATGACCAGCAGCGACAGCACGACCAAGAGCGTCGGTCAATGTCGAGCGAGGGTTCGCTGTCGCCCAAGCGACGCCTGCGCCGCTCGCGAGCGCCCAGTCGATCTCCCTTGCCTAAACGCGATTCGACCGACGAGCGCCGATGGGCCCGGCGCCGCATGAGCAACTCGCCGTCGCCAACGCGGGAGACGGCGGCCTCTGACCACGAGGAGGACAATGAAGAAGAACAAGGAGGAGGAGGAGTGGACCGCTTTTCCTCGAGAAAGCGTGGGCGTCTGCATGTCGACGAGGAGGACTATAGCGACGACGAGGACAGTGGCGACGACAATGCAAGCGACGGCCGTAACAATGACGATGATGCCGGCTCGGATCGCTTTGACGACCCCTTTGATCGAGACGGAGGCGACGACGTCAATATCAATGAGCGCAACAGCGTCAATGGCAGCGGATACACTGTTGTCATTGACGTTGATGCCGCCGCTGGCGACGAGCGCCTGGGTGCCGCTGTCTCTGGCACAGCCAAAAGAGAGATTGCTCGATCCGAGATTGTGGACATGACGCCCCCCGTCGTCAGTGTGCCCGCGGAGCAGCCCGGCGAGTCGCACGTCATTGGGATTTTGCGCGCGCTGGCGGTCCCCACATGGAACCAGCCCGCCCGCACTCAAAGGACCGGCAAGAAAAGAGGCGGAAAGGCCCACAGGGCAAGGCGTGAACAACAGCAGCAGAGGCGCGCCGCTGCCCTCAATGGCGGCGCGCAGCGCGACACCTTCCAGCCGGGCGTCGTCGACCGTGAGGTTGGCAACGTGCGACAGCGCGACGTCCACCGAGACGATCGAACCCGTCGTGTGGCTGCTGCCGAGCCTCGCCGTGATCGCAATGGGTGCCGCCCCCAAGAGCCAAAGGTCGCCGGCGCCAGCAGGGACAGACAACTCGACCGTAACAATTTGCGACCCCAGGGTGGCCTCTCTGGGCGCGAGCGCGCTTCGGTGATTGATGCAGCATCGCGCATCGACGAGTATCATACCGCTTGCCGCCGAGCCTTTGTGGATCGCACGCCGCCGCCTCTCCCCCCGCCAGAGCATGACTTTACCTTGGTGCAGCGCGCCGTGGATGCCTATGTGTCGGCGCCCGCCGCTGGCCCAAAGGCGAACCGCTAAACATGTATTGTTTTTTTTTCTGTTTTATTCATCCAACAAGCCAGCCTCTTTTTTCTCCACCTCCTTTTTTCCCGCTTTCAGCATCTTTGTGTCTCTCTTGTCTGTCGGCGCGCCTCAGTGCCTATGCCGACTTTATCCATAGCAGAGGAGGCGGCACAAGCCATTGTTTTTGCCTCTTTCTTCTTTTGCCAAAAGAGGGGGAAGCGAGATTAACAACAAAGGCGCGCTCAGAAATTTTGGTCCCGGTGCCGTGGCCGCTGCTGCTCTTGGCGGCCTTTGATGGTGGCCTCGTCAAAAATGGCCTCTGTCCCCAGTTCACGGACAAACTTGTCGGCCTTGCCGCACCTGCAAGAGGCAACGCGACCGTTTTTGTAGTCGAGCCTGACGTTGACGGTGAGAGAAAAGAGAGAAAAACAGAAAGAGAAACTCCAGAGAGGCAACCCAGACCCACGAAATAGGCCCGTGCGGCGGCGGCGGCAAAAGGCTCTGTGAAACAAAAGGGGCGCGGCCGCCGCAACTTTTTTGTGCCGGTTGACGGCGGTCACTCCTTTGCCAGCCGCCACAGAGCCTTTGTGTTTTTTTGGCAACAAAAAAGAAAGGCCTCAAAAAAAGGAGCCGACGTGAGGGGGGTGGCGACAAAGGGACCCCAACGGCAGGCCACTTTTGGACAGCCGGCACCGATTGGATCCCTTTTTCTTTTTATTCAGATGATATTATTCATGCCCTTTTTATTTCGTTGGTCTCGGGTCATTCTCTCCCTCCGTTTTCTTGCGCTGCCGAGCGTGTGCTTTTTTTCTCCTCAAAGAGGCACTCTCGGCCCTTTCAGGTTGCGCGATTTTGTGTGTGTGTGTGCAGACGCGCGCGCCTTTTACGCTTATTTGTCCGTCGCGACTGTCCGCTCCTTATTATCCCGCGCTGGACCTCGTGCAACCTTTTTTTTCTCCCTTTTTGCTTGTTTGTTTTTTCTTTTTCGTCGGCTCTTGTGCACCGCATGCCGCGCCGACCGCATCGCGCCGACGTCCGCCGAGGCCCGCGGGACTCGTCCTCCATCTTGGCGGCGTCAGCGACGAACCGGCACCGGTATCGGTCCAATTCTTTGCCGCTCTCTTTTTGCTGCGCGAGCCCTCGGGGGTCGATACGCGAGTCTGTTCTGAGCAATGGGCCACTTGCGGCTCGTAGATCCGCCACCGTCGTGGTGTGCCCGGTGGACGACCGAGACGATCGTGATCTCGCTGCGCGAGCCTCTAATGACTGGGACGACCTCGGCGGCGATGACGATTTCGACGAGAATGGGAGCGACACCGACCAACGCCAACAGCACGGGGAGGCGGAACCGATAGACAGCGACGAGGACGATGTTCCCATTTGGGCAACACTTGATCGCACACGACTGCCAGCGTCCGCTGGACGCCAGCATCGGGTCGTGCGTCATCCGCTGATTTTTACGCTGGCCCTTGTCGCAACGAAAGCGACCACTCAACAACAACCACAACAACAGGAATAGATTGGTGGCTGCGGTAGCGGCGATGCTTTTTTTTTGAAAAGGAGCATATTGGGGGGGGGGTCTCTGTGAAGACGGTGCCCGACCGCGCGAGGTCCCCCTTCTTTTTTTGTCTCGTCCTTGGCGTTGTTGGTTCCCTCGACGGCCTGTTTGCGCGCCGGGACACAAATGGGCTCGGAAAATAAGGATGGGATACAAATATTGTCGTCGCGGTGGTGGCATCCGACGCTGGGTTGCGGGATCTCGCAGCGCGCGCCGCCAACAGCCAGAGACACGACGCACTCGCCGCAAAAGCGACACCACGGGGAAAGGTCGGCGCGTTTGCACCAGACACGCCTCGCGCGAGGGTCGAGGCAACGGCACCGCTCTCCCTTGCACTTGGTTGTGACCGCCGGTGCCGTCTCCCCGCGACAGAAGAGAGAAAAGACGGGGGCGAGCGTGCAAGTGCCCACAATAAAGAAAGACCATGAGCGACCCGCGCCTCTACCGCCGGCCTTTTGGTCAGTCCTTTGAGCCCCAGGGCTTTGTACGCGCGCCGGCACCGTCGCAGCCCGCCGTGTGGCGCGACAGCGCCCCGCCGCTCCACCAGGACCTCATGCGGGCGCCCCGGGGCAGCGCGCCCTCTTTGCAGCAGCCCACGCCAGGAGGCTTTGGCAATTACTCCTCCCAGCAGCAGCAGCAACAGCCGCTAGCGCTCTATGGTGGTTCTCCCTCCTCTGTCGTGTACCAAGAGGACGACGGCAGTTGGGAGGCCAAGAGCGACAATGACGACTCGGTGTACGGCAGCGACGGCGACGACGACGAACTTTTGAGCGACGTCCAAGGGCTCGACTCTGACGGCGACAGGAGCGAGGACGACGACGGCGACACTCCTGAGAGGCGGTTCTACCCGAACCCGGCCGCGGGGGCAGCGAGACCTTTATGGGCTGATGATCGCGCGGCGCCGGCTCGCCCTTGGTGGTGACCACATTGGCGCAGTCTGCCCCCCCCCCACTCTGTTTTTCCCTTGCCCGTGTTGTTTGGGAGGTGGGCCTTTGCGATCTTTTTCGTGTGCGCCTTTGCCCGTCGGGGGGCTCTGCTCGGCGCGCGAACAGGCCGCCAGCGCGTGCCGAAATAAAAAGAAAAGAAAAAAGCATCGCGCGCGTCACCGGCGGCCTCTGCATCATCAAAATCCCCATTGCCTTGGTCGCTGGCATCGCCCCTCGTCGGGCGGGGTCGTGCTGATTTGGGAGCGACGGCGCGAACCTGGCCGGATAAAGACGATCGGCCTGCCGCGCGCGCGTGCACAAGGAACGAAAAAGTATAGCCAAAGGCCGATATCGAGACACAAGTTTTTATGTTTTGCTTCTTTTTCTATTTCTTTTTTTTTCCCTAATCGGCGGGGTTCATCAGCATATCGACCCACGAAAAGTCGGCGACGCCGGTGCCGAGCGTGGCGGGCGCCAGATCCTGTGCCGAGGGACCAGCAACGGCGCCCGAGGCGACTACCGACGCCGCAATCTGCAACGGGTTACAAGGCGAGACGGCATCCGCCAAGGGCCAAGGCGCAGTCATGGGCCTATAGGTAGCAAGTTGTTGCCCTGCTTTTTGTTGGGGGTCGAGTTGCGGGCGACAAGGATCAACTGCCCGCCGTTGCTGTTGTCCATCGTCGTGAGTTTGGGTCTCTGCAAAATCGCGTGTAGAGCAAGGCGAGGGCACCGCCCGGTGCTGCACGCGCGCCAGAGTGCGGTCGCATGCGGTGGCCATTGCGCAAAAGGAACCGTCAACAGATTGTGCGCGCTGCCACACGTCGGGGGGCAGCCATGCGCGTATGGCGTCAACCATGTCGGTTCCGATCCACGGCACGGCAGCGACGCATCGCATCACCTCGGACGTGAGACGGTGGCGCTTTACAGCGTGAAAGCGTTCGAGATTGGCGCGACCGGCGAGCGCGCGCGCGATCCAATGCGATGGCGTCGTCCGGTCGGCCCTGGCATCTACAAAGCCGACGTTGGTGCGCAAATCGCCCAGATCTGCCATGGATGGTGGACACGCTGGCCATTTGCGTGCCCACAGGGGGTCGTTGCGCTCGCGTGCGTCGCATCGAGACAGCGGTGAGCGCTCATGCTGCGGCCAGTCCCGCGTATGACGCCACGGTCCATATTCGGGCGCTTCGTGCCAATAGAGGCGTGCCCTATTGCGCTCATTCCGCCAGGCGTCCATCTCGAGCGGCGCGTCGTCGACCGTGTCAGTTGTCTCGGGGGTTGCGCTCCCCAGGGGATTCGGGCATTCGCGCACGGGCGCCGGGGGCGGATCAAAGTCGGCCGACAGCGCGCAATAGGGTGCCATCGCCGCCATAGAGTCTGCGCGCGCCATTCCGCACCCGCCGCCCAAATCGTCGAGCAGCGATGCCTTCATGGCGGCGTGCTGCGCGCGCGACGTGGGCATCACGCGCTCGCACAAATAACACCATACTGTGCCGCAGGCGCACGAATCCACGGCCGTGGCATAGACGTTGGCGAGGCGCTTTGCGTGCGAGGCTGCGGCCTTTCGTTCGTGAGGATCGTGAGAATCACGCGCGCGCCCAAGGGCCTCGAGCGCGGCGGCGCGAGTCGGCTCCCTCTTGTGGGCCAAGTTGCATCGCCTGTGGCACGTGGGGCACCTCTGACTCGAACCGTTTTCGTCTGCGCGCAAGAGACACTCGGCGATGCGCGCGGCAATGGCCCGCCGCACGCCGGCGCCGCCTTCCGTGTAGAGCAAAATGTCGAGGGCCGTGTGCGCGCCGGCTTGCCTTCGCCATTCGGTATCGGGGCGCGGAGGCCGGTTCGGGTCGGCAGCCGCAGCGGCAGTGGCCGCGTCGCCGAGAAAATGACTCAAAAAGTGCACATCGTCTGCGCTGAACCAGGGCGCATGTCGATAGTCGTAGCAAGCCCGCGTGTGTTCGTCGGCCTCGCCAGGCGCACATCCCGAAAGCATCTTACGACAGCCCGAACAATAGAGGCGCTTGCAGCCGGGGCACGTGATGCACACAATGCCAAAGACGCGCTCGCGGTCAATGTGGGTCTCGACCGCGCACCTTTCGTATGGACACGGCGAAACCCAGTATTGTGGATTGGTGGCTTTGGCGCGTCGACGATACTCAACCTCGGCAATGGCCGCAAGGCGGGCGAGGCCCTTCTGTCGCGTCACCCTAATGGCGCGCCGGGCCGTCGAGTTGCGCGCGCGCGCGGCCTCGGTCGCATCGTCTTGTTCAATCTCTTGCTCCTGCGAGGTGCGATTATAGACGTCGGGGTCATCCTGTCCATCATCTCTGTTGTCGTCGTCGTCATCATCGTCACCGCCCAGCGGCACAAAGCCAATCGACTCGCCTTGGGCGCACGCCACTTCGGCCATACCTAGAGTGGCGGCCAGCGCATGGCGCAGGGCTTGGGGCGGACAGCGCTCGACCAGGGCCTTGGCAAACTGCGGCCCGACGACAAAAGGACAGCGGATGATGCTGCTCGCAGACATAACCGACGGATCGACAGTCGTCACCGTACCGCCGCGGGGCAACGCCCGCGTTCCGACCGAGGGCGGCGTGTCAAGCCAGATGTGAGCCACGCCCGGGCAGCGCACAGGCCAACGCCCGTCGAGTTGTCTGTCGGTGGCCTCGCGATCTTCATGCGAATAGTCGTGCTTGTCGACTGTCGCAATGGGCGCGTCGAGTTGTAAATGGTCCAAAAGGCACGCCGCACAATAGGCATGCTGGTCGCCGTGCAGAGGGCAAACAAATCCCTCGATAGGCATAGACTCTGCAGTCGGACAGACGTCATAGGGATCACCACCGTCCTCGTCCATAGAGATGTACGCTCTCTGCTGCTGCTCGTCGCGGACCGCCGGCGCGCTAGACTCTGTGCAGCCAATGAGCGCATTCTGAGACGCACACCCAAACCGCCGACCGCACCCCAACGTCATGCACTCATAGGTGCGACCCTCGGCAGCAGCGTCGAGCGCGCGACGAAAGCACAGCGCCGATGGTAGAGATCCATCGGCGGCTGTCGATAGGCGCACATCGTTGGAATCGAGCGTGTCAACCTCGGGCTCCATGGCATCGAGCCTTACGCGCGCCACGCGCGCCACGCATTGCTCGCGGACAATCGCGTCGGCGCCATCGCGCACAAAGCGCTGTGCTGTGGCGATGCGACGCCGCAGAGCATTGGTGCGTCCAGGAGGTCTGCCGCGACGTCGAGGCGCCGGCGGCGCGTCGTCGACGACATCGATACGTGACCGCTTATTTGTCACTGACGGTTCGTCTGCATCCTCGGGACGCGGTCGCGCTAGAGTGACTCTGACCTGCGAGGCGCCAGTAGCGCGATCGTCGTCGCGGCCGCTCCTTGCATCGACGACGCCAGCGATGTCACCGTCATAGTCGCCATCGTCGTCATTGTTATAATTGTCGGCATCGTCGACTGCGGTTGGAGAACCGTCGTGAACCGTTGATTGTCCCGCCAGGTCCTGCAGCGCGCGCATGTGGCCCTCAATCACCAAGTCCAGGTCGAAATCGCCATCGGATAGGGCGTCCGCGTCATTGCCATCCCGATCGTCGGCCTCATCCCCATCATCAAGATAGGTATTGTCCGTTTCACCTCCAAAGGCGCCATAAGAGCCAAACAAGCCCCCGGCAGCGATAGAGGTAAAGGGACCGGTCTGTGTGTGCTCTTGTTGTTGTTGCTGCTGTTGTTGCTGTTGCAGATCGTCATCGCCTGCGGCAGCAAAGTTACGCGTCGTGGCAACAGAGACAGTCTCTGCGTCATTTTCGGGTGCGACGCGGTCGTCGGCGCAATGTGGCGAGTCCATGTGGTCGATGATGCGGATGCGGTCGCGGACGACAAGGCAGGAAAAGGTTGCGCACAGATCGGCAAACAGGCACGCCCGCTCGGAATAGATAAAAAAGGCCAAATTTCTCTGTGTTTGTGCGCTGCGCGAGAAGAGGCGGGCAAGAAAAGGCCAATAAAGGGAAAAAAACAAGGCGCAGCGCCGACAACGTATGAAAGATGGGGCCCGTGTGTGCTGGGCAATTCGGCGGCCCTCGAGATGAAAGAGTGAAAGCAGAGACCGTCGACCCTGCCGTGGCCCTTTATGTGGCTCTTTGGCCAATGGCGTGCCGTCAAACCGCGCCTCATTGGTCGTCGACAAAAATACTCGAAAAGAGGCCCGGCCACACCGAAGCAACTCACAAAAGGATTCCCAGACAAGGACCCACCAAGAGAGGACTCCCGCCCCCTCCTCGATCTGCCAGACGACGCTCACTGGTGCGTAGGGGCGTGTGTCTATGTGCGCGCATATGTCCACACGCGACCATCTGCTGGTAGAGCGCTTTTCGCTGTCTGTCTCGGCCGCTCGGACGAGCCTCTTTTGCACCGCCTTATTCTTTTTTATTATTATTATTATTATGCGCCTTGCCTTTTTTGTTGGCTGTTTTCATGGTTTGGTTCCCATCCCGGTCTGACCAGTGTTTGATGCGACCTGTGCATGCATAGCCCGCCCTGTCCTCGCCCCCCCCCCATCCTCCCTTGCAAGGGATAGTGACGCGATGGATTGGACATGCGTGCTCTCGGACGTACTGGCATGGATCTCGACCGTCACCAACACGCTAGATCACGTACCCGACGATACCCAGGGCGATATTATTGGCCTCTCTGTACTGGCCGCCGCGTCCATTTCTGTTCTTGCGACCATCGCGTATTCGCTTCATGTGTGCGCCCTCGCGCGTGCGTCGGTCGACAGACGCCCGCCGCCGGCACGAAAGCAGCAACAACAACAGGAACAGCAAGAAAGAGAGCCCGACACAGCGCCTTGTTTGGTGTCGTCTATCGAAACACATGGCTTGCTCGATCTGGATGATCGCTCTTCTTCCGTTGACCCGCTCGTTGGACACGAACGACCAGAGCCAGAGGCGATCGTGGCTGCGCCGACAGTCGCGACGACATGGAGGGACAAGTGGGGCTCTGTCGCGGCCGACGAATGGGGCGCGGTCGACGCTCGAATCCGGGCGCGCAGGCTCGCTCGACAACGGCGACCGCGAGGACAAGGTCGACCTCCAGACACGAGGCCCCTTTCAGCGGATGTGCTTTCGGCGCTGGGCTCTCTGTCGGCGCGCATTGCCGCCCTCCCCGACCCCCGCCAAGTCGGTCACTGATTTTACAAGAATTAGGAGCCACTCCTTTTTTCGTCTCTTTTTCCCTCGGTGCTCTCTGTGTTTTTTTTATTGCGGGAGCAAAGGCCCCGCGCCGCCGGGCTTTGGGTTGGCACGGCGCAACATACCGTTCTTTTACTTTCCTTTTAGTCTTTGGCCCCCTTTGGAGCACGTAAAAGAGAAGATCGTGTGTCTTTGGCGGCCTATTTTTCTCTGGGCCGCCCGCGAGAGCAGCGGTGGTTGCTTTTTCGGGGGCATGGTCGTCGCCAAAGAATGTCGCGGCTTGGGCGCTCGCTCCACACCGCGCCGCCGGCGACTGCCATCCATTGGCTGTCTGCGCTCCGCTGGTCTCGATCCTGTCGGAGCGCGCACGACGCATTCCATCTTTTTTCGGCTATTTTGCCTTTTTATCCCACAATAGACGGGGGTGTTGTGGCGCCGGGGCCCAAAAGGGGTCGCGCTCGACGATTTTCTAGACAGAGGGCGCCGTAGTTTAGTGGTAAAATTCCTGCTTCGGGTGCAGGAGGCCCCGGTTCGATTCCGGGCGGCGCCCTGACCTTTTTGATTCGTTGTCTGTGCGCCCGCATCGGACAAAGCAGGAAGGCCGAGGCACGATGCATCGGCATAAAGGGCGGCAGCGCCTCTCTTCTTTTCCGTTTTTCTCTCCCTGTGTGTCTCTTTGGATGCCCCCCCCCAAAGGAGCCAAAGCCAGAGAGGCAAGGCGAGAAAAGGGATTCGTGCAAAGAAATAGCGGTTCAGCGACACTGGGCAGCGTGATATGGCACAAAGCGGCCACCGACAAACCAAAGGCGACTTGGCGCTCTGGAACGGTGCGGGCGCAGAGGTACCCCCTTTGTGTCTCGCTTGCCGCGCACACACGCACCAATAGGGTGGGGGGACAAACAAAAAAGAAAACAAACCAAAAGCGACACTATAAAAATCCGCCGTCCGCTTGCCTTTCTTTTACCCTCATCCCCATTCCGTTCGTTGTCTGGCCCAACTACCGCGTCACCGACGGTCATGACCACTGTTACAACATCCGCTTATGCCGTCGCTGCCACTCGCGCATCGTCGCCGATGGCGTCTGCATGCTCGTCGCCGCTGGCAGCCGGAACAGTCAACGCGCCCGAGATTGCGAAAAAAAGTCTATACCGGCTGTCGTGTCTGCTGTCTCGATGCCCGAGACCCTTACCATCGCCGGATTGTGCGGTCTCCTGCGCGCCTTGCCCGACCTTGACTCCCTTGTCAAGGCAGGATCAGAGATCGTGCCCATGGGCGTTCGCCTTTGCGAACGCGACGGCAGAGCGCGCCAGGAGAGTTACCGCTCGCGTCCCTACGTTGAGGTCGACAAGTTTACTCCCGATTGCATCAATAACTGTTTGGCCATCTGCCTCGTAGGCTACGACCCCGCTCCTGCCCGCGCGCTCCTCGCTGCTCTCGAGCCGTGCCTCGAAAAGTATTCTGACGTACGCGTATGGATCCGCGGGACTCGGGCGATCGCGGGACGCCCGATGCACGTGTCCATACCGGCCGACTTGCATGTACTCGAGGGCGACCCCCAGACAACGAGGGATCTCGCCAAGGCGGCCGAGGCGCTAAAGACGGCTACCATCCTCGCCGAATCGGGCGCGATGGGCCCTGAAGCGATAGCCACCGTGGCGTCGATCATGATGCCCCCGCATTGGCTCACAACGCGCTACTATGTCGACAGTGCGCTCTATGTGGCTCCCCAGGAGCGTCTGCCAGGTCTGGGGTCGGACGATGTCGATAGGCTTTTTGTTGCCTACGGGCCGAGCGCACAAGACTCTGACGGAAAGGGCCACGGCTGCTTCATCGTCAAGGCCCCGATTCCGGGCCTCACGCAGGACATGATCGTCAAGGCTTACGGTCGTAAAATCGACAATGGTACCGTGGCTGACTGTCTTGTCGCTGCCGCGGCCGCCAACGTGAATGCAGCCACAGCCGGTGCCTCGAGCGGCACAGCCAAACCGACGCTGGCCTAGTCGTGCGCGCACGCGCCTTGTGTCGCTCTCGTGCAATGCCCCTCCATTGTTTCTACGAAAAAAATGATAAACGATCTTTGGTTGGCTACCGTTGCTTCTTTTCTATTCTTTTTTTGGCTTCTTTATCTTCGCGCTGCCAAGGCTTGTGGGACAATATGGGCTCGACATTAGGCTGACGTATTCGTCAAGGTGGTCGAGGTCCTTTTGTGAGTTGCTGCGCCGAGGCGGCGCCGCCAGGCCGTGCGCGCTTTTGCCAGCGCGCTATTTCGACTATAATTCCGTTGCGCCCCCCGCCCACACACAGTCAGGTCGCCATTGAGGCGACAGAGGGCGCGCATGCGGCCGGCATCGCCCTTGAGGGCGGGGGAATCTGAAAACAAAAAAGAACAGATGGGGCCACAAATAAAGATCACCGCCGTCGCCAATATCTTGATCTCTTTGCCTTTCGCGGTCCGATGTCGGCCTCTTTTCGTGCGCGAGGACCAAGAAAGAGGACAAGTAAAAAAGAAAATAAAGCGCCCTCACGAGCCATAGAGCCACTGTGCCGAGACGATCGTCTTGCCGTCGGCGCTGCGACACTCTCGGCAAACATTGTAGGCGGCAAAGCACACCACCATCCGATCGAGCGTGTCGCGATCGAGCCTACCGCGAAAGACGAGCGCCGTCTCGATGCCCACGAGGTCGAGCACCCCCGGTGCGATGGTCTGACCTTGAATGCGTGCGCGACTCACCAAACTGAGGGCTCTATGCAGGCGATCGCCGGCGACGCCCACAGGCACGCGCGATGGCCGACATTCCGTATCGCACACGTCGCCCATCTCCAAGAGGCCGCCCGTCGAGTGGGGCTCGATGACGGCACCGTCGATGGCGAGGCAAAACTCGCACGGCGCACCGACCACGCGCACCGATTCGACAGGGCGCGTTAGCCAAAAGCGCACAGCCGTGCGCGTCGGGTTGAGGCCGTCGTCATCGGCGCCGTCCAGATCAGACTGTGCCGGCAGGGTCCACGGGCCTTTGAGGACAATCTCGCGCGGCACGGGTCTGTCGATGACGCGGCCACACGCTGATACCTGCAGCGCCTGCGTGCCCGACGAGCGCCGATGGTTGGCTCTGTGTTCGCCGGATGGAGGCGGCATGTAGACAGGCGCCTCCTTGGACGGTGCCCTCTGCGTGCCGGGCGGTTTCAATGAATCGCTGCGGTAAACGGTGGCGTCATCGTTGTCGTGGTCGGCGAGGGCCATCACGTCCCTAGTGACATCACTAGGTTGACCGTGAGCAGACAACCCATCGTCGCCCTTGCTGTGGCGTAAGGGGCGTGTGCGCCTTTGGTATTGCGGTGTCGAGGGCGCGCCAAGGACCGAATTCGTCGAGGCGGAAGCCTTCTCGACGGGCTCGGGTGCCGGGTCCGAATCACACTGGATCGCCTGCGCGGCTGTCGAGTGATGTGCTTTGGCCACCGTTAGGCTGGTGACGTCAGTCGCGAATTCACGATCTTTTCGTCCTAAATTGGTCGTCTCTTGATCGGTGCCCCTGCCATATTCCTGTTTGGTAGCGGGCAATGTGCGCTGCCGCTTTGCCCGATGGGCATCGTCTCCGGTGCCATTCTCGCTCTCGCCATCGGCGTGCTTCTCATCGAGCACGACCACAAATGGCACCGATCCAGGGTGTAATCTGTCAAAGTGCACATGGTTGGTCTCGTGAATGTTGCTGGTCTCTGTGGGTATGTCGGCCGTAGGCTCCTCTGTTGATGGCGCCCGCGCCCTATGCAGAGGCTGCAGGACCCGGTCGGTGCTGTCTACGGCGCCGCTGTCATCATCGTCATCAGTACGGCGGTTGAGCCCGAATTCTTGTGTGATGTCCGTGTCAGAGGCTGACCCAACTTTTTGCAAGTCGGGTGACGTAGTGGTCGCGCCAGCGGTTGAGGGTTGCGGCATTGGCTCAGTCGCGCGAGGGGTAACAACCGCCGAGGGTGAGCAAAGCGCGCGGGTCGGCGTTGCGTCATGGGGCAGGCCGCGCAAGCGCACTGCCGTCAATCGTTGTGGCGCTTGCGCAGATACCAAAGGAGGCGAGCAGGGAACCAACACAGATGACTCGACCTCCCTCTCTCGCACTGTTGGCTCGCGCCGCGGCGATTGGACGTTGACAACCACGGGCGCGACCGCTGTCGGCAGCGGGCCGGCTCTCGTAGGCGCTATAACCGCAGGGGATGCTGCCAGAGACGTCGATGACTTGTGCTGGGGTCGGCCCAGAGAAGCGACAGACGGCGGGGCCGACTTTGGCACGATGCCAGTCGCCACCTTGTGTGCCGATGGCGCCAAAGGTCTTGAAGGAGATTGCGACTCTATCGGCGCAACCACGCGGCGCGAGTGCGCAGCGGGAACCAGCCGCGGTGGATTCGTTCCGACAGGCAACGCGGCCGTGCGCGCCACCAGAGACGCGACACGCCCAGGTTGCTGCTGCGAGCGTGCCATTATGGCGGTCGATGGCTGCTGGCTTGGCGCTGCCGAGGGACGTACGGGAGCCGATGTGGGTCGAATGGGCGAGTGTCCTGGGGGTAAAGGGCGCGGCGTGCCAGCGACGGAAGGAACAGTATGCGCGACGCGCGGTTGAGGCTGCTCGACGCCGTCTGTCCGCTGCATAACGCTGACGAGATCCAAAGGGGTGTAGCGCGGGCGCTTTACGAGCGGCGGCACCCGAGTGGTCTCGATCAAGGGGCGATGGCGGTAGTGCAGTGGCTCGACTCGGCGCAAAGGGGACGGGGTACGCGTGGGACCAGGCGAAACCTCGTCTCCTTGGTGTATATTCTCGCTCTGCTTGCGTTTTTGCTCTTTTCCTGGGCGACGAGAGGGCACGGGGGCAGGTTCGGATTCTTGACCCAAACCGGCGGCCACAAGGACCAACGGGCAGAGGCGACGGCCGCGTCGCGAGCCGGGTGAAATAGGCGGGAGAACTTGCGTGCTGGAGACGCACGCAGAGGACGCCCTCTGAGACAGACGAGAAGGGGGAGAAAAAAGGGCAGAGCGCGCACACAACACGGGCCCGTCTCAAAATGAAAAAAAAAAGAGCGAGAAGAGACGGCCATTGGCATCGGCGATCAGCCAATAAGAGCCTTTTTAGGCTCTGGCTCTGTGCGAACCACCAAAAGGTAAACAAAAAAGGCAACAATAACGGCAGCGGCAGCAGCACAAGACAAGACCAAGGAACAAGGCAACCACAGTCGACCCCGCACTGTCGCGCCCCTTGCGGGATCCTCAACGCCCACCATACAAAAGGCAGCCTTTATCTTTTTTTTCCTAGAAAATTGTTGCGCCCTCTGCGCGCTCGACCGAGCGCACGCCCTCGGCCATCAACGCATAAAAACAGATTTATATTATTCCAATAGAGAGACACATGCCCACGACAAGCACACCGACAAATACATGGGCGGGAGTAGGCGCCGCGAGCGGCCGCGCACGCAAGGATGTTGGCAGACCGATTAATAGACAAATAAACAAACAACAAGAGCAGGCGCAGCAACAAAAGCAAAAAAAAAGAGAGTCCCAGGGGGCGATCATATTCCAGCGAAAAAGCCCGCACACCATCGCGTCAGCGAAAAAGAATGACAAGAGGCAGGAGGCGCCGTCGCGGGGACGCCGTGCCGCAGGGACGCATGCCGATCGGGTCGTGACGCGCGCGTCTCGATAAACATACCCCGAGCGTACCAATGCCGAGTGCCGTCGGGACACACGACGGCTGGGAGGCGTGCGCATGTATCCCCGCCACATGCCCGATCGCTCGTTGAGCAGTCACATCGATGACGCAGACCATCGACATACCAGTCCCGGCGGCCGTCGGCCCACTCGATGGCTGGGAGGGATCGAGTCCCGAGAATTGGATCTCGCGGTGAGTGCAGGCGACCAAGGCGGTATCGTTCAATGCGCGTCGAGCCGTCGAGTTCACAAACGACTACGGTGCCCGTACACATGCGGCGCCACTCCCCAGTCGGTATGCGCCGTACGATCTTGAGGGCGTCGGTAGCAGCGCAGCCGCCGTCGCGCACGACCGCGCCCATCGCCTGGACCTCGACAAAGATCAATTCTGGTGGAGGAAAAGACGCCGAGAGGGCAGCGCACACGTGAGGGTCGACAGCACAATCGAGCGGCGCCAGCCCATAATGGAGACCCGTGCGGGTGACGTGGATCGGGATGGTTGCGGGCAGGGTAGTGGTCGCGCCCACGGCATATGCGCATTTTGGGTCGGCCAACGCGGTCATGTCTGCGCGCAACACCTTGTAGCCCGTCGTCGGCCCTACGTCCACGTCGTCAGTCTTGCATTCAATCGTCTGGCGGCATCTCTTTGTTCTATGGGTCGTCGCGTGCATGTTTCCTGCTCCCTTTTTTTTGTAGCAAAAGTATTTTTTTGTCCTTTCTAGTGGTTGTCCTTTGCGTTCTTTTGTGTTTTCTTTTCCGGCGAGGGTTCGCGGCGCGGTCTGGCGGTTGCCTTGGACCGAGGGAAAGAAAAAGAGGGACGGTTCGGGCGGGCGATGACGCCAAAGCGAGGCGGGCCAAAGATATGGCTGCGCCTCGTAAAAGGGCCCGCTTTTGGGTAAATTTATTGTCGACATAATCATATTGTCGCCCCTCGACGATAGGCCAGCGACTGACTTTTCCTTTTTCGCTCCTTCCTTGGTATCGTCCCCACGATGTTGGCGTCATGAAAGTCGATTGCGTAGAATTACTGTCCAGCCGCTGTGACGGCACCATCGCCCTGGCGCAAAGTCGACGGGAACAAAGAGGGACAGGAAAGAACGATTGCACAAAAATAAAAACGTGTAAAAAATAATAAAATAGATAAACATATTGGACCAATGGGCGCGCGTGCTTTTGTTGGTCGTACACACCAAAAAGTATGGTCGGCGAGGATGCCCCTAGCCCCTGAGACTGCTGGCGCAGGGCAAGGGAAAGGAATCCGTCGGCCGGAGAACGAATAATACAGGGCTCCTTTTTTTCTTGGTGTCCGTTGTCGCGGCGGCCAGCCATAAGAAATCAATAGTTCACAAAAAGCGCCACACAAAGCCATCGCCCTCAACGCGTAAAGAGAAAAAAAGAGGAGCGACATGACCCACCGACTCTTGGCAGACGACGAGGTCGCGATGGCACAAGACACCGAGGAGGCGACGGTCCACGACAAGGACATCCGAAACAATGATGATCGAGGCCATCGGGACAGAGGCACTGCCGCCATCATGACGGTCGGTGAGGCCCATCGAGTCGAAGACCCGCGGAGACGCACGCGCCGCTACAAAATGTTCAAAGACTCTATCTATGGACTCATCTCGCTGCCCATCGGCCTCGTCAAGTTTATCGACACCCCAGAGTTTCAGCGCCTGCGCCACATCAAGCAACTTGCCGGTGCGCGTCCGGCTTTTCTTTTTTTCATTTCTTTTTTATTGCGGTCTGCCGCGGGCGCATAGGCTGACCGCCAGGCGCTGCGCACGCATACACACAGGATGCTATTTGGTCTATGACGGCGCGACGCACACGCGGTTCGAGCATTCGCTGGGCACGTGCCACATGGCCGGTCGCTGGATGGCGCATTTCGTACAGCAGCAGGCCCTCGTGGCCGAGCGCCTGGCCGGTTTGCGCCTCAAGGCCGTGACCATTGACTGTGCACTCGAGCGCGCCAAGGACGACGGCGCCGGCGCACTGTCGCCCGAAGAGATGAGCGAAGCCGCAAGGCGCGCCGATTGCACGCGCCTCAAGATCGCCAGCCTCCAAGATCGCGTGGTGGCCATCAGCAAGGACGACATCTTTCTCGTCCAAGTGGCCGCCCTCTGCCACGACCTCGGTACGTGGCCACGCCACCTTGCCGATTGCCACCTCTCTTTTTCTCTTTTTTCTTTCCTTTTTGGCATAGGGTTTTTTGTCGATGCTGTCGTCGAGCATCATCGTCTGTTGACTCTGTCAACTTATTCTTTTTTCTTTATACCTGTGGGTGCGCGCGCAGGCCACGGACCCTTTAGCCATGCCTTTGAGCAGATCGTGAACGAGCGCCCGGGCCAGGCGCGATGGCACCACGAGGAGGTCTCGTGCGCGCTCATGCGACGTATCAATGACCGCGTGGGCGTGCTCACCGCCGATGAGGTCGAGCACGTCGAGGCCATGATTCGTGGTCGGGTGCTCGACGAGCGTCGGCCGTTCCTCTACCGCGTGGTGCACAATGCCCTCAACAGCGTCGACGCCGACAAGTTTGACTACCTGCTGCGCGACTCGCATGCGACGGGCGTGCAGGTACAGTGCGACGCCGACCGCATCATCGCCTACAGCCGCATCGAGGGCGGGGAGATCTGCTTCCGCGGGAGCGAGTACAGCAACCTGCTTCAGATGTTTCGCAGCCGCCTCTACATGCATCGTCAAGTCTACTCGCATCCGGTGGGCAAGGCCATCGAACTCATGCTGGGCGACGCCCTGCGCGATGCCGAGGGCGCGCTGGGCCTCTTTGCCGCTATTGAGCGCGGCGATCCCGACGCCTTTGTCGCCTCGACCGACGGCATCCTGAGCGAGATCCGCCGTCGGGGTGCCTGCGGCGAGCAGGCATTTGCGTTTGCGGCCGCCCTGCTCGATCGCATCGACCGGCGCGACCTCTACGTGCCCGTTGCCGAGATACGCATGCCGAGCACCGACGAGGCTCCCTCGCAAAGGTAGCCCCCGTCGCGCACAGTATCCTTTTCTTTTCGTCTGCTTTTGTCGCTCATTCTCTTTGTTCCTTATTATCTTCTCCTTGTCCCTCCTCCCATTCCCTGATTGTTGCTGTGATCCCCATCTCATTTGGCCAATGCCTTTGACGGCGACGACGACGTGCAAATTCGTCACCATGTCCATATGTCGACGGCCTGTACTAGGGTGCTGCCGACACTGTGGGCGACATTGACGGCGGCAGGGTTGGGGGCCTGCGCGAGGACCGTCGTCGTGACGCTCGACTATGCCATGGGCGCAGCCAACCCGCTCAAGCGTGTGCCCTTTTACGAGTCAGAGTGGCACCCGGCGTGCGCCGGCGGCGGCCCCAGCAGCGAGGCCTTTGAAGCCGGTGTGCCCGACTTGGCCCGCGGGAGTACCGTCCACGTATATGCGACAGCAGCCGACGCGGTCACGCCGGTGCGGACCGCCGTCGATCAGTGGGGCGTCGCCGTGGGTCTCCGCGGTGGCTATCGGCTCTTGGTGTCGCCCAAGTTGAAGGATCTCAGACTGGTCCGCCAGTGAACCTCGCCCGCGACTCTGTCTCTTTTCGCTGGCGGCGACTCTTTCTCTCTTTCTGTGTGCGCGACCCTGACCACACAAAACATTGGACGAGTCGTTACCCTATGACGTTGATCGCTCAAATGAAAACATTGAATGATGACCAGCAAGAGGATGATCGCCTCTGCCCGCCTCAATGCACTTTTGACATTCGCGAGTCTTGTGCTTTGCCTGAGCGCCTTTTGCCGATCATCACAAACAAACTCAAAGAAAGAGAGCCATAGGCAATAGTGTTTCTTGTTGGCCGCGAACAAGAGAGCCAAAAAGTTGGAGGGGGGGGGGGGCGTTAAGGGGAGCGGCGGCGCGCTCGCTCAAAACCGTGAGGGCTATCCCATAGCGGTGCGATTTCTTGCTCGTCCTCGTCTTCTCCTTGTGTTCCTTGTTGACGGGCAAGGGCCAGCCAGAGATCGACTCCACCACGTCGGTCGTGCGGGATACCCACGAAATCGTAGAATCCCTCCCATAATCGTGGGTCCGCCATATCGAATGCGTGCGCGCTGTCGACAAAGGGGCACGCTGCCTCTCGGCCTAGAGGACCTGCTTTGGGCAGCGTCGAAAGCGATTCGGTAGACATGTGTACGCCGAGTAGTTGTCGGCGCCAAAGAGCGTGCGTGGGTGGCGTCTTTGTTTGATTCTTATTCTGTCAAGATGGCGGGCGGTCGTGTGCGTAGGCGCAAATTGTGCGGGAAGCGTCCTCTTGATGGGGAGAACACTGACACCGCCTCTGTACTGTGTCCGTGTGCTCCCTTTTTTTGTTGGCTTTTCCTTTGGGGCCAGACACATTTAAACGGTGTGGTCTTTGGCGCGCCGACCGCGGCGTTCTTCCCATCGAGAGCGCGCGTGGACGAGAAGGACAGGCACCCGACCCCCCCCCTTTAACACACAGAGAGCGTCCGACCCAGGAAAAGAAAAAAGGGGCCACCACCACCAGCATCATCAAAGGAGGCGCCAAAGCAAACCAAGAGAGAGAATGACGAACTGGGAGACATATCCATCGTGCATATTGTGCACAAGGACGCGCGCAGGGGCACGTGCGCGCCTACACACACGAAAAGGCGCCGAAAATAAAAAAAGAGAGTCGCAGGCGTCTGCCGCCTAAAATTCCTGTCGTCGTTGCGCTCTTTTTGTGGGCGTCCCTTGTCTGTCCTTTTTTTCCAATCTGTGTGTGCGGGCACCCGCACGTAAGTTGTCATGCGCCCTCGTCCGTTCTATTTTTTTGTCTTTTGGCATTGTTGTCGGTCGTTTTTGTGGCGCCTACGCCCGACGATTGCGCATGGCCAATGCGTCCTCGATGGCAGACGAACTGAGGTCGAGATAAACCCACATGTGGTCGTCGTCCTGCGGCTCTATCCACGCGCGACTCGGCGCAAAGAGGCGCGCAAAGGGCGCAATCGCTTCGATGCCTTGTCCATAGAGAGCCGTGCACACTCCTGCGGACGTATAAGGCTCGATGCTCTCTTGCACCCAGTCCAACAGAGCCGTGACGGGCGCCCGGTCGTTGGCCACAGCATTCCGCACGCTCGATATGGCAGCCGAACGGAGGGCACTGTTGAGTCCGGGGAATAGCCACACAGACATCTCTCTCGATGCGGCCTCGCCCAGCCACGATTCGACGAGGCCCCTTGGGACTCGCGCCGCTCGCTTTGCCCTCTCGACGAACCCCAGCGGATTACGATCAAAGACGCCCAAGGGCACGCCCGTATGGACGAGATCCCTCGAGTCAAGCACGGACATGCCGTCCAGTGCGCGTGAACCAAACAAGAGGCCTGATCGTCTGGCAAGCGGGGTCAGATCGTGGGCGCCGGCGCGGTCGATCACGAATCGATACCACTGGCGGGCGGCCTCACTCGGGTCGTCGACAAGAGGTCCGCTGACGGCCGAGATAAAGTCGCCTAGCGTCATAGACGTACCGGAGGGCGTGATGTATGATCGGTGAAGGGTCATGGAAAAGAGGCGCATGGCGTAGAGGCGCTCGAGCGGAACACCTCCATCCAGCGCACCTGCGTAGTCAAATGCATCGCGGTCGCCTGCCAGTCGATCGATGGTATTGTGCTCCCGAGGAAAGTCGGACCGGAGCGTCTTGTCGCGTGCGTCGTTGGCAATCATCCAGTTCACATAGGCTTTGATCGTGCATGATGCCGCCGCGAGGAACAGATCGAGCGGATCTCTTACGCCCAAGGCGGTCGTCAGGCGCGCATAGTCGATAAGCGGCATCGTAGATTCTACGAGAGCACCGTCGGCATCCACTGTGAGCACGGGGTGCGTCTGGCCTGCAAATGCCTGGACGCCCTCGGACCCCGTGGCATAGAGACGGAGCGCAGCGCGGGGGTCAGCGTCAAAGACCGCGCGTGTCACCAGTTGCCGCATCTCGGCCGGCAGATCGGACCATCCGAGCGGCACCGGCACGTCCCTCTGGGGATCGTCGCCGCCATCGACATCGCCAAAAGGCCAGTCCAAAGGGACATTGACGATGCCCAAGGCATGCGCATCGTTTTGGTCAGAAGGCCCAAAGAGGAACGGGTTGGGTTCAGCGCGCGGCGGCGCAGCACGATCCCACGACGCCGCCGGGACCGGCAGAGGAGCGTCGCCAAAAAACAGGGATGTGCCGGGAACCACTGCTGCAGCGCCCGCGCGGCGCGCCTCGCGGGCGGTCAGCAAGTCGAGCGATTCCACAGCCTGCAACCATTCGTCGGCCAGCGCGTCAGCCAGCGCGGTGCATGGACTTGTGCCTGGCTCGGCGTATACGCCGAGATCGCGCGCGATTTCGTCCAGGCGTCGGATCTGCGCCGGTGTGAGCGACGACTCGTCGGCACACAAGGCCACGGCCGTGGAGACAGTGTCGCGCAGGGGTGGCGCACGCCGCTTGGTGCCTCTTGTTTCGGTCGGTCTCCAATCCATTCTCGATATGCGCAGACGTCGCGGCTGTTTTCTCTTTTTTTTTGGATTTCTTCGGGTCTCGGTGGCTGCGTGTGTGCTGTCGCCCGCCTTTTCGTAATGGCGCGCGATATTTGGTCGTCCGCCCGTGTGGCGCTTCTGGCCAGCCTTGGCACCGCTGTCTGTGCCCCTCCCCATCTGGAAGGTTTGTCGTCTAAAAAGACAGCGCCGCCAACAGCAGAGTCGCTGCGATGGCCTGCACGACGCACATAAACTCGATGGCCTCGTCGCAGTCTCGCGGACGCCCAAAAATAGCCCGCGCACGCAGACACAAGACGACGAGGCGAGGGCAGACCCCAAGGGACATTGGGCGACAGCCGTCACCACTATAAAAAAAGGAGAGACATTGACGACGGCCAGATCGAAAGCCGACAAGCGATGTAAGCAACATGAGACAGTCTGCCTGCTGTGATCCGCTACGGCCCGCGACAGTAGACGAGATAATAAAGAAAATGTGCCTGTCAATGGTGAGATTGGCCGGCAATATCCTATATTCCCCACCTCAGAGGTCACTCCCGCCCAGAGGACAAACCACAAAAAGTCACCACACGATCATAGCAATCGTCGTGACCGTTGACCCTTGCCGCCGACAAAGCAGCAGCGGGATCAACAGGACAGCCGTGACTGCACAAGTAGTCGAGGCAACCGAGGTGGCCCTCGGAAGCGGCTCCAAAGGTGGCATCGCTATCCCACGGACAACCGGCCTCGTGCAGGTAGGCGAGCGAACCGAGGTGACCGACCGCTGCTGCGGCACTACACGCCGTCGCGTCCCACTCGAGACCGTGCCTTTTGGCAAACTCGAGAAAGGCCAAGAGACCAAAGGCTGCGGCTTTGCGACACAGCACGGCATCGGACGCGAGGCCGTGCTTGTATGCGTAGACGAGACCGCCACAGTCGATGTAGTCCAATGACATGCACTCATCGGCGTACTCGATCGGATGCCAATCGAATCCCGACAAAAGGTGCTCGTGGGCGGCGCGCGCGACTTGCCCATGCCAAGGGTGGCCGCTGACCGCGCTGTCGACCGACAATTCGGGGCATCCGTTGGCGTGGGCATAGTCGGCGCATGCGACTTGGTCATAGTCGTGGGCTGCGATCAGGGCCCATCCGTCCCATGGGCAGCCGCGACTGCGCGCAAAAACAAGACAGTCAATGTGTCCATTGCGCGCAGCCGCGCTACAAGTTGCCTCGTCCCATGTGTGGACGCCCTCATCCTTGTCTTTGATTTCATCGGCTAGGCGGGCGAGCACGTCGATGTGACCACCGGCCGCAGCGGCGCAAAAGGTGCGCGCCAGGGGCTTTTGACCAAGCACGATGTAGCGACCCACGCACGCTACGTGACCGCATTCCGCGGCTCGATCGATCAGGCGATCGATGCTGGTTGGTAGTGTCGATCCGAGACAGAGGAGCCGCCCGCGCTCGACGGCGTCCATGACGACCGCGCAGAGGCGACGCGACACACAGCGCAGCCGTACCCAGATATCGGCGCAGGTCAGTCGCGCGACGATTTCTGCCAACACCTCGTTGGGTAGATCGTCAAAGACACATGCCGAGTTGTCGCGCGCATGTTCCGGCCAGTTTAGGCCACTACAGCCATCCCCAGAACGACCGACGCGGCGACGCTTGGGAGCGCTCGTCGGCCGGCCAAACTCGAGATCGGCGCCGACACCGATATCAAGCAATTGTTTGGGGGCATCGTCCATGCTGGGTAGTCACGGCGTGTTCTCTTGGAGTTGCCGCCGTCGTTGCGGCGCGCTCTAGCGTGAGAGAAACCACTCGGGCGATATCTCGCTTTCGTGTTTGGTCGAAATAAAAATGACCCGAACAAAAAACCAGCAACTGCAACAAAAGAGTCTCGTGTGAATGGGTCGGCAAATGGACATGCCCAGATGAGGAGATGCCAAAGAGATGTGCGATTGGAGCGAATAGGATGCTGGACGTCGCTGCATGAGAACAACAAGAGATCGTGCAGGGTGCCCATTAAAATTAAGACTATCTGGCGCTGTGGGCCTTTTTTTCTTCTGGGAGCCGTGCACGTGTGAGGTCGCTCTAGTGTTTCCTTTTTTTTCGTGTCCGTGACGACATTGCCATTTTCCATTGGTCAACAGCCACCGCCGCCTTTTTCCTCTGTCAGTCGTCCGCAAGGCAGCACCGCAAGCAATCCCGCGCTGCCTCGCGCTGCGCGGCACAAACAAGAGGATCGGACCGGCGAGTCGAACGCACTTCCAAAGGGGCACAGTCGCAGATTGTTTCTCTGCTGTGCTGCTTGTCGCTGCGCAGCCGTCGCCTCGGTCCATTGGAGGCGCTCTTGGACGCCGCGGGTCCCGTTCGTCATGACCGGTCTCTTGGACCTCCCTGACGAATTGCTCCTCGACATCTTGCGACGCGCTCGACTCGCAGACATCAACTATCCCGCGTGGCTTGCGGTCTCTGCGACCACATGTAGGCGCATGCTGCATCTCTGGGACGACGACGCCCTTTGGTGTCCAATGTTGGCGAGCATGACCGCTGGCGTGCTGGCTCTGGACGCTGCGCGTGTGCGAGGCTGCAAGCGGGTCGTCCGACTCTTGCGCGTTGGCGTCGTCGACATGAACGTGGTCGCTTTGTCCGACGACGCCGTCTCCTCCTGTATATTCGATGGGACACGACTCGTTTTATCCCATCACCGCATCAGATCGATGCGATCGCGCATACCACTCGCTCATGCCTCTACCGCCGCGCTCTTGGCTCTGCGTGCCGTTGGCATTTTCACAAAGCCCATACGCAGCGCGCACGTGTGGCTGGCAAACTCGTGCACCGAGAGCACATTTTATGTGGGCACACGCCCGCTATATGCGCCCGAGGTCGCCGTACCCTTGTACCCGAGCGATGACTTGCCGTGGTGGATGCATGGACCATGGCTGGAAGCGTTGGACGCGGGCCGGCCGATGATAACGGTCGACATTCTCGTCACCAACGTGCAGCCCGTTCGCGAGACAGACACCAACAAGGCGGCGTGGCATAACACCGAGGTTGAGCCCCTCTCTGTTCCAAAATGCGTAGCCGACCTGGCGCGTAGGATACCCCTCGGAATGCCGTTCCCCTCGGCGTGGTATGCGCCCGACTCGAGAGCGACCCTTTGCCACCTGCCCGGTTGTTTGTGCCTTTAGAGCGCGAGGACCGGTTCGCCGACTAGCATGCTGATCGCGCTCTTTGGCCCCTTTTGCTTGCCGATACCCTTTCCTCTGCTCTCCCTCTGGTGCCGTCAATTCACCGACCCGCACGCCGCGTTGCTTGTCTGTTGTCAGGCAATTGATCACTTTTTTGTATGTGCACTTGAATCTTTTCTTTCATTCCTTGGCCACCCGCACCAGCAATTGCTCGCCCTTTTGCTTTGGTCCTTTATGGTGCTGCTCGCCGCGGGCGCACATCAGAAAAGAAAATGACCAAACCCACCGCGATATCCCAAATCGCAACGCGCACAAGGCCCACGAATTGAATCAAAGTGACGGTCCCCTTACGGGTTAACATAGCGTGGCATCGATACGTAGCCGCCGAGCCATACGTCATCGTCGGTTCCATTGTTGATGCGTGCGTAGCGATGGTCGCCATAGCGGCGCCATCCGCAGCGGCATAGCCGAGATGTGATCCGCTTCCGGTTGCACCAGCACGCGGCCACGCCGACCAAAAAGGCCACGGCCAGGCCGCCCACCAGGCCGCCAGTGATCCACGCGATGGCTTCGCGATGGCACGACCAAAAGGCATCACGACGGCCGGGCTTGCCTCTGCCGCATGGACCCGTCGTGTTAGATGGCCCGACCGGAATCGAATGACACCCGTGGCCCACGCCTGGACCGCACCATTCGCAGTCGCAACGGCGATAGCACGCCTCATCGGCGAGCACCAACTCGCACGGTCCCTCGACGGGATCGAAAGGCGACGAGTCGTCGGGACCGCGGGTCTCTGCCAACGCTCCGTGGACGTGCGCAGCAGTCCACCACACCGCCAAAAGATACGCCAGCAAGAGACCGACCTGCGGGCGAGGCAAAGATCCAAGCCTCGTTGCCCTCTCCTTTGGGGGTTGCATCACCGTTATCTCTGTCATCGCCATTATTGCTGTTGGTGGGATCCCGTCGTCTAGAGCCGATCCGATCTACCGTTTTTTCTTTTTGTCGTCACGCCCTTGTCGCGAGTGCGCGCACGGAATCGCTTCTTTTTCCTCAATGTCCGCCGCTCCTTTTTTTTTCTGTGTCGCATCCTGACGGGAGGACCCACACACGACCGAAAGAAGCGAAAAAACAAAGAGAGAGACCGAAAGGCGTCTATTGGTTGCTACGCGCGCCCGCGGAGATGCCTCGGCGATTGATCCTTGCGAGCGCGCACACATTGCGTCCAAAAAGAAACCCAACGGTCGGCTCGCCTGGCCGTGACGGCGATCGCAGAGCAATAGGCCCAAAACAGAGATTGTTGCCACCCAAAAAAATGCCGAGTTTGGAAAAAAGGTCCAGAGATCTTTTTCTTGTTGGTCTCTGAGAGACATTGAAAGGGAAAATAGAAAAAAAAGACGTAGCCATGCAGAGGATTCAGTGGTTGGCAACACGCACAACCGCCATCAAGAGCGCCGCACCAAAGCACAGGCCCACCCCGAGCGCCACACCGTCGCCGACTAGCGCGACAGAGCGGGAAAGTCGCTCCCACGTCGCAGCGGCACAAGCATCGTCCGGGGCCAACATTTTATTTTTCTCGAGGCGGGTTATGCACGGCCAACGCGGGGAGCGCACGCCCGGGAGCGAGGCGCGTGACAGGCGGCGACCGGGATAATAACGATCAATGGCGGAAATGGCGCACGCCCGTAAAGACCATAGCCACGCCGGCCTCGTCGCATGCAGCGATCGAGGGCGCGTCCCCATTGCGAGAGCCACCCGGCTGCACGATGGCGACGACGCCGCCGGCGATGGCTTTGGTGGGTCCGTCGGGAAAGGGAAAATAGGCGTCGCTGGCCATCACCATTCCCGTGAGGTCGAGCCGCGGGGTCGGGTAGTTTTGTGCGCGCATGAGGGCGACTTCGACCGCGCCCACGCGGCACGGCTGCGCCGCCCCGGCAGCGATCATGCGGCGGTCCTTGACCAAAACCACGGCGTTGGACTTTACGTGCTTGCAGGCTCTCTCGGCGTACAGGAGATCGAGCGTCTGGTCGAGATTGGGCTTGGTCCGGGTGACTACCTTCCAGCAACGACTGTGATGGTGGTCATCATTGCCATCGTCGTCGCCGTCATCGCTGTGATCTTTGCCGCCACCGTCATTGTGGTCGAGTGCCAGGGTGATCCTATCGGCACGTTGACTATCAGTCGGTGGGTCGCGCTCGTGCACGAGCAGGCCGCCGAGCGCGCCACGTACGTTGGTCGTCGACAGGTCCCACGAATTGACTTTCATGAGGGTCTTGCGTGGCAACATTTTGACAACGCCGGGCTCATAGTCGGGCGCAAGGACGACATCCAAATAGAGACCATTGACGAGGGCAGCCGTCTCGGCGTCGAGGGGAGCGTTGAAGATGGCAACGCCCCCAAAGGGCGACAATGGGTCAACAGCGAGGGCGCGCTGCCACGCCAAAGCCATGGAGGCGGCGCTGGCGAGAGCGCACGGTATGCCGTGCTTGAGAACGGCGACCGTGGGGCCGTCGGCGAGAAAGTCGGCCATCAAGGCGATGGCCGAATCGACGTCGAGCACATTGTTGTAGGACAACCGTGGTTTGGACGGATTGACGGCCACGATTGAGACGGCGCGCGTCATGTCGCCCAAAAAGGCGCCCTTTTGGTGTGGATTCTCGCCATAGCGTAGAATGGTCCCATGCAGCGCTGCGCTGTCGCTGTCTTTATCGGGAGACGCCATAGCGGCGTGCACCTCGGTCAACGCTTCGCGTCGCAAGATGGCATCAGAGTCACACTGGGACAAAGAGGAAGAGGACGAAGGAGAGGCCATCGATTGCTGTTTCTATTTCAGAGGCTATTTGCGTGTGCGTTCACAACAGGCGATGGGTAAAAATACAGAGGCGGCGCGGCCAAAGTAGCAAACAAGACAGACAGTCGCACACAAACACGCAAACAGCCAAGGAGGAAGCGACTGACGGGCAGTGAGAAAACATACGCCGCAGTCTGGAGAAGAAAAACCCGCGCGGGACCAAAAGGTCTTTTGCGTTCCGGCGTGTGGGCATCTCCTCGCGCTGGGAGCAGCACGATAGCGCCCGATTGCTGCAGGATTCGATGGAGCGCAGACCAGAAGCAATCCTGCCGCTTGGCCAGAAAAGCGCACACAAAAAGCCGTGGGGGATCGCAAGGTTTTATGCATGGCAAAATCGATTTGGTAGGATTGTGAGTTTGTGGCCTATTGTTTTGTTGGTGAACGCTCTGATGCCTAGAGACGGGGCGGAGGCTCCTTTGGTTGCAATCGCTTCTCAGTCCTGACTGCAGTCCGCCCCCACCCATTCGTTGTATTCTTTTTGTTTTGTGCCGATGGCGGTCTTTGTCGACACGCACGAGGCGGGCAAAAAATAGAAAACGCCGTTCGTCTGTTCTGGGGATGTTTGCCCTCTGTGTGGTAATCCTTTTAACATCCGTCTCGGCGTCGCGCTCTATCTTTGTCTCTTTCTCATCCGCCTCAAACCAGCCAACTAACCGAGCCTGCTTCTCTCTTTCTCTGCTTGGCCCTCTTGTCTGCGACGCTAGAGCGCTGCTGCCGTCAACCATAAAATACGCACCATGGACGCCCAACCGCCGTTATTGTCGGGAGATGACCATTTCCAAATCGCAGCCTGCGATAAACCAGCCGACCGCGGAGCCGCCACTCGGACGGAGCCAGTGCGCGTCTACATCGGTATAGGTGGCAACATGGGCCCACGGGCGCTGCTGATCGACGAGGCCATACGCCGAATCTCTGCCGACGTCGGACCGGTCGTTGCAACATCATTTCTATACGAGACGGCACCCCAACTCGTCGTCGATCAGCCAAACTTTCTCAACGCGGTGATCCTCGTCGAGAGTGCCATCCCTGATCCCCACAAACTTTTGCGCGCCCTCCAATCGATCGAGGCCGGGATGGGGCGTACCCCTCTTTGCGCGCGGCCCAGATATGGTCCTCGTCCCATCGACCTCGACATCCTGTGTTACGATGACGGCCTCACAACGGTGACCTCGCCAGACCTCGTCGTGCCTCATCCACTCTTGTCCACGAGGTCGTTTGTGCTCTGTCCGCTGGCCGACATACGGCCCGACCTGATCATTCCCGTTCGAGATCCGCGCGACTATCCCGAGGTCGCCAACGCGAGTCCTGCCACGGTGATCAAACTTTGGAATCAACTCTGCGCTGGCTCCAACGACCCGCCACCGCGACGCGTGCTTCCGTTGGGGGCACACCGCATCGTCGATCTCGATGCCATCGCGCGTTGCCGCTCGCCGCTCCTCATGGCCATCGTCAACGCCACGCCCGATTCATTCAGCGGCGACGGGATCGTTCCCAAAGACAGTGCGACCACCGAGAGCAACGGTCGCGCTCATCTGGACTGCGGCGTCGATGAACCGAAAGAGCGCATCGCTCGGGCCGTATCATTGGGCGCTGAAATTATAGACGTTGGTGGCTATTCGACACGTCCCGGTCATACGGACGTGCCCGTGGCCGACGAGATCCGTCGGGTGATGCACGTTGTGGACAGCATCGCTGGACGCCATCGCGGCAGCACTGCCGACGGGCGCGATCATGAGAGCGACCGCCTAGGTGTGGATTGCGATGCCCAGGACGAAAGAGGCGCCCGGTGCCAATCCACAGACGTGCTCTTGTCGATTGACACATTTCGCCCGGCCGTAGCCCGTGCCTGTCTCGACGCGCTTGCACCGCGAGCCGATCGCCACGACGCGGTCGTGTGGATCAACGACGTGATGGGAATGCGCCACGATCCCTTGGCCATGATCGATCTGCTGCGCGCTCACGACGGCGTGGGCATCGTCGTCATGCACAGCGGGAGGACCCTTGATTCGATGGTCAAGGACGCGCCCCTCGCCGCGCAACTGCTCGCGCCAGCGCAAGATCGCATTGATGGCGGGCCCCACGACATTGTGGACGTTGTGGCGCGCGATCTCTTGGCGACAGTGCGCTGGGCCGAATCGCGAGGCGTGTCCCGATGGCGCATCGCGCTCGATCCCGGCATCGGCTTTGGCAAGTCGCTAGCGGACAATTTGGCCCTCGTCGGCGGTGCGGCGCGCTTGAGGGCTGCCGTCAGAGGCTACCCGGTGCTTATCGGCGCGTCGCGCAAATCCTTTTTGGGCAAGGCGATCGCCGCGGCGACCGACCAACGCGCTGCCGTCAAGAGCGTTCATGCTGGCGCTCCCAATATTGGCTTGGGTCTCACGGACGAGACCCGCGAGCACGCGAGCCACGCCGTCACGACGATCGCCGCATGGGAGGGAGCGCACATTGTCCGCGTGCACGACGTCGTCGGCTCCCGCGCCGTGTTGGACATTGCCGCTGCATTGGCCAACGGACCTGGCACAGTCTCATTGTGAATTTTTTCAGTCTCTGTTGTTGCGTCTGTGTTTGTGTCGGCTTTGGGGCGCACATGGCCCCACGGCAAGGACCATCGAAGGAGATGCCGCCGCCGCCCCTCGGCGCACTCGGCGCACAAAACGGGAATCAACAAAAGAAAGACAAAAAATCGATTTCTATGCTTTTTTGCTCTCTATTTTTTGCAAAAGAAAAAAGTGGCGAGGCAGCGCGCCGAGGCCAGAGGAACCATCTGCTGTGTCCCAGAAAAGCACATAGCAAAAGAGGCAGAGGTCGAAAAGAGAGAGGGAGAGAGAGAAGAAGCGCCCTCGACCGCTAGGCTCGGGCCTCATATTGGACGGTGGCGACGGCATCGGCCAGAGCCTTGGGCTTGCGCACGTACACGCGCACCGAGACCGCGTGCGGCCTGTGGTCGGCGAGGATGGCGTTGGCCAGGCGCGCGGCAAATGTCTCCAAGAGGCCAAATTGGCCGTCGATGGCTAGACCACGCGCCTTTGCGGCCAAGGTCGAGTAGTTGACCACGAGGCCCTTTTCGGTGTCGTCTTGGGGAGGAGCGACGCCAGCAACGGCAGCAGCGCCGACGGCAGAGGTGTCGTCATGGATCTGCTGCGACGACGAGCGCAATACGACATGGAGGTCAATGAGCAGCGGCTGAGGTGTCACGCGCTCGTCGGGGTTGATGCCAATAATGCACTCGACCGCGAGGCCCTCGAAACCGATGGTAAACTGCCCAGACATGATTGTTGGATGATCTCTTTTTGTCTCTCTCTCTCTCTGTCTTGTGAGGGTGGGGCGTATATGCCGAGGTATGATTTTAGTGGCCGTCAACGTCTGGACACAACCTTTTTATATGCGGGCACCCGCGAGGCTGCCGCGTGTTTTCCTTTTTTCTTGAGCACCGACCACCACAAAAAGGCAAACTCCCTGTTTGCGTGTTCCTCTTTCGCAGAGACAAACAAAGAAGAGACGCCCGCTGCCGCCGGCCCATCCGAAAGCAGCAACCAATCAACGACGCGTTTTTTTCTTTGGCGACAAAAAAGAAAAACCCGGGCAGAGAAATTTTGAGAGGGACAACCTCTGCCGCCTTGGGTGGGTGGGCCTGGCGGAAGAGGGTCGCCAGGCAGCCGGGTGCCCTTTGTTCATTTTGTGCCGTTTGATTTTTGCCTATGCGGCCATTGGTGGAGTCATTGACGCCAAGATGCCGCTGCCGCAAGAATCACTGTAAAACAAAAAAAGAGACGTACGTCACCGGGGACCCCGACACAAAAAGAGAACCGCAGATGCGGACGCGCTCGTGTGTGCATCGAGAATTTTAGGACAAAAATAATTCCGGGCATTAGCCGGCAATGTCGGCCACCACAACCCAAAGACACCGCACCACCACACGGCTTTTGCCTGTCGGCAGCCGGGGGCCATACATCTCGCAAACTACTACGAGAGAGTGCGGTTCCCGCGCGGTCCCTGAGGCAGAGTGAAACAAAAAGAGGGCAGAGACCAACTCGGCATGCGCGTCATTTACGCTGCAGCGTGGGTTTTTTCATTGTGCCAACCTCTGGCGATGCATTCTCTCTCTGTGTCTCTTGATCCCGAGCACTTTATTCGATCATGCTCAAGGCAAAAAGAAATAGAGGGTGCCGCGCTCGTCCAGTCGCGCATATATCCGTTCGTCTTTGCAGGTCCTCCATCAGGCCAGTGCATTTTGCATGTCCTCAATGAGCCGCGTCCAGTAGGGACCGCACGGCGTATCGAGAGACCCGGCGCTAAATGCAACAACGCTGCGAAACAAAATCAGACCTCGGAGACGATCCTCGGGCGCGCGCATCCAACCGCGACACGCTGACGCCATCTTTCCGTCTAGACTGCAGACAAGTGTGCCCTCTTGTCTGTTGCTGTTATCGTCGTCGTCGTCGTTGTCGTCATCATTGTCGTCTCTGTGGGGGCGCTCGTCTTGGCCCACGAGCAAGGACGCGGGGCCCCGACGGCGATTCCCGTCGTCATCATAAAAAACACCTAGAGACGGGATTCGTCGTGAATCCCCGACGGTCACGAGATCGCAAGGCGATGCCAAGGCCCGACACAAGAGCGCATTCAGGTCGACGGCGTCCATCCATGTCGAGGGTGCATCGCCAGCGGACGGTGCGCTATGGTCGACGCGAGGCTCATAAAGAATTTCCCAAGGGGCGTCGGATCTGCCAGATGCACACCGCGCCTCGATGACAAGGTACCATCGGCGCTCGCGACCCCAGCGCCACACGCGCAATAATTGGGCCCTGTCGCACGGGGCAGACTCCTCTAAACGTTGGACCGTGCCTGCAGCGCGCTTCATAAGGTATGCGGCGAGCGTCGCGTCATGATCGTCATCGGTCGGCAGCGCGAACGTCCTCTCACCGAGAGATGTTCGTCGCCGCTTTGACGCACGCAGTGAAGCGGCGCCAGCGGTGCTCGCCGCGCTGTGCCTCTTGTTGATGCCGTTGGCCCCCGTGAGGCGAGTCGCAGCCTTGTCGATTGTTTCGATGCCGGCGGCGTTCCCATTCCACTGATCCGGTTCATTTTGGCTCAAAGTGCCGTCTTGGTGTGATGGTCGATCGCGAGAAGCCAACAAAGTACGCTCATGTGGCGACACGATACTGTGATCGCGAGTGCGCGAGCACACCGGCCACAAGCCTCGGTCGTCCGTCGCGTCCACCCACCCGTCTTCGGGCAGCAGTTCCTCCGAGTTGTTGTTGGATGAGGACGACGATGATGATGATGATGATGACGACGAACGGAACGGCGACAAAAGCAAAGAAGAAGAAGAGGATGATGATGCTGGTGGGAGAGGCAATGGTAAAGGGGGAGCAGCAACGACAGCAGCCCGAGAAGTTGGTGTGCTGTTTTCGTCGTCATCGTCGTTGCTGGCATCGTTATTGTCGCCGTCGAGGGCCAGCATTGGTCTATCGCGGGGCGACGCATGAGGCGTCGATCGCGAGATGCCCCGATGGCGTGCGGTGGGAGATATCGATGCGCGCACGCGAATGCGCAATGGAGACGAATCGTCGATCGAGTCCAAATAGCGAGCGCGCCGCTCGAGAATGGGAGCCATAGATCGAGAGCACTGCGCCGATTGAGGATAGGCGCGCATCATACCAGAGTACGAGGGCGCTATCCCGGCAGCGCAGCGCTCGCAAAACAGAGCGACGCTATCGACGTCGATCACTGGCGCTTGGCGGCCTCCGCCGGCAAGGGTGCGCTTGATGAACATGTCCGGAAAGGCCTCCTTCATACGGCGCACGGTATTCTGTGGCAGAGCCTTGGACGAGTCCCACAGGGAGAGGGCGTCGCGCACAATGTCCTTGGCCGACACCCAGCGTCCGTCGTTTGTGGACCGAATGGTATGATGCGTCGCCGGGGACCGCGGCATCGAGGGCGGCAGTGACGGCGGCGGCAGACGTGGGAGGATCGCCGTGTGCGCCGGTGTGCCGTTTGATTCGCACGCGGCAGCGATGCGGTTGGCCGCAAGGCTGCCGATATCGGCCACGTGTATCTCTCTGCCAGAGCCACAATGCGCCAGCACTTGCGAGATCTTTTTTTTGCATTGGAGAAAAAAAAGAGACGGTCAACAACACAGAGCGCGCGGGGTGCACGCATACAACGCTGAAAAGAATGGGCGGACGTGGAACGAACAAAGGCAGGCCAGCCCCCTTGGTGGCCGAGAGGTAAATAGGGGCGGTACCTTTTGGTCGGCATAAAAGACGGGCTCGCGTGCTGCGTTGGTCGCCACGTAGGGTCCCTTTGGCCAAAAACACAACGCGGCCCGATCGGGGTGGGCCAAGGCATAGAGGCGCGCAATCTCAGCCTGAATTGTGCCAAAGGAGGCATCGCCATCCAAGCAGGTCACGCTGACGAGCAGGGGCTTTTCGTCGGTCCCCGCGGTCCACACTCGTGCGAGAGCGCGGCGATCCATCGTCGGGTTTTGTGTTTGCACGCGCGCGGGCTGTTTGCCTGCCTCCTCGGGGACACCCCTTTGTCCGAGAGGTGCGCCAACGTCGATTCGCATCGACTTTTTCTTAACGTGCGCACGCGCTCTCGTGCCTGCGTGATCAAGCCCTCGCGATCGAGCGAAAGAGCGAGATGTCGACCAAAGAAAAGGAGAGAGAGAGAGGGCGATATCGGCGGCGGTGGCGCAAGTGCGGGCGCACGTTCGCGCAAGCAGCCGAGAAGATGAAAAAAGAAGACGCAGCGCCAAGATGCGATGAAATAGAAGGCGTCGTGGAGTCCCAAGATAATATTGGGCGGGCTCGGGACGAGCAAGAGTGCAAACAGGCCAATAGGTGGGAGGTGCCCAATAGGGACGGGCGCACTTTTTGTCGCTTTGCCGCGCTCGATCCGGGCGCAAGGTTCACGTGTTTGTCTCTTCCTTTTTTCTTTAACGTACTTTTTCTTTTGCCCAATCCCCAACCAAAGCCTTGTTTCCTTGGGTGTCGCTGAAAAAGCCGATAGAAGAAAAAAGTCGCGCTATGGCTCGCGGCGTTCACCGTGGCCGTTTTTATTTCTTTATTCTTCTGTGGCTCGCTCCTCGTCTCTCCTTTTTGAAAGGGCATATGCGCGCGGCACCCTCCAGCCCAATCGCCATTGTCTCTTCTTTTTTTTTGGCATTCAAAAAGGCCTTGTCTTGTTGTCGTCGTTGTTGTTGTCGTCCGAGGCATAAATAGGTATTGCTTCCGCAAGTCGGTCGTCGGTGGATCGTTGGGGCTCCTTTTCTGCCTGCTTTGATGCTCGTGCCACGAGCGAGGTAATGCTGGCCCGCGACAGGCGTAATTGGGAAAAAAGAAATTTCAATATCTTTCTTTGTACTATTTGTTTGTTGGGGCGGGCGCATGAAAAAAGGGAGAGGAAGACAACAAGGGCCGACATCGAGCGGGGCAATGCCCGCGAGCAACAAAAGAAAAAATATCGCTACGCCCACGCATGCCGAGTCTCTCTCTCAAAAGACGGCTGCCGCGAGCGCCAGAAACTCTTGGCGCGCTACAGGATTGTCGCGGATATCGCCCAACAAGACGCGCGTCACCGTCGTGGAGCCGGTCTTGCGCACGCCGCGCATGCACATGCACATGTGTTGGGCTTGGATGACAACGCCGACGCCGCAGGCGCCTGTGGCCTCCCCGATGCACTCGGCGATCTGGCGCGTCAGCCCCTCCTGCACCTGGAAGCGATCGGAAAACATCTCGACGATGCGCGGGATCTTGCTGAGGCCGATGATTTTGCCCGTGGGCAAGTAGCCCACGTGCGCTTTGCCCATAAAGGGCAGGAGGTGGTGCTCGCACATGGAGAAAAACTCAATGTCGCGCACGATGACCATCTCGCGAGACGACTCGGAAAAGAGAGCGTCGCCGATCGCGTCCGACAGAGTCATGCGCTGGCCGCGCGTGCGCTCCACCATGGCCTTGGCAACTCGCATGGGCGTGTCCAAGAGACCCTCGCGGTGCACGTCCTCTCCGAGACACGCGAGCATTGTCTTTGTGGCTTGGGCCATGAGCGCCATACTCTCTCGAGTTATGGGCAGCGCGCGGCGATCGGGCGCGATCGACCCGCTCACGTCGAGCGGCACATCGCGCAGCGAGCGCGCCAGCGCGTCAAAGGCGCGCACGCGATGCAGGCAGGGCGCGTCGGCGTCCTCGGCGGCGCAGGGCCATGCATCACATGGCGATCCGCGGCGTGCGTCGTCTTTCGTGTCGCGCGCAGCCAAGGGGTACCATGAAGGCTGCCGCGCGTAGGCCGCTGGATCACGCACGACACACCGCGCGTCGCCTGTAACCACGCGCACGTCGCGGCCGTCGACCGTCAAGGCCAGCGTTGAACGTGCGGTCAGACCGGGCGCGCCGTTTGAAACGAGCGCGTGAATGGCATTGAGGGAGCGATCCGAAAGAAAATCTCGCACATAAGGGCCGGGCAGTCCGCCCAGGGCGTCAAAGTACAGGGCAATGTCCTCGACGACGACGGGACGCCCGAGGGCGCGGTAGGCGGCGAGGCACTTTTCACGTGCGATCTGCTCTGTCGTCCCTTGGATCTCGGTCGCAGTGTAGCCGAGCGGCGGAGACATAATGGTGAGCGGCAATCGCGCGTCGGCGGCAATCCGTTCGAGTTCGGTGCGCTTTTCGGCATTGCCGCTAAGGTAGACGAGCGCAGAGACCGAGCCAATCGTGGGCATCTCTTTCTCGTCGAAGCCGTCGCTTTTGATCGATTCCATTTTCGGGCCGCAAAGAGGTTAACGCACAAAAAGTAGTTCTATCGATAGAACGGTGCCGGTTGATGGCGGTCGTAACCAGATAGCAATCACGGGCAGACGCAAGTATCTATGCGTGGAAATAGAGTGCAACGCGGGGTCGTGTGTTTTTACCTATAAATAGGAACGAGCGCGCGCACGCAAATAGGGGAGGAACGGGTGCGCGATAGGCGAGATGGTGAAGAAAAAAAGAGATAAAGCGCGCGCGCCCAAAATAACACCTCGCACCGAGGCGCCTAGTGCGCGCGCGGAGATTTGGGCGCGGGGAGGGGGATGGTCGTGGCATCGGCCATGGTGGACAAGGAGAAAGAGAGACGTTCCTGCGCCCAGGGCGCCGTCGTTGTGGTCTCTTCTCGTTCGCCGCAAAGGCAGACGATGGCGTGCGAGCAGCGGCCGCGACGAGCACGCCCATTGCGCCTTTTGGGAGCGCCCATAGACGCTAAAGACCTAAATAAATAATAAAAGAAATGGCCGCTGGTGCCTCTGGCCGAATTGGGGAGAATAAGGGGGCCATCCGCGAAGCAGGAGAGGACCGAGCGGCTGCTTTGGCTTTGGTGTTGGCCAGACGCTGCGGTCCAGCCTCGCCTCTTTATTTTTCTTGTGTTTTATCTCTGGTTTGTTGATTTCCGTTTTTTTCTGATTTTTGGCGGGAGGAGGGCAGCGCACCACAACGAGTCGCCTTTGAACGACGACGGCGGGCGGGACAGGCAAAAAGGCCGGCGGCTCGCACATTCGCCGCCACACAGAGGCCGCCCTACGGCGACTTGGGCGACGCGCGCACGTGCGACAGGCCGTGTCGACAAAGGCAGACCTCCGCGTCCAGAAATACATACACACACAGAACAAAAAAAGGCGAGAGAGAGAGAGAGACTGACAGACAGACGGCCACCGAGAAGACCAAAGAGGCTCACAGAGAGCAACACATTTTTCGCGCTCCCCTCTCTCTTGTGCGGTCCTTTGTGCGCGCTTTCTGTCATCTTCTTTTTTTTAAACTTTAAATTTCATTCTCTTTGTTTGCATTTCGATGACTGCCTGCCCGGCGACCGCTGCGCCGCCGCGCGATCTTATCCGCGTGCTCTTGGTCGACAACCATGACTCGTACACGCACAATCTCTGCCATCGACTCTTGGCTGCGACAGGAGATTGGGTCGACGAAATCCACGTGATCCCCAACGACGCCATGCCGTGGGGCGACCTGTGCGCGCGCATGGACGACTTTGACGCGGTCGTGATCTCTCCCGGTCCCGGCGTCCCATCCAATCCTGCCGACTTTGGTCTCTGTGCCGAGATTATCCGCTGGGCGACCGCTCACGACTTTGGCAACGCTCCCGCAGACGCCATGCCCCTTTTGGGCGTCTGTCTAGGCCACCAAGGTCTGGCCTGGGCTCTCGGCGGTAAGGTGGTGCGCGCGCCTCGAGTCGCCCACGGCGTCGTCGAGTCTATTGGACATTGCGCTTCGGGGCTCTTTTACGATGTGCCGCTCCCCACGCCGGTCGTACGATATCATTCATGGATGGTCGAGCGGGCGACGCTGCCCTCGTGTCTCTGCGTTAGCGCTTGGACCATCCCCGCTGATTCCGTGACGACGACAACGCCATCATCATCATCCAACCCTCAAGACCAAACAACAGCAATTGTGAGGAGTGGCGACGATCTCGGCAGCGATTCTCTCATCATGGCCATCGCGCATCGCCACCGACCTCTCTTTGGCGTTCAGTTTCACCCCGAGTCGATATGCACGCGCGACGGGGACGCGATCTTGGCTAATTTCGTTCGCATTGCGCGCGGCTACGGAGTGCGTCGTCGAGATCGTCGCCGACACACTAGTTTGGTCCCTGGCGCCCCCATCGCTGGGCACATTTTCAGGCGCTCGGCTGGATTGCCCCGCGAGTTGGCTCCTAGCGACTCGCTGCCACGTTTTCCAAAGCGCGCCGTGTGGAGGCGCCTCTCGTGCGCGGTCCCCCCTCGCGATGCGGCGGAAGCCTTTTATGCGCTCACGGGCAGTGCACCGCGTCGCTTTTGGCTTGACTCGTCGCGCTCCGATTCACCAGACGACGGTCGATTCTCCTATATGGGGGTGTGCGCCACCGAGGGCCTTGCTGCCATCGCGTGCGACCTTGCCCTGGGACAGATGACAGAGTGGCACGCTCTCGCCGGCGCGATCACCTCACAAACGGTCACGATGCCGTCGGATGGATTCATGGCCTATATGGAGCGCTGCTTGCAGTCGCGGCGGTGCGCGCCCGATCCGACCCTCCCGTGTGGCCTGTGCGGCGGCGGCCTCGTTGGCTATCTGGGCTACGAGATGAGACGTGAATGCGGATTGAGTGACGCGCTCTCTAGCGTCCCGCCGTCACGCGCGAGCGAACCCGACGCTGCCTTTCTGGTGGTCGATCGCTACGTTGCCATCGATCACGTCACCAACATGGTCTATGGGGTGGCTCTGGTCGACAATGCTGGCACCGACGACGGCGACAGCGCTGGCGCGTGGTTTGCCCATACCGAGCAAACATTGGCGTTTGTTGCAGAGCGCGCGGCAAAGCATTCTGCATCGCAATCGAGCGCGTCTCTATCGTGGACGGGGACGACGGCAAAACTGGCGGCCCCCGGCGTGACATTCTCCCTCGACCGGGGTCGCGAGCGCTACGTGCGAGACATTGCGTCGTGCCTTGGCGAGATCGCCGACGGCGAGAGTTATGAACTGTGTCTGACCAACAAGGCGCGCGCGTCCGCCGGCGCCATATGCGATGCATGGGCCTACTATTTGCGCCTTAGGTCGACGAACCCGGCGCCCTACGCGGCCTTTGTGACCTTTGGTCGCGGTTTGCCGGTGGTGGCGTCATCGTCGCCCGAGAAATTCATTTCGATCGATCGCGAGGGTCGAGCGCGCTCCAAGCCCATCAAGGGCACGGCGCCGCGTGGCGCGACGCCCGCCGAGGACCGCGCTCTCGCCGCCGACTTGGCTGCATGCCCCAAGACTTTTGCCGAAAATCTCATGATCGTCGATCTCGTGCGCAACGACCTCAGCGTGTGCTGTGTTCCGGGAAGCGTTGGAGTGCCCTCGGGTCGCCTCATGGCCATCGAGTCCTACGCGGCGGTCCATCAGATGGTGACCACGGTCGACGGTCTGTTGGAAAGCGGCACAACAGCGCTCGACGCTGTGCGCGCCGCCTTCCCGCCGGGATCGATGACGGGCGCGCCCAAAAAGCGCAGCGTCGACATTCTCGACCGTCTCGAAGAGGGTCGACCTCGGGGGATCTATTCGGGCGCGTTGGGCTACTTTTCGGCCGACGGCGCCTGTTGTCTCTCGGTGGTAATACGCACAGCGGTGATCGACGACGGCGGCTCCGCGTCGATCGGCTGCGGGGGCGCCATCGTTGCCGATTCGGAGCCGGATGCAGAGTTTAGCGAGATCCTCCTCAAGGCCGATCGCCTGGTGCGGGCTGCCGGGGCCACGGAGCCCATCCAGGTGGATACGCGGCCCGAGCGGGTGCTCGTTGAGACGATGCGCCTCGATCCCGAATGCGCCCTCGTCGAGGAGCACATTGCGCGTGCTATCCAATCGGCCGAGGCCCTTGGCTCGCGTACCCTCACGCCCGACGCCGTCAGGGACGGCATACGCAAAGAGGTGCACAACAATCTCGGGACTGCCAATGCGACCCCGGTGCGCCTCCGCATTTCGATCGACCTCGATACGGGCTGCGTGACCTCGACGGCGACGGCTCTTGCTGTGGGCCCGCGCTGGCACACGCCCAACGACGCGCTCAGAGCAGGCGTCGGGGATCGCGTGGCCCGTGTGGCCTTTTCGAGCCCCGTCGACAGCGCCGACGTGCGACTCGCGCACAAGACTGCGGCTCGTGTTGTTTATGATCGCGCGCACCAACAAACGTGGTCCGTCGACGACGACAACAACAACGTGCCCTCTGACGCCCGCGAGACATTGTTGATCAATGAAAAGGGCCACGTGACCGAGGCCACGCGTGCCTCGATCGCGCTCGTGCCGACCGACGGCTCGCTGCCGGTCACGCCGCCTCTCGATGACGGGGTCTTGCCAGGGGTCATGCGCGCGCGCCTTTTGGCCCGAGGGTTGATTCGCGAGGGGGTGATCACTCTGGACGATCTTGCCGTGGCGGCAGCCGCTGGCCGGCCTCTCTTGCTCTTTAATGCCGTGCGCGGCGTCTACGCCGTACGCATTTAACTCGAACACCGTCCGACGGCCTTTGTTTTTTCTTTATGCGAGTCTCGGTGTGGATCAGTTTCATTCTTTTTCTTTTTTTTTCTTTGGTGAATAAAAAAGAAGGCATCATAGAGGCCGAGACCTGGCGCGACAGCGGCCGTTGCTGGTGTCTGCGCAGACCCAAAAGGGGCGCAACAAGCGAGAAAATAAGCAGCGGCGACAAGAAAAGACAGACAGACAGTCAGAGAGACGATGACGACCACCAACGAGACAGGGCAGTTGTGGTCGTTGTTGATGCCCGACGAGTTGCTCGTCATTATATTTTCGGGATGCGACTCCATGAGGAGCGTGGCTTTGGCTCGGTTGGTCTGCCGCCGCTGGTCGCACGTAGGCCAAGAGGCCATTGGGCGCATGGGCAGGCGCTGGGCGGCTGAATATCTCTCGGCCAGCAGCGGATGCGACCCTCAAGACCACGCGTGTTCGGCTGTCTACTCGGCGGTGGCCTTTGATCAGCCACAGCGTCTGAGGCTGCTTTTAGACGTCCTGCCCGAGTTTGACCTCGGACAGGCCGTCGCCTACAGACCCATCATTGAAGCGCGAGGGCACGCACGACTGACTGGACACTATCAGCCAACACGCTTCTCCGTGCCGCGTCCTCACCATCCCCTCTACGGATGTTACGTTCCGGTCGGGAGGGGGCTGTTGGCCTTTGCTGTTGGCTGCGGTGCCGTGCGTTGCGTTGAAATGCTGGCCACAATGCGTGCTCCGGTTTACTGCACGCGCGAAGCCCTGGTGTGGTCGGCGTTGTGGGCGTCGACGCGCTCATGGCGTGTCAGCGTCTATGACCCGAGGCCCCAGCACTCGCGGAACCATCTATGGAGAACGGTGGCGCGCCTCCCGCCGATTGACGGCATGCGCCTCATTGATGCCGTTCTCGCTCTGCCGCTCGAAAAGGCCGCCGTCGGCACCGAGTGTATACGGCCGCTGCATGCGCTGCTCATCGTCACGGGCCACACGCGAGACGATCTGGGCCAGTTCTGGCAACATCGCAGTCAAGATGCCATGACCGCCTGGTCGGCGTGCATGCTCGCCCGTTTTGTGCGCGCCGGCTACGAACCCGACGATCCTGTGAGGGGCGACGTGATGGCCCCCTTTAATGGCGGCGGTGTCCTGAACAGAGGCGATGATGGCGCCAGCGGTGGCAGCGGCGGCGACGACGGCGACAAAAGCAACACAGAACGGTATGGCAGTACCGAGCGTCGCTTTCTCGCCCGTCATCATACCGACCGTGAACACGGGGCCTTTTATGCCGCGCTGCTCCGTGTGTTTGATGCCGACGAAGCGCTCAAAGGTCTCGAGCCCTTGGCCAGGGCGCATCTCTGTGGCGAATAAAAAGGCGTCCCCCGTGGCGGTCCTTTTTCTTTGCTCTTTTTTCCTGTCTGGCGGTTGCTAGAGAAAAAGAGGGAGCCGGATCGATTCTAGGTAACCAATCATGCAAGGGTATTTTTAATGCTCCATTAGAAAAATGAACCAAAAAGGACCGGCAGTACAGACCGCGCTTCCCTGCTCGGTCGGTCTTTGTGATATTTTCCTTTCGTCTTCTTTTGTGTCGCTCTCTCCTTCTTACGGCCACGACGGCGCGTGCTTGATTCTTTTTCTTTTTTTGTTGCCACTTCTTTTTTCTGATTTAGGCCAGGAACAGATAGACAAAGAAGAAAGAGAGAAAAGACAATTGCGACCAAAGTCTCTTGTGGGCGCAGGCGGGTTTGTGCGCGACCAAAGAGGACACTGCAAAGGGCCCTCACTTGCGAGCGCGTGCGCTCCCTGCGGCGGCGACCCCCTTTTCGGGACACGCAAAAAAGGGACCAATCTCAGCACAATCGCCACTACCCGTTCGACTTTCACCCGAGGCTGCAATGGCAACGAATGCTCCTGGAGCGACTTTGACAGGCAGAGGCGACACGCGGGCCACACCGGATATGTTATCCCCATCGCGCATTCCTTTCAAACCGCATGTCGATTTCGCCGCGCCGTGGGTGGCACTCGTTGGCGGCGACATCGGCGACGATCGTCGACCGCCCGCAACCCATGGTGGCGGCGACCGCGATGACGGGTTCGACATTCGCCGCCGACACGACGGCCTCCTCATTGGGGAGGACCCCTTTACGCCCGGCTTTGATATGCGGACTTTGATCGGAGCCGTGGAGCGAGTTCACCTGTTGCGCGCGTGTTCGACGGCTGCGCCCACATTATCGCCCCTGATCGAGACGACCATCGCGCGCCTGGCCCACGGTGCATGGGTGCGCGCGCCCTATGTCCAAAAGACAGCCCCGCCCAACCGAGCCACGCGCGTTCATTTGTGCCACCTCTTGAGCCGCATCTACGCCCCCTTTTGGTCACAACTCGCCCGAGCCGACATTATGCGCCAGCCGGTTGTTATGGCGCACGTGGGCTCTCCGCCCAACCCGGCCGACGTGCTAAGGTGTTTGCGTCGCGATTTTGGTTTGAGCAGGATCACGGCGGCACACATCAAAGCGGCGGCCCCCAACGATCCCGTCGGCGCGGCCGATACCATAGCGCGCATCCTCTGTCACGTCCACGTCGGGATCGCAGGTGCAGTCGCACTCGCCTCGGATGTCGGTTCCTTTGCCGCGGTCACGGAATCGTCAGCATCAACGACGACGACAACGGCATCGACGACGACACCGCCGACAGCAGCAACGACGATGACAATGACAGAAGAAGCAACGGTCGCAAGAGAAGCAAAGGCTTTTCTGTCTGACATTTGTGCTGTGGAGACAGCGGCGGCAGCAGCGACCACGGCACCGCGCACTGCGATACCAACCTCAATTGAGGCGCAGCCACGGATTCCCATTAGGCTGCTTTATGTGGGCGTATCGGCTGGCTGCCCATCGAGACTGCCGAGCAGTCTCGGCGCTGACGCCAACGGCATTCGCTTTGCTATGGTCGCGTCTCGCGTCGCCCGGCCGCGCTCCGATGGCTACACGTGGCGCTGGGTGGCATGGGTTCTGTGGGACACGCGCGCGCCGTGTTTTTGGGAGGCGAGCGATGACGAGGCCATGGCCAGTGCTGACAATGCCGTTGGGTGTCCTCCTGGCTCTTTTGGCGTGTGGCTGCGCGCAGCGGCCATGCGCCCAGGCACCACGCTACCGCCTGCTGTGCTATCGCCCCAGCCCCCACCTGCTTGCCAGCCGACCGATCGCCTTTTGCTCGAGGTGGCGACTCTTCTCGCGTCACGTCTCACTGACGTGCCCACGGCCGAGGGAGTGCGCATCTCCATCGCGCGCGCCACGACCGGATGGGCACCGCTGTGGGACGAACAGATTGCTCCCTATGTGCGAGCCCTGTTGACGCCTCCATAGTCGCCCTGATCTGCGCCGTTTTTCTGGTGGCCGTCCCCCTTTTTGCTTTGGCCTGCATCTTTTTCCCGAGCCCTTCTTGGTCTATGCGCGGCTGGTGCCTCTCTTTTTTTATTTAAAAAGAAAATCTGCGTTGGCAAATCGGTGGGCGGATGCCATCCTGTCCATCGGTGGCCGCCTTCTTGGAGGCCATTCTCGAGAGGCATCAAACTGCCATCGCAATCTTTTCTTTGGGTGCTCGCGTCCCGTCCCCCTGTCCTTGACATTGTCGCCGCAGTGATCGTTGTCGGTATGCGACTGCCGTCGCGACCCCAATGCCGTTCCGATCGGTCAGGCAAAGCACGCAAAAGAGCAAATGTGCTCTGTGAGGTCGGTCAATGCGGCGACGGCGGCCACCATAATAATGAAAACATGCGCGGATCGCCGTCGGTCGTCCCATTGATCCGTCCACCGCGGACCGCGAGTTGAAATCGTGCCACCGCCGTCGGCTCCTTCTTCTTGGCTCATTTCTTTTTCAAAAAGAAAAACGAAAAGTTACATAGACAATAAAGAGACGCGCCGTTTAGATCGTCTGCCTTTGTTTTTGGTCGCAGGCGCCAAAAATCGTGCGCTTTCGTGTGGCCCAAAGACATGGGCATTGTATCGGCCGATTCGGCTCTGGTCGGGCGCAGTGGCGATGGTGCGCGGTGTGCGCTCTGCCTCTGTCACTGCTCGCGCATTCCTTGTCGAGCGCGCAGGATTCGCCGTCGTCGCAGCACCGCGGCAGCGGCAAGCCGGACAATTACGCGCCTCGGTAATGCATATGAAATGGCCCTCCTTTCTGGTTGTTTTCTCGTCTCGGCGATTTCTTTGCCCGGCTGCTGGACGTCGGCGCGAGTCGTTGCCTCGTTGTCGCGGCTACGCGGCGGCTGCGGTGGCGGAGCAACGAGTACCCGCGCGCGCGGGTTACCCTTCTCGTATGGTATCCGAGGCTACCATTGACTCGTATTTACTGTATCCGAGTCAATTGTAGCCTTGGATACACGCTGCCGGCTGGTTTTGTGCCACGCGCTGAACGGCCGGACCAAACAACGGGCGGCGACGATCTGGGCATCGTTTTTATTGGCGAACGCCATTGGCTCGAGATCGCCTTTTATACAGTCGAGGGCTCACCATGCAAAGTATCGCCAACAGCCGACAACACCAACAAGCCAAATACCTCAGACAGGCAGATAGACAGAGATCAAGCAAGCAGCCGACCGACCGACCAACCAACCAACAAACAGATCGACTATTACATACGCACGAGACAGACAACGAGCCTCTCTCCCTCTTTCCTGTCGCCAACGCCACCAAGATCCGTCCGCACGACCCTTTGCCTGTCCCTTGTTGTTGAGCGCCGACACAAGCCTCGCCAACCATCTCGCATCGAGCAAAAGCCGCAGCGACCAACGCTGATCGATCGCGAGCGAAAACACTCGACCTATCGATACAACAAGGACAACTCTCGCCCGCCCTTTACGATGACCACCAGCATGCGCCCGTCAATCCCCGTCATGGCCGCCCTCGCCGTCCTCTTTGCTCTCGCGGTCACGACCGCCAATGCGCAGATCTACTATGACGGCCCGATCCGGTTTTATCACGCGCCCGGAGCCTCGTACTGCTACATCAACGCCGCCGCCTCGTACGGCCCGTTCACCTGCGTGGCCAAGCCCGACCTCGCCGATGCCGGCATCTTTACCCTGACCGGCGTCAACGTGCCGTGGAAGACCTATGTCGAGAGCCCGACCACCCCGGCCATTCTCAATGGCGGCGCTCTGAGCAAGTGGTGCCTCCCGCGCAACTATACTGGCAACACGCCCAACAGCATCTACTGCTCGGGTTCGGGCCTGACCCCTTGGTTCCAGATCGTCAAGGTGGGCGGTCTCGGCAGCAACTACATCTACAATGGCGACACGGTCGTCATCAGGTCGACCTTGACCAACACCAACTGCACGCTCGACAATAATGTCGTCAACTGCAACCCGACCACGCTGCCTGGCACCGTCTTTACGATCGTTATCTAATGGCGAGGAAGGAGCCCGCCGCTGTCGCCCACCACTTGTGGCCGCCTTTACTCCTTTCTTTGTTTCGCGCGCGCGCTCTCTCTCTCTTGTGTGCGTGTATCTTTGTGTCTCTCGATTTGTTGTCTCTTTGGTCGCTCGACCGTCTTGTTGTTTTTTTGTCTGAACCACGCCAAGTTTGTGGTGCGGTCGCCCGACATCAAGAGTAAAAAAGTCTTTTTGACAATTTGGCCTCTTTTTTTTCATCAGCAGCAGGAACTAGAGCGCAAGAGGGTGCGGTTTCTTTGTCTTTTGTGCGCTTGGCCTGTGCTCCCGGACTGCATAGGCGACCCCCGAACCGATTGTTTCTTTTTTTTCCCTTCTTGCGGGCACGGCAAAAAGAGCGAGGCCGGCAAGGGCAGCCGCCACCTAGGCGGCGCATGGTTTCGTTGTTAAGGGTACGTCTTGCAGAGTGCCCCCGATCGTATCGCAACGCACGCGGCATCGCATCCGTGGCGCTCCTAAAATCAAGCGCAATACCGAGAACAAAAAACACGCCTCAACAGAGTGTGCATTGCTCCATGGAACCGCCGTTGTGCACGCCAAACAGACATGTTTTAAAGTATGCTGAACGCGTCGCCCGAGGCATCGCGGGTTTACTGTTGACGACCGTAGAACAAGGCGCCGACCGTCTTGGGATTCCACGACGAAACAAAGGCAATGCCAACGCCTACATGGAGACTGGGGCGTACGAGAGGGATGTACGGCAGATAGTCGACGCCATCCGTGGACCCATTCTGGCGCGGGCTTTTGCGCTATCCAAATCAACAAAAGGCAATACCGCTCCGGTGGTCATCTTTGATATCGATGACACGCTCCTTTCGACTTGTTGGGGCCGACGACGTCGTGTTTGTCCGGGCGGGTGGCTACAACCCATCGAACCAGTGGTCGATCTGCATCGACAACTGAGAGCGGCAGGTGTGCGCACCGTCCTTCTCACCGGACGGTGGACTCTACAGAGGGAGCAAACCCTGGCCAACCTCTGGCGGGTGGGCGTCGCCGGGTGGGATCACGCTTTATTTCGCGACCCTCGAGACGCCAGCGCCTATCTCTTGGCGCGCGACTACAAGGCATGCCAACGAGCACGCTTGGCGGCGGCTGGCTACGCCATCGTGGCGGTCATTGGCGATCAACATTCCGACATGGCCCACGATGGGCCGGGCGGCATCATCGACGTACTCTTGCCCAACCCCTTTTATACAGTGCGCTAGGACGCGATCGAGCCGCGTGCCCGCGGCATGGGCAGTAGGAAAAAAAGAATGTCCCGCCCTGCGCGCCCGCAAGTCACAAGGGACATTTGATGGTATTTATGAAAAAGTCGGCCAACCGCTTGATGATCCGCTGACGCTTGCCCTTTTGTTTGACTTGGGCTATTGTGCACGCGTATTTGCGTCGACGCAATTATGCGCGCACAACAACAGGCTTGCCAGGCAAAGGGGAAATCGTATCGCGCCCCTCTGTGCAAAAGTGGGGATTGGGGGGCAAAAGGATTTGAGACATTATTTTTTCGGACCTGTCGGCAGGCCAGCACGCCCTCGGCGAGGAAAAGAAAAAGGCACGGTCGCGCACCGTCAGGCTGTCTGCGCGCATTTTGTACGCTGCGAAAAAACAACCGAGGCCGCCTCGCCTTTTTGTCCCTTGCTCGCTCGCTTGCCCAAAAGCATGCCCCGCCCGATAGAGACGGACCAATGGGAATCGAGAACAGCCAGCAAGAAATGGCCAAAAGAAAAATAAAATATATATATATGTATATGCAACAAAATACGGGGAGGGGCAACAGACGGGGATCGCAACGACAGTGATGGCAATTAGCGCCGACCGGGGTCAAAGAGTAGGCTCTCCGTCGGTGCCAAAGAGGTCGGCACACAGGTCCGCGTGGACCAACCAACGACTGAGCAAAATAGCGCTGTCACGTATCTCCTCGCGGGGGTCGTCGACGCAGAGCGAGCGCACAGCCAACGCCAATGCGATCGGCAGTGGATGCGGCTCGACGGCGTCCCTCCATGCGCGCGCCATAAGCGCGTCAGCCTCGAGGCCCGATCCAAGCGCCTCGGGCCCTAGAATGTGTTGAATGATCGTTGGCATTGGGGCCGCACAGAGCCGATCCGCGCGCCACGCCAGCGTCACCAAGACCGCGAGGGCTTTGACGGCTGATACGCCGCCGTCGCAATTCACCCGACTGTAGGCCACGCCCTCGCTCAGTCGAGCCACCCAAGACTGCCACAGGGCAAAACAGCGATGGGTCACCGCAGCGGTGGCGGCTTGGTGGGGATCGGCCAGGACGCCTCCCAAATGTGGTGAGACGCGAGACTCGCACGCGGCAACGGCGGACGGTATCGACATGGTGGCAAGACTGTCGGCATCGGTCCATCGCCCATTGTTGATATAGACCGCTAGCGCGCCTCGAACGTACCCCGATCGCACAACGACCTGGGTCCATGTGTCGACGAGCGCAGCCGTAGCGCACGACGACGACGCCGGCCACGGCGCCAACGTCTGCGCGATGAGAGCCAAGGGTGCCTCCTGTGCAGGTGCGGCCACCGCGAGCCAGGTCAGGCCGCGCACAAAATCGCCGTCGGTGCAATGGCCTCTGTCGACGGCGTAAAGCAGAATGCGCGCGGCCGCTTCGCACGAGAGCGGACCAAACTCGCCTTGGTTGTCGAGGGCATGCCAGCGCGCCAGCGCCATATACACATCGATCCGACCCGAGTAGAGGGCAGACACGGCCGTCGCATGCCAATCGCACGACCAACCATAGGCGCGCGCAATGTCAAAGAGCGCCGCATGCCCGTGCACGGCGGTCGCGCGGAACCAGCCGGTCGCTGGGGCCAACGCCCACATGGCGACGAGGTCGTAGGCCCAGTCGCCCATAATGTGTCGCGAGCGCGCCATGGGCGCGTCGGCGGCCTCAACCTTGTCTCCCCCACTGGGCTGCCACCGACTGAATACAGAGCCCAAGAGGTGAACGGTGCGTGCGGCTCCCCATCGCGAAGTTGCCTCCCATACGCGCTCCACGATATCGCGCACGGCGTGCTCTGGCGACGATCGTTGGGCGTATCGCCGCGCGATGGCCACTGCCGCCAGGGCGACCACTGTCTCGCTGCGATCGTGCTGGACCGCGACCTCGATGCAGGCCAACACCGACGGCAGCGAACCTCCCCGAGCCAGCGCTGCAGCCACTTTGTATGCGCCGAGGCCGCGGCAGCCCGCGGCCGATGCGATGCGCTCAGCGAGCGCGTGGCACGGGGACATTATCGTGTAGGGACGGCGGGCATGATGTGGGGTGCGGCCGTCGACAGCAGCACTAGCGGCATCTCCGCTGCCATCACTGCCGCCGGCATCCCCTGCACTGTGCGCGCTTGCATCGTGCACAAACACAGGAGCGCCCAACATCGCGACAGCGAGCGCCACAGAGTCGCAACGGTGCGATAGGGCCACCGCGGTGGCCACATCGACGGGCATTACACGCGCACACAAGAGGCGCGCTCGATTGAGCGCCGCGTCGAGGGCAGGCAGAGTAGCGCTCGCGCGTATCCATTGCGCCAGAGAGGACGCGCTGGCATAGCGTCCCAAGCACCATTTGTCGAGGTTGCCTGGGATGCCATGGCTTGGCATCATAGAGGCCATCCGCCGCGCGTCGGCATTTGACGATGATTCGATGAGCCTACGCCAGCGACGGCAGACGAGGCCCGCCGACGCGCGATCGATGATATCGATGCCGTAGGGCCCGTTGAGGAATCGGTCCAAGAGTTCGTCGGGAAGGCGGTCGCACGGACAGACGGTGGGCGCGACTTTGTGCGTCGAGGGCTCATCAGACCCCAAGACTCTGTTGTTTCTTCGATCGTCGTCGGCACAGCCACCTCGATCAGTGCGCGATACACGGCGGCGCTTGCGCAGGGTGGAAAATCGCCGTTGATATTGATCGCCATCATCAACGACGACGGCGATGATGCCAACGTCGGCATCAGTCGCGCTATCGTGCTCTCGAGCACTTGCCAAAGTGCGCACCGCCATCGTCGTTGTTGTCATCTCATGGCTCGGATGGCGACGCCGTTTTCCTAATATCGGGGTGCCGTCGGCGACTGGCACCATATTCGACGCAATGCTCTGTTTGGACGTCGCGCGCATAATGGTCTTTTTTCTTTTCTCTCTCTTTGCGCTTGGCCTCGAAAATTTTGGTGGTTCTCGTATCGGTTGGGGCGCAACGCTCTCGGGCAGCAGCAGCAGCGATAGAGAGACGGGCGGTTTGGACCCGCTTGTGCGCCTATCTCGTTCTCGGCAAGATCTCTCGGCTGCTGACGTCGTACCGCGGCAGGCAGGAGTGAACCGCTGGCGTGTATGTACACGCGCGCGCACACACACAAACAATAGAGACACAGGACCAAAAGGGCAGAGGAGTGACCGTTGCAGAAAAGTCACCAACAAAGAGACACACACACAAAGACCAAAAAGTGGGGAGTGGATCGCGATATGTGCGCGTGGACCTCCCGATTTGTCATGACCGAATCCGTCGACCGTAGCGCGCCCTCCCCTCCACAGATGCAACCACTAGGAACACAGACCACAAAAAGTGCTCGTCCAATCGGTGTGCACTTTTAATGAATGGGCGCAGAGGCTCTGCGGTGGGGCGTTGCCCGCGCACACATCGGGGCCATCGCCAAGCCTCTTTGTCATTTGCCGCCCACAGGGCCCTCTCTTTTTTGCGCTATGTCAATCCAAAGACCAATGGCCGAGGACTATACAAAGTGCCGGGTGGGTGGGATATGACCACACGATGGCCAAAGAGCAAACACGCGCACCGAGGACGGCAAATGACAAAACAATCGCTCTGATCGCACAAGGGGTTTTCTGCATGTGCGTGTGGACGAGGGCGACTCGACCCTCGGGCCTCCCTGTGCTTTGGCTGCGGTCTCTTTTGCGGCTCGGCGCACGCAAAAACAAGGCCAGTCCGCAAGAGAATAAAAAAAGAAAGAAAAAGACGCATCACAAAAAATCGCGACGAGAACACGGGAAAAGGCCTTGTGTTGGGCCGTCGATCTTGAGCGCGCGTGTGTGAGGACAACGACAGCACACACTCAGACGGGTGTTTGTGCCCCGCGTGCAAAAGAACCATGGTCGTGGTCATGTGCTTTGCTTTTTTCATGTCTGGCGCCGTCCCGTGGCCGACTACAGTTTGGTCACTCGGCAGGGAGCCATCGGCACGCTCCCGGCGGGCGCGCGTCGAGGCTCTGTGTTTATGGCCTCTGACAGAGGCCGCTTGCGCGCGCGCACACACAAGGGCACGCACGCCACGGTCGCATTGTATCGGTTTCGCGCTGCGCGGCACAGCGCGCCGACGCCAAATTGGAAAAAAATGGACAACCAAAGATGGAAACAGGCAGATAGAGGCACGCGTATCACATACACACACAGACGCAGGCCATCGCTGTCTCCCAGAAAGACGAAAAAACACGTGCCTGTGCACATACGCGCAAAACAAACCAATTATGTCGGCGCCGAGAGAAGATGCGGCCCGACTAATGCGCGAGTCGATGGCGTCGCTCAGAGCCAGTTTACAGCCCGACGCAGACGCCGAAATGGGAAGAAGCAACAACAATGCAAAGCGCGCTCCATTTGCGCGTCGCCGACAAGTGGATGAGTCGACAACGTCGTCGTCGATGCTGCGACATAAAGCGGCGGCCCCCGTCGCACCAGTCAAGGCTGTCAACGCGTCTGCGGCGACGGCGACGACGCTGCCGCCCGAGTGGGCCTCGTTGGGCGACCGCCTCGTCTGCCTCTTGGGCACTGAGCCCGTCGGCGACGTCCTGCGCGGCTACGGCATGGACCGGTGGGACGCGGGCGGGTGCGGCGTGCTCGCGGCAGCCTTGGCGCCGTTGATGGCAGAACGGGGCGTGCCCAACGCGCGCTCCTACGCGATCGTTGTACCTAGACCGAGCGACGGCAGCGGAGACGCTCGAGCGCAAGTGATATCGTGCGTGGTGGGCAACTCGCTGGCGGGACCTTTTTTCGATGCCGCCGGGTGGCATCTGGGGGACGCGCTGCGCGCGCGGGCCGGACCGCGCGCTCGAATCGTTCCCATCGAGGCTCGGGTGGGCCCCGTGGCCGGACCTGTCGGGGTCGTATGCCCGCACGGAGCCGTGCGCGACCTGCGCCGCACCCTGGAGCGCTACATCGACACGCCGTTCATCGTCGTGTACGATTCAGCCGATGCGTTGGCGCGCGCAATCGGGGGCAGCCACGGCGGCGACGACACAGCCGCCAACGAGAGGCGTCTGCCGCAGTTGTGGACCTGGGACGATCCCGCAACGGCGGCTCGCCTCTACCTGACCACGTCGGACGGGCCCATGCCGGTCAACGAACACGGTTCGAGGCTGCCGCCACACTATCGCGAGGTGGCACGATTGGCGCGACAAGATCCGCATCGACAGTCGTGCCTCACGGTCGGGGCCACCCGCGCCCGCCGCCACCCGACGGCGTGAACCAGAGACAAATGGAGGGAAGAAAAAGGTACGACGGCAAAAACCCACGGACGCCTGTGCGAGCATCCGAGCATGCACCGAGACAAAAGATACACCGACGGGCGCGTAGAGTCTCGTCGCAGTCTTTGCTGGCGAGTTTTTCGGTTTGGCGCTCTGTCTGCAAGTTGCGAGCCGAGCCGCGGGAGCCTACACATGAACCCAACAACGTGACAGAATGTATGGTGAAAACCATATAAAAGAAAACGAAAATAAAGAGGCATAGCAACCAATAGCAGTCAAAAGATGGCCCGAATTGCCGCCGAAATCGTGATGAGCCACACGTGCGCGACAGACGCTATTAGATGGTATGACAACCAATAGCAGTCGCGGACACGATATGGGCCACGAGATGGTCGCCTCCTTCATTGGAGCAGATCGGCTCGCTGCGAAAAATAGGCAGAGAGCGCCGGCCGCGTATAAAGCGCCTTGTAGCGAACCCACACAAAGTACAGCAACGGCCACAAAAGCGGCAGCCACACTGCTACGTAACCTCTGCCTTTGCGTCGTCATCCTCCTCCTCCTTTTGCCCACAAGTGTGTGTGCAATTTACCAAGCAACGACGACGCACCAGACAAGTCATGGACCTGCTATCGAACCGAGCGATGCCTCCCGCTGTCCGCGGCATAAGCCAAAAGACTCACAAGGATGAAGCGCGTCGCGTATGCCCTGGAACTCGACCCGTCGACGCGCTGGCCCGCTCGCGCCTGGCTGATATCCTCGCGCGCATGGCCTCGTGGCCCGAGACTGCTGTCCCTCTCTGCGACCCTCCCCTTGCCGACTATGCACGGCCGGATAAGGGTCGCTACCCATACACTGTGGCCCTGACCGGTTTTGTTCCGGCGGCGGATACACTTGGAAGCGACGACGGCACGTTGTCAAACGGCGGTCGCCCTGTGAGCCAACGAGACGATCGTCTTGCGTCGAGCCGCAATCCTAAAGATCGCTGCGCTTTGGCGCTTGATGGCGTCAACACTGCGAGAGACAACAACGATGCCACCGACACTGGCCCAAAGGATGACGTTGATGGCGGCATTAGCGGTGATGACGATGATGACAAAGAGGCATACTATGAAAAGACATGTCGGGCTTTGTGGCACTATGTACGAATCATACTGCCCGAGTTGGAAGTCCAACCGCGCTCGCCGCGGGCCTCTGTCTATGACGAGCCTGATCGCGTGCGACTCGTCGCCTTTGTCGACCCTCGAGCGGAGGCTCGGCCCGGATTCGACAGCCCTCTATCGCTCGCCTATGGCTTTGGCACCGAGTGGGAAGCCGGGGCCCGCGAGCGCGCAGCGTCCTTTCTCGCGGCGCGTCACAAGCGGCGCGCCGCTGCCGTGCCACGACCACTTGCGCGCACCGGTTGGATCTCGACGCGCGGCCTCAAGGCATTTGATCGCGGCGCCGTCTTTGCCAGAGGCGCTCACCCCCATTCCTCGCGCGATCCGCTCTTTGCCAGGGGCGCCCATCAAGGGCGTGCCGACATCTACCGCGACATGGGATACCTCGACAGAAACGGTGGCGACCTCTATGGAAGGGACAATGACACGTACGGATTTTGCGGCAACAACGACCGATTCCGCAAGCCTGCAGAGATGTGGCATCTGCCACAGATTCGCTCCAAGGATGACACTGACCTCGCGCGTCGCGACCCCTTTTCCGATCCTTATGCTGACTATGAGACCCCGAGCGCGCTCTGGCACCGACGCAACCCGCCTCTGTCAGAGTATCGTATGGATATTGACGAATTGGACGACAGCGACGATATCGAGGCCGACGACGACTTTGAGGCCATTGTCGACGGTCGCCAGGGAGATGGCAGCAAGGCCCGCGCTCCGCAGACGCGGTCATTTGTCGATGCTGCATAGGCGACTGGCGGCTGCGCGCGATCGACCCCTCTCTATTTATTTCCTTTTTCTTTTTTTTTTGGATTTTGGCAATACACTCTTCTCGCTACTTGCTTTGTGGCACGCACGATTTTCATCATCTTGACGACCACGATTTTGTGTGTTGTGTGTGTTGTGTGTCTTTGTGTTTACCATTTTTCTGATCCCAAAGACGGGGGTCGAGCAAGTGCGCAACATTCCGACGAGTCAAGAGGCGCGGGACGATATGGTTACGCAAAAAAAAACAAAAAAACAGATGCGCTGAGGGGGCGCTCCGCCAGTCCCATGGCCGCACTGGCAAATTGTCTTTTCTCAACAAGAGACGAGCCTTTTCTTTGGGAAACTAGAGATTGCCGGCGGCTCTGTGAGTGGGCCTTTTCTCGAGCGCGCATGCTCAATAAGCCGCGAAAAAAAGGCGAAAAGAGCCACCAAAATCATTGACCACGAGAGAAAAAAGGGCATTTTTGTGCTGTCGAAAGTGATCTGGGGGATCGGCGTCCTTGTGATGCCCTCATGTCGCCATCATCAGAGTCGCGATATCATGCAAGAGGCTCATTGGCGTCATCCCATATAGCCCCAAAGACTGGCGTCCGAGTTGCCCACGCGCACGCGCGGACCGAAAACAGGAAAGAAATGCCGTGCACAAAAAGGATAGGTGGACAGAGCAGATAAAAGAAAAAAAATAGTCGCAATCGGCTCAAGGCTGTGTGTTTGGGCTCGTTGGCGCTGCTCCTTTTTTCTTTTTTTTTTCGGTGGGCGCCCTTGTGTGCGCGGGCGTCTCTTTATTTCTGCTGGCCGTGCGCGCATGTGCCCCTATGGCAGTCCCCACTGGAAAATGCAAAGCAGGCAACCACCGCGGCGCTCGCTTGTTTTACCTCTGGCCAGCGCGAGGCCTGCGGTATTGAATCGCACACATTTTAGTCCCTAGTTTGGGATTGGTGTTGAGCGAGGGTCTCCTATTTGGTCGCTATTTTTACATCGAGCAACGGCTAACGCACTCGCGCAGCGCCGGTCGCGCAAAAGAGGCGCGGGCAACCGGGAAAAAGGCCGCGCGCAGGGAGTTGGGCGTCGGGGCTAAAAATAGCGCACCCCACTCGATAACACACACGCAACAGCACCACCAACAGCGCCCACCGCAGCGGCGAGGACCCTAAAAGGAGAAAAGAGAGACAACAACAACGATGACGACGACGACCAAAAATGTACTTGCGATGGCAATGTTTGTTGCCGCGCTGTGCTGCGCCGCAGACGCCTACCGCTACTCGGTCTTTTTGTCCGAGTCGAGCGTGTGGGCGCCGCCGGCAGGATCGAGCGATATCTCGGTGACGCTATGGGGAGCCGGCGGCGGCGGCGCGTCCACGTCGGTGTGCGGTGCCGGCGGCGGCAGCGGCGCGGCCATTCTCAACCGCACCGTGGGCGACGCGGCGTGGTCCGTGCCACCGAGCAGTGTCGACTGGGTCGTGGTCGTGGGACAGGGCGGCGCCGGACTGCGCGCCTACTCGGGAACAGCCGGTACGGCTGGCAACGGAGGCAACACGGTCCTTATGGCGCTTGACGCCAATGGCACCGCGCTCTTTACCGCCACTGCTTATGGCGGCGGCGGCGCCTACGCTTCATTTCCCTCGCGCACCCAATGCCACGGAGGCGGCGGTGGAGGTTCGCTCTCGGCGGCCAGCGGTCCGACGCCCGGATCGGGCAACCCGCCGGGCGCTGCCGATGCCGATCCCCTTGCTGGAGCCGTTCAGGGGGCCACCGTAGGCGACGTCAAGGCGGGAGGCGCCGGCGCCGGCTATGGCTACAACGGTGGCAACTTGGAGCAGCCCTTTATCCAGGGCGCGCCATGGACTTCACCCGGTCGTGACTGGCCTGGCGGTACCGGCGTCAACTTTGTGGTCAACGGCCGCTGCATCTCGTGGGGCGGCGCTGCCGGCTTCAATGGCAAGGGCGGCCGCGGCGCCATGGCGGGCAGCCTCACCGAAGCCCCGCCGGCCAACAGCGGCTCTGGCGGCGGCTCTGGCACCGTGTGCCCGCCTGGCGGCGCCGATTCGCTCGATATGACGGGCGCAGCCGGCGGCATCATCATCGAGTACAACCACCCGATCGCGCCGACGCCTTCCAACACGCCGTCGCCCTCGGTCACGCCCAGCCGCACTCCTTCGCCTTCGGTCACCCCCTCGTCGACCCCGCAGCCGCTCTCTCAGTATGTGACGTTTGTCTCGCCCATCACCGGCAGGCATCTGACCGCGCAGGACAATGGCGCCGTGGCCTCGCTTTGGGTCAACCCGACCATCAAGGAAAAGTGGACGGTCACAAGGCTGGCCAACGGCAAGTACACGGTGAGGGCGCACAACGGGCGCTATTTGAGCGCCCACGCGGCCAGTCCCGATGGCTACGTGCGCTGCGAGTCGACCTCGGTCGGTGCCGCCGAACAGTGGACGATGCTGATCGCGCCCGGAAACGAGTGGACATTCAAGAGTACCTACAACACCTACATGGGAACCACGAGCGGGGGCACCATCTACCTCAACAACGTTGCCAGTCTCTACTGGACCAAGTACGATGCCTAGTCGATGGGCCCCGCCACCTCGACGAGACAGGATCAAAGGCCGTTGTTCTCGTCATTTTTTTTCCTATCTAGAGCGAATATAGAGGAAGAAGACACCTGCACGCACGCGCGCATACCGTCTTTGGTCGTCACGTATGTCCGGGATGATATATGTGCCTTTTTGGTGCCCTCCTTTTGCTCGACATTGGGCCGGTCAGGCGGGCGGCTGTTCTTGTCCTATCGAAAAGACACACACACACACAGAGAGGGCACACGACCGCGGCAAAGTGCAATTTGTCCTCTTGTTCGCGGGCCACAGACCGCCAGCGGCGATGTCGGCCCTTGTTTTTTATTTCGTGCCCAGCGCGTGGTAAAGCCTGGTGCGTGCGTATTTTCTCTCTGATATTGCGCTGCCCCAGCGGCTTTGGATGAAATTGGCCACAGAGGCGACGGCGGTAATAACGGCCAATGGGCTGTGATTGCTTATTCGCCGGCGCGACTGACCAGAGAGACGCGAGTGTTTTCCAGCCAATACGTGTTGGGGCGGTCGCCGCCATAAAGGCCTGGCGTTCTCGGGCAGCACGAAAGAACTATCGCTCGCTAGATCCGCGCTGTCGCGGCTCACAAGAGAGCCCGTCGTAGGAACAGAGCCGAGGCCGTTCTTTAGCGTCCTCATCGCCACCGCCGCCATCGTCGTCATCAGAAAAAACTCATGTCGAGTGCTACTAAATCGACACGGCGTCCGGCGCGTGCTTCCTCGGCTGCGGTATCGACGCGCTCCAAGGAACGACACACAAAGCCCAGATCGATCGCCTCGTCTCGAGTCATGTTGTCGAGCAGAAAAGCCCAGGCCGCCCTGCTGACGCATATCGAGCGCCAGCAGGCCGCTCGGTGCGAAACCGTTGCCCAGGCGCGATCGACATTGTCGCCGGCACCATTACCGCCCCTGCTTCCCCCTCCCGCTCCACTCTCTGCTCAAGAAGCGGGCATGCCCTACTGTGGTGATGACATGGATGGCGACTTGGCTCGAATGATGGACCACCAAGACAGGCGCAACCGTAGCGCCAAACACATGTCCTCGCATCAAGACGAAAAAGAGGCCGTATCAGACGAATTGGCGCGAGTGTCTGCTGCCATCGATGCCATTCACAGGCGACTACTCGCGCAAGATGGACATCTTTTTGGAGAGCCGCCGCAGTCGCCACCACCACCTCAAGACCAACCCTCGCGGCCACGCGATGCCGCAAATATGTCTGATGTCGGTTCTTCCGGTCAAGGCGGGTTCCAGCGACGACGAGGAGAGGACGAGACAGCAGCCCAAGAGTGTGTGCTCGCGGACCAGAGCGACGGTGGGACCTGCGACAATGTGCCCGTCTCTTTTTGGTGGGAAGAATAACGTCTATCCGCTGTTGGTCCCTTTGTTTGGGCGACGTTGGGATTTTCTCTCTGTCTCTGTATCTTGCTCTTTCCGTTGTGCTTGCGCACTTGAATCTTGACCGCAAGAAATTAAAAAATTCGGATGAATCACGACGACGTCAGAGCGCGCATATGCGCTGGTTGAGAAACCTTGCCTGCGTGCCGCGATAGGCGCACATGACCTCGAAGCCGGCTGTCGCCGGTCGACAGGGCGGGATGCGCTCCATCGGGATGGGTGCGATGCTACCGCGCATGCGGCTAGATCGCGCGCGCAGCCGTCGATTGGCTTTTGGCGCGCGGATGCACTGTCGTGCGCCTTGAGTAGGTTGCGGCATGCATTAAAAATACGCACATATATGCGCATATAAACACACAGTAAATGTGCACGAGCATAAATACGATATGGTGCGCATAGGGCCGTTCCTGTTGTCGGTGCGTGTGCGACTGTAGCATGGAGGATCCACGACACCACGCCGCTTTCTCGCCGCCACCCTTTTTTCTGGTTTTTGCGCGTCAATGCCGGGCTGTCTGGGGCGACGGCAAAAACAAATCAAAAAGGAAAAGACGGCTGTTGCACAAACGGGCGGCTGACGTAGGACTGCCTTTCGTGGCATCGCACGGCAAAAGGAAGGCGTCGCTTTACGCTTTCTGTCGTGACATGAGTCACGCGCGTCCGTCGGGGCTTTCTCGATCGACACACCAGAAAGGGCGAGAATTGCACTCACGTGACCACCGCAGCATCATCCTTTTCGCCTCCTGTATTTTGGATCTCCGCTCTTTTCGTCCCATCGCGCACTCGCACGCACAAGGCGAAAAAAGAGGGATCGACAGCGACAAGGGAGCGCGAGAGCCACGGCCAGTCACAGTCGGCGAAAACAGTCCAAGAAAAAAAGAAAACACACACACACACAAGAAAAGGCCGAAATGATGAGTCAGGTGCCGGAACTGAGCCGCAGCAGGGTGGCCCTGCTGATGGCAACGTCTGACGCGGTGGGCAACGCATGTCGTCAAGCGCACGCCGGATCGATCCCCTTGACGAGCGGCCAGGTGCGTCTGATCAGCGCACTGGTACACGGCGCCGGGCTGGATCCCATGGTCGGCACCTCCGCCGGTGGTGTAGGTCAGACACCCACAGACGCCTGCGATGGCGTGCTGCGGGTCTACACGTGGTTTTGGCCGGCGCTCTACACGATCGAAAAGGCTGCCCCCGGCACACTCGAGATGCTGCCGGGCCTGATCACTCCATTGAGCGTCCTCGACGCGCTGCGCATGCCCACCGACGGCCTCGTCGGGATGGATCTCGCTCAGGAGGCCGTCGCGGGTATCGTCGCACGATTGAGGTCGTTGGGTAGCCTGGGCCCGGCCAGTTGGAACGACGCCCAACACCCCTTTACGGTCGCCTTTTACCCACTAGACGAGGGCGGGAATGGGGCCGGACGAGGCGTGAGCCAACGCCACCGACAACGCCCGGACCTATCGGCCACGCAAGGTCTGGCGGTACTGCGCCGCGGGGACGCTGTCATCGCCCATGCGGTCGTGTCTGCACGGGGCGATCGCGTCCAAGACCTGACGATTCTCAACGAGCAACTGTTGCCCCTTTGGGGCGGTGGACGGATGCGCCTCGTAGATCCACGGCCGGCCTTGGCGGATCTCCTAGGTACGGCCGTGGGCAACATCGGCCCTGATCAGGTCGTCGGCGCGCTCGACGTGCCGGATTCCATCGGTGCGCGCGTGCTTTATGGCGCGCGTCCGGGGAGGCGCTTTGGCTTGGTTCGCTTTAATGCAGATCAGATCGGAGCACGTCTCGAGCAAGATATTGGCCCTGCTCTCTATGCCGTGCGAGACGCCAGCGACCGCGATGACGCCATGGACAGCGAGGGCGACGACGACAACGCAGGGGATGATGACTATGAGGAAAGCGACCAAGAGCCCGATGTGGCATTCTGATCCATTGTCATCATCGTCACTGTCAGACGATAGAAGCAAACATACTTGAGATGGTAGTCTGACCGACCAGTGCCTTTTCGGTCGACTTGCGTCGTGGGATGTGGGCGCATGGGGGGGGGACCCCCAAAGTGAAAAGAGATACAAGTCGGCCGTTTGTGCTGTCGTTGTCGACATTGCCACAGCCCACCGGACACAGCCGGCAGTGAGAAAAAAGAGTGCAAATCTTCTAAACAATGGAGTCTTTTATGCGTCCGCGTGCGTGTTTGCGCCTCTGCCAAGGGAGGATGAAAAAGGGATGGCGCGTAGAGAGAGAAAAAAGACAACGGACACTGACAATCCAACGGGCGCGAGAAGGCAGCCGCCATGGCGTCTTTTATTTGCGGGCCGCCTTTTGCTATGTCAGTCTGCGATTGGCGTATCGTTGCCTGACAACAGTCGTCGGCCCGCAGCGATGACAGGCAAAAGAGGCAGAGCAGCGGCCGCAGCAATAACGACAGCCAAACAGGGACGAGAACGCGCGCACTCGCGCCAGCCTCGCCATTTTTGCTCGCATTTTGGTGGTGCGCGTCGGTCAGCGGATCGCAAGCGGTGGCGGCAGCAAAGCCAAAGAGTTGGCACGGGCGAGGACAGCGGCTGAGCGAGGGGACAACGACGGCAGTCAGAGCGATTGCGATGATGACCACAACAACGTCAACAATGTCGACAACGCTGGCGTATGTCGTGTCGGGGACACACCCGCCAGAACTGGCTGCCCCGGTGCAGCCGCCTCGCCGCCATAGAGAGGCGCTGCCTATGACCGGACTTACCGTGTGCATGCTGGCAGCATGTCGTCGCTTGGGCCAGTGCCAACCTCTGGATGATGCCGATCGCGAATTCCTCGCGGCGCTCTTGGTTCGGGCGCGACTGCAGACAGACGGCCTCGACAAGTCCGAGAGTCGTAAATGGGCGTCGGTCGAGATCGCCTACGTCTATCTCTGGTTCTGGCGCGCGATTTCTGCGATGGAGCGCGCTGCGCCGGTTGTCGCCGACCTCGTAGGACGTCTTCCCACGCCTCAGTCGGCCCTGGACGCGGCGATCGCCCTCTCGAGCGTCAACCATCGGCAGCGACCCCACCCGCGCGAACACTCGACCGGAGTTAAGATGGCCCGTGAGGCCATCGCGGACCTTGTCGCCGCGTGCCGAGAGCGCGGAATATTGCGGCCAGAGCCTCGATGGTCGATGCACGACGCGCGGCCCTATGCTGTCGTAATCTATCCACAGGATAATCGAGGGCGCGCGGCTATGCTACTGCGCGGCGAGATGGTTGTCATGGGTCTCGCCTTTGGGGACAAAGGGGCGACCTCGGGTCGCGTCGAGATCATCAAGCCTCATCTATTGCCTATCGGCATGGCAGGAGCGCCCATGGGCTGCGTGGCGCAATTCTACACGACCATGATCGACTTGATGATATCGGCGGCGGCTGCCGCGGCTGGTGATGATCACGTCGGCTCTCGACGCCACGCCACCGTCGGCTGTATCGAGGTGCAGATGATGGGGCCTTTCGATGTGCCGCGTGGAGTCTCGGCGGCTCTCTTGGCCGGTGATCGTCCCGACGGCGCCCTCATCGTTGCGCGCCTCGACGACGCTGCATTGGCCAATTGGCTATGCGGCCGGGAGAACTACAACACCATCAACCAACGCTGCCCAAACTTTGACGACGACCATCTGAGTGATGATGATAATGGCAATGATGACTGAAATCGGGATTTCGGGCCATCGTCACAGTGGCGATCGATTGTTTGGTATGTCTGTTGCCGAGCGACTGACTCCCACCAGAGGGAGACCCTCCCACCCGACAAGTCAACGTCAAAATGTAGAATTATCTATTTTCTTGCTTTGTCCTCTTGTGCGCGACCAGCCGGCCCACGAGCAGCGGCAGCGCGCCACAAAAGCCCCAAAAATATTCTTGCTATCGCAGCGCGCTTTGGTCAAGAGAGAGAGAGAGAGAGTCACCACTTAATGGTGGCAGAGAGGCACAAAAACAAAGCAGCAGCAATCACTCTTCTGCACGAGCAGCCCACCGACGACGGTTTATTTTTACTTTGAGAAAACAAAGCCCATTGACCACGGGGACATCTCTTTTCTTTGGATTCGCTCGACCGCACGCGGGCAAAAAGAGGCACAAAGGCCTCGTGCCGTAGGCCTGCGCGCTTGCCCATTCCTCCTCGGAAAAGCGACAGCAAAGGACGCAAATTTGGTTACAGACTAGCAATAAAATCTTTATATGTCCAGAGGGTTGATGATCGCCGGTCCCCTTTGTCGCTGTCTGGAGATGGGGCCGAGTAGTCGGCCGAGTCCATGGCTCTCAGAGAGGGAGACGGACGGACAAAGAAGCGACAAGGGCCATATAGACCTGCGCACGCAAAACATGAGCCGAAAAAAGCAACGCAGGCGGACGTCAGAGAAAACCCACGAAGCAAGAGCGCGCAACAATCCCGGGTGGGCGCACAGACACAGGAGACGGGAGAATTTTTCAATTCCCATGTGCTGCCGCCGCGCACGATCGCAGAATAGATGCCAACGCCGAGACGAAAAGAAATAAGAAAAAAGCGCTCGCCGCCTAGAGTACGGAGCCGATTGGACGACGGCTAAAAGACCAATGCCAAGGTCCACACTGGAAAGCGAGAACAGAAAAAAAATAGTCAAAACCAAAAAGCCGCTGGCCCGCGTTGGCTGTACGTCCTCGCGACAGCACACAGACAACACACAAAAAAAGCGCCGCAATGCAATTTGATCAACAATCCGCGCTGTGCGTCGTCGCCTCCTTTTGCCATGACTCTGCGGCCGAAGATCAGTTCCACAGCAAACTTTTGGACGAGCGCGTGCGGCCTCTTTTCATAGATCGGCGTGGCATGCCGGCCGTGTGCGCCATTCACATCGATCCCTGTCTCGTATGCTTTGATAGAGACGGTGGCGACCGCCCGTGGAGGAGGGTGCCGTGCCTACGCCCGATGCCCATGCACGATGTCGACGGGGGAGCCTTGTCAGGGTCGTGGGCGTTGGATTTGGCCCCCGGCGATGATAAAGGCCTTGTCGCTCCCTCTGAATATGCCGTCCCACAAGACGCCTACGAGGCCTTTAGCGAGGCGGCCCGCGAGGCCATGCGCTGCCCGCACTTTGTTGTGGTCTGGAGTTGTGAGTCGGCGCGACGCGGCACCCTCCTCGAATGCGCCGACCCGCGTCGAGCGTTGATCGAGCAGGATGCCAACTTTATCGCGGTTGTGCACGCGGCTTGTCTGTTCTTGTTGCCCCACCTGGCGGCCGATCCCATAGCGGCTCGAGCCGTGGCTGACGCGAGTGAGCAAATCGGCCGACGATTCTCGGCAGCAGATGAGCGGCACTCTAGCGCCCAAAATGCTGCGCACTCGCCCGACTCGTGCTACATCTGCACGCACTATTGCCTTTCGCAGAGGCGCCCGACCGAACGGATGCGCCGGGAGAATGCCGTCGTGTTGGCCTTTTCTCGCGCGCTCGTCAAATGGCACTGGTCGGAAGGTGACGACGCGCAGGCGGGCGACCGTACCATCGCGGGCGTTGAACCGCCAGACGACGGCGCCTGTGATCGAGGTCTTGATCGCGACACGCTGCGCTGCCTCGACTGGGCGACCGGCGCCACATCGCCGCAGGAAGCCATCGACCGCGCGCTCTCGGAAGAGCGCACGAGATGCCTAGCGCGTGTGCGTCGGGCGCTTTGCCCCCTCGACCAGGTCTGCTACGTTCACTTTTGTGGCCGCTATTTCATACGCACAGATGACGGAGCATGGATGTCGGCCGAGTATGTCGAGGTGCCACGAGACCTGGACCGCTATCGGAGTGCCACGGGAAAGATACACAATGTTGATGGTCACGACACGTATGACGACGCGCGTATCGAGTCTCTCTTGGCCGATCACATCGCTCGCGCTCCCGATGGAGATGCATGGGCAACGATCGTCACCCTCTCGGATGGGCACTATCGGACCCTATATCTCGACGCATCGGTCGAGAATAGCGCATTGAGCGATATGGTCAACGAGGCGGTGCTCTCGTGGTCAATCGGCGCGGGCATACTCGCCACTGAAATGGCCGTGTGCGCCATTGCGTCGGTGCTCGCAGACCGGCCCCACTATGCAAAGTGTCTCGATGCCGCTGTGGTCGCGCTCGACGTCGCCCAGCGCGCGATCGATGCGCTCTATGCTGATCGCGTTGTGAGGCAATCCGTCATCCATAGGGCCATTGTCCAACGGGCCGATCAAACTCTCGGCGTGGCGCTTTCTTTGGATACGCACGAGTGTCTGATGCGCGCTTCCCCTCCTTTGATCGATGGCGTTGAGAGGACAGACTCGAGCGAGACCGCCACCGCCGACGCCACACCCACTATGAGCGAGGTCCCTCGCGGGCGTAACATTGATTGTGATGTTGGGGTCGACCAGAGGGATCGCGCGACCGCCCGAAAGCGCGACAAATTGGGCATCTTACGCCGGTGCGGATCGACCGCGGCGGGCCTGGCGCCCTTTTGTCTTGCTTTCATCCGCGCCCTCGCGCCCTCGTGCCTTTTGGTCCCTTTTATCTTTTTTTTTCTTTCGACACCGAAAAGCGAGCAACGACGCCACAGGGGCCACCGATCACCAGGCCCGTGCGCTAAAATCGTAGGATGACGCGCAAACCAGGTAAATCTACGAACCGCTTTTTCAACAAATAGGACATTTTTTGTGTGTGCATTGGCATCGTCTGTCAGTTGGGGGGGGGTCTACCATCGCGCCCGCGCTAGAGAAAATGCCGAGGCCGACGACCAACCGGCGCGAGGATTTGCGGTCGCTCGGCGCCATAGCCTTTGCAGGACGGGACATTGTTGCTGTCGGTGAGGCGCGGGGCCACCCAAAGTTTGCCATTCTTTTGTTGTTTTTTTTGAAAGAGGGATACCCTTCCCATCAAGAGCATCAAAAAAGGATCAGGCGATGGCCACTCCTCCTTGTTCACGGGGACGCGTACGCGCAATAGATCCCGCAACCGCTCGCGCGTGTGCGCCCTCAACGAGAGAGACAAGCGCGCAGCAAAAATAACCACCAAAAAAAGAAATAATCACGCAAAAGAGGGACGACGAAAGTGAGTCGTGCTGCGGGGGGGGGCGCCGGAGGAGGATAGAAGGAATCGACGCAAGGGGGGCAGGGGAAAAGGCGACGCGCTCAGAGAGGCACCGAGGCCGATACGAGGCCCGCTGCAGAGAGCCACGCGACCAGAGACGACCCCACGCCGTCGTGCTCTCGGTTGATGCGCCGTAGCAGAGAAGCGATGGCGCGGCTAGGCACGGGGACCGGGCGACACCACGTCTCCCACGCGTCCAACGAATTTCTAGAAACGTGCGCCCATCCTGCGCGACAGCAAACACGCGCGGACCGGACGTTCCCGAGGGCTACAGCGAGTCGTGTCGCGTCGCCCAATCCGCATCGCACAGCCATAGCGCACAAGAGCGCAAGAGTATCGAGGGGGTGGCGCTTGGTGAGGCCGACTGCGCGCACGTCCATCACGATCTCGCTCCACAGATCCGCGACTGGGCGTTGAGGTCCATCTTTGGTGGCGGCGGCGGCGGTATCGACAAAGGGCCGCAAAGCGCACACGGCTTGGTCGGCCTCGAGAAGCCGACCCTTGGATACGGCGCGTCCGATGGCGCATGCCGCACAGTCCCGGACAAGAGACGCAATCGACGGCTGGCGCTCAAGCAATGCGAGCGCGCCTCGACCGCATGCATGCCCTCTCAGAATGGCGACTCTGACGAGGGTGCAGTAGTCGAGTCGGCATCCTTTGGCCTCTAGCCAGTCGAGCACAGGTCCCGGCTTGCGTCCTGTGGCTGCGGCCGCGGCCAGACGCCACCCGAGCGTGGGTCCCATGCCGTCCGTCTCAAAAAGCATATCATCGACGCTCGTATCCAATGGGCTCGTGTCCTCGTCATTGTCGTGCCATTGTTGTTGCTGGTGCTTCCGCTGCCAGTGACGATGGTATTGCTCTCGGTCGTTGGCGGCGTTTTTATGGGGGTCATTGTTGGCGCCTGTGGATGAATGACGGCCGTCGCGTCCCTCGCAGGAATCCCAAAAACTCTCGCGGCCCCACACTGGCCGAGGCCCCGTGTGACTCGGCGTTGGGCCGCCGGGGCAGGCGCGACGCAGGGCCTCGCAGCAAAACCCCGCGTGGCCAAATGATGCGCCCGCCATGGCTGCACGCTCAGCGATAGCCTTTGGTAAAGTGCCGCGAGGGTGCGACCGTATTACGGCCACAGCGTTGGAGGCGCCGGCCACGTCCGTCCACGCTCCGTCGCCCCACGCTGTTGACAAGCGCCGGGCCAAACGGGTGCTGGCGCGTGCCTGATAGTCCAAGAGGCAGCCGGCCACCGCACCAGCATTGTGATGTGCCGCCCACACCCACACCGTATCGGGCCACGCTCGGTCGCAAGGGACCCCGTGATAATCGTCGGCCGGATCAGGGACGTTCTCCGCCAAGAGCCACGCAATGGTGTCGCTACGATCGAAACGCGCAGCCGCCTCGGCAGCAAAAGCCATCGTTGTCTCTCGAGCGAGCCGATCATCGCCGTCGAGGGCCAGCGCATGGCGCAGGGCGTCGACGCGTCCCGAAGCCAGAAGCGCACGCGCAATAGCGCACGGCGGAGCATTGGGAAAAGTTTGCGCGTACCACGATGCGGCCGTCAGAGAGCACGAAAGAACTAGGCTGGACAAAGAGCCAAGAGCATTGGCCGCGCTGCTTGCGCAATAGACGCGACCTGCCAGCCAGGCTCGATGATCGGCAAGGGGCGGCTTTGCTCGCTCGAGAGATGAGATTGTGGCGCGCGATGGTGTAGACACAACGGCCAACCACCGACGGCAGACCATGCGCAGGAACGGTCGCCAGGCGCCGTCGACGCGCTCGACGATCGCCACTACGAGTTCGTCGGGAAGATTGTCGAATTGGCTCATGACCCCTTTTTTTGCTGAAAACAAAATTACCTATTAAATTTTATTTCTTCCCAGTATCTTTTTTTGTCAAAGACCTTTTCCGGGCGCCTTTTTCCTCTTTTGACGCGTCTTCTCTGTGCCTGCAGTGTCGGCTCGACGACCAAGCACGCCCATGTGTGCTCACTTCTTGTCCGATCCGTCCTTGACGTCATTACGGTCGTCGTCGTTGGCACCTTTTGACCGGTTTCCTCGCGAGTCGGAGCGATGGGCCTTGCTGTTTTTGTCGTCTTTTGTGTGTCTGTGCGCGCATATTTTGGGCGGCGCGCAGATTCCCCGTGTGCCTCTTTTTGTTTTTTCCGTCTCTCTCTCTCTCTCTCTCTCTCTCTCTTTGTTTGCACCTGCCTTTTTGGCTATCGTGCGGAAGCAGACAATGAAAAAAAAAGGCAAAAAATGAGGCAGACACAAAGGCGAGCCCGTTGCGCGCAGCCAATATGAAAAAAAAAAAGAACGGATATCGCCCTCCTTTGGCGTGTGCCTCAGAGGCCGCAGCCAGACCGATACGCGATTATTAGTTTGGGTTGTTGTATCTTTCTTTTTTTTTTTCATTGCTCCCACTGATGGTGTCCCAACTGTGGGGGGCTGTGCTGGGCCATCGCCAAGGGACAGCCAATCGTGTGGGCAAAGGATAAAAAAAGTATGCAAACAAAAAAGACCCAAAGGCGATTGTGTGCGTGGCCGCCCAGAGGGGGGTCAGAAAAGAAATACGCGCATAGGCAAGAGCCAGACAGGGCGTAAGAGGCAAAAAGATTGGCTCGAAAAGAAAAGGCGAGACGCCAATGGCGCGCCCGACAGTAAAAAGAGGCGACAACAACGCGAGCGACGACGACGACGCCTAGTCGATCGCGGTGGTGGCGGCGATGATGCTGCCGCGAAGGTTTTCGACGATGCGCGTGACGGGTCCTTCGGGAACGCCGAGCGGTCCTCCGTAACGCACGCGGCATCGCGACGTCGCCACCGTCGATGCCCAAAAGCATAGGCCCGCCGTTACGAGAATGACGACCGCGGCGATCACCGCGAACCGGCGCAATTCGAGCGGCAGGATCGTATCGTCGTAGGGCCCCGGAGGATGAGGGCTCACCGGTGACGATGGCACACCGTCCAGAATCATTCCAGACGCATGCGACACCCCCGACGACGGCGGAGGCGTCACAGGTCCTAGCGGGGACAGGGAGCCGGGCGCCGCGCTAGATCCGCCAGTCCCCAGAGGGTCCGACGACGGTGGCAAAGACGTCGAGGACGGAGGCGGCGACGTCGTTGGCGATTGAGGCAACAACGATAGAGGGCCTGGCGGTTGCTGCGTCGATTGAGGAGCGCGCATTTGTGCCATTTTTTCCCTTTTGGGCGCTCGCTTGCTGCGCGACGGTGTGCTTGTGTTTGCTGTGTGTCGTGCTGTGCTGCCCTAGCGCTCTCGTCCCCCTCTTTCCTTTGTTCTGCTTGTCGCCGTACTCTTTTTTTTCCAATGTATGCGAAAAAAGAATCAAAACGCAGTCTTGTTTCTTTGTCCGCGCTGGGGTCGAGGGCGTGTTGTGTGTGTGTGTCTCTTATCTCCAACGTCAACGAGGCAAAGCGTGCCGTCGAGTCATTCGGCTCGATGGAGTTTGTGCGCTCTGGAATCCGTCAGACCCTTGTCCAGCGCCCCTTGTCTTTTTTTTTAAAAGAAAAGAAAAGGCAGGCAGCAACGGCCACAGCAAAAGTCGTCACGAGCCACAACTGGGCGGTTAATCGAAAAAAAAAGGTTCTCGCGCTCTTGGTGCTCGTGCGAACCAAAGACAACGACACCGCCGATCCAAAGCGGCCATTTTTTCTCTTCTGTCTGGTCTTTTTGGGTGTATGTGCCCACGTGCGAGAGAGAAAAAGAGCCTTTGGCCTCTTTCTCTCGGTTGTTGCGCTGCGCTCCTCTGCTAGCCAGTGATCCTTTTTTTGGGGGACGCCGCCGAAAAATGAATAGACGACAACCACCAGACCAAATCAAAACAAGACAAGCGGCTGAACTGCCACGGCTGCCACAATCTTTTTTTTTGAAAAGAAAAGAACATGGCGGCCGATCTCGTCGTGGGCGTCTCTTTCGGCTCGACTTTGGCGCGGTTCTCTCTTTTTTTTTCGATGCGCTGTGTCCCTTGGTTCCTCGTCCTTTGCCGCCTCCCCCCTCCCGACCGCTCCCCCGTTTATGTTTTTGCCTCTATCTTGGCATCGCCCCTTTGGGCTGGCCATGTCCCTCTTGGCGAATGGGAGCGAAATCGCGCCCCCTCCCCGCCGTCCGGGTCCGCCCTCGCGCGTTAGACGCGCGCCCACAGTAAGCCACAAGGGACACACACGCACAAATCGAGCCGCCTATACATTCGACGAAAACTTTGTCGGCCCCCAAAAAAGGGCGCACTGTCCTCGCCGACAGCCCACACCCAAAAGCGCAGTCCTTTGGCCTCTGCGCCTGCTGTTGTTGGTGCGCCTCTCTCCCTCCCTAATAGAGAAAAAGAATCTCGGCGGCCGTAGCGCACTCTTTTTTTTTCCCATCAGCGACGCGAGCCTGTGGGCGCCATGAAAAGGGGATCGCTGTTTACGACGGGCGACAATTCAGGTCTCGGTGCGGGGTCGTCGGCGTGCGGTCTCGCACCGTTTGGAGCGCCCGGCGAGATAGGCAGCGCCGGCACGGCAAGCGCTGCAGTGGCCGTGAGTCTGGCTCAGGCTACGGTCGAAGACCGCGCGCGGGTGGCAGCCGGCATGGGGCGCGCGCTGGCCGCCGCCTTGTATGTGCCTCTTCCTACGGGCGGCGCCTTGCCAGCGACTGACCAGGCGCGGCTCGACGCCGGACTTTACCTGGTGCGATCGCTCGGCAGCGGCGCCTACGGGTCCGTGTGCGCGGCCGGATTGCGCAGGCCTCGGCCTGGGCTCGTGGCGGTCACATCGACCGACGATCGAGATTCTACGCTGGCGTCGTCTTTGCCGTCGCTCCCGTTGGCCGTCAAGGTGTCTTCCATCGCGCTGCGTGACTCGCCCGATGCCGCGGTGCGCGAAGTGGCCATCACCGGCATGCTGTCGGCGTTGGTGCGCGCGCGTGCGTGCCCCAACCTACCCTACATCTACGGCGCCGCGGCGCAGTACCCGTCGCGTCATAACAACAGTCTGCGAGCGGTATCGGGTTCGATCGATCTCTTCCAGGAGATTGCCGATTGTGATCTCGCAGCGTGGGCGGCCGGACCGAGCCGCTCAGAGGCCGAATGGATGAGCGTCGTCTTTCAAGTGTGCGCCGGCCTGGCGTGGGCAGCGCGCGTCTACGATCTCGCCCACAACGACCTCTACGGGCGCAATATATTGCTGTCACGCATTATCGCCCCTCTCGCGCCGTCCCTTGGGCGTCGTCCTAATGCTGCCGTGGATCCCGACGTTGTCGGTGTCGATCCGTCATCAGCGCAAGCGCCCGCCGTGCCGGCCTGTGCGCAACGCAATCTTGCGTGCGACGCCGACCCGACCTTTCGTTATGCCCTCCAATCGCGCGCGCATGGTTGGCGCCGCTTTGCCGTGCGCACCCGCTGCTGGCTCGCGCGTCCTGCCGACTTTGGCCTCGCGAGCAGCGACCGGTTGCGTGTTCTCGGCGTCGACGTGGCCGCTCACGACGAGGTTGCGCGGCTCTATGGTGCGGCTCCCGGTGGACGAGGCGCCGCCGCTGCTATCCAAGCGCCCAGCGCCCTATCTGCGGGATCCCTCGTGGGCGCTGTCGGAGCCTCGCAGCACGCCATCTTTCACCCCTATCTCAACGCCTACGCGCGGGACATGGCGGTGCTCCTGGCCACGGTCGCCTATGAGAATCGCGCACCCGACAGCGTGCGGCGTTGGGCTCTGCGAGGACTCCACGCCCTCTATGCCCAGATCCTCTCGGGCGAGCCTACACGGCAACAGCGGCCGGGGCGTCCGACGCGCGCCTTTGTCGCCGCCGCTGCGCGATTCCAGCCGGCAAGGAATGATACCTTTCGTCATCCAGACGATCTGATCGACTTTGTAGTGGGCACGCTCTTTACGCCCCAACTCTTGGGCGCGGCCGGCCTTCCAGAGGACCTCTTTGCCGACGATGCAGCGACCGTTGCCGCGGCCGGCACGCAATTTTTTGCCCTGCCTCTCTTGGACGTACCGCCACCGCCGCCGCTGTCATCACAAGTGGGAACGACGCCGGCGGCCACTCTAGCCCGCCAGTCGCCGCAGTCGTCCATCGACGCTTTTGCCCGCACCTTTGGCGTGTCGGCCTAATGAGTCGCCGACATTGGCGCCATGGCGCTTGACGGCGCTTGGGGGCGCTGATCGAGGCCAACAGTCGCAAGGGGAAAAAACAGACAAGGGACACAGAGAATGGATAAATAAATAGATAGATAAATAAACGTACACACACAGAAATAGATACATATGAGTAGGCATTCACAAAGAGAATGCCCATTGATCGCTCTGTCGCGCGCCATCGATTCTCTCGCCATATCGTTGCCTTGCTCTTGCGCCTCTCTCCCGAGTCGACTCTCTCTCTCTCTGTGTGTCGGATCGGCTCTCGGTCAGTGTCTTACGGTCGAGGCGACCTCGAGTCGCACCTGGCTCGCCGGCGCCGCCAAAGGATCGACTACCAAAGAACAAGGCCATCGCGTCGATCGCCTACACCCCCCCCCTCATACGCACGCGACCGCGTGCATTTGTGCCCCGCCAGCGCTCTGCACAAAAGTAGAGGACAAGGAAAAAAGAGCCACACAGACATAGGCAGACAGACAGAGAGAGATCGCGCATAGGTGAGCGCAAGCGCAAAAACCCGCCATCAAAATAGACAAGCAAAAGGCAGAGAGACATTGACGCGCGCACGCAAAGGCAAATAGCAAAAAGAGATGCAATTCGACGATCGCCAAGACGCCGGCGTTGGCCCCTTTCCCTATCGAGATGACGGTGGCGCCGACCAACGCTCGAGTCCCTTTTACGGCACCGGGCAGGACCGTCAGCAACAACGACGATCGCAAGGATACGCGAGTGTCTATAGTCGCACAGGCCGCAACGATGTTGACGACGACTACGGCGGCGACGAGCAATACGATTCCCAGTCACAACCGGCTGATCTGGTCAGCCTGATGGGTCCAGACGTGTTTGCCGCATTCATACGCTCCCTCATCAACGAGGGGAGAGCGCGCGACGCCACGATGTTCTGCGGGAGCAGTCGACGCGCGCGCGCCATCTGCCAAGCCGTGCGCACACGATGGGAACGGGATTTTCCCGAACTGATCCCCTTCTACTCGCCCGAGTATAGCGGCGGCGGTCCGCTCTTGTCGCGGTCTCGCTTGGCAAGAATGGCACTGCCTCCTGTCGACAGTAACGGCCCACTGGCGTCTGCCTCTCTCTCGGGGAGCGCACCATCAGCCGGCGCCGACGAGGATGATTCTATGCCCTCCTTGTCGCACTCGGTGAGAGCATCACAGGTGATTGCTTCTGCTGGCGGCCCACGCCTTTCAGCATCGCGGTTGGCGAGAGCGGCACCGTCGCCCGCCGACAATGACAACGAGCGACAACGGATTGATGGCCTCGGCCTCGCGGGCGCTGCCCAAGACAATCCACGCACCCTCTTGGAGACGGCGCTTACTATGGGTCGTGTTCAAGCCTCGAGGCTCCAAGCAGCGCGCTTTTGTGCCCTCTACGCACTCTACGTTCAGTCGCAGTTGATACGCAACGTGTCGGAGCGCCAGCGCGCCCACGCGAGAGATCTCGAATCGGGCGCCGTGATGCAGACCGCCTACCAGGCTCCGCAGTCTGCACAGCCGCCGGCCGTGACGGCGGCGGCAGCGCGCGGCCAGAGCCGAGGCCGTGCCATTCGACGGGCCATCCAGAGGATATTGCCTCTGTCGCCGCGCCCGCGCCTACAGCGCGAGGTGGCGCCACACCCCGACGTCGTCGATGTGCTCCGCTCGCCCGACGACCTTTCGCTCGGCGACCTGGAGGCGTGGGCGCGCAGCCTCGACACCATCGCGGGCTACGCGCCGGGCGCGGGCTTTGAACAAGTGCCGCCGTGGTACGTTGTGCAGTTGGGCGACGAACCCCAGGTGCCCTTTGGGAGCGGAGGTCCGCTCTTTTTTGTCACAAGCATGAGCCCGTACAAGGGGGCCGTTCAGAGCATCCACGACGCGCGCTACCAGCGGGACGTGTTTGGTGGACGTGCTGGGGGCGGCGCTTCGGCTGGGTCACGGCCGCCCTCCTCGATCAAGCGCGATCTCGACAATGTCGCGACATCGTCCGAGCCCTGGGCCAGGGAATACCGGTTCATCGTGCGCCAAGCGGTCAACTCCAACCTGAAAAAGGCTCTTATGCAGCCGATCAGAATGCGCACCGTGTCGAATGTCACCCAGAGGCGGGGTGTGCCGCGGCCCGAACAGCAAATGGGCCAGAACGATCCAAGCGAGGCGACGCTGCGCGCTCTCCAACGGCTCGCCGGACAGTGCGAATCGATCAACATTTATTCGGCCTATGCGCCCGTGTCGACCTATCTCGCTGCGCGCCCTTTCAGCACGACGGGCCTGATCACCTACGACGTCATCATCGGCCTCCCTCTCGACTAGTCGATGCCCGTGTGCGCGCGCCTGCCGATCTCTGACGCCACCGAGATAGTGGTACGACGTGGCCAAAAAAACACCAACACGCTCAATCGTACGCAAAAATAAACACAAAGAACAAAAGACAACACAAAGAAAGAAAGAGATCTCGCAGATGCATGGCTATACGCAAAGTCGGGGCGCATTTGTGCGCGCGAGTCTTTCTTGCGGATTGACTGTGGCGCGCGGACAAGAGAATCACACCAAAAACCCGTCTCGCGCTGCCAAAGAAAAAAGGTTGCTCTTCTCGTTGGCGAGAGCCGATTCTTTTTTCATAAAAATATATCTGGTTAAAAGAACAGGGGCCCAATAGACCTTTTGCCTTTTCTTTTTAGGGTGGTTGTCGTGCACGCGAATCATCCCGCCTCGTCGACCAAGAGACCAAAGCCGAGAACCAAGAGACGCACGTCGCTGCCGACAAAAAACACGGCGTGATTTGTGTGCATGAGCGAATCCAGACGAGGCAAAAGGCGCCATTCAATAGGGAGATACCAAAAAAATCGGAGCCGGCCCGACGGACAGAACCACGACAGACCATCGGCGCTCGCCTGCGCGCACCCAAAAAACAACGACGACGACAACGAGGCTACTGCCTTGGGTCCGGGAGCGTCAAAAAAACACGCCGCCTCAAACTGCGCTCTTTGAGCAAAAGAGCGATCTGAAAAAGAAGGAAAAAGAAATCTCAAGGCAAAAGGAGAGAAAAAAGACGGCCCTCGACCATGCAGGCGAGGCGCGGCGTAAAGCGCGGGGTCACCGCTCTATACACTGCAAACTGGCCAGCGGATGACGCCGACAACGGCATATCACAGCAACAAGCATTCTGTATCTCGTGGGATCCGTCCGCCGACGATCCAGCCCAAAAGCGCCGTCGTCTCGACGCAAGGCGTCCACAGAGGGCCGGGCCTGCAGGCGCATACGCCGTCATGGACCACGACTGCCCTCAAAGCAATTTGCGTCTCGTCCGGCGATGGGTCGACCGAGTGCGTGCGCGTTTGGAAGCCGAACGGGCCGATGGCGGCGCGTGGTGGGATGCAGCCGCTCGCGCTTTATGGCCGCCGCCCGACCGCGCCGGAGCCCTCTTGATCGTGTCGTCCATCCTTTGCGGTCACCCCTTTTCGGCCTCCTATGAGACGCTCGTCGCCGACGTACCTGAGCGTGTACTCGATTCGATTGCGTGGCACGGTCCCCGCGTCGTGCTCGGTCTGTGCATTCACCCGAGCGGTTGCGGCGCCGTAGCGTCTCGACCGCATGGATCGCCCGCGCATCCGCACTCTGATCGAGTCATGCGCGTGGCCATTCGTATCTCACCGGACGACGCCCCAGGCGATGCGAACGACAGCGCGTTCACGATCGGCCAACTGGTGGCGACTATTGCCGACGTGTGTGCCGGGCGCCTCGTGGGCAAGAGGCTTCAGGCGGTTCTGTGTAAGATGAGGCGATGGTATACCGCTCGCTCCCGTTGGCGTTGCGCTGCCACCGGTAGCGACGACGCTGACGAGAGCATCGATGCATTTGTCGAGCGTCGTGTGCTATTACGCCAGCGTACTGGCTGTACGACGGCCGCGCTAATCTCGGGCCGACTGTCTCCATGCGACTGGCTGGCAGGTGCGCATGGGCCCGTCCTCAGTCCTCCGTTGGTCCCAATGCCAATCCCGCGCAAAGGCAAGGAAACTGTGTGGGACGAGGACGGCGACGGCGGCCCCTATTTGGACCTGCCAACGACCGATAACCTAAACGAGGGCCAGAGACGCGCTGACGATGACGGCACGGCAAGCACGACAGACGACGACATCCACGTCGAGGGCGACGGCCAGATTATGACCCCTGATGATGATCATGACGACAATAACGGTAGTGATGACGACAGCAGTATCAGACGTCGTCGACTTGGACAAGGCTGCGACGCTGTGGCTCGTTCAGACAATCGAAAGCGTCGGCGCGTTCAAGAGATGCCCTCTCTGAGATGTGTCTATGATCGCATTGTTTGCAGACGTGCGCCTGGACAAGGCGGCGATGGCGTCTCGTGTATTTACATTCAGAGTCGACTGTGCGCTGCCGAGGATGGCTCCAACGTCTAGGCAGCAACGCGTGCCGAGAGAGAGAGAGAGACAAAGTTTTTCTTGTATAGAGCAAAGAATAGGACGAGGTTATATGTTTTTGGATGGTATTCTTTTCTCCCTCGTGCTTTATGTTGTGTGGGGCATTGTCTGTGCAATGCGGCGCACACGACGCGCCCTTTTTTTGGATGATTCCATCAGAGTGTGGCGCATTGCCTGTTCGCGGTTGGCATTCTCGAAAAGATGCCAAAGACAGAGCATGCAGCGGCAAACATGAAGATGCGGCGACGCAAAAAAAAGACAAAGAGACGCAGAGAGGGAGATAAAAAGACGTAAAAAATAGACAATGATCGCTCGAAAAGGGGTTGCTCTCTCGGCGCTTGGAAGAAATAGCACCAAACAAAAAATGCACAGCCTTTTTATTCAAAATAAAAAAAAGGGGCTGGGCCATCGACGATCGCAAGAGCGAGGTGGGCTGCTGTGTTATGAGGATGGAATTTATTCTTATTGGTCTTGCTGTTCTTGGAGAGAGACGAGCGTGCACCACACAAAGAGAGAGAGAGACGAAGATGCAAAAGAAAAAGAAAAATAGGTCAGTGGACGATAAAGGCGGCGGTGACGGTATGGGCCGATGCCGTGCGCGATTTGAGGGGTTCAACATCAACGCGAGGCGGGAACCGAAAGGGCGACAAACTTGGACGCGTAGCCAAGGATGGAGACGGCCACCAAAACAGACCACGCCACAGAAGGCATTTGGTCGGAATGGCGACAAAACTGTACGTCCTCGGCCGCATGCGGATCGAACGGTCTGGGGGGCGCGCACACCCAATCGTACGCGGCCCGTGCTACGACTCCACTGGCCGCGTAGATGGCGACAGTGTCTACAAAAACCGCAAAGATTCGTGCGCTATCGGGGGCGCTGTGAGCCGCCGCCGTGACGAGCGCATTCAGTCGCCACGCGCCGCCGACAAGGTACGCAGTCGGCCACATTATCTTGCACGCTGCGCGCAAGATGGCGTTCTTCAGAGAAGGATCACATGACGATCGACTTGTGATGACGATGGCGGCGCTCATGCCAAGCGCCGCGATAGCACCGGCGATGACTCCCCCTGTCGGCAACATCCACATTCGCGCTCTTGCGTGTGTTGCTGTCTGCTATATTTTTTTCTGGGTTGGGTGTTGTGTGGCGCGAGACCTCTAGTCGTGCCAATGTTCCCCTACACGCAGAGGCCACTGCACGAGCCCAAAGGAGTTGTTGTCGTTGTTATTTGGCGCTATCGTGGTGGTTGTGGCACTGCGCGATGCGATGACGGGACGAAAGAAAAACAGAGGCGGGAAGAAGGGCCGATGTTGTGGAAAAACCTCGGACTAGAAGACGGACTGTTGGCCCTCTTGTCGCCAGGCACGGTGGGTATTTTCTTCTCTTTTTCTTTTCCAGTCACGCCGATGGCGCCTTGTGGCATTCGCCGGCGGGCACGGGCACGCGCGTAAATCCCAGCGCCGAATGCAGAGTCTCCCCACCAGCCGCAGCCCACGCGGCGCTTGGGCGCCGACATAGACAAAAGGACGCCGACCAATCCACGCTGCGCTCTGGGGGATACTTTTATTCCTATATTTTCTTTGTTTGCTTTGCGCTGGCCTTTGGGCGGGCTGCCGTGGTGCGGCGGCATACGGGGGCCACAAAAAAGAAAACAAAACACGATCGACCAGCAGGCCACGCCCAAAAACGCCGCGCCTTCCAAACTTTGCTCCCGCTCCTCCAAGATACTTTTATGAAAAAAAGAGGATGGATCGCCGCATTGACCAACGCCAATAAATACACGTGCGCCTTTTTCTTTCTGCGTATATACGCGCGCAATTAATGAGTAGTTTCATTGTTACATGTGTACATTCAATAAAATAAAGAGGCCCTTTAATTCCACAAGGCGACAAGACGATCCACAATGTTGTGTGGCGCGGTGAGACCCGCACGCTCGAGGAGAGACCCCAACAGCACATAATCGTACCCGTCGACGCGACCTCCGCGGCAAACAAACCACGCGGCATAGGCGACGGCGGCTCTTTCTCTGGCGGCGGGCACGTTGCCGCCGGCAAGGATGATCTGAGCGTCGGTGGCCGCCTGCGCATTCACAGGCGTCACCGCCAGAGACCGAAAGAGACGCCACGTGGCCCTATCCACTATGGGCTGCACGACGTAGGCATCGCGCACGAGCGCCGCCACCAGGCATCCGTCCATGGAGACGGCACGCCTTTTCACCGTCAGGGATTGTTGGCCCAGGCGGGCCGTGTGCGCCGACATCGGTCCCGCGCCCATCGGCGAGGCAGGCAGCGACAGTGTAGTCGTACTCTGGTGTCCCGATGCCAAAAGCAGTCTCGTATAGATTGCGATGGGCTTTCCGAGTACGATGGCGCGCATCCATGCTCCCAGGGCGTACTTGCCCGTGCCCAGCGACTGCAAGCGTGCGACGGCGGGGACGACGTCGTCTTGTATCGTCTCGCGGCCCGCGCCGGCAGAGATGGCAGTCGCCCGCCCAATGATCGTCTTGGAGCGCGATTCTTCCGCGAGGGGGCACGCTCGACGCGCCGCATAGAGCGTCGCCACACGCCGCACGACAACGGCGCCCTGGTTCGGTGATGAGCGCACATACTTTTTCGCGACGAGCAAGAGGGACGAATCGGGATTGGCACCCAGGGTCGAGGCTAGGGTGCGTCTAGCAGAGGCCCACTGCGTGTCGCTCGGTCGCGGATAGGCGACATCACGTGCGATGCACCTGGCCACGGCGACCGCGCGCATTCTCGCCACCGCTTTGGCGCAGCGACCCTCGTCGACCTCCATCAGGCGTGAGACCCGATCTTGTGCAAGAGGCGAATCCAAAGAGGCCAGGTAGATATCGACGTCGCGCGGCGTTGGCGTAATGGCGCGGTATTCGGCGAGGGCGCGAGGTCGTCGCGCTACGAGAGCCCAAAATGGCCCGTAAACAGCCCACAGCCGACCGTGGAGGTCGTGAATGACATCGGCATAGGGGCGCAACGCCGCATATGTAGAATGAGTCATCGCCGCCGTTGCCGACATCTCGTCGCCGGCGACGTCACGAGAGCGAGAGCGGGACCGCACAGACTCACGGCATCGCAGTGACGCGAGCGCTGTAGCGCGCGCACCTTGGAGGTCTGGCACGAGCCATGCGCCTATGGCCAGCGTCTCGATCTCAGAGATGGCGCGACAAACCTCATCGGCAGAGCATAACTCGGCGCAGTGGGGCGACGCGCAGCCCAAATGACCGCCGAGCGCCTTACAGAGGGCGGTCATACGTTGCGGCATGTCAACCTGCTCGATGAGATCACGATCGTGGCGCACGATCGCCCAGGCGCGCTCGAGGGATGCAGTGGCGCCCGACGCTCGAGCGCGCCCAAAAGGCTCGGGACAACTTGTGGGGCTCGAGTCCGCGTGTCGCGCGATGGGTGGGGTTGTGGGCGTCGGCGGGGGCCGTCTGTCTGTTGTCGGCTCTAGAGACATGGTTCGCGAGGGGGAGCGCCGGTCAGGGTATCAACAAAATCCAAAAAGACCCTTTTGTCGGCCGACAAAAAAGGTGTGGTTGCCTCTCCCTGACGACCGGGGGGGGGACCACGCATAAAGGGCGGCGACACGCTAGACAAATCAGAGAGCGCGTGCCCTTTTTGTGTGCGCGCGCGCATTCGCCCTCTGGTGCCCTTTGCGCCTTGTGGTGTCCAGTTTGCTTGTCGGTTCTTTTTTTTTTCGATCTCTTTCTCTCCCTGTTTGTGTTGTTCCTCGCGCACACATTTGTCGCGGCGAGCGTGCGCCCTCTTGTGGACGCCAAGGGATCCCCCCCCGCTTCATTGGCAAGTCTCTCTTTTTCCCTTGGTGTGGCGATTGGTCTGGGTTTGAGCGCGGACTGCCACCTCAACCTGGAAAATGCAAAAAGGCAGATTGCCAGATGTGCGACGAGCCCTTTTGTTAATGGGGGACGAGCGAGAGGGCGACCCTTTTTGGCAAGGTTCTTGTGGTGACTTTTGGGCGGCCGGGCAGAAAAGAGACGAGCGACAGACAAAAAACTATTTCTCTTGTCGTGTAGTGCGCGCCACGGAAAAGGTAGCGCATCGCTAACGTATTCAAAATACTCTGCTCAAGGAGAGAGAAGACATGCCATAGCGTTGACAAGGCGTCGGTTTCCATTTTTACTTCCAAAAAGTGACAAGGGGATCTGCATTTCGGTCTAGGACTCCCAAGAGGCATCGAACAAGAGCGAAAAAAGGCAATGATTTTTGGCCCCTCTCTTTTGTTGCTTTGCAGGGAGGGCGCAGCCATCCGAGCGCATGCCACAAGGGGCCATTCTCTGTCAACATTCTGTCAACCGTAAATAGAAACATATTTGAAACTATTCCGCCGTATATAGCGAAATGTCGCCAGTGGTCTCGCCCCTACCAATCAGAAAAAAGCGCCTGATCTTTGGTGGCGCCAACAAAGGAGAGAGAGAGAGGGTCATGGCCCGACGGGGACGCCTGCCCCAGGTGGCGGCCCTCTTGCAAACTCTGACTATTGGCCATATGTCGATGAATCTATTCAGCCAATTATAAACAGAGACACAAAAAAACGAAAAGGGAGGATGGCCGCCCCTTTTCTTTATGGGCGCAGCGAGGCCAGGTCCAAAATCACAAAGAGAGAAAGAGACAAGCCGCAAAAGTCCCCGGGCGACCAGAGACAGACGACGCGCGGACGCTGACCGACAAACAAGCGCAAAGCATATAAACACGCCGTCACAGGGATGGAGGAATCGATCTCCATCTGCGACCTCCCCGATGAAATATTGGCTATAATCTTTGCGCTCATGCCTTGTCGCGTCTTGGCCTCTAGCGTCGCGGGGACGTGCTCCCGTTGGCGCTCCATCGCCGAGGACTCTATCGCGTTGGGGCGCGAATCGTGCGCGTCGATATGCCGTTTTGCGCTGACATTGGATGGCAACGCCATTTCTGGGGGTGACGATGACGGTGGCGACCTGGGATACTCGGTCCAGGATCCATACGGTCGTTGGATGCGCGCCGCGGCCATCCTGGGCCATATTGATTGCCTGGAATTCTCTCACGACACCACACGCCCCCGGTTGCCGCGGTTGGCAATCGTTGCTGCCGGCCACGGACATGCGCCGGTCCTCGCATGGCTTCGAGCCTTTGACTACACATTCGACGATAGGGCGATTTGGGCCGCTGCCGACACTGGCAACATTTCGTGCATGGCCTATCTGTTTTATCACAATATTGGCACTCGCGACAAGTGGCCGCTGCTACATGCGTCCATGGGCGGACATATGGAGGCCATGCTATGGCTTCGTGAGTGTGGCTGCACGTGGCACCCCTGTATCATCACCGAGGCTGCCGCCAGAGGCCATCTCGACGTTGCCATTCGTGCCGTGCTCGACGGTTGCCCTTGGCATCTTGAGACGGCTCTGCACGCAGTGGAAAGCGGCCATGTCGATCTATTGGGCGCCATGCTCGATCGAGGCCTCGAGATCGATGACGAGTTGCGCCAGTGCGCGATAAACGGCGCGCACATTGCGTGCGTCGATCTACTGCGCAATCGAGGCGCAGCATGGTCTGCCTCTGACTATGCAAGGGCCGCGGCAACCGGGCGACTGGACCTTGTGCAGATGTTGTCCGAGGCCGCGTGTCCATATGACGACAGCGCGCTCGTGAGCGCTGCCGGTGCCGGCCACGTATCCATGGCCAAATGGCTCTATGAGCGTGGGTGTCGCATGACCGATTCTGCGATCGCGATCGCGGCCTATAGGGGCCACATGGAGATGCTGCGATGGCTATCGTCGGCAGGCTGCCCGTGCGACGAGATGGCGACCTTGCTGGCCGCCATGGCTGGCCACCTCGATGTTTTGGTGTTCCTCAATGAAATCGGATGCGCTTGGTCTCCAGAGACCTGTGCCAAGGCGGCCAGTGGTGGACATCTCGATTGTCTCGTGTTTGCATACGAGCACGGGTGCCCCATGTCTCCCCGCGCGGCCATCGAGGCTTTGATCCACGGGAAGCACGAGTGCGCCTCTTACGCGGTGGCTTGCGGAGCCGATGAGCCTACGCAGCGCGTACGATGGCGACAGCGATAGCGATCGGCTTTTGGTGTCTGCGCCCGGCGCCCTGTCGGAAATAGGCCTTTGGATGGAGGAATAACAATAAACAACAGCACAATAAACAACGACAGCAAGAGACAGAGCGACCAAATGGCAGGCAAAAAACTGATCGCTCTTCCCGAATGCCAAAGAGATCGCTGTGGTCTGTGGGCGGGCCGCTTGCCTCGTCTCTTTTTTTTTTTTCATTGTGGTGTCTCATTGTCGCCGCTGCTGCCATCCGACCGGCGCGACGACGAGCGGCGCGTGCGCCACGCCAAGGCAGCCCACCGGAAAAGGAAAGGGCGCCAAGCGCGGGCCGACAAAGTTGGGCCGTGGGTCGTCGCGCCGAACAACCCCTACCGGTCCGTCATGTACAAAGGAGCGCGCCCCTGCCCACCGAGACCAGTAACACTCGCAGCCGCCGAAAGCATAGAGGGCGCAACACAACAACAACACAAAAGGCCGACCCGCAGGAAATAAAAAAGGACAAAAAACCCCTCGTGGATCGCACCAAGGAGACGAAAACACCAGGACAGACAACTAGAATCACGACTGCCAAAGGGACGTCCGCGCGCGTATCCTTTACAGCGCAAAACTTTAATCGTCAGAGCGGGCCATGATCGTTGCTCCGCGGCGCGAGCGCACGTGGCAAGGCGCAGACGACCCGCCGTCCCGCGTGCCCACTCGCTATGGAATCGAGATCGAATCGTCTCGCGCGTCGCACCCCTATGCGATGGCTTTCGATGCCCTGGTGGATGCGCTGTGGACAGACGACGGCGCCGCGGCGGGCGACATCGTATCGGGCGGGGTTATCGGCGCGGACGATGTGTTTGTCTATGGCCCGGCGGTGCCCTATCAGACAGCGCTGCCGGGTGTCCTCTACATGGATGCTGCCGGCGGGCGCCTGTCCAGCGGCGGACGCCTCCCCGTGGGCCTTGCGCGCCCGACTCCGCCCACCCCCCTGGGGCAGGCCGTGGCCATGGGCGCCGTCAACGTCGTCGATGCGCTGATCCGCAGCGGGGCCCGACCATGGCCCACTGCCGAAGCCCTCTTGGACGTGGCTCTGGCAACGCTCCCGGCGGCGGCCATCGCTCCAGATGCTGCTTCACCGTTTGGTGCGCGACCCGTCGACGGCGTGTCCACTGCGCTGCGCTTGATCGATGCCTTTGCGCCCTCGATCGCGTTGGACCCGTGGGATCACAACCCGCTCACGGTACTTCGAATGGCTTTGACCGTGCAGCATGACGACGCCGCCGCCGCCGCTTTGGGAGACGACGTCGACCCCGTGCTGCGCACTGGCTCTGGTCGAGCGCGCCGCCAGGGCCAGGCGCTGTTGGGTCGTCTGCTCGATCGGTACAGTCCCGACGCGCTGGCGGCGCCCGTGGCGGTGTCGGATGCGCCCATCACGATCGCTGAATTGTGGGCCCCGATGCCGCTCCGTTTTGCGCCAGACCACGACGCGTGGCGCGTGCGGCGTGCCTCGCAGACCGAGCGTGACGCGTTGGCGATCGACCTGCGCACGGTCGGTCAACCGCCGGGGTTTAGTGTGCAAAGATCGCCACCACGTCTAGTGGGTCTCTTGGAAGATCTAGCGCGTGCCTACGACGACAACGATCGGCAACGTGAGAGGCGTCAACGCGCGAGACGGGGTTCGTGTGGCGGCGAGGACGACGAGAACGACCTTGGCGATGGGGACTACGACGCTGGGGGCACAAACGCCGAGAGGCGCCAAAGGCCATCGCCATGGCTTTCCGTGGCGAGCATGGTGCCGGCCAACATCGATGCCCTCCTGACGAGCCGCCAGCGACCGGGCGCGAACGCGGCCGAAATGGCACGTGACACGGCTGCCCGCTTGCGCATGATGTACGCTGCCAACGGCTGCGCCGACTATGTGGGCTGTGCGTCGCTTCTCATTGAGGCCATCGCGCGAGACAATCATCGCGAGGTGCGCCGTCTGACGACCATCACCCGAGGCCTCACCGCGAACGCGCTCATCGATGGGCATCGACTGCGCACGGCGGGCAACCCGTCGGTGGTCGCGAGGTGGATGGCAGCGCCGGACATATGGGCATCGGTCCCGCGCGGCGTGGCCGATGCCGGCGGCGATCTCGTCGGGGGCGTATTTACAACGCCTTTGGCCGTCGCCGTGTCGACTGGCGCCATTCAAGTCGTCCATAGTCTTATCGACGACGGCGCACGGCCGTGGCCCACCGTCGAGGCCCTGCTGGCGCCTGCGCTCTCTCGTCCGCTGGCAGAGCGGATCGACGTAGCGGCGGTCGACGCCACCGGCATCGGTGGCTCCAGAGATTATCTCGCGCGCGTCTTTGACGCCGAAACAGCGCAGGTGACACGTCGTCCGTATGATCCGTTGGCCGTTGTTCGCTCTCTGACCGAGGCCTTTCCTCGGCGCGGTGCTTTATCGCCCTGGGATCTCAATCCGCTTACCGTCGCGCGAGCGCACGCGATCCATCAAGTCGCGCGCATCAAGAGCACCAAGGCTCAAAGGCAGGTCGCGATGAGGCGCCTCATCGCGCTTCTGTCGGCCTTGATCGATGCCGGCTATAGTCCACAAGAGCCCACAGCGGGCATCATGGTGCGGGCTCCCTGCACGCCGTCGAGCGCACCCACTGAAATAGATGCCGCCGTCCACAGTGCGGCGCGCGCGCCTCTGGGAACGCTGGCGCACGCGCTCGCAACAGCCGCTGTCGGACTCTATGCCGCGCGACAGGCGTGGGCCGAGGAGCGTGACCGCCCATCCATCGTGGCCGCTCGCCCATTCAAACTCGACGATGGCGACATTGACTCGACCGCGTGGGTCCTCGTCGGAGACCAACCCGCATGGCAAATTGATGATGATAATGATGACGACGACGGTGGTGATGATGATAACAGCATTGATAACGACAATGACGACAACGATAGAGATGACAGCGATGCGGGTATTTGGGGCAGTGACGACGGTGCTCGCCTGTGGCGAGAGCAAAACACGCACGACAGAGGCGGCAATGGCTTCCGAGGAATGGCGCTGCTTCGCCGAGATGAGCAACTCAACGCGTCGGGCTCCCTCGTGAGGTCCGACCCGGTGGCTGGCGCCCTCTGATGGCCGGGCCCTCTCTCTCTCTCTCTCTCTTTTGATCATCCCCATCTTTTTTTCGTCAACAAAAAAATGATTTTTTTGCTTTAGGTGTCGGCCGGTTCGCGCGCGCGCCTGTGTCTTTTTTTTCGATGGCCGACGACAAGAACAAGGACGGCGCAGCGAGAGAGGGGAACGGGCGGCCATCACAACACGAAGCAACGCCTAAAAGGGGAAGCGAAAAAAGGATCGCCCCACCGGGACGCTGAGCGCCTACATTCGCCTACCTCACGGCAAAAGGAATAAAAGAAAAAAGGGAAACCAAAGAGCGCGGCGCGACCCACGACAAAGGTGTCGACGCGCCAAAGGCGACCCAAAGAAGAAGGAAAGACAAAGGGAGACACGCACACAGACAGACAGACGGCAACCATGATAAAAAACGGAGCCGCAAGGACTCGCTGCATCAGCAGCGACGACGCCACTGAGAAAACAGAGACCGCGAAAAGACCGACCCGCGAGAGGGCCCGCAACGACCCAAATCGATCGCGCCCCGTAAATAGGGCGATCCCTTTGTGCGGCGCTTTGGGTGGATTGGTGTCGCGACCGGTGCGACGGTCGCCGCCCAACGACAACGTTGGAGTCGTCGCACGCAGTCCAAAGAGCACAACCGTAGGATCCGACGGCGGTCATACTTCTGGCAGCGACGACAACAGCAACGGTGACAGCAAGGCTAGAGGCGGACACAGTAACAAAGCCGAAAGGCGTCACCGAGGAACAACGCCAGAAATCGAGGACGGCGCTCGGTGGTGTCGCGTGCCGACGGCGCCCCATTTTGCCCGCGAGGATACGTCGACCTTTGGCTACGCGCAAACCCTACGATGTGGCGATCTCGTATGGGTGAGCGGCACCATTGGCAACGACGAGCGCGGACGTCTGGTCAAAGGCGGCATTCGCGCACAATGCCGACAGGTTTTTGACAATCTGGACCTGTCCCTGCGGAGCGCTGGATGCCGCGGTCTGAGCGACATTGTCCAACTGGACGCTGCCATTGTGGACGCGGCTCGCAATGCGCCGGGCTTTGTGGCGGTGCGTTCGGAGCGGATGCCATCCAATGGTTACACGAGCATGGCGACGGGCGTGGCGGCCCTCCTGGTGCCCGAGGCCTTGATCGAGATGCGCTGCATGGCCGTTGCCGGGCGCAAGTAGCCCTCTTCCAGGCCGCCCTTGTTCCTTTCGCCTTTTCTCCGTCTCTTGTTACGGAGAACCCCGCCCCCCCCCGAGGATGGACGTGAGCGAGCGACAGAGGGAAAGACGGCGCTAGAAATAAATTATTTTTTCGCGATCATGTGGGCGTATGCACGGAAAAGAGAGCGGCCCAGCGGGAGCGCGCTAGGGCGCCGTTGCGAATTTAGGATTTTCTACAATTGGCCCGCGGCCACAAGGCACACCACGGCATTGGCCAGAGCAACCAAAGCCACACAAAAACGTGCATAAAAAGAGGCCAACCGAGGCGAACAAAACAGAAAAAGAGAGCACACGCGCTCATGTCTCTGGCCATTGACGACACCATGCTAGGCGACGACGACAAAAGCGTCCACCAGGTCGGGAGCGCGGCGGTGGCAGCGCCCGCCAAGATCGCCCAAACGCCCAAGAGAAGCAACAAGACACTAGCCGGTCCTGACGAGTCTCAACCAGCCGAGCCCCTGTCGGTGCGTCTGTGGCGCGAGGCCATCACGAGCAAGGCGCCCACCCACGACACGATGCAGCCTGACGTTGAGGTGCGTCTCCGCGACGGCTCGGTGCTCCGACTCCATGGGTGTCTGTTGGCGCGTGTGCCGCCCTACTTTGAGGCTGCGCTGCGGTTCAGCCAAATGGCGCGGCGCGACGAGACCGCGACCATTGACTGCACCGCCGACGACCCCGCGCCGGTTCGCTTCGTCATCGAGGCTGGCTGTTGTGGGGCACCGCTGGGCCCTCAAGACTTTGATGTCAGACGATAAATTGAGGTTGTGCGCACGTACAACCACTATCTCGTGCCCGTGCCGCGCCACATGCGTGTTGCAGCCCTGGCGAGAGAGTTTTTTGTCCGTTCCTACTACAGCGATATTGTGGCCACCGCGCCTGGTGCGTGCTACCGGCGCAGCGAGCCAGAGGAAATGGCGGCTGCCATACGCGACATCAACGCCGCCATCGGCCTGCCGGTCGTGCGCACCATCGACTGGACCCGGTGCAACTATTATGCGTCCAATAGCAAGGCCGACTACAGGGACCTTATCGTCTATATCAACGACACTTCTTACAACATGGGCCGACACTACGTCTCGTCTCCGGCTAGGGTGTCGCTGTTGCGACCCATCGAGCACGTCATCAAACATTGCCTTGATCGAGACGGTGACGACGGCGACAACGACAGAGATAACAATCAAGACGACGACAATGTCACTGCAGCGTGAGGCGTCCCTCTTTGTCTTTATCGTTGTTGTTCCCATCTGTGCTCTGCCGAGCGCAAGCATTGTTTTTTCGGCCCTTGTCGTCGTCACACCGCGCGCCTTTGGACGATGCCGGTTCCCAAGACGAGGCGTCGCCTGCGCCCTTGGGGTGTGTGCGTGCGAGTGCGAGACGTCCCGCACCCCCCTGACACTCCGCTTACTCGCACCCTGATTTTCGCCTATAGACGTCGCCCGAGAAATAAGTCGCAAATAAAAATGTCGAAAACATACCGACCCGCCCGATGCCTGGCCGCATGTGATCCTTTTTGGGCCGGCTATCTGGTTCTTTTCGTCACGCGCTTCAAAAAAGCAACGCCAAACAAAAGGACAGAGACAGGACCAGTGCCCGAGCGTGCAATGAAAAAATCAGGGCGGCAGGCAGGCTCTGTTGGTCGCCGTCACGGATTGCGTGTCCGCGCCCTCCCTTGAGCGCGCCGCCATGCCAACGTTTTTGTTTTTATTTTGGTCATCCGTCCTTTTCTGTTTGTGTCCTCGAGAAGAGGACCCATTGCCGCTGTCGCGTCGCGCGGGATCGAGGTCCGCGACGCGACAGTAGCGAGAGGGCGCATACAGGGGAAAACCCTCGACAAAGAGAGACACACGGAAAGATGAAAGGCGACACGGGCAAGGTCTCTGGCGCCGGCGACGGCCACAGATCGCATGTGGGCGACTGCAGAGAGGGCACACACGACAAGGAGGGCGGCATCAACACAGACGCCACCATATGCAATGCGGTGTCTCTGCCGCCCGAATTGTGGGCGCGCATCGTCGCAGTGAGCGATCGCCGCACGGTGGCAGCGTTGGCCGCGACGTGCGCCGCGCTCAAAGACCTGTCATCGCAACGGGCGCGCGCCAACAGCGAGGCGGCACGGGTCTCCCTCGATGCTGTCGTCGACCGATGGGAGCGTCACACGGGCCACTGGGACGACGTGTGGTCGCACAGCGATTCGCGCGGCCGATGCTACGCGTGCACGCCCATGGGTGCGCGCACAGCACAGCATCGAGTTAGGGACCGACGCGATTCGAGGCGATCGAGATCGCAACGTCGATGGATCAGCGACTGCGGAACGCCCGACGATCCGACAGCGACCGATCTGTGCGACACGTGCGCCATTGCGATCGCGCGCGACATGGGCACCTGGCCCATGCGTCGCGTGGACCTCGATGCGCCGCACGTGTGGTCGGTCGGCCGCACCATATCCGACGTGCTCGACGTGCTCCCGTCGGGCCCCATTGCGGACGATCGCTTTGTTGTACCAGCGGCCGCCACCTACATGGTCGATCGCACGGTGGCCAGCCAAGTCGCGCAGTGGACGCTGGGCGAGATCGAGGTTGGCTTTGCTGGGTTCCGTCCTTCGCACATGCCCAGCGTGCGTGCCTGGCTGCCGCTGGCCGTCGTCAACAATGCCTCACACGCGCGCATGCTGTGCGTGTGCTGCGACGCCGATAGCCCGCTCTGGGGGACGGTCGCCGTCGTGCAGTGGTGGCCGCGCGCCTCATTCCTCGGCTGGAGTCGCGTGGCAGACTCAATCGAGCAAGCGGCCGCCGGCTCGTGTACGTTTGCGGCGCGCGCATTGGGCTGCGACGCACGCGGGCGATACCGAGGGGTCCCGCGCGATGGAGAAGGCGTCATATGCCTGGCCGAGGCCCTGCTCGCCGATAATACAAACAGGACGTGGGCTCTTTGTCAGAGGCCTTGGCGACGCTGATCCCCACCCCCACCCAGCCATCATGCGCGCGTGCGTGCGCTCTATTGCTCACTATCTCTGTTTTTGTACGTGCGCGCCTTTCAGCACACACACACGCGCACTCTTGTCTTTGATGCGTCTGCGCGGCCAACATCATTGCCGACGTGCGCGCTCTGGTTGTGCCCGAAGCGGCGGAAATAAAAAGGGACCCCTTTTGATTGAATTTTGTCCTCGCGTCGTCCGTCGCCCCTCTGTGTCTCTCACTGTGTGTGGGGGGGGGGAGCGTATTGCCTTGCTCCTCATCGTGCTCTGCTCGGCCAGCACAGCCAATCCATGCGGCATCTCGGTCGACGCGTGCAATCGCTTAAAGCGTCGCTGCCAAAGGACAAGAATCGACGCCAGCGCTTGCTCCCCTTTTTCCCCATCTTTCGCTTTGTTTTCGCTTCCTTCTCCTTTAGGGGCCAGCGCCAAAAAGCATGTCGTCTGCATTCAACCTCGCTGCCTTTGAGGCGGCCTTCCCGCCGTTGGGGGCCGTCGGCCGAGCCATTGCGCCGGGCCGATACGCGGTCCCCAGCAACAATCCCTACGGCGCTGCCGCGCCCGTGGTGGCGCCGCCGGGCGTCTCGCAGCACATCACGGTGCTCAATATGTCGGGCGAGCGCGCCACCGGGACGTGGTCGACCGAGCAGGAAAAGTCGCACTTTACCATCGAGGACGGGCACATTCTCAATATCCATCGCAGCGGCGTCCTGCCCATCCGCGACATTGAGATATTGACCACAGGCTCGCAGCCGGTCTATTCCAACGCGCGCATCATGCCCGAATCGACCATCGCCATCGTGCTCAATAGAGGCGGGGGCTACAGCCCGCTGGCTCCCATTGGGGGCGGCAACAACGACAATGGCGGCGGCGGTGGCAACAACGACAATAGGCCTGTCGATCCTCGCAATGGCGGCAACGTGCCGTCGTCCAACGGCGGCAACGTCCCTCCGTCCAACGGTGGTGATGTTCCCTCGTCGCGCAGCGTGGGCAATTCCTACATGGCACCAGCGGCAAGCAACGGCAGCCTGTCCTACTCGCCTTTTGGGTGGCGTGTGTAATTGTGCCGCTGTTTGCGCGCATAATACCGAGGCGCCACGCGGGTGCGCACACAAGCATGCAAAAAAAAAGATCTCGATCAAACAAGCCGGGCATTTTTTGCCCCCCCCCTTCGGTTGTGCCCTGGTTTTTTTCGCCCAGTGCACATGTGTATCATGATTACATAGCACGCGGGGGGACGAGTGGGGATATTTGATCGATAATGAAAAAGAGGCGACAGCGCGATCGCCCTCTCGACAGTGGCAGTGGTGAAAAGGGTGAGGTTGCGGTCATGGCTACCAAAAGGACGCCAGAGTGAAGAGAAAGGCATCACGCAGCCGTCGATTTTCGGTCCTCTGTGTTTATTCCTTGTTTCTCTCTCTCTGTTACTGGTGCGCGTGTGTGCGCCTCGCCGCTGGCCTTTGTCGTGTGCGGCGGCGGCGACGGGTGCCCCCGCTTTCGACTGCCGCCAATCGAAACTAAAAAGGAGCGTGTACGCGCGTGCGTGTTTCGGTTTCAGTCTGCCGAGTCGCGCCTTTAGTGAAACGGCTCCGTTTGGTCGCCTCCTTTTGCCGTTGTTCCTACTCCCCCCCCCCCGCTGATCCTCTCCTATCGGCGCAGTCGCCGAGCGGCAAAGGCTTGGACAGCGCAACCCTTTTGGGCCTTGTGCGCGGCTTTGGACTCGAGGTCTGATCGGCTACGGTCGCTCTTATATTCTTCCTACTTTGCTCCGTCGTGCCTGATGGACGCGACATCGGGTTTACCTCTCGAGTTGTGGGACCACGTCATGAGCATGTGCGACCGGCGCTCCATGGCTCTCATGGGCGCGGCCTGCGGGGCCCTTCGGGGCTTGGCCATGCGACGCGCGCGTGCCACGTGGAAGGTGGCGCGCGCGGCCATGAACGACGCCATCGACCGATGGGAAACCAAGGCGCCCCCGTGGGATGCGCTGTGGGTGGATCCGGCCGAGGCATGGTGCGACACATGCACCCATTCCGAAAGACACGCACGTTCGGGACTGGCCCGCGCTCGCCAGTGGATCTGCGACGACGGACTGCCGGGACACGCGCGAGCGCGCAACGTCTGCGACGCGTGCGCAACGCGCTCGACAGATGTCGCCAACAGCGATGGGCGGGTATGGCCCATGCGCCGAGTCGATCTGACGCGACCGCACGTGTGGTCGGCCGACGCATACGGCGGCACCATCAACCTCTTGCCGTCTGACCCGATTCCCAAAAGGCGGTTCATTGTGCCGCCCGAGGCGGTGCACATGATCGACGCGTTTGCCCCGTCGACGGTCAAGAGGTGGACGCGGCGCGACGACATTGAGGTTGTCTTTCGCGGTGGCCTCTTGCCGGCGTCGCTGCCCAGCGTCCGCTCGTGGCTTCCTCTGGCGGGCGCCCAACACGTGGTTCTCTGTCACGGCGAGGCGTTCCGCTACGACACGATGCGCCTCGCGCTCGTGTGCTGCGACGTCGACAGCGCCATGTGGGGTCGCGTCCTGCTCGTCGATCACACCGTATCGGAGCGGACGGCCGTGTGGGCCCTCGCCGACGAGTCTGTCGGCAACCTACTGCGACAGTATCGGGCTCGTGCCGTCAACGATGCCGATTTGGGTCTCGTCGCGTGGCTCTACCGCAATGCCGTCCGCGGGTGATGCCTTTTCTTCCTCTCTTCTTTGTTCTTTTCTGCTCCCAAAGCAACAAGAATTTTTTCGCGCTCTCTGTTTTTTTCTCTTGCGCGTCGTCTTTTCCACATTGTTTTTTTTTCGTGCGTGCCGCTGCGGTGCGTGTGGGCGCGCAGCGGCGCGATCGCTGTCGCCCAAAGCAGAGCGCGCCCACACGCACCGCACAGAGACAAAAAGAAAAAGACAAAAAGAAAGATAAATAAAGAAAGAGAATATTGCGAAAATCCTGTACTCTGGAAAAATCAGGGCGCGCGCAGGAACATGCGAAAAAGGCAGAGAGTCGTGTACAGAGAAAAAGATGGGCACAAAGAGACAAAAAAAGAGAGTATTCCTTTGTATTTTCATAGAGTAGGTTCGGGCAGGCTCCCGACGGCAATACCGCGCACCCACATGCCCGTGTATGGCTCGTCTCGATCGGCCAGAATCAAAGTGCCAGAGCCATGGCGCTCGCCGTCTCTCCAGTAGCCTCGGTAGCACCAGAGGTCGCCGTCGGACCAACGTCCGCTGCCCGACGCATCGGCCAGCAACGTCCAGCGTCCGCGTCCATACGTGCGCACTCCATAACCGTCAAACAGATCGTCCCTCCAGGTGCCCTGCATGGAAACTTTCGACCCAAGGCACACACCGATGCCATCGCCCTCGCGACGGCCGCTGCGCCAAAAGCCTTCGTGCCACTTTGTGATGGCGCGCGGCGCAGGCCATTGACGCCTCGGCGTTGTTCCATCCAGTTGGCTAGATACATTGTGGTCGACTTTGAGTGCGCTGTCGGCACGCAGGTGGACCATGGCGCCGTAGCCATGGGGCAGGCCGTGTCGATCGACATCGCCCACGTAGAAACGAAGCGGCCCATAATCGGTCCTCCCCACGAATGCGCGGTTGTGGAGCGGTTGCCCAGAGGCTGCCGCCGCCAACAACCACGCCCAACCCTTGCCCGCACGCGGGCGAGCCCCGGCCAAAAAGGCGGGCACCCCAGGACCATACGCCGCAACATAGGCACGTCGGCACGAGGCCTCGTGAACCTCGTCTAGGTCTCGGTCATCGGCGTGTGCCTCCTCATCGTCTGAAAAGATCAGAGAGTCGCTATCGTCACCATCATCCATGCCGTCAACGCTATTCTTATTGGTGCCGTTGCTTTCGCATATGTTTTTGCAGGCGGCGTCGTCCGTCGAGATCTCACGGTCCGATGCTTCGTTGCGACTAAAGATGGTGTCTCTGCTATTGCTCGAGTCGATCTCTTCCATTGCTGTCTACGCCAGCCCCCGAGCCTGTCGCTTTCGGCGACTCGTCGAGAATGGAACTTCCTTAAAAAAAATAAACAAAGAGACACTGAGCGCGCAGCCGCGACCGAAATCGCCGCGTGGTTGTGATTCCCAGGCGGCGAAAGAAATTGACCAATCATATACATTTTGGAGATGTGACGCTTTTTTTCTGTCTGCATGGGGCCTCTGGCGGCGGAGGGATTAGTTTCGAGAGGTTGGTCCTTCTCGCCAGAGGGGCCGTTACTGGTCGCGCGATTTTCGCACCGCGCCCGCAAGACGCGGCATCGGCCCAAGAGCAAAAAGAACAAGATCAATGACCGGAAAAAGTGAGGGAAAAGTGCACTCAAAGGCACCGATCGCTTTATGCAGGCGGTAAAAGAGTTTTCGTCTGGGCGCCACCGCGCTCTTTGGCAGGCAGGCGGGAGATGTCAACCGGCGAAATGAGGAAACCCCGTCCAGTGCGGGAGGGTGGGCTGAACGCGGGCGATGGCGGCCTCGCGCCGCCCCTCCCACGTGATGGGTGAAGGGGTGCGCCGCGCCGTGCACAACCATCGCACAAATCCGTCGCGAAGGCTTGCGGTCGTCGGCTCATGTACGCTCTTGCAATAGGTGCCGAGGGCCGCCATGGCATTATTGGCGGCCGGCAGCCACGAGATACATGGCCACCGATCGGTGACGGATCTCACGGCTACGATGCCACCCCACAGTGGGCTCGCTGGATCGCAACACACGAGCGCGTAGCGCGCTATCTCGCCTCGGTGGCTTTGCCGACAGGGGTCCTTGACCATGCCGATAGGCAGCCACGCGCGTAGATTGCCCATGATCGATGCGGGCACCTGGTAGATGCGCACGAGCGCCGCCGGTGTGCCGCTCGCCCACCACGAGTATCGCCCGCTGTGGGACATGTACCGGAATGGATCGCAGTATGGGGCGTCTCTTTTGTCGTCGAGCGCCACCATGTATGGCGGACCGTTACGGTGGTCGTCCCCGTCAGCGCCATCGTCTACGGCCCCACTGCCCGCGCCGCAGGCGGTCTCGATCGTGATCGCAGGTACGGGATGCGCCGCAGGCCACCCTCCAGTCCTTTGCACTAGATCAGTGCTCCCGCCATCATTCAACTTGTTATCGTCGTCGTTGTCGTCGCTATTTGCGCGTTCGAGGTTAGACTCGCCGCCGTCATAGTCGTCCTTGAGGACCAAGTCGTCGTCGCCACTGTCGCTGTACCTCATGTCGGACTCGCCATCGTCGCTGTCGCAGTAGTCAAGGTCGGCCTGCACAACTGTACGCGGCACGATGCCAAGTTTGGCAACTGCCTCGGCGTTGTAAATGTCGTTATCGTTGTAGGCATAGTAATCGTAATAGTCGATCTTGCCCGATGCGCCGTGCTCGGCATCCAGCAGGCGCCTGGCACGCTGAATATCGCGCGCCAGGTGTGCTGCGGCATCCGCGTCAATCCACGCCTCCATACCCCTAGGCACGCTCCACTCGGAGATGGCTGGCGTGGCCACGTATGAGCACGGGCCTCCCATGCAGCAGTCTGCCCACACATGGGGCCTATCCAGATACACGCGCGTCATGGGCCACCGTGTATGATCTCGATCGTCGAGGAGAGCGGCTATTCCGCGAGCGCACGCGTCGCACACGAATCCGCGGGTGCCGCCGGGCAACTTGCCATGGAGCGACCAGTCGGGCGCGCGCGTGCAGGCATCAAACACTGGCGAGGCGAGATCAAAGGCGCGGCTGCCCACACAACGATAGATGCGAGACTCGCCGATCTGGTCCATAGGCGCTTGGCTGCCACCGTCGTCGTTGTCTTGCGCGTTTCTGGGGTCGCTGCCATCGCTGTCTGGGGCAGTCACGTGGTTACCGACGGTCGCGCCTTTGCGGTGGTGGTGGCCACTGCGGCTACGGTCGTTGTCGTCTCTGTTGATATCGTCGCTGGTACCGTGATTTCGATCGCCAACACTGCTGCAGTGTGCACTTTTCCCGCTGATCAAAGCCTCGTCGTCAACGTCGACATTGTCCGTGGAGCCAGCGCTGTAGCGCGGATGACGCACACCGCACTCGCGTACGGCCTTGACCATAAGTCGCTTGACCTCGAGGTCATCGCAGTCGGTAGCGATCCTTTGCCACTCGTCGACAAAGGCATCCATCGATGCGCGCGCTCCCAATTGATTTGCACGCATCCGTCGCTTTGCGGCGTCGTCGCACATGACGCGCATGCGCAAACACGTCGCGCCCAGAGCGGCCAGGTCCTCTCGACGACCGAGCCATGCGATGACGCTGGTCAAAATCTCGGATGGCAGACCAGAGAGCGACGGCGCGCACGTTGGGGTCGCCATGGTCGCTGGTTTAGCGAGGGGGACTGTTGGCGGTTGACTGCTGCCGCAAGACATTGCCACTAGACGTTGATAATTTATTACATTGCGATCGCTTACTTTTCCCGTCGCCCAAGCGGGCGCGGTTGTCTTCTTTGTGATCGTCGTTTGACCGTTGCATCTGTCCTCTTACATCGTCGCGACATCGAGCGCTGCTGTCAAGTCTCTTTTGGCTCTGCGGCACGAGTTGAAGGTTTCGCCCTCTGTTTGTCGGGCCAAGCCTGTGATTCGCTAGAGGCGGGCAGCGCGACCATGCCGAATGAGAGACAGACAAAAAGACAAATGCCCAGGGACGGGGATAGCACGCGACACACGACCATCTTTCGGTTCCTGTGGCAGGGCGGCAACTCGGCATCGCGAGAGACTTTTGCGCGAGCGGCGTCGACATCCAGAATTGACGTCGTCGCAAGGAAAATTTCATTGCCCTTTTTCCCTTTTTTTTGCTGAGCACAAGCAAAGACGGCGCCACAAAGGCCTGAGCAACGGTCTAGAGTCTGACCGACATTTGCTGGCAATGCCACGACACCAACCGAGAGCACGGGATGTCGTAAATAACTAGAAAAAAGACCATGCGACGTGCGCCCGCACCTGTCGGCACTTTATTTTTTCTTTGGGTTTTTGCGGGCCGTCCACGTTGGCGCTAAAAGCCTCGAATTTTTTTCGACGCATACAGAAATTCAATGGACAAGAGCCTCTGCTCCGCGTCGACGTCATAAATCACCCCGCCAGTGGCGTCGGTCAAGCAACCGCCGCAATCGAGCGCATGTCGATTGTCCTGGGGATCGATCAAATGAATGGTAAGAATGTCGACCTCGGGGTCGTATTCGCGGCACACATTGGCGGTTGCCAGGGGCAGCGCGCCGGGCGCGCAGTTGGCCATCGCATGCGCCACCGATATGACCGAAATTCTTCCGCCGCTGTCGACGCCCTGCGCGATCCATGGGGCGTCATCCAGAGGGGTCACCATCTTGGTAGTCGAGTCATTCGGCTCGCTGTCGCCGAAAAGTACATAGAGCGTGCCCGTGCGGACGTCAACGACGCACCGCACTGACATGTGGGACATAATTGTCCTTTATTCTTGGCGTCGAGTGTGATGCCTGTCTGTCGACCGCAATACCTATTCAGCCTATATCCTTTGAGGTCGTAATGCGTTGTTGTCGAAAGTTTGTCGTCGTCGTCGCGTACAAGGCGAAAAAGAGGAGTCGACGTTATTGTTCTGTTTGTTTGCGATAGGGGTTGTCGTGCGCGAGCGTGCCCAAAGACGCTTTCTTGCGATCTCCAAACCCAAAAGAAGGGAGATCTTTGGGAGGCGGGGAACCTGTCGACGCTGCGCAGAGCGCAGGGAATAGTTGCGCGCTTGGCCTCTGCTGTCATTGGGCCTGATGGCGGCTTGCCTTTTGTTAATGGCACGCTCCCTTTATGGGCCATTCCTATTGCTGTTTTCTTTTTTTCGATTGGATTTATGCTCGCGCAATCCCCAGAGGCAAAAAAATCGACAAGGAAAGAGGGCACGCGCGCAGAGAGCCACCACACCGCGCCCTCCCACCGAGCAGAGGTAAATCGGAAAAGAGAGCACAAACTGTGGACGTGTATGGATCACTGAGCATCGTCTTTTCTTGTTTTTTATTCAAAAAAAACAAAAGAATGTTTCGGTTCTTGGCAGCAGACAAAAGGAGCACCAAACCAACGACCAAAAGGCGCCGAGGCGCGGACAAAGGAAAAAAAGAGAATACGGAAAGGGGGTCACAAGCGCCAGTTGCGACCGAGGGACGCCATCGAGTCCAACAGGAGGCCCGCCGCGCCGCCGACAGCACCACCGATGGGGCCCCCCAAATAGAGCCCAACTAGGCTTCCCGCAACAATATGTCGATAATCGCTTGTGGGTGCGGTTGACCTTGTCGATGGCCCTGCCGAGAGTACCGCGGCAGCGGCAGACGCCGATGCTTGGTGAACGCGCCCTGTGACGGCCGGCGGCGAATTGGAACCCAATCGAACAGCGCGGGCGACAACGCCGCGCTCGTTGCTATCGGGTCTGCCGTGTCTTTTTGTTGTTGATGGCACTGTCGCAGGCAACTCGCGCTCATCTCGATAATCGGCATGCGTGAGTGCCGACTGGCCGGTAGCAGTCCACAGGGCAAAGTCCTCGCTGGCGCGCGCGTCGTCCAGGCCTTCGGGCACCTCCCACTCGGAGCCGACGTGCTCCAAAGCGCGCCTCACCCTGACCGCCGCCGGAAACTCGGACCGTGTGCGAAACCACTCGTCGGCCGAGAGGCTCCTCCCGCTGGCAAAGTCGCGCAGGGTTTGCTGTACGACATCATATCGTGGGGCGGCGCTGCGTGAGGATGCCCCGTGTGGACGCTGCCGAACGGCATGGACCACCAACCCGTCACCCACGTATATCCCCATACGGGCCGAACAACGCGTCGTCGACGGCGCTCCGCACGTCCTGCACGAGAGCACATCGCCTTCGTTCACAACGGAGCGCGGCACAAGAGGCATCGGCGCGCGAGACACCCGCGCCACTTTGTCGCAATCTCTAGGGCAGCGGTCTCTCGGCATCGGATCTCTCGTTGCGATGACTTGCGCCCCGCTCTTGGCACGTGTCTTGCGGGTTGCACCGGATTTCTCACGCACATCGCCGTGAGCGTTGCTTTTATCGTCGTCATCATCATCATCATGGCCATCGTCGTCGCTACCCATGCGGTCATCATCGTCGTCGTTGTCGTCGTCGTCATCATCATCGTCGTCGCTGTCATCTCTGGCGTCTGATAAAGTTGCCACCGTTTTCATTGTCGTCGCATTTCGGCGGCATGTCGTGACTGGCATAGTCGCCGCAGCATCGTGCAGCGGGGCCGCAGACGATAACAACATTGATGATGACGACCGCAACGACGACGCCGACTCGTACTCGTATCCGTCAACGTGCTCCCTTGGACCAAAAGACCCTATGTCAGAGTTTCTTTCGTCGGTGAGATTGACCGACTGATCGTTGTGGGTCGCCGCTTGTTGAGTTGTGACCTCTTTCGATGCATGCAAACTGCTAGAACGAATTTGGCCGCGTTCATGGACTATATCGGGCGCTACCGCATCTTTGGTATCCCCAAGATCTCTGCGTTCGAACGCGAGCAGTGCCGGCATATGGTGCGCTCGGTCATGACTTTCGGCGCCCAGAGCATGGCGACGCTGGCGGCGCAGGCGATTTTTGGAAGGGCCGGCCGATGTTGCGGCACCCTCGGGTTGGTCCTGGCCATGGTCAATTGGGAACGAGTTGTCGGTCGTGGGCTCTAGGCGAACTGGAAGGCCCGACCTCTGCCCCTGGCCGAAACTCGGCGGGGCGCCCCAGCCCGACCATGCGGCGTCGGCGTCAGTCGCCATGAGTCCGCGCTCGATGCCGGCTGAGGCGGCTCTCGCGGGTTCTCCCCGGAAGGACTTTGGATCGACCCCTCAAGCGCTGTTCGCCAATGTTCAGAATGAGCAGCCACACGATCTAGACCAAGATGCGTCGTAGGATCTCTTTATCTCTCTCTCTCTCTCTCTCTCCCTGTCTGGTGTCTGTTGCTTGGGTTTTCTTTCTTTTTCTTTATGCGTCGGTCGGCCGGTCTACCGCCTTCTTTCTCTTGCTCTGCTTGTTTTGGCTTTGGGGGCGAGACGAAACAAGAGGACGAGCATCAGCGGACCTTTTCTCAACAACAACGCCGCTTCTGTCCTTTTTTTGGCGGCATCCAGGCGGCGGACAACGCCGCCCTGTGCGTCTTTTTTCGCCGCGCGCGCCAGCGATCCTCGATAGACGCAATATTGAACACACGACAACGATATACATCCTCGTGCTGTTCGATCGAATTTGGTTCTGGGTCATAGAGGGCGGCTGCCGCTGCCGTCTGGAGCCGAGGGCCTAGTCATCCTTTGCATTCCTTCTATCGTCGTGTGCCTACATGCATACATTTGAGAGGGATGGGGGGTGTCGCCTGCGAGCCAGTCCAACGCGCCGGCGGGGCGCTAACCAAAGCGTCATAGGTTGATGAATCTCGCAGGATCGGCACTGGAAACTATACCGGTGCTCTGTCCGACGAGATACCACAGGGTGCCATCGCTCTGCAGCGTCACGGCCTCGCCACGGGACAGGGACAACCTGCCATCGGGCACGTCAAAGAGACTCGCCGATTGGATTTCGGTCGCCGACCCTGTCGAGACGTTTTTGACCACGATCGTTCTTCCTCGACCGTGCGCTCCATCGCCGGCGTGTGCTGGATCGTCTAGGAGCAGCATGGGGGCCCGCGCGCCGCCCAAAAACACTGTAGAGTCGTTCTTGCCGAGATAACAGTGCGTTCCTGCCTGCTCCGAATTGACTGTCCGAATCGCGGCGCATGACAGGCCGGAACGAAAAGGGGATCCGTCGACACCGTCGCCCGTGCCATCTCTATCAAGATTGCCAAGCCTGTCAATGATAACGTTGCCGCTTGTCGGCGGCAGATCGCCAAAGCGCGCCGAGATCCGCGTGATGTGAATCGATGAGCCGGGCGTCTGCGCATCTGCGAGGACGCAAGAATCAGCCGATACACCTCGCAAATCGAGAATGGCACCCGCCGAGTGCAGGACCGATCCGGGACCCGCTCGGACAAACCAAATGCGCCCGGTGGCGTCCGCACTATCGGCATCGTTGGATATTGCCGGCAGGCGATTGTTGTCGTCGATATGCAATACGGTGTCGCCGCTGCCCAACCTATTGACGACCATATTGGGACTCGGCAAAGGCGCCAGGCGGTTGTCTTGCGCCTTGGCGGGTCCGTCCTGGCTGTTGGACCTCTGCGTGACTGAAGCCACAGTGTCACCTATCTGGTACAAAGAGGCGCCATTTGTGGCGACGAGGAAAGCAATCTCTTTGCGCGTCGCCGATGAATTATCGACAATGTCAATCGAGCCACTGCGCACGTCGATGCGCGCTCCCCCGTCAGCCAGCACAGCCGCAAACGGGCTCGACGACGACAGGGACACGGTCGCAAAGATATCGACACGGTCGAGGACGACCTGGGTCCCCTGGGCTCGCACGATTGCACTGGGGCTCGCTTTGGTTTGGCTCAGGTTGGCCAATATCGTCGTGTCTTTGATGACGACGCGCCCGCTGGCGCGATCTGAAGCGCGGTCAATGTCTATGACGCCCTGCGTCCCCTGCGTCACGGCGTTGCCCAGAGTCTCGACCGAGACCGATGCCATCGTCCCACGATCCTGTTTGGGGGGCAAAGACAAGACGATCGTCCCCGCGGTCGTCGGCGTTTTTTGTTTTACAAACGGAAATAAATATATGGCCCTAACCCACACAGACACAGAGAGCGCGCACACGCACAAAGAAAGATGAAGAGAGAGAGAGAGAGCAGATAAAAAAGAGGGCGATGGGATATACATGAGCATCCATGAGCACGAATGTGATGGCCGGAAGAAAAGGCGACCGCACTGAAAGGGCCTCGATGTGGCTTTTGCCCTGGGCGACGATGGTCCCGATGATGACGCTGGCCGCGTAGCCCGAACCCACGAGGCCGATCGCCGGCGGCAAGACGATATTCTCAGCGTAGGAGCCGGGCGCAACGCGCACAGTCCACATGGCGACAGTCAACGACGGAATCAAAGGCTCGGCAGCCACGGCCGTCGCCAGCGGCGACAGCGCACGGATGGCCCTGATGGCGCCGGTGATCGTGCGATAGGGCCTAGCCGGGTCGTAGAGCCGCGCACGACCATCGCCACGGGACATGGCCGAGTCGACAAATGCCGTCTGCGAAATGCAAACGCGGTGAGAGCGCTCGTCGGCGTTGCACTCGGTTGGTTTCATTTCTTGTCGGGATGATCAGCAGGAGGATGAGGCAAGAGCCTGTATCGTATGCGCTGCCCTTTTCCTTTAGGGGCTTCTTTATGGGTGTGTATGTTTATGTGTGGGCGCGCGCGCATTTGCAAAGCCGACGCATTTGTTTTTTTTCTCGTCTCCTTTTCACGGGGCCATCCCACCGTAAACGGACAAATTATGACTTCTTTTTTTTCCCCTGTATCGGCCTGGGTCGTTGGCGACCACACCAGGGACGCCACTGGCGAGAAGGAAGAGAGAGAGCGAGTGCGCGCGCGCGGTCGTGGCTTGTCGCCGCCTCGTGATCGCTCCATGGTCGGCCCCTTCCGGCAGACCTTTTACCCATTGAGGAAAAGCCTCGCACACCCACAAGCAGAGAGAGAGAGAGAGAGAGAGCCAACCTTTCGGCGACACCGGGCGCAAAAAAAGACACGGAGAACATAAAAGTCGCGAGCGCGACCGCCCAGAACAGCGCGACCGCGCCGTCACTGTCCTTTTTTTATTTTTTTTTTAAAACTCAATCTTTTTCTCACGCGCCGACTAGGCAAAAGGGATCGAAAGCGCCGCTGGCCATCAAAGGCCCCTTTTTTGCTCCCGTTTCCTTTCGCCGATCGACTCGGGCACAAAAGAGTATGGACGGTCGGGGCATATCTCTCGGGTCGCGCTTTGTGTGCGCGCGGTGCGTAGCCGCCGTGTTGGCGCGAGGCTTCTGGCCGCTGTCGGCGCGGTTCGTCGCGATGCCTCTGGGCGTGACGTGCGTCATATGCGCCAGAGCCTCGGTCCATGGCGGGGCAGATGCTTTTACGCGCCCAATGCTCGCCGGCCCATCGAGCCAAAGCGGTTTCGATCGCGCACGATCTTTGCATCGAATTCCTTTGTCTGATGCTCCCGATGCAGACGACGCCGCTGGCAGCGACAGCGACCGAGACGACGGACACTGCCAGCCTGACCAGGACGCAGCGCAGCGCCCCGGCATTTTCTCGTGGCGCCTTTCGTGCTCGCTCATGTAAGAGCGTCGGCGCAGGCGTCTCGTGCATTGACGGTGCCAACAACGGCGCCACCCATGGCAAAGCGCAACCAGCCCGTGCATCCAAACCCTTCCGTACTGCCCAGAGTGTCGTGCACTCTCTAGCCTCCCTCGCTCTCCCAACTTTGTCCCTGTTTTCTCAATAGACACACGCACACGCTCTCTTCTTGCTGCTCAAGCCAAGTCAATGGAGACGCCACTCGTGACCCCCGTCGTCGAAGCGCCGATCGCCGCCACCACCACAACCACAATCGCGCGCCGCAGCAACACGGTTTACTGGGTCGTCTTGGCTGTGGCCATCCTCATCGTGCTGGTCGTCATCGGGATCTACGTGTGGCGCCGACAAAACGAAAGGAGACCGACGAACGCGTGAGCGACGACGCCGGCCATGGGCGTGGGGTAGACCCTCTGCCAGCCGTAGCACGGCAACCTCTTAGAGAGCGCCGATCCACCCGACACTCTCTGTCGCTGCTCATGGGCAACCGGCCGACCAATTAAAAAAAGCCAAACAACAGCCCGCGTCCGGGGTCGTCTCTTTTGGCGCCCTCGGCGAGCACGGCCAGAGATACAAAGAGCATCTTGCTTCCCTTTTTCGTTGGGTCGATTGTTGGTCTTTATTTTTGATCCTCTTTTAATGCATTTCCCTCGCCCTGTGTGGTTGGGATCGGTGGCGACATGCGCACACACGCAAGTTTGCCAGCAGGATTTTTCTGGTTAAAGTCACTGGACCAGGTCTAGCCAGTCTTGTGGTGCCGCAATAATTCCCAGCGGGCATGCTTGTGCCCCACCCCCACAAAAGGGCAAGATCGGGGAGCGCAAGTTGCGGGTGGAACCGCGGCCTGCATTTCGTCCGCATGGGGGATTCTATGTGTGCCGCGCAAGCCATGCCCCCGACAAGGCAAGAAGCCGCGACGGCCTTTTGGCGTCCCTCGCGGCGTGCCCTTTTGTGCTGATCAAAGGCGCACGCGCTCTCGGTGAGTTTATCGAGGCCTGGAAAAGGCGCCGAGAACCCAACGCGATCAAGCGAGCAAACTTTCATTGCTGTTTTTGGAGGGGACTTTTGTGTTCCCGTGACAGAGGGCGCTTCGCGCCGGGGGCATAGCACTCTTGCCGAGAGGGCGAGCAAGAGAAAGCATTGCGCTTTGCGCAAAGATTGCCTCCAACTCATGCATTCCGCAGGTGTTTGATTTCCTATTTGTCTGGCCCACGCGGCTTTATGGCTCGGCACAAAGGCCAGTCGCCCCGCCACAGGCAACACCGCCACCCATCCGGCCGCGCAGTTTTTTGCTCCCAAAATTCATGCATGTCCATAAAAAGTTATGCGCCTACATGCAATTTGCCTCTGCGCGCACTTTATTATGGGCCGAGCCTGCTGCCGTGCCCAGAAAAATCAACACCGCCTCCTTGTTCTCCTGTGCTCTCGTCTCTGTGGCCTCCTCGGCCCCCCCCCCGCACCCGAGACGAATCTCTTCTCTCATCCAATTGTCTATTGGTCACTTGTGCTTTTTTTTATTCAAAGCGACTTTGGCGCCGGCGAGGAGCCTCTTGTTCCTCGACATACGCGCGACATAAAGAGCGTCAACGAAAATAGGCCGGATGCACGTGCAGGCTCGCCCATCTAATGGTAGCGAGACTTGCGCTTGTTGTCGCTCCAGAAAGCGTCGGACAACTCCTTGTGCTTCTTGCTGGCATACTTGGCCTTCTTCTTGTCGGCGTACTTGGCCTTCTTCTTGTAGTCGTCCTCGTCCTGGTCCTGGTCGTCGTCGTGATCGTCGGCCTGATCCTCGGCGTCGTCCTCCTCGTCCTGGTCGTGTTCGTACTTGAGGTCGTACTTGGCCTTCTTCTTCTTGTGGTCCTCCTGGTCGTCGCTGTCGTCCTTGTTGTCGAGCGCCTTGTGCACGGCCTTGTAGACCAACTTTTCGATCAGGCACTCGTCGACGACGGCATCCTCGCCCTTGGGGCCGCGAGGGCCACGCGGGCCGCACTCGCCCTGGATTCCCTGGGGGCCGCGCGCGCCGCGGGCACCGGGGCAACCGTCCTCGCCCTTGGGGCCGCGCGGACCGTGCTCGCCCTTGTCGCCCTTTTCGCCCTTGGGGCCACGCGGGCCGCACTCTCCCTTGGGGCCGCACGGACCGCACTTTCCACAGTCGCCCTTGTCGCCCTTTTCGCCCTTGGGGCCGCGCGGGCCGTGGCAGCCCGGCTCGCCCTTGGGGCCACGCGGGCCCTTGGGACCGCACGGACCACAGGGGCCGCACTTTCCGCATTCGCCCTTGTCGCCCTTTTCGCCCTTGGGGCCGCGCGGGCCATGGCAGCCGTCCTCGCCCTTGGGACCACGCGGGCCATGGTCGCCCTTGTCGCCCTTGGGGCCCTTGGGGCCGCACGGACCGCAAGGTCCGCACTTTCCACAGTCACCCTTGTCACCCTTGGGTCCTTTGTCGCCCTTGTCGCCCTTTGGGCCCTTGGGGCCGCACGGGCCGCACTTTCCGCAGTCGCCCTTGGGACCGCACGGGCCGCACTTTCCACAGTCGCCCTTGGGTCCCTTGGGGCCGCGAGGGCCGACGGGGCCGCGCACGGCGCACACCTTGATGCACTTTTTATCAGCGCACTTGTCATACTCGTCGGCATCCTCGTCGGCGTGCTTGTAGGACGCGCTGCGATCCTCGGAATACCAATCATCGTCGTGCTTGTGGGCAGCGGCGTGCTTCTTGTTGTAGTAGTGAGCCATTATGAGAGAGGAGGGATGGGGGGCGGTCGTTGCTGGTGGGGGCAAAAAACAAGAGCAAGTCTATTGCTGCTGTCGATGTTGATGATGATGCGTGCAAACCGTTAACCTACGCGACCCGATCAATTCAAACCGCGCGACGACCAGAGTGCGACGGCGCGCATTACGGCGGCGCTCTGGCCGCCGCCGCCGCCTCCTTTGGTACCGCTTTGCTCCGACCTTATCCCCTACCGCCGGTGCCCTCGCGCCGGCCGTGCCCGCGTCTACAAAGAAAATAAAAAAGAAACACGGTCGCTTTTTGCGTGCGCCCGCAAAAAGAGAGAGAAAAAACAAGCGGAACCAACGCGACACCTTTTTTCCTACTTTATGTTGTGTGTCTTTTGTTTCTCGGTGCGGTGTCGGCTGTATCTGCCTCACGCCGAGCGGACGCCTCGTCGCCGGCAAATGTGCTATTGAGGTATCGGTCAAGATCGATCGGGGTCAAAGATGCGCGGCGCGCACGTGTGTGCCGCATCCGCGCTCCCTTGACAAGAGACTTGCGCGCACGCACCAAAGACGCCCGATGCCTGGCCGGGGCTTGTGCGCGCTACGGAAAAAAAGAAGAGACACGTATATGCGCGCGCCCACACAATGAAAAAAGTGGAAAAAAAGAGTAAATCAAAGCAGAGCAGGGAGCAGAGCGAGCGACAAAAGCGCAAAAGAAGATACCGACGGAAAAAAGGGTCAAAGATGTCGCTGTTGTGGTGCCTAGTAGGGCAGCGGGCGCTGGCCGCATGGGGAGCATCCCGCGCACACCTCGATGAGCCGCTGGTAGGCCTGAAGGGCGAGCGCTTGCGCCGTAGCGGGGAACGTCCCCGGCGTGAGGGTGGCGAGGAAGGTCAACAGCGCGTTGAGGGCAATCACGTCGGGAGCAAAGCCCGAGCCCGAGGCCGTTCGGCACGCCACATAGGCAGTGGCATTGGCCACAACGAGCGCAATAGCGGCCGCGGTCGGCACCGGCGTGCTCACGAGCGCGAGCAACTGCGAAGCCAGGGCCGAACAGCCGCATGCTCGCGCGCTCGACGGAAAGCACGGCGCAGGGCGTGCGTCGGCAGCCTGAGGGATCACAATCTCGATTTCGACCTTGTTGCCGCAGCGACCCTTGTCGTGGTGATGATGGTGCTTCTTCTTGTCGCAATCGTGTGCCTTTTTGTGTCCATGCTTCTTGTAGACGATTGGCTCGCACGAACTGCTGCTGCTGCTCATATCATAAATGGTCGCGCTGCACGAAGAAGACGACGATGACGACGACAGAGAGTCACAGTGCTTCTTGGCGTGCCCATGATGCTTTTTCTTGTGGCCCTTTTGGCAAAAGCATTCCACCTCAATGTACTGGGCGGGCTTTCGCTGCTGGGCGCCATGCTGGTGGGCGGCGCCGCCAGCACACGACTGGCAGCACGCGCCGGTGACGGGCCACACGGGAATCGACATTTTCTCGGTTTCGGACGGCGGCGGGGAATAGGGGTGTGTGGGAGCGGGTGGGTTTACCTCTGACAGTCGAGAGGAAAGGCGCGCTCCGATCACGGACGGCACGCAGGCGCGAATTGCGAGTGAGCGTCAGCCAAAAACAATACAGGCGCCCGCGCGCACACACGCACACTCACGAGAAAACAAACAAGCAAACAAAGAGAAACAAAAGAGAGATACCGACAAGAAGGGGCTGCTGGGGCAATGGGGACAAATCGTTTGATAATCAGGGGAGCGCGCGCTAGAGAGCACCAGATAGAGATGATGATAGGGTTGAAGGCAGGGGGTGGACGAGGCAAACTCTGTCTTGCTCTGATGGTCGGCTCTCTCGATACGCGGCCCGACGATGACAAATGGCGCACGCAACAACAGTGTCGCTCGCTGCGATCCTCCCGTCCATGCACACGCCGCCAGATTTTTTCTTGTGCGCTGCTCGTGGCCTCTGATTGCTCACGACAAGACCCATCGGTGTGGATGCATGCCGCACGGCTACGCGAGGTCTCTTGCCGTTCATGTGCGTGTAGCGCCCCGCTCGCCTTCCGCATATCCACGCGCCTGTGCGCACGTCCCATTAGCGCGTGTTTGCGTGCGGCCGCGTGCCAAAAAAAGCAAGGCCGGGCAGGTAGATCAAAGAAACCCAAAAAAAAAAAGAAAAACTCTCGACACCCATGATTTTCGTCGTCTCTAGGATGACAGGCAAAAAACACGATCGGTAGCGTGTCAGTGGAGCGCTGGCACCGAATCAAAGGCGCACTTAAGGACAAGGGCACACATCGCATTTTCTTTTTCTCTTGCTTGTTTGGTATTTGCGTGCCCACGCGCAAACACGAGCCCGCACCAAGGTCGCGAGGTTGGCGAGAAACAAGAGAGAGAGAGGCATGGATCCCGCCGCGACTTTTATCTCGCGCCGGCGCACTCGCCCCGACACACCCGCCACGGGCGAAAGCGAGCCACCGCGACGTCGCCTCCGCACTGTCGCTCAACAATCGCGAGGACGGCCCCGCCAGCGTCAGCGACACCTAATTACTACAGATGAATTATCCTCTCTTTTGGACTCGATGGATGACGACGATGCCTCTTACGGAGGAGGAGGAGACACGCCGTCAGCGGCGCAACTGATGGAACCACAACGACAGCAGCAACAAGAACTGATCAATCAGCAACCTGGGCCGAACGAAATAGTATCCAGAGACCGAGCCTTTGATTTCGTTGGAGCGCTCCCTCCCGAGATTCTGGTCGAGTTTATAGAGTACATGCTGTCGGCGGGTCACGAGGCCGACGTCATCGCCCTGTGCGGGTCCAGCCGCGAAACCCGGCGCATCTGCCAAGAGGTCGTCATCGACGTTGGTCGTCTAAGAGACCCTCTCCCTCCTGGTGAATACACGCTCATCGAGGCGGCCCGCACCCTCGCTTTTCGGTCTCGTCGGTGCGTCCTCTGGGCGTGGCTCCTTGCTACTCAAAATGTGCTCGATGCTTACGCGCGGCGCGCCTATTATACCCCGGCTCGAACAGAGCGTGTCGGCCAGCGACGCGCGCGACTTGTTCAAGGGACCAAATTTGATGATATCGCCCACAACGACTTGCTTTTGTGGGCGACCAACAACTCGCCGCGTACCATGCCCCCCGTGGCGCAGTACGTTCTCGGCAATGACAGAGCACGTCCATACTTGTGGCGGCAGTTGATCAAATATGCCTATGGAGCGCCATCAGGCGACACGCCATTTGGGATGGATCTGACCCTGTCCGCAAATCCGAGCGATCCGCAATCGACACTAGTGCCCATTGACGGCGACACCAATCGCGCTCCGCCTCCTCTTTGGGCTACACTGCTCGATTCTGTGCAAGTCCCTGATGCGGTCGGATTGGGCTTGGTGCCGGCCGACTTTTCCCGACTGCCTCTTGCCGACCGTCAGGCTCTGGTCGCCAGACCCGAGTACGCGGCGATTGCGCGCGGACGAATCATAGAGGCGCTATCCGAGGCCCTGCGCGGCACCCCCTTGGAGGAATCCAATTGCGCGCGTCGCCTATTTGATCTATTTGACGTGCGCGTCTTTGTCGCTCCGGGCACTCTCCGTATCGACCATTATGCGTCGATACGCCTCCGCCCGAGCGACATCTCGCCCTATGATCCAATCGACTATTGGAGCACTGGTCCAAATTAGACTTGGCGCTGTTGCCGTCGCTCTGGTCGCGGTTTGGGCACGGCCACGCGCTGACGCTCCTGGACAGCGATAAAAAATATAAAACTATGGGCACAGCACATGGGGAACAGAATCGAAAAAGGGACGGATGGAATCGCGTGCTCGTTAGCGCTATCACGCACATCCGCATATTATGCAGGGATGCGCATGCAGCCGCGACATAAAATACGAATATAAAATAGTCTGGTAATTTTAATGGGTGGGGGGACAAGGGCGCCAGCAGGAATCGACAGACGCAGAGGGGGCGACAATTTTTCGACCGAGCCGCGGCTGCTATCGGCCGTCTGCTCATGAGATTTTTTTTGGCTTTTTGGAGAGAGCGACCCGACAACCATTTTCGCCGTCCCTTTGTCTCTTGGCAGCGAGCGCAGACATCAAAAACAGACGAATGAGCCTGCGACTCGAGACAGCGAAGGCACCCACGAATTTGCGCTCAACGGCGCACGGTTTTGCGCGATCGCCCCTCGTCGCCTTTCTGCGACACCCCAAGAGCAAAGAGATCCGTTAGCCTGCGCCTCCGCCACCGCCGTCTCAGCCTCTACCGCTGCCATCAACGGCAATAACAACAGCGAGAGACAAGAACAGAGAGCAAAAGAGCGTCACAAAACACCAAGAGAGAGCAAAAGAGCGCCAAAGGGACACGTTCGCAACGTGACAACAATCCACTCGATCGCTTGCCAAACGGAAAAAAAGCAATGTCGCTCACGCCCATCCCTCCGCGCGCCGGCGGCGCCTGCGCCGACCGACTCGCCCTCGTCTATCCCGATGTGTGGCAACGCATCTACGGACCAGACGCCGCACGCGATCCGCTCGCGCCAGGTTTGCGGGCGTCGTTGGGCATCGCCGGAGGCGGGACCGACTGCGACCAGATCCTCGCGGCCCTGGGCGCGCGACAGAGCCAAATCGTGCAAGGCGCCGCCGGCATTGCCGGATCGGCCCTTGGACCGTTGGTGGGACGCCAGCAGAGGGACGAGGCCCTCCTGGCCGCAACGGCCATCGGCGCCGAATTGGCCGGCGTGCCGCCGGGAGTGCGGGCTGCCGACAGTGCCGTCGACGATCTAGCGCGCCAAGCGTGCGCATCGGGCTGGGCCAACGCGACGCGCGACCAAGTCGATCTCATCTACGACCGCGCCCTGGCGCGCGGCATACCAGGCGCACGCTACATGACCCTGTCGCAGGTGTGCGCCGCGATCGTCCAAGATGTGGCCGACGACGCCGCCGAGGATGCCGCCGTGTTGGCGACGAGTGCGTCCCCCTACGACGGACCCTCCTATGCGCCCACGATCTACGGGACCGGACAGGCACGAACCGATGGCGTATGGGGGCAACGTGCCGCCTACAGCAATAATGATAACGGCGCTTACCTCGCGCGCTACGACCCTCTGGCGCCTGCGCTCGCAGAGACCGTCGCGGCCAGCGCCGCGCTCACAGCGATCGACGCAGAGGCAGAGGCGCTCGACAACGTATCGCAGCAACTGTTGAGGCAGAGCCAGGCGGCGGCCGCGCAGGCCGCGCAAGCGCGCACGCGCTCCCAACTCGTGCAGGCCGACATCAGCGCCTCTCAACAGCAACAACAACGAATTGGCAACGGAGCGCTGCCTTATGGCGGTACGCGCGGCCTGGGGGGATGGTGAAAAAAGCCAAGCGCGCCAGCCTCTTGAAAGACAACGCCAGACCTCTTTTCCATGCTTTTCCTTTGTTGCATATCTAGGAAAGAAAAAGGGGAGGGCCAACCCTTGTCTCAATGTTCGTCACCTATAAACCCGGTTTCAAAAAAAAGTAGATCCCTATAATGTTGGCCGGCGCTCCAACAAGCGCATCGCTGCGACGACGGAGCCTCGAGACAAAGGCGAAAACAAGATACACGCATGCCGCCGTTGTGAACGCGCTCTCGTATTTATGCCGTTGCCCAATGATATTGGGCCACATAAAGTCACGTAGAATCCAATACAATTGCCCCTTGCTCTTGTTTCCGGGGATTGGCATAGCCGAGAGAGAGCGCGCGGCGCCGTCAGGCTCTGGCCTCACCGTAACCTTTTACTCTCTTTTTTTAGATCTTAATTTTTGTCTCTTTTTTTTATTTGATTTGCTCTCGGCCTATTTCGTCGTGCGCGCGCTCCTTTCCTCTCTTTGCCACGGACGAACTGCTCCCAAAAAAGAAAGAAAACCCTTGGCAACACCAGAAATCAAGCAGGTTGTGGGCGACCAGCGACGGCGCCAGGCCGATACGCACAAGAGACCTTTTGGTGTCGCCACCCGAGGCGATCCCCCAGAGGCGTATGGAGCCTTTGCGGCGTCCCTTTTTTTTCTTGTGCGCGTGCCGGCGATATAAAAACTATTTTTTTCTCTGATCTTTTCTTTCGTCTAAAACAAAGAATAAAACGGCCGTGCTCCGCTGTCCGATCGGCGTGGCCTTGCCACCTAGACAAAAGGCACGGTTCCGGCAGAGATCGGTGGCAGCGGAATGATGTTGCTGGGTGCGGCGCGCTGCCCGAGCGCCGACAGAGTCCCGAGGGGTGGCGTGCCAAAGGCCGGTGGCAATATCGCTGGGAGATGCGATCCCGGAACGCACTGGACGATCACATTGTCGGCCTTGTCGTCGTAGTAGGTCCAATAGGAGACTCCTGTAACGAGGGTAATTGTGTCGGCGCCATTAATGGTGGGTCGAGCCAGCACGTCGACGCATCCGTCGGGGCGCGGGTCGCGCAACACGATGGCGCGCACCGTCACACGCGGCGCGCATGGCCCAAGCGCAATGAGACCCTCGCTGTCTGCCGGACGCAATGTTGCGGCCGCGTGGCCCGCTGCGGTCGCAGGTCCGGCGTTGCCCGCTGCGGCGAGCACGAGCAGTTGGCCTCGCAGCAGACCCCACGAATCGAGTCCCACGTCGACGGGCTCACACAGCGTCGCGCTCGGGTCACTCGCGCCATCATGCGTGTTGTCGCTGTTGTTGTCATCAAAGTATCGGTGGGACGTTGTAGCGGTCGCGCTCTGATCGCTATCATCGGCCCACGACACCGTGCCGTCTGTGCATGCAGACGGCGACGACGACACATCACTACTTGTGTGATCGGCGACGACGACCTTGCACAAGGGTGTCGGAAGGAAGCGCACGACTCCGGGCGCGACAAAGTCCTTGTGTGCGCTCGCGCGGCGCCACAAACGGTCGATCGGCCCCAAACGGGCACCGTAGCACGAGGCTATGGCGCGCACGACATACGCATCGGCGTTGGCGGCGCCTCCGACGGCGGCCTCATAGGTGGCCACGTCCCTGTAAAATCCCAATCCGCCCGCTTCGCCCACAAATTGCTGGACAAAGACCAGCGGGATCGCGCCGCCGCAGTTGGCCACGGCGAACGTAGATCCGGCGCGTATATAAAAGGACGATGCCGGAGCGAGCGGATACGCGCGCTCGTTGATGATGATCGTTGCGCCGTTGCCTCCCGACACGCCGATGACGTTGACATCGAGGCAGTCGAACGCGAGCGTCGGTTGGGCTCGCGCACGCGGGGGCATGGCGACGAGAGCCGATTCAATGCGGCAGCGCGTGTCCACGATGCCCGCCAAAAGCGTGTAAACGGCACCGAGCGCCGAGAAGGACTCGGGCGGACCGCCGGGGAGATCAGCGACGCCCGGTGCGACGACGACAGGCGCCGACGGACACGGCCGATTCTTTTTGCACCGCCTGCGTTGTTCGCACGAAGGGCGGCCAAAGATGGCGTGAGGCGCGTTGGGCTCGCACGGCCGAAGCAATGGCTCGACGATCGTCACAGAATGAGATTCAACGATGATCTTGTCGTGGGCGGCGAACCGGTCGTCGTGGCACTCATCATAGTCATCGCCGCTGCTGCTGCTGGTGATGCTGTCGTCATCATCGTTATCATCGTTGTGGCTCGATTCGCTGCTGTCGTCACCACATCCGCGGCGGTGGCGATGGTCGTCATTTGTGCCCGACGATAGGCTATCCCAACGCGTTGCAGAATCGTCTCGATCGTCGCTCGACTCGCTGACACTCTCATCGTTGCCCATCAGACGGCAGCGGTTGCGCGCGCGTATGCACACGAGGGCCTCGCGCGCGATTACTTTTAGCGCATCGTCATGGCCGCCCTTTGACGCGTCCGAGTAGACCGAATACAATGCCGACGTCGACCACGCAGAATCAGCCACGGATTGATCCGAGTCGACTTGTTGCGCCCTTTGGAAGTCATTGTCATCGTCGTCATTGTCATCATCGTCAGTGGCCTCTGAATCTTTGTAGTGTCTCTCGTAGCGTGCGTGGTCATCGTCGGCACTGTCATGATCGTCATCAAAAGCGTTCAATACTGCGTGCGCTCCATGGCCTCGGTCCAGGTCGGGATCGTCGATGCACGAGATGTCGGCCGTGTGGTGCAGGCAATAGTGGGCGTCGCTGTCGGCGGACCAAGTGGGCGATTGTGTATCCTGACCGGTCGCGTCATTGTTTGTACGTTCAGCGCAAGAGTCGATGGTGGTGGAGGCGGCGCTCGTCTGTTCCGCGTGGTCGTCGCTATGCTGGTGCGAATCGCTAGCAGAGGAGCCGACAGATTCATCGGAATCATGGCCGTCATCGAAAGAGTCTTCCGCGCGCGCCGATCCCGAAACGCTATGCCCCGGCGTGTCGCCGTCAGAGTCCCTGATCTCGTCAAGAGCGTTGGTCTCTGGATCGCTTGCGTTGATCGGTACGCTCTGGGTCGTATCCGACGATGTGGCGTCCGGCAGCGACGGCGCAGTGCTCTCGCTCGCCGACGACGGACTGGAATCAGAGGCGGGCGTCATCAAAGAATACGTCGAGGGAGACGATCCGCCCTTTTCGCGATAAGAGTGCGCCAGGGAGGTGCAATCGCTCCACGCGTCGTTGATCAGCCGTCGGCGCTGTATTTGGCGATGGTCGACACGAGACTCGATGTCGGTCTTGGACAACGACGACGTCGATGGCTCGCTGATATCCAGTCGATCCCATGGGTTGGCCCGATGCGTGCCTTTGTGAGTGCCGGCAACGAGATCGGTGGCTGCTATCTTGGATGCAGATGACGGCATAGGACCGCGCACCCAAGGGTCCGCCTCGCGATGGGTGCGATACGCCTCAGCGTCGGTCTCTGCGTCGGTCAGTCGGCGGCGCGCGCCAACACGACGCCGGCCGCCATCGTCCGGCCTGTTCTTGTTGCTCTTGACGGCGTCCTCGTCGGACCTCTTGGCCTTTTTGACCTTGTCCTTTTGTCGGGTGTGAGCGCCCCGCCTATGGGGGCCGTCAAAGACAAAAGTGGGCAACGACGAGAGGGTAGGCTCGCCCATGAGGTCGCCGTCCCATCCACACGACCAATTCGACGCCGTCGTCGTCGACACCCCCGTAGTGTCTGGCGTGTTTGCCACCCCTGGGCCACTCTTTGGCGCTGCTGCCGCCGCCGCCACTGTTGCAGACATTGAGGAGACCAGCGGGCCCGTTCCGCTGTCGCGAGTTCCCGCCCTGCTGATCACCGTGCGCCTCTGGGCGTAGGTGCGCTTGCCGTCAGACGACGACACGAACGTGCTCGTGTCTGTCAGCATAGAACAACTGAAATCGTCATCGCGGGCGTTGCGTCGCGAAAAGTGACCCTTTGTGCGGCGTGGCGGCAGAGGGTCGGCCATCGTAGAGGCCGATCGACGACGTCTGGTCATATCCAGGCAGAATATGGGACAGGGGAGGGTGTCTGTGTGCGCCCTGTCGCGGCGGTGACTGCGTGCTGCGCCTTTGTTTCTTTTTTTGTTTCCTTTTGCTCCCTTTTGATCTTTTCCTGTCGACGCTAGGACAGAGGGAACAGGGGCAGTGGCAAAGGCGGGCAGTCGACGCGGCACGAGTTAGTCGCGGCCGTTTCTCCTTTTCCCTTGTGGCGCCCTGTCTTGTGCGCTCGCGCGTCCTAACACAAGTTGGTGCGACACAAACCGCAATGCCGCCTCGGGCAGCGGCGGCAGCGGCAGCAATGATGTTGGTTGCGACGTGGGCCCTGACGCGCGCGCGCCAGAGGGTTTGATTGGCGCCTCTGCTTGCCTCGCTCGGACCATCCTTTGCCCCCACAGACGGTAAACTGCCCAGGGGGCGCGATGGGAAAAAGCAAAACAGACAAAGAGGAGCAAGCCACCGACCGAGCACGAGAAATGGTACCAGAGGACAGAGGAGCCTGCCAGTAGCCAACTTTCGGCTCGCCGGTGGGCGGGGTGGCAACGAGGACACACGGGATCGTCGAGGACAGAGAGCAACCGATTTTGGGCTTCGTGCTGAGAGAGAGAGAGAGAGAGAGAGAGAGCGTGCGAGTGCCTAAAGGGAGGCCGACGGGGGCTTGGCGCCAGTCGGCACACACCACAAAAGGGCATATTGCGCGGCGAGGTTGTTGCTTCCTCGGCCATCCCTCTAAACAACAACAACAACAATAACGACGACGACAACAACAACTACTACCAAACAAGTATTACGGATGGGCCCACCAAAAGAGGGCGATTCGCTTAGACGGCTTGCGGCCGGCGCCGCCACCGCCACAGAAAAGGATATCTGCAGGAAAACGTAGGCTATCAACGACACTCGCCAGTATGCGCCTCCCTCCCTGGCGGATTGGAGCGCTCGTTGGTCGATTTTTACTCGGGTGCTTTGGCTGGACCAAAAAAGAGCGACGGCCGACAATAGAGGCGGAAAAGGTCGTGTTGGCTTCCATTTAGGTTTTCGTTTTCTCTCCCCCGGCCGCGCCTACCGCCCGCTCAAAATCCTGAGCAACAAGCCGGCCTCGCGCCCGCTGTGAAAGACTGCAGAAACAAGGATAAACACAGCCGACAACATTAATAATAATAATAACAATAACGACAACAGTAGTAATAACTGCAGAAACGAGAAGAACCGCAGGGACGAGAAAGACCATAAAAACCCAAAGACCAGGCGCGTCATGTCCGGTCCGCCGACCAAGACCGGTACGGAGCGTCGCGTGGCGCCGACCTATGTCCGCTCAAAAGTGCGACGCACTCGCCAGTACGCCTCGAGATGGCGACAGCGGGTCACGTTCGAGAAGAGGCCCCACGCCGCCTCGCGCGCGCAGGCCCAGCGCCGCCTTCCCAAGCATGACACAGAGGATGCGTTTGACGAGGGGTTCACTGTCGGCGATCTATCCATCGACCGCGCCGCCTTTGCCGCGCTGGTGCCCCCTGAGCGACGGCTCATCATCAGAGCCCCCGGCAGCGAGACACGCGTGGCCTTTGACGTCATTGATATCTATCGTTGGCTGCGGATCAATCCCGATGGAGGCATCTGCGGGCCTTTTGGTCAGTTGGCCATCGGGCCGGAGCAGCGCAGCGAGATCATCGCGCGCGCCGAGGCTCTGTTGCCCGCGCGACAGCGGGTGCCGCAAGAGGCTCGCTTTGACTATGCGTGGCACGACGACGGAGCCGACCTCCACTATCACGACCAGCCGTCTGCCGCGTATTTGCGTGAGCGCGTGGCGGTAGGCGACCACGAGGGCGTGCTCTATTGCCTCGGTGCGCTGGGACCGGGCGACATTGGCTCGCAGCAGGAAGCGCGCGCGCTCCTGGTAGAGGCCGCTAACTCGGCGCTTACGTCCATATTCGAGCGCCTTGTTGCCCACGAGCACATACGCAACGCACTGGGCGTGGCAGGTCTCGTGTCGCTGATTGACGATATTGCAGCGATGCGCACCCCGCGCATCGATTTGCTGGTCCCGAGTTGTCGGACTCTTGCACGGTGGGCCTCGGCTCGGGGTCGACCATCATCGCTACCGTCCGATTCACGGTCAACATCTGACATCGACAGCAGAGGTGAGGCCTCTGGCGTTGCCGCTGAAATGATGACGCGTATGGCACGCCGCATCTATCGACATATGTGTGCGCGCGCCCTCGATGACCAGGGCGATACAGATGATGATGATAGTGATGATAGTGATGACGACAGCAGCAGCAAAGACGACGACGATGACAGTGACAGCGACAGCAGCACCAACGACCAAGATCGAGACGCTTTGTCGCCCGCCGACGCCGGCTCTATTCCCCCGCCACTAGTTTCGGCTGTCGTGCGCGCGCTTTTCGAAGCCACGCTCGTCGAGCCCGATACGGCGTGCCTCATCGCGGCCATGGACGTTGGCGCCCGTGATGTGCTCGATTATATGCTTGGTGTGGCGGCGTCGCTGGCGCTGAGGGACACGGTCGCGCTCGCACGCCATGCGATATCGATCGGTTGTGCGCACAGCCTGCGCTTGATCATGCACCATTGTGGCCGTATGCTGACCGAGTCCGATATGGATGCCGTGGCGCGCGCTGCCGCCAACGTGCCACTGCCGACCAGCGATATTCTAAGCGTCATTGTTGCCGTGTGGCGTCGGCCACAGCCCGCGGGTGAATTCGCCCGTCCCTCTCTTGTCCACCCGAGGCGCATGCGATTCGAGGGTTAGCCTTTGCCGCTGGCGACAGGATCGATCATAGGCTTTGCTGCTGGGATTTTGTTTGTTGGTCGTCCGATCGAACGACTTTGTTTGCTCCCTGGCCCTTGCCATGTCCCCCGTTTTTCTTTCACGCCTGTCTCTTTCTTTTCACGAGGTTCGGACAGACGCATGGGCAACAAAAAAGTGGCATCGCGAACCTAAAACACTGTTTTCCTTGGTACTGCAACGGTCCAGCGGGTTGTTTTTTTTTCGATTTCCCCCTGTCCTCTCTGTCTGGCTGGCTGCCTTGGCTGCAAAGAGCGCGAAAAAACTTGGCGCGACCAGAGGCGCCTGCCTGTGCCTTGGGGGGGGGGGTGCTGGATCCCTTTCCATGCGCGCTCGGCCATGCGGCCGCCAGCGCAAATAGGCCGCCTGTGTGCCTTTTCCACATGGACGACGCGGGCGGATGGAACAGCAAGGTAGAGGGTCTTGACAGGAAAAGTGGCAAGCCAAAAAAGGCCAAAAAAAAGAATCAGCGCACACATACGGCAGAGGCGCGAGAGAAGGGCGCCCGCCACCGCCGCACGCGCGCCCCATGGCCGCCCCTCGAGATGCGCGTCCGCACCGCGGGCAAGCGCCGTCGTCGGCTGAACCGTAGAATGGAGCGCACATGAGGCAAGGCAGAGAGCGCAGTACCCATCGCACCGCCCACACACAGACAGACACGCATTCACGCGCGCAGCCATCCGCCTCGATCTCGCCCGTCCAGCCTCGTCGTCACGTACGTCGGTGTTTGTTTATTTTGTGCGGTTTTTTGAAGGTTATCCGTGGCGCTCCTCAAGTGCCCTTTTTCTGTGGCTCTCTGGGCACGCCTCATGCCGACAATGTCTGGCCTTTTCGCCTGATGTCATGCGCCCCATCCCTTTTTTTTTGGATGCCGCCACCTTTGTTTATTGTCGTCATTATGGGTGTGTTGTGGTCAGCGTCGTTGGCGCTGTTGTTTTGTCTCCTCCTCTTTTCTGTGCCGCTGCGGCGCGCCTGATGCCTATGCAAATTTTGGCACCGGGCGGGCCCGTGTGTGTGTTCCTTTTCCCGGGCAGATGTCGTATGTGCGTGCGTGTGTGTGTGTGTGTGTGTGTACGAGTGCTGACCATCGTCCCCCATATGCGCAATCTGTCGCGTGCGCAATGTGCTCGTCCGTTCGCGCACCTCAACAATCCCTCTGGTCCATCAGTAAAAAAAAGCGTCGCCCCAACCTCAGCCCAACACCATGACGCGCCACCACCGCAAGCACAACAAGCACGATAAGGAGTCGCGTTCGTCATCGTCGGACTCGTGCTCGTCGGATCTCCACGTCGACAAGAAGCACCGGCGCCACGAGGACAAGGACTGCTCCGAGAGCAGCCGCTCGTGCAAGGATCAGCACAAGCGCCACCAAAAGAAGGACAAGCACGACAAGTCCTACCACAAGTACGACAAGTGCTCGAGCGACTCGCACTCTGAGAGCGAATCCAAGCATCTCAAGAAGCGCGACGCCTGCAAGGACGAGAAGAAGCGCGACAGCAAAAAGTGCGAGGACGAGTACCGCAAGGACGACGAGTACCGCAAGAAGGCCGAGTGCGACCGTCATCACGACAAGGACCGTCGCGAGTGCGCCAAGAAGGACGAGAAGGACGTGAAGCGCCGCGACAAGAACCACCACAAGCGCAAGAAGTTCTACGTGCGCAAGTTCTACGAGAAGAAGTGGTGCGAGGACGACCACAACTCAGAGGACGAGCGCTGCTACCGCAAGGACAAGCGCGAGTGCGCCAAGAAGGATCACAAGCGCGACAAGTCCAAGAAGGACCTGTGCCTCAAGAAGCACGACAAGAAGCACCACGATCGCGAGGCCTACAAGAAGCGCGACCACCGCGATGCCAAGCGCGCCTCGTGCAAGGCCAAGGACCACCACTATTCCAAGTCGGACGCGTCGCACGCCGACAAGCACGTCCGCCACGCCAAGGACGATCACCGCAAGTGCGAGGACGACAAGGACGACAAGAAGCACGCCTCGCACCACAAGAAGAAGCACCACAAGAAGGACGATGACTGCGACGACAAGAAGGTGAAGAAGCACCACGCCAAGTCGCACCAGAAGCGCCACCACAAGAAGGACCACAAGAAGGACGATTCCGACTGCTCGTCGTCGTCGTCTTCGTCCTCCTCGTGCTCGTCGTCGTCCTCTGACTCGTGGGACTCGTGCTCGTCGTCTTCCTCCTCGTCAGACTCGTGCTCTTCGTCGTCGTCTTCGTCGGACTCGTGCTCGTCGTCGTCTTCTTCCTCGTGCTCGTCTTCGTCGTGGTCGTCGTGGCCCTCGTGCTCGTCGTCCTCGTCTTGCCCGTCTTCGTCTTCGTCGTCGTCGTCGTGCTCGTCGTCTTCCTCCTCATCGTCGTGCCCGTGGTCATCTTCGTCTTCGTCGTCGTGCCCTTCGTCGTCGTCGTCATCGTCTTCGTGCCCGTCTTCGTCATCCTCGTCTTCGTGCCCGTGGTCGTCCTCTTCATCGTCGTCCTCTTCGTCGTCGTGCCCGTCCTCTTCGTCGTCGTCTTCCTCATGCCCGTGGTCGTCCTCGTCGGGATCATCGTCGTCGTCGTCCTCGGGTTCGTTGTCGTCGTTCTGCCCTTCGTCCAGCAGCGGCTTCTCCAAGGGATGCCGTTGGCATTAGGCGCTCGGGCGCGACAGCGACACTGCCCCCCAGAGGCTCGACCACACCCGCTGACAACCCCCTGTTGTCCCGGTGAAAAAAAAAATAAAGAGATAGACGTACCCCATGCACCGATCATTTTTTGTTGATGCCTCGTGGCTGTTGCCATTGGCGTGTGTCTGTTTTCTTCTCTCTTTTTTTTTGGTATTATTATCGCCTCGAATGCGAAAAACCAAAACAGGGACAGCCGAGCCCGCTTTGAAAAGGAATGGTCTCTGTCTGTTGGCCTCCCTCGCGCACGGGCCCCTCGAGCATCAACATACGCAACAGGCGCGACTTTTTCGACGCTTTTTGTGTCCATTGGACAATGTTTGCATTTATCCGGCTGGTCGGCAACCGACATTGCTCAGGCACAAACAGGCGAATTCTCAAGGCGCGTGTAGGTGCCTCTTTTGCTGAGGACCGAGCCATAGACCAGAGGCGCGGCATTACGAGGTTAGGCGAAGGATGCCTCTCTGCTCGCTCCTTCCTCAGTGGTTTCGCGACAGACGCACATGCCAGCGGAGAGCGGGCCACATTTCCTCACTTGTTTCCAGCACTTTGGCGAGCGGCCGCTGACCGCTTCTCCACGAAGGCCCACCCCCAACTTTTTTCGCTTTCACACAAAAGAGAGGGTCCCCATCGTGCGCCGTATGGCGCGCTGTCGCCGCAAAGCGCGCTGTACTCTTGCTCTCGAAACAAAATAAGCGCATGCACAAAGCCTTGCTTTCTGCGGTGCGCGCAACACAACCAAAAACCGCAAAAACAATAAAAGGAACTCAAAAAAAAGAGAGCGGACGACCTCCGAAACCCGCGCGTGCGTATGCTCGGATCTCTTTTTTTTTCAATAATGCGTCGCGGCTTGGATAGCACAGAAAGACGCGCGCGCACACACACACAGAAGGGGATAGAGCAGAACAAACAACATTATGCCAACAAGGGGGACAAGGAATGCGCGCCTTTTTATCGCCCAACTTGGCGCCCTTTTGGGACAGAGCGCTCACAAAAAGAGAGAGATAGAGACGGGTGCGATCTGACTCAAGGCGAGATCAAGGCGATGTGGCGCTCGCCAGGGACGACCTGAGGATGGCGTCTGTGGGCAAGAGGTCGACAACGGTGTCGATATCGATACTCGCCGTGCAGGCCGATGGGTCGTAAGGCGAGGCGCTTAGAGGCAGGGGCCACCCTATGGCAGGCAAGAGCGTCTCGGCGCGCGCGCAGTCGGCAGCGGTCAGGCGAGCAGCGCCGAGGTTGGACTGACCAATGTGCACGTCGAGCCGACTCCATGGGCCGCCGAGAATGTCGCGCAGCGGAGCCTCGATGCGGACGCTCGACGGCGTGTCGACCGTGTACGAATAGTAGGCGTCGCCCTCTCCGGCTCCCGTCGCGGCCTGTGCGCTTGTCACCGACGGTTCGTAGCGCACATCGCGGTAGGTCAGTCGACCGTCGACGGCGGCGGCGCCGCTCTGTGTGTAGACGACGACGAGATCGGCCCCGGCACCCGGCCCCGTGGCGAGCCACCGTCCGACGAGCGCGGCTACGGCCTCGCGTGCCCGCGTCGCCGTGGCGTCTCGCTTGTCGGAATAAAACTGGCGCACGCGCCTTTCGACAGCAGCCGCATCATCGTCCGATACCGACGCACCGGCGGCGCAGGCGCCGTCCGGCATCCGGCCGTCGCCATCGCCGGCCCCCAAAAGTGCCGGCTCGGCCAGCATGACCATGTGGGTCGCCGTGAGCGACTCGGGCAGCGCGCCCAACGGATTGGTGTGCGTGCGGTCAGCAGCGTAGGCACGCCCAAATGCCCCGACGAGGGCTCGATTCCATGCGCGCGCCGCGTCGACGCCCAGGTCGGTGGGGCCACGGGCCACCGACAAGGTCAAGAGGATGGCCGTCATAGGCTCGGGCGCGTCGCCGCCGCCGTTGCGCGCCCTCAAGAGCACGCCGAGAGCGCATTGTCCGAGGGCGCGCGCCACCGCGTGCGGAGTGAGACCGGGCGCGAGAGCCAACGCCGCCGAGAGCGAGTCGCCGACAACATCGATAACTCGGCACAGGGTGGCCACGTCGCGCACCTTGCCCGGGAGACCGTCAACGGGCGACGGTGCAGCGAGCACGGCCAGCCAGTCACCAAAGGCCAGCGGCAGACCATAGCCGAGGGCGATCTCAAAGAGGCACACGTGTTCGTCGGCGTCGAGCGCCGTGGTCGACGTGATGCCATAGGCCAGCAGCAAAAAGGTCGAGTCGCGCACGCGGCCGCTCGGCCGCCCCCCGCCGGTACCACACGCCAGATCGATCGAGATGCGCCGCGGATCGCCCCCATTTTGGGCCTCGTCGCTGATGAGCGCCCGCAGGTAGTCTGACTCGTAGAGGTCCTCGAGAGCGATCACGGAATAGAGCACGCCGTCGATGACGACCTGGTAAGACCGGGGAGGCATAGCCTGTACGATCCCAGCGCCCGTGCCCCCTGACGACGACGGCAACGTGACCAGATCAAACACCGTGATGGCCTGCTGGGCTCGGCCCGGTCGCCCCTGGCGACTTGAAAATGCTGGTCGTACTGGCTGCGTGCTGAGAGGCATTTTGTTCCGTTTCCCTCTTTGCGCCTGTGTATCTGCCGTTGTGTGGCTGAGAGCGTGTCCCGTGATTGTTGCGGTCTACTGTGGCTGCGCGCTCGCTCGCGCGCGCTCGACGGAAAAGGGAGAAAAGACGGCAGAGATGCCGAAAAGGGCAAACAATAGGGAGGAGGAAAAAAGATTGGACGAGTTGCGCCGGTGCCTTTTGTCTTGTTGCGGTCAGGTTTGGCACAAAGGCCAGACCGACCCGCCGACATGGCAGAGGCCGGCCGCGACGATGACCTCTGCCAGCCACCACCTCGGGACCCACTTGCGCGCACAGTCACGGCCACCAAATGGCACCGCCCTTTTGTGGCGAGCGCACTTTGTCTCACCCCCCCCCCTCCCTGGCTCGTGGTTCAGATGTATTTGCATCTTTCTCCAGAGTGGATGTGAGCGCCCGCGCGAGAACTAGACAGAGAGAGAAAAACTGGACGAACAAATAACGCAAGGAGGAGGAAAAAAGGAAGTGGGATATGTGACATTTTTCCGTCGGCGGCGACCACCGCCCCTCCTGTTTGTGCGTGCCGCTCGAATGCCTAGGGGGAGTATCGCTCCGTCTCACCCCCCGCCCTCAGCGCGACGGATAAAAGTGCGGTGCTGACGCAAACTCCTAACATAAAAGAAGCCAAACTTGGGATAGGTTTAGAAAGAAAAGGGGCAATTCCGGCGTCGATCGGCGCCTACGAACCGATCCGTGACTCGAGATTTGAATCTTGATCAGCACACAACCCAAACACAGATCGGGAGTGCCCTCCCGCAGATACAACCGACCAAAACCGTCATCTTTTAGACCCTCGTCATGGCGGCTCCTGATACACGCCAGTCGTCAAAGGGAAAATGGGGGCCGCCGGCTCCCCTTTTTCGGTTTGGCCCTTCTCTCGACGCGAGAGATGTGTCCTGACAACTGTTTTAGGTTGACTCAAAAGAACAAGTTTACTCTTTCGCGCCTGCCCCCGCCCGACCTCCCATTGGCATTGCGCGCTGATTGTCTCTTTGTTATGTATTTTCTTTTCATTGCGATCTCTTCAAATCGCGCGCGTGCGCGCGCCTACAACCCATTCGCAATGGCCGACGCGTATATGGGATCGGCATTAAGGGAGTCGAGGTGTGGATATTGCGACTGGGCCTAATCGAGTTCCTCGATGCGCACGGTCGACGACGGCATGCCCGCAGGCGATTGCGCGTGGACCCTCCCGCCCGGTTGACGCCGAACCGACAGCGACGGATGAGGCGGGGGGCGCGGTGACGGCGACGAGATTGGCAGTTCGGGCGGCGCCATGCGAACCGCGACAAACGGTCCGCCGCCGCTGCCACCCAATATCCTCCCCAACAGCGAGTCCACCGCAGACAAAATGCCGGCGGTCGATGAGGTCGACATCGCCCTGAGTTGGCGACGAGCATAGACGTCGTCGGGATTGAGGGCGGCCGCGCGGTCTCGATTGACCGCGGCGCGGTGGGCGGCCCGACTCTCGCGGCTAAGAGTGCGGTCGGCATCCACCTCCATCAGACGCCGATCAAAGTGTCGATCGAGAGCCCTCGCGGCGGTACGCATTCTGTCCTCGGCGTCCGCGGCGGCCTCGCGCAGCGGCGCTATGGACAGGTTGAACTGGGCGTCCATCTGACGAATGCGCTCCTCGCGCTCGGCCTCGTATGCGCGCTGACGTTCGGCCAATTGATCCATCGATTCCACAAACACGCGGCGCGCATCGACGAGGTCGGTCCGATGATTGTGGCCATGCTCTCGAGGCCTGTCCCTGCATGTGGGAGCATAGGAGAATGACGATGTCGCGGCATCGTCCGCTGGACGCCGGGGCGACATTTGATGGCTCGATCGCCAAAGATTTTGACCGCCATCATTGTCGTGGTCAGCACTGTCGCCTACTCGACAACCGCGCTCATCGTCGCCGCACCCATCATCATCATTATTGCAATCGTCGTCGTCGTCGTCGTCGTCATTACCACCATCAACACCGCCACCGCGGCGACCATCTTTGGCGGAACGGGTGCGCCCAAAAAAGTCGGCGGGTTGCGATCCCTGCAGAGAGGACGACTGCGTGAAGCGCAAAGCGGAATCGACGGCGGCGCGTGAAGATAGGTCGCGCTCGCCATCGGCTCGACGCTCGGACAAGGGGTCGAGAGCCGCGGTCGCAGAGTAAAAATGGCGCCCTCGCAGTTCGCGTCCAGATGCGCTCTTTGGTTCGGGACTGGCACGTCCGTGCCGGCCGTATCGGCTGTGCGCCCCTTCTTTTCCGTCATAGACAATAGTGGCGCCGCTGCTGCTGCCGCCGCCGCCACCACTATTGTCATAGGGGGGATAGAGGACGCTTTGGTTGGCGTCGCGCGTGTCGCCGCCAGAGTCGGTCCTCGGACTGGTGCTATCTTCCTCTTGTGCTTCGTGATCGTCATCAAACGGATCGATGGCGGCAAAGGCATCATAGAGCGACGCCTTCCGGTTCGTTCTGGGCGGACGGGCGTCAAAGAAAGACACTTGCGGAGTTGCGCTCGTCCCCGCCGGTGCGGCAAAGGACGCTGCGGGGATGCGAGCCGATGAGGAAGAGGACATTGCTTTGTTGTTTTGCTGCCTTGTTTTTTTTCCTTTTTTTTCTCCTTGTCCCCGTCTCTCTTGGGGCAGCGCGCAAGAGACAAGGGTCCAGATGGTTTTTGCCCCTAGGGGGGCCCACCTTTTTGAAGATCGAGATCGCGCGTGCCCGAGCGGCACAGGGACCCCATGTCCACGCCCGACCCCTTTGGTCTTGGCCTTTTCCCCCATCTGCTCGGACGGGGGGCCGGGGGCGATGAGATGGACAAAAAGGAAAGAAAGAAAAAGAAGACAACGCTTTGCTTCAAAAAAAGGAAACCTTTTTTGGGGTCTTTTTGATAGGCGTTGGGGGTATGAGAACAGGGAGCGGCGCACGCGCGCAGCCTGACCTCGTGCCCTGCCTGCTTGCGGCCCCTTTTAGGCGTCGGCCACCCACGCGCGCGCCGAGCACGAGGATTTGTTTCCGATCGGCAACAACAACAACAATAACCAATCGAAAACAAAGAACATGGATGTTTGTTGTCGGCGTATCGCAAAAGGCTGCGCGAACTGGGAGCGCAGTAAAAGCACTGACCGCGTGCGGGACCACGAGTGGCGTGGCAAAATCCGCAAAAGTGCGCACACGACAACCCCACCCGCCCGTCGGCATACCCTCGCGTGGTCGCGCGTTCACACTCGCACGCATATACGCCCTCATACATACAGACGCACACACACACACATAGACCTCTGAAGAATAGGATCGACCCATAAGTCCATCATGCAAGAGACGGATGTGGCAGCCGCGCCGCGCAGTGCCTTTGACAAGGTGCTGCTGGAAGTGTCGGTCCCCCGTTTGTACATGTCTGCTATTCGAGTGTGCGCGCGCAAAAACCCAAACCGACACGCCCCATGGCTCGATCGCCTGGCTCAAATCGAGCGCGCCGCGCGCACAAATCGATACAGCGCCTTGTCGGTGACTGGCCTCGACAGCCTTCGGGGTCAACTTCGTGCCTATGTCACAGAGCACACCGACGTGGCTGACGAGGTTGCCACTCTGATGGATCGCCTTGTGGGACTCCTTACGATGCGCGGCGCGCAGATCGTAGGACGAGACCCTACGACGGTGCGCTGCACACGGTGGTGGCAAAAATGCAGCGATTGGATGGATGGCGCTGTCGCTCTGGACCGTCCCGGAGCCCCGCATTCCCTCTCTGGCTTTGTTTTTGGCCGGGACTATGCCGCTTCGATCCGCGTCGTGCATAGCGGCGCCTCTGGTCTCTCTAGGCCTTGAGATCAAAGATCCACGAGAGCGATTAACCGACCAATCGACCAGCGGGCGCCCTAGGCAAAATTCGAAAATCGTCTTTGGTGTAACTTTTTTATTTCTTTTTTTGTTGGTTCTGATCTTGTTTCGAAAAGAAATATATATACGTTCTCCCTCCGTGCCCATCGACAAGAAAGCGCACGCCGGTCAGTGCGGGGGCCTAGCGTGGTTTGGACACGAGATGTTCAAAATTAGGATCGGCTGTATGCCACTCCCCTGTCCAGCCCGCATAGTGCGCGATTTTTGGCGCAGGCGAGAAAAGGATCTGTGGGATTACTTTATTGGGATTTATCACCGTCTCTCATCAATCGCAAGCGCCAAGGATCGCTGACCTGGGCGGAAGCGTCGACCATGCGAACCCGACGATGGGCCCTTTCCATCGAGTCCAGTAGGCCGCGCCCAGGAAAAGAGTAGACAAAAGCGCTTGCCGATGCAACACAAAATAAATCCTCCCAGAGGCGAGACAGGACTGACGAGAGACAAAGGAGAATCGCCGACAGTGCACAAAAGGACAGCAGGTCACAAGGCCGATTGGGGGGGGGGTGGGAGGATGCGCAGGCGCAGACGCAGACGACCGAGGAATGACGATCAGGCGACGGAATGCAATAAAGGAATCCAAGTGACCGAGCGCGATGACGGCACCGTTGTCGGTCCGGGTTCGGCCAAACGGACGAGGGCAGCGATAACGGCGACGATCGCAGGGCCGTGCGTCTGAGCGTCGCGCTCGCACACCTCGATGCAAAGTTGGGCCCACCGACCGTTGGGGCTCGTGACCGAGTTGACGCCGCGATGGGTGGCGATGAGGCCCTGTCGCTCAGTGGCCTCTGAGCGTGGGACAATGTCCACAAAGCGCGGGTTATAGAGGTCGCGTGGATGACTCGAAGCGCGCGACGCGCCCCGGCACGCGACATCGCGCGCCGACGCATCGGCCATCCCAGGAAGGCCGCGCACGGCGTCCAGGGCAGCATCAAAGCCATCGCGTTTGTAGACTCCAAAATCAACGACGACGTCTCTGCGGTCGGCCGATTGCCTGGTGCGAGCCGCACCCGGAACGAGCGCGTCAACTTTGGTTGCGGCCGCATGAACAGCCGCCGACATGGCACGAGAGACGGACACGTCGATCGCGAGACGTCCCCCCTCCTCAGCGTCGTCGTCACGTCGACTCTTGGCGGCTGCATTTATACAGTGCGCCTGATCGGCAGGTCCGTTCTCGGCGCTTTGGCCTGAATGGCCCAAACAATCGGCGCAACCGTGCGCCTGCGCGCCTTTGCCGTCAGCCTCTTGGTCATATGATTGGGAAATTCGCAGACACGAGGATACCGCCTGGTCGCCGGTGCGGCCGCCGATGGCGGTGCGTTGCGGCGTCGCGATCAACGACATGGACAGGGCGGCTGCGGTCGGCGGGGGCACAATCTCGTCCGCGATCGTGGTGGCCATCGCGTATATCCACGGACAGGCGCAAGTCATGGTTGCCACGGCACGCGCCGCTCCCTCTAGATCGATTCTCTCTTTTTCCATATGTGTACGTAGGCCAAAGCGCCCAGTGTGTGCCTCCCTCTGTGCGCGTGTGCGGGTATGTGTGTGTGCGTATGTGTGTATTTTGCCCTATATACACATTTGTCGACCTTTTCTCGCTGTGGCGGCAACCAAAAAGTGGTGATGTTTGAGAGCAGGAGCAAACAAAGACGACGACAACAACACAAACAGAAATGGCCGGCGTCTTGCGGAGCCCGCGCGCGCGGGGAAAAGAAACTGGAGATAGCGGCGACGCAGAAAAGGGGACGCGATTACAGCGGGCTCTGCTCCTCTTGTGGGTCGTTGTTGGTCGAATCGGCTTCCGTCCCCGGCGCTGCTCCCCTCAAAGAAGCGGGTGCGATGACCAAAGCGCCTTAAAGGAACCAACGACAAAGAGATGTAGCGATGTCGTGGCTGCCGCAAAAAAAAGACGACGAAACTTTATGTCGGTCCCATATGCAACGTAAAAGGCAGATGATATGCTCCTCTGCCGGTCGCGCTTGCTCGCTCTGTCAGACTGCCCCGAGGACGACGCCGGCGGTTGCAAAAGGCGAAACTTGCGCCACCCAAATGCCAGAAACAACAAAGCGCATGAAAAGAAGTGGCACGCGATTCTTGGGGAGAGGGGAGGGGATATCGTTTTTTTCTTTTTTCTTTTCGTTGGACGATGCAGAAAGAGAGCCGGCAGATGAGGGGGCACGAGGCCGACGCAACATCGCGCGATCGCCGCGGTCGTGCTGTGGCGGTCCGCCCCAAGAGTAAGAAAAGAATCGCGCGCACCGAATCAGTGCTCGTCGCGCTTCTGGCAGAGGAGCAGCGCAAATTGTCTCGATTGCAGACGCCCCCAAAAAAGGTATCGACCAAAAAGAGAGAGAGAGAGAGAGAGAGTCTTTGAGGGCGACGTCAGCGTTGACGGCCCATTTTGGCTTCTCGTGGCGGTTGAGCGCCGCGACAAAGAGATGCCGCCGCGAATGGGAAAAAACAGGGTCATCCTCTCTGTATCCTTTATTTTATGATGGCAACCCATCCCTTTGGCGGGCTAGGTGAGGCGCTATGATCGGCTTGGCGCAAGCGCGAGCCCCAGCAAGGGGCGCGGTGCGGCCAACGGCACCCCGCTGCCTTTTTGGGGGTCGCTTACGCACGATCGCTGTCGTCTTTGTGACGCACGCGGGTTCGCCATACAGTTCCACCCACTCACGTCGCTTGCGCTCGTTGACGAGTATGCCCATGAGGGTGGCATCGGCGGCGTCGTGCCGGCGCTCACCGAGCGCGTCCCAGTCGGCGGTGCCCGATGCACGACCGTTGGCGCTGATATAGCGGGCGGCGATAGCCTCGGCGCGCACCTTGCGCTGGTCGTAGACGCCCCAGCCGTGGCGCGCGCCAATGCGAAAATAGGCGTGGAGGCTGTTGGGCGCGAGAAAGCACACACGCCGCGAGCCCCCCAAGGCTGCATAGAGCAACTGTTCAATGTCGCGCATGCCGCCGGGCGGCTGCCGCTCGATAAAGATCCGTTCGCACGCGTTGAACGCATCACCCCACGAGATGACGAATCGCGCAACCAGATCGGCCGTCTCGTGGCAATCACCCTCTGGCGGGCGCTCGACGCGAGCGGCGACCAGGGCGTCGTCCCCGTGGTGTATTTGGCCGCCATGGTCAGGCCCTTGGGCGATATCGACGCGTGCGACGTGCTCGACCACGGGATCGTTCCAATGCGAATCATTGGTCATAAAGCATAGGCCCATGTTGGTGCGCCCGACGTCGATGAAGGCGAGCGCGCGTCGGTGGCGCTCGACAAAGTGGGGCGACACCTGCCGCTGTTCGAGTCCAAACAAAAGGTCCGGCAGAGGCTCGTGCGTGCGGATTTTGGTGTCGACATGTTTTCTTTTGCGGGATGCGGGTCCGACGGGGACCAATGGCAGGGTCGTGTCTGGTGTGCCTTGATTGGATGCGCCATATATAAAACGGCCTAGGTGCGCGGTCAAGTGCATCGTATACTTTTGCTCCTCTCGCTTCTACTCGACCGCCGTTAATCCTGCCCGTGCTTGGGTTGCCAATTGTTTTTTTTTTCGTTTGTGTCACTTGCGCCCTCGAGCCTTTGGTCCTCTTTTTCTTCCCACACGCTCTGCTCGCCTGCTGAAAGGGCTGCGGGACTGTCATAGAGAAAGAAGCAAAATCGCCTTTCGCCGATCGACTTTCCGCTCTGCCGCGCGCGTGCGCCCTCTCTCTCTGACGCCCCCGATCGATACGCAAAAGAGTGACAAAAAGGTCCCGCGAGCACGTACACTCGGAACCAGCGTTTGCTCATTGCGCATCTGGCTCACTTGGATACTCTGGGACTGCGCACTCGCGCACAAGCGATCATCGAGAGGGTGCTGTGCTGAAACGTATCCATCGACAACCATGCAGACAACGATGCCCGACTCTGAAAATCTCTGCCCTGGCGCCCGCTTGGACCACCGGTCGCGCGTCGTATCGGCTCTGCTCAGTCTCGTGTGCCTTTCGTCGTCATCGCCATCGTCACCGTCTTCTTTGGCGAAATCCAGGCGTAAGGAATCGCAGCCGCTGGTCGATGTCCTTTTGCCGCTCGACGAGCACGACCTCGACCCTGACTCCGAGCCTCTTGCTGAGAAGCGAAAAAGGCAGGCCAGGCGCGCTCTGCGCGATTGCGGCCTCGATTAGAGAGGCAGCCAGTATTGTCTCTTTTTTTTCTTGTCTTTATCGTCGTTGGTCGTTCGTCTCTCTCTCTCTCTCTCTCTCTCTCTCTCTCTCTCTATGTGTGTATGTCTTTAATGCCCTCTTTTTGATCGAGACGTGCGCATCCTCTTGGCGCCTGGGTGTATCCTTTCCGCCCCATAAGCAAAACAGGCGGCCAGAATAGGGAGTATTTTTTTTTCAATAAAGAATATGAACCGACAGGAAAAATCGAAACAGGCAGATCGGCAATGCCGGCTAGAGAAGCGCGACCGGCGGACATGTCATAGACCGGCCCTGTTATTGTGCCTCTTTCTTATCCTCTGAGGCACAAAGGCCAACGGCGCACTCTCTTGTCTGCGTGCCGCCCTTTTTTGTTGCCGGTTTTTGTGGGCGAGCGTCTGCGCGCTATCGGCGGGCACGGGAGCGCATGCGCGCGGCGCTCTGCTACACAGCCGCGACAGATCGCTCCGTGTCCCCCCAACCTAGAAAAGGATGTATCCCGCCTACGTAGCCCGAGACGGTCGCACGACTAATCCCGCGGGCGCTCGCCGTGTCTCACCCTTTGGAGACGCAGGCGCTTCCGATGGTCGACAGACCACTGAGCGAGCCCTGGCTGCGGCGCGACGCCTCTACGGCCTAGATCACCAACGACAAAGCCCACCGGGATCGCCGTCGTGGCGGAGGGGGCTGGCCCGCGTCGCACCCGCGTCTCCATCGTGGGCGCTCGCCACGCCCATGCCGCATCACGACTCCCCGGTCGTTGCGTTCTCGCCACACCAACGCCCCATGCGCCAGGACCCCGATGCGGTCAAGGCTGCTGTCGATGCCTATATGACGAGTCCCACATACGATCGGTTTGTCGAGTCGTTGTGTGCCGACGCATCGCGCGCCATCGATGAGCGCTTGCGCGATCTCGCGCAAACAGGAACCGACACGACGGGCGGACGTGTCCGGCGTGGATCGCGCGATTTGTTCGACTTGGCTCATGCGCGCGCCCCCGTGCCGCTGGCCATTTTCGACGTCGACGACACCCTCCTCTCATCTCATCCGGGCCGGCGACTGCGCTTTGCGGCAAATCTGCTCGCATCGGGCGTACGCATGCCATCGGCCTATCTGCCGCCGCTCGACCCCGTGGTGAGGCTCTATCGGTCGCTGCGCGATCGCGGCGTACGCACGGCCATCCTCACCGGACGGCGCTCAAACAATGAGACCGTCACGCTCGACAACCTGAGGTGGGCGGGCATCGATGGGTGGGACCATGCCATCTTTCGCGCCGTGGGCACGCCCGAGCAGCATATGGATGCTGTCGACTACAAGAGTCGACAGCGCGCGCGCTTGGCCGCGGCCGGCTACGAGATCGTCGCCAACGTGGGCGACCAGCACTCGGACCTTCACGGCGGCAATTCGGGCGTTGCCGTCAAGTTGCCCAACCCAATGCACACCATCGCATAGGCGATTCGCTGACTTTTTCTGTCTCTCTGTTTATGCCCATCGCACGCACACTTACATGCGCGAGTGAGCGGTCGCTTTATTTTTATTCGACTGTTTGTTTATTGTTTGTAGCGCAATGAGCGATGCGTCGCGTGACCGATCGACCATGATCGGCCACATGGCAAAATAAAACAGAGGGATAGAGCAGCCAGCGGATGGGGGCCAGAATATCGTAGAGGTGAAAGTGCGCTGACAAGATCGTCGCCACTGTTTGATGGTCGAATCACAGGTCGACTAACGGCAGGCAAGACCGCCATAACCAGGCGCTTGGCGAATTCGTACCGTTCGCTCTCCTTTTTTCGGTGTCGTCCCAGTCGCCGTCGCCTTTTATTACCTTTGTCGAGCGGAAGTCTCTTTGTGCAAAGAATGCTTTTTTGGGCTGCGTGTAGGCGCAAGCAAAAGCGGTCCCCGCACGTTGATTTCTTGTTTATTTTTTCATTTAGTCGTCCGCCCAGCGCGCGCGATCATCCTAGCCGCCATATGTCTGAAAAATTCGTTGCGTGTGCCTACCAAAAGGCCATCGACCACAAGAGCGAGACTATGTTGCTTGCGTCCGCGCAGCGCAGGACAGCGACGGGCCCTAAATCAGAAAAAACAAAGACGCCTCTTTCGGACACGCGCCCCACCCGCTCGCTCTATTTCTGCGCCCGCCATCGGGAGCACAAACAGTCCATACCCCGGCGGCCACCCTCGACGACATCCTCGCGCCATTATCGAGAAGAGGAGAGTGCTCGCGCTATATTGTTCTTTTTCTAAAAAAAAGAAAAGAATGAAAAGTTGCAGCGTCAGGAGGACAGAGGCGTGCTGTTGCTGGCGCATGGCGAGCCCGCAGGCAGGGGCGCTTTGGAGTAGGCAGGAATCAGTTCCGAGCCGACATGCGCACAAATGTCTGTGCCGCGGGACAGAAAGTTTTCCAGCACCCAATCATAGTCGGGAAATGGGGCGTCAAAGTCGGCGGGGCCCGGCACGAGAAAGGCATCGTGGCGGCGCTCGACGACGTCCCCTCCTTTGGCGTTGGCGCGCTGCGACTTGAGGGTCCCATCCAACCGGCGATGCTCTGAAGTGAACGTGCACTTGAACCCGCCCGTCGCGAGGCGCATGCACGACACGGTAACATGCCTTCGGATGCCGTCCACCGTGCGCACCGAACTCACATACTGGCGCTTTCGCAGCGGACGAACGGGCAACGACGACGACTCGTGGGGTCTCTTACGGCTGGCCACACGCGGCAAGGGATCACTGCCATCAGTCGCGTCGTCTTTGCTCGGCTCGACGGACGCTTTCGCGATCGACAGACCGTCCTGGCCAACGTGCTGGCTCCCTACCGCAGCGTCATCGGCGGCAGCGATCGGTGGGCTTTCGGGCGTGTTGCTCTGGTCGTCCGAGTGTGCGTCTCCAACGACGGATGGATCGTGAGCAAGAACGACAGTCTCTTTGGCTGTGTCAAGATCTTGGTCGGGTTGGATGTCGAGCGGCCTCGGCTCGGACTCTAGGAGGGTGACAGCGCTCATCTGCGGCCTGCTACTATTTTTTTTTCTTTGAAAGAGGGGACGCTCTTGGCGGGCTGCTCTGCCACTGCAAAAATGGGCGATGACGACCGCGACCCTGCACACAGACAGACACTGCAATCAGAAAAAAAAAGAACACACAAACAATGGAGCGCGGCAGATGGGAAGGAGCGCCCAGAAAAAAGGCAGCAACAGACAGAGAAGAAAAAAAAGATGGACCAAGCCAGCGGCCTTTGATCGCGAGATCGTCGAAAAAAGGAAAAAAAGGAATCTAAAAACAAAGCGTGTGCATGGGACCTCGAGGGCGGGACCGTACCTGCGCAAGGGCAGATTCTTATTGTGTCGAGGGCGCGCACGCGTGTATATAGGTGTGTGCGTGTGCGGCGGTTGCGTCTTTATAGCAAAGGAGGAGAGAAGCGCCAAAAATAGGATTTTATCACAGTACAGATCGGGCCCATTTGCGCTCCCAGCAGCGTCGCGACCCGGCCGATTTCTAGCGATATCCCCGCTCGCCTCGCTGAGGGCGTGCGCGCTGGCCCGCGCGGCGCGAGCGGCCGCCTATTGGCATTTATGTCGTGCGTTTTGCAGGCCATCAACGAAAGCACGCAGAGAGCGCGCTTTCTGTGTGCGTGCCAGAGACCGAAAGGAAGAGGAGACATTGTCGCAACCGTAGCCAAGTCCCAACGGCGTGCAATTGGCCCACACGCCCGACACGCGCTTTTTTCTTCTTTCTTTAATGGACCTAAAAGGGCGGCGACCTCCTTTTTTCCTTTTGCCTGTCTTTCTTTGGTCGCTTTAGCGCGCACGCACAGAATTTTGTGGGCTTTGCGTGAGGCTCTGAAATCGCGTGCTCATTGGGGCGGCGGAGGAAATATTTTTTATTTGTTTCGATCTCGGGCTAGCGCTGTGGGCCAACAGACCGTGCGTGTGTGTGGGCGACCACCAGCGCTGCTGGTCACCGCCAAGAGAAGATCCCTTTGGCCGCCCACTGCCAAGGCCGCACATGCCACATCCTCCCGTGGGGTCTGCCAAACTCGACAGATCGACAAGCACGAATAAACCAGAACAAAGTACGTCCAGCAACGACCACGACCAAGAGCGTCGACTTGCGCATGACTTTTTCGCGCGGCGCTTTTCTTCATGGGTCGTTGCACGGGGGGAGGACAACCGCATGCCGCCGAGAGCGTGTCGATCGCCGGCGGCAGCAGAAGCAAAAAAAAGGAAACCGCTGCCCAAAAGTGTGCGCAAGAAGAGGCCAAAGAGAACAAGAAGCCGTCGACAGGAAAAGAACCTCAAGAGTCGCCTTTCATGAGTTTTTTCTTTTTTTTTCTTGTATGTAACCACATCGTTTTTTTGCTCTCCCTCCCTCCATCATCAAAGCCCTTTTTCTCCCGCCGTCAGCGTCGCTGCTGCCGTTTATGTGGCGGTGGCGCCGACTACGGCGCGGCGGCAGATATGTGCGCAAAGGCTTCCGGGGCTAGGGGCGCACACAACAGTTCGGGTCGACGTGCCTGCGACGGGTCAACGGGGTAACCCCAAAGACGGGCCACGTCCAAGAGACGCTCCGACATTGGGAGCAAACCGGCGGGCGATGCCGGCCCCGCGCACGTCCCTTGCCACGCGTACACGGCGGCCCAGTCGACCAACGCTTCAGGGGCCATCTGCTCCCAAAGGGGGCCTCTGTAGGCGCGCGCTGCAGCGTCCACAAGCGAGAGAGGCCTCTGGGCGAGGGAGGTTTGTGCGCCGCGTGCTTCGAGTTGCCCTTGAAAGAGCCGAATGGCCAAGAAGAGCCTGCAGTCGTCTAGCCACGCGTCGCTTAGGTCGGCGTCGAACCAACTGTCCTCGTCGCCGTCCTGGCCAAGTGCGATCTCTTGGCGCACACCGGGCGGGACGGCAAATCTCGACGCCACGGGCAAAAGCGTGCGGCGCACTTGCGCCATGCCGGCCGGGGGCGGTTCAAAAAACGCAGCGGTTTGCCTCCACGACGCCAGGACATCATCATCATCCCCGTTATCGTCCCCGTCGCCGCCATCGCCCTCGTTTATGCGGCGTGACTGGATGATCTCTATAGCGGTGGCTGCCTCTCCGGGTTCGTAGCCGAGAGCGGCCAAAAACAGCGGCATCACCGTATCGTATCCGACCCAGTCGGGCATACGATCGACGTGCGCCACGTGCTCGCCGTCCAGGGGCGAAGTGCCCGTGGGCGTATATGACGTGGCCAGCAGCGTCGCATTCCCGTTGATGTCCATAGCAAACAGGCCCACCCTGCTGCCGGCGTCACTTTGCGCGACCAGAATATAGTACGCTTGGGTGGGGTCGCAGGCGCCGATAAAAGCGGGCTCACGGGGATCGAGCACGTCGTGCCACACGACGGCAAAGGGCTCGATCGAACCTCCAAAGATGCCCGCGGGCGAGCGCGCGACCGCCTCTGATCTGCGCGCCGTATCCGCCATGGCCTGGGCCAGGGCGTAGGCAGGCGTGTGCAAGTCGTCGGCCGCCTCCAAGTCGAGTTGCCGGACGTGCTCGTAGGCGCTCGATGGGTCCATGAGGGTGTATGCGCGTTGGACATCGACAAAGGTGGGCGGCCATCCGGTCGCGCTTTGGCGTACAGCCGCAACGGCGGCGGGACTCTGTGCCAACGTCTGCCACATGTAGCCGTAGGCGCGCAAGGGTATCCAGCAGGGATCGACGGCCGGCGAGAGGAGCCGTGCGCGCGACGTACCCGCGCCCATCGAGCCGTGAACGAGACGCAGCGCTTCGTAGAGGTCGGCGGCGTCGGCCGTGCCGTCGGCGATGCGTCCGCATAGAGCCTCGGCGGCCGCCATGTCGGACCGCGGCTGCCACTCGATAGCGGTCCTCTCATCAGGCCGGGCTTGTTTGCGCGCGGGCGGCGAGTCTTGGCTAGAGGCGGAGCCATAGTGGCTTTGGTCGTCGGCGCCGTCAAAGGCGTGTCGCTTCATTTGGTGTCTTCAAGAGGGAGCGGCAACGAAATAAAAGGGGGTCGCGCGCAGAGAGCGACAGCGACAGTGATGGCTATGTTGTGATTTTCTTGGTGAGGGGGGCGCAAGACAGGGCGACTATGCGAGGCGGCTGCCGAGTGTTGCGGGTGAGCGGCTCTGGAACCGACCAGGAAAAAAAAGGGAGCAACAAATGTGCGGTCGGGGCTCTCTACGTTGCTTTTCAGAGGCGACGATTTGGCGCTCGTGCGCAGCCGCCCGCGCCGACAGCATGTGCTCCTGCGACGCAAATAGGCGTTGGGGGCGAGGGAATGCGCGTGCCACCGCTCGGAGCGGCTGTGCCCCCCCCCACGGGGGCTTTTTCTTTTTTTCTGTTTACGCTACGCGGTAGCCACCAGGCGTATTCTTTGGCAGGGCACCGCTCTTTTTAGTGTGTCGCGCCGCCGACGGCGCGCGCGCCCAAACACATGGCAATGTGAAAATCGTCTTTTTTAATTTTTATCTTTGCGTCCTGTCCTGCCCGCCCTCGAGATCAACAAATGCACTCACGGACGCCGGCATTGGCCCCTCCTCCTGCCATCATAGGAAAAAAATGCTCAGAGCAGGCTGAAATTAAAAACCCAAGCCGTCGCTAGAGTTTTCTGGGCATTTTATCTTTTTCAAAGATAGGGCAGGCGGCGCCCTTTGTGTTGCTCATTGTTGTCAGCAAATAACGGGGGACAATACCGCAAAAAAAGCGCTCGTGGCGACATAAAACCTGTGACGATTTGTCCGAGCGCCCTCAAAAGCGGGAACAAAATTAGCGATGGGTTGCCAAAAAGAACAAGTTGGAGGAGTTTTTTACGGCGACAGTACCCACCTCTCCCCACAGGACCGGCAGACATGCACAAACAAGCGCACAATAAACAAAGACAAAAAAAAGGACAAAGGCAGGAACAAAAAGACAAATGCAAAGACAGATAGAGAGACAAAGAGAGAGAGAGAGAGAGAGAGAGGCAGAAAAAAAGAATGATCTAGGCGACTGACGCATAATGGCGCACATCAGCAACGGCGGTGATGGCGGCGGCCACCAAAGGATGCCCGGCATGATTCGCCACACCGACAGCCGTAGCAGCGTCCGTACGCCGGCGAAGGCTCGTGCTCGCTCCCCACACCAAAAGGAGGCGCACAACGTCCGTGTGTCCGTGCGCGGCTGCTTCATGCAACGGCGTCATGGCGTCGGCACCAGTCGCGTTGGGGGCTGCTCCAACCGCCAAGAGGACGCTCGCGCATGCCAGGGAACCGGCGCGCGCTGCCACGTGCAGAGGGGTCGACGCGCGAGCAAGAGATCTCGTGGTGCTGCAGCGATGCTCGGGACTGACGCCCATGCGCAACATGGCCGAGAGAACTGCCACGCTACCGGTGGCGCACGCCAAGTGCACGAGGGCGTCGCCGCCAGCGGCGTCGAGGACGCTCTTGCCTCCCGCGCGCACATCGCACATGCTCGGATCGGAAAACAGTTCGCACGGGTCGACCCCGACGCGGGCTGCATGGCGCGCCAAAAGCATGACGGCGGCGACGGAATCGGTCGCCACGATCGAGGACAGAGCCAAGGGGTCAACGACCAGCGCGCGAAACTCGTCTGTTGTCGTGGCGCGCGCCAGGATGCGGTCCGCATCCACGAGAGGTCCGCGCCTGAGCGACCGATAGAGTGCCGAGCGACCGACGGCGTCCCTAGAGCGTTGGGCGGTGCGCGCGGTCTCTGCCGACCAGTCGTCATCGTCTTTTGCGCTGCCGTCATCATCATCTATTGCGTCGCTCGGCGCCGCTAGAGCATGTCGCGCGCGCGGCCCGCGCCATGGGCCCCAACCGAGCACGTAGGCGATCAGATTGCCGACCGCAGACGGCAAGGCCTGCATGGCAAAGGAGTGCACTGGGTCGGTATTGAGCATTTTTGGTGCCTGATATTCTTGGACCTTTTTTCTATTCTTCTTTTTTTTTGGGCAGAGGAGGCACTTTTGTGAAGCGCCCTCACGTGTTTGTCTTTCGGCTCTTCTCGGGGGCCGTTCCCCCGGTTGCCGCCCCTTTGGCTTTGCGAGCGCGTCTCTTTTTTTATGGGGGGTTTACGCGAGCGATTTTTTCTCTTTGGGCACGCGAGCGCTTTTATTTAGCGTTTGGAAACAAACAAAGAGAGACAGACAAAGAGAGCGCGCGCGCACCAACCCAACGCTCGATTGGGGAGGCGGGCTCGGCGATGAAAATATTTTTGTTTATCGAGTGCGCGCGCTAGGCTTTGCTCTCCCTTGTGGCTGAAAAAGTGGTCTGACAAAAGTGCGGTGTTGAAAGCACGCTCTGCAGCCACACCGAACGAATCGCTGCACGCCCCTTTTTTTTAAAAAAAAAGAATCCTTTTGCGCTTTGTCGTCGCCAGAGCGGGCAACCCCGTTTTTGGGCCTTGCGGCTTGGTTTCTGCTCTGCAATTTCGTCGTCATCGTCGTCGCTTTTGGGTGAGCGAAATTTATCCCGCCTCCCCCTCTACTTTTGCGCTGCCGCCGGTCGCCCCGTTTTTTAGTTCCAGAATCATCGGGGGTTGAGGTTCCGGCGATGTGCGTCCGGCACCGCACTCTTCGTGGTTCTCTGGGGCGTTGCTCTGGTCGTCAAAGTCGCCCTTTTCGCCCTGTGCCCTTTGGCTTCCAGAGGTCCATAGAGTATCGATCAAGACGGACGAGGCCTCGGGTAAACCGCTCCCACCCTCATCCTCGACCGCGGTATCATCCGCTCGGGCGGTTACCAGACCGGTGTCGAGAGCGGTCATGGCAGTGGCGGCATTCTCTCGCGTCGCGCCATGCTCGTTCGTTTGTGGGCGTCGGTCGCTCTGTCGCGCCAGACGGCCATCGACGTCACTCGCCATTGTTTCGTTGCGGTGGTCCACCGCAAAGGTGTCGTCGTCGGTCGCCACAATCAACCTCACCGCGGCAACAAGCGCGTCCAAAAGCGCGACAAAGCACGGCGTAGGCTCCTGTGGCCGATCAATGCTCAGTTGCGCGACGAGCGCCTGAAGCGATGCTCCGAGCGGCGCCGTGGCGGGCTCCCACGCACAGCAGCATCCGAGACGCAAAAAGGCGCGCGCGCACGCTTCGACCTGAGCCACTGCCGCCGGGGCGACGAGGCGGCCCTCTAGCCATGCGACGTGCATGGCGCTTCTCAATGCCGCGAGCGCATCGATGAGCGCGTGAGCCGCGCGTCTTTGTTCGCGCGTGGCGTCGGCACGTGCCCTGGACAAGAGCAGCGTCTGCGCACCGGTCCAATCGTCGCCATCTTCGTAGGGCACTCGACTGTCGTGATCATTGAGCCCAGACGAGTCGCTGTCGTCGCTGTCTGAACCCGTTGTCGTTGTTGTTGTGTGGTCGTATTCGTCATCGTCGTGGCTATTTTTGTCCCTCTTGGAGTCGTAGTCGTCGTTATGGCGATCGTCGTAATCGGCACTGTCATCGTCTTCCTCAATGCAATCGCGTCCACCGTCGCCCTCGATGCTGGCGTCTTGGCTGTTTGGGCTCGTCTGCTCGTCGCTGTTGCCCGCGCGCGCATGTGTCGCGCCGCGTTGGCGACTGTCGTGATTGGCTTGTTGGATACCGCGGGGAGATTGCTGTTGTCGGTCTCGCGCTCGCGGATGATCAACAATAGCGACGTTGCCGTCGCCGCCGGGGGAACGAGAGCGATAGGCGTGGTCTTTGGCGCTGGCACGAGCGGCTTGGCTGTCGACGTTCGAGGTCTTTCCGCCCGCACCGCCCTTTTCGCCGAGGGCAGCCGCTAGCGCTGGAGCGACGGGGCGCGACTGCCCTCGGCGATAGTGAGCGCGAGCCGCGCGCAGACCTGGATCCGGTCCCGACATGGCCACCATGTGCGCGATCGGGCCCTCGGTTCGAGACTGCCGATGGTGCGTCCTTGTCCGCGCCAGGGCGGCCGTGGTCAATGCAGGGAATGGTGCTTGATCTCCTTTTGGGTGTTGTTGACTGTCTGCGTCGACGGGTGCGCGGTGGGGATCGATTCCTTTTTTTGCGATGTGACCATCATCGCCGTCGTCCGAGCCCGAGTGGTCGAGCCTTTGGATGGTGACGGGTGCCGTATGGGCAGGTGGCCAGCGCGCTTTGGTGCGGTGCGGGGCGCGCGCCGATTTGGCGCTTGCGTGCGATGATGATGACGGTCTCGGTCGAACCCACATCGGTCACTCTCTCGCGATGGGCCCAGTTTTTCTTTGGCGGTCCTCTCGAGCGGATCGGAATTGGCGTCGCGTATCTGGGCGACGATGCGTGCGCAACCTGGCGCGAGAGAATCGCAGAGACCGAGCGCGCGCACACGGCAATGCGCTCTTCAGCGCTGTCTTTGCTTGTCGATCTGCCTTTGAAGGAGACGGCAGAGTAGGGGCAGCGTTGAGACCTTTTCGTTCTTGGTGCTCTCTTTTTTGGGGTTTGCCTCCTCTGGGCTTTTTCTTTTGCTGGTCCTTTGCGCACGCGCACGCGTGTGAGTTTGACAGGGGACAATGCCGCGAGAGTGGCGTGCAACTGCGCACAAAAAGAGAGACAAAGACAGACAGAGACGCGCCGGCAGCAATCCGTTGGTCGTCCGACGACGGCGACAGTGACCTTTACACATCCCAAGCACAGACCTTTTTCCGTCTCTCTCTCTGATCTCTGCGTGGCCACGCCGGTCCCGAGTCGGAATGAGTCAAAGGGTATGCGGTCGGGGCGGCCCCGCGTGTACCCTCTATGCGCCGCATCCGGGTATTGGCCTCGCTCAGGGACTTGCGAAAAGAAAAGCCACGCGCTCATATTGCACGTGTGCGCGGCTCGCTAGGCCGCAGCACTATAGAGCGAGAGGGGCGGGAGGCGGGTTGGGCAGCACGCTGTGAGCGCTCGGTTCATTTTGTTTGCTTTTTCCCGTGTCAATGAGATCCTTTATGTGCAATGGCAACAGCGACCGAATTCGAGAGAGAAGAGAAAGAGTGCGTGGCTGTAGTGACCGGCCTTTTGGGGAGGGGGGCGGTATTTTATTTGGTCCGTTGGCGCAGTAGGAGAGACGACCCCAAGCGCACCTATCGGTCGCTGGTCATCGGCGGCCGGTGGTGGCATCGGGAAAAAAAAGACAGAGAGACAGAGAGAAAGAAATAGACGCCTGCGACCAGAGGGATAAGGCGCCGGGCCCCAAGCGGGCAGATCAAAAATAGAACCGACAATCGCGTCGTCCTGTAGAGAGAGCGAGCCGACGCGGCGAGGCAATGATGCATGCCACGACAGCGCTCCGTGTCCTAACGGCGCCGCGCGCGCGTCACGCTCCTAGGGGAGGACGAGGGCGGCGGGCGCCGTCTTCCTCCTCCTCCTCGCCATCCTCATCCTCGTCGTCGCCGGACGCATCGCCTGTGCTCTCCCCGCCCGTGCACAGACATCACGCTCACGGCGCGCTCGGATTCTTGGCCATCGTGGACGGTCTCTCGCCGATGGGCGAGGGACACCGCCAACAGCACCAGACGGCTACCAGCAGTTCGCCTCTTCTTTCTGCCGAGAGGGATCGCGCGCGCGCCGAGAGACCGCACGTGGGGATGGGCACACAGGAGGGAGTGGCCAACGCCCGCGAGCGCTCGTATGCTGGCTCCCATACTCATGAGCCCAACCTCGTCAGGGATGTTGCCGGCGCCGGTGACCGAGACGGCTGCGACAACGAGTATGGCGACCCAAACAGTGACGACGATGACGACGACAACAACGATAACAGCAACGAGAGAGACGGCGATCCACACAACCGAGTGAACGACGCCAAGGCGCCCAGCAACAACAGCCACCACTATGGACACCCGCGTGATCTGCCCGGTGAGCGCCCGGGGTCGCAACAAAGCGCCGACCGCCAACGTCGACACGACGCGCAGCGCGAGCGGCACAGTGGGGCGCGGCCAGCGCGCGTGGTCGACCACCGCACGAGCGCCAAGCCGCGCGATCCGCGGTCGACACACGCGCCCAAAGGGTTGCGTCCACCGACAGAGACAGCGCCCACAATCTTGGCTATGCAGCAAACCGCGCCGCCCGACAGAGGACCGCGCGCGTCAAGCGCTGTGCCCATGCTGCCGCTATGCGAAACGGCCGACGACGCGCAGGCCGTGCGCGCTTTATCGGGAGACAAGCGGTACGCGGTCGTGCGCCGACTCGGTTCGGGGGCGTCGAGTACCGTCTTCCTGGCCTGCGACCGCCTTCGGTCCAACGCGCTCGTTGCCATAAAGGTCGTCTCGGACAGCAAAGTCTCGCGCAGCGAGATCCTGGCCGGCGTGTGCCTTGGCAGGCACCCGACGATGGCTGCCATGATCGACTGGTTCTCGGCCCGCGACCACTATTTCCTCGTCTTTGAGCACATTGACGGACCCGACCTTCAGGTCCTGTGGGCGGGTCTGCCGGCCACGCGCGATTTCTTTGACGAGTTTGCCTTTCGGCGCGTGTTTCTGTGTGTGCTCGACGCCGTGGCCCATTGCCACGAACACGGCGTGGTCCATCGCGACATCAAGATGGAGAATGTGGTCATGCGCGACGACGGAGGCTCGGCATGTTTGGTCGACTTTGGGTTTGCCTTTTTTGTTCACCCGCCGCGAGCATCCCGCTCGATGGACGCCAGACACACGGACAAGTTCTCCCGACATCAGCGCGAGAGCGCCTCGCTGCCGTCGCAGGGACCAGCGGCCGATCAGCGCAACCAGCGCTCGCGACCGTTGCCGTCGGTCGCCACGCCGCGCCTCAGATACGAGACCGACAGCGATGCTGCCGAGGGTCGTCTCGATCACCGCGCTGGGTCGATCGAGAGTCGAGCATCAGGTCGGGATCAAAGGCGCGGTCTCGATTGCATCTATCGGCGCAACCGCGACGGAATGCTCGTGGCCATGCGTATGGACACGCCCGACGTGCTCGACAGCACCAACGCCTTTGTCGGCACTGAGGAGTATTGCGCGCCCGAACTCACGCTCGGCGCCCTCATCGAGCCTGCTGACCTGTTTGCGACCGACGTCTACTCGCTGGGCGTGCTCCTGCACGTTGCGCTCACCGATCGCTTTCCGCAACGGCCCGACTTTGTCGAGTTTTTGATCGCCACGCGCTATCGGCTGCAGCACGCGCACCACCCCATGGACCCTCGCGAGGCGTTGGCCGATCCGCGGCTCATGGCTGAAATCAATCGGCGCGGCGCGCTCGACCTTGCTGCGATGCCGTCGACGACGCACACGCCACTTTCGGCCCAAGTGCGCGATCTCATCACCCGCATGTTGCGCCCCGTGCCCGCGGAGCGCATCACGCTCGCTCAAGTGCAAGGTCATCCGTGGGTGATGGCGGGGCGACGGTGTTATTGAGTGTCGCTCTGGCGGGACCCTCATCCAAGCGATTCGCCCTCTTGTCCTCTTTGCCCTCTGATGCCCGTCCCTTTGCAGAATCATTTTCTTTTCGCGATCCTTTTTACTGTGCCTCTTGTGTGTCGGGTGTCGCCGCCTGCTCGCCCTCTCATCTGGCCAAACTCTCTCTCTCTCTCGCTCGCTCGCTGATGATGCACGGGGATAGAGACAAAAGAAATAGACGGGTGGCTTCTTGTTGGGGCTCAACCACCGTCGACACGTTGGTGCCCTGTGGTCTTTTGTAGTGACGGTGGCGGCGGCAGTCGAGAGCGCTGCGCAGGAAAAGGAAGAGCGGCACAGAGCGTTTTTGGCGGCCGTGTGTTCCGTGTGCTCCAGCGCGCACGTCGGCGTGCTCTCTTGGACGCCTGCCCTGGCTCCAAAGGCCCCTTCTGTCCGCCAGTCGCAGACACGATCCGAGCGAAAAAAGGCGATAGCACTCGCTCACGAAAACAGAAAAAAAAATAGAGGAAAAGGGAGAGAGGGACCGAGAGGCACGCCGCGCGCCAGCGTGCCTCTCTTTTCCTCCTGCAATGGATGTTGCCGGGAGCGAGCGCGCTCATTCGCACAAAAGAGCACGTCGCGGCGTGCGCAAGCCACCAAAATCGTGCGCGCGTGCGCAAGAAAGAGCCGTCCTTGTGGTCGGGTTTGCAAAGTGGGAATCGGCGGCCTGTCCTGTTGCCATCGGCGGCTCGAAAAAAGTCGCGCGCGACAAAGGAAAAAAGGAAAACCCAAAATGTCCACGCGAAAGGAATCACGTCGTCGCGATCGCCGCCGCCGTCGAGCCGACAGCGATAGCGACATCAAGGCCGGTCCGTGGACCGACTCGTCAAACAGCGGCGCTAAAAGTGAGGACGAAGCAGCGCGTGGGTTCATAGACGACGTCACTGCCGATCTGGCTCGAGTCAATCCCACCAACGGTATCTCAATGGGCCTGCCGTGGGAGGTCGCCGTTGGGTCGCGGATCGCGCGGTCCAAGAAAGACAAGCGGCGCCACGGCACCGATGCCGCGCGCAAAAGCGACATCGCTGCTGCTGCCGCTAACAAGAGGGGTCACGAACGTGGGGAGGGAGATCACGCAACACGACGCGCAGCCAAGAAGCCACACGCCCACGACGACAAGAAGAAGCGCAATAACAAAGAGGGCGCGGAAAAGGCCAAGTCCCACTCCAAAAACATCGAGGCAAAGTGCGCGCTGGCTGTCAAAGAACTACGCGAATGGGGTCGCAAATTCAAGACCGAAGCAGACGACGCCGAGCGCGCCTTTGCCGCCCTCGGGACCAGAGAGGCCGCCGAATGGCACAGACGCTACAAGGCATGGCTCGTCGAGTGGGGCGTCGCATCGGGCGACTGCCGACGGGCCATGCGCCAGCCTCACCCCCAAGAGGTTCTCGTCACCCTGCGGAGCCTGCGCGGGGTGTACGCTACGCGTGACGCCGGCGCCGATGCTCTGCGCGATCTTTTGACGGCCACGAGCGCCGCTCAGCGCCGCGATCCCAATTGGGTGCGGGTACACCACTTTGGCGGAGTCTACGTATCTCTGGCGCGCGATCTCGAGACATGGATCGCCGCCACCGAAGCCTGTCTTGTCTAGGCGAAAAGGACACGCGCGCACTCGCACAAAAGAGGCAACGACATTGACAACGAGAGCGCATTATTTCTTTTCAAAAAAAGAGATTCTTTTTCACGCACCAGCAGACCCCTAGCGAAAGCGCGCGAGCAACACGCGCACACAGACACGCACACATACAAAGAGACAGAGGGCGCTGCCCCTTTTTTTTCAAAAGAAAGAAGAAAAAGTGAGGCCACGAAGCCTCACAGAGACAATGAAAAGAGGCACACAAAAGCATGGGCGCTTGCAGCGGGCCACCGACGGCGCAGCCGACTGTTGGCGTCCCGCTCGCCCACTCGCTAATAGCGCCGACAGTGGGATCGTTAGGAAGTCTTCTTGTCGTGGTGTGCCCAACCGCTCTAGTGTCGTGCACAGCGGGGCTCCACCAGCGTGAGCCACAACTCGTCGCTGGTGCGCACCCCCAAACCTGTGTTTGTTTTTGCTTTTACAAGAAACTCGAGTTTTAGGGTCTGACGGCGGCGGTGCCTTGTGCGGCCTTTGCAACGATCTGTTACAAGGCGCCCTTTCAGGAAGCACGTCCGCGCTATTCTTCAAAGCGGGTCTGTAATGGGCGCACGGTCCATAGTCGGGCATGGCCATCTGCTGCCATTATTGTTGTCGTCATCGTTGCCGACAAGAGGCAGCCGCTGCGCGCGCTCGAGATATCGCGTCCGTTTCAGCGAGCCGGCACGGTCGCCGCGCAGCGGCTTGTTGGGCTGTGGTGAGGGACGGGCGAGGTCAGGGGAGGAAAAAAAGTTCCGAGAGAGCGGGTTCAGGATGGGACCATGATGGCGAGAGCGCGCTGACAAGTCTGGCGGGCCGCTCTCGGTGGGTATTTTATTTTCTATTTTTTAAAAATATATTTTGCGTCGCCCCCGTCCCCTGCCGTTGCCACGGAGGCGCCGCTTGCCGTGGAGGCGCTTTTTGTTTCCGGGCACTCGCGGGGCCGCGCTGCGATTCGGCATTTTTCTTTTCCCTCTTTTTTTTTCATTCCGTGAGTCGCGCGCACGCCTCCCGCTTCTTCTTGGCCTGATAGAAAAAGAGGTCGTGCGCGCGCCATGCTGTGCTCTGGGCACGCGTCTGCGCGCAATAAGAGAGAGAGACAGAGGCTGGCGCCTCCAGCGAGCGGCACACAACATAGGCAGCGAAAGAGGGCAGAGCGTCATCGACGGCACGCGCGGCAACTCCAGGCCATCGCAGATACGACTGCGAGCGGCAGGGAGAGCGCGGGAGCACAACATCATGGCCGCCAAGACAAAAGGGGGGCGGCGCTCAGAGGAAAAACACAAGCCTCCTGGGATCGTGCACGCGCGCCACTTGGTCTAGAGCAACGGCAGTCGCCGCTGTCTCATTATCTGCTCTTTTTTTCTCGCTCGGTCCGCCCCTCGCAGTCGGCCGCTCTCGCTTGGCTCCGCTCTGCTATCGCCAGCCCAACCAAAAGTTGGACCCTTGTCTGGCTCGCTGCGCACTTTTTTTCCTCTCTTTTTTTTTTCGTTTGAAAGAAAAAGCAAAGACAAAACACGGAGAGACAATCCGACCTACGGCGGCGGCGACAATGACGACGACGACAACAAGCAAACCCAAGCCGCCAACAACCCAGGACAACACGCGGCGAAATCGGCGCGACGACGGGCGCGGTCGCCATAGCCGCCGTTCCGCGCGCGGTCCTTCGGCCACAGCGGCCACGATCGAGGCCGCGTCGACGGCTGCTATGGCGTGCGCTCGACCCCTCCATGTCATTCTCCCAGCGTGCGCCACCAACAAGATCGCACTACCGCCGGCTCCCCTTTCAGCCAAGTATGCAGCCACGTTCGAGGTCGAGTTTGTCAACGCGTCGCCCGACGCCAAGATCGATCTCGCGCTCGCAATGCGGGTCGACGGGCACGCCCTGTTGCGCAACGTGCAAGAAGTCGAGGCCAACGCGCGCCGGTGCGTGCGCCTGCAAGTCGAGGTCGAGGTGCCCAAGGGTCACGTGGCGTCGCTTTCCTGGAGGCCATTTTCGCGCAAGCCCGAGCGTCTCCCTGCGTGGCTCACAATCGGGCGCGGCGAAGCGCACATGGTTCTATCTGTGCCTGTGGCGCCGACAGTGACGGCAGCCGCGAACGCACCCCAACAGCAGCAAGTCTCCTCCTCAGAGTCTCTGACGCCAACAGAGGCGCTGCAGGGGTCGGCTTTGGACCAGACAATGTCGACTTGCCCCGATGATTCCATGGGCATCGCCATCTCGGATGCCAATGTAGAGGACGACGGGACGCGCCGCCATCACCGCCGCCATCGTCGGGATCGTCACAGGCAAAAGTCTCGCGGCGATGAGCCACCGCGCCGTCGTCATCGAGATTCTGTGCAACAGCGGCAGCAGCAGCATACCGACGCCAGCAGAGAGAGACGCCCGCGCGGCGGACACCGCGACACAGACACCAACGACAGCCGGCCCCAACAGGTCAACCCGCGCCGAGACCACAGGGATATCGTCGCGGCCAAGAGGGGCGCTGCTCCCGATGAGCGCGACGCTACATCGGCCGCGGTGGCCACGGCTCTCGCTGCGGTGGCTGCAGCGCGCAACATGCACAACGGTGATGATGACGACGATGACGACGAGGAGAGCGTTGGCAATGTGGAGGATGGTTGCAGTGGCAGCGATCACCACGGCAGCAAAGGCCACCAGCGCCAGTACGGCCACGACCATCGACAGCAGCACCAGAAAATCATCGTCAACGACGATGATGACGACAGCGCTAGGGATCATGGTCGCCACCACCATCATCGCCGTCACCACGAGGACAGCGCCAGCGACGACAGCGCCGGCAATGTCTACCACGCAAATGGGCATGTGCCGGTCCAACATCGGCGCCCAATGCCGGCGCCCATGATGCCGCGAATGCTCGTCCCCATTACTGCCATCGGCCAGCACATGCGTCCCTATCGCCGCTAGTCGTGTGTGAGCGGCGGCGCCGTCTGCAAGCGCGTGTGCAGGCGCAAAGATACCCGCGATGGAGGACGACCAGGACGGGCCCGCCGATTTCGTTTGCAGAAAAAGACACCGCAAATATCACCGCGCCAGCAAGGCAGGGAACCAAAAAAAAAGAAATCTGCAAACAGTGCGCTGCCCAGACCCAGCGATCCAGCATGTCAATCTCTTGGCGGGCATTTGTGCAGAAAAGAGAAGAGGCCAACAAGATACCGAAGAGTGCGCACGCGACCATTGGCAGCATGCGCCCACGCTCGCAGGACAGGCACAGCAGGGCAAGAAGCAACAAACGGATAGTGAGAGAGACACGCGCGGCAGCCACCGAGAGCACGGCAGGACAAAAGGAGAGAGCCAACAACAATAAACACATAACAACAACAGCAACGAGAGCCGTGTTTATTTGCGCTGTCTTTTTTCTTTGACCACCGACCGAGAGACGGCGTATCTTCCCCCCCCCCCAAGGAACCACCAAGCGAGGCATAGCGATGGCGCAGAGGACACACATTGAGATGCCCAACGGCGATATGATCGACATAAAGACCTTGGTCGACCAGGCCGACTGCGATCAGCGGCTCGGCGCAGACTCACTGGCGATTTATACGGTCTCTTGCGACAACATCCTCTTTCGCACTTGCGTCAGAGCCGGCCGCCAGCGCTCCAACATGAGGTCGTGCAATGTGTCATCATCATCCTTCTCCTCCTCTCAAGGGGACAGCACATCATCGTGCTAGGCGCGACACATTCTCAAAGCAGGCAGCGAGTCCTTGCCGTCGTCGTCGTCGTCGGGCTCTGGCTTTTCCAGCGCTTTGTTGTTTGTCGCCGCTGCTGGGGACAATGTTTATGAGAAAGAAAAAAAGATGCGCGCGCGCAAAAGCGAATAGAGTTTTGGGCGCTGGCGCAGGGGGCTCGCTTGCCGGGGTTCTCTGTGGGTGCCGCTGTCGATCTTTGCCCTCTCGGCACAGGGGGGAAGTCAACGAAAAGTAACCACGCACATCCGACGCATTTGAGACCAATCAAAAAAAAGAGAACATACCTTTTTGTTGGTGTCTGTGGCTGTGTTTTCGTCCCGGTCTTTGTTTGTCCCCGTCTGCCCCGCGGTGTCGGGCGGACGGGCGGCGCTGGCCGCGGACACGGCCGTCCCTAAGAGAGCGTGTCTCTCTCGAAAACACTTTGGATTTTGTCCAATGGGAGTGGATCTTTTTTTATGTACGGCAAGGCAACGCGGGGGCGGCCTCTTTGTGAGCGCGCCCTCGAGCCCCCTCTGCGTCGTCATTCCTCTCTTTGTCGTCATTGTCATTGCTGTTATTGTGTTGCTTTTCATTGCTTTTTGAGCCAAGGGCGCGCTGAGGCGCGAAATACAGCAGACATCCTGCGACAACTGGCAGCGAGGGGGATCGGTCGCAGCCGTCCGCAAGAGGGAGACGCCATATAAAAAGAGCCGACCCGGCAAGAGCGCCACCGCCGCTCACTCTATTGTTGCCTCGAAAGGGAGCGGCGACAACGAAATACGTTGGCAGCGCGAGTCCAGGAAGAATCCGAAAAAAAAAGAAAAAGCCCTCCAAAGATGTACTATGGGCCAGCGCCGTCTGCTGTCGCGGGCGCATGCTTCAACCCAAGCCTCTCGCCGGGTGCGCGCGCGCTTATGACATGGCAACGGTCGCCGGCCGCAGCGCTCACGCGTCCGATGGTGAGCGTGCGATCGTCCTCGGCGGTGGGACCGACGATGTCGCTGAGCGCTCCTGCACCTGCCATGAACGCGCCCGCGGCGCTCTCGCCCTCCTTGTGCGCGTCGCAAAAGGCCAACAGAGCGCCGGAATCCTCTGTCAACCCGGCCGAGAACAAGTCTTTGGCGACCGAGTGCGACAGCGTTCCCACAATGATAGGGCCCCAGGGGCCGCCCGGTCCGCAAGGGCCACGCGGCCCGCCGGGCCTATGTCGTCGCTCTGCCCTTGCGGCGGCTTCGACCGTTGTAGCGGGCGTGATTGACGTCGTGGCGACCGGGGCGTGTGCAGTCCCTGCACAAGAGCGTTTTGGATACGAGTGCACCTTGATGAGCGACAGGGCGACGGTTCGTTTTCCCGCCGCGAGAGCGCTCCTCTCTGTCGTTGTCACGCCCATGGCCAACCGTGACGCTCATCGTGCGCCGCCTCTGGCGTGGATTGAGCACGTTGACGACCAGAGTGCAACCATTGCCTTTTCAGCATCAACGACGGCGATCCACTTTATGGCCGTCGTGGCGTGTCACTCGACAAATCCACCGTCACTCCAGGCAGCCGTCGAGGCCTGTTTGCCTCACCGCGGTCCGCCTGCCGATACGCCGTTGTGCACTTTATCGGCGGCGATGCAGCCAGCGAGAGCGCACCGAGGAACTCGAACGAGCGCCGCTCTGCAAGCATCTGGCTGTTCACGCTGCGCTGCACGCCGTCGGCGCCGCGCAGAAAGGAGCCGTTCAATGCTGCCGCCAAACAGTCCGATGGCAACCGACGGCGATGAAGGAGAGGCTCACGAACATTCGCCCGATGACAAGGAATGCGCCATCTGTCGCCGACAGCGTGAGGACAAGGCTCGCCAATATGACGAGACCGACGGCAAGGGCGGCGAGCGCAGCCCACCCTGAGCATCCGCTACCGGCGCTTTGGGCTCGCTGCGTGGGGGCGCGTATCTCGGCCACTCTTTTTTTTGTACGCGCGCCCGCATGTCCCTCTCTTTTGTGTCAACGAAAAGAAACAAAAAACAAAAACGCAGCGCTCGGTGGGGGGCCCGTGACGATAGAGGAAAACAAAAAGAGGAACCACGGCAGGTGCCTTTAGGATGCTCTTGGTTTTTTCATTTCATTTCATTTCCCATCGGTTTGCTCGGTCTTGGTCCGCCACCCACGCTGTGATCGGCGAGGGCCATCGCAGATTGTCTTTTTCTTTTGCTCTTGCCCCATCTGCCGTGGCGGATCGCGCGCGCGTCCTCATTTTTTCACCCCGCTCGACTTGGGGTGGTGCATGCTGGCGACCCTGTACAGCCCCCGCCGAGGTATCAACGACCCGGGGCTGATAGACAGGCCACCCCGTGTGTATGTCGATTGCAAAATTTAGACTCCCCGCCGCCGTCGCCGTCGTCTACCGAAAGGCCAGAGCGGCGTCGCCGATGCCGGCGCCGATCTCGGGAGCCGCTTCGGCAAGCGCCACGCTGGTATTGCCCGTGCGAAGGGCCTGTCCTATCAATTGGTAGCGCTTCACAGTGAGGTAGATTGAGAATCCAATGATGACCAACATCACGAGCACGACCAGCGCTACGATCCACCGACCCGCACGGCCTGCCGACGCCCGGGCAGCATCGCCGCGCAAAACGGGCGTCGATTGCTGGTCGATATAGGTCGACCCTTGGCGTGCAGCAGAGCCACCAGGCGGCCCTTGCATCGGCGATCGATCCATTGCGTTCATCTATGTTGTTGTGCGCCCTCCCGCAACTATCGGTGCGCAGTGTCGCAAAGTGCGCCGGCCCGCCACAGAGGCGAATTCTCTTGAGGAAAAGAAAAGCGAGCGTGCGCGTCGCAAAGAAAAGGAGAAGAGGTCCGCGCTGCGTCGGGGACAGAAGAGCGGGTGCGAGTTTCTTCTCATAAAGGGGATGCGTCTGGCGCGCGCGGCGATCGATGCGATTCCCGCGCGTGGGCGGCTGCCCACTTTTGGACCATCGCTTTTTGTCCTCGCTTGCGATTGCGCGATATTCGTCCGGTCGACGGCAGGCAGCGCCGTTGAAGAAGAAGGAGAGGATCAAAAAAAAGACAGTCCAAAAGTGACAGCAAAAACACTGCGGCGCAGTTGTGACCTCGTTAGACGACCGTCCTCTCACGATGCGCGCCGGTCCAATATCGTCTTCCCTCTGGAGATAAAGCGCGCGCGTATCGCACGTGTGTACCGACGACAATAAACATCCACGTGATTCTGGGTATCTATTGATCCGCGATGGATGCCAATGACCGCCCGCGACAGTCACTGTCCAGCGCCAGCGCCCTGCAGCGACAACGCTATGCAGTCTATGTGGCGCGCGTTCTCAGCGATAGCGTGGTCAAGGCCCTTCAGGGCGTGCGCCCGTTTGCGGCTGCCGTCGTCGGCGGATTGCGTGCCTACAATGCTCTCGTGGGAGTGCCCTATCGCGCAGAGGCGGTCGAATGGCATGTCGATGTATGGGGCCCGTCCAACGCCGTATCGCGCATCGCGTCCAGCGTGGCTGCCGCCGTGGCAGAGACCGCCGCACGTCAGAGCCTGCGTCTGGGAATCATCGACGACCATTTTGACACGCAGTTTGTCGGGGTGCGTCTCGACGCGATCTCTCCATCGAGGCATGTCGTCGTGTTGCAAACCTCGCGTTGGGACATTGACTTTGTCGACGTCTCACGCCGACAACCGGCGCCGCTGCGCGACGTCGTCGTATTTGATGCAGTCGCCTTTACGGGGCCTTCGTCGCTGCTCGACGCTCTCTCGAGGGCGTCTCGCGATCAGAGCACACCGATTCATGCACGGGTTCGCGCGCGCCGTCTGATCGAGGCCTTTATGCGTGCGTCGCTGCGCATGCATCTCAGTGGCAACCTATACAAGAGCCTCGTGCTGGCCGGCCCCGCGGAGCGCGCTCGAGCCGTGGCAGCAGGCGTCTTGCCCAATGGGCCAGACGCCGCGCGACAGGCCATGGCCGGTCGCCTCGCCGCCACGGCCATGGGACCCATCGACCGGACCTCGTTGGCCGCCGGCGTCCCTATGCGCTTCCCGCGGCCGCGATTTTCCGTGTCGCAGAGCGACGTCGTCGCGCACGACGCCTACATACGCGCTCTGCCGCGCCGCACCCGGCGCGCGCTCCGCGCCTACACGGGTCCGGCGTCGGGTCCGATCAATTTGGCGCTGCTCGATCGCTTCTTTGGGACGGGGTCGACGCAATCAGGCCAACAAGATCGCCATGTAGACAACCACGCTCGTGACGGAGCGACGGACCAAGACAACGACCCTCTAGCCCAGGCTGCGCTCATCCAAAAGGCGTTGCTCGGAGCGCCTGCCCTCACCAGCGACGCGTACGTGTACAAGGTGGCGCGCTTCCTCTACTTTGGCGCGCCCGACACGGGTGGAACGCCGCCCTTGTCGTCGTCGTGCTGCGCACCGGATGACGACAGAGGCGAGGACGGCGGAGACACGCCATCGCGCACGTTGTCACCAAGGGCCGTCACCAACTATGGACTACGCGTGGGCGACGTAGAGCCCCAATGGGTGTTTAACTCGACGACGATGGACGCGTGGCTCGACTTTGGTCCTTTCCTGGATGAATTCTCGCGATGCTGCGCTTTCGTCGTGCGCGTCCCGGCAGGCACGCGGGGAGCGCTCATTCTCGGGCGCAACTCGGTCTATCCCGAGGAGGCCGAAATGCTTTTGCCCTATGGATGCGCCTTTGGTGTGCGGGAGCGCCGCCCCGGCGAGGTGACCTATTATGGGCTCGCCGAAAACCGCAAGATATTCTACCAGGACACGTTGGTCTATGCCGTCGACTACGTGCCCCCAACAGCAGCACCTTTGGTCGATGCCATTGACGCCGATACGGTCGCAGCCGCTGCTGGCGCCATGCGCGCCGGCGCGTCGGGCGCGGTACGTGTCGACCTGGCGAAATCGCTCTCCACGCCGCGTCATGTGGCGGCAATAGGAGCCCATCCCCATTTGGCTGCCCTCTTGGACGCTCTGCTTGCAGGCCATCTGGCCAATGGTTTGGCCCTCCCCGGCTTTGGCGCCGCCGGCTCGTGATCGCCTCGGCGGCTGCCCCGTTGGCGATGAACCCTCTCCAGCCAACTCTGTTTTTCCTACGTTTTTTCTCCTCTTTTTTCTTCTCGTTTCCGGTTACGCTTTTGCTCTCCCATCACTGTTTATGCGCGCATGTCCGTGTGCGCCTATACGATTGGGTTTTATAAAATCGCATGTCTACGTGTTTGCACACTCATGCGCAGAATGTGCTTTTTTTTCATGCACGCCCACGACGGGAAAAAAGAATTCTAAAGCATACAAAGACCGCCAAAAGAGCCACGGCGATCGCCAAGCCTTCGAGTGCGTTGACTCGAATGTTTTTGCCACTCGACGCTGCCTGTCCAAATGCCGCGCGGCATTCGATTCGGCCCGTGCCGCTGCCGGCTCCCCGCCAGCAAAAGGTGAGGACCTCGCCGGGCGCCATGGTCGCACACCAGAGACGAATTCGCGCCGCCGAGCCCATTTGATTGCTTAGATCAACGCAGTGATCCGACGTTGTCGCGGCCTCGCCGTCGTCGTTGTCGCCATTGTCGATTTCGTCGCTACCGCCGGCAATGTCATTGTCGACGGCGGTACCACCGTCGACATTATCACCGTTGTTGCTGTCGATACCGCCATCTTCATGATTGGGTAGACCGTCAATGTCGTCTATGCGGGCGCGTCGACCGGGGAGGGAGGCGTGCCCGCGAGAGTGGTCGCGAGCCCTGGCTCTACGCCGCTTCTCCATGAGCATTGCTCCGCGTACGACACGCCGACCGACGGCGTCTGGCGCTAGACAGATGGTGTCGTGGTTGATGGAGCCGATCGCGTTGCCCGGCGGCTCTGACCACGAGATGACCCACACGCGCCCAGGCGCGTCCTCGCGCAGCCACGCGTCGCAGCCGTTAATCGTCGGCATCTGGACGGCAGAGACCACAGATCGTGTATCCGAAAATGGCATCGAAAAGGCGAGGCGACGCAGTGGGGTTTTTGAACAGGCGCGCTTGTGACGTGCAGAACAGTTTTGTACAAGCCCCCCGGCGACCCTATTTCGACGCGTGGAAGGATGCGCCTTTTTGTCCACGGCTCGCCGTTGTTTCCCTTTGATATGCGCGATTTGTTTATCTCCTCTTTGTGCGCGTAGGACACACGGGGCGATCTCCTGCCGGCACCAAGGGTTCGTCTCGCGGCGCCCTTGCATGCACAGGCACGTGGACGAGCGTAATGCGATCTCATCCGCGGTTGCACATCGTCTGTCTCGGTCGCATGCCTAAATGCTGCGCCCACCAAAGGGAAACAACGGCGGGCCGCACGCATCCGCAATTACTGCGCGCCGCCACGATCGATATCGCATCAAGGGCTTGCACTCTCGCATCTTCTTTTCTCGGTATCCGTCGTTGCTGGTACCGGCGCGGCGTCTGTTGCTTTGGTTGCTGTCGACTTTGGCGTAACCGAATTTGAGGCTTTTGTCGGTGGCATCAGGATCGTGTGTTTTTGAGTCTCTCTCTCTCTTGGTTTGTGTGTTTGTGTCTCTGCGCGACATATTAGGGGATTGCAACGGCAACCGAGATCGCGCCTGCCCCCCGCCAGAGTATTCACCATGGCGACGACCTCGAGAGGAGCACGGACCCAACAGCAGAGTGATCGCGTCTCGGTCATATACATTAATGGCGTTGGTCGTCCAGGGCCTCCGGGCGCACCCGGAGCGCCTGGATCGCGTGGTCCTCCTGGCCCGGCGGGGCCACCCGGCGTGAGCGTCGTCGGGCAGATGGGTCCGCCGGGCCCGGCCGGTCCAATCGGCCCGGTGGGACCTGCGGGCCCGCCCGGCCAAGCCGGCGCGCCCGGGCAGGCCGGGGCGACGGGGCCACAGGGACCAGCGGGGCCGGTGGGACCCGGAACCGCGCCGCTCGTGCCCGTTGGATTCAGCGCGATCCTCAATCCGACAGGTCCTTCAGGCATCGCGGTGCCGGCGGGCGCCAGCGTCGCAGTGGCCGGCTACAACTCGAGCCCGTCGACGCGCACGGGCCTCTACAACACGGGCGCCTTTGACGGTGCAGGATTCGACGTGCCTCAGAGTGGCACCTACCGCTTCTCGGCCGGGTTCCTCTTTACGACGAGCGTGGCGCTCGGCCCCGACGACATCATCTCCTTTGACCTCGTCGTGCTGCCCGACGGCGAGGGCGGCGCGGGCGACGTGGTGCGCAGCAGCGCTCTCCCGGTTGCCACCGTCGACGGCGTCACCAGCACGATCACCAATTCCACCTCTACGGTCGCCGCCGAATTGAGCCTCGTCGCCGGGGATCGAGTGATTACACGAGTCACCAACAGCAGCGGCGTCGCTCTTTCGGTCATTGTCGGTTCTGGTGACCGTCAGCCCTTTTACTGGTTCGAGGGAATACTGGTCGGGCAGCAATGACGATGGAGTGACCAGACTCTTGTGTAGAATGGGGGGCCATTGGATAAAAATGATACGACCATGGAGCGTAAAGGCCGTGCCCAATCAGACGGATCGCCGTGTTTGTCATGCGTCTGAAAAAGGAACAAAAAATGGAATCAACATATACTATGTTTGCAATAATGGCAACGGAATGGCAATGATGACGATGACGATGACGGCAGTGGCACTGGAGCCACCGCCGCAACCAAAAACAAATGATCGAAGTAATCGCGTGTGTTGTTTTCTTTTTGTTTTGAGAGAGAGAGACGGCGACGGTGGTGGCGCGCATCGCCGTGGCAGTGGCGCGTCGAGGCACAGTCGGGCTCCGAGGGATGAGCCTGCGCATCGGCGGTCCGCTGCAATGCCTGGTTCAGCGGCGCGCTCCATCACCGCAGCCTAGAGAACAAGAACGGATCGCGAACGTACGCTCGTACTGCACAGAGAAGGTAAAGTAAAGGGCACTCGAAAAAAGCCCTCGGTTTGTGCTTCTTTTAGATCTCCTTTTTTCGTGTTTTCTTTTGGGCTGCGCAGTTATGTCGGTGCAGCCGCTGGCGCAGGTCCTATTTTTACGACGACGTATGCGTCTATGCGCGCGTATGCGTATGTGTGGTTTGGTCTCTCTCTCTCTGTCTCCTCGAAAGGAGGGGGGAGCCGCTCATGGAATGCCACGAGATTGTCTAACTTTTTTTTCTCGCGTGATGTATTCTGCGTGTTGCGCGCGCCGTCCCTCGAAAGGTTGCCCGGAATCAGAGAGGCAGAGGACAGCGCCAGCGAATAACCGGCGTCATCGCCCCATCTTTTTCAAGACAAGGAAAAGGAGATTCGCACACGGGCTCTCTCTCTTTCTTGACGATGCCTATCGTCGTCTCCCGTGAACCTCTGCCGCCGCGCGCCAACCCTGCTCAATCGAGCATCGTGCCACGTGGCATACCGAGCACCGTCAGATCCACGCGTGCGCCTGGCCCTTTGCCCATCATACGAGACAACAGGCCGGCATCGTCGACAGTGAACGCGCCCGCATGCACTCGAACTGACGATGGCCCACCCGATCTCCTGCAGCCGCCGCTTGACGTCTCGGTCACAACAAGTTGCACCGACGGTGTCGACGCTGCTGCCAACGCCTCACCTGAACGGTCAAGTGCGCGCGCAGTGCGTGGGGCCACCCTAGGCGCGCTGATCTTTTATGCCGACTGGTCAGAGGCGTGCACAGAGTTTGTGCCCAGAGCGGTCGCGGCCTTGACGTCTTGTGCGGGCATTGCCAAAGGCGCCGTCGTGGAGGTCCACGTCGACGCTGATCCCTGCCTTTGCGCTCGCTACGCGGTGCGCGCGATCCCCTGCATCATTTTCCGAGGTCGCCCGAGTGGCCTGTCGTGGCGCCGACACGGCGTGGCTCGCCCTTTTGAGATCCCGCATTCGCGCATTGTCGGCGCTTGCAGCCAAGCCGTCCTAGCAGCGCGCATCGATGCCACGATCGCCAGTTTCGAGCGTATCGCGCTGATTGATTCCGCCAACCCCCAAACCCGAGCGAATAAAAAATAGCGCGCACGCATTTCCCTTTTTTTTTCCATTGTCAGAGAGAGGGAGAACAACCCGAGTGTCGGCACGGGCGGGAGAAGGGCCGAGAGCCGCTCGGTCGGGATGGTATGCTCTCGTCGCGCACGGTTTTGGCGCCCTCGTCTGCGTTGCGGTCTACGTTGGCTGCCCCCGATCCTCGGATCTGCGCCCCCTCTTTCCCAATATCTTTTAGTTCGCCAAAGTGGACGGGACGCCAGGGGGTGGCGACAAAAGGCGAGCAAGAGGCACACGCACAGACCCACAGAGAGGCGGAGAGAGAAGCCACAAGCGCCGCCGCAAAGGAACCAATCACCGAAATAACGCTATGCCGTTGTTGTGGCGGCGCTCTAGTGCTTTTTCTTTTTGTTGTGGATGAAAGATAGCGGCAGCGCAGATGCAACAACAGTGGCGGGAAGGAGGTCAAAAAAATTCGACTAGAGATCGTCACGCCACCAGTCTCGACCGTCGGGGTCGATGAGGCTCTGGTCGAGCACTGGACGCACCCACAACACGACCCGAGGTTGATTGTCACGCTCATCGCGGTCGTCGGTGTCGTCCTCCTCGTCGCTGGCGGTAGTGGGGGCTAAATAGGTTGCATAGACCTCCATCGGCAAGATGCCCATGGGTGCCGCAGCCGCTTGGGCACACTCTAATGGAATATCTTGTCCGCGCGCCTCGACTGAAGGTTCGCTCAACTCTTGCACGCGTTCGTTGATGACCCCGATGGCAAGATCGACAAAGGGTTCCGACGACAGCACGCGATACAGGGATTCGGCTGTAGTGCGTTGGCCGGGTGTATTGGCAGCAAGAATGGGCCTCCACAGGCCCGCGTTGGCCAAGCGAATGGCGTCGATGGGAGGGCCGGGCAGTCTGGCCACCCAGCGCGTGCGAGGTTCGAGTTGCATGGTGTCGTTATCGTCGTCACCGTCACCGTCGCTGTCGTCGTTGCCGCCATTGTTGCCATCGTCGCCGTCGTCATCGCCGTAGCCCATGTTGTTGTCGTCGTCATCGCCGTCGCCAAAAAGACCCCTCTGTTGGCGCTCGTAGGCGACGCTATGCGGGCCGGCACTTGCGTTGTTGTTTTCGTGGACATAAGGAGATAGGACGCGCACGGTCAGTGCCTCGACACGATCGCCAGTCTCTGCGGCGCGTCGATCCACCTCACGCGCCTCGTCGATCGTTGTGATGGCTCCGTCGTCGGGCAGACTGTCGACACGCTCCCGTTCAGGTAGGCCCCACTGTTGGGTGCGGTCGGCCACGTTCATGAGGGCAAAGATCCGCCCGCCTTGACACAAGAGCGAGTCGGCATCGAGGACAGCGTCGGTTTCAAGGTCGGCCCGGCCACGCACGGCGTCGGCCACCGTGGCGGCGGCGTTGAGCATGGCGATCGTGGGTGTCGGAAGCGAGCGTATGGTCGTCGGCGCAAAGGTCGCCCACAAGAGTAGATCATTGCGCGGCGCCCATTCGTAGGCCATGGCCGCCAGAGGCGAGGGCCAAGCGATCGCTCTGTCGGGGGTCGTCAGAGCCGCCAAATCCCAACGTTGTTGTCCGTCGGCAGCGATGCCCTCGTCGCCGTTATTGTCCATCTCTGCTTCTTCTTCAGGTATAGTCGCGCTTCCGAGCCCAGTGAGGGCGTTGCGATCTTGCGCGCTAAAGCGGTCGCCACCATATAGAGCGGCGAGAGCGCGGGGCGCGTCGCGGTCGATGATCGTGCCCGAGTGGGCCACCGAAGAAAAGGCCGCAACCCAGCGCCAGAGCGCGCACCGCACGACATCGCTCTCGGGCTCATAAAGGCTCGGTAGGTCGGCCAACCGTATGCGTTGCCTCACGAGACCCTCCCTGACGGGTATAAAGGTCTGCGCGCACAGATCATACAATACGGGATCGGCATTGCACACTGCAGCGGCAGCAAGCGGCCGATCAGCCAAGGCGGCCAACAATGACTCGACGACCGCCTCAGCATCGGCTTGATCGCCGGGATCGGCTCTGTTGTCATTTGGAGGCCACTGCCTCGCGATCGGTTGCCGTCTTGCAAACGGGGGCGCCCGCCTGCCAGCGCGAGGGTCGTCCATTTCCTGCCGATTTGACGCCTCTCTTATTTCTCTTTCTTTATCTAGGGACGTACAAGAGTGGCCAATCTCTTCCTATCTGGGCGGGCAGGTCCGCGCGGGCGTGCCTATGTGTGAGCGGCGACGGCAAGGCGCAGAGGAAAGGAAAAAAGTCTTTTGAAGGGCGTCACGATTTTCCTAGTGGGTCACGGGAGGCAGATCGCGCACGCGTCGAGCCCACGTGAGCACAAATATGCATTGCCCCCTTCCGTTGCTTCTTTGACTGTCTCTTGGCTGGCTGCCACCAACAAAAAGTGAAATTTTTATTAAAAGGCGCATCGTACGGCCATCCAGCGCACGAGGTGGTCCATCGCAAACTTATAGTCCTCTTTATGTACGCGTGTTGTTTACGCCGTCGTCATCCGCTCCTCGACTCGGCTTTGCCCGACCCAATGCCGCGTGTTAATGCACACAAGGCGACATGGGCACTCTGCTTATTCGCCATGCCCCTTGCGTTGGGCCGAGCGCGCGAGGGGGGAAAGGGATGACGAACTGAAGGGAGACCGCCACGAAAAAGAAAAAGGGGGGCGGCTGGTGGGAAAGAGAAACAGCAAGGAGGAGCGATGGATGCCGCGTCTAAAAGGGGCCGCGCACGAGCCACGAGCGCAGCGCCGGTGCCCGTACGCCGTTCAGCGCGCTTAGCGGCCAAGGCATCAGCAGGACCAACGTCCAGCAATTCGCCGGCAGCGGCCCTACCCGTGACCCTACCTCGTGCGATCCGACCTCGAGCGTCAACGCCGCGCCGTCAAAGCGCACGCAGAGCGGCCCCCAACAGGCGTGCAAAGTCCGCAAGGACGCAGCGAGAGCCTATGATTCACATCTTGCCCGATGAAATCCTGTGGATCATTCTGGGCGATATGCTCGAGGCACCGTGGCACAGCGCAGCCGCCCAGGTGTCGCATCGGTGGCGCGACGTGGTCGTGGCGTGGGCCGCTCGTATGCCTCGCGGCTCCCTCTGCTGCCCGCGGACCTTCCGACTGAGCACCATGCGCGATGCCATCTCGAGCGATGCAAAGTCGGTCGCCATTTGGCTGCGCGACCGATGCGACTGTCCGATGGGGCCGTGGGCTTTCAACGCCGCGCGCTATCTCTACGACTATAGATGGTGGGTGGTGTGGCTGCGCGCGGCAACTCCACCGTGCCCGTGGCACCCAGAGGCTGCAGCGTACGCCATCAACGGATCGGAAGATATGCGACTGGTGGCATGGATGCGGGCCCAAGACGATCCCTGTCCGTGGCACCCAAGGGTGAGCGAAAGGGCCGCCACGTACGACTGCTCCTTCTTGGCGGCGACGACGCCACCGCCAGAGCATTGTGCGACCGGTGCATACGTCTCGCGAGTGCCCCCTCGGATGGCTTGGCTGCGCGCACAGAACCCGCCGTGCCCATGGGATACGGGCACATGCTCTGCGGTCGGGTGGTACACCACTCCCGGCTGTATCGATGGGGCCCTCGCTGTGCTGCGTTGGCTTCGCGCTCAGGAGCCGCCGTGCCCGTGGAATTCGGGCGTGCTTGTAGGATTCGCTGCCAAGGCGAGCGTAGAGGTGTTTGGCCAGATCCAGGATATGGGCGCACCCTGCGGATCCTTTGTCGCCTCCACGGCGGCGCGCTATGGGCGCCTCGACATCTTGGCGCTCATCCTGGAGCGTCACGGTAGCGCTGCGGTCACCACGAGCAATCCTATATGGACAGAGAATGTGGTGTCCAGCGCCGCCTCGGCACCCGAACCGCGGCCGTTGATCGAGTGGCTTTTGGACGTTGCTCTCTGTCCGGTCGACTTTATGACCTGCGATAGACTGGCGCACCGGGGCGACATTGAGACGCTAGAGTGGGCGCGAAAGCGGGGAATAGGGTTCGATCCCTGCTCGATATGCTGCCAAGCCGCTGTCGGATCGAGTGAATCGGTGCTCGCGTGGCTTCGCGATATCCAGGCCATCGACCACACCACTGCGCACAGGGTGGCGGGACGCTGCGCCAAAGGCCGCTTCGTAGAAGCCGTGCGCCTCGTCAGCGCTTATTGGCCGTACATTGACGCTGAAGCCGTCTTGGCTGACATTGGCGCATAAAACCGACGGCCCTCCTTGGCGAGGTCGTCGTCCCAAATGTTTTCTTGGTCCCCCTGGAGTTGTTTCTCTTTTTTCTTTCTTTGGTCGCGGGGTGCACACGACGACGACATCGCTACAGGCGTGAGGTTTGCGTCTGCATTCCGTGCCCGATGATGCATTTTATTAAAAACGATATTTTCCGGCATACAAAAGCGCGAGATCTTTTTGGGGTGGCACGCAGGCTGTGTTTGCAAGGGCGAGGGCAAGTTTAAGCCGGCCTCGCGACACTCGCGGTGCCAAATCGTCGCTTTTTCTTGATTGCAGAAATTTTCGTCCCGCGCCAAGTCGACGAAAATAGAGGGCGCGCACAGACAAAGAGGGCGCGGGCCCGGTGGCTATTTTCCGTCTCTTTTTTGCGGGGGCGCGCAAAATGCGCTTCCCCTTTTTGTCTCTCGCCCCCGCCCGCTTCCTCTTGTTGGTCGCTTTGTCGCGTCCGTCCCGCCGCTTTTTTCGATTATCTATTTTCTTTTGTGTTGTGCTTGTTTTCGGCAGCACACCGACACACCAGCGAAAATAAAAATACGAGACGCTCGTCTCTTGTGCCCATCGATGGGATCTGCCGGGGACGAAAAAATATTGCCCCTTCTCACGGTGACCGCCAGCAGTCGCTGTTCTCTTGTGCAGTGCCCATATGTATATGTATATATATATATACTTTTTATACGCTGAATAAAGCGAAAAAAAAGTGAAAACAATAGCGGCGATGGGCTCGGCGATCTGGAGCCGGGAGAGAAAAAACCGCCCCAGCAAGGAGCGACATTGACCGCCGACACGCGATCAGCCTAGAGAGGGGCCACAAGCGAACCGGTAAAGGTCTGGTTGATCGAGGGGCGCGGAAGAAGCACCCCGGCGCTCGTCGACAGCCCGATCGTGACGCCCACCGTCTGGCCAGGCTGCAACGAGAATTGTCCCGCCACGGTGGCGCCATAGTTGCTCGCCGCGTCGGCAGAAAACCATCGTTCGATTGGGGCGCTGCCATTGTTGGAGACCAGCGCCACCGTCACCGTGGGTTGGCCGCCGGTGACGCTCGCATTGACTGCAGCGCTAAACTGATAGATGCCGGCCACGGGAGCCGTAAACAATGACGTCGCTGGATTGTAGTTGTCGGCAGCGGCTCCGTCGGTGACGTCGTAGATTTGATTCGCAAAGAGGACCGGGAATGTGCCTTCCAAGTTAAACACCTGCGTTCCCACGCCATCGGCACGAAAGGCCACCGTGCTCGGCGGCGCTCCCGCTGGCCCTACAGGTCCCGGCTCGCCTTGCGGACCGGCCGGCCCTTGGAGCCCTTGCGCTCCTGGTGGTCCTACGGGCCCCGGTGCGCCGGCGGGTCCCGCCGGACCCGGCGGCCCCGCGGCACCCGCAGGTCCCGAGGGGCCGGGGGGTCCCGTGGGTCCCGGAGGTCCAGCGGCGCCGGGCGGACCGGCAGGCCCTACAGGCCCCGCGAGGCCCGGCGCTCCAGCAGGGCCGCGGGTGCCGACGATATGAAATCGCGTCTGCCGGGCCGTGGTCGGCACGGGCCCACATCCCCTAAATACCGAGGTCGAGAGAATGGGTCCGGCGAGTCGGACGACGCCCCTTCTCGTTGACGTCGGCGTCGTCCTGTCGGCGTCATCATCTCCATGATAGTCGTCGTCTGATATTGTCGTGGTACTGTCGGTGTCGCTGTTGGCACTGTTGACGTCATTGCGATGTCTGCGCGCGCGACCATTAAACTCAAATGCGATCGGATTGCTCATGAGGACACAGAAGCGAGGCACAGGCGTGCGCGCGCGAGAGAGAGAGAGAGAGAGAGAGAGATCGGGTCGGCTGTTTTGTCTCTACGCAACCCCGACTCTGGCGTGCCGGCGCGCGTATATTGGTGCTCCTGCCTGCGCGTCGCTCGTGCACTCTCGCGTCCCTCTCTGTTCCTTTTTGCCCTCCTTCTTCCTTTGGGGAATTCCATACCTTGCGCGTGGTGGTCTCATTTTGGTCCTTGTGGGCGCGCGCGTGTGTCGTCCACGCCAGACCCTTTTTTTTTCAAAAAAAAAGAACCGCCCCCAACGGCGGGACCTCTTGCTCGCAAAGAGGCGCCCAAAAGGGAACACGCCTCCGATCCACAGATGCCCGTCATGGCCTCTTCCCCGCCACGCCATCTGCCTTGCTATCGACTGATGGTTTGCCAAATCTGATCGACAGGGAGCATCCGCGCAGAGAGACACACAAAGAGAGATAATGGCAAAAAAGGATCAATTGCAGCGTTCCCAAAGAAAGAAAAAGGGGACCACAACAAGACCATGCCGCCAATGAGTTTACGCGCGAGGGAGCGCAAGAGAGACACACAAAGAGAGATGGACATCGACTATGGCGGCGGCGCTTCGGCCGTCAGCCCTCCCGAAAACGAACTTGTTATAAGGCCTGTAGTCGCGACCTGGGAGCCCACGGGGAGGAGGATCGCCGGCGTCACCGTCTGGCCGGCGCGGAGCAGAAAATCTCCAGAGACCGTGGCGCCATACTCATCGTCAACGTCCTCGACGTCAAACGCCGTCACCCACCGCTGTATGGGGGCGCTTCCGTTGTTTGATATGAGCGCCAACACCACGGTGGGCTGGCCTGCGAGCCGGAGGATGTTGACGGCCAGATCAAAGTGATAGACTCCATCGAGAGGGGCAGTGAAAATGGACGTCGCCGTGTTGTAAGTGTTGGCCGGGGCTGCGTTGACCACGTCAAAGATCTCGATAGGAAACGGCAGGGCCGAGGCGCCCGCCCCGAAAACCGACGCGGAGCGATTATCGGCACGGAATGCCACAGAGTCGACGACGGGCGAGGGTCCCGGCGGCCCCGGTGGTCCCACGGGCCCCTGCACCCCGACAGGACCCGGACCGCCGGGCTCGCCGGGCGCTCCCGCGGGCCCGTCGGGGCCTGCAGCGCCTTGTGGTCCCACGGCTCCGGGGGTGCCTGCAGGGCCGGACGGTCCGGCGGCACCCGTCGCCCCGACGAGTCCCGCGGCCCCGGTCGGCCCCGCGGGACCCACCGGGCCGGGCGTTCCCGGCGGCCCAACGCTCCCCGGCACCGCAACGGTGGTCCACTGCGCGGGCGGCCAAGAGCATCTCGCGGCTGCTGTCATGTTCTTTTTTTTGTGGCTGTTTCTGTCCGTTCTTCTTTGTTTGCTTGAGTGTCTATATATGTCTATATACGTCTCTCTGTGTGGGTGTGCGCGCGCGTGCCTCTGGTGTTGTGATGGGCGGCGGATAGGTTCAATGTCGCCGACGACAAAGGCGCAGGAGGCTCAGCCCTCGGGCGATCCCTAGAGCGACGGGCACAAAACAAAAACGGACAATCTGGGCGTCTGTCCTCTTTGTGGTTCGCGCGCTAACCTTTGGTATGTGTAGTCGGCCCCTTGACTCTTGCTGTGCGCATAATGCTCGCGCGTCGGCGCTCATCACCGGCCGGGCCTCGCCCCTCGCGTCCGCTTACGCGCGTGCGGTCTATTTCTCTCTCTCTCTCTCTCTCTCTCTGTTTCTGTCTCTCTTGGTCGAGTTCTGCCGGTTATCGCACACCAAAGAGGCGGGGGAAAAGGCGCGCATCCCAAACAAGCGCCCAACGAAAGAAAAAAAAGAGAGTGCGGCCGGCTGTGCTTGCCTCGGCAACGGGCAGGCTTCCGGCCGCCCCAGAGAATGCGAGGATCGGGACTTTGAAAGATCCTTTGTCGGGCCCGGAGCGCCATAGAGACGCGAAAAAGGCTACGTTTTTTGTCGGTCGGGCGACGTATTCTTTTTTTTTCCATTTTTTGCAATGTCCCGCTGTCGAATTTGGCCCAATCGCAGCGTGCCCTCGACAACCAGCGCACAAGAGACAAACAGAGAGGGACAGAAAGGAAAAAGGGAGAGCGCGCCGACAACAAACAAAGGTCAATCGGCATCAAGGCGCCGTCTCGGACACGAGCGATCCACAAAAGGATCGCCCGAGCACGGTTCCCAGGGGTATGAGAAAATTAACATTTTCGATCACGGTCGCCTGCACCTGGACCGTCTGGCCGGGAGTGAGGAGAAAGTCGCCCGCTACCGTCGCGCCGACAATGTCGGTCGGGCCAGTCGATGCAAAGCGTCGTTGGATGGGCTGGGCGCCGTTGCTGGAAACTAGCGAGAGGATAACAGACGCGGTACCACTCCCCGACGAGCCATTGAGATTGGCCGCAAAGCGATAGACGCCCGAGAGAGGCGCGGTGAACGTCCACGTTGCGGGATCATAGTTGTTGGCCGGTGATCCGTTTACGAGGTCATAAACTTCTGATTCGTAGATGACCGGCTCGGTTTGCGGTCCCGCGTAGCCTGAACCCACGACGCCGTCGGCGCGAAAGGCTACCGTGTTGCGTGGCTCGCCCGGCAGTCCTTGCGGACCCTGCGGTCCCACGGGACCTTGTTCGCCCGCCGGCCCGACAGGACCTACTGGCCCAATGGGTCCCACCGGTCCGACGGGACCCTGCTCGCCCGCTGGGCCGACGGGGCCTGCTGGGCCGACGGGGCCTTGCTCGCCAGACGGGCCCGGCGGCCCGGGAGGTCCCATGGCACCCGCCGGACCCGTTGATCCTTGCGCACCCGCTGGTCCCACAGGACCTTGCACTCCCGGCGGTCCCGAGATGCCCGTCGATCCGGCGATGCCTCGAGGGCCGACCGCGCCGGGAAGGCCCCGCGGTCCGCGCATGGTGTAAATTGGTGCGCGTCCTGTGCATGGGCGCGACCGCGCTTCTGTGCAAGGTTGTCGATGTACGCGATCGGTCTGACGTCGGTCTTCTTCTGTGTCGGCGTCGCTGTCATCATCTGTACCAATATCCACCCACGCTCGACCGCAGGGGCGACGTCGCGGTTCTCTTGTGTGCAAACATCTCGTGGGTCGTCCAACAGCAGCGTCGTCGGGTGGTGCCATGGCGATCGAGATATCGCAGTTGTGTGTGGCGTTCTTGTCCAGCGTCTGCTGTTGGTCGCGAATGCAACATGGATGACGATCATGTTGTTGTTGTTGTTGTTGTTTATGATGGTGGCAATGACGGCGATCGTGGTGGTGATGGTGGTGGCGATGAGAGCGACGTCTACCCGACATCACCGATCGCCTCGCTCTTTCCGACTCTAGGCGCCGGCACAGAGGATCGCGCGGGATGTGTCACAAGGGCAGCAAACCACCAAAGGTGCGCTCCCGGATTGGGGTCGCTTATCGTGCGCCGGCTCGTGTCTCTCCCCCGTGCCGCCCTCGCGTGGTGGTCTATTTTCTTTTCATTTGGAGAGAGTGGCTCTGTGTGTGCGCGCCGCAACGTACGGCCTGCCTTGTATCCTTTTTGTGCATGTTGTCTGGCGGAATGTGGGCAGCGGCCGAATGCGCCAGCGGAATGGACGAGATAAAAACTTTTTATTTTCCTTGCGCCATGGGTCATTCGAGAGCGCTCGTCACGAGTCTTGTGTCGTCACCGCCCATCCAACTCACATGTCGCGATACATGCGCGGCATCCTCTGCCTCGCTCGGATATTTTCCATGTGGAGCGCAAACAGATCACGATCGACGCAAGCGCTCGCGTGCCAATAGTGCTCACATTTGTCCTCCCAAAGGGCGCGCTCGTGTTTGGCGCCGAGTGAGGGATAGTTGACGCTGAACCATTCCGCTATGCGATCCGAGATCGAGTCGTCATCATAGTCGAGACGCGCAATCGCATACGGGCCTATGGCGCTACCTGCCGCGCACGGCGTGTGGTGCGGGTTGTTGGTGACCAACAAGCCCTTGCGGATGCGCGGTTCGGGTAGAGGCAGAAAGCGATCTAAAAGCGCTCTTTTGTTCATATCGGCGGTGCGTGTATGTGTGTACGGGCGCGTGTAGGGGGCTTATCGTGCTTTTATCTGGGCTCGTTGGCATCGCGCGTCTCTCTGACCTTTTTCCTGCCCGCCAACCATGGCGGGCTCTGCAGGGATTGGCGCGAGTCTCACAAACGAAAAATAGGCGTGGGGGTATCTTTTGATTTTTTTTTCGATATGAGGAAGGGGCCGAGGCGCGCCCAAAATTCGAGGCGCGATGCAAGCGCCAACGGTGCGCTGCACAGGAAAAAAGAGAGGGAGGATGCAACGCCAAGGGTCGGAGGACGTGCGCTGGCCCTCTGGACGACCGCCACCCCAACAATGCCGTCGCTCCCTGCAGCGCGGTGCACACAGCGGCAAGCAAATGCCTGGTCAATCGGCTGGGATGATACTGCAATTCGATGGTCGACGCTGCTATCCCGCCAGAATGATGCGCGGTTTTTTAGCCATTGCATGGCGTCGAGTCTTTGTCGTCGTGCAACGGCACCTAGCACCGACCCTGCCCTCTTGCCGCCTGTCGTCGACTCTTTTTCTTTTTGTTTCAGTCCGTTACAGATGGACCGTGACGGTTGTCTGGCCATTTACGCGCAGCCGGCCCGATACTATCCGCCGGGACATTGCCAGACCCACCCGGAGCCGAGGATGCGAGCAAATCGCCAGACCGACATCATCGTGCGCCACCAAAGGGCGTCGAGGCAGCATGTAGGATGACTTTGGCCCAATCTCTGGCTCGATCTTGATCCGCAAGCGCAAACCGATTTGGACCGCAAACACAGATGTCGTCATCCCCCGTCCCTGCGGTATGCCCACGCAAAAGCGCCCGCGAAAGAATCAACCAAAAGAAGAGCACACACATGCGGCATTTTTGCGCCGCCAAGCGGGCAATTTGGCCGCAGGCCGCCATCCGCACGGCCCATACACAGAGACCCCACGCCGACCGGGGTAAAGGCACGCCCCGACCCATCAGACACCACACAGGCGCAAAAAAAGAGGGCAAACTTGGGTGGGCCGGGGTCGCTCGGATAGTAGACGCGACCACCACAGCCAAGTAATTTTTATTATCCGGGATTTTGCCATGTTTGTCGCGTTTCTGGCGCTGTGGGTTCCGGATTCTGCCCCACGTGGAGTTGGCCGCGCTGAGCCGGCTGGCCACGGGGCCTTGGCCGACCGTCACCCAACCAACCATGAGGGAGCACTGATCGTGGCCGATCGTCCGTTCACCGCGATGACGACGTTGCGGCCGATGTCTTATAGTAAAAGTCGGCACCATTCCATGGCTCGGTCCTCGGGGGCACCGCATTGAAGCGCTTGACCCAACAGTTGGCGCCGCCCAGGGTGCCCAACCGGTCATAAAGGACGCCCGTGCATCCGGTCGTTGCATCGCAGCGCGCCTTGCAAGCGTCGGCACTCGTCTCTGTGGTGCCGCTGGCCACGTCGCACTTGTTGTCAGACAAATCGCATACGGGGTTGCTGTTGGCGACGAGCGTATAGGCGCCTCCGCCGCTGGTCCGTCGTCGACGGATCACCTCGCCGACGATGGCCAAGACGATGAGCAGGACGACAACGCCAATGGCCACCCAGGCCCATATGGGGAGACCGAGCGGTCCTCTGGAGGACTTGGGTGCGACAGCGGCGGCCTCTTGAGAGAGTGCGGCTTCGTTCTCGGATGCAACCGTCACCGCTGCCGGCGCGATCACTGTTGGCGGGGCAACCGACGACGTCGCGCCGTTGACGGCAGAGGCCGACGGCGCGGCTGCCCCGACGATGGTTGCGCCGGGTTTGACGCCCGCGGGTGGCACCAACTTGACGGAGGGCGCCGCAGCAGTTCCGGGCGCCGCAGCAGTCGTCGATGCTGTCGTTACGGTTATCGCCCTGGCGGGGGCGACGGCAACAGGAATGCTCATGGTCTCTTTTTGGTGTCCTTTTTCTCCTCGTCTTGCGCTTTTAGCGCTCGGCCAGGCGGTTAGGGGAGATTGGGGCGGGCGAGGACGGGGGAGGGCACGTCAGTGTCCTTTGCCTTTGTAGACGCCGCTAGGGACGCTCGCGCGCGCCACCACAAGTCGCGCCGCCTTCAACCTCCTTCTCTTGTCTGTCGCGCGCGCGCTCTGCCGCCATGGGGGTCGCTCCCCAGAGGGACCAAACCCGGGACAATTTCTCTTTTTTTTTGATTTGTCCTATGTCTCTGTGTCTGCCTGTTGGTGGGGCCTCGGCAGTACGCGCCGGTCGAGAGCGCGAAAAAGGAAATGTGTGACACGGCAAAATCGCGCGTCGGCGCACCGGGTCGCCGCCCTGACAGCGGCGGCAGCGGTGTGAAAAGAAGCGCCACCCGAGAGGACAAAAAAATGGCTGGCGATGGACCAAAGGGACGGCGCCTTTTTTGTGCGCGCGCGCACGCAAAGGGACAACAACAACAGAAACATCCAGTCGCCAAAAGATCGGCAGCGGCCTTTTGCTTGGTTTGTCCTCTCTTGACAAAATCAAAAAAAAAGGTATACCATGGCGATTACAGTCGACAATCGGCGCCGTCCGAGTGGCCTGGGCAAAGGAACAAGGGGATGGAGATGACCCATACCGGCGCATTTTCGTACGCGGCAAACCGCGGACGATCAACAACAGCAGAGAAAGAGACACACGACAAGGACCGATTCACTGCGATAAATGCTCGGCAACTCAAGTAAAAAAGCGGTGCGCGTGCGCAACACAGACACACAAAGAACAGAACTAGCGACGAGAACCGCCCGAGACACAAGCGCGACGGGCGCACCATCAGGAGCGTGCTGGGAGCGACACGAGGCAGCCTAAAGGCAGACATTGACAAATAGACACCAAGGCCGTCCGGCGCGTGGACTTTTTTGCTGCACGCCTCCCGTGTACAAAAAAAGACAAGGGACAATCAGAGATAGACGGGGGCCAGCCAGAGACACACATAGAGAAAGAGAGAGAGAGCGCGTGCTCGCGCGCGCGAGGTGATCATCCCGGCGGGTGGCACACGCCGACACGGCTGTCCGCGGAGCAAAAAAACCAAGATCCAGAGGAAGGAGAAACACGCTCGCGCACGCACGTCCCGTCTCGCGGGCACCCCAGTTTGTACAAACACCTGCAATCATTGCCGTCCTTTAGTCGCGCCCTCCCTTCCAAGTCGTTGACCCTCTTTTTTCCCTCTTTGTCGGCCTGTGCGTTGCCGTGTGTCGACGTTCGTCGCTGTCCGGCGCTGTTGGGCTTTTGGCTTTCAGACAGACACCAAGCATGCACCGACGCAGTGGGGCTCAGCAACAGCGTGCGCACGAGTCCAAGCGCCGCCCGAGTGCGGGCGCCGGCGACAGCGGAACGACCAGCAGCGATGCCGCTGCGGCCGAGGTATCTGGCCGCGCACGCTCACGCCATATCAAAAGGCAACGCCAGGCGCCGCCACCGCCGCCCACATCGCGCCGCAATAGCAGAGGCCACCGCCACGCGCCCGTCGCTGTGCCGTCCTCGTCCTCATCGTCGTCATCCTCCTCGTCATCGTCGTCGTCTTTGGCGAGCGCGCTGCTCACACCGTATGCTATCGAAGCCGGAGCGGCTGTAGCGGCAGCCTATCCGCACGCCATCTCGCCCAACGAGGCCGCCGGTCTGGTCGCGACCATGGCGGCCGAGGGAGCCGCTGCGGCCGCTGCCGCCGGGGCCGACTCGAGCGACTCGAGCGATAGCCTCCAGCCGGGCACGGTCGTGGCCGATCGCTTCGCCTTGGGACGCGTGGCCGGCAGCGGCGGCTTTGGCGTCGTCTACGAGGCCGTCGACATGGCCGATCCGCAGCGCGTCCGCGTTGCCATCAAGATGGAAAAGGGCGAGCACCGCGTGCGCAGTCTCAGACACGAGGCCGTCGTGTTTGCTGCGCTCTCGGGCGGACCCGGCGTGCCGCCCGTCCTGTGGAGCGGTTCGGCGACGGCGGGCGACGGACGGCGCGTCGATGTCTTGGTCATGCCCCTCTTGGGCGACAGCCTCTACGACTATATGCGCAACAAGGCGTCCGGCCATCTGCCACCGGCTGCCGTCATGCGCATCGCGCGCTACATCCTGCGCTACTTGGAGCACATGCACGCGCGCGGTTGGCTCCATCGCGACATCAAGCCACACAACTTTCTGCTCGATCGATCGCGTCGCGGCCTGTTCATGGTCGACTATGGGCTCGCCAAGCGGTGGTGCGATCCGCGTACGGGCGCGCACGTCGAGTACGAACGCCGCCGCAATCGATCGAGCGTGCCTGGCACGGCCAAGTACGCCAGCCTCAACACACATCAAGGCGTTGGTATGTCTCTCTCTCTCTCTCTCTCTCTCTTTTCCTCATCTGCTCTATTGCCCGTTATGCTTGTTGGCGCTCTCGCTTTGGATCGTAAGATTCTGCGAATCCTCTTCCGCCCATCGCGAGCGCATCCTTGTCCTTTTGTTGTCTTTCTTTTTCTGGTGGGTTTTGGCGCGGCGTGACCGTGTGGTGCGATCGCTCTGTTGCTGACGCGCCTCTCTCTTTTTTCCTCTCCTTTTATTCCTTGCTCATGCCTCCCCATGTGTCTATATTTGTTTCCGTGTGCTTTTATCCGTCGCCTCGTGCCCTCCTCTCGGGCTGCGCTGGTGCTGTTGCCTCGCGCCCCGTCCATTCTCCCTGACTCTTGTTGGCGTCAACCACGGCGACGACGACGACGATACAAATCTTGCAGTGCAAAGTCGAAGGGACGATCTTGAGGCGCTAGCCTACACGCTGGTTCAATTGGCCAAGGGATCGCTGCCGTGGGACAACGTCCCCGGCCACAACAAGGCCAAGCGCTGCGCGCGCATTCGCGACTGCAAGGCCAAGACCGCCGTCGATGTCATCTGCGCTGGCCTCCCGCCCTGTTTTGCCCGCTTCTTGGCTTATGCGCGCGCTCTCTCCTTTCCCGAGACCCCCGACTATGACTATTGCCGCCGACTTTTTGGCGCCTCGTCGTCTGTTCACCATCACAACAACAACGGTCGTCATCACAACAACAACAACGCCTCGTGAGAAGCAATTCAATGTTTGTGGCAAAGAGAAATGTTGTCTTTGCATGTGCGACCGTGAAATAAAAAAGAGAACCAACAAAAACAAAAAAGTAGGCATAGGCCACGGGCAAAGAGAGGCCGCTCGCATATCTACACTTTTTATTTTTTGTTTTTCGCTGGCGTCTGCTGCTGCTGGGCGATGGCGGATGCAAAGAGCGACAGACATAGAGACGGAGGAGGGGAATCTATGACGCCGACCAACACGAAAAGATCGCTGAGAAAACTCGCTTGCGTGTGAAAAAAATTGTACGGCATATGGTGCGCTAATCATATGCGTATCCGCGTAGCAGCCCCATCGCGCAGGCGCGCACGACCGGCACAGTGACAAAAAAGAAAAAATGTGCGCCTAGGATCGACATCAAAAAATCTGTGTGCTGTTTTTTGCTGCAAAATGTTGCTTTTTTTGGAATATTAGCGCCAAGCCTCGTATTTATGTACAAAGAAGAAAAAAACAAGGGAAAATTTTATAAGAAATAAAGGCTAGCGTTGCGCCATATGGCCTAGAATCCATTTGTGAGCGCCGCCTCGCAAATGCCGCGCGCGTTCAGACTATTGATGACGTCCTGCGGCACGCCGACAATCTCGGCAAGGCGAGCCACGTGCGCGCGGTCGATTCCGTACGGGCTATTGCAGGCGTCGTAGAGTTGGGCATAGTAGAGGTCAAGATCGACTTGGGGCTCGCTCACTTGGATCTCGATATCGACACCAAAAGCCTCTCTGAGGGCGTCCTTTAGATTGCGCAGTGCGTCGCCGCCAGGGCCGACCGCGCGCATGTTGCGCTGGCTGAGGACCTCCACGAGGCCAGGAACCATATCTTGGACGCGCGCGCGCGTGACCTCAAGGCTGCTCGCGACATCGTCTCGGACCTGACGAGCGACATCAGCCGGATATGTCTCACATCGTTGAGCCAGGTTGTTGAGCGCGTCCACGCGGCGGTCGGCGGGCCGGAGGACGTTGCCGCGCGCATTCCATTTTCCGGCGATCCAGTCGACGAGCCGTCCCGCGCCGTAAGCATCGACAAAAGTCTTGGGATCGACCTGGATGGCGCCGAGGCGAGGGTCACGCACTTGAAAGATCCCGCTGACCAAGAATCTCTGCGCAACACTGTCCGGATCAAGCGAGATCCCTCCACGCCCGATACCAAACTCGGCGGCAATCTCGTCAATTTCTTGGCAAAGTTGACCATAAACGCGGAGCGCCTCTCGCTCAAGGTTGGCCACGGCCGCGTGTGCCTCTGTAGCGCGTCTGAGACGAGGCACGGCGGCGCTGGTGATGACCTGAACGATTTCGAGTTGGTCGGCTCCCGCGTCGGCGACGAGAGCGATCCGGTCGAGCGAACTCAACGCGGTCGTATCGACGTCGACAAGTTGTGCCAAACTGCGCTGTACGCGCCGAGTAAACGCCCGCTCTTTGTCGTCGAGATCAGCCTCGAGGTCAGCGATACGTTCACGGAGGTAGGCCTCTTCCGATGGGTCGGCAGGGCCGCCGCCGGCGTCTGCCAAGGCGTCGTCAATGATTTCGTCGAGTCTCGCGTTGACCGCGTTGATCTCGTACTGGGGAATGCGTCGTGCGGCCATCCTCAAACCTTTTCCTGCTTTTGTTCCGCCTTTTGTGTGGTGTTGGCACCTGATTATTGTCGACTGAGATTGGAGATCGGCCTGGGCAGGCGGGCGTGAGAGCCTGTTGAGTTTTGGATGGTGATGCTGTTGCTGCGCGTGCGTGTGTCTGCGGGACGCTAGCGGCCGACTGTATTTGTTTTTTCTTCTTCAATTCGCCGAGGCCACCAACGTCAACGAATAGGAAAAAAGATCTCGCACGCAAAAGTGTTGGGCGTGCCGGCAGTTGTCCTTGATGGAGGACGGTCTCGCGACGGCGAGCAACCGCGCAGTGGGAGCGTAAAATCGCCCTCCCCTTCCCCCGCTCCTAATCTCCTCTCGGTCGCGTGGCGGGCGAGCGCTGTATGATGCGGTCCTTGGCTGCCCTCTGGCCTGCCCGACAAGTGACCCAGAGAGCGTTGCGCGCGACTTCTGCCAGTTCACAGAGCGTGCGCTTTTGGATTTTTCGTTTTTTCCGTCTCGAGGCCAACAGCCATAGGCCGTAGGGTTCTGGGCTGCCGCGCTTCCATCGCGCCCTCTGGTTGTCTTTCGATCCCCCGCACGTCCCAGACCCTCCGCCAACACGTCCGCCCGACGTCCCAAAGCACAGGAAAGGAACCAAACAAAGACATCCAAGAAAGGCCACATCCAAAGCGCCCATCGAGCCCAAAACAGAAATCATTGTCTGTTTCTTTTTCTTTCTTTTTTTTCACAGAGACGAGTCACCGGGGGCGGCGGCGCCGGGGCGGTGGTGGCGACGATGGCATAGATCGCTCTGGTTGGTCGTCTGCCTTTGCAGTTACGAAAAGAAACTCGGGACGGCCTCTCGATCCTCTGGGCACAGCGGGTCGGTCGACCGCACGAAGACCGCCTTGGCGCAGATCGCGCGTGGGTGCCAACGACATTGGCTGAGACGGCCGTGTTTGATCTTGAACCGTACGAAAGAGCGCCAGACGCTCTTGCCCTTGGCGATCCATCGTTTGGTCCGGTCGTTGTTGTTCGCGCTGTCTTTGATGTCGTTGTTGCTGCTGCTGATACTGAGGTTGCTGCGAGTGTTGTTGTCGATGTCTGCCCTCCTGTGCAGAGATTATCGATGCTGCTGGTGGCGGGCGATCCTTATGCAAAAGTCGAGAGCGCTGTTTGTGTTGCTGCCGCTGCTGTCGGTCGCCGCCATTGTGCATCAACGGCGGCGCTACGGGAGGGTCCAGACGAGTTTGCCGCCAAAGAGGAGGCGAGCAGTGCCGTCGGGGAACTCTTTGCTCGCGTGGTCGAGGTTCGCCGCCATTGTCGTCACGCCAAAGGCGATCTCGCTCCCTGCCGCAGTCTGCTGGGGCAGGACACTGAGCGCGATGGGGCGCTGTGCCGTTCTCGCGATGGCCGTGTCGTCGTCGTTGTTGTTGTGAACGGTCCTGATGGCAGCGACCGCCGAGCGGTTCGGTAGAGTCCCAATCAGCGACGATACCGTCAAGCAGCATGTCGGCATAGGTGGTGGCCAGAATGGCGGCCGTGCCCGCGGTAGTGCCGGGTCCCATGCCGTGGTCGAAAACGGTCGAATCGCATACTGACAATCCCGCAACACCGTGCACTCGCAAGAGGCCGTCGACGACGCCCGCGTCAGGATCACCGCCGATGCCGTTACCTCGGGGGTGCGCTCCCACTCGGCACACCCCGCCATGACGGTGCGCCACGTAAAAGGCCTCTGTGCGCAGCCACAGGTCGAGCAGGGCGTCGTCGGCCACGACCTCGGGCATTGGGTGGGCCAGAACGAGCCGATGGCCGTCGACCGTGGTGGGCATCGTCTCGATGAGGCGCGCCACGCTCCTGGCCAGCGCGCGCATGGACGTCATGTCGGCCGGATCGGTGTAGAGGCCGAGACGTGCGCGCGGCAACACCGACGGATCGGCCGAAGGCGTCTCGATGCCGCCTCCGCGCGATGTCGGGTCGAGCAACGAGGCCGAAAACGTCACGACCGACGCCGTAGGGGCGAGACCCACACCGAGATCCTCGGTCGAACCTGGCGCAAAAGGCCGGCCGGTTGCGTCTCCCTCGGACGCAACCGGAACCCCAAAGGGCTCCCATCGCGACGCGGCGCGCACCAGCGGATCGCCAGCGACGGGCCAATAATCGGGGAGGGCTCCCGCCGCAGCGAGCACGCACCATTGGCGCCGCCGCCTCGAGGGCCGGGTCGAGTCCTGCGCGAGAATGATGCCCACGGTGCCCGGCGGGTTGAGGTCGCTGCGCATGTCGGGCGCATAGGAACGCGCTTCGCGCTGGGCGCCCGGATCGGCAACGACCGAGGCCACCATGCGAAAGCCGTAGGGGCAATGGTAGGCCGTGCCCACCGCCCCATTGGCAAAGACGAGGCGAGTGCCGATGCCGGCGATGAGGCGCGGATCACCGATCCCCGACCGCTGAAGGAGCGCGGGCGTGAGGGCCGACGCGCAGAGGATCACCCGACGGCGCGCGTGCGCGCGCACCGCTTTTATGCCGCGTTCCAAGTAGACTACGCCGAGCGCACGCGGTAAACCTCCTTGTAACGACGATGACGACGGCGGCGGTACCGCTGAGGGCATCTCAAAGACGACACGTTCAACGAGAGCGCCCCCCACGACGGTCAACTGACGGGGACGGCGGCATGACGCGCAACGATCGTGCTCGGTAGCGTGCCCGACAAAGGCGTCGCCCGCCGGCTGGCGGTTGAACCCGTGCGGCGGGCCAAACCCGACCGCAAATTGCACGCGGCGCGCCACGCCAAACTCGATTGGTCCGTTGTGGTCGGCCACCTCTCCCACGCCATAGACCTGACCGGCCGCGTGGACGAGCGACTGGGAGAGCGCATCCCACGCCGGGGGCAGCGCATGCACCGCCACGCATCCACACGTGCCGCGCGTAGGACAATCGGGCACATCGTCGCCTTGGCCCTGAATGTCTTGGTCGCCCGTGTCCCATCCGTCATAGGCGCCGTCGACGTCCTCGACGTTGTTGTCGCCAGCGGCAAACAGCGCTTCATCGCCGCGGCCATAGAATTGCGGGGGACGGACGGGTGCGCGTCCAGGATCCCAAGGGCGCCGGCGGCATCCGCTCTGCCGACCGCCCGAATCGAGGCCTGCTCCGGTCGCCGCTGACGATGACGAAGGCGCCCCGCCAATGGGTGCGTCGCACGGTCCGTCGTAGGCCTCGGTGCGCATGAGCGCCACCGACGCGGCCGCAGCCAGCCTCTTGCTCCATTCACGCGCGCCGTGTTGCTTGGGTCCAGCGCGCGCGCAGGTCTTGGCGAAATCGCGCCACTCGCGCGGGCCGCCGGTGCCCCACAGGGCCGAATCCACCAAGGTGGACCCGCCGACGGCGCGGCCGCCACCGAGAGCGCACCGGGCGCCGAGAAGACCCGGCTCGGCGGCTCCCCCTACGCGAATAGATGTGCCCGGATCGTAGGCGGCATCGGCGCCGCGCAAGAGGTCGGTCGCGGTCGGATCAGCCCGCCTGTCCGGGCCCCAGTCGAGCGCGAGCACCGACACCGTGGGATCGTCACTGAGGGCGCGCGCGTGGGCACTCCCGGCAGCGCCTAGGCCCACGACGATATAATCAAAGGTGGGTATGTCTTGCGGTGCCGTGCGGCCGCTGGTCCAGTTGCGCGGCGCCGCTTGATCGGCGCGCGATGAAGAACGACGCGCGCAGCGTCGACACAACCACGGCGCTCGAGCATGGCCGCGGCTCATCAAAGCCAGCGCAGGCCGCCACGTCTGTTGCTGGGCCTCGGCACTAATTCGCTCTCTTCCTTCTTCTCTTTGTTCCTATTTTTATGAAAAAAGAAAAGAAAAGGACAAGAGTCCAGGAGAGGACGGAGGGACACGGCGGCGGCGGCGCGCGGTCGTCGAGACTTTCTTTCCCTATCCAAAGGCCGATCGCGCGCACGGGCGCGCTGATCAGTCTCTTTTGGAGGCTGCTTTTTTTGGCGCTTGCGGGCGCTGGCATAAACTCCGCCACAGCCCGCGCTGCTGCCAGAGCCGGCCTGCCTTTTGCCGTCTTTTTATGTGGGGCACAACACAGCGGGGTGGCGTATGTTTTGTTCTTTTTTTTTCCAACGGAAAAAATAAAAGATTCACAAAATGGTGTCGGCCTGCCTTTTCCCGTCTGTCTCTTGCCGAGCGCGCGCACACGCGCCGTTGGGGCCTTTCTTGTCTGGTGCGTCGCCTATCGCATCGCGTGCAGTCGGTCGGTCGCCTCAAAGGCTTGTCACAGTGTCCGTCAACACCCACACCCACACACACAAACAGCCGCAGACAAACACGGAAATGTCCCCGTTGTCTGTCTATTGATCCTCGCTTGCAATCCTATCCCTTCTTTTTTGTATTCTTTGCCCCCGTATTTGATCCCGTGCCGTCTCACGACGAATGGGGGCACGCAGGGCGCACGCACTGCCATATGAATAACACAGGGACTCTCTTTGCTTTGGCTGCGAGGCGGGGCGCTCCCCCCCTGCGCCCCGCAGCACAACGCCCACCCACCAAAGAGCCAATCACTGGCGCTGCACGGCGTAATTATTTTTTCCTCTTTCGGTTCGGGTGAAAGCAAGAGACAGAAAAGGGCGGGTGTTGCACAGGCGCGCCCCGTGCATAGATTCCACCCTCGGGCCTCGACTTTTAAGGCGCCGGGCGATACCAAGCGACAAAGACATGCGCAGACGGCAACCGCAAAAGCATCGACAGAAACAAAGGCACGGGAGCAAAAAGCGGGCGAGAGATGACGCGCAGAGACGGACGGCTTTTCGGCGGTGCGTGTGCGCGCGCTCAAGGGCGCCGGGCTCGCGACAGCGCAAAAGGAGCCCGACTCGACAGAAAAGGCAACTCGACGCTCCACCCTCCTGGCCGACACCGCAGAAATCGAAAAAAAAACAACAGCAACGGCCAGTCCCTGAGCGTGATACACATCGCACCCGACACGCACGGAACCAACAGGTCGATAGATAGATAAAAAGACAGCCGCCACCACTCCCGCCCCCTATCGATCACTGCCCTTTCAGCCGTCTGCTCCTCTTTGGGCCACCTCCATCGCACCCCCGTAGCCCTCCCCCTACCGAATGGCCTTTGTCTATGGAGCCTCGCCCTTTGGCGTTGCTCCCGTTTACCACCACTATGGCGTCGTGGCTACGCCTGCCGTGGCCGTGGCTGCTCCCGTCTCGTATGGCATCTCGTATGGTGTCGCCGCGCCGACCGTAGCGGTGGCCCACACCTTTGGCGTGGCCGCCGCACCCACGTTTGGTGTCGCGGCCCCATTTGGCTTTGGCGTGGCCGCGCCAGCCTTTGGCGCGGTAGCCACGCCGGCCTTTGGCGCGGTAGCCACGCCAGCCTTTGGCGCGGTAGGACCCGTCTTTGGCGGGTCGCGATTCTGCTGCTGATCGTAAAAGAGCGCTAGAGACGCGCGAGGGCGGACGTCGACACGTGGTTACCTCTTTCGAACTTGTTTTTGCCTTCTTCTTGTCTCGCCTGCCCGCCCCGCCGGCGCGCCAGCGACCAAGAGACTCCAACCAAGAGGGGCGAGAAAAAAAGGCAATACCCCCTCGGGTTTCAGCGTCCTTTGTGTCTTGTGCCCTTTTGCGCTTTGCGAGAGAAAAGGCAGATGAGGGCTTGGCGACAGCGACGACGACGGATTGATCTTGAAAAGTGCGCGGGATACTTATCGTCTTGCAGACGCGCACGCGCGCTCATACGCGCAAACAAAGACCAAACAACAATAACAACAAATAACGATGATGTTGGCGGCAGCGACGACGACGACAAAAAAATGGTGGCGAGGCAGCAGTAGTGTTTTGTGTGGCCCCGCTGTTTTCACAAAAGCCACCCCACGAAAAAGTCACAGAGAAAAAAGAAGAGGGCGGCCGAGTCTCTCGTTGGCCTCTGCGACTGTGTCTGCCCCCTTTGGCGCTGATTCGCCCTTTTTTTGGAGCACGGGACAGGGATCTTGTGCTTTGGTGGCGCGAGGCCGCTTCTTGTGTGTCTTCGAGGGGGGGGGGGAGACCGCGCGTGCGCACGCCCAAGCGGCGAGCCAAAAGGCCGAGCGGCCGAGCGGCCGAGCCAAATAGAACCGACGGAAAGAGGACGATGAGCAAGAGGATGGGGAGAGAGCAGCGCGAGGAGCCAAAGGAACACAAGGACGTAACTCTTTCTGAGGAAAGTCGACGGCGCCGGGCCCAAAGCAGCGAGGCTCCGGGGGACTCGGAGGGGGCGCCCATTTTTCCTTGTCGTGCGAATGTCAAAGAGAAAAGCGCGCTTGCGCCACAACCCGACAGTTTTTTTGAGAGAAGCACAAAGAGAGACAAAGACCGAGGGAGAGAGCACGCACCCGCCGACGCAGGGATACGCCCTGCGGCTCGTGCAGCGAGATATTGGCCTCGTCGCGTATCTTTGTTCCCTGTGTACGAATCTTTGCCGAGATGGGGGATCGCGCGCTGTCGAGTCGCACAAAGAACGACGTGCTGACCTTGTGGCGAGGTTGCTACGAGGACGCGCACCTAATCGATACTCCATGGGGCGGCCGTCATGCGCTGGCTCTGGTTCATACTCTCCATTTTACAGACCAACATCCAAAGGAGCAAGCCGGGTACGAGACCGCTCACGATAGAGGAGACCGGCAGCGATCGGCCAAAAACGTCGACAACGGCGACGATAATGACAACACCGACGACGTTAACGGCACGAGAAAAGGCGCTTACGGGCGTGACGCAGACGACGCCGATCGCCCGATCCAACGCGCAACCATCAATGGACTATCGGTGTGCTCGCCCTTGGCTGCCCCCATGGGCACATACACGGCCGAGCGCACGGTCGACAACGGGGTCCACAAGTGGGTGCATCTTTATCGAGCGTCGGTGCCCGATTTGCCCGGAGCGCACGGGAGGAGATCATCGGCACAGGTCTACGTCAAGGCCCTCGAGGCCGCGGGCCTCGACGTGGCGGCCAGCACGACCCTCTTTACCGGTCTCGCGTGGTCCATTGGGCGCGGCGCACAAGCGCCGGTCCGAGTCGTCACGCACCAAAACGTGGGACTCGATCCGCTCGAATTCGCGCGCCGCACGTTGGTGGCCTTGGGAGCGGCCGAGCGCGCAGTGAGGCATCGCGCGGCCAAGGTCGTCGCTGCGGCCGATGCCGTCACGGTCGCCGTCCGGCACGAGATCGACTGCCTCTACGATCGACTCATCGCCGCGTACGAGGGGGCGCCGCCAGGACGCGGCGATGCGCTCGATTCAATAGGACGCAAACACCAAGACGTGGTCGACACCCGACGCACGCATCGACCGCAAAAGCAAGCCGATCACCAGCGACGTCAGCGCCGCCGCCAGCACCGCAAGACCGACACACGCTCTGCGAGCGCCGAGCGCGCCTGGTGTCCCGTCCATGAACGATGGGAACGGATCGGGACGACGTGCACGAGCGAAACAGGCGACAGCCAGGACGGAGCGCTCGCGACGGGCAGCGAAACGGCGCGTGACGCCTCGTGCACCACGTCGATGCCGACATCGCCAGCCATGTCGGCATCGACGACGAGAGGCAGCACGGCGACCAGCCAGGCCACGGATCGTTCGACAACATTTGACATGCACCGATCGTCGGCGGATCGGGACAACGACGACGACGACAACGAGGAAGCCTATTCCTGTTGCTCTGCGTGCTGTTCATCGTCGGGATGCTCGTGTTCGATGGAGATGTCGACACAAGAGACCCCGTCGTAGGATATCGGCCGCACCGTGCAAGTCGCTCCCCATTGGAGGTCGCCATACCCACAAGGGCGGTTGAGCGCTCGTTTTTTGTCGTCGCCGTCACCATCGCCAGGAGAGAGAAAGCGCCCCGAGAGGGCGAGCGGTCGCGCATTTGGGCGGTTTTTGGGGCTAACCCAAAGGAGGAGGAGAAGCGGCGAGTGTTGACGCCGAGGAGGTAGCCGCGCTCCTTGTCTTTTTTGTTTTGCCAGGCCGAGGGAGGGCAAGCAACCGCCAGCGCCCAAAATAAAAACCAAAAAGCAGCAACTCTTCTTTTTTTGTTGTTTTTTTGGATTGGTGTGCGTCGGCGAGACAGAGCAAGCGGACGCTCTTGTGGCCTTGTCGTGCTCGCGCGCTCTCTCTTTTTGTCCTCTTGCCTCGGCAAGTGCTTTGTGTCGGAAGCGCGCTTTGGGAGTCGGTCTCGGCCAAAGCCCGACCCAGACAAGGTGCGAGCGTCGGCTCGCCAAGGGCGCCTTTTTTTTCAATTCTCCTCGAACCGACGCGCATGGGGGCACGATCAAGGTGCCGACAGCGCGCCCCCAGAAAAGGGAGGTCGGCGGAGCCGCGAAAAGGCACGCAGAGTAAATGGCACTCCCCTTCCGCCTGATATGACGCCAACAAAAAAAAGAGGGAACAGCATGTGCGTGCGGCCAGAGGAGTTTGCTCATGGCTGCGGGAAGCGCAAGCCTCCTGCAGTCGCAGTCCCGTCGTGGGGTAAAGGGCGGCTGGACTGCCATGGTGCGCTCAGGATGTGGAATAGCGGTCCGACTGGGAAAAAAGCGCACCGCGTACGGCATATCGAGGAAGAGACACAGTGCACGTGTCTGACAGTGCTATTGACGCTGCGCGGCTGCATCGGTGACCCTCTCGCTTTTTGTGCTCGCGTCTGTTTACGTCGTCGTCGTTGGGTCTCTCGGCTGATCGCTCCGGCACGCGCACCGCGCCCCCTGCAATCGACCAAAAGCAGCGTCGCTAGGTAAAAAATCTCATCGTCGCCCCTTTTGGTGCCGCCGCCGTATTTGTCGACTTTGCCCATCTCCCCTCTAATGATCGATCGAGACCGTAACAAAGGCGGCGACGACAACACTGGCGACGGCGACCCTAATGAGGGCAGCGCCGCATCGCTCACCGAGGCTTTGCCGATCGAAATCATCTGCAAAATTGTTGGCCTCTTTGGGAGCCAACCTGCGGAATGGAAATCGCTGCTGCTTACGAACCGCACGATGGCCGCCGCGTGCCACGCCACGCTCGATCCATCATCGGACCGCGTCCGCTCCACGGGCTCCATGCGTTTATTCGGGCCGACGCTGGCAGCGCGCCTCGTCGATCGCTACGCGTCGATGGTGCCTCGCGTGCTCGATGCCTATCGCCGCGCCAACGCTTCTGCTCTCCTCGTAGAGGCGTGCCGTGCCGGCAACCTTGCCCTTGTGCGCGTTTTGTTGGCCGGACAGACGAAGTGGCGCATCGACGCTTCCTATCGCCATAACCGGGCGCTCCTCGAGTGTGTCCGGCTCAATAGCGCTGTCGGCGTGCAGTTGCTCCTCACGGCATCGGATCGCGTGGACCCGACCGACCATCCGGGTGCAACACACCTTGGCCGCTGCGCCCTCCACGACGAACCAGCGTGTCGTCGACCCAGTCATCCGCAGCCTTGCGACGCGTGTGCGCGCGACCAAGAATATGGTCCATGGGTTGACAGCGATGATGATGATGACAATGATGATGACGACGACGGTGGTGATCAAGACACTCTTATGGATGACGACGGAAATGTTGATATGTATGGAGGCGATGATCCTTTGGCCGACACGGACGAAGACAGCCAGGACGGCGACCACAGCGACGATCACCAAGACAATGGCAACGACAACGACGGCGGCGACCCCGCAGAGGCCATTCACCAAGACGGACCCGTCCATGCGTGCGCTGCCAATCAGAGCAATCTTTGGGCGCCCACGCTTTTGGAGGATCTGCAGATGCGCGATCGACAGTCGCACAGAGCGAGTGCCACCTCGGCTGATGGGCGACCATTGGGGGGCGGCGATGACGACGGTGCTGGCTTTGACTATGACAACCTCGTCTTTGGCGGCACAATCGTGATCGGCAGCGATGGCGATGATGATGGCGGCGGCGGCGGTGGTGACGACAGCGCAGACAGCGACTATATCGATCCCAGCAGCATGACGGATCATTTCCCATGCGCAGACGACGACGCCTCCGGATGTCGGCGCTGCCGTAGCAGTTTGCGCGCAGATATCGCTCTCCAGTGCGGCGGCGATGACGGCGTTGACCAAAGAGACGATGAGGAACCCATGGCGCCAGACGTTTTTGTTTGGCCCAACGCAGAGGAAAATGAGGAGAGGACCCGCCTCGACGCGGCCTTTGGTATCACCGACGATGATCATCAAGGTAGACGGGATGCTACCGAGGTGCCAGAGAGCGACCCCGCACACGAAGCAACCGACTGGATGCCCGACCGCGAGACGGCTACTAACCCTTTCCGAGCGTTCGACTCGCAAGAGGCCGACGGCTACGCGCTCGCAGTGAGGCGCACCGATTTGAGACGTTGTGTGTGTCGCGGAGGCATGACCTTTGCTATCGTGTGGCTCGACGAACAGGGGCGCGAAATTGGTGGGCGGCCGCAGGGTCCCGGATCGGCCCCATTGTGGTTCCTCTCATGCGAAGATCCTCGGGCGTTGGTCGCAAACGGGCCCCTCTCGTTTTTGGTGGATCGTGCGCAGCCGTCTGTCGGCTCTCGAGCATTTTCGGACGGCGACGACGACAACACAGGGGATAACGAGGGCGGCAGCGACGACGACGATAGGGTTGATGATGGCAAAGACGACAGGGTTGATGAGGGGGTCGATGATGGTCGCGGTGTGGTGTTTGTGATGCCCGAGATCAACGAGGGATCGACAAAACTGCGTGACACGGATGAAAATGTTGCCGATGCGCCATACGCCGCACAGTCCGAGGCAGGCGTGCCCTGGCCAACGTCGGACACGCCGATCGGGACCCATCAACCGATCGTCGCCTTTGCTGGCAGTGGCGATGCCAATGATCGTGTCCAGGCCCTAACCGATCCGCAGCAGGCCGAGCCAGAGGCCACGGAGCAGTTTGGAACGGCGTCTGCATGCATTCCAGATCGCCAAGCACAAGATCCCATTGCAAATGATCTTCCCCTCCCCGATGGAGAGCGCGCGCATCGATTATCGAGCAACCGCGCTCATCCGACCGTGTGCACCTGCGCATCGGGCGATCGTCCCCTCTACACGCACGCTATGGAACGGTGGTGTCCGCTCTTTTGGGGCGCGCTCATGAGCGTAGGCGTCCTAGGCCAACTGCTGGCCCACGTGACCGCGCACGAGTTGCCGGGCCACGATGCGCCCACGCCTGTTGCAAAGCGCACGGCGTGCCGCGCGGGCGACGTGCTCGTGCTGGCGGTATCGCAAATGATCGTCTTCTCGTCGGCCAGTCATATGGGCGCGCTAAGCGACATACACGCTGCCGCGCTCGATCTCATGCTCACGGCCGACGCGATCGACCTGAACGCACACGGCAGTTTCCTTTTGGCCTTTGCCGCGGATCGCGGCTGCAGCGAGGTCATTGAGATGCTCGTCGCGCATGGTGTCGATCGGGGTGCACCGCTGGATGTGAGCGCCCACGACGATCTCGCCCTCAGGCGGGCCCTGTGGCGCTACGTGCGCCTCTATCGCCCGGCCTCGGGGATCGGTGCGCGGCTCGATCCCCACGAGCGGTCGAGTCGAATGTGCATCTATGCGGCGGCCCTGATCGCCTTGGCCTCGGCCGCGGGCCTGGACACGGGCGGCATGGAACCTGCCGATGCCCACCTGCAGCCTCTCGACGCCGATTTCGTGAGGTCGATCGCGCGGCGCGTCTACCCGGGCATGGCCGCCAATGACATCGGCCGGCTGCGACTGCCTCCCATGCGTCCTCATTACCCGCCCCCTTTTACCGCCCCCTGGTAGGCGCCCATTGTCGGAAAATGTCACTCGGCGCTGTCGGCGTCTTTGTGGCGCTTTCTTCCGCCTCGTGTCCCATCTCTTTGGGTGGTGGCTCTGTACGCAATTTTCTGCTGTGGCTTTGGCGTGCGTGCGACCATGCAAAAGTCCAGCCCCCTCTGTGCGCACATCAAAGACGAGACACCCAACGGACCCGTCGAGAGTGGACAAGCCAAAAAAAGAGCCTGGAAAAGGCGCGGTTGGTGTGTGAGCCGAGAAAAGAAAAGAGGGCCATGGCGGCGACGCACGTAGGCGCACACCCACAGAGACACACGACGGCGACTTCAAGGCGACGCTCGCCCATAAACAAAAATAAAAAATGGGTTTTAATAAAAAAGAAAATCCTAAAAAAGGAACCAATGAATATCGCGCAAGTACGGGCCTCTGGGGGGGGGGACAATGGCGGTGCTCGCGTGAGCGACAGGAGCAACTCGCTCGAGGTGATGCCAATGCAACAGCGCGGGCAATAATAAAATCAAGAAACCCTTAAAAAAGTCTATGCCTACTCTCGTGGACGATTTTGTAAAAATGCATGCGCAGAGGCTCGCACTTGTGCGCGCGCGTCATGTGCGTGGGAAAAAGAAGAGACACTATTTTCCGAGTGTACAAGCCGAGATGGCCACAGACACAACAGGCACAAGATGACAACGCCGGCAGGGACGACGATCACGCGCAACCATGTTTGAGGGCGTAGGCGAGGCAATCGCCCTGTCGGTGATAGCGAGCATTGGCAATGGTGTTGGCGTCCCACGGGCAACCGTTCTCATGGAGCCATGCGAGCACCGGCAGGTAGCCACACGCCGCTGCCGCTGCACATGCCTCGGCGCTCCATGGATATCCGCGCGCTCGCGCCCAGCGGATGACGTCGAGATGTCCGCACCGAGCGGCTTGACTGATCACGCCGGGCTCCATTTTTGAGCCGCGCTGGTGCGCCCACTCGAGGAGACCAAAGTCGGCATTGGCGGCTGCCGCTCCCAAAACGCCCTCGCAAGAATAACCCTTGCGACACAGCCACTCGACGACGTGGAGATGCCCACCACCGGCGGCCCTGGCGCATATGCCATAAAATCCGGGGCAGCCCACGCGATGCAGGTACTTGACACAGTCTAGATGGCCGTTTTCGGCGGCAACCAAGGGAGGTGCCCAATGTTCCGCCACGAGTTCACCTAGCCTGCACCAACTTTTCTCTATGCGAGTCCTCAAGTCGTCGTCGTCCTCTCCATCGTCATCCGAATGGTCGTCGTCTGCGGGCGCCTCGCGAGCGTCCTCGTAGGCATAACGCAAAGTGTCGACGTGGCCGCCTTGCGCTGCGGCGCAGACCGCTCCTCCCTGGCACCACTCAAGGCTCTCTTGTTCAAAAGCGTAGCGCAGCACATCGGTGTGCCCGCGATAGGCCGCCGCTTCGCAGTTGCCGTCCCACGGCCAGCCGTTTTGGTGTGCATGGCCCAAAAACTCGACGTGTCCCTGGCGGGCTGCCACCTCGCACACGAGCGGATGACGCGGAAAATCGCAATCGCAAGCGTAGCGCAGCACCTCGATATGGCCGTTGGCAGCCGCAGGCAAGAGCCATGCTCCGTCAGAGAATGGATAACGATCCATACGTGCTATGCACTCTGAATGCCCTGCTTGGGCGGCCAACATGCGTGCCATGGTCACGCGCCTCCTCCTCCTTTTCCTTTTGGTTGTTTTGAGAGCGCTATTGATGACATATGCGCCACACGGTCCGCATTTGCGGCGAACCCTCCTTAGGTTGGCGAGTGACGCCGACGTGGTGCATAATAATCTACCGAGTGCCGTCGGATCGCCTGCAATATGGGCCCAACGTCGGCAGACTCGCATTGCACCTCGGCACAGGTCGATACACGGCAGGTGGCTCAATACCATCGCGACAATCTCATTGGGCAGCGCGTCGAATGCGCATGCCGGACCAGGAACACTTGGAGGACGTTGGACGGTCAGGCACGGCGGCGCCCTTTGGTCGATCAACGATCCATCGCCGCTGGGGGATTTTCTCTTGATCTTGCGATGTCGGCGGCCTTTGTTGTTGGTTCTCATTCGAGTTTGACGCAAGTTTGTTGTGCGCGCCTTGCCGAGGGAGGCAGCGGCGGCTGGGCTGTTGTCTCTTTACTACGGCAAGAAAGAATAACCCACTAAATGCCTGAAAAACAGCAACACACGAAGCGACAGCAAAGACCGTCGTTTTTTTACCCAATAAAAAGAGAGCGTTATTCTCTTTCTTTTTTTTTTGTCGGATCGCACGGGCCAGCGCCGTCCCTTTGTGGCTGGCGGCGCGTGTGCTCAATCTCGCCCAGCGGCAATCGGTCAGTTTTTATATTGTACGCCCTTGTCATTGTCGCGTGCTCAAAAAATAGACTCTCACAAGAGCGCGGCCGCACGCAAAGTCGACACCCGAGAAAATAAAAATAGTTTTTTATACGTTTATGGGTTGCTGCCCTTTTTTTGTCTGTGTGCTTTGTGCCTCTCTTTCTCTGTCTCTTTTTTGATAATCGCCAAATTTTTGGCAGCAATACAAGGCCGCAACGGTCGAGTTTTTTTCTCTGCTCGATCCTTGCAAACTCACACGCGGGAGCCAGAAAGGGCCATCGAGTGCCAGCATGCGCGTCTTCTTTTCTTAAAAAATATTTTAGCGTCTGGGTTTGTGCTTTTCTTGGGCCCGCGCGCTGCGCCTCGCAATAAAAAAAAGTTGGGACCAACGACATGACGCGCTGAAAATTGGCTTTCTCTCCTCTTTCTGGTGGGCCTTTCTATTTGCCCGTGTGCTCATCGAAAAGGGCACGATTTCTACATATGCAGGGAGAGGGCAGTAAAAGAAGAAGCAAATATATGCCAGCATTTTGGATGACCCATCCCCAAGACACTACTAAAAATCCGCCCTTGTGTGTTCCCGCCAGTCCGACAGCCTAGGCTCTATTTATTCTCCTTTTCTTTTTTTTCGGGCAGTGACGACCGCGCGGATCGTGGCTTCTTTTTCGTCACTCAACGACACGCGCGCGCTCTCTTTTTGTATCTCTTTTTTTGTTGAAAAAGGAGAAACCACGACAGCAAGCGACAACGGACATGATATTCGCAGCAAGAAGAGAAAGTTCACCACGCAAACCGACCCCTTTTTTGTTTCCGTCACCTGGGAGCAAGGACTATTTTTTTATCAAGAAGAAGGAAATAAAATCAAAGGCGTCGACACATAAAAATAACGTGCGCGTGCGTCATCCTCAAAACGGTCGACTGACCGATCGATTGACAGATTCATTGGTCGGCTAGACGATCCAACAGCGGCAGCAGTAGACTGGCGACTATAATGGCGACGACGACAATGAAGAGGGAGCATCACAGGTTGGCCATATGACACGAAGACGGCAATAGTTGGGTCGTCGCTGTGGTCGACGCGGTAGTGACGACCGTCGATGGCTCAGCCTCTGCATGGGTTCGCAGAGCAAGAGTCCCGCAAAAGGCCTGATGTACGAGCGAGGCCTCGAGGGCAATGTCGATACACTTTGCGTCGACGGCGGCACCCGCCAAAGCAGCAGCGCGCCCCAGCGCAGATTCGATGACGCAGCATAGGCCGGCCAAGCCCACGGCCGCAGGCGGCGCCGGGCGTTCGTGAAATTTGTTCCAGTAGGCATCATCAAATGCGGCATTGGATGACCAACGACCATGTGCGAGTGCGTCCGCAGGTCCACCCCACGGAGCGTCGGCTGGGACGGCCCATGCCCACGGGCCTAGCCGGCGCCCCATGCCCTCACGCAGAGAGGGATCCAACACCACGAGTACGACAGAGCCCGCGCATGCATGTGCCTCGGCCACCGCCGGTTCGGTGTCGCCGACCGTGCGCGCAACGACCACACGAATCTCGCGGGCCCGCGTCCCCGACGGTATGCTGTACGGAGCGCCATCTTTGACTATCGACGCCAGCGCGCTGCCCGTGCCATCGCTTCCGAGATCGGCATAGTCCACCACGGGCACAGCCATAAGCGCGCCGCCATCGGCATGCTTCCACAGGGGGCCTCTCGCCAGGTGGATAAAGCCGCCGTCGCCTTGTACGGCTCGAGCCCAAGTGCTCGCGCCCGCTAGTGTTTGGCATCCGACGTCGTGGCGACGTCCGGGAACGGCCGGACCTGACATGTCGACGGCCACGGTGAGCCTGAGCACAATGTCGGGTTGCGGGCGTACGCGCGCATCGCTCGGGACCGCCATCGCCGCGGGCACGGCCGACGCGGGCAAAATGGCCAAACCGTTGGGGCCGCTGTGCGTGATGATGCGCCGGGTGGCAAAGGAGCGCAGGTCAATCTCGGTGATAAAGGCCTCGTAGGCGTTGGTCACATAGGCTTGGCGGCCGTCGGGCGACACTGCAACGTGGATGGGCGCCAGTCCCGTAGGGATGTGCCGCACGAGGGCTCCCGTCTTTGCGTCGACGGCAATCACCAGGCCGTTCCACACGGCCGGTGCCAGGATCAACGCCCCGTCGGGGGTCGTTGTTGAGTAAAGCAACTGTCCGACGCCAAAGCCGCGCCACACATCGACCCACGCGGGTACGTCGGGATCGACTGTTGCGAGGAGGTCCCTGCCGCTGGCCAAGAGCAGGCGCGGGCCAACATCGCCACGTCTGTCGGCCTGCCCGGTGGCTCCGGGTGTTGACGGCTGAGACGAGGACGACCAACAAAGACCTCTGAGGGCTTCGGCACCTTGGGGCGGAGCCAGAACCGACTCGTTCGAGAGAACCATGCCGGTTTCAACGTCGATCGCGCCTAGACCTTGAGTCCCGGCCATCATCCACAGCACACGACCGTCGGGAGAGGCCACAAGGTGATGCGCCTGTGCGCACCGGTGATCGATCGGCACCGCGGCTAGAGGACCGCTGTCGGGTTTTGTCGTCGCCGTCGTCGTCCCAAGTGCGATCTCTTTGGTCGCGGCATGATGCGCCGGCGCCGACAGATCATAGGCCAGCACAGAGGGCACCACGCCATGGCTGCACTCGGCGTGCTCGCAGTTGACGTAAAGGATCTTTTCGTCTGGCGAGAGTTCAACGCCGTGCGGCGCCCGGTTAGCCGCCTCCAACGGCGTGCCAGCGGCAAAGGTGCAAAGACGCCTCCTCACACTCATTGAAGCCACGTCGATCTCGACGACCGACGTGCCAGGTCTCCCGAGCGGCGAATCATAGTCGTGGAGGCCAAACGCCGACACAAAAGCAGTTGCCCCGTCGGCGGTGACGCGTACTTCGTGGGGCAAGAGTCCGACCTCGATCGAACCGATGCGCTGCCCGTCGAGAGCGCGATAGAAAGAAGCCCTGCCGGCCATCTCCTCCACGGTTAAAAGGATCCATCGGTTCGTGCAAACATCCCTGTCATTGTCGTCGGTTGGGGCGGCGGCGGCGGCTGTAGGGCCGTGGCCTGTTGTCTCTTCCCTCTTGTCCGCAAGGGAGATTTCCATTATTTTCTCTGTCTCTCTTTTCTTCTTGGTCGCAAACTCCAAAAAAAGCCACCAACGTCGGCGATCGCGACGTTGGGCTTTCTTTTTTGGAAGAAGAAGAAGAAGAAAAGGACACAAGAGTAGCAACGGGCCAGGCCGAAAGGGATGGCCGGCGATAGACGACAACGGCGATGGGTGTATACAGAAGGATAGGAGAAAGAAGGGAACACAAGGCTCTCTATGTTCCTATATATACAACACGATGTGCGGCGTTGCTAGGAGGGGCACGGCACGCGTTTTCGTCTTTTTTGTTCGCCTCGCGAGCGCACGGCCGCTCAGCGCTGACAAACAAAAGACCAATAGAGGGGCCGTATCATGAGAGTTACGACAGCGACCCATACTGGGATCGTTCCTCTTGACAACGGTTGCTTCTACTCCTTTTGTCCGCCTTTGCTGCTTGCGGTCGGCCCAAACAAGTTTCTTGCTCGATCGCTCGATAGATCAACGCAGCCGGCGCGCCGCTATGGACCCCTTTTTTTGTATTTTAGTCATTGAATAATTAGTATCGACTAATTTGATTGACCATCGGTCTGATTGCTTTTGGGCGTGCGCAATATATGGGCGAGCACAGGCAAATGTGCTCGGGCTCCAAAGCATGTCGACGATTCTGTCGCGCTCTGACTGCCGAAATGGCCGCAGCACGTCGCCCCAAGGCTTGCTACTAAATAAAAAACTGCATAGGCAAAACAATCGCGGACCAATCAAAATCGAGCACATGCGCAATCCGCATTTCGTCCTTTGCGAGTCGCCGACCGAGGCGGGAAGAGGACTTGCGTCTCTGCGACCGCTCGATCGCGCTGCCTGACCAGAGGGGGCCCACATATACGCACGCACGCAGACGGCAGGCCAACAAATACACAAAGGCACGAGGACGTCTCGACTATGACCGACCTTTTGGTAGCGACGGCGCTACGCGCGGCGACAACGGCGAGCGGCCAACCGGTGGCAGACGCTGCCGACTCACCGGCCCTCGACGTAGACATATCGCTCCTGTGCATCGTCGCGCTGGCATCGTTGTTGGCAGCCATCGTGTCAGCGGTCACTGCCTTTGGCATGGCCGTCACGTTTCACGCCATCGCCCATGGAGTTGCCGCCCTCGGCTTGGTCCACATCGATACGGGCGCCGCGGTGGCGTATCTCATGTGCATGGCCATACCGGCCTTTTGGCCTTTGGCCATTGCCCACCGGCGTCACATTTGGTGGAGCCTCGTGGCATTGCTCGCCGTCCCATCTGCCGTTTGCACCTATGCGGGAACGCTGCTCCTGGTAGCACAGCCTCCCGCGGTGCTCGAGCCTCTGTTGGGCGTATCGATGATCGCGATCGCTCTCTGGGAGGCCATCCGTTTTAGGCCCCTGCCGACGCCTGCACCTCAAGGCCTTACGACGTCATCATCATCATCGTCATCGTCCGGTGACGATCCCACTATTATCAGTGAAAGGAGTGGCACGGCTTACGGATGCGGCCGCTATCACGATCAATACGTCGCGGCTGGAAACAACAACGACAACGTTGGCTGCGGCGATGGCGACGATGACGATCGTGAGGCGGCCCGGCCTCTGCTCAGCCCGCCACGGCCAGAGCCCAACAGGCCGCACGGCGGCACAACCGAGACAAGGCTCACACTGGGGGTGGCATTCCTCGGAGTTGTGTGTGCCATCTGCAGCGGACTCTTGGGTGGCATGCTGAGCCTCCACGGCCCGCCCCTCATGGTATTTACGGCCATTGTCGTCATGCCCGTGGAGCGTATGTATGCTTTTTCTCTCCCTCCACGTGCATGCGTGCTGTCCCCCTCTTTTTTGTCCTCCCCGTTTGGACAACACCCAACTGACGGCGCTGTCGTCGCTGCCACCAAAAAAATCGGCGCGATCGATGATCGTGCGATCAGGCGGGCCACTATGATGTGCCTCTTTGGCGCCATCTCGCTCCTGCAGATCGGATTTCTCTGGCAGTACGCCCATCCTGCCTTTACCGTCCCCCCCCCGTCCCGCACAAGTGTTGCTGGGTTGACGTGTTGGCTCGCGCTCTCGTGCATATAGGCAGGGATTATTTGACTGGAGCACGCAATGGCCGTATTATATCGCGGCAACCATCGGGAGCGCTCTTGGGACCAAGTTGGGCGACATGGCATGCAGATACGTGCCACCTTTTGTGGTGCACTGGGGAATCCTTACGCTCCTCATTGTCACAGGCATCTCTTTGGTTGTTGCCGCCATCGCGGGAGTGCTCGCCTATGCGGTCGCCTTGGCCGCCGTCGCCCTTTTTGTCATGTCGATCCTCTTTCGTGCGCAGCACCTCCAACGCTGAAAACATTTTTTTTATGTAAAAATACGGTTGGACAAAAGGTTTTCGCCCTCTGCGTGCCATCGACCGACGTCGCATCTGCTGACCTGCGCCGGCGCCCCAAAAAAAGGGGACGGCGATCGGAATGCCTGAGCGATATCTTGGTCGGCGTCGAGTTACGCGCGCAATAGGGAACCAAAGCGCGGCACCCTGGGATTTGGGGATCGGCCCCACAAGTCGATGGGAAATCGACAGAGGGCCTTGTATGACGCTGCGCCGAGAGTCGGTCGCCTCTGGCCCGTGTCTGCGCCTCGGCAGATCGACCACAAGTCGAAAACAAAAAAGAAAGAGAGAAAGAGCGCGAGCGCGCACAAAAAGCGATAGACAGAACCACGCCTGTACACGTCCCTCCAAAAAAGCGCAAACCGCGATACGGGAACAAAAACAGAGAGGACACACTCGAGGGAATGAGTGCGGTCCAGGTTCAGGAACCTGTCGAGACGGCCTTGGTCGGCGTGCCGGCCACCGCCGTCGTGGAGCAAGAGCCGGCATGGCGCAGGTGGGGCTGGCTTTGGATCGCCGTTTTGATCCTCTTTGTCGCCGCGCTGGTCGCCTTTGTCGTCGTCTACTTTGTGCGTCGTGCGCGCGCTCGTCGACAAAGGGACGCTTTCGTGGCCATACGCGCCACACAGGCGCTCATACCCGACGGCGACTATCTTGTGCGCTTGGGCAACAGCGCGCTCTATATGGGTGTCGACGAGAGCGCCGGGCCTCCTTCTCTCGGCACGTCGCCACCAGGAGCGGCGACAGCGACCGGCGACGCGGTCGTGCTCGTGTCCGAAAGCGCTGCGCGACCTTGGAGATATGCTGCGCCGGTTGGCGTTGCCAGCGTCGCCGGCGGACGATCGCTCTCCTACGTGCGCTCTGACGGGTCGCTCCTTGCGCTAGGGGCGGGCAACGCGCTCACCTTGCCGGCTCCCCTCAGCGCATCGGCCGACGCCCCGGCCTTTGGAGATTGGATCGTGTCGCGCGGTCCGACCCCTGGCACCCCTGCGCAGCCGGCCGTCATCCACAACACGGCCCTCACCGGTTGCGTGCTGCCGACGCGCGCCACGGCTGCCGGTGTACCATTGGTTATCCAAGAAGGTTGCCCGCCGACGGCGCGCGTGTGGTATTTCGTGCCGGTTTCGTAGGGCGACGGTCGGCTGCGCGCTGTTGTCGTGGCTGTTGATCTTTTTCTCTCTCTTTCGACTCTGGCTAGGGTCTAAAAAACCGTATGCTAGAGTTCCACTCTACGTGGGCCTCGACACACGAGGACACAATAAAGGGGGGAGCAGCAAAAGCGCTGACGCTTCCCCACAAAAAAGGCGCTCGAAGCGATTTTTTGGACCTTGCGTCCTCCTCTGATGGCGTGTGACCGGCGTGGGGCCAGACCGAAAGACCCGAGACCAACAAAAAAAAGAGCGCGCGGGGCAGGCGCCCACCGCACAACAGACACCCAAGGTCGGCGGGGCATTTGTGTCCCTGGGCGCATTACGCCTATTATTCCTCTCTCTCGCTTGACTGCCCCGAACCCGTTGACTTTTTTCCCTGCCATCGTCGCCCCTTGTTGTCGCCGCCGCCATTTATTGATTCTCTCGTCATTATTCTTATTCGGGGGCTGTGGACGAGGCGAGACAAAAAGATAAATCAACACAATTCTTGGCTCAACATAGCCTGGATGAGCGACGATCGGAGCGCGACAAACACGAGCGTGTCGACGTGAGTCGGCGCAAACACGACGCGCATATCAAAGATGTCGGAAAAAGGCAAAAGTCGCAGCGGTGTCATCTTTTCGATGGTGCGATACGGACCGCGCAGTTGACAGGCAACTGCTTCCGACAGGGCGTGCTCGACAGCACGCTTCACATCTCGAGATCCGAGCATGCCGCGGACCGCGTCATCGCGTCCCCAAAACTTGTCCTGACGCCAAGAGGACAAACTCTCGGGCGACACCTCCCGCTGTGTACGAGCGGTAATGACTCGCGCCAGTTGGTCATCCGATAGTGACATGACAGGATAGAATGGGCTGTTGTTGTCGCCGTCATCGATCGTGACCGAACCCGCGCCCCGACCGGCTTCGACGCCATAGTAGACGATGATCGCTGTGATCGACTCTCGCATATGGCCAAAGATTCGCCCCGTGGCTGCGCCGGGTCCATGGAGCCATGAGCGCGCTAGGGGCGATTCGGGCGAGCGAGCGTCCGTCAGCCAATCGTACCAGTCTTGGAGAAGGTCTCTCTCCTCGAGGTCATTCGTGCCAAAACACCCCATCGATGTGGTGCCCATCAATTGCAGCACATCGGGGCGCTCGTCTCGGTGGCCATCGATAGGCATAATGCAGCATGGATCGATGTCGTCTATGAGTCCGATGTCCGACGTCATGCCAAAGAGACGGCGTGCGCGGCGTGATCCAAAAACGATACGCGCATAGGCCTGAATAAGCGATCGGGCCTGGATCACCGCCGCTCGTCGCCTGCTTGAATGCGCGCCGAGAGCGACCAACACACGCACGTGGTCGCCGAGAGTCGGTGCGACCTCGCCATCGCCGGCGCCGTTATTGCTGCTGGTGGGCGATTGCAGAAGCAGACCCCCGATTGCGTGCAAATCGCGAGCCGGCGATAGTAAGAGGACATTTTGGGCGGAAGAGGTCGCGGCCAAAGAGAGCGCTGCGCGTGCGTCTGTTTGGGCCAAAAGGCGCATAATGGCATCTTGGATGTCCAGCGGCAGTATGTCTTGGTAGTTTCCGGGGTCGGCGCCTTGAGAGTTGGCATCGTGGTTGTCTGGTTGCATCTTTGCCGGATCCTTGGTTTGTCGCGCGCGCGGCGCAAACTTTCTCTGTCTGTCAATTTGTTGTGGCTGCCCATTTTAGCGAGGACGAATGGGGAGCGATCGACAAAAAAGTAAGGACAGCAATGATTGGGAGAACAATTGTTTGGTTTTTGTTTCGGGAGCAGAGATGCGCCGGCGTGCGGCGCGAGACGAAGCGGCAGGTTTTCGGTTCGAGTCGCCCTCTCTAGACCGCGGCCGGCAGCCTCTTTTGTTGGCGGCGCTTTTTTGCAATACCCTTTTTCTAAATTATCCCAGCGGCAGCCACTTGTTGGTTAGCATCTCTTTCTCTTGGGGGAACAGGGTGGCGACCGAGCAGGGCCGTGGGACGATCGCCTGCCGGCTCATCCCCTTTTGCGACGCGCCCATTTTGCCGACGCGGCACCGTTGGCCTGCCAGGCCTGGGCGCTCTAGTTTTTCTTTTTGTGTCTGAAGGAGGACCGTGTCGAGCGCATCTTGTGTGGGCGTTGCCCTTTAGGCGGGCACGGGCCCACGCCTCCCAGAAAAGATTCGCAACAAAGGCGAGAAAGAAAAAGTGACGAGAATAAACCCGCGGCGAGACTGTGGGGGGGGGGGGGAGAACAAGAGTCTCGGAAGACGTAAGCCAAAAGATGAAAGCAATCGTCATTGCGTTTTTTCCTAGTTGCGGCCATGGGGGCTTGTGGCCATAGCAAGCGGCAGAGGGCACAAAAGAAAGAGGGTCCAGCAGCGCCCCCTCGAGCGTGGGCAAGATGAGACCCAGAGAGATCCCTTGTGTCCTTTTTTTTTTTATTGTGGGTCTCTAAAGAGGAAAAAAACCCGGCGTCGTTGTGGCCGCGCAAAGAGAGAGGGAGAGAGAGAGGAACAGAGGATACCACGCCTCGGGTGCGATCGCGCTCTCCTTTTGGTTTCCCCATAAACGCAACCAAAAATAACAGCAGAGACTGGCGCCGATGGACCAAATGCAATTCGAGATGGGGGATTGCAAAAGTTGCGGAACCGAGCGCGCAACGATAGACGACCACACTACGGGCGACGTCGTATGCACGACATGTGGATGGGTAGCCAACGACGAGCGCGTCTATTTGCGCAGGCCATCTATGCGAGGGGCACCCGACGCACCGATGCGCCGTGCGCAGGGCATAGTGTATGCCGATTCGCTCCTGGCCAAAGCCGGCCGCGCAGTTGCCGTGGACTTGGATGTCGACCCGACTCTGTTGCTTATAGAGAGCATCCGTGGCGGCGTGCCCGCAGACACGCGCGGAGCCGTCGACGTTGCGTTGTGCCGCGCTGCCATGCGTCTCTGCGGTGATCTCTGACTCGCTCGACTGTCGCGTGGCCAACGCCGCATGCCAAGAAAACAAAGGAAACAAACAAATAAAAGAAACAAAAAGAAAATATTTTTATCGGGAATCGCGGTCGTGCAGTTTTTGTTTGCAATGGCCTTTTTCTTTTCCTTTTACGCTCAGCGTAGATGTGATAACTCGGCGCGCTGCGGCGGTCCCCTTTTTCCTGCCGCTGGCATTGGGTCTTTTCTCTCAATCTGTCTCTCTGTCGCTTTTGCATTGTCTTTTTTTTGCGTTGCCCTTTTCGGCTTGCGCCAAGAAAAATATCGAGCGCGGGCCGGAGCGCCGCGGCTGCGACCTGGAAAAAAAAGACGCTCGGTCGGGTGTGCAGGCCGCTTCATTACGGTTCGCCACAAAGCACGGCGCCAAGGGGGGCTCCGCCGGACCGGTCCTATCTTGATGGCCCCTGTCCACGCGCCCCATCTGCGGGCAATGTGTCCCGCCGTCGCCGGCGGCGGCGGCGCAGCGACAGGGCGACTCGCGCCAGTCGTGCCGAGGCCGACTCGAGGAAAAACGAAAAAAATAGGGGAAAAGCAAAAATTCTCACGAGCCTCCTGGGAAAGGCCGAGGGCGTGCGCACTCGTGCTGCGTTGGGGCGGGAGGAGGAGGGGAGCCTGTGGCTTTGGGGCCGCGCGATATTACGCACTCTATTTTCCTATCGAATTTCTCACGGGCAGACACCAAGGCCTCTCTCTCTGTCTGTCGCTTCTGCCCTTGTCGCCATCGCAGTTTTGCTCCTCAGAAGGGGGGGGGGAGCGAGAAGCGCGAGCCTGCGAGCGCTCTCGTGGCTCGACCAGCGCGCGTGCCCCGCCCCGCCGTAAGGGAAAAGGTCGCCTCTGGCCGAATCCGACGCCAAATCCTTGAGGAGCCGCCCTCTGTGACTCTCTGCTCCCCTTGCCGGCGCTCCCCCGCAACTGCCTTTGTCGGGCCCCACGTCCTTTTTCTCAATCTCATTCCGCAAGCCGGCCTCTCTCTCTCCAAGCCACAGGCGCACAAAGAGCCTTTGATCGCATTGGCGCCGCTCCTTCCGCTCGTCTGCCTGCCTCGTCCCTTCTGCGTCTGTCTGTTCCGCGCGCCGCTCTTTCTAACGCAAGAAAAACGGCGTCGTCAAGAAGGAGAAGAAGCAACGCTCGCGCCGCCATTCACGACGTAAGGTGCCGGCGATAAGCCGGCGCGATATCATGAATGATCGAGCCACGCGTGCCACGGGTGGCCGCGCTGATGGTCGTGCGCGTATTGCCGACGCTCGCCAACGGCGCGCATCGAGCGCCCAAATGGTGGCTGCATGCCCTGCGCAACAGCAACAGCAACAGCAATATCAACAACAACAATACCAACAGCAATCGCCGCAATCTCATTATGGGGACGCTCAAGGAGGCTCTATGGTCTATTCGATTCGATCGCCCGCCATGCCGCCGACCGGGCGGCGCGTGTCGCGGCCTTATGGCGATCAGCCCGGAGACGGCCGCTACGCCGCCGACCCTCGAGGCCCTTTGGTGGGCGGCGGCGGCGGCGTCGTGGGAGTCAGCACGAATGTGCGTTCGACACCTGCCGGGGCCACTATACGCCGCGACCACACCGTCTACGGAGCCCCGCCGCGTGACTGCGCGTCCACCGGGGTCGTGGCTCACATGCCGCCGCCGGCCAACTACGCTCTGGGCACGTCTGTGGCGTACGATCAGGGCGACGGCAACTATGGAGCCGGTGCCGTGTCGGTGGCGTCGTCTCACCAACAGCACTACCAACAGCAACAATCGCTGCCGCCCTTTCAAGCGCAATACCAACAGCAGCAGGCGCCGCCGCCTCCTTCACAACCGTATGGTGTTGATCGCTCCTATGGCGCCGAACCGCCGCCGCCACCACCGCCCCTCGGTAATAATGGCGCCAACGCGGCAGGACCCGGCGGCTGGTATGCTTCAGGGGGCGTTAATGTCGCAGGGGGTGCCAATGGGTACGGAGCGTCCCAGTCTCAACAGTCGGCTCCGGGACAGGCCCGTGCGCAATCGACGCCATACACCCAGCCGGCGCCTCTCGTGCAGCCCCAACCTTGCTCGCAGCAAGCACCGTACCCGCCACCGCCGCAGCAGCAGCAGCAGCAACAACAGCCATATGGCCAGTCGCAGCAATCCTACGGCGGAGCGTTGGCGGAGCAAGCACCCCAACAGGCATCGTGCGCCCAACAGCAGCAGCCGCAACCTTTTGGGCAGTCGCCGAGCGCATATGGCCAACAAGCCACCGGGCAAGTGGGTGCCCCGTCCTATGGTGCCACAGCATCCAACAACAACGCCTGCGGCAATAACGGGGGCGGACAGTTGGGTGCGACTGCTCAGGCGACCTCGTATCAACAAGCCGCGCCTGTTTACGGTGCACAGCCCCAGTACCAACAACAGCAGCAACAACAACAGCAGTATCAACAGTCGCCCGCATACGGCGTGCAGCAACAGCAGCCGCAACCCGCTTATGGTGTTCAACAACAACAGTCGTTGCCGCTGCAGCAACAGCAGTTGGGGGCGGTCGCGCCTGTGACTTACGCTGCCCCGCCCGAGCCGCAAGTCGTGGGCACAGCGCAGGTCGGCGTTGCGGCCCAGTCATTTGGCGCTGTCGGGACGCCCGTTGTTGGAGCCGCGTCGCAGGTCGTGGGCGCGCCGCAGGTCGTCGGGGCCACATCGCAAGTGGTGGGCGCCGTTGCGACACCGGCCTGCGCCCCCGCAGTGTCGCAGGTGGTCGGCGCGGTGGCGCCTCAAGCGGTGGCTGTCCAGCAGACCGTCGAAGTAGCGGCGCCACCACTCTCTCTGGGTGCTGCTGTCATACCGCAGCAGCAGCAGACCGTCTACGCTGCCGCCGTGCCGCCACCGCAACAGACCATCTTTGCTGCGGCGCCCCCGCCGCCGCAGTTTTTTGCGGCCCCGCAGCAGACCATCTTGGCCGCCGCGCCCGTCTGCCAGGGCCGCCGCAACGTGAGTTTTATCCGCCACACGGAGCGCGGCACCGGAAATCCGGCCGACGACGAGGCCCTCGGGCTCGGCCCGCCGCCGGGCGCGTCGCCCTTTGAAGGCTTTCGAGGGCCCGGCCCGGCCTATGGCGACTTTTACGTCCTGTCGCGCCCGACCACCGCGACCACGCTCACCGCCGGACAGCCGGTACAACTGACGGCCGGAGGTACCAACCACACGGGCCTCCATCGGCGCAACGCCACCGAGATCGTCCTCGAGACTTGCAGCGGCGGCCCCGGCACGTTCAAGGTCTTTCTCAGCGCGTCGACGACCAATCCGTCCCAGTTTGGCATACGCGTCTCGGGCCAAGGGTCCACGCCGCACGTGCGCACCTTTGGGTCCGACACCAACTTTGTCTCGGGCATGCTCATCCTCGCGCGCATACCGGTACCGGCTTTCATCGAACTTGTTCTCGTGTCGACAGACGGACCCGGCGGGACGACAACCCTGCCGTCATCGCCGGGTGGGACGGGCGAGGCGCGCGTCATTTCGCTTGTGATCGAGCAGATCTGCTGAGTGCCAAGGACGCCCCCAAAGGAACCGCTTCGGTCAGAGGGGCGCTATTTTGGGCGACCTGTATATGTCAGGCAGGCAGGCGTGCCTCCCAAAAGGACACAAGAGCACGGATGAATAAAAAACAACGAGATAAAAAAGGAATAGAAGCGTCAGAGAAAAGAGTGTGCACGCGCGAAATCGTATGGGCCAAAGCCAAAACCGAACCGCAAGCCACGGGCCGACTGGAAGCACCAGAAGCGACAAGCAATGCACAAACACTTTGGTCCCAGCCCTTTTTTGTGCCACGCCCGCTCGCGCGCATCTCTCTTCCTCTCCCTTTTTGTTGCTTTTTCTTTAGTGAATGCGTGTGCCTTGGAGATCGTGCGTCTATTTTTTGTTTGCCCAACAAATGGTCGAATAGCGTAGACGGACATATATGGAGGTGCGCTGCAAGGGGTCATTATTTTCCCGTGGCCATATATCGGTCTGTTCGCCTATCGATATCCGCCTGGCGCCCATTATGTCGTCTCCCTACGCCAGTGATGACGCATTACCTTGTCTCGCCTAAATTAGTCTCTCTCTCTCTCTCTCTCTCTCTCTCTCTCTCTCTCGAGACTCACCAACGCCTGTCGGTAAGTCCGAGACGTGCCTGCCATCCGTTTGGGTTGGTGCCGGGCGCAGGGATACCGTAATTGCCGCCGACGCCACGCCCGATCGACCCAAAAGCATTTGTCGCGACGGGCGCGGCGGCCCCGTAGTAGGAATCGCCGCCAAAGTTGTCGCTTCTCCCGTTGGCAGGGTTGTTACTACTGTCGCCGCTGCCATTGCCAGAGGGGCATGAGGCCGCGATAACCGATGCCTGGCAGTCGGCCAGGCCGGCCGAGGCCTTGAGCGGCTCCACGAGGCCCGGCTCATGGAGGGCTTCTGTATAAAATACGCTCAAATGGAGGGGTTCAACGTCAGACACGTTGGCAACGTCGTGGAGGACGCTCGGAGGAACGATCACCAGAGCGCCCGTGCCCACGTGCATCGTCTGGTTGCCCACGCGTGCCGTGCCGACGCCGCCCTCGACGCGAATGACTTGGAGGACTCTCGGGTGCGCCTCGAGCCCGATGCTCTCTCGCGGCTGGAGGGTCATGAGGACGAGTTGGCCTGTGCCATCGGGCGCCGTATAGAGGACCCGACGAAAGTAGGGGTTGGCATTCGCGGCCGCGGGCGCGCCGATGGCATAACCCACCGGGGGCTGGTCGCCCACATCGGGCCCGGTCTTTTCCGGGATGATAAACGGCATGGCGGCCGCGGTCAACGCGGCCTCGCCGCTGGGTCCGTCGGTGAGGCAGAGCGTGCCGCCACCCTGAGCATCGGCAGACGGGTAAAACACGCCCGCGCGCGGGAGCCCGAGAAGATCAGTGGGTAGAGCGCCAACGATGGCCACGGGCACTTGGCCCCCTGGTTGTGCCATCCTCGTTGTCGTCGTCGTTGTGGTCGTTGTCGCAGACATGTCTTTGGCGCGCAGAATTTGGCGGTTCTCGCGTCTCTGCCTGCTCTCTCTTGTCCCTCTTTGTCGCGACTCCCTTTTGCAGCGGCAGCCGCGCGCCGATCAGCAGCGCACCCACCAAAAGGCCAAGCGGCCATGCAAGCGGCCAACACACAGAGCAGGGCAGACAATAATAATAATACAAAAAGAGGACGTGGAGACCACAACAACGCCCCCTCGCTGCCCCAAACCGGCAATGAGCGCGCCACGAGACAAGGGCGTTGGCAAAGGCGCCCAGCGCGAGACTGTGGCACACCGACGAGGAGAACAAGAAAAAAAGGCACGACAGCGAGGGCCGATGAGCGACGAGGCGCAAGAAAAAAGGGCAGAAATTGCTTGTTGCCAAGCAACTGGTAAATCGATTAGGAGAGGAAATCTGTGAATCACGGCACAGAGAGAGCGAGCGCTTCCGCTCGCTCTCCCCAAGAAAGGACACGGCGCCGAAAGCAACGGACCACAAAAAGTCACTCGCGGCATCCAAACATGGACACAGACCGATAGGCCCAAAGTGGAAAAAAAGAGCCGTTGGCTCTTTGGTCGTCTTTTCTTTTTCGTTGCATTTTTATTCCCATTTCTTGATTCGCCCTTGTCATCAACCAACGGGGCTCTGGACCGACCCAGGGCGCTGCCGAGGACCACAACTGAACTCGCCCCCTGCGGATCAGAAAAGAGCACGATCACGGTGACGACAGCGCCAAAAGAGACAAGAGAGAAACAGAGAAAAAGCGTCAAACACCAGTGACATCGCGACTCGCCCAGATGCGCTCAACTCTTTTTTGGCTTCTTTTGTGCCCAATAAAAAAAAGGAAAACGAAATCGGTGCCTCAATGGGTGAAACTCACAGCGCCATGATGAGCGCTAATTTGCCGCAGAGCCGTCCGTGATGCTCAAAGTCTTCATCATTGAGAGGCAGCCCAAGAGCCTTGGCCGTGGAAGCGAGTCTCGCGATCTCGTCCGACCGAGCCACGCCGAGGCATGCCCGCCGCCACGCTTTGCGCTGGGCGGCCAACACAGCAAGGGATGCTGGCGACCCCAGGGATGCCGGCTCCAGAGGCCACACACCAAAAGTCGCCCACACTCCAGCACGGATCGCGCCGGGGGCCAGCGCTCCACACAAAAGGCGCGCTTCCTGTCGAGATGCCGCTAAGCGGTGATTTTCAACGGCGTTCAGTTCGGCGTCGTCACCGTCAAACAAGGCCGCAGCCGCTAGCACGTCGTTGATGGCGTCCTGTCCGCACGCTGTTCGACGCTCATCGACACCCGCCTCGGGATCAGTATCGAGGTCGATCGAAATTTCACTCGGGGAGAAAAAGGGCGATAAGATCCCACGCGCAAATTCGTATGCTGGACGGTCGCGCGCGCCCGCGCACCCCCTCACCCAACGATGAAAGGCCAATCGATGGGCTACCGACTCGGGCAAAGAGTCCCGAAAGGCCGGGCCTCGATAGACGGACGCGGCAGCCCCCTCTAGCGACAACATGGCATCGGCATCGGCGATAACGCGCGCTGTTTTGGCCGCGCGTTGTGCGGCAAAGAGGTCGATCGCCAGGCGCAACTGGGCGCGATCGAGCCAGGTCATGAGTATGGGCATTTCCAGGTCGGGATCATATGCTACGATTCCATCAGGGAGCGCTGCAATCGAAGCCACCTCAATGAGACTGTCGCGCAATTGGTCGATGCCGTCTACCGATCCCGATGCGCACACAAAATCGCTGGGATCATCGTACTTGTCGTCGTCGTCGTCGTCGTCTTTGTCGTCATCACCATCAGCGCGGCCACGAGCGACGCTGTCATTGTCTTGATAGCGCTGTGTGCGCGAGTCGTGCGCTACCGCAACGGCAGCCCTGGAGACGCCCAGGACGGAAAAGTCCGCGTCAGAGGAGGCGCCACTGCCCGGTCCCATGCGCGAGTCCACATCACAGGGCCCGTCATGGACCTCGCGAGCATCGGCCAGGCGCCCCAAAAATTCAGGCAGCAAGTGGGCCCATTGGCCGACGGCATCGACGGCCCGAGCGTCATCACGCACATCCCCGCGACCTATGTGGACCGACTGGGCGTCATCATTGGCGTCATCATGTTGATCCCACTCGACAATCCCAAGAGCAACGAAATACGCTGCGCCGTTTACGCAGACAGCATAAAGATGTGCGCTTGCAGCGTACTCTCCGTCTTCGTCAGCCTCGGCGGCAGGCGGGGCCACGATGATCGCGTATCCGTAGAGGTCGTCGCCAAAGGCTCGCTCAGACGCAGGCATCTTGTTGGACAGTCCATCTTGACTATTGTTGTTGTTGTCGTCGTCGTCGGTGATAACGACAATGCGGTCACCGCCTCGGGCACAAACGTGGTCGGTGGGACTGTCGGTGGCGTCCGGCGTCGCGAGCCCGCTGATTGAGTTGTGCCGAATTGTGCTCCCTCCTCCTTCTTTGAGGACGGATCTCCATCGAGGCAGAGGGTGGGCAAATGCCGGATGGACGGTGCCGGGTCCACGCTCCATCAAAATGGCGCGCCGACGGAGCCGGCGATCCAACGAGCACGCGAGATTGACGGGCGGGGGCTGGTCGCCGACGTCGATCGCGCCGTCGGGCACGTCGATTGTCTCAAAGAGCGAGGCGATGCTCGAAAACGAAGGCGGCCAGCGCGTGCCAACGACGGTCACGGCTGCGTGCGGTCTTTGCGCCAGCGCCCGCCAAAAGGCTCCATAGTCGGCCACGAGAGCGTCGCAATCGATCGGGCCGTCGCCTTCGACGCCCATGCCGGTCGTTAGCCGGGCCCACTCACTGACGTCGCCAGCGGCAGGCGCCTTTGCGACGAGGCGATCGCACATAGCGTCAAACAACGCAATCGCCTCTTGTGCGTCGGCCAAAGTCCACGCCCTAGGGCGCCATCCGTCTCTCTGCATTCGGTCCGTGCTTTTTGCCGCCGCCTATCGGCAGTATGTCGGCGCAGGGGGCAGCGGCTTTTGCGCACGCCCTTTTTTTGGTGGTGTGCTCCAAAGGAGACGGACGGCCGTGGTGGCTCTCACAAAGGACCGAGGGAGGGGGAGAGAGAGCGCGCGACCGCTTTTACCTCTTGGAGGGATGTCGATTTACACGTAGCCGCTGAGCCTGCTTGCTGTCGGGGCTCTCTCTCTGTATCTGAGCGTATCTTTTGTTTGCATCGCGCGCGTCACTCGCTCAATCTTTGGTGGGGAAGAGAGGCGCGCATTTTGATCAAAAATGATCGAGCCGACTTTTCATATTTTTTGCGAATCGCTCTGTTCTTTTTGCGCATGTGGTCATCTTTCATTGTTTTTTTAAAAAAAGCAATTCTTTCGCGACTGTCGCATGCCGTTCTTGAGGAGCGCCGCCAGGATAAGGAGGAGAAAGGCTGCGCGCGACACCGCGATGTTGCCCGAGGCCAGTCGCGGCACATACAAAAGGAACACAATAGTATTTCGTCCTTTTGCCAAAAAGTCTTGCCCTCACTGTTTTTTTTCTGTGCGCTTTTTGTTGGGTTTCTTGCCTTGAAAGCCTTGTCTGTGGCAGCAGGGATCCACAAGAGAGACAGGCAAAAGCAGCCACCGTCCCGCCGGACAGCACAGGCGCGCCAAACCGATCGCCCCTGCCAGCAGAGACAGAATGATAGAAAAAAGAAAATGAATTTCCCGCTCATACACACCTCAACCGTCCTCGTCCTTTTGCCCGCCTGGCGCGCTGCGCTGTCCGCACGCACACAACACACACAACACGCATAGAGGCGACAAAAGAAATTGAGCCAGCCGGGCGCATATCATCCTCGGGGCAAAAACCGGCAACGGCGCCGCAGCAGCACACAACTTTTTGATTTCTTTTTTTTTCCGACACACATACATGGCGGGCGCCAAGTGGGGTGCGGCCAAAGGGGTCGAGCATAAAGAGTTGCACAGAATCAACAGTACATCGAGGACACGTCGGCATTGTTCCGCGCGCCGTCGACGCCGCCCAATTCGGTGCCGAGCGACGGTGGCGTGGAGCGCCGCCCAATCGTCTTGGCATGGGTGGCAAGATCAGATACAATGTCGTCTGATCGGCGCCTCTCAAAGAGGAATTCAGAGAGGGCCGCTGCCGATACGCGCCTATCCGCTAGCCTGTTGGCGATACGCCTCAACTTGTCCTTTCTTGCTCTTGCTGCTGCTGCGACAGCAGAATAATGGGCAGCAGGACGATCGACATCTCGATGGGCATCGATTCGCTCCTTGTCGTCGCCGTCTCGGTCGCCGTCATCACTCGTGGTGCTTGAATGCATACCGGCAACGCCGATCGCACTTTCTTTGGCCATAAAAGGATCGGCGACGCGCTGGAGACGGGCCGGCTCGCCCGACGAGGAGCGCCTGCCCCTAGTCGCGCCGATGTTTGCAGTAGGAACGTCAAACTGCGCAGCAAAGTGGTGCATCACCATGGCCACGATCTGGTCGGCCGTGGCGGCATCGAATCGCAGCCACTTGTCGACACGCCCGCTTCGTACGAGCGCCCCCTCGAGTCGGTCGGGATAGTTTGTCGTGAGAAACACAGCCACGCCGTGGCGCGTCTGAGCGCCGTCGAGCACGTTGGTGAGGCCGCTCAAGGTGAGGTGGCTTTTGGGACCGCCCGCACAATCAACGTCTTCAATCAGGAGCGCGCATGGGGCGTCGACAGCCGACACGGCCGCACCGAGCCCTTGGTCCGTCGATTCGTCGTCGATGGCGTAGACGTAGAGGTCCATGTCAAAGTGGCCGGCCAGCGCGAGTGCCAGCGACGATTTGCCCAACCCAGGCGCGCCCGACAAAAGATAGACGCGCTTGTAGGGCCGTCCAAAGCGCGCATAGTCGGCCTCGCTGGCAAGAAAGGTCGTCATATCATCGACAACGTCGCAGAGGGCGTCGGCGGGAAGGAAGAGCGTGTCGAGCGGGCGCTTGTTGGGTCTCGAGTGGCGCGTCCAATGCGTCCCCGTCCACCGACGAATTATAATGCGGTCAACGATTTTGGGTTCGGCGTGTTGGTGTGCGTCCGAGAGAAAAGCCTCAAGGGCCTGGTGGGCAGTCTCTTCTTTCGCCCGCGGTAGCACGATATCTGCGCACGGGGACCCTGTCTGGCCGTCGCTGTCACATTCTTTTAGTGTGCCATCGTCGCTTCCCGGATGACGTCCGTGGTAGGTGAGCACAGCCTCTCTGTAGAGTTGCGGCTCGCACTCTCCCGACACGGGCTTGGCATTGTTGATGGTCACCTCGAGCGAGAGTCGCCGGCCTTGCCCGTCCACAAAGCGCCACACGCCCGCATCGGGCTGGAAGAGCGTTGTGCGTCTATCTTGCGCGTCACGCGACGACCCCACGGCCTCAAGGCGCAGCGCGTCGCGCTTCGTGGTCCATGTACGGTCGCTGTCCAAGCCGAGCCTTGAGGTGACTTTGTCGGCCGGCACCGTCTCTCGAGAGCACGCTCCGTCGTCATCGTCGGCAAGGTAGGGCGGATCGAGCAGCAAATGGGCCGCGTAGCGTAGGACCTCGTCGACGACTGCCGAGCCGCATCTAAGGACAATAGTCGGCCCATGCCCTTCCTGCTCCGTGTCGTCGTCGGCACGCGTTAATGTCGCCGGCAGACTGTAAGAGGGAACACCGCCGACCAACAACATGTCGATGGGCGCCATTGGGCTCTCATCGCACAGACAATCCATAATCGCAACAATGTCTCTGTTTCGGCTCCTTTTTTTCTCTCCCTCTGTCTATCAATGTCTCTTGCCGGTCCGCCTGTCTGTTTGTGCAGAGGGTTTGCCTCTCGATTGTCCCCTTTTCTTTGTCCAGCGGCGCGTGCGTCTGCGTGCGCCTTGGCTTTGGTGCGATACGGCCTGCCGTCACACTATTCTTTTTTTGGTGTCCCGGAAGTGCCAGAGAGAGAAAAAGGTTCGAGGCGAGGGCGATGCTCTCTCTTTGGTCTCCTGTGGCGGTTGTGGCGCCGCTGCGTGCTCCTGTCTTAACTTGGCGAGGTCAACTTTTTTGGCTCTCTTTTTTACGTCCCCGCCGACGGACGGCCCCGTCGTGGGCCTTTTTCATGCGCTCGACTCTCAAATTCATTTTTTTTAGTTTTAATTTCTGTTTTGGTTGCCGACACCAAGAATGTGCCGTTCGCGGTTGGGGCTTTTTCCTGGTGGGCTCCACGCGCGGTCGGGATCAACCGGGGACTCTTTCTTTCCCGCTCGAGAATCAAGCGCGCCGCCCGTAGTCGAACCCCCGCGTCCTCTGTCCCTCGCCCCGAGCATGCGAGCGTAGGCGCGCAAAAATAATTTCACAGGCGCACGCGGTCATAGGCCAATAGGAAAAAAGGTTAGTTGCCTGCCTGTTCTTCAAAAGTCCTCGGGCTCGGCCCGCTGTCTGCTTGTTTTTGCGTGGGCGCTCTTTTTTGTCTCGCCGACTCTTGAAGGCCCGCCAAAAGATGGGGCGCTGTGGGCAAATTCCTGCCTCTGGAATTGTTTGTTGCCGCCGCCGTGCGCACGCAAGGAAAAGAGACGAGGAGAAAAAAAGACAAAATGTCTACCGTCTGGCGATGGTCGTGCCTTTGCCCCGACGACGAGCGGCCCGTCGTGAGGTACGCCATGCCGCCGACGCCAGCCCTGCCCCTGTTCTTTTTTTCCTTCTCCCTGCCTTGTCGATGCCGGTCGACTTTGGGGACTGTATGACCCAGCGTCGCGCTTGTCGTTTTTGGCTTTTTGAGTTTTCCGCTGGGATCGGGGGCGTACGTCGAGGCGACCCGTTCCCGCTGCCCAACAACAAAGGACTCCCCGTTGCCCCCCTCCTCTAACTTTTCCGTTGCACTTTGTCCCACCGTCGCCGTCCTCTCCTGCTCGTCGTTGCCGCATAGCCCGTGCAGCCCTCGCCTTGTCCACCGTGCGCCACTTTGTTTGCGCGCCTAAAAGAAGCAAGTCAAAAGGCCACGACAACGACAACGTTGCCCAAAGCATCACCACAACCATCGCCCTCGATCCTGCTTTTTATTCCTCCACCACAAGACATGTCTTCCGCACCGCTCTATTTCGATCCCGTCGCGCACCAGCGCAGCGCCTCCACGGCAGCCGCGATCGAGCAGGCACGCCAGCAGAGAGCAGCCGTGCGCGCCCAGAATCCGACCGCGCCGACCAACACGTCGAGCGACGTCTTTATCATCGTCGACGGAGGTAACGGTGCCGGCGAGTGTCCGGCGAGTCCTTCGATGTCGTCTGTCTCTCAGTCGCCCGCGCTCCCCCATTCGCCGGTCATGTTGGCACAGCCGCCGCCCTATTCTCCCTCGCCGGTCGCGCCCTCTTGCATGCCGCAGTCGCCAGTGCCGGCGTCTTTGTTTGTGCCGCCCATGTCGCCCTATGCGGCCGCCTACCCGCCGCAAGCCTACGGCGCCGCCTACCCGGCGCCGGCCCCCCTCGTTGGCGCTCCCTACTATGCGCCAGCCATTGCGGCGCAGGCGGCTGCCGCCGCGGCGCGCGATGCTGATGCGGCGCGCGTTGCCGGCGTCGTGACCGAGTGTCGGCCCGATGCGCGCTCGTCGTCGTGCTTGTGGCCGTGGATCATCCTCTTTATCGTGCTCATCCTCCTCGCGGTGCTCGCCTGGCGCTATTTCACACACCACCATCACAACGACGGTCACAAGCACCACCGCGATGGCTCGGGAGCCGAAGCGAGCAACCAAGAGCGCGCCGACTCTGTGCGATCCATGCTCGACAGCGCCGTGCCGCCTCCGGCTTCGTGGACACGCCTTGCCGAGCGCGCATCTCCCGGTCGATTCTCGACGACGCGCGCCATCTTCATTGACTAGGATGCCGCTTGTCGAGTGCGCATACGCGCCTGCGGTCGCTCCTTTGCCTGCGGTTGCTCTCTCGCCATGGGCCTGTCCAGGTGCCGCCAATGCACAAGCGCACGAGCGGGCGGTGAAAAACAGCCTGTTTGCGTCGCCGTAGGCGACCTGATTTTTTCTCGAGGAAAAAAGAAAAAGTGACCAGATGACGTCGACTCTAAAGGGCGTGTTTTCGTGCGGATCGATCCGCAAGCGCTGGCAGAGCCTTGTGGCGACGGCGTGCTGCCTGGACGCCGCTGTGCAAAGAGAGATGTCCCCAAGAGCCCAGTCAGCCGGTATTTTTACCCGCTCATTGTTCGCTTTGGGCAGCGCCGCCGAGAAAAAGGCAGCGTGGCATTTTTTCAATAAAAAAAAGAATCAGCCCCGAGGACAAAAAGAGCGCACATGCGCATTCTTTGGCAAAAAGGGCAAACGGAACCGACCGCCAGTACAGAGATAAAAAGACACAGACCGAGTCAGCGCTGTCGGCGTGCGCGTGTGCACGCATACAGCCGCGTCAGACGCGAGGCGATCGCCGGCACAGGCGCTTGGTGGGGCACGGCGCGCGCTTACCGCTTTGGATGACGTCCCTCGTACGCTTCAGTCGCCTTAGCGGTGCTCGTGCGTCGCTATCGACGATGGCGATATCGTACTCGTCGTCATTTTCGACTGCGCCCCCGTCGCCGTCGTCTCGGTTGCAACGTGCAACCAACCGTCCACGGCGACCGCTGCCTTTGGCGTTGCGATTGCGGTCGTGCAGTCGTCGCCCCGTCCCACTAGTGTTATCGTCGCTGCTGCTGTTGCTGCCCCCTCGATGTCTCGATCGGACAAGACGATCCGGTGCCTTTTCCAAAGGGGCCCTGAATGGGCGACGCCGTAACCCCTTGCCATTGTCTCTGTTGTCGTCATCCTTCTCTTTGCTGTCCTCGTCGTCTCGATCGATTCGATTACGTTCATCGAAATCATCTTCAGTGCTGTCGTCATCATCGTCATCAATGCTGTCATTGTCTGTGTGACGACAATATTCGTCGTCGTCGTCATCATCATTACTGTCATCGTCGTTGCCCACGTTGCACTGCATGCCACCCGATGGCCGAGCAATAACAAACGAGTCCACGGTTTGGTTTCCTGTGTCACGTCGCGCCGCGATCATCTCCTTTAGGATCGAGCGCAGTTGGTCCCTGCCGAGGCCCGATGCCCCCAGGATCGCTTTCGAACTTGCTGTTGGGTTGGGCGGTGGCGTCGTCGCCGTCGTCGCACCGCTTCCTATCGCTCGTGGTTTGGGGTCGCTACGATCGACCGTCAATGCGCCATAGCGTTGTGGTGTCCGAGCCGGGGGGTGGGTCTGCGTAAAGTCGGTCGAGCGTCGGTGGGCATCATCGCCTTGAAGAAATGCAGCAGCACCCACGCGCTTGGCCGCCTGGATTTGGGCTATGGCGGCGTCGACGCTGGCATCAGAGAGAAATCGCACAACGCGCACTGGGCGGGTCTGGCCGATCCGGTGCACGCGATCGACGGCCTGGTCCTCGGCAAATGGGTTGTAGTGCGCGTCCATGAGGAGCACATAATTGGCGCACACGAGGTTGAGCCCAACGCTGCCCACGCCTATGGTCATCAAGAGACAGCGGGCGTCGCGGTCGTTGACAAAGCGGTCGACAAGCGCGTTGCGGCGCTCAATCTGCCTGATGCCGCCGTCGATGCGCACATAGTCGACGCCAACGTGCGTGACTATGGCGCTCTCAATCAGGTCGAGGTAGGTCGACCACTGCGAAAAGACGACCATTTTGGCGCGACTGTCCTTGGCAAAGATCTTGTTCATAAAGCGAATCATGCTCTGTGTGCGCGACGACGGCCCGCACGCCGGCTCGGTGACACGTCGGACCGACGGGTCGGTGGATTCACGGCCACAGGGCGTGAGAGGCGTCGCTCTCGGTGCGTTGCTGCCGCCGCCACCGCTGCGTTGAGCGATCGCAACGTGATCGTCCCGTGGAGGCGACGGCTTACTATGACATAGATCACAGTGATCATCGCGCGTGCAATCCGCACACACGGCATGGCCGCACGTCAGACGAATGAGGGCGCTCGCCGGCTCGTTGGCGGCCGTCGAACTGCATCGCGCGCAATAAGATTGATAGCGGTTGCGGTCGGGCGACGACGCCAAAGAGTAGACGACGGTTGCGGCTCGGCCCTTGAGCACGAGCGGATCGCAGCAGGCCTGCCGTAGCCTCGTCAGCCACTCGAGCATCTGCCCAAACATCCGCGACCGGTCGGCGCCCTTGGAGAGGAGGAAAGAGCCGAAATCGGCGACGGCGCCCACAGCGAGGCCGTCGTAAAAGGCTGCCTCGCGCTCGGAAAGCGGCACGCGTCTGACCTTTTCGATCTTGGGCGGCATCGACGCAGGGTCCGACAGAGAGGCGGCTGACGCCGAGAGGGCCACCTCGTTCGGCAGTCCGGTGTCGGTCGAGCGGCGCGAGGCGATCATGGCCTTTGTGCGGCGCAGCAAAAAGGCATCACGCCACGCGCGCGCTTGATCCTCATCGGCGTCGGTCCACCAGCGAGGCTCGGAATAGGGCGCGACGCCGATAAAGCGACAGAGGGCGACAACGTCCGACGCCGAGTTGTTAAATGCCGTCCCCGTGAGGCACCAACGACGGGCTGATTGCAGTGCACACGTGGCTCTGTGCGTCTTGGATGTCTGCCAGTTGCGTATGACATGAGCCTCGTCGAGGATGATACGATCCCAGACAATGTCGTGAAGCAGGCTCGTGCCGAGGCGCTTGCTGTCTGGCGGCGGTGGCGGCGCCACGACAGTGGCGCGCGCAAAAGGCAGCATCTCGGCAGACGGGGGAGGGTGCATGCCCGCCAAGGGGGCGCCGCGACGTGCGGGCGGATCCGTCAGGTGCTCGAAACTCGCGAGCACGATCTCGTAGGTGGTGAGCACAAACACCTTGTCGGCGACTTGGCGACGAGTTGCCCGACGACCCGATCGGCCATAGAACAGATGGATGTCGTCTGGCGAGAGCGACGTGTGCCTGACGATCTCGCGTTGCCACTGAAGCAAAAGGCTCTTGGGACACACGATGAGCGTGGGAGCGAGGGTCACAGAGCCGCCGGCCGAGGCGCGCCCAACGGCGGGAACCGGCGCCGACGTCGCTGCCCAAGCGCTCGACCGCGGGGTGATCGGTCTGGAGCGTACAAGAGGCCCCGCGAGGGCAGACCGACAGAGAAGCACAGACATAACAGCCGACATGCTCTTGCCGAGACCCATCTCGTCGGCCACAATGCCTCCCGACTGCGCTGCGCGCGCTTTGGCGCTCGTGCCTTCGCGTGCGAGCCACCACCTCACGCCGTCTCTTTGATGCGGATGGGGCACGAGAACCACGCCCGAGGCGCGCAAGGCCGCGTCCAGTCGAGCATCCGCCTCGTTGCCATCCGACGATTTCGAGTTGTTGTCATTGTCGTGCGACATGGCGCGCTGGCGAGTGTCTGCGGTCCTTGTGTTGTTGTCACTCCCCCGGGGGGTGGTAATAATCCTTTTTTTTCTCGGCCTCTTACGCCCTGTTTGTTGCCCCCCTTGGCTGGGCGCGCGCGTTGGTCGGATCGAGGTTTCTTTTGCTTCCGTCAAGGGCCGAGGAGGAAAAAGGGTTTCGCGTGCCCCACAAAGACAGGCGCGGGGGAGCAACAAACAAAAAGGTTTGCCTACAACCCCACGATAGCAAACAACGTCAAAAAAAATAAAGTGCTCTGTTCTGGTTGGTTCGATCGATGCCAAGGGAAGCGGGAGAGAGAAAAAGGGCCCGCGCCCCGTCAGATCTGTCGAGGTGGGCGCCGAGCGCCCTCTGCGCTCTTTTGGCCCGTTGGGGTCGGGGCGCATCGCGACAGCGGTTGGGCAATAAGCGCGGCTGCGCGCCATCACGTGATTGGTCATCTTGCGGGGGGGGGGCGTATAGATTTGCTCTATGCGGCCTCATGGGCGATTGAGGTCCCGGCGCTCTCTGGGCGCGTCGTGTCGAGCGTCCACGTTAGTCAGCCGTTGAGCCATTGTTTGATGCCCCCACGCGAGGGGGGCGCGCAGGCGCTGCCGTCCTCTAGTTTCTGGAGGGTGGCTGTGGTCATTATCCTATTTATTTTATTTTCAAAATGTGCGAAAAAAAAGGTTTTGCGTGCTCGCAAACAAGCCCGCTCGTCTCTGGTCTGTGCCACGCGGCGGACGAAAAGCGGACCCAGAGGAAAAGAGCAAAGAGTGAGAGCGAGACCGAGATAGAGTCCCGCTGCATGCAACATCCATCGCCGCCAGCGCCCAGAGGCGCTCGAGGGGTCGCCTATCGCATCGTGCACCTTCCGACGCCCAACGCCTTCCTCAACCTCGGCATCACGGCCTTTGTCGTTTTTCTCGTGGCCAGATGGCTCACAGGGCGCGAATACGAAGCCTACCTGGCCAGCACGCTCTACTCGATCATCTACCTGGGCGTACTGCTTTGGGTCACTCCCCAGATCGCCCGCGAATAGTGTCCCCTTGCTGGTCGGCGCGCTCTGGCGCCCTTGGTTTTCGTCGGCTGCGTTGATTTTGGTCGGTGATGGGGCGCTACCCTCACCCCAAACCGCACGGTCCTAAAAAGAGAAACAAAAGCAAAAGGCTACGGTGTCTGCGTGTGCGATTGGCGCGTCATTTTTCTGCATGACGCTTTTTCTAATTTTTCGTTGGGCTTGCCGTTTGTCGCTTCCTTTATTCTCACAGCACACGCGCGCGCGTGAGGGAGGAGAAGGATCGTCCTAGACGCCGGCCCATATAGGCACTTTTTTCCGAGAAAGCACGAATCCTGCGTCTGTGGTTTGCGTTGCCGCCGCGGCGGTCGTAGCCTGTGGTTCGCTCGTGGTTGCGCAAACAACGCACTTGCGCATTCTATGCCCCCTGAGAGGCGCGTCGGCTTGGCTATCACATCAACGCCCACCATGGAGCAAAAGCGCCAAAAAAGCAGCGACGCCCGGCATCGACCTCGCAAGAGGACGCGCACGCACGATGAGCGGGTCCCATCCTTTTGCAATCTACCTGCAGAGATGGTCTACGCTGTGCTATGCCTTGTGCCCGACAAGAGGAATATAATGGGCGTCTGCCGCCAATGGAGACGTATCGCCGTGTCTATGCTGTCCTACACTGCACTGTGCGAAACGCTGGACAATGCGGTTTCCACGGGCGATCTAGAGCGCGCCCAGTCTGTGCACGAGTTAATGGCGAGCCATCCACGCATCGCCCACACCCCAGCCTATTGCCGCCTCTCTCGCCAGAGCGTAAAGCAAGCGGCCAAAATGGGTCGCCTGCGCGTGCTCGAGTGGGCCCGCGAGCAAGGCATGCTCGAGAGTGACCCACGAGAGGACTATGGCGTCATGGTCGATGTTGCCGAGAGCGCTCAAACCTTTGGCCAGTGGCATGTGCTGCAGTGGGCGGCGGGGTATGGCTGGTGGACCTCAAATGCCGTCGCAAAGGTGATGGCCCGCAACGACCTCTATGGCGTCCAGTGGCTCTATGGCCAGGGGCACGCATTCCCGTACACCTTGTGCGCGGATGCGGCCTACCAAGGCTTTCTCAGCATACTTGTGTGGCTCGTCGAGGTAGCGCGACGTCCATGGAGGCCCGCTCTGTGCCTGGCAAAGATCGACCGTCTATCCAGCAATCATAAGAGGCTATCGTGCTGGATCACAGAGGCGCAGCGTGCCCACACACGCGCAGATCGCGCGCGGTGGTCGATCGCTCGCGCTACGGCATTTGGCGACATTGACGGCGACACCGACCAATTGCGTTGGCACGCCAGATGCTCCGAGGCCGCATCGCGTGGAGCCATCGACTTGCTGTCCCTTCTCGACAAGTGCACGCGATTCGAGCGCGACTCCCGAGCCTGCACGGCAGCAGCCGGCGCCGGACAAATGGACGCCATCGTGTGGCTAAGGGATCATGGCTTTGCATGGGGCGATGTCGTGTGTGCTGCTGCCGCGCGCGAGGGCCATCTCGATACGCTGGTTCGCTTGGTCGATGGCGGCTGTCCGTGGGATCGTCGCCAGTGCATGTCATTGGCAGCGGAGCACGATCGCGCTGACGTGATTGCGTGGATCACCTCACGCCCCATCTAAATTTTTTGTCCTTTTTCCTCTCCTCGACCCCTTTAGGCCTTGCCTCTTGCCGCGCGGGCAATAGTTGGGCACTCTTTTTGTCCCTGTCATTCAACATATACGCGCATATATATAGGCATTTGTCTCTGTGGCCCTCTCATCTTTGTCGGCGAGATAAAGAGGAGGAAGAAGCGCCGATTTTTTGTTTTTGCTATTTTGTTTTTTCTTCTTTCGTGGGGCACACCTCGTGTTTCTTCGTGGGCGCTGGCGATCGTGCTGTCGGGCAAAGTCGCCCGCTGCGGGAGGCTTTGCTCTTGTGGCTTCCACGATGCAACCCTCGCTTGTTCTCCTCCATAGGAAAAATGTCACTTTTTCCACAGAATTTTTTATTTTTGTCGTGCGATTTTTATTCTGCAGCGACAACCACCCACTGCGAGGAGGGCCAACAAAGGCAGGGCAAAGACAAAAAGGACCTCATGATGTGTCGGTCACTATATTTGTGGTCCGCGGTCGGCCAGCACGAGCAAAATAAAAGACAAAAAGTGACGACGATTCGTGGCTTGGAGCGACGATGGCCACCCGAATCGTGCTCGCGCGCTGGCGGCGCCTTGTCCACCAAAAGGCGCACATCTTCCCCCTCCCCTTTGCACGCATTAGGATCAACAAAAAGGAACGATTTGTGTCTGTGCTTTTATCTCTTTTGGCTCGTAAAAAGCGACAAATTGTGTGCGCGCGCAAGGCCACGGCCACGCCCACAAGACCAGAACGCTGGCTGCTTAGGGCGATGAGGTGGGCGGTGTAAAGCAGGCGGGGCCGCGACACGTGCGACCCAAATGCAAAAAGCACAACGCGGCCGGACCAGTCGTGCCAGTCGTGTCGGGACGATTGTAGATTCCATAAAAAGTCGATATGGCCTCTCCCGACGGCTCGTAATAATTAAAGACGCCCGAGACGAGGGCCTGTCCATTGGTCCACACCGTATCGACCGACACGCGCCCATCGTTGATCGTCTGGCCTTGATTAAAAGCCGGATAGCCTAGGTTCACGAGGTCAGCCGGCTCGACCGTGCAGTATTGGCCGCTTCCATCAAAGCGCGGATAAAAGGCGCGGCAATCGGGGGGTCCGCCAGCCGTAGCCGAGCACGACACCAGGCGTCCATTGTGCACGGTCGTGTTGAGGGTCACGAGAGCGTCGATAAACTGGGGCGTGCCGATGGTCCCCGAGATGCTCGCCGAGTAGCAACTCATGTTGCCCGCCCATGTCCCCAACTCGCTGTAAAACTGGGGAAAGTCGCGCGCTACGAGATTGAGCGAGAACTCGGGCGCGGGCGTGCATATGTGAGCGCCACGGTAGAGATTGGGCACCGGGTTGGACGACGACGACGAGGTCTGGCGTTCGTGTCTGGCGTTGGCCACGGCGCCGGGCAGGCTCGACAGGGTGAGGCTCACCGCGTTCGCGCTCAACGCCAGCGACAGACAGAGCGCGGCAATGACGACAGCGGCGGTGACGCGCATAGGCAAAGCGGTTGTATGGCGAGTGGCGCCCATGTCAGGTCAAAGAGAGGGGGCGATCGGGAAATAAAGGCCGAAGGGAGTCGTCGTAGTTGGGTCGCGGTATACTTGCGTCCTAGACGGGCGGACAAAGACGAGAGAGAGAGAGAGAGAGACTTGGTCGGTAGTTGGTGGCGATGTTTTTTCTATCCGTGAGCGGGCGCTCTTTATGGGCAATTACCGAGGCCGCCATTGGCAGCCATGCCGCACAAAGGCACATGAAAAAGGGCAAGAGCAATTGGACATACCCGGCACACGAATATCTCTATTTTTCAGAGGTTTAGCATACGTGCTGCATTGCGACTGGCCTACCAGAGGCTTTTTTTGGTTGGCTGTGGCGTTGATTGCCCCGTTGGTATTTTTGAGACGACGGATACAGTCACCGGCGCGGCTGTCCGTTGGGCTGCGGACCTCAGACATGCCGCGGACCGGCAGGCGGACCATATGATTCGCCGCTCTGCTGTTCTAGGACGCCCGACCCTTTTTTTTGCATCATCTCGGTCTTGCCAGATCTCTCTCTCTCTCTCTCTTCTTTTATCTGTTGCCGACAAAGGCCTTGTCGATGCTGTCCGGTGCATGCCACACACAAGAGCGCCCTCACGGCCTTGCAACCCGCCGATCGTGCTGATCGACCTAGCGCCTTTTGTGTTCCGTGAGGGAAAAAGTGGCGCAGCCACGTGGACGAGAGCAGCGAAAAAGGGCACTCGCGAGCACGCTGCTGTATATTTCAGCGTCCTGTCGACCGTCCCTTTTTGTGGTTTTTTTGTTATTTGTCTTGTTGTCGATGCTCAAAGTGAGTTTTGAAGCGCATGCATTTTTCTTATTCTTTTTTTGGGGGCGCTCGCTGCCTCTTGCTCTTTTTTTATCGAGCGGCGACCACACAAAGAGGCCAAGAGCAAGAGGCCGCAAAGGAAAACAAACGGAAAAGCAACAAAAAATCAAGGTCGCCGAAAGCACCGACCGCCGCGAGTCGCCCTCATGTCTGCCCTCGCTGTGCGTGTTGTGCGCGCGCTCGTGCCCTCTCTCTGTGGGTATGCGTGTTGATCAGCAACGATAGGCAATCTTGAACTCCTTGGAGATCATGAGCGCTCCCGTGTTGGGCAGCCGCGCCGTCCACGGGCTGTTGTCGTAGACAAAGGAGACCTCGCGTCCGGGCCGTACGGGATGCGTATAGGCCGCAGGACTGAGGCGCACCAGAGCCTGCTGCTGGCTGGGCGAGATCTTGTCCGTTTCCATGGGGAGGGCGTCGAGCATGGTAAAGAGACCCAGGCCAAAGCGCAGACACTCGACCTCGACGTCCTGAGACTCGCCGGGAACGTGGTAGAGGATGTGATCGTGCTTGGGCGGGTGGCCCGGGCGCGGCTCGTTGTGGACGGCCACGCCATTGAGATACCACGTGAGACCCTTTTGCTTGTCGTAGGCGATGCCGACGCGGGCAAAGTCCGAGTTGGGGCGTGCCACATTGCGCTGGCCCATGAAGAAGGCACCGGCAAAGGACGCACGGCTGCCGTTCTCGGCGACGCCGTCCTCCTGATCAAACGGGAGCATCTCGTAGATGGCCCAGATGGCCTCGTTGGTAAAGGCCACCTTGGCCTGGAGGCCGCTGCTGAAATCGCTCAAAGTGAGCGCGGCGTAGCCCAGACGAAGATCAGCGTGCGGGTTGTTGACCGCCGGACCAAACGTGTCGAGCACGGTGCCGTCGGCCGTCTGGAGGCTGCCCACGGGTGCCGCAGCATCCTCAACGCCCATCACCTTGGCCGCGATGCAGGCCTCGACATAGATCTGCCCGCACGGGGGCACCTCGTAGTCAGAGTTGCGGATGATCCAGCGCTTGTTGTGATCGAGGAAGCCCGTCGGATGCGGCTCGGCCGTCTCGTCGACCTCGGGCGGCGGGTAGGTGAGCACGAACCGCTTGGCCACGAGGCTGATGCCCTTTTTGTTGGTAAAGACGTCGCCGTCGTTGGCGTGAAAGTCCTTGCCGTTGGAGAAGTTGTTCCAGTCGTTCTCCATGTCGGGCCCAAGGTCGACCTCGTCAAAGTTGGTCAGGTAGGCCAGGTCGTACTCTTGGTGGTCGGCCGGGTAGCAGTTCTCGCGCTTGGGCGGCGGTCGGTAGCACTGCGTGTGGCGCTTCTTGGTGCAGCAGCGCTTACGCTGGCACGGCTGGAGGCCGGCGTGGGTGCACGCGGCCGACGTGGTGCCCGTGGCCGGTCCGGCGGCCGCACCGCCGCGCTTGTTGGTCACCTTCTTGACGATCATCCACTCCTCCTGGTGCTGCAGGGCGCCGCCCGCCGAAGGCTTGGGAGGGCGCGGGGTCTCCACGTAGGGCAGCAGTTGGCGTACCTCGCCAGTGCACGGGTTGCGCACGCGGTCGGGAGTCGGGCCGGGCACAAAGGCCCCCGAAGAACAGCCGCCCGAGCCCCACTTTTGAGCGCATCCGTTGGCCGGCCCCACCCATCCATCGTACCCGTTAGCGCCAGCGGGAATCGGTCCAGCGTGGGGTGCCGCGGGCTGAGGGCGCCCCTGCGCGGCGTGCTGAGCCGCAGTGGCCGCGGCCACAGCGGCCGCAGCGGCAGCCGCGGCATTGGCGGCGGCGGCATTCGCGGCATCTTGGTGCGAGGCGGCGCCGTTTGCCACAGAGGCGTTGGGTGCAAAGGTGCGGTAGTTGGCGCGCGACATCTTCTTACGTCTATGTCTCGCTCTCTCTTTCCTTTGGGTGGACGTGGATCGAGGACGGCGGCGATGCGACAGGCGGCCTAGGGCGATCGAGACACGACGGGTTTTCCCCCGCGCGCGCGGCTATGCACGCGCAGGCAAAAAGAGAGCCGCCGTCGCACCCAAGGGGGATCAAGAAAAAAAATCGGTCGCAAGAGTCTCTGGACTCGCGTCGATGACAGCCGCCCTTTGACAAAAGGCGGTGGCAGCGAGCAGAAAGTGCCACGTCACTGATGGCGTCCTTTTTTGTTTGCCGTATGCGCGACTCGAGTCTGTGGTCCCTCTGGTCCTTCTCGGTCAAGGGTATCGGCGTGCCTAGAGAGAGGAGGAATCACCCACACCAAGGCACGCACACACAAGAACGGTTCGGCCCCACAAGGCCGCCCGTTGACCTTTTTTTTTTGAAAGAAAAAGAAAAAAGCGAGGGTCGCTGTGGGCGGCCGCCCTTTTCTTTCTGTTTCGACTCACCGCGCCAATTTTTGGTCGTGGGCCGCTCACGTCTCTCGCGCGCCTCCCCGTCGCTTTGGGCCAAGAGACAGGCACGCGCGCCCACACGCACAGACAAACAACCTCGCCGACAATCGCAATGCAGCGACAGGAGGCGAGCGTGAGTTTCTGTTACCGATGGCGCCCGCGGATTCTTTGACTCGCGTGCGCATTTGCTCTGCGGCATCGTCGGAAATATCGATGACGAGGATGTGGCCTCACGCGCAGACACTTTCGGGCGGTCTCTCTCGCCGCCATCGTCGCCGACAAGTGGCCTCGAAATACAGAAACAACTGCCACAATGGAACGCCCAGTATTATGCGCTTTAGACAAAGAGTGATAGCCCGTTGGTGCGCTATACTGGCGGTCACGCCAAAAATGGACGAAAGAAAAAGAATAAGAAGGATGAAGGGAGTGGAAACTCGTGGCGCACACAAACATAAATGCCCCACTACGTTGCGCTAACTGTCCCAATAGAGGGCGCACGCACGCACATGCGCACACCAGACAAGACCGCCGAAAGCAAGGCGATACGCGAGAAACAAGGGTTCCTAAAGACGGAGCGTTGCTCGCTTGCTATGCGCGCGCTCCCGTAATGCCTTTTTATCTCTCGATTGCTGCCGCTGGCGCAGGCGCCGCGCTCGCATTACGCCAAAAAAGCGATACTCTATCCCTCCTTTTTTTTCAAATCGAGCAACGGTGGCACCCAACATAAGCCAGAGGTGCAAAAAAGGTCGGCCTAAACATCCCCTACGGGCGCCATGAGCCTGCGGCGTGTGGGCGGCCTCTTTGTGTTTTCTTATTATTCCGGTTCTCGTCGTCCTCCTCTTTTAGCGCTGCAACGGCAGAGCGACCCAAGAGGGCAGTGCCCCCCCCCCGCAGAGCCCGCAGCGACGTCGCCCAGAGGCAGGGCCGCATTACGTCACAATCACCCGCGTGTGCGAAGTAACGAAAGTCAGAGCGATGCAACGGAACAAAAGGCCGGCGCCCCGCCAATGGCCCGCTCTCTGGACGGTTGTCTGGTCGCAGATTGGCTTTTTCTTTTTTTTTCGCAGCGTATCCGCTCACTTTTTTTTGTTGAGTGGCCTTGGTCCTCCGAGACGAACAGACAACGTGCCTTGGCCGTCCACAAAGCAGACGCTTGACGCCGCTTCCTGCACTTGTCGCCACAAAGGCCGCAACCTCGCCGATCGTTGGCAACACACACACGCAGACAAAAGACGCGAGGGCCCCAGGACGCGCACGCTCCTGTTGCAAGGAAAAGCGAAAACGCGCGCGAAAAAAGGCGGATCAACTCTTGGTGGAGCGGTGCAAGCAAAAGAATGGCGTCCGAGTGCAGGGATCAGTCGGCGACGCGCCGTCGGCTCCAGGGACGCGTCGCCGTGGCGGCCGAAATCGAACAATCGGGTCCCGAGGCAGCGCGAACGACTGCGCGGGTCGAAATGCACTCACGCATCCGCGCCGGTCGCCGGCAATCGGCCATCAACACCACGGACGGCGGCCTCTACGACTGGCCCGTAGGATTGATCGACGGCGCCTTTATAGAACGGGTGACCAAGGACACGCCCGACGATGTGGTCATCATCGCGGCTCCGCCCCCATTGTCCATTTCGGCGGCTCTGCCCATACCCAAGCAATGGCCGTTTTGGGCCGATAACGACGAGCGCCGGGCGCGCTGGACCGCCATGGTGGCAGCGCAGCGCATGGCACGAAATGTCATCCCGCAGCGGTCGCTCGACACGTGCTCGCGATGCCGCGGCTCGATCGCGGCGCGTCGTCTCGATCTCTATGGCCCGCCCGAACGATACGCGGCCGGCGAGGCCGAATGGCAAAAGACGGCGCGTGCCTGCGATGCCGCACGGCGCATGCTGGGCTATTTGGACTTGCACCCGGATATGGACGAGGGTCTCTATGAGAAAATGGCGCGCGACGCCCAGCGTCTCTTGATGCTGGTCGCCGAGAGAACCGGCGGCTGTTGCTCGCCCTCTTGTCTAGTCAAGACATGACCCGGCTGCCGCGAGGCGCACACATTCGCCTGCCCATCGTGTGCTCTCCTCGCCCCATGTACAGAATAAATAGCATAAAAAAAGAATTTGTCTTGTTCCTTCCGGGTGGCTTTGTGTGTGTCTGTGCGCGCGGCCTTGTGCGCGGCGCTCGGTGCGCTGTTGTTTATTCTTTTTTTTCTCTTGGGCCCTCTCTTGTCTCGTGGGCGCGCACGGCCGCGCCGGGTGGGACTTGACGTCTTCATTGCTGGGATATGCGCGCGCGCCTGCGGTCCACTCGCTGCTGGTAATGTCCCTTATAGCGCCTTGCAAGGACAACCATCTTCGGCCGCGGTCTTTGCTCTTGTCCGGCTGTTCCTTTGTGTACGCGCGCGTGTCTGTGTTTTCTAGGCGCGCTCGCGCATCCTACCGACCCTTGTGCGCTCTCGTCTTGGTATTTCACTTTTTTTGTTTTTAGGTCCTTGTTGCGCTCGCGATGGAGAACCAACGAGAACAACAACAGCGTCGACAACCGCGACAGCAACAACAAGGCTACCCGTTAGGCTATCTGGTGGATGAACTTACCCCCAGAGAGGTCACTCACTACCTGGATCTATTCGATCCCATTAATCGCCAATTCTTTGAGAGCCGAGTACCACAAGAGCGTCGGGTGATTCTGATCGACACGAGCACCATGGACGCGTCGGCGTATGATGCCGCGCTTATCTCTGGCACGCTACAGCCTGCAGGGTACGGCCTGCGCCCAGGGTACATGATCAAGCCGCCTCCGGGACCCGCGCTGCTTATCAACGACGTCGACGTTGAGACGATCATGGAGCGCGCCCGCGCCGCTCAGGATTTACCATCGAGCGGCCCCGACATAGCGGAACCAGAGGAATCGATCTATGTCCGCGACCCGACCCCGTCATGCCAGATACTCCCGCCGGGGAGCGCGTACGACAATGTCTTTGATTTCACCGACTTTGACATTGACCGAGAAGAATTCGAGCGCGAGGTGCCCGAGCAGCGTCGCGTTGTCTTGCGGTCTGGCAGTTCGACGCTAGCCTATGACGCTTTGCAGTTGCTGCGCGCCACCAAGGGCATCGCTTCGACCAGCGATCAGCCTTTGAATCGTCGCACCTATGTGATCTTGACCGCCACAGGATCGTGCATCATTGATCGCAACGCGTACGTCGATCTCGTGCAACGGGCGTCGAGCGGCACATTGCAACCAACCTTTGGTAACATACGCGACACCCAAAGCCAAGGCGAAGAAGAGGAGCAAGAAGAAGAGCAGGACGAAGAGGACGAATATGAACAAGAGCAAAGCGACGAGACGATCGGAGCACGTCATTTGGCCCCGCCGTTGCTCCCCGCCATCTCCAGCATTCGACAGTCGCCACGCCCAACGCTACCGAGGCTCGATTATCCACGAGGGCGGGTTGTACATCGTCCGCTGTCGCCAGCACAGCCTAGGCGGGTCCTGCCGAATCTGCGGCTCCCCACCTTGTCAGATCAACAGCAACAACTCGAGCCGCAGGGGCCCGCAGGCCTAGGGATCCGCAGGCGCATCGACGAGGCCGCACGTCAAGCGCGCCGTGGCGGCCTCGTGCGTCTTATCGGACAGCCAGACTTTATCGAGATTATGCAGACACCCTTGGCCGGCGATGCACTCGCTCAGGCTCTAGTTGACGACTTTGTCAGATCAGCGTCGGCAGCGCCAACAAATGAGCAGCAACAGCAACGGCAGCAAAGCCAAAATGCCGTCGACGCGGCGCTCCCTATCGTTCTCACTTCCTTGGCTGTTCAATCTTTGGGGGTGGCACCGCTGTCAGAGTCGATCGAAGCAAAGATCATCAGCGGCCTCGCAGAGCGCGGCGCGCTGGGCGACGTCTCGAGACTGGTTCGGTCAGGATTCGCGCCCTCTGACAACGTCATCATTAGGTCGGTTCTCACCCAACTGACGAGACCGAGAGCCGACCATCAAACCGCTGTGGCCATACTCGATGCGCTGCCTATGCGCGATCTGGCAAACTATAGACGCGTGTTGGCTGCGGCTGCTCGTGTGGGTTCTCCCACCGTGGCCCGTTACGTTGTCGAATCCATCCTTCGCAATAGGCCTCTGTCGCGGAGCGAGGCCCTTAATTTGGCGCAAATCGCCAACGAGGCTCGGCAGGGGCCCCCGCGGGCACCCTCTTCAGAAGCGGGGCAGCGCGCCGTCGAGTCGCTCTTTTTGTCTCTTGCCGATTCGGGCGCGGCATCGCGCCCCACCCAGCCTCCATTCTTTTTGCTGCCCTAAAACGGTGGTGTCTAAGCACTGACAGCGCCACGAGAAGCAAAAGGACAAGAGAGCGCGACCCGTGTGGAGCGCGTGCTGCAAAGAGACCCTCGCGAGCATGGCCAGAATGCTGGGAACGCGGACCCAAGACCTCGGCATTCGATTCCTTTTGCGCTGTCGCCATTTATTTTGGGTGTCGATTTTTTGTGGTCTGCAAGACCTATCTCGTTCTCCCCCCCCCCCGCTTTCCCGTCGTGTCAGGTCGCGACTTTCTCGCGCGCACCGACCGCTGTTGGCGCGCACTACGGGAGACACAGCACGGCGAATATTTTCGCTTTTATAAAAAAATAAACGCAAGAAAAGCCCAAGGAAAAGTAGACCCTGTGTCTCAAGGCCCGCGAGATTGGCGGGGAGCCATCATCGAGCGCAGAGAAGGAAATTGCAGCGCACAAGCAAAAAAGAATCGCCTCCGGGAAGCGGGCGCCTCGATCGAGTGCCAAAAAGGCAGGTTTTCTTTTTCTTTGGCCGTTTTTCTTTCGGAGGCACGTTGGCCGCGGTTGGGTCACGGCAACCAGCAGGATATTGATGCAACAAAATAAGAGCGGGCAACGGCGGCGGCCCGCGATGCCGCCGCGAGACGAGGAGAGGAAGACACAAACAAAACATCTCAAAAAAATGGAACCAATCACAAAAGAGTACGCGTCCGCTCGGCGTCCGCGACCAGATAAATAGCGCGCACAACAAGAGAACCAAAATATCGTCGGCCATCGACTTTGACCATAACCATAACAACAACCACAACAAAAGAGTGCGAGACTATGTGATGCTCTGTCTTTTTTTTTCTCTCTGTTTCCTCTTCAAGAATGCTGTACTGACGTTCTTGTTGTTGCTGTCTCTGCCCGTGTCGTCGTCTGTGCGTATTACGCCAGAGTCGCCTAAGAAAAATATGTCAACGTCTTCTGAAACCGTCTCCGTCGCTGCTGTCGGACCCGTTGAGGTCGCAGAGCCAAAGGAAGGCGCGACGCTGGCGCCTGACGCTCAGCACGAGCAGCCCGACGGCAACTCTGTCGCGCCCGCCGCTGATGGTCAGCCCAAAGGGGCAGAGGCCTCTGAGCAAGAGATTGCACCCATCTCGCAAGACGCAACCCCGAGCGCACAGGAGCCACTGCCCCAAGACGGTTTGGCGGCACAGGGGACGATTGATGACTCGGTCGAAAAGTCAACCCCTGCCGACGATGTCGCCTCTAACGGCAACGACGACAAGGGCGACGAAGGAGCAAAGGGACAAAAGCGCAAGGAACCGTGTCCCTTGACGGCCCCAGATGCGCCGACCGACGAGGACGCCGCGTCTACCAAAGACAAAGAAGAAAAAGATTCTGACGTCAGCAAGAAGCAAAAAATCGACAAGCAAGAGGCGAGCCCCGCGCCGTCTCAACCGGTGGCCGCTGAATAGGAACCCAAAAGACAATTTTTCTCTTTCTGTCTGTCGATGGCGTTGTCTTGCCGTTTCTGGACAATGCTACGTTTTTATTTTGAAGAAAAAAACAAAAAGACCATTGCCTTTGCTCATGTGTTGTCGTTGCCAGACATTTTTTCTTTTTCTCGGCAGGGCGCCCAGGCCGTTGCCTTTTAATGTCTTTGTTTTGTGGCTGCGCATGTGCGCGGTCTGGGGCAGATAGACACACACAAAGAGAGAGAGACAGAAAGAGAAATAGGCACAGATGACCACCTCGATACAAACAACCCGTGGCACAGCAAAGAGACATTGACGAAAAAAGGCGTCGTGCTCTAGAGCAAAACTCTATCTCGAGGGCACACCATCAAGGGAGGACACCGACAGACGCACACAGAGACAGATATAAAGAAAAAAATCGACAAAGTCCCCTCCAAAAAAAAGAGAAAAGATGCGCATCCCTAAAAAGATTCCCGCGTGGATGGAGGCCATGTTTGTCTATCTGGCCAAAAAGGACGGCGCCAGCGCGCGCGCCTACAAGCCTATCATGGGCCTCGTCGAGACACACTGGGAGGCCTTTGTCAACGACTGTTCCGACCCGCCGGCACCCCGTGCTAAAAAGGCTGCCCCCAAAAAGGATGATCCGTCTCAGCGGGACGTAAACGACGACGGCGATGCGCAGGACATGACAGATTCGATAGCCCTGGACGAGAGCGACATCCATCAAGACCAACACGACGACGACGAAGGACGCGCGGATGGCCAAGACGGCGACGAGGCGGCGATGGTCGATCCTCAAGAGCAGGCGCGCATCGATGAAATGGTGCGGCGGGGGATTAAAAGCATGCCCGACTCCTTGCGCCAATCGCTGCGCGAGGCCTACGGGCCGCCGCGCACTCCCACGAGCGCGCCGACCATAGTTGGTCCCGGGTGGCGCCACGCAGAGAAGCAGGCTGATAATCTCTACGGCACCTTTCGCGCCGAAGCGGCCAATGTCGGAGTTCCCGACGACCACCCGATGGCACTTTCAGTGTCCAACCTCTATTCGCTGGCCAAGGGAGCCATCGCCGCACGATCAAATTCCCCCCAATAGGACGCGCGCGCGCTCTCAAGCGGGATAAGAAAGGCGAAAAGTTGCCGCCTGATGCGGCTGCCCGGAAGAACAACAAGCAGAGAGCGACGAAGCCTGCGGTTTGCACTTTGTTGGTGATTTATCTGTTTGATTTCACATCCGCTTTTTTGATTGGGAACTCTTTCATTGTTCATAAACAAAAAACAAACAGCGGCAGTAGCAACAAGGAAAATGACCGACACTGGCTGGGCACAGCAGAGAGAGAGAGGAAGACGGCGCAGGGCGGCCGCAGGCATCGCCGTAAACTCTTGGGGGGGGGGATGGTACGAGAAGTTCGAAGAAACCGTTGTCGGACGAGAATGGTTGTGCTTTTTGCATGGACGAGAAAATTTGCAGGAGCGATCTCTGGATGCCCAGCAAAACACGCACGCGCCAAGCGAGGGGGGACAAGGAATATTCAAAAAGCGACACACGACAAAGGAGTTGGATTCCTTTCTTGTGACCTTGCTTCTTGTAGTGCGCATGTGTGTATGGGGCGGCTCGCTGGGGTATCAGCGACGGCAGAGAAGAGGGCGCGTGACAACGGGACCGCGTCTTGCGATCAAGTCATCAACAACATACGTCATCACGAGGCGTCGCGCCGATGGACGATCGGTTCTCGATTCGCTGCTGTCGCTGATCGAGAACCGATCGATCATGATGGTCAGAAAATCATCGAATCGGGCCAAGTGGCACGATCGGCTAATCTCTGCATAGAAAAGATCGTCCCACGCTGAATCGTCGTCCTTGTCGTCGCCATCATGATTATTTTTGTGGGCGCCGTCATTGTGGGCGGCGCTATCCGAGTCGCGATGCTCACCCAAAGGCAGACAACCGCCGTCTGGCTCACCGGCGACGTGTTGGTCCGACCTCTTTGGCAGATTGCGAGTGACGCGATTGCCTTGGTCGATGGGGAGCACCACGGGCGGTCCCGAATGAGGCGTCGCGCTCCTCGGTCCAACGGCCATAAGCCCAGCGAGAGCATCAAAGAGAGGCCACCACGAGCGCGCTGTTTGCGAATATATGCTCGCGTGGACATCGCACCCGAGGCGCCGCCGCGCAGCCGAGATCAGCGAGTAGGCCACCTGCGCTGGATCGGTCCCTGGGTTCCAGGCGCGCATGGCCGCCCCGCCAGCCACTTCACACGCGGCCGATTCAATGTGCACGGATCGATGTGCGCCGTCAGGTACCGTTGTCGACGACCATCCGAAATCAATGACATAGTAAAGTCGGCCGTGGGTAGGAATGGCCAACAGCGGGGCACCGGGTAGGTCGATTAGCCGCACGTAGACATGGCGTCGGGTGGTCCGCCTATAGGCCACATTGTCGATCTTGAGGTCGTTGTGCGAAGCCAGGTGGGCGCGGCGGGCGCGCGCCAGCGTGTGCAGGACGACCTGAGCGAGCGCCGCAAGCAGCATGTCGGCCCATGGGGTGGCGCGATCGCCCACAGCACAGTCGGGCGTCAGACCTCCGAGCAGCGCCCACAGAGTGCTCTTGTAGAGCGGCATCACGAGGCACACATACCAGTCGCCGTCGGTGGCGCAAAAGAAAAGGCCAGAGCCGTAGAAATGGCTCGGGTAAGCGCGCGACAGAGCAATGGGTTCGGACCACGCCGGAGCACACACGAGATGACCGCCGCGTGGGGTCGACCGGCGCGTCCCAGCCCAGCCGCGTGAGAAATCGCCCGACAGACGCACGTTAATGATCTTGGCCACGCACTCGACCTCTATCGACGGCCGCGCGTCCGCGCCGTCAACAGCAGCGAGCGCTGGGCGCAGCATGATGCGGGCGCGAAAGACGCTGGCCGACCGCGCGGCACACAGGCACTCCACCAGGCACAAACCGGGCGCCAACGCAAAGGGCACATCGGGAGACAGTTGTTCGTTATCAACATCAAAAGGGAGCCGCCTTACAACGGCAGCGCCGGCCGCCGCGGCCGCGCGCCACCCCGTCGCCGATGCTCGTGCTAGCCTCGACGACGCAAGCCGTCGCCAACGTCGCTCGTCCATAAACGACGCGGCCAAAGGGGGTGCGCATGCGCTCTTGGCCTGGACCGTGTAAGCGCGCTCGCCAAACGGGAAACATACCCAGCGCGCAGCCCGCGGATGGCAGAGATGTGCAAACTCGGCATCGGCATCGGTCGCGCAGCCGGGACGACTCGCGGGCCTGTTTTTAGGAGGAGGAGGAAACGGACGCGACGAATCATCGCGGTCGTCTGCGTCAAGTTCGGGATCGCCTCGAGCAATCACGCAGCGTCGCAGGGCTCGCGACATGGCCGTGCGAACCAGCGATGCGCAGTCATCGCCCGGCTGGGGCACTACGACGCGGTGGGTCAAAGCGCTTGCCATTGTCAACGTTGCGGGCCTTCTCGTCTTTTTTCTCCTTTTCTTTCCTATCGAGATAGGGGCACACAAGCCCGCCACCAACAAAAGGCCAGAAAAAGAGGATGACCGTCTCTTTGTGACTGACTATAATGATGATGTCGTCGATGTTGCTAATGTTGCCGGCCTCGCCCTATGCTCTGAGATTGTCGCCAGCGGTGGCAGTCGGAACCTCGCGCGCCCCTACTTGTCGACTTGCTCCCGTCGATGGCGCGCGCGGCACCCTCAAACCCCTTTTTCTCTTGTCCACAGCCGTTTTTTATTCTTTTTTCTTTCGTTGTCGTCGGTGACGGTCGTCGTCGGGGTCGCGCTCCTCGTGTTGGGGGCGTGTCCGTGCGAGATTTTTGCTCTGGTCTCTGGTCCATGGAGTGCGGACATGCGACAAATCATAAACGAACTCGGTGTGCCTTTCTGGTCTCTTTTGTCGCCTCCCTCGCATCGCGGCCGTGCACGGCTTGCGCATCAAAGAATAAAAACAAAAAATTTTTAAAGCGTCACCCCGAGCGATTCGTTTCTGTGCGCGCGCGCACGCACGCCGACAGCAAGGGGACCGCTTTTGCGTATCGAACCCAACGGCTCTCCTTGATGTGGCCATGGTTTTTTGTTCTCATTGTCGCGGACCGCGAGATTAGCGTCCCTCCCAGGTTGCCCTACGTTTTTAGAGGTTGTGAGTCTGCTTGTGCGCGGTCCACGGCAATGAAAACAAAAAACCGCTGTCTGCGCCGTTGGATTTTTTCGCCGATGGGTGACAACGAGTTTGCGATTAGCGGGATACGCTTTTAACCAAACACCCAAAAAGAGCGCAAGAAAATTCCACACAAGAAGACCTTGTGCCATGGCGGCGCCGGTGCACCAAACAGCAGCGCAGGCCAGTCGCCGTACAACGCCACGAAAAGGACTCGCAGGGCAAAAGCACCCACGCGCGACAAGAGAGACGGGCGGGGCCAGAGAGCAGAGGAGACGCGGGCCTGCGCCAATAGCCCGAGGGCGCAGTGCGACATCCAAACTACGCACGCGCGCGCGCACACATACAAGCACAACGATATAGTCCGCCGCGCGTGTGCGCGACACGCTTCTTTTGATCTTGTTCTTTCCCTTGCACGCGCGCCCCCTCTCCAAGATCTACAACGGCCATGGCGACCGCAGCGGTAGTAGCAGCAGCGGCGGTAGCAACAGAAGGCGCGACAGCAACGACGACAGGGCAGTCGACCAAGAAAAAACGCAGCGCGGCAGCACCACTACAAACACCGCTACAGGCATCCACGACGCCGCGCTTCACGGTCAATTGGTACGACGCAACCGAGTTGGCCTGTGCGCAGCGCACCTGCGTACGCCGCGGATTTGTGCTCGACGCAGTGCGCATCGCCATCGAGCGCGATCGCAGCGGCGATGGTATGGGCGTTTTCGCCTCGCTGGCAACCTCTTGCCTTGAGGACGTCGGGCTCGCCCTACCCATGGCCCTCACCGCGGTCTTGGTTTCGATGAATATGTGGGAAGCCGATGCCGCCTCTGGGCGCCGCGCAGAGTCGCGCGCCCACTTGATCGCCGCCGTGGCGTCTGTGGCCTCGTGGCCCAAAAGCCGCCTGTTGGCCGACGCGAGCGTCAAGTCGATCCACGTCGATCTCGCACCGATCGTCGCGTCCATGACCACAGAAGCGGCATTTGGCGAGATGGGCGGCCATGCGCTGCTAACGAAATCGGTCGAGTGGGCAAATGCCATAGCCGAACCAGCGCCGTCGATGCGCAAGTCGGCGGCGGCCGCCGCCATAGAGGCCCACGGCAGAATCGACTTTCAAAGAGTGGTGGCAACGTTTGCCGGCTTGGCGCGTGTGGCGAATGAGGTGTGGTCCGACGGTGTCACGGCAGCCGACACCCAGCAGGAACTGAATGGCGACGACGTCGACGACTCGCCACGCGACAATGGCGATGGCGTGCCAGACGGGGACCCCGATAAGATGGAGGTCGTCGCAGGGGGGGCGGCGGCATCAGGCTGCCCTGGCGAGGCATCGAATGGCGCGCACGATCAGGCCGCGCTTGCCGAAGGCACGAGACTCATGGTCGAGGAGGGCGTGCTCGCGCTGGCCCACATTATGATCGCCACAGAGACCATCGAGGGACGACGCATCGATTGGCCCACCAAGGGAAATGCAATCACGCCGCCCTTTGTCACCGACGCCGAGCGCCTGATCAATTCGGGCGCCGATCGCAACGCCAATTCCGCTGCCTTTTGGCCCACGCTCGCCGGCGAGACTATGCGCGATTTTTTCACCCGACCCGTCGCATGGGCATTTGGCCCGCTGCTGGCGGTCGCTCGCGGAGCCAATTGCGAGCGGGCGGTCATGGCGCTTTTGAGTTTGGTCGAGGCTCTGGCGCGCGGCATCGTCCACCCTCGTCTGGCGCTCGTCTCGGGAGTTTTGATCGCGGCCCGCCTTGCCGTGCTCTCGTGGGAGGAGCGTAAGATTGACTTTGAACAGATTGCTGCGCAGCCCGACATTGCCCGAGCGATCGAGGCCTATGGTCTTGCGTCCGTGTCTGATCTCGTGGCAAACGGCATACCCGACGCGGCTGCCATCTCTGCTGCACGCACCATCGTCGTCGATCCCGAACGGCACCTCGACGGTACCACGCCGCGGCACTCTGGCCTGTCGACATTGGCAGCCCTAGAGGCTCACATCTCCAACGCCGACCGTACGGACGGGGCGGCGACAGCATGCTGGACGCCAGCAGAGACGGCCAAATCGCATGGTCCGGCCCTGGGCGTTGTTCCCTCGGACGCCTGTCTCGCTGCCGGCGTATCGTTGGCCTTTGATCCCGACAATGATTTCGACAGCACGCATCAGGTCGACAACTCGTACGCGCCCACGAGCGAGGTAGAGGCCGCCGACCGAGTCCGCGCATGGAAGGACCACGGAGACGCTATCGCGCGGTCTAGGCATCCTGTTTGGGCGCGCTCGCTGCCCGACGCGGGTTACGTCGTGCCCACGCCATCCAAGCGCTCGTCGTCTTCTTCCTCGGGAACAAAGAGACAGCCATCAACGGCACAACCTGACCAGGAAATCTCTCTCTCGTCATCGTCGCCTACGGTGCCATCGACACTATCACCAGCGTCGAAAAAGGCGTCGACAAAGAGACGCCGTGAACCCGCGCCCTCTAGACGTGCCAAGGCCGATGCGCGCGCGACTCACGCACAAAGTGTGCCGCCCCTCGAGGATGCTCTCGCGTCAACAATGCCCTCTTTGTCAGCGACGTCTTTATCGCCGCCAGCGCGCAAGAGACACAAGATCACCGCTTGCTCGTCTGTTTCCAAAGACAACAACTGCGCGATGGTGACACTCGTTAGATCGTCGGGAACATCCGAGATGGTCCGCGCGTCAGAGGCCCTCGATGTCCTCTGTCCGGGGCGCCTTTTGCGCATCGTCGAGGTGATTTACGAAGAAGTCGACCCTTTGGCCAGAGGCGTAGAAGCATGCGATGCTGTCGTGCGCTTATCGCCAAGCGTCTGTGCCGTCCCTGGAGTGGCCGTGCACGCGCTCAACGACAAACAGCCGGCAACGATGTCGACCACGTCGACGTCGGCACCGACTCCTTTGGTATTGCCGTTGACCAAGGCGACGCCCAGCGGCATGCCGCCCCCGGGGCACAGTCCAAATGAGGAGACGGCCGTGGTGGATGCGCCAGAGGCGATCGCTGCTGCCACCGCGCAATCCGTTCCGTCTCTGGCGCCGGGTCGCACTCTGCCGTCGCGTAGCGGCGGAGCGTCCACCCGCGCTACAGCAACGGGCCGCTCGCGCTCGCGTGCCGCCGAGGCACTCGCGCCGTGCCCCGATCTAGTGGCGAGGCTTGCACCCAAGGTGCTCGACGATGCAGCCATCGTACGCATCCAGACGGCGCCGCTGGCGCAGAAGCCGACACTCACCACCAAGAAATGCGTCTACATGCTGGCCGACGGCGCCTACAAGGGCCCCTATGCGGTCGACCAGAGGGCGGATGTGGTGCGCGTGGTGCGCACGCTTTATCGCGAGCGGGTCATGCGCGATCTGTGGGGGGATACCATCGTCGCTCGTCACGAGCCAGTGTTTGACCCGCACGCGCGCGTCATCTACCTGCGGATGGATCTCGTCGGAGATCGCGGTCCCGATGGCGACGAGCCCTGGTCGACCGTGCCCTGTACGGTCAAGCGCGGCGGCGCGGAACACGACGTGGAGGTGGTCAACCGCGACAGCCACGGGCTCGTCATCATCAACAGCATGCTGTGGCTGGGTTCGGAGAATTTCGTCGGCGCCTTTGCAAAGGTTGTCGTGCACATGGCCGCGCGATACCTTATCGACGGCGGCGACGCCAACCTCAACAACATCATCGGTTGTCCGCGGCGTGGCGCGGCGTCGGTGTGCGCCGTCGACATTGAGGACAATCGCAACTGCAGCAAGAAGAAGAAGAAAAAGACGAAAAAGTCTGCTGCGGCCTCGTCGCCGGCAACGTGCGTCGAATCCGATGACCCCATGGACGTGGTGCCCGGCAGCGAGGAACCCAAGATGCCACCGGCGCCGACACTCATGCGCTGTCTCTTTGCACCCGGCCGAGGGCCCAAGGCCGACGAGCAACCCACCTTTGACGCCCTGCTCCGAGAGCACATGGGTATAGTGCGTGATTTCACCGACCGCGTGCGCGAATCGCTCGCCTCTGCCGAGCCCACCGAGATCATTCCAGGCGCGGCCGACTATGCCCGCGAGATTGGCTACGTGGAGGCGACCATGGGCGCCGAGGTGCCCACCTGTGGCCAGGTGGCAGCGCGATTGCACATTCTCGAGGCGTGTCTCGATGAGTTTGAGGGCATTGTCGACGAGGCTAGCGCCGACGCGTGATCGACCATCGTCCTTCTTTGTGTGCATTTTCTCGCTCTCCCTTTTTGTGATTGCTCATTAGCAAAATAAGGAAATCATTCTTCTGAAGAAATTGCCAAAGCAAACACGATTTCTGCGATCTCCTAGGGCGCATGAGTCGATCGACTTGCGTGGGATCGTGCGGGTGCCGCCAGAGTCGGCTGCCATTCTTTTTTTTTTCGATCGTGCGTCAAATCTCGGCATAAATAAAATACTGTTTCCCATTGTCTTGTATTTTTTGCCTCGGGCGTTCGAAAAGATGTTTAGGTTTTTTCTACCGTCTTTGGCGCCACACGGCCCACCAAAAGGGCATCCAAACTTGCGGACCAAAAAGGTCGGTCCGTGACGCCGCCGCCAGAGCGATCGGTCTCCTGTTGTCGCCTCCCCTCCCTTTTTCTTGGTCCAACTACAAACTTTTTAAAATCCCCAAAAATGCAAAAGGCAATTTTTGAAAAAGTCGTCGCGCGCTGGTTGTCGCTGTCGCCGCCCGCACACGCGATTGTCGCATTCTTTGTTTTGCGCAGACCTCTCTTTTTGGGGATACGCCAGACGCCGCCATCGGTCGCTTGTTGGTCGTTGGGGTCTTTTTTATGTGTCGTATATGTGCTGTGGCCCCAACAATGCCAATAGAAAAAAAGGCGACTGTCTGTTTTATCGGTAAACCGAAAAAATTTGCAAGATTTTTTAGGCGACGCCATGCAGCGCAGGGACGACGTCTGCGAGGTCTTTATGTCGCGAGTGCCGCTGCCATTCGGAAAGACAGTCTAAAAAAAGAGATAATGGAGCCATTGCTCTCGATTCTTTCGACGCGCGAGGCGCACGCGCCGCAACCCTGGCCCGACGCTGTGCCTAGCCTCTTTGTCGATCCCGCTCGCCCCCGCGACGAATCTGCACAAAGGGGCATCGACGACGCCGACGCGCTATGTCTGGTCGCAGTGTTGCCTACGGATGTATGTGGATGGCAACACGCGATGCTCGTATGTCGCGCAGCAAGGTCCGTGACCGACACAAAGAGGGTCTGGGTGGCGGCCAGTACCGATTTCACGGCCGCCGGTCGCGCCATACGGCAGGACGCGCACACCCTTCACCAAAATTGGCAAGGGCTGACGTGCTTGGCGCGGCAACTCTCGGTCACTTTGTCGGCGGAGGAGATGCATCGCCACAACTTGATCAGTTTGCATGATGCCTCTCTCACGTTGTTGGACTTGGCTCGAGGAGCCGTTGTCGATGGGTCGGCGTCGACATTGGGAATGGTCCCGACTCTCGGCAGGGACTTGCCCGATCAACTGCGCAATGGCGCCGTTGGACGGTACATACCACAAGACGGTCCACCCATCCATGCCGTATTTCTCAACGCGCGCGACACATTGACACTTTTCACAAAAGTTGCGCTCGTGCGACGCCGCACTCGCGCTCGGCTGTCTACGCCCACGCTCGAAAACGCCGCCGCAAAGCAACTCGCGCGGTCTGCAAGCGGGGATGGATTCGACACGGCGGCGCGCGCATTACCCCGTCATTTACATCGCGTTGTGGCTGCGCATGCGCTCGACCAAGCATGCCAGCGCGACGATCGCACGGCAATGCAAATCATCGCACATGCGCTAGGGATCAAATCGACTGGTCTAGCAGGACGACGCCTGTCGGTTGCCGTAGCGTTGGCTATCGATCACGAGTGTGCATAAGCCATCTGGCACCCCTTTTTTTTCTTGCTTGTGCTATTGAGCAGCGCGGCTTCTTTCCCCTACAAAAAAACTGCAACGATCAACGCGCCAGGCGCTGCCCTTGTCGACTTTTTGTTTTTTAAAATAAAAAAATAAACAAAAGATAAAACACAGCGCGACAATGGTGGGCGCGCCTGCCGTGTTCTATTGCAAAGCCCACGACCTTTTTCTGGTGTGTTGGGTTCGATAACTCGGCTCGCTTTTTTGGCGGTGGTGGGGACACAGAGGTTTGACCGCTGAATTTCTATGGCGCTCCTGGCCAATCCCAAATACGTATTTTTTGAAAGACATAAAAGGAATGGCAGTCGGCGCTCGCTCTGCCCGCCAGAAAGACATGCACTCTGTCGTCTCTAGGAAATTTGTTGGTCGTGGTGGTACCTCCAACTGGACAGGTTGTTCATTTGCGCGTGCCGATATGCTGACGAAAAATATTGTTATTGCCTTTTTCTTATCTATGCCGTCTTGCTAACCACCGCGCGTTGCTTGTCTGGCCTTTGTCGGCCCAACTCGCGCCTGTGGATCGGTTCCCTTTTTTTTTATTTATGCCTCGCGATCGGCGCCCTTTGGGGATTTCTCAGTTGATTGCGACGGCGGCGGCTCAACAAGATCCGCTCTCTCACTGTTGTTGGACCATTTCGTCAGGACGCGCGCGCTCTGTGTCTCTCTCCCTTGTTTTTCCTGTGATCATTAATGCGCACAGGTTTTTGGACAGTGATCAAACAAAAAACGGTACCGATAGGTGGGCCGTCGTCGCGGCAATGAAAAAGATATAGAAAAAGGACGAGGAAGAAAACTTTTTGTTTTCGCTTATAATCCTTGCTCGTCGACATCGGCGGCAGGAGCGGCGCTCTGGCCAAAGACAACATACGGTCGGCCGCGGCACCTTGCCCAAGTCGCCCGCCCCGCGTTGGCGCATCCCGATAGAGCACACGCGACAAGAGGCAGAATCGCGAGCGCAACGACAGAAAGCACCACCGCGGCGATGATCAATGCTGGGGTGGCTGCTACAAGGGCTAAAAAGGCGTGGAGGACGACACGACGTCCAAGGTTGCGGACGCCGTCTCGAAGCGCCACACGGTCGCGCGGCGCATCGGCGTCGTAGTAGCAACGCGTCATCGACCCCAAGGGATGGCTCTCGTAAAAGTGTCGCCGCTCGTTGGCCGAAAGCCACGCGAAATCTGGTTCAATGTCGTAGAGGGCTGTTGCATTGCTTATGGGCTGGTGCTCGGTCGTGTTAAACTCGACGACGAGTCCGGCCAGGTAAAACACATCGCCGTGGCGCACGTCGCGAGCCAACTCTGCATGGTCTACCGCCATGCAGTTGACGCCCTCCATACGCGCATCCAGGTCCAAAAGGTCGTGGCATTCGGTGACGGCTGCTATGGCGGCATAGACAGTCAGCGATACGCCAAGCCCTGTAACCAAAAGTCCGCACATGACAGTCCAGACTTTGTCGCACATTTTGTTATGTGAGGCGGTCGTGGGGTCGCTTCAGTGTCGGTGTTCTTTTCCGTGTGCGTCGCGCGTACAAAGTCTGTCGGGCTCTTTGTCCAAATCGCCTCGCTGATGTCTTTTTCTTTAGAATGCTCGTTCTTTTCTCCATCGTTCTTTTTTGTCGCGAGGAGCCAATCGCTCGTCGCGGAAGCCCGCGCGAAAAAAAAGGGAGTGCCAGCAATCGGCTTGATCGCGCCGATGCAGAGTCGTGGACAATAGCGGCAATACAGACGGAGAAAAAAAGAAGGCATTTTCTCTGGCTGGCCGAGTTCCCAACACAAGTCGCCAAACATTTGGCGGCTTGTGTTGATTGTGCGCTATTTGCAACGTCAGCGCGAGTCTGCCCAAAGCGCCGCTAATGTGCAAACAAAATTTCTTTTTTACTCTATTTTCCTGATAGGGGGCAATAAATAAAGTTTGAAAAAAAAAGAAAAGCAATCAACTGTCCTAGGATAGGGCATCGATGATCGCGGCGACAAATGCCTTCTGGCGCGCCGCGCAAAACCCATTGTGAGCCGAACGGCCCGACAGGATGTAGGCGGAAAAGAGGGCAAACTCGGGCGATGCAGTGTCGGCCGGCACGTAGGTATAGCCATCAAATGGACATGTCGACGTCGGTTCGTGTTTATGGATGCGCCAGTCGATGCCCTCAATACGCGCGCCCAACAAGAGACTGTCGGGCCATGAGCCAGGCGAGATCATGAAAGACACGCCAACTATGCTGCCGGCGTGCCAGTGCTCGCTGGCATGATCGCCGTTGGGCCACCGGCGGCCAAACCAACCGTGGTCTGTTGAACCGTTACACAATATCTGAGCGGTCGCAGTCTCGCGACAGGGCGATCGCTCGCTCTCATAGCCAATGACCATGCCGTCGGCAACCTCTTTGTAGGGCAGCCACCGATCGATGGCGATCTTGCTGCCGTGACCCTCGTAAAAGAGCCGTCCGTTGGGCAAATCGTCGAGGTAGACACCCATGCCCGTATAACCTTTGCTGTCGCGTGTGATCGCCATGCCGTCGAGTTTGCCGTCGGTCCACTCTCCTTGGTGCACGCTGCCGTCGGGGTGGACGACTACGCCGTAACCATGAAGGTTGCGCGTCTCCACGTCAAACTCGCCGCGCATGATGGTGCCATCGTCAAGATGTCGACGTCCGACCGCTACCCTGACGCAATCTTCAGACCAATGCTCGACGGTCGACCGGTCGAGATCAATTTCGCACGCCAGCGCAAAGGCCAACGGCCCACCACATCGACGAATGGCCTCGTCTTGGATGTGCGCCCACATCTTGTTGGGGGCATCAACAAGAATATCGGGCAAGTTGATAATGTCCTTGCCGTCATCGTTGGCTTCCTCCTCGCCGACGCCGCCGGGAGCAAAAGGCGCCCGATAAAAGGTCGAAACGGCAGCGTCAACCGGATCGGGTCTATCCCCAAAAGGGCATGCGATGGCGGGCGGCTCCCGGCCCTCTAGAGCGCGATGTAACAGAGCGACAAAGGCCGCCTGTCGCTCGGGCGCGTAACCGCCGGGGCGGGCCGATCGACCCGAGAGGATGTAGTGGGTCCACAGGGCAAAAGCCGGGGAATCTACGTCGCTGGGCGCGTATACGTAGCCGTCATAGGCACAATCGGTAGACGGCTGGTGCCTCTCTACGGTCCATCGCCGTGCGTCAACCGTGATGCGCTCGGGGCCGTTGGCCATGCCATATGAAATGACATTGCTCATGAGGCAGCCGGTCCATTCCGTAACGGCATAGTCGCCGTTGGACCAATCAACACGTTCACGGTCAAAAGACTCTGTCTCGGCACCGATGAGATAATCGGCGTCGATGTCCGTCCTCAAATGCGCGCCTGACGCCGAGTCGATTGAGACCTGCCCTATGTCCCCGTCTTTTTCGTACCACAAGGCACCGGGCCATCTATCAACGTAGCCGCGGTGGCCGTCGGGGTCGGCCCACCAAAATCGCCCAAACGGTTCGCCCTCGGCCGCATAATGACCGGTCTCGATGCGGCCGCTTGGCCAAAGCGTGCGCGCCTGCCCGCATAGCATGCCGTCGCTCCAAAAGCCCTCGATGGTCGTGCCGTCGGGACGCTGCAATACACCGTAACCGTTGAGTTTGTTGTTTTTGTTGTCAGAGTCGTCAAAAACACCAAACTGGCCGTAGCGGATGGTCCCATCGTTGCCCACGATGCGCCCGATTCGAATGCGGTAACCATCGAGCCCCATGGAGGTCGGACTCGAAGCGTCGACAGGCAATTTGCACGCACCCCAGAATCGATCGGAGCCGCCAGCGTCAGCCATGACGGCGGCCTTGTCGCGGCGCCACCAATCTCGGTCAGGGGTCTGGAGCGATGGAGGAAGGGCAAAGGTGCCGCGGGGCATGGGTCGGCCGACGACATGCGCGCGTATTTCGGATGGCGGCGGTGGCGGAGGAGGTCTGGGCGGGACAAGATTACGCCATCGCGACACGATCGCGAAAAGGCACGTAGTGGCGGCGAGAACAAACAGGGGAACAAGTAGGACAGAGTCCATCGCGTTGGTCAGGATTGAAAGAGCAGCCGATGTGGCGGTGTGCCTGTTGGCGTGCTTTTTGTCTGGGTGCCTGTAGCGATGGGTTTTAATCCTTTTCTTTTTTTCGTTGATTGGCCATCTCGAAAAGAGGCCGCCGAATGATTGGGCCGCACCCCTTTTGTCCTTTTTTGGGCAGGCTCTTTTTTTCCGGTGGTCGCGGGAGATCGTCGGCTCGCCGTTGCCGTCTCTGACCAAAAACTCGAGGGTCATGGCCAAATGTTCTCTCCTTTTTACCGTGGTAATTTTTGCTTTTCTTTTCGGTGGCGCCTTTGAGTGCGACGGCTCTCTTTTTAGGGTGGGTGCCCGTCCACTTTTTTTGCTCCCCTCGCGCCGCCTCGATCGGGCTGCCGCTGCGTCGGCGCTTTCGGAAGGCGCATGGACGTACGCGCGCGCCGCAAAGTCGACCTCGTCGCCACACTATGATAAGGTCTGTGGGGTCAAGGAAAAAAGGCGCTCTCCTTCGCAGCCACACACACACGAACCGTCCCGAGGAGACAGAAAGCATACACACACGTGCAGGCGGAACAAAAGCAAAGGCAAAAAAATAAGCAAAAGCCTGTCGGCGCAGTCGGCATGTCCCCGCCACAGTCAAAAGATTCGTCCATAGAGTCGTCGTCATCGCCTCCGCCGTTGTTGCTCTACATTCGGCACGGCGACGACCACCACGATGCTCGACACGAAGCGCGCTACCCCAAACACGACCATCCGCTCAATCGAGAGGGCAAGGCTCGCGCTGCGCGCATGGCGCGTGACTTTGTGGAGCGGTATGGCGCACCGACCGCGGTCTACTGCTCGCCGTTTAAGCGAGCGCGCCAGACCGCCGACATTATGATGAGCGCGCTCGACGAGAGCGATCGCGCGCGCATCACGATCGATCCAGGCCTGTCGCGGTATTTTAGTCGCCGTGAGCAGCGCCAGCCGAGCGTCGGAGCCGACACGCACCGAGCCGGCCCGCCGCCCATACGAGAGCGCAACGGCGCCTTTGGTCGTCGTTGCAAGCGGCAATACGAGCGCGTCGTCGAGCGGCACTTTTTCTCACGCGATCAGGACAAACGGGGCGATCGGCCGCCGGTGATATGGTGCATAACGCACGCGCTCGTCATGCGTCGCGTGGCCGAGCGCGTGAGGGTTGCGGTTCCCGAAGATCACGTGCCTTTTCTCGGATGGTTTGTCGCGCGCGCGCGCTCTTCGCGACCCAGCATGAAGGGCCTGACCGAGCACGGTCTTGGGCGCGCGTGTCCGGAGCGTGCTTTGGCCAGATCGTGGGGCATCAAAAGGCGTCGATCGAGCAACGCACGCGAGCATAAACGCAAAGACGACGAGCCTCGCAGCGCCCGGCGCAAGCGCCATCTGGCGATCGAGCCCGTAACAAAAGCGCTCGAGCGGGGGCGGGTTCGATCGCAAGAAAGGAAACCCAAACATGCCCCCGAGTCGCGCCGTCGTCGCCGCCGTGATGTGCCCCACATTCGCTTTGGCCTCAAGGAGCCCAGGCAGGGTCGGCCCCCTCGACTCGAGAGATAAAAGGACGCCGTTGTCTGGTCCTCTTTGCTTTATTTGTGAGCCCACGTATGTCTGTGCGTGTGTGCCTATCGATTTTTTCGTCCCAAAAACAAACCCCCAAGCCCAGTCTCGCATAAAACACCACACAACACGCTCACGCACATATATACATAAACACAAAAAAGAGCAAGAAAAATTTACCCTCTTGTCCGTCTCGCGGGTCCGAAAAGGAGGTCGAAAGTGGGGTGACGCCACCAAGCCTAGAGAGAGCGCTGGCCTTTTTCGTCAGACAAAGCCGGCATGTAGAGCACACATAAAGCGACAGCGGTATGCACGTGTGCCGTCCCCCTTGGAAGCGCGTGCCGACTGAGATTTTCTCTGATCTTCGCCCCCTCCCCCTGCTAATGGGTCGGGCCGCGGACGACTTTTGTTTTTGTGCCATCCGCAGCGCTGGAGCACCCAAAAGAGAGAGAGAGACGGAGCCTCCTCGGTCGGGCCGATTGCCGGCCAGCAGTTTTCCATTTTGTTTTGTCGACTGGCGGTGGCCTTTTGATTGTGCCTTTTTTGGGGCTACAGAAAGCGCACATGCATTTTGTTTGGGTTGGCTCAAATGAATCGTGCCTTCTCTTTATTTGTTTTTCCTGAAACAAAGAGCCCGGCCGGCAGCGGTGCGCCCTCGTTGCCGACAGGCGAGCGCTCCGAGTTTTTTTGGTTTTCTTCTTTTCTTGTTGGCCCGCACGCCTGTGCGTGTATAGGCGCCTGCACGCAATCGGTTCGCTATGATTATGCACGCATGCGAGCACGCGCGTCCACCGACTCGTCTTTGATGGATGTCCCAACGACGGTGTTTATGGCCCTTCATATGCGAGTGCGGTGCATCGCGCGTCCCTTTAAGGGTGAGCGTCGGCGTAGGCCGGGGCCCACGAGGCATGGACCGACAGATTCTCGCAAGACCAACGCACCAGGATGTCATCGATAATGTCCACCCTCTCGATGGAGCCAAGAGACTCGACGACATTGGGTTTATGCGATTTGGAATCTTTGCTATCGTCACCGTCGTCGCAGGCGGCGCACACGCGTTGGCCTAGGGTGTCGCCTTGGTCCTTGTTGTCTTGGTCATCTCTGACACTGTTATTGTCGTCATTATCGTCGTCGTCGTCGCTTATTTCACGTTCGGGCGATGACCAGCCATCCTTCTGACACGTCTCTGCGGCCCCGCTACAAGTGCATGGATCGCTGCTGTTGGCGTGCGAGGTATCCATCGCGGTCCCATCGGCCGTCTCGGGTGGGTCGCCTCGAGGATGCTCTCGCGCGTCAGACCCGGAGCACGATGGTTGTCGATCCGCGGAGTCGCCGCGGTCGCGCGGAACATCAAACGATCTGGCGAGTGATATATGAGGGGCTTTGGTGGCGTCATCGCTCGTCGGCGACCGACTCAATCGCCGACGCCTGCCGACTCCCCACAGCACGAAAAGGATGCAGCCACACAGACCGACGGCGAGAGCGCAGCGTGTCGTAGAGCCATCGCAAGGCGTTGTCGTCATCGCACTGGACGACGATGACGCTCCGCACAAAACTCGAGACACCGCAGCGGCGACCGCGGCACCGGCGAGGCTCATGTTGTACGGCTCTGATGCTGTTGTATCTCTTTCTTCTTTTCGGCGACCAAAGGGTGCGATCTGCTCAAGAGCGTCTGTGCGCGCGCTCGTATTTCGTCTGGCTGTAAAATGTGCGCTGGTATCCGCCGGTCCTGGACCTATTTTGCGCAAGTTTGGTACGGTTTCGTTTTGCTCGTGCGCGCGCATGCACGCACGCATTTGGAGCACGCCGACCCCAACGCGGGAATGAAAACGAATAGCCGCACGGACGAAAAATTAGCCTATGCTATTTTTTATTGGAAAAAGAATGCAAACTCACAACGAGCGCCGTTGGCTTTTGGTGCCGGGATCGCTTCTGTGTCTCGTCGCCCGTTTTTCCCATCGGCCGGGCTCGTCGCCCGCTTGCTGGCCAACGGGGGATGCCCCTCTTTCGCTCCTTATGGGGTGCCGTCGACTATTTCTTTTTTTTTCCGAGCGACGGGATCGTTGGGTTTTTTGGGCGACCGCGAGTTCCCCTCGCGCTAGAACCGTCACCGACAAAGAGGACAGCGAAAAAAAGGGTTTCTAGAGACGCCAACATTTAGGCCGGGCTCCATCGGCAGAGTGTGCGTCCCTGTCGCGCGACGTGATGCTGTCGAGAGCCGAGCGCAGCGGACCGCCCGTATCGTCCCCATGGCGCTTGCCGATCCAGGCGAGTCCGCCAAAGACGAGCACACCCAAGAGGCTGAGGATGATGAGACCCCAAATCCAACCGCAATGGGCCGATGTGTGCGAGCGCTTCACTTCGGTGCAGTCGCTGGCGGGGCGGTCAATGGGTGGCGGGGTGGCGGCGTCGTACACGGGATTCCACGTCGTCGGCGCCGCGCTGGCCCCCGACTCGGGGTCGTAGCATTCGAGATAGGCGACGGCCGGCCCGACAAAGCCGCGCGGTTGGTCCTTGCGGCGCAAGCACATTCGCGCTGCGCACCCATCTCGGACGACGGACGGGCAGTAGTAATGGTTGAGGTGGTCGTGCTGTCGTGACATTATCTAGACTCTCTGGGCAAATCGGTGGCCGTCGGCGATCTCTTGTGTCTTGGCGGCTGTTGGCCAACGCGCTTTTTCTTTCCTTCTTTTTTTTTCTCTCGTGGACGAGAGCAGAGCAGGAAAAAAGAGCGAGCCGAGGGGAGGAGGGCTGTGTCGTGAAGAGCGCGGCAAAGGTAGGGGGACAGTGTTATTATGGTGTCACGCGCCAAAGCGCTGCTCGCTGCGCGACGCGCCGGGCGCCGCCGCCCTCTTTTCCATCCCATGTTTTTCTTTTCACCCTCACCGTCGGTGCACTCTGCGGCGTCGCGAGCGCTCTCTTTTCATGCTCTGTCTTGCTCTTTTGGGCGATCGCGCAATCGTTGCCGTCCCACCCATCTTTTTTGGCGCTTTCAGACATTGTCCATTGATGCATTTCTATCCGTCGGCCTCTGTGGGCAGGTCAATATGCGTGCACATGCACTGTGCGACAAGAGGAGCCACGAGGATTGCCGGTACCGCCCGCACGCGGACGGCCTCTCGGTTTGTGCATGCGAATCCATTCCACCGTTTTCCCTTGATCGTGTGATGCCGAGCCCGCGAGATCGCTTGCTTTTTGTTTTTCACAGCGGGAGTCGGCCAGGGCTGTTGTTGTTGCCGAGGTCTGCTTCTGCCGCGTAATTCTTTGCTACTACCTCGTCGAGGGTCCTCTCAAGTTTTTCATTTTTTTTCTGTTGGGATCGCGGGCGAGCGCACGCGCGGTCGGCACAGAGGCGCCCCTCCCTTTTTTTTTCTTGAGGAAATGTGCTCTCCTTTGCTCGTGTGGTCGCCTCGGTGGCCTTTGCCCTCGAAAGCCGGCCTGGTTGCGCGCATGCGCATCCGACGCGCCCACCCCTGAGCAGGCGCACGTGAGGTCGCCGCGCACAGCAATCCGAGAAGGAGAGTGCCCAATGACCCTTTTCCATCTCTAAAAAAAGAGAAGAAAAGGACGCCGACGGCCTTGCCTGGCCGAGAGCCCGCATATTCCACGATCTATTCTGTCGGCGTCTGGTTGTGTCTGCGTGCGCTCGCGCGAGGGTGCGCTGGTCGGGCGCACAGTGCGCTTGTGGGCAAAAGGGGCCGGCTAACACGGAAAGGCGACGCACACTATTCGCCCCCATCTGCCCGCTCCCGCACTTTCCCAGGCATAGCCTTTTTCCTTTTTCGTACGTGCGCCCAAGGGACGCCTCGATCCAATTTGTGGTCGACTAAAGCGACAGAGAGACACGCACGCATAGGGGAAAAGCGGGCCGAGACAGACCCCGCTCCGGCGGCTCGAGACGACATCAAAGAGACAAAGTAGACAACAATGTTTCAATCGACAGAGATAGCGCGCCCGGCGCCTCTAGGCTCGAGTGGCGAGTCGCTTGCCATACACGGCTACGATGCTGCAGGAAATGCCGTGTGCGTGTCGCCCACTCTTGTGCACAGCGGCTACTACGCCGACAGCGGCGATGGCGAGACCGACGGCCACCAGGCGTATTCGTCACCGTTCCACACCGGCCTCCCTCCGTACATGGTGATCGTGAACGGAGATGATGATGATGGTGATGATGACGACGACGGCAGCAGCAATAACGGTAACGGCCAGGACACCTCTCAGGATTACAATGGGGCCGGTCGCTCGCACGTGGCCCACGCGCCCGGTATCGGCGGGCACTACTGGCCGACCGCGCAGGCCGTGGCGCCCACCGGGGCGGTCAATGGCGCTCCTTCGTCGGAAGCCGTGAGTCAGCAAATTGCCAGCATGCTGCAGAGCCTCGCGGGCCTCGACGGCGGGCTCGCGGCCGCTGCCGGGGCCATGTTTGCTCCCACGATCATTGTCGACAACGGTGACGCTAATGACGACAACGCCCAAGCCGCAGCCAACCGCGTGTCTCACATGCGCATCATTGGATCGTCATACACGCCTGACCCGGTCGTTGCGCGCGCGCGCCCTCCGGCATCCAAGCAGGCTGCGCCCGCGGCCCCAGCGACAGACACAGAGTCGGGCGGCGAAGTCTACACCGTCAGTCGCGTCCTCTCTGCCGCTCATCACGGTGAGCGTGCCAACGGCAACCGTGCTCGTGCTCGCGAGCACAATCGCGAACAGGATGATGACGACCATGAGCAGGACGACGACCACGACAACGACGGCAATGATGACGACGACCACCACCACGCCGGATCGCGTCATCATGTCGCCCACCAGCATGGAGCATGCGATCACGGCCAAGTCGATCATGCGGCGAGTCGACGGGTTGCGCGCGGGGGCGCTCACCAAGCGGCACAGCGCCGTAACGCTAGGACAGAACCGTCCCCTTCTAGTTCTTCGTCATCGTCGTCGTCCTCGTCTTCCAATTCATCATCGTCCTTTTCGACGTCGTCGTCTTCGTTCTTTTCGGGAACCACCTTTGGTTCGTCGACACGGCCATCGTCGGCAACCGCGTCCTTGTCGTCGTCGTCGTCCTCATCGTCCTCGTCGGACGACGGCTCCGCCCGTCAGCGCCATGAACCAGCAAAGGGACACCGGCGCCGACGACGCGAGCCGTGTTCGCCTTCGTCGGGCGACAGCATCTCTATTTCCTCCATTTCAGCGCCATGGGCGTCGGCCTTTTCCACCGTTTCATCGGCGGCATCGACCACGTCGCGCTTGTCGTCGAGCGACTCGTCTTCCTCCCTGTCGTTGATCCCCAAGCGCCGCAACAAAAGGCGCAGCGCTTTGGCGAGGAGACGGTCGCGCGACCTGACCCTGACCGAGGGCGATTCGACGGCGACCGACGTTGAAGAGATCAGCAGGCGCGCGCATCGTCTGGTGCAGTTGGCGCGGGGCGACCACGAGGAGACAGCCGAAGACACCGACACGATCGACCCTCACACCATCGCTTCACGCGCTCGCCGTAACGGGCGCCGCTAGCCTATTGCTTTTCTGTGGCCGCTGCTTTATTTGTTGCCGTTGTTTATTTGAGCGTATGTGCCCGTGCGTCTGTCGCTGTTGTCGCGCTTGTTGTTGTGGTGGTGGTGGCCGCTTTTGGTCCATCGCGATATCCGTGGCAACAGTGCAACGGCACGCCAAAGGGAAAGAGAGGTAGCCTACAGGAATATTGAACAAAAAAAGACACAAAAACCTAGCAAAAAAGGGCATGTATGATGGAGTTGGTGGCGAGGGGGGGGGACGCTTGGGGTTCATACAACACGGAAAGAGAGCGCCCGCGCTTGTTGGCTGGCAGAGGCGAGGGTACGCGCGCACAGACAAAAGGTCATCGTCCCCGACGGGGCCGGCACTTTGGTGGGTCGCCTTTTTTCCGTTCCTCACCTGGACAAATCGACACAGGGGGCCGCAGCGACGAGACAGACGGGGGAGCGCCACAGAGCCAAGAGCACAGCGTATCTCGGCAACAGGTCTAGGTGCCATTGCCTCGAGCCAACCAGAAATCGGCAGCCGCGGTCGCTCCTCTTTCTTTCCTCCTGTTGAGGTCCTCCTGCCTCTCAATCACGATCGCATTGGTGTTCTGGGAGCGCGCGCACCACAAAAAGTCCAAGCCGACTCCTCCTCCATAGGCCAAAGCGCCATGAGCGGCACTCCCTCTGCGACTGCCACGGTGAGCGTTGGCTCGCGACCGCGCGCCACCCCACCAAAGATAGAGCGACGTCCCATCACGCAGAGTTGGGATTTTGCCACGTCGACCGTGGCGGCCGTGGGTGACCCAAGAGCGTCGCGCCCTGCACCTCAGCAAGGATCGGCAGCCGATCGCGCACGCCAATGGTGGGCATCGAACCGCTCCGGGCAAGGAGCGACCCCTTCCGGCACGGCCTATGCCTACACGCGTGCCTACTTTGAGGCCGCAGAGTCTGATGGGCGCAGTCGGTTGGCAAATGCCGTCATGGAGGGCCACCATGCTCGCTGCCAATAGAGCCATCGGCGGCGGCGGGGATCTCGCTGCGCATACTCGGCAGGCCGTCGCATTTCGTTGCCCGGTCGCGTCTCGGACATTGCTGGGAGGCTGGAGAAGGGAGCACGAGGCGCAGAGCGCCGACAACTGCGAACAAAAAGCGCATCCGCGTGCGGTCTTTCTCTCGTGGGGTTTGCTGGAAAAGAAATAGTGCTTTTTTTTATTTTTGGCGTGCGGTGTGTGCGTGTTCTTCTTCTTTGTGTTTGGATCAACCAAGTGGTCGGCGACGACGACGCTAAAGCAAGGCGTCGTCTCCTTTTGCCTTTGCTTCCGTTCATCCGTTTTTTGTGCGCCCTTTTGGTCCCATACGCATATTGTGGGTGGCGGCGCCCTGGCGCCGGCCAAACTGGAGAGGCGCGCTTTTTACGATATCGTAGCGATCGCGGTCGTCTAGCAAAAAAAGAGAGAGCCAGACAGCCAGACAGGGAGAGAGCGCACGTGCGTACATACACGTGGAATAGGGTGTGCTCTCGCGCGGGGCGATAATATTATTTTTATGGGGCTCTGGCGAGTTCCCAGCGTCACGCAGCGTGATGGAGGGAGGAGCAAGCGCCGCCGGCCCGTGCGACACAGGGCGCACGCCCACATCTTTTACGCGGTCGCCACTGGGAAAGAAAAGGTGCACACAGGAAAAAGAAGGGGGAACCCAGACAGACACAACAGAGTCCCCGTTCGCGGCGAGCGTCGACTCTCTTTGGCCTCGTGCTTGGCTCGCTGTCCCTGCGCGCCAACCTGCCTTGGTTATCGTCGGCATTTGGTCCTTGTACTGATCGCCGCCTATTCTCTTGGCGATTTGTGCCTCTGGCAGCGGCACTCGGGGGGCGACAAGGCAAAAGGGGAGCCCAGTCGCGCATTATTGATGGAAGATCGTGGACGGGCGCGCCACCACCAACGGCGCGAGTCGTCATCTTTGCGCCCGCGTGCCAGTCGCATGGACGAACAGAGCGCGCCGGCGCGTCTCAGCGGGCGACGTGCCTCCTCTGTATCGGCATCGTGGCACACTCACAGGTCCGACATCGAATCGGGACCGGGCCCGTCACGCGACCCATCGTCCCGCTTGCCGCGCGCCTCGCAGGCTCCGGCGGCCTCATCGCCGTCAGCGCCTCTACGTTGTTCTCCTCCTCTGGCGGTCGCCTTTGGCGCGCCAGCCTTTGACCCCGGCACAAAATACGTGCAACGCATGGGACCCCTTACGCCTCCCGAATCGGTGGTGCCCTTGCCGACCGATCGCGCCGATTCGCACAGCATGTCATCATCATCGTCGTCATCGGGTCGCTCTGATCATCGCAAAAGCCGGCGCCGATCACACGACCGAGACCGCGATTCGGTTCGAGGTGCGCGCATGGAGGACAGCGCAGTCGTGGTGCCGCGGTTGGGATCGCTCGGCGCAGTCGGGTTGGCCGTCGTGGCCGATGGCCACGGGTCGGTGCCCATGGTCTCGCGACGCATCGACTCGCGCGACAGCAGCGAGCCGACGGTTTTTGTTGGCGGGCCCGAATGCGCAGCCCTCGCCGCGGCGTCGGCGTCGCGCTACCTCGCGCGGGTGGCCGACTTTGTCGACATGGGATGCCTGACACGCGAGGGCATCGCGTGCGTCCTCCGCGATGCGTTTGTTTTTGCGCAGCGCATCTGCGTTGAGGAGACGGCGCGCGGATGTCTCGTGTCCGACGCCGAAGCGCGCTCGACCAACCAACCGCAACAACAACAGCCTTTGGCCCCTTTGTCCTCTGTCGCCCCTGATCTTTTGCGTTCAGACTCGAGCGCCCGGCGCACGGCGGACGCATCGTCGTCATCGGGCTCGGCGATGTCATCGTCGTCTCGGTCAGCGCGTCGCACGCGAGTCGGCGGCCGCCTCGACCAAAGCGCCATCGACGGCGCCTACTTTAGCAAGGTGCACGGTCCGGCAGGTGCCGGGCTCGTCGAACGCGGCGACCCGCGCGCTCTGGTGGTAGTTGACAAGGTCCGCGTACCTTATAGGCCCGTGGGCGCTAACGGAGCGCTCGGTCCGCAGGGCCATCTCGTCTACTATGTGGCCGCGGGCGGCCAACGAACGCTGGCCGAGTATGGCACCACGCTGACGGCCGTGCTTACGACGCCGCTGCTTCCGTCAGACATTCGCCACGGCCGGGCCGCCGCCGGCTGGGCCGGGCGCGCTTTCGTGGCCCACGCCGGCGACAGCGACGTCTTTTTGTTCCATCGCGACGCGCGCGGGCATCACGCGCCAGTACGCCTCACGGACGACCACACGCTCTCCAACCCGCACGAGGTGGCCCGCCTGGCGCCCTACGGGGTGGGGGTGCATCACCCCTACTTTGTCATCACGACCGGCCCCGAGTCTGGCCAGATGCTCATGCCATCGCGCTCCTTGGGCCACGTGCTCATGTCGCAGCACAGGATCACCGCCGTGCCCTCCATTGCCACCGCTCTCGTCGCGCCGGGCGATGTTGTCGTGGCGGCGAGCGACGGCCTCTGGGCTTCCTACGGGCGCTCAGGCGGGTGGCAGGCGCCGCAACCGCGGCCGGGCGCCCCGCCCTACACGGACGAGACCCTGTCGGCACTGCGCGTCGCGGCCATGCTCGACATGCTCGGCGAGGGCGTCACGCGTGGCAGCGTCGGACCTTCCGATGTGGCGCGCATTCTGCGGGACAGCGTCGTGCAGCATGTGTGTAAGCGTCGCGATAACGTGGCCATCGTGGTGGCCATCTGTCGACCTGTCGGCCCGCCGTCTCTTGGGCCATCTCACCGTCGGCGCGTCATGCGTATCGACCCACGGCAACAATGAACAACAGATGCGCGCGCGTGCGTGAGGATGTTGCAGACGATTTTGTCGAGCCGCCGCCATGCCCCGTGTCATGGGCCCATGCACGCCTTTTTCCCGTTTTTATTTCAAAAAGAAAATAATATTTTGTCGTCAGAGCGACAAACCACGGCGAGAGCGCGCGCATAGATTCTCGGCCCAGGTCTGTGGTGTGTCTTTTTCTTTCTTCTTTTTCTCTCGCCATCGTCTGACCCGACGCCCCAGAGCGGGCACGTGGTCCATCGTGATAAAGGAAAAAGGGATGTTTGTAGGCCGCCCTCGGTGGCCTGCGGACCGCGCGCGTGCAACTCGCAGACCAGAAAGAGTCCAAAGAACCTGGAGATGAGGCGAGCGAAAAAAAAAAAGAAAAAGCAGTGACGAGCGCGCTGGACGCAGCGAAAAGGCGCCCCCCCCCCGAGATTTGTCCTAGCGCGCGGGTCGAAGAGACCTGTTTTCTGCCTGCTCGATAATAATAAAAATTCAAAAAGATCCGCTGTATCTGGGCCCAATGCATCAAGCACACGATAATCGCGCGCTTTTAGGGCGCTCGGGGACAGAGGCACTCCCCTTCCCCGTCGCCCACTTTCGAGCCTGACCGCTTCCGAGGGACCGTGCCCCTTTTTTTTGGAAAAATATATGTTTTTTGTCTATTCTCTGGGCAGCCAGGGAGGAGAGAGGCAGCAAGAAAGAGAGAAAAGAAAAAGAAAATCAAAGGGAAAGGAGAGTCGGTGAGGCCGACGAATGGAGCGAGCGGGCGCGCGTCCTAGTTGGCAGGGGCTCGCACGCGCCGCGCCATCCGTCCGCGGGGTTGCACGGGCTCGCGCCCCACCAGACGCATAAAGCAAATGGCGCAGTGCTCGCAGGCAGGCGTCAAAAACAAAGAATATTCCTGCGCGGCAAGCGCCGCCGACGCGCCGATCGACGCCCACGTCGACACGGCATCGACGGCGCCAGACACGAGCGCCAACCCGGCAAAGAATGTCACGTAGAGGACGTCGACCGCAAGGGCCTTACGCTCCAGAGGCACGGCACCAAAGAGTGCCGCAGGGATCGATCCAGGGCGCCGTCCCGACCCCGCAAGAGCATCAGCGGCGCGCAGCAACCATGCGCTGGCTGCAATGACGGGCAAAAGCGGGTGGACGTTCGCGGCGGTTAGTCCTGCCATGGCGACGGCGTGGGCGTCGATGGCCAAATGGGCCATGTCGGTTGGCACCAGCCGGCCATAGGCGCGCGCGTTGCAGCCGACGCTCGCAAACGACCCGACGAGCCACGCCAGACATCCAATGCGCCACGCTCCGTCGAGACCCAAGCACGCCGGGATAAGGGCAGCGCAGCACACGACAACCAACCCCATCCTCGCGATGGATGCGCCGATTCCTATGGCACCGCTGCCGCCTTGGCGGTCGCCATCGGGGCATTGTCGATAGGCGTAGAGAGCGCCGACGCCAGATAAAATGCAGATCGACCACCACCACCATGGATGGGTGTCGGGGATCGAGGCGACGGCCAGCGCGTAGCCGAGCGCGATGACGGCTGCGGCGGCGCGTGCTTGTGCGACCCACAAAAGGGTTTGCAGGTCGACGCTCGCATAGGATACGAAAAGGCCACATCGCGCGGCCAAGCACGAACCCGCCCAAAGCGCCGCAGCACTCAGACACCCCGCAAGGCTCGTCATGGTCTGGATGCTTCTCGGATGGGGTCGCGCTTGTTTGCTATTGTTTGCGCTTCTCCTTTTTTCCCTTGTGCTTCTCTTGATCGCAGGCAAGAGGTTGGGGCAAGAAACAGAGGCTAGGAGCGTGAGTCAGCGAGACGGATTTGCTGCGTCGATAGGCTATGTTTTTGAGTGCGTGGTCGGCAGAGGCAACGGCAAGGTACCCAACGACGGCGTGATGCCCGATGCAGGTGCCGCGAAAGCAAAGAGACGACAAAGCAAAAATCGAAATAGAGAAAAAGTCCAATCGCGATCGTGTCGTCGCTGAGGCTGCGCGCGATCGTGGTCGAGGGCTGGCTGCCCTTTTTCGGCGACTCGTCTCTTGAGGTGGCACCGTCGTGTCTCTGAGTGGGTCTCTGCTAGACGCGCGCGAGACGTTTTCCGGTATCTGCGCGCTGACCTCTCTTGTCGGCGCGCTGGGCCGGATGTGTCGTTGTCGTGCCAAAACCCCTCGCGATCAAGGCAAAAGGGGAGCCTTTTTTCGAGGCACGCGCACGTCATTGTCCAAGTTATGGCTGTGGGATCAGGCCCGAATGTCTTCTTTTTTTCTTCGCCCCACAAAGTGCCTGTGTGTATGTCCTCTCTTTTCGTTCTCTGCGAGACTCTTTCCGAACCATGTGCTTGCTCTTGCGCGCGCGCACAGCAGCCACAAATCTCGCGCTCCGCGCACAATCGTTGTTTTTTAAAAAAAATCAAAAAAAAAGATAAAGGGAGCAAGCGAGAAGGCGACGCCCTTTTTTCTGCGCCCCTGGGCTTTGGGAGAGCAGGCGCGCTCGGCGACGGCGGCGTCCTTGTGGCTCTTTGACGCTTGTCGGTTCGCGCGTCGTCCATCGTCTTTTTCCGCGCCTCACAAGGACAACCCTGAATAGAGAGCGCGCACACGCGAGTATCATTCTCTGCCCCTAGCGAGCGCTCTCCCTCCTCCTTCTCCTCCCACCACCACCGTCACCGATACAATGGCATTCCAGCAGCAGCAGCCCTTTGCGCCGCAGGCCTCCCAGCGAGCAGCCATCACCGGGAGCAACCGCGTCCTGGCCGCGACCTCGCTCAACCCGCAGGGAACTCGCAACCAATCGGGCGTCCAGCAGCCCACTTACACGTCGACCAATCTGGCGCGCGACGCCGGCCTGATCGATCCCTTCCTCGACTTTGCCCAGCAGAACCAGGGTCCCGTCACTGCCGAGTCGCGCCTGTCCCGTGCCCAGCGAGATAATGCTGAACTGGCTGCCCGCTCCACCTTTGGAGGCATCACGCCGCAGTTTATCGATCAGTTTGGCCAGTTTGTCAACCAGCAGGCCGGTCGCAACGGGGGAGCCAGGAACGGCGCGGGTTTCGGACGCTCGCAGCGTCAGGGCTTCCAGCAGCAGCAACAGCGAGGCGCCGACGTCGGCGGTCTGGTCGGCGGTCCCGGCGCTTTTTATGGAAGAGCCGGAAATGAGAACCTGATGGACCTTGCTGCCTATGAAGAGGAGCAGGGCGGAGCGTTTGGCGGCAGCATTCTGCAGCCCGCAACCCAGCAGGGCCAGTTTGGCACTCAGCAGGGTCAGTTTGGCACTCAGCAGAGCGCTTTCGGAGCCCAGCAAGGCGCTTTCGGAACCCAGCAGGGCCAGTTTGCCCCGCCGACCCGACTCGAGGACTTGCAGGCTCAGCAGGCCGGTCTGCAGGCCCGTTTGCAGGCGGCTACCGGCGGCGTCGGCGGCGCTGCTCAGGGCCTCGGCGCCACGGCGCCCTTTGCCGCTCGCTACAGGCACAACTCGTCCGACGGTCTCGGTGGCCAGGCCTACGCCGGTGCCTATGGCAACAACAACGGCCGACGCAACTCGGTCGGCTTTGGTCGTCAGGCTGCCAACATGAACCCATTCGCCAGCCAGTCCTTTACCGGACGGAATGTCAATGGCAACCAAAACAACGGCTTTGGAGCCCAGTCCTTTGCAGGCCAGTATGGCAACCAGAATGGACGCAGCAACTTTGCTCGCCAATACGCTGCCGGCAACCAGAGCGGACGCAGCAACTTTGCCGCCCAGTATGCCGGCGGCGGCCAGAACGGACGCAACAACTTTGCCGGCCAGTACGGCGGCGGTAACCAGAACGGCGGCATCGGCGCCGAGTTTAGGCGCAGCCAGAACGTCAACTTTGCCAGCCAGTACGCCAACGGTATGCAGCAGGGATCTCGCCAGCGCCGCGCCAGCCTCGGCGTCGGCAATGGCTACTTCTAGGTGCGCGCTTCCGATGATCATCCGACTGACAGAGTCGCCCGCCGCCGGCGCCCTCGCCACAAAATGAGAGAGAGGCGAGTGTAGTCGCCCCGTTGCGCGCTCGGCCCGAGCAGCGGCACAGAGCCGGGGGAGAAGGCGAGCAACAAAAGAAAAAGAGAGAAATTTTGATCCCAAACATAAACTTGCAATGGCCCTCTGTGGAAGGACGTCGCCTTTTTATATCGTGAAAAACATTTTATTTTTGTGGGCGCCCCGCTCGCTCCTTTTCTTGGGTTCCCATTTGGCCTCTTGTGTCGATGGCCACTAAGCAGCAGCAGCGGCGGCGGAAGAAAAGGGCAACAGAAATTCGCCAGCGCAAAAAGAGGCCACCCGGAGAGCCGCTACAGCCATTTGGGGGGGGGGGCAAGGTCGATGCCACTGCACACGCACAATGGCCCAAATAGAGGGGCGGCGTGTGGATACCAACAAGAAAAATCTAGGCGTTGCCCCAAGGAAACTGGGCCAGACGAGCCAAGTAGGACGCGCGCGGAATCAGCCAAGGGAAAGGAATGGAGAAAATTGCGCCAGGCGCGCACTCCACGGCCAAAGTGAACCGAGAGCCCGCAAACAAACCACACCAAGCATGCCAATGGCTCGACACGGTGCCGACGCCACTCTTGCCCCACCAGATAGAGGCTGTCAGTTGGATGCGCGCAAGAGAGCGTTCCAAACAGCGAGATGGCGGTGGCGGCGTGCTAGCCGACGACATGGGAATGGGCAAAACGCTCGACTGCATTGCGCTGATCTCGTCGACGGCCGAGGACGCCCGCTCGTGGGCTGCAGACTGTGACGTGACCAGCATCGTGCCGTCCAAGATTCCCGCCACGCTGATCGTCGCGCCCCTCTGTTTGCTCGATCAGTGGCGTGCGCAGATTGTCCGTCATGGGCCGCCCCGATCTCCGATAGCCGTCTACCACGGACCAAGCCGCGATGGCGGCCTTGCATCGCTCTTGACTCACATCGGCACACCGACAGACGGCGTCGTATTGCCCGCTTTCGTCCTGACCACCTACGAGACGGTGTGCAGCGACCACAAGAGGTCGGCGGCCGGCGCTTGCGCCGGCGTGTTGGCCATGGAATGGTACCGCATTGTCCTTGACGAGGCACACCGGATTCGTGCCTCAGAAAGCCTGTGCCACGAGGCTGCCATGGCCTTGCGAGGGCAACGCCGATGGTGTGTGACCGGCACTCCCTACAACAATTCTTTGCGTGACATTGAGGCTCTAGCGCGCTTTATAGGCGTTGCCCCCTACGACACAGCACTGTGGTGGCAAGAGACCATAGCAACAACAACGTCAGCGTCAGCGATAGGCAGAAGCGCAGAGGCCACCGAGTGCGACGGGCGTCTTGCGCGATGGCGCGACGAATTCGTCCTCATGCGCGACAAGGCCACCGTGCTCGGCGACACATTGCCGCCGTGTACCACAACGATCGTGCGCGTGCGCATGGACGCTGCTGAGCGCGCCTTTTACGATGACCTGATGCGATCGGCAGCGCGCGCCTATGCCGCCTTTGCCGCAGCACCGCCCAAAGACCGGGCTAAGCCGCGCATGTTTGGTGCCGTCCTGGCGTGGGTGAGCCGCCTCCGACAGGCGTGCGACCATCCGCTGCTGGCCATGGGCCGCGGGTGGACGGTCGACGCCATGGCCTCGGGTCAGGATCGGGAACCGGCGCGCTGCGGGTGTTGCGCGCGCCTGCGCGATGCCGACCCGGCCGGCGGCGGCTCGCGCGTTGTGGCGTCATGCGGTCATTGGCTATGTCGCGTGTGTGCCCCTGTCGCCGTCGGATCGTCGCGACGTCGCCGGGGCCGCGCGACGCCGTGTATATCCTGTCGTGCGGCGTTGCGCTGGGCGTCGTCTGTCTCGGCGGGGCCAAAGCGCGCCAGCACCAAATTGCGTGCCCTCGTGGCCTACTGCACCGAGGCGCTCGCGGCCGACCCCACCACGCGCATCGTCGTCTTTTCGCAGTGGACCGCCTGTTTGGACATGGCCGCGTGCTTCTTGGCCAAGGCCGGTGTGACCTCGGAGCGCTATGATGGCGACGTGGCGGGGATCGCACGTCGCACCGCAGTCCTCGCCGCCTTTGCCACCTCGGTTGGCGTCGAAAGCCCAGAGGTGCCTGTGGCATCTACGCAGGTCGGCGAGTTGCCGTCGTCATCCTCTGGCGCTCCATGGTCATTTTCGGGCACGGCACCCCCAGGTCGCGCGTCGGACCTGACCTATGGCAATCGACACCACAGTAGCGATGACGAGACCGATGTCTGTGCTCTGGAAGGTCACGTCGATTCAGGAATGCGTCTGCGGTCGGGCGCGACCGTAGGGCGTGCCGGAGATGCCGCGCGCGTGCTCTTGGCGTCGTTGCACTGTGCCGGCGTGGGTCTCGATCTCAGCGCCGCAAACCACGTCGTCCTCATCGATGCATGGTACAATCCGTTTATCGAAAAGCAGGCGTGCGATCGCGTCCATCGGATCGGTCAGACACGCGAGGTCAAGGTGGTACGCCTTTGTGTGGCCGCAAGCGTCGAGGCCGATGTGGCACGCATTCAGGCGCGCAAATTGTGCGAGGCCGCCGCCTTTGGTCTGGGCGCGCACGCCGCTCCTATAGCGCCATCAGACGACGACGTCAACAACAACCAGACGACTTGCCCATCCTCAGACGACAGAGACAGCACGCGGACGGCTCTAAGCGACACTGACATCCACGAGATCTTTCGGCGGGCCATGGCGCGCTGTCGCCTGTGTCCTGTGCCGGCCCTGGCGCCGCGCAGCGACCGCGGCTCTACGGCCGTCGTGGTCGCAACGGGCAAGCGCAAGCGCGACTAGGATCGCTGCCTCTTCTCGATTGCCTCTACGAGGCGCTGCGCAAATTTTTTTGTGGTATGTGTATGTGCGCCACGATCGCCCGGGCAACAAGAATAAAAAACGAAAATCTCAATTAAAAAAGAAAACCCATCTCACTGTCCAAAAGGAAAATGCGGGTGGCGAATGGAGAAAGAGAAAAAAAACAATCTGGCTAGACCTTTTTTTTGCCTTGTGGCTTTTGTTCGACGATACCCTCTTTGCCAACAAAAGAAAAAATCGAGCGGCCGCTCTCGACGGCACGGCCTCGCCGACGAGACAGTTTTTCTTTTTGGGCTGTCTGCGCTAAAGGCAAACCAATTTTTTGATTGGTCGACCAGGGAGGTTACTGCCGTCGCTACAAAAAGCCAGCCTTTTGGCGTGCGCTGCTGGTTCTTGTTTTCTTGTCCGCAGCGAAAAGGCAAACATCTCTAGAGCGGCGGTGGCGACGACGACGACGACGATGAGTGATTTTGGCCAAAAGGCGGACGAGGGAGCGATAAATGGGTTGCCCGAAGAAATTCTGGCTCATATTTTGGCTGCGCTCCCCAAGGGTTCATCCGAGGTGGCTGCACGTGTGTGTCACCGCTGGCGCGCGGCAGCCATCGCGCTGGCTGACGTGGGCGGCGCGCGCGGTCCCCTCACTGGTCGCATGGGTCTGCGCATGAATACGATCGACTGCGCGGCCGCCGGCGATTACAAAGCGCTCGTCGGCTGGCTCCGCGAGGCGGAACAAAGCCCGTGGAGCCAGGACACGGCTGTGGCGGCTTTTGCGCTGCGGCCACCTCGACGTATTTGACTATATCATCGACACGGGCCGTAATGGCGTGCTTGGCCCGAGACTGGCCGCAGCGTCGGTCGCCTATGGCGGCATCGATCTCTTGGAGCGCCTCGAACGGATGGGCTGCCCCGTCGACGGATGGACGCTCATGGTGGGCGCGGCCGTGCTACCATTGGCCGCCATGGAGTCGCTATTGAAGAGACAGTCCAGTGCGCCCGCACACTTTGTTGCAGCGCTTCTGGGGCGCATCGACCTGTTGAACATGCTCGGCGATCGTGTCGGCGGGATGCAGTTCACGTCGGCTCTCGCAGCAGCGCTAGATCCCGCCGTCCTGCAGTGGATATGGAGCAGCAGTAGCATGCTGCCTCCGGCCACGCTTATCGACCGCCATTCGAAGCGCCTATCTCGTGCCCTGGCCACGAGGGCCGCAGGCCTTGCGGCGCACGACCTCGCTGATCTCTTGCTCAATTTGCAGCGCGAAGGCCACGTTGCGCTCTTGTACCAAGAGGTCGTCGCCGGGCCCCGCGGACTCCATGGTTGTATCGGGGTCCCTGCCGCGCCGGTGGTGCACGGCGCCCAAGGGATGGTCGCCGGCCCCCGTGGAGCCGTCGGCTACGCTGGGCTTACCGACGCGTAATCAAGTGCGTAAGGCGTCCGCGAGGTGCGTGGCGCGTAACCAAACCCGCACGCGAGCAAAAGCAGCGTGCGCGCGCGACTGTGGAGCCATCGGCCCTACGCGTGTCAGCCGCCGTTGCTCTGTTTGGGACACGTTGCTATTTTTCTCCTCCTATCGCACCACAAAGCAAAGAAAAGGGCCAAAAAGCCGTCTGTCGTCTGCGACTTTTATCGAGTAACGAGAAAAAAAAAGGTTTTCGGTTTTCTATTGCTGTTGAGCGTGGCCGCAAAAGACAAAAAGGGGCACGTATCAAAAGTGTCCAGCGCTGCCGTCGACTATACGGGGATCAACGAAAACACATCCCCATTGTTGTTGGAGGTGCCAAGTGTCGCCAGCCTGCGATTGAGCATAGACGGGCGGCTGTGGCTCAAAGTCATGCGCCGACAAAACAGGCACAAAGTCACGAGCAGCCAATGTCTTGTCGACTGCTTTCGTGCCGGCGTCGACGAGCATGCCGACGACTTTGTAGGCAAAGACGACAGTGCCGCCCAGGAGAATCACGGCGATGAGAAAGAGCGCAACCTTGAGTACGACAAAGGCCGCGGGTTGGCCCTCTCCGATTGAGACCGTGTGCTGAGTTATCCACGATTGGCGTCGGGGACCGCGTACGCGACCCCTTCGTCGGTATGCGCCTCGTGCTGCATTCTTTTGTTACGCGATGGTTGCGCAGATCGTCGACGGGGCCAAAGGCGGTGTGTCCGAGTTTCCTGTTGGCGAACGAAAAGAGGGCGCCTGTGCTCGCAAACACATCCACGACACGAATCGAGAAGGAAAAAATAACAAATAGTATTTTTAGATTTCTCAAGGGCTGCTCGGTTGGGTGAGCCCAAGCACCATATGGGGCGCGATATTATCGTCCCCTTGAGAAAAAGAAGAGGTAGATATTTTATTACCGGCGCCGGCAGTTTCTCGTGCACGCCAAAGGCCATGAATAGGCGGGCGCGACGGCCAACAGGGCCAGCCGCCAATCTTTCTGTCGGTGACCGAAAAAAAGACGCCGGCTTGTGATCGCCTTTTTTATCCAACGCCGTGAACCGGGCCCGCAAGCGCGAAAATATGAGCGGTCTAGGCCTGCGGCGTGGTGTCCCGCGCGCATGATCGGTATGCGTCGCTGACGGCGACGCTCGATGAATCAGCAGATTTATGGTGACCTTTTGCAGACAGAGGCTATTTCACCGACCCCCATCCCTCAAAAAAAAAGAAAGGAGCCAAAGCACCGCCGCCGTGGGCCCGCATGTTGTCGTCGGCACAAAAGTCCCGACATAGGCCTCGACTCTTTTTCTAGCCCGTTCGCGGCCGGCTACAACCTCTCGGGTGGACGCTCTGGCATCCCATCGTAATGAATAGCGACAGCCACACACAACCATGTGATCGGTGTGGACTATGATGGGGACGCGCCCGTGCGGTCACCAGGAACATGGATGAGCGCCCCGTGGAAAGGATGCGCGCTTTAGGGCTGCAAAAGGGAGCCCTCTTGGCGCGCTGCCTTCCGACGCACGTCGACGCCATTCCGGCTCCCCACCGTGAAACCCACCCTCGCCCCAGCCCAAGTACCCGCGTGGAGACCCGCAGAATACAGTGAAAGGAAGCGCCATCCTGTTGTCTCCTTTTTCCTCTCCCTCGAGCCAACCCCCACGGGATACAAGACCCTTTTTGTTGTCAAAGAGAGATAAACACAAAAATGGGCGCCCAACAAAGTGCGGCCAGTCAAGCGGCAGCGAGCGGGCAAGAAATCGATCGAGCCTATCAGGAGGTCATGCTCCAGGGCAACGACATTGTGGCTCGGGCGACCCGCGCCGGATGGGACGCCAACAACGCGCAGGCGCTGTGCTCGCGCATCGCGCTCATCGAGAGGGACATGTTTGACTGGCTCGATCTCGAACAACTCACCGGCATCCAAGGCCGCCTGGGCATCACGCTGCAGCCCTATGGCTTTGGCTTCACCCAAGCCCAAGAGGCCAACGCAAGGCGCCGGGCGTGCGCCCTCATTGGCGAATACTTTACGACCAAAGTGCGTCTGGCGGCCTTTATCCGCCAAAACATGCGCGCTCTCTGCGAAGACGCGAGGGACGAGATCGCACGGAACATGCCCGTCATGTTGCAGGGTGCCACCACCGCCCAACAGTCGCAGGCCTACGGTCGCCTGAGGCGCCTCGACAACCTGCTCGTGAGGTGGTACCAGCGCGTCGGGCGGCTCCTGGCTGCCCTCAGCGGTGATGTGCCCATGAATCGCGTACGCGAGATCGAACAAGAAGCGCAACGAATGCTGACGTCGGGCTATTCAGAGTGTTGTCAGGCCGTGCATGATCTGCGTGACTTTGCGTGGGAACCGCTCGATCCAGGTCCAGGGTTTGTCAACCGCTTCCTGCCGGGCGAGCCCATGGTGGGCGTCTTGCCGCGCATCGCCGTCACGGGCCTCGCGGGTCCCGCCCAGCCGGGCACCGCGGCCTGTGGCCAGCAGATCGACCTCTCGCGTGCCGACCTTTCGCGGGCTCTCTTGTAAAGGAAGAAGGAAATAAATCTTGCGCAGACGAGCGGCGACAAGGGACAAAAGGAAGGCATGTGCGTGCGTGTGCGATCAAAAAAGGCCACAGGCGCAGCGCGGACGAAATAAAAGAAAAAAAGTCGAGAAAATATATGGTCGTCAGAGTGTTTCGCAACTCTCGCCAAGCGCATGCCCCCCATTTGCCCGGCCATGGGGACGAGAGCACCGAAATGCGCCGATTGCTTCCATTCATTGCAGCGAATGCCGGTCCCCATGCGTGGAAACCATACCTTTTTGCTACCTTTTTGGTGCACGTCTTTTTTGGAAAAAAAGACGCTGTCCAATCACAAACTACTCTGTTATTCCGTTTAGGCAGTCTTTCCTTTGCCTCGCCCTTTGCTCGCGCTCTCTGCCTTGTGCCCAAAGGGAAAAAAAAGAACACACCCCTCGTGGCCTCGACTCGCTTTTTGCTCCCTTTTCTTTATGCGTGCGTGTTCGTCCGTGCCCTTTTTTTCCTATTGGTTCGTCGATAAAGGCGGCAGTGTTGGTGCTTGGTGGCGCTCGGGATCGGGGTATGCCCCTGGCTCGGTCGTGGTCGCCGTCGTTGTTGTTGTTGTGGTGGTGGTTGCTGTCAAAGCAGACTGCCGCCCACAACGGCGCAGTCTTTCGAGCGTCTCAAAATGATTGTCGACCTTGTCGAATATACCAAGCACCACGTCGTCGTGAGTAGGGGGCTGTTGTTGTTGCAGGATGTGTTCTTTACGATGTCCGCTGAGGACACGCGAGTCGAGCCTCGATATCGTCCGAGTCGCGGACGGTAGGGTCTCTGGCGGTGCCAATGACGGCGACGAGTTAAAATTTGCTGTCGATCGTGTCAAAGGCATGGCGACTGGACATGTCGGCTGCGACGCCGCACCGCGCAAAAGCACCCCTGCGCAAGGGGTCTCTGTCGGAGCGGGGCAAGACAATGTCGGCTCGCTGTGGGCCACGCGCCGCTCGATTCCAAATTGCGTAGCATGCCAAACAATCACCTGCATCGACGAGACAACAACGACAGGGCGCTGCGAGTAAATTAGGAAAAAGGAGGGTAGGAGAGTCTCTGCACAGAGCAGCGGCACGAGGTTGACCCTTTTTTTGATTGAGAGGTCTTTTTCTTGAGCGAACCGACCGTCGTTGGCGTGATTCGTTTTTCGACAAGAGGGCGATGGCGGCGACAACAAAGACCAGCGGCGTACCGGCACTATAGACTCACCAATGCGACGCCTTGCCGCGAGGTCGGCGTCACGCCCATAATTCGCTGAGACTTCACTGGCTAGACGTCCTTTTTTTTTCTCAAGGATCGTTGTGCAGGCTCGCTTTTTTGCCAGAGGGCGCGCCGGCATCCCTCTCGGCCCCAGGTCTTTGGCTGTGCTGATGCACGGAAAAAGTGGCGAGCGCGAAAAGAGGCTACACCGAATTTCTAATATGTGTTCTTTGCGAGCATCTGATGATCGCATTTGGTCCAAAAAAGGTGCCAAGCGAGTCGGACCCATAAAGGGCGCCCCGTTGGATCAATGACCTCCTCCCTCTTTTTTGTGGTGGGCGCTGAGGGCAGCAGCGGAAAATTGTCGGCGGTTGTAGCGATCGTAAAAGAGCCCCGACGATGAGAGTACGACCCCGGCTTTCGGGTCGCGCCGCTTCTCTCCCAGACGTCGTGCAGGAGCCCCTTGACTATGAGGGCGGACCCCAAAGACCTCGGTGGGTCCTTTTTTTACACTTTATAAAACAAACGCGCATATAGCGATGGCCGCTCGGTGGTGTGTGCTTTCGCTGTCGCGACCGCTTTGCGCGCTCGCCTATAGATAGCGGCGTACAGAGGATTTGCTTTGGCCTTGTTCCCATCGACCGCTGTGGTTCCGAGCCTTTTTTTTTCGCACAAAGACGCGCGCGCGCACACAAGACACAACCGCCACCGTCGCGCACATTCTCCCTCTGTCTATCTTTGTCTTGGTTCCTTTGTGCCTTTGACGGCACACGTATCTCGCCCAAGGCCGCAACTCGACGCGTCAGAGCGCAACATCTCCAAAAAAGCGCAAGAGGAGCAGGAATCGCAACTCCCAACGCCCCTCACAACAAGGAAGAGGGAGAAGAGGAAAAAAAAGTGGGTCACTAGCCGCCGACGATGACATCTCCCGTGATCTATACGTGCCAAGAGGATGACGCCGCTCGCGTACGCGGCGTTCAATTGACCCTCATGGATCCCGAGACCGTGCGCCGACTTTCCGTGGTCAGAGTCACCGAGCCCGCGATCTATGACAAGAACACGCCGCGCAAGGACGGCGTCTACGACCACCGCATGGGCGTCGTGGTGCGCCGGCTGGCGTGCGGCACGTGCGGCCATATGGTCGACTCGTGCCCCGGCCATATAGGAAGCATCGAACTCAACCATCCGGTCTACCATGCCCACTATATCAACTATGTGCTCAAGGTGTTGCGCTGCGTGTGCTACTACTGCAGCCGCTTCCTCATGGCGCCACCGTGGCCGCAGGCCCCGGCGTCGGGCGAGCCCGGGGGTGGGTGCGAGCATGACGCCGCGCATGCCACCGCGACGGGAGGCGGTCGTGCGGCTCTGGGAAAGGCCCGCTTGGGTGCAGCGTGCGAGGCCGTCAAGCGCGGCAAGGCGCGCAAGGCCTGCTGGCACTGTGCGGGACCCCAGCCCGAGTATTCGATCGCCAAGGCCAGCCCGTTGGTCATTCGCGCCAACTGGGCCGGCGTGGCCTTTGAGACCGACGCGGATCGGGCTGCCGCTCTCGGCGAGCCCTTTAGCGCGCGCGAGGCGCACAATATCCTTTTGCTGGTGCCCGTCGACGACTATGTTCGTATGGGTTGCGACCCTGTCAACTCGCACCCGTCGTGGATGATCATCACGGTGCTGCCGGTGCCTCCGCCCATCATGCGCCCCTCGATCACCGAGACCGAGGGCTCTCGATCGCGCGGCCAGGACGATCTCACGCACAAACTCAAGGCCATCGTTCAGGCCAACAATGCCATCGCTGCACACTGTCGGGCGTCGGCATCATCGTCATCGTCATCATCATCCACGTCCTTGCGCGCTGTCGCAAGTGCGGCGTCGGCCGGCGGCGGCAACAGCATTGGCGCCAGCGCCAGCAAGATCTTGGCCACGCCTTTGGCCGACCTCGTCATGGCCCTACAGGTCGAGGTGGCAACCTACCACAACAACGACATTCGCGGCCAAAAGCAGTCGACCCAGCGCTCGGGCAAGCCCACCAAGGGCGTCTTTGAGCGCTTCAAGGGCAAGGAGGGCCGCATCCGCGGCAACTGCATGGGCAAGCGTGTCAACTTTACCGCGCGCGCCGTCATCAGCCCCGACCCCGAAATCGACATTGACGAGGTGGGTGTGCCTTACGAGATTGTCAAGACCCTCACCTTCCCTGAGCGCGTCACCTCGTTCACAATGAACGATCTCACGCGTAGGGTGCGCGCCGGCCCCGACGCCCTCGCCGGTGCCAAGACCGTGACCGACCACAACCGATGCACGCGCTATCTCGAGTCGCGTGCTGCTCTCGTCGGGCCTCACACCGGTGGCAGCGGCGGCGGCGCCATCGTATCGACGATGGCCACCGGGTCGCAATCGACGGCGGGCGGTTGCAGCGACACGGCGTGGCGCGTGCCCGCGGGCGGCCTCGTGATGGGCGCCGATCGTGCGCCGCCGCTCCAAATCGGCTGGACCGTCGAGCGCCACCTGCGCACGGGCGACCCCGTGGTGATGAACCGCCAGCCGTCGCTGCACATGGGGTCCATGCTCAAGCACAAGGTGGTGCCCATGCCCGGTCGCACGTTCCGCCTCAACCTGGCCGTCACGAGCACCTACAACGCCGACTTTGACGGCGACGAGATGAACCTCCACGTGCCCCAGTCGGAGATGGCTCGCGCCGAGGTCGCCCACACCATGGGCGTGGCACTCAAGGCCGTGTCGCCCCAGGCCAACAAACCCATCATCGGACTCGTGATGGACGCGCTCGTCGGCTGCGGCTTCCTCACGACCAACGACACGTTCATGGACCGCGGCGTGTTCATGCAGTTGGTGACGGCGATGAGATACGACGCCGTCGGGCGCGGCTCGCGCTTCCGGCTCCCGCCGCCGGCCATCATCAAGGCCGTTAACGGCAAGACGGGCCACGCGTCCGGTCCGCTGTGGACCGGCAAGCAACTGTTCTCGCTGCTCTTGCCGGCCGACGTCAACGTTGAGCGGCGCGTGCGCGACGTCGATTCAGACGCCGACGCCATGCTTCAGCCGGTGCGCGCCTGGCCGTCGCGTGAAATCGTCGGCCACGAGCCCAACCCCTATGTGGCCCGTTCGGCACGCGACGAGCGCGTCATCGTCGTGCAGGCCGGCGAGTTGCTCGCCGGGTCGGTGTGCAAGCAGACCGTGGGGGCCACCACGGGCGGCCTCGTGCACGTCATCTTCAAGGATATTGGCACCGAGGGCGTCAAGCGATTCCTCAGCGACGCGCAGCGCGTTGCCAACCGATGGCTGTCGTGGCACGGCTTTAGCGTCGGCGTGCAGGATTGCATGTCGGACCCGAGCACGCGCGCACGCGTCGATCGCGTCGTAGACCGTGCCGTCGATCACATCGAGCACGTCTGTCGATTCGCGGCGCAAGTGGACGAACCGTCGGCGTCTTCTTGTTCCTCTTCTAGCGGCGCGAACGCACGATCGACCCGCCGCCGTCGACGACACCACGAGATTTATGATGGCGACGCCGACGATTACAATCGCACAAACAACAGCGATATTGACAGCGACAACGAGCGCCATAGCGACGATGTCACGAGAGAGCACGCGAGGGATCATTGCGGCAGTAACGGCGCCGGCGGCAGTGACGACGATGGCGCATGTGACCACAGAATCAGGGTGCCGCCACGCAAGCGCGCACACATTGCCGAGGCCGAACTTGAGACGTGCGTATCGCGCGTGGCCAACAAGGTCCTCGATCAAGCGGGCAGGATCGTGCAGGCGGCCACCGACATACGCACCAACTCGGTGCGTGCCATGGCGACGATGGGCTCCAAGGGGAGCGTGTTCAACATCACCCAAATGTGCGGCTGTGTGGGCCAGCAGAGCAATGAAGGCCAGCGCATCCACTCTGAGTCGGGTTCGCGCACGCTCGGCTGCTACCGCCACGCCGAGGCCGTGCCGCCGCCCGAGAGCCGCGGTTTCGTGCGCAATCCATACGAACGCGGCCTCAACTCGCGCGAGATGTTTCTGCACATGATCGGCGGGCGCGAGGGCCTCGTCGATACGGCCGTCAAGACGGCCGAGACGGGCTACATCCAGCGCCGGTGCATCAAGTCGATGGAGAGCCTGCAGATCAAGCGCGGCGGTCTCGTGCGCAACGCCAACGGCGAGATCGTTCAATTTGCCTATGGAGGCGATGGCGCCGACGCCACGTTTATCGAACGCGTGCGATGTCGCGAGGTGCGCATGTCGCCCGACGCCATCCGCGACGCGTGTCGGTGGCCACATGGCGCGCGACAAAAGAGCCTGTGGTCGCCGGCAGAGATTGACCACGCCGAGGCGCGAGAGGCCGCGCGCATCGTCGCCATTCGTGAGGAGGTCGTCGGCATGCAGTCGTCGCTGGCCATGTTGGGCGCCTCGGGTGGGGCTGGCGACGACCAACTGTTTGTTACCGTGCACGTGGCGCGCCTCGTGGAGAGCGTGTGTCGGCGCGAGGCGGCGACGCCGTGCGCGCGAGGAAAGATCTCGCCCGTCGAGTTGGACCGCGAGGTCGCCGCGCTGTGTCGATCCATTTCGACCATGGCGGCCGAGGCCGACGTCGGCGCATCGGCGGCCGAGGCCGCGCGCGCCGCCGGTCTCCCGACGCTACGCGGCACCGCTGGCCTCTGCCTCGTCATTGCATGCGAGTTGCGCTCGCGCGTGCTCGTGGCCCGCTGGGAAATAACGTGGTCGACGTGGGAGGCCATCCGCGCCGAGATCGCCGGCGACGACAAGCGCGCGGGACGCTACCTCAAGAGCCTCGTGTCGTCCGGTGAGATGGTGGGCGCCATCGCGGGCCAGTCGATCGGTGAGCCCGGCACGCAAATGTCGGTCGTCTACGAAGAGCGCCTGCTTGTTGGCGGGCCCGGTGGTGCCCTCGGCGTGACATGCATTGGCGACCTCGTGGAGGAGGCCATCGTACGCGCCCACCCGTCCGACGTGGAGCGCGACGCCGCCCACGACACGACGCACGTCGACGTGACCCAGCGCCGCCTCGTTATACCCGCCGTCGACGAATACGGCGCGGTGCGCTGGAGGCGCCTCCTCGGTGTCACTCGACACCCCCCCAACGGCGCGCTGGTTCGCGTACAGACGCGCACGGGTCGCAGCGTGACGGCCACGCTGGCCAAGTCCTTTCTCACCCTTTGTGAGGGTCGTGTGGTGCCCGTCGACGGCAAGGATTTGCGCGTGGGCCATGTCGTGCCGGTCAACCGATGTCTGCCGCTTCGTGATATGCCGACCGAGGGCTCTGGTGCAGAGGGCGTTGACGTGCCCGCTCTTCCCATGGGACCATCCTCGACGGCTATCTTGGAGGCTTTGCGCATCGGCGACAGGGGCCATGCGCGCGCGCGCCTCAATGCCGCCTTTTCCGGGACTACCGGCACGATGCCCTTGCCCGAGGATCCGCTCGAGATTGACCTCTTGATGGCGCTAGCCTCGCAGGCCAGTGGCCGCGCCGAGGACGCCGTGGCCGCTTCCATTGTCGACTCGCGGTTGGATCTCGCCGTGGCGCCCGCGCCGCACGCTGCAGGCGATCCCATAGAGGGGCACAGCGCGGGTGACGTCTTTTGGGACACTGTTATCGGGCTCGATGTCACGGTCGACCATGGTCGCGACTATGTGTACGACCTCACGGTCGAGCACGATGCCAATTTCTCCCTCCTCAGCGGCCTCCAGATGCGTGACACCCTGCGCACCTTTCACTTTGCCGGATGGGGCGCCAAGAACGTGACGCTCGGCGTGCCGCGTCTGCGTGAAATCATCGACGCCACGGTCAACATGAAGCGCCCATGCGTAACCCTGCATCTCGACCGCCGTTCGTCGAGTGGATCGAGCCACGATGCCGCACTGGCCGTGTGCCGTCAGATCGAGCATTCGACGTTGGCCACTCTGGTCGAATCGCATACGATCGACGCCCTCGAACCGGGTGACACAGACGATGTTGCGGTCGACGACGATGACGACGATCGCGCATTTGCCCGCGCATGCGCTCTTCTCTTTGCGCAACGTCAGCCAACGGTGCCCGCGGCGACGACAGGCGTGCTGAATGCGCCGATCGCCGCGGCCGGCCGAGCGACGGGCACACCCACAACGGCCAAACCTAGATCGAGAGCGCGCTCGGCGGCCAGCGGCAACCAATCGCCGGCGGCGTCGCGCACGACGATGACGCCTCACGAGGCCGAGGCTGCCGCCGCTTGGCGCCCTCAGCGTTACCTGCTGCGCTATGTGCTCGATCGTCCGGCGACGATGGCGCGCGGCCTGACGCCCGCCGACGTGGCGGGCCGCGTTGCGTTGGCCCTTGACGGCGCCGGCCGCGTGGCCCATGCCGAATCGGCCATGGAGGTGTGGTTTGTCGAGGTCCTTCTCGATGATGCGTCGGGAATGCTGACGCGGTTCCGCCAGCACCTCCCGCCACGACCAAACGCGGCGGGAGCCCCGGCAGCGTCCGATGCAACGTCTCTAGCAGGCGGTGCCGCCGATGCTGCGGCCATGCCACCGCCGCGGCCGCGACCTCGTGCGCCCAAGGCTGATGGAGGCGCGGCCGCGCGATCAGCCGCGGCCGCAGCCGCCTACAAGGCCACGCCAGAGGAGGCTACCGAGGCAGCGCGCTGGGAACGGGCCGCAGTGGCTGCCGTCCAGGCGGCCTTTATGGGGTCGGTGCGCGTGTCGGGCGTGCCGGGCGTGACGCGCGCCGCCCCGGCCGAGGTGACCCGCCACGAAGCGCCCGCCGAGACCGCAACATCCACAGAGACGGCCGGGGCCGCAGCGCCCGAGTGGAGCGTCGAGGTCGACGGCAACGCGCTGTCTGAACTCTTGTGCGTTCCCGGCGTGGATGCCTCGCGCAGCCACAGCAACGACATCAACCGTGTGGCCGCCGTCCTTGGCATTGAAGCCGCCGTCGCCGTGCTCTTTTCCGAGATCAAGGCCGTGATCTCCTTTGATGGCACCTACGTCAACGACCGCCACTTTGCCCTGGCCACCGACACCATGTGCTACCGCGGCTCGGTCGTGGCCGTCACGCGCCACGGATTCAACCGAGCGGATCATGGCTTCTTGTCGCGCGCCTCGTTCGAGGAGACTGTCGACATTCTCTTTGATGCGGCCGCGTTCGCGGAAACCGATCGCATCACCGACGGTTCGGTCACGGAGCCGATCATCCTCGGGCAGGCCGCGCCCATCGGAACATCAATATCGGACGTGCTCATCACCGAGTCCTACGCTCACATATGGCGCCCGATGGCCGACGACGTGCTCGGTAGCAACGATCGAACGATTGTCGTAACGTCGACAAGCGCTCGACGCGACAGTCATCGCCCAGGCGATCCTGACCGTTACGGCCAAAGCGAGGGACGGTCGTGTCGCGATGACGACCGTGCTGGCGATACCCTATGGCAGAGACCGCCAAGAAATGATCTGCCCGCCACGAGCGCCAGTAGACACGAAGGTGACATGGAACATGTCATGGATGACGATGATATGGACGATGATATGGATCTCACAGAACCCCTGATCGACCCGTACGCAGTGGGCGATCTCGTCCCGGTGGCCAAGATCGACGAGCGCACCGACATGACAGACGGTTGCCCGCGCTATGCCCCGCCCAGCCCGAGCCTCCTTTTCGGCGATTAAAAAATATTTTTATTTTTATTACGCCAGGCCGTGCATTGGCCAATGCGCGTGTGCGTGTGTCGGTTTACGTGTCCACCGCCGTCGCGCCCGCCCATAGCCAAAAGGGGGGTGAGGTGTAGACTTTTTTCTCTCCAATAACAAAAGAAGCAGCATCGCAGACAATTGCATGCGGGCGCACCGTGGGCGGGCGCAAAGGGAGCGAGCGCGCAGCGGGCAAACCGTAGACGAGCGCGCAAACAATACGACCAAAAAGAAAGGAAAAATTTAAAAAAAATAGATCCAAGACGCCGAGGGTCTGGCGTCTGCGGCCTTTGCGCGCGTGTACTTTGCCGCGCTGCGTCGGTCGCTTCGTGGCGCACATGCGATGCGCGTGGCTGTCCGCTTTCCTGGCCCCGTGGGGCGGGCTTTTGTGCCACTTTTTTTTGCTCTGGCTTTTCTTCTCTGTGCCCGTGCACAAGGGCGACGACGACGACAACAAAGATGATAACGATGATAACGAGAGAGGGATGGATCTGCGAACGGGGCCAGAGGCACCATGAAAGACAAAAGCCTTATGGCGGCACGGACCGACTGCGGCTCGGCTATTGTCGGCCAAGTGGAGCGAATCTGGACTGCGCTTGGACAAAGCGGTTGATCGCCGCAAGGGCACACAATCATCGAGGCAAACCTAGAAGAGAAGGAAGGAAAAAAGGTGCACAAAGGCTTACGCATAGACAGCAAGAGGATCTCTGCAGAGTACCTTTTTTGCGTCAGAGAGCGCCCAGAACACGAGGGAGACAGTCGATCCTTTTTGCTCTGTGTCCCACTCTCAAAAAGGCATACGCCTACACAGAGAGACACAGAGACAGAGAGAAAAGCAGCCGTCCGCACTCGCGTATTCGCGTCGACGCGATGGCAACGCAAAAGAGGCCAAGCGCAAGAGCCCCCGCCATCGGCGCCGAGTGGCTTCTCGATGCGGCAAGCGCGCGACTGGCCTCCAACAAAGGGGCGCGTTGCCCATTGCGCGCGGCACTCGCCTCACTGGCCGAGGACGCGCGGGCGCGCCTGATGGCCACGACCAACCTCAGAGGAGCGGCCCTCGATGCGGCTCAGTGCCAAGCCGTCGCTTTGGCGCGCTCGACTCCCGAAATCATCTGCACGCTAGCCATGTGCGATCTCTGCGTGGCGTGGTCGCGCACGTTGTTGGCGAACGTTCGATCGCGAATCGCCGCCGGGCACGCTCCGATCGATTTTTTCGTGCTGACGTCCTCCTTTGCTCGCGCAAGCATGGCCTTTAAGAAGAGCGACGACCCAGTGCCCACCTATAGGGTGCACTTTGATACTGTGCCCGCGAGAGACGCTGACAGTTGTCGCCGCGACCACAGAGGGGACCGCGACGGTAACAACGATGACGACCACGACCGCAACGGCAACAACGATGGCGACGCGCGGGCCGACGAAAGCGGCAACAACGATGACCATCCAAAGGGCCAGCCGAATCCGTCCTCGGTGCGACACCGTGAATTTTATTTCGCCAACGAAGCCACCTTTATCGCCTATCGTTATTTTCTTAGGCACGCATGGGAGTCCCTCGATGGGGTGCCGGCTGAATGGAGGCGGCCGCTGCCTGCCGATATGTGTGGCTGGCTCGACAGCGCCATGCGCATGCGCGATTTGGCCTTGACTCTTCCGCAATACCGACTGTGTATGCCGTGCCACCCGACGGCGACGGCCGCGCTCGGTCGTTCCCAGAGCGCCTTATGGCAGAGATCAACCTCTGTCAGTCGCCCTTGCTTCAATGCGCAGACCGACAGCGACATGCGTTGCATGGCCCAAGAGCGCCCCCGCCAGAAGCAGCAAGAACGACAACCCTCGCCGCTTACGACAGGTGTCGTAGTGATGGCATCATCATCACTATGCCCGTCAACTATTGCGCAATCGACGGGACCCAACGAGACGAAAGGGCACGACTGCCAACAACAACAAGGGCACTCACAGAATAACTGAAAAGGACGTGGATCATAACGTCTGAGCCAGTGACAAACCAAAGGGCAGGAGCGACTGTGGCAGGGCCGAGCATAACGGCGTGCGCTATCGAAAAGGGACAAGAAAAAAGACCGACGCCATTTCGGGTGAGGCGCGATCTAGGCCCTTTGCGCTCTTGGTCGCATGGGATCACAAACAGTCCTCCTTTTTCGATATCTTTCTTTTTTGGGTGTTGTGGCGGGCGTATCGCCGCGTGCCCGTTTGTTGGCCTTTTGTTGATCGACAAGTCAACCTATTTATCTGTCCCCTCATCGGCCCTTTTGTCGTTGGCACACCAATAAAAAGAAAAGGCCCATTGTTTCGCAGCGCCACTGAGTCGGTGCCCCCCTCACCAAAAGGCGGCAATTATGGCGAGCGCGCAGCGCCTTTTTGTGTAGCCACCTTTGCCTTTTTTGCGGTGGGAACCAATCGCATTCTAGGAGTCGACTACTATCCTTTTGCTCTTTAGGAATAAAGGCGCAACTGCGGCGGCAGGCGCCCGAGCAGTCTGCGCGCAATCAAGCACACAAAGAGAGAGAGAGCGCACGCGCGCCAAACATTTTTTGCCGCGCCGAGACGCGGACCTAAAAGCGCAGGCGCCACCGAGATGAACTATGAACAGCGAAATGGGGAAAAAAAAGGGACAGATACGGGAGGCGGCACTGCCCCATCGACGCAGGCTGCAGAATCTCTGCATCCTTCCTGTCTGACAAGAGGCACGGACCGCACGGACGAACCTTGTGCTCGGCAGAGGATCGCTATGCACGTGGCCGCGGCTCCACGCACGGCCAGCATCGTCGTGTTCTTTGAGGTGGACGCTTCCCGCGCGACCACGTGCATCACGCCCCAGGTGCGCGCGCTTTGCCCCCCCCCCCATTCCACCGCGCTGCCTTGTTTCCGTAAAAAAAGAGGGTGCAAATCCGCATGATTGTAGCGTATTAATGTGTGAATCCGCCTGCACATTTACACATGCGCACGGGAGGCATATAGGCTGTGTCCATCCACTGATTTTATGTGTTTACGGGTGTTTATTGCGTGCATTGTTTTCGCCCCGTAAATAGACAGCATCGCGCGTAAGAGCCAAGCGGGACGCCAGCGGCTGCGCCACAATCTTTATTAACGGCCAGAGTCACTTGGTGGGAGTGCTGGCGACGGATGTATCACATATGCAGAGCAACACGCTCGGCGCCGACGTCCTGCGGCGATACGGGCGCGCGATCGATCCCACGCTGGCAGAGCCCATAGCGCTGCTCATGATTTGAACGCCAAGAGCGTCCCGCCGGGCTCTCTCTCTTCTCCTCTTATTAGGGATGTGTTGTTTTTTTTTCGAAAATAATGTCGATCGATCGCATTCATTGCGCGCGCACAACAAAGTCCCATCCAAAGAGCGCACTGGGGACGATGGGGCGCTCTTTGTGTTGTCATTGTTGTCGTCGTCGCCCTGCGTCCTTTTTTCGTCATCGACCAACTAGGCGCTGCAGTATGGCAGACACAAAAAAAGGAGAGTCGATAGCCGGCCGGGAGGGATGCGCGAAATTTATAAACCAGGCCAACCAGACCACACGGACACACTCGCCAGCGTGCGCGTGCTTTTGCGATCTCGGAGTGAAGGCCGACCCCGAAGCGCGCACTGGGCGTCTAGAGACACTTTTGTGCCTTTATCGTGCCATTTTGTCAGAAAAACAAAGAAATAGTTGACGACCCAGGGAAAGGAATTGGTCGCAGACTATTTTCTTTAGCCCTCTTGTGCTTTTGGCGGCTCGACCCGGTGGCGATGCGTTGCCGACACGTTGGCGACTTTTCGCCGTTCGAGACGAGGAGAAGAAAAAGGAAATGGCCAGGTGGGCCTCGGCCAAAGTCGCCGGCCCACGTCGCAAATTTGTTTTTGATTTATTTTTGGTTTCTCGCCAGACGCAGAAAAAAAGAGAAAAGGCAAAGGCGGATAAAACCAAATGGACATGCTCGCGGCAGGCACGCCAACTACTACGCCGACAGGGAGGCAGGCGGGCGCGGACGGACAAACACACGGGCGATGTGTCGGTGCGAGTCAGAGACGTGGCGAGCGCACCCGCTTTAGCGGCGTCCCGGCGCAGCACGGCGTGTCGCGTTGGCTTCTTCCCATGCCTTTTGCTTGCGCGGCACGGGCACAGCGCCGCCCAACACCAAGTCGGTGCCTTTTACCGGGTGGACGTATGCCATCATGAGCATTTCGCGTTTCCACCTGAAATGCACATAGCCGCCTCCGCGTCGCGCAGCGCTCAACATATCGGCGAGCGGGCTTGCAGCGCGAACCTGCACGGGACGACGCCGCCGACCGCGCCCCAAAGGATTGCCGCCGTCAAGTGGTCTCTCGTCGCCATCGTCGTGCGCGCGATCGTCTCGTGTTGCGTGATCGCCGTCGAGCACGCGGTGGAACCCTGGAACGCGTCCCATGGCTCCGCGCGCCAGATGGCGCGTCTTGCCGTGGGCCCACACGCCACCGCGCGAGTCGATGGCAAAGGCAAAGCCATCACGGCATGATCCCAAGCGCGCGGCTTCGATCGACTCGAGCATTTCGTGCACAAGAGGATCGGCCGCGGCGATCGCCGCCATTCGTGCCTTGGACGTTGCCGCCGTTTCTGCCGGCAGCGGCGGCGGCGATGGGGCGGCATGTGGCGGCGGTAGAGCCGGCAAAGGTCCATAAGCAGACTCTGCCCGATACGTTGGCGGCACCGTTTGCGTTGGTGGCGATGGAGACGCCGACGCTCGATTCAATGGCGCTGCGGCAGCGCTGGCCGTGTTGGACGCGCGTTGTTGGGCATCGCGCATGACTGTGCCGGCCCGCCTCGATAAACTCTTGACGTCGTCGCGCAGACGCTGCTTTTCGCCCACCCACGACTTGACATAGCGAACGGCCGAGATAAAGAGCACCAAGGATATCGTGACGAGCGTGATGATCACCACCAGCAGAAAGAATGACCAGCGCACTTCGCGCTCAGTGCAGACGCACGACCCGACGACGAATTCCGGCGCGCGCGTACATTTGGAAGATCCCTCGGGTCGGTCGCCCATGGGCGCGGCAAAGATGTGGTTGTGTATGCGCACGCGCTCTCTTGCGATGCTTCTTCTTACCCTAGTGCGGCCCGACGATTGCACAACTCGCTGTCAAGTGCCAACCGAGAGAGCGCACGTGCAAATTTAAAGTTGGGGCTTGGCAAAGGGGACAAAAAAACACAGACGGGAGGCAGGTGGAGCAGTCCCTGCGTGTTTAGAGATACGGACGCCATACGCGGCACCAGACAGGCAAGAAAAAGAATACAGGCAACAATCGACCGAGTGCGGTCTGTCGAGACGAGACGGGCGTCGGGGACCACCGCAACCAGAGAGCCGCTGGATGTGCATGTGCGTGTGCTTCGCCCTTTGCGCCGCCGCCCCCCCCCTGGCAGCGGACGATTACCAACAAAAGAGACAACGTCCATGGCGATGGTCGCCTTTGCTTTAGTTGGGAAAAAGAAAGAGAGGCGCGCTCGGCAAGTGCAACTAGCGCGCTAGACAAAACCTTTGTCTGTGTGCGCGCGCTCTGACTTTGTGTGTGTCTGCCGGGCATTACGCTCTGGGGGGATCGCGTCAGGGAAAGGGGGGCAACGCGAGCAGACCGCTGCCAAAGAGGCGCCTCTAAAGGGATCGCCAAAGACGCGCAGCAAAGAGAGGCATAGCAAAACAAGAGAGAGAATAGAGGCTGGCTTTTGCCGCCGCCCCCGCCTTTTCCTTCTCGGCCGTGGGCCGTCTTTTTTGTCACCATCAAAGTTTGCGCGATAAAGACCGCGGCGACTCCTCCCCCGTTGTTTCTCGCGACACGCGGCTGCAGTTTGGGCGACTCCAAACAGGCAAACGGCGAGACCGACAGCGCAAAAGGTGGACCTACACGCGCACACGGTGCAAACACACACATAAACAAAGAATTAGGCCGATCGCCAGATACGGCGTACGTTCGACGCAAACAAGCGCAAGCCGCGCGGCCATCGACACGATGGCTGCGAGTGTGACTCCCACGGGCACGATCACGAGCGGCGGATTTGTCGCACCCGCATGGATGCCGCCGCCATCCCTGCCCACACCGTCGCCCTTTGTTGGACCACAACCCGTCCCGTTTGATCCATCGCAAGGGCCACTGCATTCGTCACTACCGCAGCAGGGCCTGGCCGCCGCAGGGCCAGGGCAACGGCTGCCGCAGGGCGCAGAGGGCCTTTATGACCCGCCGCTCCCGTCTACGGGCCCCTATGCGCTGCGCTGCGCCGAGGATGTGCCGGTGACGGGATCGTTGGATCCATGCGTGCCGCGCGGATGGATACGCGCCTTTAACGCAGCGCTCATCGCCACCGCCGTGGGCGTGATCATCTACACCGGCAAGTCCTTTGACGACATCACGGCCGACGACGACCCGGCCATCCGACGCGAGAAGATGCGCCTTTTGGGCGCCGGCGTGAGCACCGTGGGCGTCCTCGCGTGGCCCGTACTGTGGGACGCACTGGCCGGTTACGCCATCGTCGCCCATCACCCGCTCACGCTCTTTGGCTTTGCCTGGCCCATCCTCATGTCCATGATGGACCTCTCCTACCTGGCGGCCAACAAAAACTCGCTCCAGGCGCAGCGCGTCTTTGGCCTGGGCGAGATATCGAGCGACGCCAACACGCTCGTGGGCGTGGCGTTTGCCGTGGGGAGCCTTCTCGTGAGCCAGGGCAACACGCGCCTCGCCGACGCCACGATTCCGCTGCTCATGTACGCGCTCCTGCTGTTGATCGCCTTTATCGTCCCGATCCCCACGCTCGACCCGGATGACTATAGCGGCTTTGCCACGGGCGCCGTTCAGCGCACGTTTTTCAACTATGCGATGGGTTTTGTCATTGCCGGCATTTCGACCAACATCGCCGGCCAGACGGGACGCGGCCTCCAGTCGGCCCTCCAGCGCCTCTGTCTCCAAGGCCAAGCCCGCGGCCAAAGCAACTAGTCGCGGACCGTTACTCGCCTCTTTTTTTGTGTGTGTGTGTATGTGTGCATGCCCATCAACGGCATCGCTGCCTCTCCGGGTCCCTTGCTGCGCGTGGGTCATGCCCTGCGCCGTCGGACACAACTCGCTCAGTCAGTCTCAACGCAGCCTCTTTACGCACACTGGCGATGGTCCAGAAAAAAGCAAAGAGCCACACGCTTCCGGTGCGAGCGGGTCCCGAATATATTGCTGTCTGCCTTTTTTTTCATTCAAAGAAATATATTCTCTTTTTGGGTTTTGACGGAAATACAAAAAAAGGCAGGCGGGCATTCCCGCGGCGCCCATCCTCGTCGGTGGCTTTTGCCTTTTTGCTCGCGCTCGGTTGATCGCCTTGTCGCGCCTCCTCGTCTGTCTGTCTTTTGTACGTACCACGCTGGATGAGGATTTTCTGCCAACCAATAAGGGGGCCGCGTGGGGTTTTCCCTTTTTCTTCCCTCTTTTTGTTGTGGCTGAGATCTTTCCGCTCAGATTTTTGGCGCCGTTGCCGCCCCTACAAGAAAAATAATGCGGGCGGCCACTTTGCGCGCCCCCCGCAAAGTCTCTTTCTTTGCCAGATCGGTCGTGGCAACAGAGCGCACGCAAAAGATCGTGAATGCGATTGGTCGTGATGTTTTTCTCACATTTAGTTCTTTTTTCGCAGACCCCTTTCTCTTTGTGCGCCAGCGACGTTGCCTTTTTTCTTTTGTGCGTGCATTCAAGCACCTGGCAAATCCTGTTTCTTTTTTATTTCCATTTGCATGGGCGCTTCGGCCGAGCGCCACATCAAAAAAAAAAGAGATGAAATAGACGAAAAGTATGTTTTTCTTTGGTGGCTGCGCACGGGTAGGATGACGTCAAGAATAGGCGAGGCCGCGTGCGCCTAGGAGCACCCGTAGTGACGCCGTCGAAGGGCTGTCTTGAGCGGGATCGCCCAACACTGCGGCTGCGATGGGCCTCGGTCTGCACATCGCTCGCCAAGTCTGCGTGGTAGCCTCGTTGATAAATAGGCTGCCATAAACAACGTCCAAAATGTGCGTCATCAACGCGACGGCACGATCCCTCTTGTAGGACAAGGACAGCGCCGGGCATTTGCCACAGTACACCAAAGGGTGAGGTGGCACGGCAGCGCGAATCGCATCGCGCAGGCAATCCACGGCAATGCTCCACAGATCAATGTTGCTCGGATCGCATGAGGACCGCATGGTCATGATGTTTGTGATTCGATCGAGCGCACCAGCGGCACCGGTGGCGACGACCGCGCGCACGAGCGCCCTCCAACCAAGAGGCTTGATGCGCCCCGCAACGCAAGCGGGCCAGCGCTCGATTGCGCGCACGACCAAGGCGATGCCTTTGGGCGTGTGCTGTGTTCGCCCCAAATACGCGTTGAGGAATCGGCGCACGCCGACGACACCCTCGTCGGTTGTCAATATGGGGCTCATGGCGTCGCATAGCGCATCGACTGTTCTCTGAGTTTCAGATGCGTCATTGTCATCGACGTCGCCATTAGGTGGCACTTTATGCCGTGGGTCCTCCCCACAGTGGCACATGTCGCATATGTCGCACTGCCGATCGCGATCGTCCACCACACCGATAATCTCGCCGAGAGCCGCTGCGCAGCCGTGCACGAGGGCAACCGCGGCAGATGGATCACATGCGGCAGGGACACGCGACAAGAGCCATCGGATAGTTTCGTAGGCGGCCCTGTCGCCGGCCGTCTCGATCAACTCGTGAACGTGAACGGGAACGCCATACCGTTTGCCGACAAGGAGAGCATCGATGTTGCCAGCGCGTACGGCACACTTTTGCCAGGCCAGGTCATTCAGGGGTCTGGCAAGGCGTGCCATCCGCCTCAAAGCCGCCTCTCTGCAGTAGTCGCCGTATTCTTTGGCGTCTTCATCGGTCTCGTCATGGGCGCAGAGGCCCAGGAGGCGCTCCAACACAGAGGTTTTGCCCCATCGTACAGCCTCTTTCCACACACGCCACTTGTCTGGTCCAGGCTTTGCGCCGCCTTGGCATAATTTGTCGGCATGAACGAGCGCGTCCTCGATGATCTCGACAATGTCACGAGAACAGGCGCGAAAGAGCACATTTTCGATGACGCGCAGTGATGCGTAGGCGTCCATGAGCGCGCGCATGATGTCGGGCCGCTCCCACTCGCACAGGATGCATGTGGCATCATACAGAAACTCGCTGTCGCATGGGCTCCAGCCGCCGCCAGCATTTTTATCATTGTCGTCGCCATCTCGGTGCGCTCTCCCGAGATGCTGCCAAAAATCGCGCTGCAGAGGTCGTACGGGAAAGGGTTCCGTCGATTGGTCGCCTTGGATGTGGGGTGCAATGAGATTATGAACAGTGGCCGTGTCGGTTACCGGCGCGGTCGTTGACAAGAGTGCAACCGCCGCTCGATCTTGTGCCGGCACGTCATCCTCCGTGCACCACGCCATGACCCACGGACGGCCGACCGCGCAACGGGCCGATACAATCCGACCCAGCGCGAGGGACGCCTTGAAATCGTCGTGTTGGTTATAGTCGCATTGGCAGTGGCACCCATCACCGCTCCCGTCGCTGGACGGCGCCCTCCACGCCCGACAAAAGGCTTTGGCGCGTGTGCGTGCTCCGGACTGTCCTGCCGCGGCAATGACGTCGCGCCACAATGGGTGAGCGGCACGGGCCGCGAATCGCCAGCGTGGATCGAAAAATGGCGCTCCGTTGACATCGAGACCGTTGAGGATCTTGTCCACCAACTCGACGGGGAGCGATTCGATTCCGGCCATCTTTTTTCCCGTTCCTAGCGCGACCGCTCTTGCTCGATCCTGTTTTTTGTGGTGGAGGTCACCTTTTTTTCCTGTTGGTGCCTTTTTTCTCCTCTGGATGGCGCCCCTTTCGAAAGAGCAGAGACCGCGATCTGAATGTCTTTGGAAAAAAGGATGAGCACCAGCAGCAGCCTCGGATTTGCAAGCGGCCTGCGCCCAACCTCTTTTTTTTATTCGTGGTCTGTTATTAGCCAATGTGAAAAAATGCGCCGCGCACAGCCGGCCGGATCGTCACCAAGAAAAAAAAGGGCAACGGCAAAGAAAAGGGCCGTGGGAAAAAAGAGAGATGCAATGACGACATTCCTGCCTGGTTGCGCGCTGGGTGCTACTTGCGACGTGAGCGCAAATAATCCTCGATGGCCGCCACAGTGGCCTCGCGCGTCGGCCCCACGGTCAAGCCTCTCATGCGCGCGTACGCGTCGATTTCATTGTCTGGGATACCGCCGCGCACAGCCTGAGGCGTAAAGGCATAGTAATCAGAACACTCGGACTGGGTGCCGACACTGGCGGTGCATACGGCATAGGGATTGTAGCAGCGGCCGACACCCAGGCTGCCGCCTGCCGCGTAACAGTCGTCGCTGTTGCGTGCAGCCACATGCAAGAGACACCGACAGTAGGCTCTTTGGCGTTGGTCGATCGGTGCCCCTCGCCAAAAGTAGCCGTCGACCGTGGGCGGCGCATCGAGAAGGCGCGCGCCGAGTGGCGGTCCTGCCAGAGGATTTACTCTGGGAGCGCCATTCGTCGCACCCGCACCGAAATCCCAGGACCCTCCTCTGCTTCGGTCGTCATTGTCGCCATCGTCGCCGTCGTACCAGGCTCCAGTCGGCAGAGAAGAAAACATATTTTAGTTTTTTCCTGTGCCCTTTTCTTTTTCTCTTTCGGCGTGTGCGCTTGTTGGCACAGCCCACAATCAAAAAAAAAGAGAAGATCCCGACACTAAAAAGGCAGTGACGAAAGAGGGCGGCAGCCGTGTCGGTTTAGGCGCTGCGCGGGGGGAGAGGTTTCCCTCCCAAGAACGCCGGGGAATGCTGCACGGGCGGCTAAAGGACGTCGTGGGGGCCATATTTTCATTCTTTGCGTCGCACGCGCGCCATCAGGCTTTGATTGGAGGAGGGTGGCCAACAGATACAAAACGGCCAGCCAAAATCTTTTGGGGACCGCGCGGCGAGTGCGACGGACGGCGAAAAATTTGGCTGCGCGCGGAGCGCCCACACGACAAGACTCTAGCCAACGGCAACCCCGATGAGGCGGAAAAAAAAGACAAAAAGGACAAGATGCGCTGCCGCAGATAAAGAGAAAAGTGTGCGTACGCGCGCGTGTGCTCTCTGTCTAGTCGGCATTGTCTCGAATGGCAGCGGTTGCGGCTACCGCTGCCTCAAAGATCGTCTACAACCTCACGGGGCGGCCCATGCGCCCTCGTCGACGCAATCCCTCGGCTGCGCAGCCAGGCCGGCACTTTTTGTCGCAACAACCCGAACCATGTGACCACGCCGACGCTGCGCTCGACGCATGCGATACCGTAAGTGTCGCCTTGCCGCCTGCACCACCCCCCACCATCGTGGACGGCGACGCGGATTTCAATCCGCAATGTTGCGACACAGCGCGCTGCGTCGGCTGTGGCATTTATTTGGGCGATGCCAATGCGCGACAGTATTGCGGCAAGACTCACTGCCCCCTCGTGCCGGCAGAGGACGCTCTCGAGCCATCTTGCTCGTAGTGGCCGCCAACATCATCGTCTTCTTGTCTATCCCCCTCCCTCTGTCTGTGCCTCTTTTCTATCTGCGCCTCTTTTCTGGCGTGATTTGCCTTGTTTTCGGTCCTCGGCGCCAGCGCCTGTTTTTGGAAAAAAAAGAAGTTGGTGCCTGGCGTGGCCGCCAAAAGGAGCGGAATGACAAGGTAGAAAAGATCTCGTCTTTTTTTTGGTGGGTGTGTGCGTGGCGCTGGCCACGGTCATTGTTTGCCAAACAGGGGCCTGCGTCGGCGTCTCTATCCGCCCCCAGAGGCGAGCAAACGGGAGGGAGCCTGGTCCGTCCCTGTCCATCGGTCGGCGACATCCAACTCGCCGCCGAAAGAGGACAAAGACGAAAGCGCCTAGGGGACAACGACAGCGACGATCAAATTCTTTCTCTCTTTCTCGCACATACGCGCGCGCGCTCTTTCCTTGCGTCCAGCACCGCCGACCGCGAGGCGAGAAAAAAGGACTCGCGACCTCCCTCCCCCGAGCAGGCAGCCAACAAGGGACGGGCGAAAGAAAAACTTCAAGGCGACAGCCCGCAGACGAGTTGGACCTAACGGCTCCCTCCATCTTATAGACAACAACAAGAGGCAAAATGGCAACGGCTCTTGTTGCGCAGACAAATCGATCGATTTTGGACGGCGGCGGTGGCGACAACCCGTCGTCGCGTTCGCCCGAGACTCTGCCCTTGCGGTCGAATTCCAGCGGGCTCAGATCAGTACCGGCGCGCTCGATCGCGCAAGCGCCAGTATCTGCACAACGCGACGCGGTGGCGGTGGGGTCGTCGCGCGTACAATGCTATTATCCGGTCGCGCTCGCCCTCACCACGGATGCGGCCGCCCGAGCCCTCTGGACTCAAGGCCCTCCGACCAATCCCACTATCCAACTGGCCAACGATACATATAGCGGATTCGATGCCGCTGCCGATGCCATGCGCGCGATTGCCGCACAATCGAGCGGTGGTTTTAGTAGACGCACGTCCCCAAGGCGCGCCCCGGCATCGTCGGTCCTTTTGCATGCGCATGTGAGACTCGCCAAAGGCGCAGCAGACGATCGCGTAGAGGCCGTCGTGCCGCTGTCCACTCTGCTCGAATCACTTGCGCCGAATGGGCATACAAAGGCGTTTCTCTCGGTAATGCGTAGCGCCGCCTGGACGACGCGAGCGCTGGCGCAACGGCCGGCAGCGCGCCGATCGGTGCGACGGGCGCAAAGCGACATGGAGCGCATGATGCGCCGCCTCGATCGTATCGTTTCTCGGGTATCAACCATCGACGGCCACCACGCGCGTGGGAGCGATGACCACGGGAGCGATGACGACGACGAGAGCCTCGTCAGCGCGCGCGATCAATCCTCGCGACAGGATGGCGACGATGAGGGACTGGATATTGTGGCAATGCCCCGTCCGTCGTCAAACATTTTGATGGCTCCCACAGAGTCGATCGGGCCTGCTGCGGTTGCCGTCGCGCCTCGACCAGAGCCATCGCCAGTCGTCGATTCTGACACGGTCAATGCGGTGGCGCCCAGGGATACGAATGCCGCGCCGGGCAGAAAGCGTGCACGCGGACCGACCTCCCCACGACAGACAGCACCCAAGCGCTCGAGACGCACGACGGCGACGTCAGCGGTAGCACTATCAGACTCTAGAGCGAGTTCCGCTCAACGCAAGTCGAGAACGCGCGACGATGGCTCGAGTCGGCCCATGGACGTCGATGCGCACACAAACTCGGCCGCGTTGGCGCTCGTCTCAAGTACGACGACCACGACGGCAACGACGACGGTGATCGATCCTGTCTCCCCGCCCTCCCCCGCCGGGCCGCTATCAAGACGAGAGGTAACAACATCGTTGGCCGTATGCGACATCATCCTGCGTCCATGTACAGAGGCACCCGGCGTCGAGTGCAGCATTTGCATGCGCGACGAGGGAAGCGTACTGTGGGATGTCCCACGGTCGAGGCCGGCCACCCTCCACGACCTTTGGGTCGACCCAGACCGGAGCCTGCTCGTTGCCGATGGCGCGCGTCTCGACGACGACGTCATACTGCTCAACCCGTGCCGCGATCTCGACCACGCTGTGTGCGTTGCCTGCATGCGCGCTGTACTGCTCAATCGTGGGCGGCCGCCGGTGGATGTGTCGCGCGCGGCGGCCGCCTGCGTGTCGCTCGACGGAGAATCGCGCTGTGCGAGTGCAGCCTACACAGAAGCGCAGCCCTTTGGCGCCGTATTGGACGCCGAGGAGGCAGCCTATCTAGGGGCCCTCTACGAACGGCATCGCTTTCCCGGCATGCAGTTGATCACCTGTCCACTCCACACCGTCGTCGACCGGCCTGCCCCGCCTGGCCGGCGGAGGGGTGCGCGCGTCGAGGTCGTACCATGCGGCGCACAGTGCGTCGTCCAACATCAACTCGTGACGAGAAGCCAGCACGGCCATCTTGTCGTCTCTTGCACGCAAAACACCCAGTGCGGTGGAGCCTTTTGCTACCACTGCCGGTCGCGTCTCCCCAACGGCGCCACGCGCTGCGGTCGATGCACGCGGACCGCCGAGCACGACAACCCCGAAGGTGTCAATCGCTACTTTTATCGTCCGGGACTAATGGCCATCGAGGGTTCTATGCAGGCAGAGACGGCAGCGAGCGCTGCTGCCGGCGCCGCGTCGGGCTCCCAGCCCGCCGAGTCGCACCTTCTGCGCAACCGGGAAATTACCGAGGAGGTGGCGCTCGAGCAGATCGAGCGCGTCCTGTCGATGGACCGGGTCGCGCAGCCTTGCTATCGGTGCGGAGTGCCGTTGCTCAAGAGCACGGAATGCAATGCCCTCTCGCATTGTGGCGTCCAAAAGTGTTATATGTGCGGGCGCAACGCGCTTGCCGGCGGCCATCTCGAGGCAGATCACTGGGACGCCCATGGCAATGTCGGTTGTCCGCGCTACGACCATCATGCTTACTGGCGCAACATGAAAAGGCCCTTTGTGTGCGCAGAGGGTCGATGCTACAACGACACCACAGAGTGTCGGGTGGCCGCCCACCGTGCCGGCATCGAGGCCATGCATACGGAGCGCCGCGTATGGCACGTGTGGGCCATGCTGCGGTCCCTATCGACATTGCTACGCGAGCGCCTCATCGACCGACTCGAGGCCGCCACGGCGCCCACCGACGCGGCGCGTATACTCCTTTTGGCTCGCGTCTCCAAGATTCTTTTGGGTGATCGTGCCCGATCGTCAACAACCACCATAGGGTCGTCGTCGACGGCATCTTCCACAACTATAGCGTCCACGTCCACAACGACATTCGCTATGTCGACAGCACGATCCTAGGCATGCCATTGTTGACAAACAAGTAAAAAAACTACCACCAAATTCCTGTTATCTGTTTCTTTTTCCTCGGCCACCGCTGTCACCCCTGGCGCCACAGACAAGAGGGAACCGCGAAAATGGGCCGCCCCACAAAAAGTAGACGATACAAAGCAAAAAAAAGGCGAGCGCTTGCACATTGATAAAAAGAAGAGAGCATTGTTTTTGATAAGTGGCCTATTTTTCTTGAATTGAGCGACCACTCGAAACAAAAAACAACAGCAGCAGCGACAAGGGGAAAAGAAAGAGATTGACCATGCACAACTCACAGGGAGAGAGGAGGACGCAAGCGCCTAGATGGTGGGGGTGACGATAAAGCGATAGACAAACTTGCCTCCCACGCCGGCTTCGCGGCAGAGTGAGAGCACAACGTGGCACGGCGCGTCGGGAGCGTTGATCTTGGCAAAGGCGCCGCGCACACGGTCAATTACCTCTTGCGCGCCAGTAAACAGCCCGTTATTGTCATAGACATGACCCGAGCCTCCGTCGACCCACTCTGTCGGAATGCCTTCGAGACCCTTGATGACCTTGACGAGGTCGAGGATCTCGCGCGCCGTGGCGGTCGGGTAAAGTTCCAACAAGTCGTCTGCGGTCTGCGTCTTGGGCGATGACGGGGGCCGCGGCACAACGACAGACAGCGTGAGCATAGATAGAGTCGATTCGTGCACACAAAGGGCGACGCGCTGCCCCTGGGCACGCTCCTGGCAAAGGCTGCCAATGTCCTCGATCATATCGTTTGGCTGGCCCACCAGGGTGCGCCCGACCACGAGCCTCCCGACGACGTCGGTATTGGTCCAATAATGGGGCACGTTCCCGAGGGTGCTCTCGATCATGAGCACGGATGCGACCTGGCGAGCCGACAGGCGCGGGTAGAGAGCCACGATTTGGGCCACGCTCTGTCCCTCTGTGGGGACGCTGATGGGTGCAGGCACAGTAGAAGGAGCGATTTCCGCTTCCGGTACAGAGCCGGTGGACTCTGCCTGCGTCGGAGCGGCGACAACAACGCCAGTGTCGATAGGCGACACGCTGTAAATCAACTCGATGTACTCGCCGTCAGCGACGACGTGAGCATACATGGAGACACGATGGTGTCGATCCGCTGATGACGACGATTCAATGAGCGTGTCGACATGGCGGCAGATCGCCATTGCAATGTCGTGCCTGGCCTCGCGACGATGCCAACCGGTAGGCATCCACACAGTGTAACTGTGCTTGCCGACGCGATCCGGCCTATTCACCCAGACGACAGCCAGATCATTCAACACGGATTTGATCACAGCACCCACGTCGTGGATGTCGTCGGATGCGGTCGATCGCGGAGGGACGTCCGACGGCGCAACCAAGGTTGGAACCTGTAGCGCAATCGCATCGACCTTGTCGGCGGTATTCGAGGTCGCACCTCCCAGAGGCGAGAGTGCACCGGCACCCTCTGCCCAACTAAAGCAGAGGGATGTCTCTTGGGCGTCGCGTCTGAGCGACAGTAACAGACGACCCGGATGCGCATTATCTCTTTGCAGAAACTTGTGATAGGTAGAGAAGAAACCGGCAATCGTATGCACAGTGGGACCGTTGGTCATCGGAATGGACAATGGTGCCGAGGGCGGCTTGGCGAGCCATTGGCGATTGATGTCCTTGAGGGCGGCGTCGATCCAGATAGCCCTGTCAATATCGTCGAGCGGAACGCCCGGATACAAACTCCAGAGGTCAGACGTCGCGTGGGCAGCGGATGGGGTGGCGATAGGTGTGTTCATGATCGGCGTGGTTTGTTGCTGTGGGGTCTTTTTGGCGACTGTCTGGGGACAGGGATCGTGTGGTCGTAAAGAGATAATACCATCGAGCGCATAAAAAGTTTATTTATCGGCGGGCACGACCAATGGCAAATTTGCGTGTCATCCTTTGTTGGTCGGCGCCCCCCCCCTCTAGTTTTGTCGCCGGTGGTTGATTTGTTGGCGTCCCTCGGCGGCGATGGGCCCGGCCGTGTCTCTTTCTCCGTGAGCCAGATGGTCGCCTCGTTTTTTTGTTTTCGATGTTGCCTTTTTTCATTTTGGAGCGCCCCAGAGGCCCTGGCTGCCTCCTTGTCTGGTGGCCCCGGCGTGGGCATGTGTTTCACCGCGCGCGCGCACTCTTTTTTCCCTCTGTACGTCGCCACACGATCACGGCGCGCGGAGGGGCGCATAATGGCGCCGGCCTGTGGGTCCCCAAGACACCGTCCAGAAAACCCGACGGCCTGTGTGGTAAAGTATCCGTGCGCCCCAGGGACGTTGAAAAAAAAAGAGAGGACCGAGAGAAAAAGGGAGCGCACAACAACGAAAAATGGCAGACGAGACAAGAGAGCACCACCACTACCGCCAGGCACACGAGAACCGTACAGTCCATGCCGATGACAATATCTACAATGACGACGTCACGCCGTGGGACACCCATGCTGACCAAGAGGTCGACGCCCTGGGCGCGAGGTCGCTCAAGTTTGTCATGACCGGCGGCGATCCCGATGCTGTCGTGCAGTTGAGCATGGGGCGCGATCTGGGCATCTATGCACGCACGCGCACGACCAGGCGCCGCGTCGACGCCGTGGCACCCGGTCGCACAGGCCTCTTGGCGGCCTATGTCAACGGCGGCACCGTCGGACCCGTCGATTGGGTACACGCCGATGTCGACCCCCAGACCGGCGAGCCGATCGCCCTGCACGTGGCCGCGGACGTGGTCGTGAGAGATGTGCTCATACAGGAGCGCGGCTCTGTCGGCAAGGCGATCGATGCTCTCCGCGAGGCTGCCATCGTCGGCGATCGTCAGCGCGTAGCCATGGAGCGCGATATCAAGGCCCTCACCAAGGCTCTCGCGGAGTCACAATCGCGCATCGACGAGTTGCTCCATCTCGTCAAGGACATGAAGCACGTCCGCGTCGAGCACGAGTCCGAGGCGACCGCCGCCGCGTGGTCCTTCCGCACATACGTTCGTCCCGACGGCACCAACGTCTTTGGCGTCGTTTCTTCCGACGGCGTGTCGCGCGCCACCTATTGCGCCCGTCCCCCGGCGCCTATGATCCCCGTTGATGACGGCGCTCGGCAGGCGACTGCTGCTGCTGCCGAGGCGCCCGCCCTGGTTGCCAGCACGCCGCTCGAGGACGTTGTTGCGGTCGGATCAGACGCTAGAGTCGACGCCGATCCACCGTATGGCATTGCCATCGTCCCAGAGACAGTCGAGGCAGCGGGATCTGTAAATAATGCCGACAACCATGCCACTGGCGACGGCATTGATGTTATTAGTGTCGTTGATGATGCCGTGGCCGTTGCGCTAGCCGATCCAGTCCCTGCTGAAACACCTGCCGTGATAGCCGGCCTCGAGGACGAAGTCGTGGCCAGCGGGGGCGACGCCGAGCCTGCCGCACCGGCCATTCCCGTGCCCACCCAGCAGAGGCGCACCAAGGGCGCGCGCAAGACTCGCACCGGAAGCGCCGATGCACCTGGATCGCCACCTCCTGCGGTGCGCTCTGACGGAACCACTCCAGCGCGCGGCGTCAAGACTCGCCAGAGCGCGCGGCGCGCGAGCGCTCATAGCGCAACAGGAGCCTATGCCCAACACCCGGCCGTGGTGACCATGGCCCGGCCCGCCGACGATACCGAGACCGCGTAACTTGCTTTGTCGATGCACAGAGACCTTGCTCGGCCGATTCGCAGAGGGCGCCACCGTCGCCGTCTTGAGCGTCGTCTTTGGGCGACCTCTTTTTCTTGGTCTCGCCCGTGTGCCTGTTTGTTCTCTTTTTTTTTCTTTTCTTTTTTATCTTGCGGGCCAGACCCACACGGGAGGAAAAAAAGATACCACAAAGACGATCGACGCTTTTCTTGCGAGTCCCTCTTTTGCCCACTTTGCTTGCCACGCGACCCGCTGACGAGGACCGCGGGGATGAGAATGATAAATATGTTATTGTTTTTATTAACAATAATGGCAGTGATAATCGTGGTGGCCCCCAAAGGCCGCGCCCGCGACTGCCATGGAATCCAATCATATCGCTGCCGCTGCTGTTGGGCGTTTTTGTTTCTGTCGCTGTGTGCACAGCCCTCCTCGGCACGCTCTCCCGGCATTTTGTCGCCTTCTCTTGCTTGGTCCCCCAACAAAAAAAAGGGACAACGTCATGGCCGCCGTTGGTGGGAGAGGGGCCCGACGTCGCTGGCGCAACACGCAGACTGACGGCGCGCAAACGATAGATCGTACTAGTCGAGTTTTTGTATTTTAGAGGCGTGCCGCGTTGACGTGAAGACAGAGGAAAGAAAACAATAGGAAAAAAATCGGCGCACACGCTCGCCGGGTGGAGTCGCTTCCTTTCCTCGCCGCGCAGACGGTCGTTCCTGCCCTCCACCCACGCGACCAAAGCATCGCTCATACGGCGCCTCCTTTGAGGTACGAACGACCACAACACTCTTTGACAGCGCGGGAGCAACACGCAGAAAATGGCATCGGCAACGGTTGTCGAGTGCGCAGCCTGCCGCGGTTGCGCGATCAAGTGCTGGCGCTGTACGCCCAGCACGCCGCGCGCCACCCTGTCGGGCTCGGATTCGAGTGGAGGCGGTCGCGATCCTATCCCCGCTGCGCGGGCGAGATCACGACGCACACCGCGACCGGCTGTCTCTAGCGACGGCTCGTCCGACCCGATGCTCAATCACATCAAGGCGCTGCATCAACAGGCCCCACGCGCTCAGCGGTCCAACGACGACAATGGTCCCATTGCCGGGACAAGCGACGGCAGCCCCAAGAGAGGTGGCGGCGGCCGACGGCGGTGCACCGACAAGGGCAGAAGCGGCAACAGCAGCGACACCCGGAGCGACCCAAGTTTCAACAGGCGCGAAGCCGAACGGACCTTGGCGCGCTATGTGCCCGACGACGAGGCCAGGGCGCGGGCTCTGGCCGCCGCGACCGCGTCGGCGCGATCGGCGCGCGATTGGTATAATGCGCGAGCCTCTGAAGCCCGTGCCTCCTCCTTCTCATCGTCCACCTTGTCTTTTAATGACTCGTTGTCGTCGTCATCATCATCATCCCCGCCATCCCCAACATCATCGTCGTCATCATCATCGTCGTCTTTGTCATTGTGGACAAAAGAGGATGTCCTTTCCGATGCGCGCGGCGCAATCAATTTCTGCAAGTCGGTCCTCATCGGACGGTACGTGCAGCCGCGCTGTGTGGTCATGGACCTCGGGTGCGGTCGCGGCCAGGACGTGGCCAAGTTGGCCTATGCGCGACCGCGGTACGTGCTCTTTGTCGACGCTTCCGAATTGGCGCTCGTCGAGGCCGAGAGACGTTGGCGACGCACGCGGTTCGCCTTCCCGGCCGCCTTTGTTCAGGACGACTTTTGCTCGCCGGACGGCTTGCTGGCGCGTCGACGCATCGTCATCTACCGCGACGATCCGCAGCGCGCTCACGGCCAGCGACATCGCGCCATTACCGACCTAGAGTGCACTGTCAAAGACGGCTCAGAGTTGGCCGACGCTGTCTCGTGCCAGTTTGCCCTCCAGCATGCGTTTGCGACGCGCGATACGGCCCGCGCCTTTGTCGCCAACGTCGTCCGAGCCCTCAAGCCGGGCGGGGTGTTTGTGGGCATCGTTGCCGACGGCGCCTCGCTATGGCGGCACGCACAAAGTCAGGAGGCGACCGATCGGTTAGAGGCCGCTTCGGTTCTCGCTTCCGTGGCGTCATGCACGCCGTGTCTCGGCATCGGCGGTTCTGGCGTGGAAGTGCGTGCGGTTCAACCTGGCCGCAACTCATCCAAGACTACAACCATAGGCTCGGCACACCACGACCGCCTACGCAGCGTCATCGTCGACCTGCCGCAATTGCCCAACACGACCGGTGAGTCGGGGTCTGATCGCAGCCATGTGCCATGCGCATTGGGTATACGCGCCCAAGGCCAACCGTGTCCACAGTATACGGTGATGTTTGACGACCTGTGCGACATGTGCACCGATGCTGGCCTCGTGCTCATAGCAACGTCCAATTTGACCACGTTTTTCGACGTCGAAAGCATCAATCCGCGCAATGCGTCCATGCTCGATCGCATGGGTGCGCCCTGGCGCTTGAGCAACGCGCAAGATCGCCAGCACTTGGGACTTTATCGCACTTTTGTCTTTGTCAGGCAGAGCAGCACCGACGACGCGCCCATATCCTCGGCGGCGACACCAGCGGGAGCCATTGCGCCAGACCAGGATACGACAACGCACCGCACTCTGGCGCGCGCGGCCGGCCGCGCGCTTTCGTACGTGTGGAGCAGCGACGTGGCCAGTTGACGATTGACTGCGCGCAACGGTTGCCGACAAACGGGCGACTGCGCCGTAAATCCGCCCTTGGGCGTTGTCGCCCTTGCTGTCGCAAGAGCGCCCCGTCCCCATGCCGTTGCAAAAAATAGTTATTGTTCTTTTTTTTCGAAAAAAAAGGGATCAACGGCGGCAGACTTTGTGTTGCCTGTTTTCTTTGGCTCTTTTAATTTGGCCCGTTCTGCAAAGACGGGTTCACACAGGCACGCCAACACAATCAACCGCACAAAAGGGAGACGAGTCATCAACACGAGACCGCGGCGGCGGCAGCGCTGAAACCCTCTGGTGGCGCGACGGCTCCCATCCGCAGGCACCTTTTTTTCATAGACGCACATGCATCTGGGGCTGCGGCCGTCGTTTATGTGTCGTATAGTGATCCCCCATAAAGGGCAACTCGCTCCCGCACCGTGATGCCTGAGCCCAAAATGCGCCGCCGCCGCCTTATTCTCAACGATAGTCCAGTCTTTGGCGAGCCCCACAAGCCGAGGTCGACCGAGCCTAGGCACCATCGCACGTTGGCCCAGGCTTTGCGGTCAAGAAGCAGACGCGGCTCGTAGCACACTCTGTCATCTCGTGTTATAAACGCAATCGGTTGCGACGATGACGATGAAAGAACAAGCAAAACCTCAACGCGCGGCCTCATACGAATGTGAGATGACAAAAGCAGCAGGGCGGGGCGCCACGCAGATGGCGCTGTGCGCGCACTTTGGTGGGGTATTTGGTGGCGCGCCCCGCTGCGCTGACGCCACACCACGAAAAAGGAAACAAACGAGGAAAAGGACAAACGACGGTCCATGGAAAGACGCGCACGCGGACCAAAAACCGAGCGCGCCCTTTGCGAGAAAAGACAACCCCATCCAAACAAGAGCAGCGACGACGGCAACGGGCACGCAAGGTAACCTCCCGCGGCCCCGCTGCCCCTGTTTCTGTTCTCGGACAGGGCGCGCGCCTCAAGGAGGGGCGAGCCTTTTTGTGCACGCGCCACATAAAGAAAGCCATGGCGAGCGCCAATAACAAACTCGGCCGACCGACGGCGGGCACGATCGTGGTGGGGGCGATCGTCGGCGCCGTGGCGGGAGGCCTTTTTGGCATGGTCCGCGGTAGGGTCCAACGCGCAGCGCGCCCCAAAGGGCCAGATTTGGGCTACGAGTGGCCGCACGTGCGCACCGACCACGACCTGTGCGAGTTTATCGGCCGGCTGACCGTTTTTCGCCGCGCGTCAACCGTCCACTACAAAGCCGTGGGCGATGCGTGCGACGATATGGTGGCGCTCATGATTCTCGCCCATGACTACACCGTGCCAGCACAGGCCCTCTGGCAGACAAGGTCCTTTCGCTATATGAAGCGCGTGGGCGACGCGCTCGGCGCTCTCTCTGACGCCGTCATCGAAGCGCGGCATGCCACCACGGCGCGGCTCGTCGCCGAAAGGCGTGCGTCGCCCAAGACCCGAAACATTGTCCAAACGCAAAGAGGCGACATGGTCGAGTTTGAGACATGCGCCGAGGGCATTTACACCATCATGAAGACCTATCACGCCAGCATCGCGCGCACCATCGCTACCCGCTCGGGCGGGGCCTCCTTTGGAGTGGGCGAATGTGTGGACGACGACAGCGACTCGGGTGACGGCAGCGATCTCGGAAGCGACGCCAGCGATTTCGACAGCGACTATACGGACGACGACCAAGACGACGGAAGCGGCAGCAGCGGCAGCGACGATGACTAGAAAAAAACACTTTGGATCTCTTTGTGTACGCCCTCGTAGGGGGGAGGGCGTGGCTCTTTCTGGGCCCACCAGATTTGCGCTTTTTGCATTTGCGACCCTCTTGCGTCCGCGTGTTGCGACTCCCTTTTTTTCTTTGCTACAACAGCAGCAGCGACCAAAAAGCAAAGAGCGCACAGATAAAACAGGATCTCTGGTTGTGGTTTTGAAAATAAAAAATCTATAAAATGCACACTTTTATCGCGCCCCAATGGGTGTTGTGTTTTTGTTGGTGCTGGGTGCTGCTGTCGCGGCAGTGGCGGCCAAGAGGGCGGGACTCTCTGGGCCGCGCCGAATTTTCTCTCTGGGGGCACGAGCCGCCGCGCTCTCAAGTGTGGCGCTCCCCTTGTGCTGCTGCTGCCCCTCCATCCCGGCCAATCAGTGCCCCTTTTGAGAAAGCGACATGCGATCGAAAAAAAGCACAGGCAACCGCACAGCCTCGCCGAGCCCGCGCGCTCTCGCGAGACGCCAGGCGCGCGACTCGAGCGAGTCCTTTCGAGAAAGAAAAAACAAACGAAATAAAAAGTGAGACCAAAGCGCCCAAAAGAAAGGAAAAAAAGGAGCAATGTCGTGGGATAAAATTCAGGCGCGCCGAGACCAAGCGATTGCATGGGGGCACACGCCGATGAAAAGGCGAGGCTGATGTGCCGACAAGGGCGACCGTTGTCCATTCGCCCCCTTTTGGCGCTGTGGTTGCTTTAATTGTTGGGTAGTTTATCCACCTTTTCCCCTCGTGGTGCGTCCACCTCTTTTTTGTTTGTTTGTTTTGCGCTGCGCGTAGATCGCGCTCGCGCCGCCATAGTGCTTTCCCCCGGCGGTGGTTGAGAAAGAAACCGGCAGCGACGGCGACCACCGCACGCAACACCACGCCGCCGTGTCGCGATACCAAGAACGGACGACGACCAAGGTAAGCGAGCAGACCGCGCCGACAACCGGAAAAAAGAATAGAGGTGGCCGACCCAAGTTAAAATACGACTGTGTGCTTCCCCCTCCCTGCCTGCCTATTCCACAGGTACGCATGCGCGCGCTCGCTCTTTCGCTTGCTCGCTCGCTCTAGGTTTACCGTACCCCAACGCACACCACACGCAAAACCCATGAGCCCCGGCGGCTAGACCGCAGGGATATCTCTTGGGTTGTGCTTTTGTTTATGCTTTTTGAAACAAGATAAACACACGCGCACTCACGCTCTCCTCCGTTGTGTGTTGTGGATAGAGATACACAGGCCGACAGGTAGACAGCGTAACATGGACGACGACAACGCGAGCCACGGATTTGACTGGGCGGCCCTCGTGCCGCAAGGTTCGGCACCGATGCAAAATGCGCGCTCATCGACAGCGGCGCGACTGGACGACGACACGGCGCGCCTGCTGGCAGATGCGGGGAACGCGGCGATCCAAGACGGGTACGCCGCTCCGTCGCACCTATGGTCGCTTCGTGTCTATAGCCCCACGCACGACGACTTTGCCCGGCGCAGCGACGTGCGCCAAGAGTGCTCGACGGGCTGCCTCGACCTCCAAGGCGAGTTTGTCCAACAAAAGACACGCGAAAATGCTCTCATCGAACAGACGCGCCGTCGAGCGCGCGAACGCAAACACGCTCTGGACGAGGTGGCGCTCTCCAACATGGACGACAATGCGCGTGTGATGACTCTTGTCTCGCGAGGCCTCAACAATCTCGAGCGTTGCCTCAATCTCCATGGCGGCTATCTACGCAAAGTACACGACAACATTGATCGCGCGGTGGATCTCGTCGAGGCGGCCGATGCGAGCGGCCGTGGCGAGCGCATCCCCTCGCACACGCGTACCGCTCTCGCTCGAGCACTCACAGAGGAACGCCTTCATAACTGGAGTTATTGGATGGACGTGGCGGCGGTGGCTCGGGACGCGCTTTTGCGCGAGTTGGTCTATCGAGAGGCCATCAACGCGCTCGGCGGCGACCAACCCTTTGAGGCACCACTCGCCGCGGCGCCTCTATCGCCAGCGGTGCGCGACTGCCTCGTGGGGTCAACCGCCATGGGCGACCGCGGCTCGGCTCGATCGCGTCACGCCGATGCATAGGGCGCGCGCGCACTCCAAAGCGCCAGACTAATGGCGGTTTTTTGTTTGTTTTTTGAGCCTCGTTGTCTGTTGGCCTTTTTTTGTGCATTCTCTTGTTGTTCCGCCGTTCGCCAAGTGGCGGTGGCGGCGGCGATCGTCGTCGATGTCCTTTGTCGCTGATGGCGCGGCGATCATAGCCCATGCGAGAGACAGCGCGGACCACTAAGAACGTAGACCTGAATAAAAAAGGAGACAAGAAAGAGCAAACCTTTGCGTGGGGCGCCTGATACAACTTTATTTTGTGCGCTCGGAGCGCCAAAAAGAAAAAAGAGTCCGCGCGCGTGTTGGGATTGTCATTTCACAAAGGGGCTCCCGCGCTGTTGGCGAGGACGTGTCGGCTCATGGTGTTGCTGTTGTCCTTGGGACAGGGGAGACCACCCGTCGGGCCGGATGGCGGGTTTCACGCTTCGCGGCATAAAGAACTGAAGGACGCCAAAAGGATCAGTGCGTCGTGGAAACTGTACCAGCGCAATGTCCCGCTCCCATTCAAGCGCGCGTCGATAAGCATCGCGTGGTTGGCCGGCTGGCATGCGTCGATCGCTCAGCGGCCGATAGCCTGGCTCGCAGGCGCGCGGACACCGAGCCGCACGATGCCTGCCAAAGTCCCCGCAACATAGGCACATCTGGTCGGGTCGCACGGGCCCCAAAGGGTCGGGCAGCGCAAGCGAGCGTTCCATCCTGATGGCCCTATGCTGCTGTTGCCGCTGTTGTTGTTCCTCGGCGCGACGACGGCTGGCCTCGCCCTCGCCGACCCAGACGCACAATGCTGCATGGCCGCGCCTGTTTTCATCGAGGTTCGAGGGGTGGAGGTCGGGCGGGTCGTCGTGGTGCTCCCGAGCGTCCTTTTCTCCGAGCGCGAGCCTTGTCCTCTCGGGGGAGGGCGCGACAACATCGCCTCTGGCTACGACCTCGATACGGCTGCTTTCGCTCAGGGACGTCCAGGACACACGGCGATCCGCACGCCGTTCGTGGTCATCATCGACGGTGATCGACCGCGCGTCATTTAAAGCGTGCGCGCGTGCGTTGCCGATGGTGTCGCGTCGTCGTCCGCGCGCAACGGCTAGCGCATGTGCGTGGCGATGGGCGACCGGCACAAAGGGACGATGGACTCGTGCGCGCCACACAACGGGGCGAATGGTCAGCACCAGCGTGTCACCGTGCCCTATAGGGTCGTCATCAGCAAGGGGGTGGTGTTTGACGGTATCGCCCGACGATCGCCGGCAGCCTTGGATGTAGGAGACGAGCGCGCCTTTAGCGGGCGACACCCCTAGGAGGCCGGCCCGATGCTCGAGCCAGTAGCGCACAGACTCCCAGCGCGGACCGTAAGGCGACTCGCCTCTGCGCCACTGCTTTTGGTGGCGGTACCGATAGTAAAATACGAGCAAATGGTCATTGTCGACGTTCACCATGGCGTGACGGTAGATATGCAAAATTATTATTATCAGACTCTCTGCCTGTGCGCCTGCCTGCCTCTGATGGGCGAGATGGGAGGGCGAGTAAAGTCAAGAGTCCCCCTAGAAAGCACCGGGCGGGCGGCAAGCAGAGGAGGGCCAAGACGGTCCGAGAAGGAGCCAGCGACACACGCACGGGCGGCAAGAACAGAGAAAGAATGAGAGCCTTTGCTGCCCCTGGGGAATGAATATTCTTTTTTCCTTTCTTTCTGGGTGGACTCTCTGTCTGTCTATCCAGGCGCCTTTTCAGTGTTTGTCTCTATCTTTTTGTCTGTCTGTCTGTCGGTCGGTATATTTGTCTGCCTCTTTTCGGTTATGCCTAATGCCGCACTCTTTTTTTTCCCCAGCCGTGCCGCCCTGGCTCTTGCCACCAAAGGCCGTCGGATTTTTGGGGGTGGCTCCTTTTGGGGCTGCGCATGTTTGCCTCGCGCTCTGTTCCAATCAAAAGCGTGAGCGTCAGCCGCTTTCTTGGGGGCGCGTAGCGCATGACCCAAGCAAAGAGCAACGCACCGCCGACACAGAATGGAGGGCTTGTTTAGTTTATTGTCAGCGAGCCAAAAGGGACCACTCGGGAACAGCCGCAGAGAGCATAACCTACGTGGCGATGTTCTGCCTTTTGGAGCGACCCTGGTCTGTTTTCGTCACCGCCCAGACAAAGCAAAGGAGAAAACACACATAAAATCACCTATTTTCTTTTTGCGTGAGTGCATGTTTTGCCGCGGGGGGTGCCTTGGCAGCGCAAGCGAACAAACCTCCCAGACGCAAAGGCGCTCAGAGAATTAGTCTATAAAAAATGGTATCAAGCGGGCGCGCACAGAGAGCGCGCCAAGCATGCGGACTATCACAGGCGACCCCACCGACAAAAAGCGGCCAAATCGAAAAAGGGCTCCTCAAGAAGAGGGACACAAAAGCAGTGGCGTGAAAAGTCCAGGGCGGCTGTGCCTTTTACGCAGCGGCGACAGCGAAAAAACGGCGCCGTGTGGCGGTTCAGGAAAAAAAAGGGACAGCGCCGACTTTTCCTTGGTCTAAAATCATAATTGTCTCCCCCCCCCCTCCAAATTGGTTCTCGTCCGAGAGAGCCGAGACAGAGAAGAAGTAAAGGCGGCGCCCGAGGCCGTGCCAAAACATGGACGCAATCGGTCCGTTTGTTTATTTGGTTTTTCGAAAAACAAAAACCCAGCAAAGGCCGCGCGCCTCGTCGTTGCTCCCTTTTGACAGGCGATTTTGTGTCGCCTTTTTTCCCCTCTGGGCGCAGGGACGCAGGAGCACGCATACACACACAAAAGGTAGATCGACCCTTGAGAGGTTTCTGCGCACATACGCCAACAGCCAGTCCTCGCAGAGGAGAGAAAAATGAAAAAAGGCAACGCGGAATGTGCGCAGCCGGCGGACAAACTCTGAATGGCGCGCGCATGGCAGCCAAAAACGGCTCTGTCGTGCAATTGTCGCCGTGCCGCAAATCGCATGGCGCCTCGCCGCCAGATCGAATCACAAAGACACAAAAAGAAATAAAGCAGTGATTATGATTGGTAGCCGGAAGGCAATGCGCTTTTTTGGCGGCCCTCTCTACTTGGTGGCCTCTGCTGGTTCCTGTCGCCATTGTCGCCGTCGCCGCCACCTCCTCCTCTTCTCGCTTTCGTCCCCCAAATCTCATTCGCCCTCTTATCTATCCTCTCTTTTGCAGACACGTTGCGCATTTCCGTCTTGTTTTTTTTTCAACACTTTCCCTCACACACACGCGGTATGATCCCGACAGCAGCGACAGCCTCGACGACGACGATGGCAGACGCCGGCCGACGAGGTGCCCCTCGGTCCTCGGCGTCATTGGAGGGAACTGCGCCTCAAATCGTGAGCCCGTTGCTCGACCTGCTCTATACGCGTATGCCTCCTCCTCCTCTGACCGCTGACGCTAGGGACGAGGTGCGTTCGCTGGCTATGGGCATGGCCGGCGGCGCCGACACGGCTTACCAACGGCCGACAGACATAGAGTCTCTTGTTGGCGCCATCGAAGGCATGGCCCAATACGACCCAGCAGCCGTGATGCTCGTCTGTGCCACATCCACGGATTCGATCATGCGCGAGGCATGCGCCCGCGCCCGCATCTCTGTCGTTGATCACAGAAACAACGACTCGATCGTCGTGTCGGCCGCATACTATGCCTTTGTGGCCACCGTGTTGGGTATCAGGGGGTTGCTGCCGGCCATGCACGTCATGGTCCATGCCGTGCTCTATGGCTACATGGGATGGTCCACCGACGACGAGGTCCTCATGCGTGCGTGGGTGCCAGACCCCACGTTGTGCGCGGCCATCACGTCACGCGCGGCAGCGTGCGCTCGCACCGACCTATGCAGACCCTTTGGACGCATGTCGCCGCTCCTCGTGGCCGCCAACATCACCATGGAGACTGCGTCAGCCCGCGACCTCACGTCATGGTTGGTCGTACCCACGGGGCGCCTCTGCGGGGCCGACATGGCAGCCTCGCTTTTCGGCGGCCGTCTCTTGGCGACGGTGGGACCGACCCTGGCTCGCGAACCTCGGGTGGTGCGCGTCGGGAACCTCGCCAAGAGCGCGCTGGCCGCGCCGCCTGACCTGGCCGCGTCTCCCGACCGCACCATCCACCGTGTTCGGTCGATCGACCCGCATGATCTTTTGCGACTTGCGGGGTGGCCCGCCAGCGACCCGCCGCCAGAAAATGTCGTCGCGGTGTTGCCCGCCAACGATCCCGCTTTTTGGAATCGCCTCCGGGCATTTGTCGACGATTGCGTCGTGGCCTACATGCCCAGTTCCGAGAGTACCCCCAGTGGTTGCGGGTCGTTGGCGCGCGACGGCCTGGTTCCCCGGCTGTCACAACTCTTTGACGTTGACTTTTGCATCGTCGATCTCTGCGGTGTGCCCTGCCTCTTTGTGGCTCCACGTCGTCTCGACAGCGCGCGCTGGAAGCGGGCCTTTGAAACTGTCGGATGCGACTCGCCCTTTTCTCTGCCGCCCCCGCCACTGCCGGCCTCGAATAATGTTTAATAGATGCCATTTCTGTTTTGTCATCTTGGTCATAATAATAATAATAGTAATAATATAGTAATAGTGTATATGGTTTCATCCCGATGGCTGCGCATTGTCGTGTGCACCCCCGGCGGTCATCGTAGATTGATTTTTGTCGTGGTCGCAAAGGAGAGCAAGCACACAAACAAAAGTGCCCGCTGGGCACGACCCCCTAAACGGTAAATATTTGCCGAGAGCACCATCCGCCGGTGACAGCGGTGGATCAGCACGAGCCAGCAACCACAAGAAAAAAGGTGGCCAGCCAGCATTGAACGGCAAAGCGGACTCAAAAAAGAAAAGAGACACAGACAAGAACAACCATTCGGGCAAGACGGAGAACGAAATCGTGGACGAGATGGACGCGCCAGAAAAGCAACCTAAAACATTGTACCAAAAAAATGGTCGTCTGTCTGTTGGGGCCTTTTTGCCCCGTTGCCTCAATCCGAGAACTGGGTCCTTTGTGGTGTTTTTGTTTTTTCCACATCCTCTGCTCGCCCTTTGCCGAGCCTGCATGCAGAAATTTATTTGTTTCGAAAAGAGACAGGGAGACACCCACTAAAAAGAGAGAGAGAGGCGACCACACAGTTCAAAACCTAGTCGATAGTCTCCCAGCGTACGCGGTAGCCCTCGCCGGCGCAGTAGCGCTGGACGATCCAGCCTTGGTTGCGAAAGAGGCTAAAATCGTCGACAAAATAGATAAAGAGAGGCTCGTTCTTGGCGGGGTGGGTGCGGAGGGCGCGGCCCGTCGCCTGCTCGACGTCGCTCCGCGGCGAGACCATGACAACCGTGTCCAATTGAGGAATGTCCATACCTTCGCCGGCCTCGGCATAAGTGGCTAGGATGACGTCACAGCGCTTGCCCTGCTCGCGCTCCTGTCGCTTCATGCCGCCGACGAAAAAGCCGATGCTAAACAAGGGCTCACCTTTGGTCGATTCGTCATTGGGCTGAGAGTCGTCGCTGCCGTCGTCGGTCGTCGTCGTCGTCTTTTTTGCTCCAGTGCAATTGTTGTTGGCCGCCGCTGTCGTAACACCGCCGTCGCTGACGTCTCCAATGCCATGACCGGCAGCGATCGAGGCCATGGCCGATTTGGTCGACGAGGACATGCCCGAGAGGGGCGCCACCAAGTCAGAGGTGAATCGTGGCGCGCAGCCAAGCGGCAGAGGGAGAGGAGCGGGGCGTGCGGCAGAGGCATTGGAGCCAACGAGGGCTGCATCAGACACCACCAGAGGCGGTGGCGGTGGCAGCAGCGACACGATAAGAGTGCGGTTGAGTTCAGACTCGGCATCAATGGCCAACAGATCGCGAGCGACGCTGGCTGTCGCGGCCTGATCCGCCAACGGGTGCGTCTGGTCGGCCGTCGGCGGGCGCGGTCCCGTGCCCGGATCGGCAGGGTCGCCGGGTACGATGACATCTTGGCCCGAGAGATGGCCCATCATAGCGTCGAGGATCAACTCGCGCAAAAGGACGAGTTGATCCCGCCGGTCGCTGAGCACGATCACTTTGCGGCGCGCCGACAACGGTCGCGGGTTGACCATGCAATCGACAATGGCACGCGCCACATGATGGTTGCGCACGGGATCGATGGCCAGTCGGGTGATCATCAGTGGTATGTTGGGTTGTCCGTTGCGCATGAGGATCTCTCCCTGCTCGCCCTTGGCGTAGCGCACCATGCGACACACGACGCCGTCCCACACGCGGCGCACGTTGGCCACCATGGGGCCAAAGGTCCAAAACAAGGCCGGCGTGAGGCCGTCCTTGCGCCGCGGCGTCGCCGTGAGCCCAAGCGTGTAGTAGCAGCAGAGGGTCGACCCCACTTGCGAGAATGCTGGCGCGGCCATGTGATGCATCTCGTCGGCCACCCACAGGCCAAACGAGTCAAACACGTGGGGGTCGTAGCGCCGCGCCAGCAACGTCTGGACCATGGCCAACACAATGTCAAACTCGGGACCCACGTCGAGGCGATCGCGGTGGACGCGGCCGATGCGCGCCGTCGGGGCAAAGCGTCGAATCTCCTCTTCGGTCTTGTCCATGTGATCCTCCTGAGCCACGGTGAAGATGGCCTTGCGGCCCGTCATGCACATGATGTATATGGCGCACACCGTCTTGCCAAAGCCGCACGGACACTTGACCGACGCTCCGGGCGTGCGCGTCAGCCGTGCCCGCTCGGCAGCCTCGGCGGCGGCATCAGATTCCGCCCGACGGCTTGCATCGGGAGCGATGTGCACGTTGGCGCCGCGAGGGTTGGGACGCACTGTCGGGTGCAGAGTCACATTGGGGGCAGGCGAGGCGAGTGCGCTCTCGGCGGCCCTCGAAGCCAACGCCACGGCAAAGGATGCGCGTGCCATGGGTGCCTCGCACACGGGCCGCTGTCGAAGGCGCTCGGCCGCCGCAGCGGGGTCGATGCCAAACTGCACCAGCACGCGGCGACATACCTCGGTTTGTTCAGAGGTCAGGGTCCCCGTGAATGGCACACACGTCGCCGTCCCCAGGGTGCGCTTGTCGCCTTGCGGCGGCGGCATGCCCCACCGGGCCAGTCCATAGTGCCGTGGTACGGTAAACGTATCATTGTCCTCGCGATACAATCGTACTGTCTCGGTGCCCGTCTCAGCGTCAACGTGTTGCGTGGACAGCGCGGGGGCGCCTCCCCTCGCCCGACGACCCCTCGCGCTGCCGCGGCCTCTACCTCGCGCTGCCCCCGGACGGTACTGGTTGGGCGGGGGTTCGACCGTGAGCCAGCGCCGGTGAGCGTCAAACTTGGAATCGGGAATACCGGTCTTGGAGACCGTATAGTGCGCGCCAAGTATGGCCGTATGGGCAGCAGGCGTAGGTTTGGGCAACAGGCGCGCAGGTTTGGGCGCTTCGGCCGAGACCGCAGGCCCGCTGGCGAGGACTGCATCGGTTGACGGACGAGAAGGCGTAGTCGTCACCGGCGAACCTCGGCCGCCCGTAGATGCGGCACTGGCGACCGATGGAGAGACCGATACGTTGGCGCCATGGATTGCGCTGGGCCGTAGAATGATACGGGTCTGTATGGTGTCCCCTGTGGCAAGTATAGGAGGGGGTCGGTTGCTGACCGATTGCGTATGTGACCCAGAGGGCGCCGACCCTCTTGAGGCTCCACCGCCATTGTTATTGGGGCGGTGATGGTCATCATCGTCATCATCGATAATAAATTGGACGCGACGGCGCGCCGTAGGGCGCTGGCCAGAGGGCGTCCGTGTCGCTGGCCTCTTGAGCGGGTTGGGATGGTCCATTGGATGCGCACGCGCGTCTGCCTGCCTGTCGACGTCGTCGTGCAAAAGAAACACCCAGGAGAGTCGACTGTTTCAATCGCTGGCAGAGCAGCGTAGATGACGATAATGTGCAAAGATGTCACGCCACAGATCCTCTTTGCGGGCGACCGGATAATATGAGAGGGAGAGCGAGCCGCGCTCTGGCGTTCGTAGAAAAATTGCCTGCCGTCGTGCCGAGCCGAGACGGGGGCGGGCAGTTGGGCGATGACAAAAGGCGGACCGCAGACAAAAGAGAGAGAGACAACAGATATATTTCTTTTCTTTTTTCGCGCATGCGCGAATCTGACCGCAAAAGCCAAGGCGCGGGAGTTGGCGCAGCCAAGAGCGATCACTCGACGGCGGCATGGCATGCCCAAAAAAAGTCTTTGTCCAAAAAACTCTTTGGCTCCTGATTGGACGAGATCGTGGCCGCCTAGCCGCGCCCTGCGATCCTCTGCCGTGTCCATTTGTCTGGTCCTTGTTTTTTTTCTCTGGCTCTCCGTCTGTGCGCGCATCCTCACGATGCACCACTCCACCAAAGACCTTGCTCCCCGTCGCCAGTGCCAAAAGGCGCTATAGAGGCCAGTCGCCAGTGGTCATCCGAGTCGTGACAAGGAACAAAAAAAAAGAGAGAGCCTTCACTCGAGCCAACCCGCCCCATGGCGCCGCCCGCGTACTGTATTTCCTCTTTTTTTCTCGCGCGCCAATCTCTCTGCTCGCGCGGGATTGCTGAGCGCATCGTCGCGCTCTTTTCCTCTGTGTGGCCAACCGCGCCCGTTGTTTGCTTATTGTCGCCCATCTTTGGGACGATCTCGTGGGCAGTGTTGTTTGCTGCGCGGGGGCATATGAAAAAAAGGAGAGGAAGAAAAAAGGAGGCGAGGCGGCCCGTACGCCATGAGCGGGTGCCCGCTGGCGGCCTTTGGAAAGCGGTGCGCGCACGCCGACGCACTGGGACTGCTCCAAGGGAAAAAAAGGACGTCTTTGCCTCCCCCGCCGCGCGCATGCGCACTCGTCACCGCCATTGATCACCACAACGAATGAGCGCAGATCAGGGGACCCTCCGCCTGTCATCGTCATCACACAGCACGCCCGCGCCAAACTCGCCCGATAAGAGCGCGGCTCGCTTCAAAATCGCACTCGTGTGTGCTGCCGCTATCGTCCTCTTGGTAACGCTGTTGGCTCTCGTCGCCCGAGGGCTCGAGAGACGCGACTCGCGCAACCGATATCCGCCGGCCCTCGTCGACCGCTTCCGCAGCCTAGTGCGCCACGCCTCGCAGGGAAGCGTCATCGCAGCGCAAGACCAGAACCCAATCGTCGCACTCCTGCACGCCAACTCGGCTCTTGTACACGCGCGCGTGGCTCGATCGCTTTTGCCTGCATCCGACGCCGAGCGCATTGCCGGAGTCAACCTCGATGAACTGGTGCTCATACTCGAGGACCAACAACTTGACGCGATGCAGCGCATAAATATCATCTGTCCTGACCTCCAACCGGATGGTGTGGCTGCGGTCGCCACAGGGTGGTTGGGCTAGGACCATCTCTGCTGTGACGGGCAGCGTCATCCAGCGGACGTTGCTATGACCACTTTTTTCATTCTATACACGCGCGCACGCATAAACATAATTTCTGCTAGACGATTTGCGAGTGACGAATGCTTTGGGATCTTTTTTTTCTTTCATTCGCGTATTCCGCGCGCGCACATTCGTGTCTATGCTGGCATCGCATATCGAGTCGCCCTCTGCCGAGAGAGACGCGCGCATGACTCCACAAAAAAAGGCTGCCGCGTTGGGGCAAGTGATTCCTTTTTTTACACAGCGATGTGAAAAAAGGAAATCTTGATGGGCACACCCAAGGGAGGCGACATGACCGAGAGAGACGAGAAAATGCGCCGGCCTCGACGAAAAGACAGAGAAAAATAGGGCCACAAGAAGGACCTCAAAAACAAAGGCGACGGTGGGAGCGCACACACCCATACGGGACGGCGTGCAATGGGACCATTTCGGCGCTTTCAAAAGACAACAACGTGCTAGCGCGCTGAACCTCGACCATCGACACGTGTATTCACAACACGTAACACCAACAAAAAAGCAGTGCAGTAAGATGCAACACCAACGAGATCAACCGTCCTCGCTGGCCTTTTACCAGGGGCGCGCTCGCCTCCACAATAGGCGATGGGGATCGCCCTATGCTCTGTCGTCAGCAGATCAGAGTAATCGGTCACTCGACCGAGGAGAAGAGGCATGCGCCGTCGATATGGGACACGTCACTCAGTGGCCGCGCACGCTGCGCCCCGAATCGCGCCCACAAAACCGCTGGCCGGCGTCGGGCCCTTTTGCTCTGACGAATAGCCAATAGGCAATCGTCGCCACACACAAAAAGTTTATAGAGACAGAAACAAAGACCGAAAGAGAATTGCACGCGCGCAAGTCGCTTGAGGCGGCGCTGCCGTCCCCCACTTGCCGCGTGGCGGCTGTGTCGACCAACAAATTCTCAAATCCAAAATAGAATTAAAAAAATCGTGGTGTCGGCAGAGAGTTTGCCTCTCTCTCTCGTTGTTGTCTCTTGTGCGCGTGTCTCCTCTTTTGTCTGGCCGAGAAACTCTGACGTCCCCTTTTTCGGTCCGTATCTTTTTTTGGTTTTTTATTATTTTTGATCGGATCGGGATGCGACGGCAGCGACACGCGCGACCAAAAAGACTCATCGCTGTCGAGCCACAGAGAAATCACTCGGTGCCAGGCGTGATGCCCTGCCCCTGAGGCGCCCCTCCAACGGCGGCAGCCGGCGGAAGGTTTTTGATCGCCTGGGAGACACTTGCCACGATGGTCTGTGTCAATGGCCCTGCGCTCTCTTCCATGAGGGCAACCCAATCGTCGATGCTTGTGATGTTTTGCAGACGGGCTCTGTCCAAAATCTCAAAGAGCGCCACCTGCGTGTCTGGTTCGACGCTCCCGACGATAGTCTGGAAGTTCTCATCGATCACTCCCGACGCGATTCTCGCCGCCCCGGCACGCGTGCGACGGACTCCCTGTTGTGCCTGCTCGGCGGCGGTTCCTTGAGGCTGGCGCGCCCTGACCTCTTGCTGCAATGTTTGGGCCAATCCAAGAGGATTGTTGGGAGTCTGCCCTTGCACATAGGCCAAGACCTGGTCCTGCAACTCGGGATCGATATCATTTTCTTGCATCACCTCACCCAAGGCCACCCGAGTGACACGCTGGATTTGGGGGTCGTTGGTCTGCTGGAAGCGCTCACGCATTCCTGCGAGCGTGGCTGCGGCGTTCTGGACCGCAGGGCTCTGTTGGGCGCTTTGACCTTGGCGCTCTGCCACCCGCCGCCAGAGGATCGTCCTGACTTCAGACGTCACGTTAGCCAAAAGAGCCCGTTCATCGGCTGGGATCACAGGTGGCGTCGGCACGCCCTGGGCCTGCGTGTTGGCCGGACTGCCCGTTTCCACCACCGTCTGGGTCAGCACGGCCACTGGCGTCAGAGGCGCAGCGCGTCCACCTGGCAAGGTGCCCGCAACTCGGCCGCCAAGGGGGGACGCCGGCGCTGTCGCATACCCGCCGCGAGTAACAGGCGCGCCTGTCTGCGGCGTCGTCGGCGCCGACGACGCGGGCTGTCGGCGCCTTGCTGCGCCTTGTCCTTGCTGTTGTTGTCCTTGCTGCTGCTGCTGCTGTTGAGGTCGATTTGTGCCCTCAACAACGGCACGCTGCAGTGCGATTTGGAGGTCGACGGCGCTCGGCTGACGTCCCGCAGCGCGCTGCCGAGGCGTGGCGGACCCACTGAACGCTGGGCTCGCCGGTCCGCTCGTCAAGGTGGAACGCGACGGAAGCGGGAGAGGCGATGCCGCCGCCGATGTTTGGCCTTGCAGCGCTGCCGTTCGCTCTTGTTGGGCCTCGATAGAGGGAACCACCAGATCGTTGGCCTGATCCGGCGTGATCGGCTGCACGAGGGCGGGTTGTTGGGGCGGCGGGGTGGGCGGCGCCGCCGGGAATTGGCTCATCATGGACTGCATCTGGGCCGTCTGCTGCACGATGGCCGCCACCAGCGGACCGGCAACCTGGGCGGCCGCGTTGTCGATGCTGTCCCGAATCTGCTCCTGTACGGCCTGCGCTTGCGGCGTCGGCGCAGGCTCGTCGCCCAAGAGAAGTTGCGCGGCATCGTTATAGTTGAGGCCGCCCTCTGTCACGACGTTGTTGATGACATTGTCAACCACTCCCTCGAGCCTGTTGGCCACGATCTGAGCGGCCTGAGCGAGGCCGTTGCCCGCCGCCTGAGTGAGACCAAACAGTTGGGGAGCCGGCGTCGGGCGGCCGGGGGCGGGCGCTGCGGGCGGTGGAGCCACGATGACGGTATTGGGCAATGGGTTGATATCGAACCTGATGTCGTAGAACGGAGTCGATGCGAGTTGCGTCAACGCCAGACCCATGCGGCCGCTCTCGCTCGTCGGGGCTCGGCGCCTTTCTTGCTCCATGCGGTCGAGCAGGTTGTTGACGAACCTACCCCATCGGTTCCGGATGGCTTCGGCGCAGATGCTCAGGCGCGCTGGCCCCGGCTCGCCGTCGGGATATTCCACCACCGGCTCTCCCTCGATGTATTCTGCGCGGAAAAGGTCGATCATGTCCTGGGCCGTGACGCGACCTGGCGTCTCGCGCAAGAGGGCAATCTGTCTCTCAATCCTCTCCAGGTCAATGTCGCCCGTCAACCGGCCGAGATCAAAAGACGAAAGGTCAATCTCTTCTTCTTGCGGCGCGGGTTGCTGTGCGCGTCCGCCGCCAAAGGTCGGGCCGAAAACGCTGGGCTGCGCCTGTCCGGTTGGCGGTCGCGGCACAATGGGCACTGGTCGAACGGCGGGCGCAATGGGGCGCTGCGGCGCACTGCTAAGGACAGCCTGCCCTCGGCCCTGACCGCCTCTGCCGCGCGCAACGACTTGGCCTCTTCCAGCCGGCGGCCTAGCAGGTTGTTGCTGCTGTTGTTGTTGTGCGCGCTGTGCGGCGGCAGCCGCGGCAGCCACATTGGTCTCCATTCTCAAGTTGGGGCGCCGAAAAAAAGTACGGTGGTAGTCGCGACGGCGGTCCTCGAAAAGAGGTCAAGGCAGTGTCCCGTATCTGGGTGCTTGCCTTTGGCGGGGCCTTTTCTCGCCTCTTTGTCGATTGTCGGCACTGACTGCGCAACTGCGACGGCGTGCGGTGGGGTTGTATTTAAGATAGGCAGAGAGAGAGAGAGAGAGAGAGCGTGCGTGCAGACACGCCGCCCTTTTTTCCTTCCTGACGCGCGGGAATGCATGGTGCGCCGTCCCGACCTATGGCCTCGGCAACAAGGCCAGCCGGGGCTCTGCAATCGTCGGCCCAGGGGGAGCGTGCATATTTGCTCGTCTTCCTCTTGCTCCTTTCCTCTCCGGCGTCTTTGTGTGTATGTGTGTTGCCCTCTTTATCGATACGGTCGAGCCACCCCCTATCGTGTCGCTTGCATCGTCATCGATGTTGTTCTCTCTCTATTGCTTGCACAGACGAGATCTTTTTTCTTCTTGTTCCTCAATGTTTATTCTTTACATTCGGCGACTTTGTAGAGAGATCGTTGGCGTATCTCAGAGGCGGGCGACCTGCCGGCCAACGGTGCATGACAACAACAAAAAACGGAAAAGGAGAAAAGTCATAAGGACCCAGGACGCTCCCTCTTGTCTCGCTACCACACAAACAGGCGCGGGTTCGCAAAGGCGCAATCTCCCGGTGGTTGGCCTGTAGAAAAACAGTGCACGCATATTTCGCGAATAATGTCGTCATCATTTGTGGTCCTCCCGCGCGGTCGCGCACGCAGTGTTTTTGTTGGCAGTCCTTTTTCTTCTCTGGTAGGTTTTTATCACAGAAAACAAAAAGCGATCTCGTCGTCGTCTTTCTGTCGAGACCGTACCAACCACGAAAAAGGCGCGTTCTCAAACAAAAGGCCGCGCGGCCTTTGCGGCCTCCCTCTTGCCTGCTTTGTCCTCGCGAGAAAAAAGTCGGGCCAAGGGCCAAAAGTCCCGTCTCTTTTTGCATCCTCCAACATGGAGGCTCCATTATCGTGGGCCCGCCGCCCAGCCAACCGTTGCGCGTCTGTCTCCCCTCTTGTTTTGTCTGGGCACTCGCCAGCCATCCCATTTTGGCTTTGAGAGAGGGCCAAGTTTCTAGGGGTGTCGCCCGACGACGGCCACCTTTTCATCGCCCTCGAAAAAGGGCGCCTTCTTTGGTCCAAGATGATGCAAAAAAAGGACAAATGTCGCAACCAGTTTGTACCCTATCTGAGGCGCGCCGGGGCCCGGACACGCTTGCGCCTTGCAGCGGCCGCATGGGGCGTTGCAACAACAACCGGCTCGATCCCGATGGCACTGAGGGAAAAGAGACCGCAGGCCGCCCTGCACACACGACCGGGCACACGCTTTTGTTCCGTTCCGTCTCTCTTGGTATTGCTTGCCGCTTGCGCGCGTGCACTCACAGAACACTCAAACAACCCATCGGCGCTCTGCCTCTTTGGTGATTCCTTGGCAGCCTCGGTCCCCCATTCTTTCTGATTTTCTTGGGAGAAAAAGGCCAGGCGGGAAGCGACAGCAAAACCTAAAGGCGGCGTGAGCACCTGCGATCGACTGTCGGCTGCGCGCAATGGCGATCAACGGCGCCCGTGTCGACAATCTTTCTGTCCAAATGGAGGCGCTCGCTCTGGCGCCGTCTGCTCAGCGGCCAGACCAACGCGTCCGCCAAAGGAGCGAGCCCTTTGGCACGGTGGCGCGCATCAAGGCTGTAATTATGGAGCACCACCCGCTAGAGCCCTGGCATCCAGCGGGAGTCGAGCGCATCGCCGGATCGGGTTGGTTTGTGCGGCTACCGTGGGAGCGCGACGACGGTCCCAACCGCCCGCCCCGTTTTGTCGTCACGTGCAATCATTGCGTCGAGGGGGTCAAGGCACGCGACGGGATGGCCGTACAGACGTCGTCGACGGGCGACGCCCTGTGGCGAGCGCGCGTGGCTGCCGTCGTGCCCGAGATCGACGCCGCCATCATCGAGTTGCTCGCCACCCCCGGACTCGACCCCAGCGCCCTCGTGGCATGGCCGCTCGGCGACGATCGCGCCGATGTGGCCGTCGACGACGTTGTTCGCGTGTACGGATACCCTCTTGGCCAGGAGCGCCTCAAGACCACCGAGTCGCATGTCAACGGGCGCGAGGGTGGGCTCCTGCAATTGGATGGCTCGATCAATTTCGGCGACTCTGGTGGGCCGGTCGTCAAGGATGATCGGGTCGTTGGGTGGGTCACGCAGGGAGTGCCCGAGGCCAACGCTGTCTCTTTTGCCCAGCCCGTGTCGCTCCTGCTCGCGGCTCTCTTTGCGCTCAGGCCTCTACCGGCATTGTCGGCGAACGACTGGATGCCCTATGGCGGTCTTCCGCCGCCGGCGCATGTGTTGAGGCGGGGCGGTCTCGGCTGTGCGCTCTATGTATCCAACAACGACCGGCTCGTGATTCTCGGCGCGCGCTGTCCAGACGCCGAGCGTGGCGACCCACGAATGCCGACGCCTCCCTCATCGACAGACATTGTCCCGATCGCTCCCGACCCATGGGGCGGAGGCGGTCCGCGCTACACAGGCACCGATTTCGGACCTTCGGGAGCAGCCGCCCACGTCGTCGTCGACCCTATGGGCGGCGAATCGGTAACTGGCGGTGGCCGTGTGGTGAGTCGCCGACGGCAAATGATCCGACCGCCTCGTGGGATTGTATCTGAAGGGCTTTATGATGGTGATGCCGATGACGATGATGGAGGTAGTGGTGACAACGGCACAGAATCTCAAGGTTGCGATTGTCCATCGGGCGCTATTATGCAATGGGTGTCGCGCAGATCGGATCTAGCGCGTGCGCCTTTCCGAGCACAGTCGGGCGACGTGCTTTGTAGCCTCGTGTTGCCGTTGGTGCCCCCGGGCGGCTATGCGCCGCTCATAGACGCTGCCGTTGAGCGCGACGACGGAAGCGCGCCGTCGCCAGCAGATATTGCCGACGCTCTCGCTTCCATCGTGGTGCCGGTAGTGCTGACAGTGGGCAACGACGGCGGTGTCGTGCTGCCGTGGACGCGCGACAGAATGGACGTCGACCGCGCGCTCCTCCTCGTGCCATGGGGCATGCGCGTTGGCGCGCGCGTATACAACGCTCGAGATCGACGCAGCACCGGCGGTGTCGTGTCCCTCGTCGAGGCGACCGCCATCGATGGATTCTATCGACCCTATAGACCTTTTGAGCCCGATGACTACGAGGCCTTTGGCGGCATCGTCGTGGGACCCCTCACCGCCGACGTCATCGACGCCTTTCCACCGCTGGCGGAGCGACTTTCGCCCGACGAGCGCGAGCAGCCACGATTGGTTGTGCTGCGTGCCCTCATCGGGGGCGTGCTCAACGCCGGACCGTCTGACGATGGCGGCGCGAATATTCGCGAGGGCAGTATCATAGAGAGCGTCAACGGGCGGCGTGTCGCCACAATGGACGACTATCGCGAGGCCCTCCGTAACCCCTACCGGGGCGCCTACTTTACGATCGACACGAATCGGGGCCGTGGCGACGCTGTCTCGATGGCCACTCTGCTGGCCGCCGAGTCGGACCTGGCGGCTCAATACGGTTATCCCCTCTCGGCAACGTGGGACTATTATCAAGCGATGTTCTCGTCGACGTGACCCGCTCGGAGGAGAGGAGGATAACTTTGTGCGTCTCGGTGGAGGAGCCTCGCGGGGTGCCCTTGCTCTTGACCAACGGGACCCGCTCCTTGGGGTGGCCGCCTCCAAATTTTTTTTTCAATATTTGTGAGAGACACAAGGGCGCGCAGAGGGGGAAAAGGCCGGAGCGGCGCGTCGACACTCGCGACTTGGGCAAGAGGCAGAAAAGTACAAAATCGGTTGCAATAAACTGGGTCGCTCCATCGGGTCCCGAGATGGGCCGGCGCCCAAACCACAAATAAAGTGCACATGAAAAGAGGGTCCGCGCACAAAGATGGGGACAGCAAGCCAGAGCAGCGCCAGCAGCAGCAACAACAACGAGTACCAACGAAACAAGAACAAAAATTGGGGGGGGGGAGGATAGGACGCTGCCGATCGGCTTGGCCGCCAGGCGGGACGCTCGGGCGACCACCGCGAAAAGAGCGGCGCTCAAGGGAGGAAAAGAAGACGAGCACCCAGCCGCTGACGCCCCGCCCACCCGCCGCCAACACTCTCGCGCATTCAAGCGTCCTTTTTTATCTGCGTCTTTGAGTGTGCTCGCGGGTGTGTGCGCATCTGCGGCTGCGTGTCTCGTCTGCCTTTTGCGCCCGCCGTCGCCGCTTGCGTGCCTGCTGGTGCGGCCCATCGACCCCGCCGAGACTCTTTTGGTTCCCTTGGAGAAAAGGACAGCCTATACGCACACGCACACGATCAACGCCGACTCTCGTGATCGCCGATTTGTGCCTCTGCTTATAGCTAAAAGGTGCGTCGCCGTGTGTGTGTGCTCCCTGTGATGATAATGCTTCCGTCATGCCCTTTTATTGTCCGTTCGCGCCGCTGCTTCGTAATCCTTTGCTTGTTGTTTTTTTGATTTGTTGCTGCTGCGTGGTTGCCTTTGTCTCTTTTTTTTTTTCGTCTCGCCTCTGGCGTACGCGCGTGCACACATACACCACATATCTGTTTTTGGTCCTTTGAGGGTGCGTCCTGACTCACCGCGTGCTTTTGTGGGGACGACCCGGTGCGGACGCATGCACCGACGCGCGCTGGCGGTGTGTGCGGGGGGGTGACATGGGGGAAAATGTGCTGTTGTGCCCGTGGCATCGATCGTCGTCTCAGATCCGAAACTCGTACGCGCGATAGATAAGTAGCCATGTCGTCCACCGTCGGAAACAGCAGCAACAACAGGCGCCGTCGCGGTGGTGCCGCCGGCAACATCTCGCAGGGCTCCCTGCGCCCCATCAACGAGGCCACCCTCGGCCTGGCCGTGCTTCCCGGCGCTGGTCTCGCCCAGCAGCAGGGTCGCTACCTGGGCTTTGGCACGACGGCCAACGCCGGCCAGGGCTTTTTCAACAACAAGCAGCAGATCGTCATCACGCAGGAGGTGGCGCAGGCTCTCAATGAGGCCATGAGCGATGACATTGCCAACCTGCAGGACGCCGTGGCCGACCTCCCTCCCGATCAGGCCCCGTTCCTCTCGGCCGGCCTTTACGGACCGATCGGATCGCAGGGCCAGGTCGGACCCTACCTACCCAATCTCACTCAGTTCTACGCGGACGATCGGGCTGCGCTCTTTGTGCCGGCCTCGGCCGACGACGCCGCCATCGGCATCGTCGTGCCGGGCTCCTTTAGGCAGTTGCAGGCCATCGAGGCGGGCGTCCCGGCCGGCCAGGTCCGCGTCAAGAACCCCAACAACCGCAGCGGCTACCTCAAGGTCGGCAGCAAGGGTTGGCTCAACTTTATCATCGGCGCCGCGTCGGGCCGATCGGCTTCGTCTCGCGAGGCCGTCGAGAACGTTATCGGTCAGGGCGCCCTCTATGGTCTCGCCCCGGTGTTTGCCGCCAACAACATTGACGTCATCGCCGCCCAGGACCAGAACGGCAACGTGCGCTTTGCCCTCGTCGCGCCGTCGACGGTCGAGAGCGTGGCCGGCAACAGGAGGTTCCGCCAGGACGTGGCCAACTGGTATGCCAACTTTGGCGTCGACGCCGGCCAGATCGCCAAGGGCGCTTATGGCGCGGCCAACCTCGCCCTGAAGCACGCCGGTCGCACCGTGGGCCCCAACGGCGAGACCGACATTGACGCCGTGAGCCAGGGCGTCATCAACCAGTTTGCCAACACGGGCAGCGTCCGCGGTGCCTTTGGCTGGGCACCCGAGTACAGCCTATCGGCGGCGCGCCGCGGACTTACGGCCTTCCCGCTGCAGGACGCCAACGGCAACCCGCTCGCCAACCCGACCGACCCCAACGGTCAGTGCACGTACGCTGCGGCCGGCCCCGGCGTCACCCAGGACGCGCGCGCCAACGGCAGCGGCTACGGTGGCAAGCGCTTCTACAGGAGAATGCGCCAGCACGTCGGCACCGGGCTCAACGACGCCGGCGCCACCGGCGCCCTGCCCACCTTTAGTTGCGGCCGGACCAGCGACTTTACCACCAACCTCAGTCGCAACGTCTACCAGGCCGGCGGTCAGCGCGCCCTCGCCAACCAGAGCGCGATCGACCAACTGGCCCAGCGCAGCGCCCTCGTCGACGAGTACCTCGCTGCCAACGGAGGCCAGGAGTTTGTGGGCTCCTTCTCGCCAGAGGCGCAGGCCGTCATCTACCAGCAGTGGCTCGAGGATCCCGAGGGCACCGAGGGCACCAACCCGTTCTTCATGGTGCCGGCCAACGAGGGTCGCGGCTTCAACGTGGGCGGTGCCATCCGCCAGCAGGCCCAGATGGACCCGGCCGACGCCAACGTGTTTGGCACGATCAACACCAACCAGGCGCTCAAGGCTCGCTTTGCCAACGCCATGGTCGATCGTCTCACCAACCCCAACGCCTATCAGGCCGGCGTGGGAGCCGTCAACTTTGCCAAGCCCGGCGGTCCGAGCGGTGCGCCCAACCCGTTCTTTGAGTAGGTAGCCAATGTCGTCAACGTCGCCCTTGACGTCTCTGTCGTCGTCGCCGTGGCGGTGGTCGCCGCTGTCCTTGTTATTGAAAAAGAAAAACAAAAAGAATGACGATCACCATCATGCGCCGCATCTGCCGGCTCAGGGGGACGAGCGCAATCGCCAGTATGTTGGAGCCAAAAAAGGAAGTCGCGTACGGCTCTTGTCGACAGGGGTTGCTGCGACGACCAAAGAGCGACGACCTAAAGATGACAAACAAATAAAAATCGAAGCACGCGCCCGAGCCCATTGCGAGAATAGGGACGCAACGGATCTTATGCTTTTTGTGGCCGTCCCTCGTGCGGCGGTGGGTGCTTTTAGGGAACTCCCGCGACACCGACCAGAAGCGCGCCGCGCGGGCAGAAGATAAAAAGAAAACTCTGGCAAAAAATGACGGGCATTTTAATTTTTTATCTTCCTTTTTTCAATCGTACGGCGCTATCGAGGCGCCGGCGTGTGTGTGGTCGCGCCCATGCGCTTGCGTGTCTGAGCAAACCGAGGACGAGCGCCGTCATTGCCGACCCAAAAGAAAAAATCGACATTTTTTTGAAGCAAAGCACCCAGTCTATGAGGACGACAAGAGCGCACTCGTGCTTCTTGGCGGGTCTCTCCTTCCCTGTGGGTTTTTCTTTGGCCCTCAAATTGGCCGCTGGCTCGCGCAGAGAACCCTAAAGTGGTTCCGAAAAATAAAAAAGAGCAAATTGCTCCCTTGCGACGCGTCAGAGCGCCAAGAGCAAGAGGACGCAGATCGAGCAAAAAGTCTGTAGAAAAAAAAGATGCAGAGTGACGGCGCAAGCAGGCGCGCCCAAGAATGCTCGCTTTGGACAAGGAGCCGAATCTTGGACGGCAACGGGCGTCTGCTTTTTTTGTTTATGTCCTCTGGAGAGGCGAGAAATAAAAAAAGTGCTTGCGCGCCGGTTGCTCGCTCTGCTTCCGTCCGGAGGCGACGAGCCCAGGGATCTCTTTCTCGCGATTGGACGCTATAAAAAAGCGACATTGCTCGAGAGAAATAAAAAAGGGGTGGGCGGACCCAACCGCTCAAACAGGGCGCGTGTGACGCGAAAAAAAATCTGCATGTGCAACACAGCCGGTGCGACGCGCGCCGTCGATGCGGCTGCATAAAGGGGGCTTTCCCCGGTCCGCTGGTGCCATTTCGTTGCTTCCTGACTCTCTCCCTCTCTGCTCGCTCGTCGCGATCACTATCCATCCAAATTGACCTTGCCTCGCACTGGACGACGTCATCGCAAGGGTCTTGGGATACCGACGCCGACAACACCACTAGTCAAAGCGACCCCCTTGTCACTCGGCTCTCTTTTGATTGCCATCTTTCAGTGCTTGTCTTTTGATCGACGAGGACACAGACAGACATACACAGAGACGATAACCCCTGAGCACCGCCGCGCAGAGAAATTTCCAGGGCTTGAGCCAGAGAGATGGCCACCCCATGCCCCCCTCTGCCTGCGCAGACTGCGGCGCTGATCGACTTGGGATCGCGCGCCAAAATCATGTCCGGTCTGTTTGGCGTGCGCGAGACCGTGACGCATGTCCCTGCGCGTTTGTGCGTGCAACTCTTGGACCCGCTCGTGCGCGACGCCAACGGCTCGCGTGATCGTCGCCAGGTCGAAGATGCTGGCCAACCCGTGGCACACTATCATCACGCCGACCATCGCGAATCCCGCCAATTTGATGGCATACTCGAAGACGGCACCCTTGTCAAGGGCGCCGATGACATGGACAAGGAGGACGCTGCCGATGACGGCGATGACGACGGATGGCACGAGGAGCAGCGCCGCGAGAGAGTGCCTCCCTCGGACACGGTGTTGCTCCTCAATGGGGTCGACTCGGAAGGCCGCACCGTATGCGTCAGTGTCAAGGGCATGCGCTACATCATCTATGTGCTGTGCCCCGACTCGTGGGGCGCGGCGCACATGCAAGCGCTGGCGTCGACCATCGAGGGGTATTACGGTATCGGCCGCGGCGGCGTGACCTTTCAGCAGAAGCGCCTGCACCACACGCTCGGGTGGGAGCCCGAGCCCAACGATCTCACGCGCACCAAGGCGCACAACTATTGCCTTCTGGGCTTTGGCTCGGCACGCGTCATGGAATGGGCAGCCAACGCAATCGACCGCAAGGACAAACTGCGCGTGCGCGACCCGCTATCGGAAAAGGATATGCGTTCGCTGCAGGTCTATGAGCGTCGCGTTGACCCCGTCCACAAGGCCCTGGAGCGCCTGGGCGGGCTCCAGCCGTGTTCGTGGTTTGACGTGGTGCGTTGGCGCGTGCCCGACATCTATCACACGCACGCGCAAATCGAGGTCGAGGCCAACGTGCGCGATATCGTGGCGCGACCCGAGATCGACATTATGGCGCCCGTGTGGAAGGCCTCGTGGGACGTTGAGTGTTACAGTCGTGATGGATCCTTTCCGCGGCCGGATCATCCGCGCGATTGCGACCACACGATCTGCATCAACACCTACTTTAGCCAGCACCGATCAGATGGACAGGCGCCGCGGGTCATTCAGACCTCGCACCACTTTGGGCGCGTGCGAGTCCACCGCCCGGCCGATGCCAAGCGCGATCACATTGACGACCCGCGCCAGTGCCTGCGATGGAGCGTCTTGGAGATGGATCGAGAGAGGCATCCCGCACCGTCTCTGCCTAGCGCCACCGACGCGATTTCGAGCGAGCCCATGGAGGAGACCGAAAAGCGACGACAACAACAGGACGACGAGAGGTCCCACCACGAGGTATATGTGATGCAGTGCTCGACCGAACTAGAGACCATCGAGGGCTGGCGTGACCTGATTGTGCTCGACATACAGCCGAGCGTCCTCGAGGGCTACAATACCGACGCTTTCGATTTTGACTGGTTGGGCGTGCGCGCCGAGCGCTGCGCTCGGTACGGGGTGCGGTCGCGTCTCTTTGAGGGTGGCGTCGTCATTGGCGAGCACACGCCCATGCGCCGCAAGGATCTCGACTCGGCGGCCAAGGGCTCCAACACGCTCAATTTCATCCCCATGCCCGGCCGCATCCTCATCGACATGTATCACATTGTCAAGGCCGAAAAGCGCCTCGAATCTTATACGCTCGACGACGTGTGCCGGTCGATCTTTCCCAAGGACGAGTCGCTGCGCAAGATTGACGTGCCGCCGCAGGAGATCTTTGATCATTATGCATCGGGAGATCTCGACAGGCGGGCCATCAATGTCGAGTATTGCGCACGCGACTGTCGCCTCCCGCTGGCGCTCGAAGAGCACCTCATGACTTTGACGGCCATTGTCGAGATGGCAAGAATCACGCGCACGCCCTTGCCGCTCATGCTCATAAGTGGCCAGCAGGTCAAGACGTGGAGTCAGATCGTGTACGAGGCCCACACCATGGGCTATGTTCTCAATGCACCCGAGAATCGCGACACCGCTGGCGGCGGCGGCACGAGAGACTGGCTCCGAGGTGCATATGGCGTGGGCCAGCACGGAGTCGGCGATCAATGGCTGCCGGGCGTCATTGCCATGGCCAGCATACGAGCCGGCGGAGGCAACGCCGACGGGCATGCTGTGAAAGTGCCTGGCGCCACGGCAGGAGCGCAAGCCGACGAAGGCTATGCGGGCGCTACCGTGTTGCAGCCCCGCGCCGGCTACTATGACGTGCCCATCGTCACGCTCGACTATCAGTCGCTCTACCCGTCGATCATGGAGGCCAACAATCTATGCCCGTCGACGCGCGTCACCTCGAAATGGATACACTCGCAACTGGCACGATGCTGTCGCGAGGTGCAGGAACCGGCCAGCGAAGTACGCCGCGTGGACGGCGCTTCGGATTGCCAAGCCACGGCTTTGAACCGCGTGTTTGCCTCGCGTCCCGACTGGCTGCCGGGCCAGTTTGCCGCACGCACCGACCGTCCTGGCGTCCAGCGCACCGTCGCCTACCGCGAAGTGACGCCGGCGCCCTCGCGCACGCACGTCTTTGTTCAGCACGTGCAGGGCGTCGTGCCGCGCATCCTCACGGCGCTCAAGAACCGACGCAAGGCCGTGCGCAACCACCAAAAGGCCTATGAAAAGGGCAGTCCACTCTGGGGCGTCTACGAGAACCGCCAGTTGGGCATTAAAATTACTGCGAATTCAGGTACGATGGTCACGACCACCGTCGCATCTCTGACGACCGCGCATTTTGCGTGTGTCTGCGCTCTTGTCTTTTTGTCTGCCACGATCTAATGCAAACCGCTTTTGTGTGCGTGTGTGTGGATACGATGTGATGGCGCGAATATAGTGTATGGTTTCCTGGGCGCCGTCAAGCGCGGACGTATGCCATGCGTCGAGGTCTCTGAATCGGTGACGTGCATCGGTCGCGACATGATCAACGCCACCAAGGCCTATGTCGAGACGCATCTGTCTCGCTACGTGAGTGGCCTGATCGACGATCCGGTGCTGGTGGCTGCCGCTGCCGAGCGCAAGCGCGCCAAGGAACAACTCGACCTTGCATTTGCATCGGCAGGTCTCGGTGCCGTCGCTGTCACTGATGTTGCCCTCGGCGGATCTGCAAAGCCTGTCGAGGACGATAGATCAGAACGCGAGAAAAACAGAGACGCACTGTTGGATGCGATGACGGCGGCGTCGATCGAGCCAAGTGATATTACGGGCGCGACCGTGGTCTATGGCGACAGTGTCGGCGCCGACACGCCACTCCTCTTGCGCTTTGACGGCGAGTATATCGATTATGTGCGCGCCGATCAAGTGGCCGAAGCCGTTGCCCTAGGGGATGCACGCGCCGGCGCAAAACTGTGGAGCGCCTACCAGGGCGACAAGGAGGCTTTCTGCCCGACGCGTCAGATCCAAGTGTGGACCGAGCGCGGATGGACGGCCGTCAACCGCGTCATTCGCCACAAGGCTGGCAAGAAGATGTTTCGCGTGCTCACGCACACGGGCTGCGTCGACGTGACTCAAGACCACAGCCTGCTCGACCCCGACGCTGAAAAGATCAAGCCGACCGAGGTTGGTATTGGCTCGGCGCTTTTGCATGCCGATCTGCCCGCTCACGAGTGCGCCATTGCATCGCTCAAAAGTCATGTCCCCCTGTCAACCCAGGCCGATACGAACAAGGTCCACGACGACGATGCTGCTGCTGATTGTGCGATCGAGACCGCATCATCGACGACGACTAGAGACGTCGCTCTTGTCACAGCCGCAGACAAGGCTCATGCATGGGCCATGGGCATGTTCTTTGCCGAGGGGTCGTGCAACGAGTATCTGCGCGGAAACTATACGCAATATTGTTGGCGCATCGCCAACAAGGACATGGTGCTCGTGCGCATGGCCCTCGACGGCCTTGAGGGACGCTATCCCGAAGTCACCTTTTCCATCAACGGACCCTATGCCGATGGGATGGCCTTTGTCGTAGCCAACGGTCCGGGCAAAATGGGCCTCGTTGCCAACTACCGCGCAGCCTTTTACGATCCCATCTGCGCACTCAAGCGCGTGCCCACCGAGATCCTCAACGCCAATGTTGAGATCAAGCGCGCTTTTATCCGAGGCTACTTTGCCGGCGATGGCAACAAGACGGATTGCGGCTCGCGCTGTGACGGCCGAGGCAAGATTGGCATGGCAGGCATCTACTATTTGCTTTCGGCCTGCGGCTGCCTGGCGAGCATCAACACATGCGGCGGGCCCGAGCGCGATACCTACCGCATCAACTTTTGCGACGCGGCCACGGGCAAGCGCACGCAGCGCAAGCCGCGCGATACGATCAAAAAAATCATCCCGCTCGACGCCAATGCCTTTTGTGGCGCCTACGTCTATGATCTGGAGACGGCGAATCACCACTTTGCCGCCGGCATCGGACGCCTTGTGGTGCACAATACGGATTCGGTCATGATTGCCTTTGGCGGCGTGCCCAAGACGCGCGAGGGCGTCGAGGTGGCCCTCCAACTGGGCGTGGCGGCGTCCGACTATATCACCACCAAGTTTCCCGATCAGATCATCCTCGACACGGAAAAGGCCTACTGGCCCTATGTGCTCTTTCGCAAGAAGCGCTACGCGGGCCGCATGTGGACCCTCGAGGGCAAGCCGCCCTATATCGACGCCAAGGGCGTCGAGGTCAAGCGTCGCGACAATTGGGCCGGTATGCGCAAGACCTACAAGGCATGCCTCGAGGCCATGATGGAGCGCATGGACATTGACGCCGTCAAGGATATTATCCTTCGGCTCGTGTGCGATCTCAAGGGCGACCGCGTGAGCCTCGACGACTACAAGATTAGCAAATCGCTCAAGCGCGACTATAGCAAGTGCAAGAGCCCGCCGCCACACGTGGTCGTGCGCGACAAGATTGCCAAGCGCAATCCGGGTTCGGAGCCGCTCGCCGGCAATCGGGTCTACTTTGTCATCACGATCGATGACCGCCTCAAGAAAAAGTCGGCGCGCGCCGAGGACCCCGCCTATGTGGCGGCCAACCCGCGGTTGGCTCGCATCGATCGGCTCTACTATCTCGACAGCCTAAGGAACCCCTTTGGCGCCTTGCTGGAGCCGTGCTTTGACAACCCCGAGCAGTTGTTTACCGACGCGGCCTTTTTCATCGCCAACCAGCAAAAGGGACAGGAGCCCATCACCCGATGGCTTCCCGGCGCAAAGCGACCCGTTACGACGCTCGAATCGCCTGCCGACATTGAAAAGGCAGAGGCAGCCGAGCGGGCGGCCATTGCGGCACGCGTGAGGCGCCGACGCGACGGCGAGACATACGTGCCGGCGGCCGTCGCCAAGCAGCAAAAAACCGAATCCCGCAAGGCTGCACGCAAGGCCCCGCCGCCCAAGACCGGCCCCATCACGGCCTTTCTTAGGAAACCTGCCCCACCGCGCACCTAGCCTTGTTTGTTCTCTATGTGGCCTCTTGGCGCCTCTTCTCAAAGGGTGCATACGCCCATATATACGTGCCGCCCCTTTGGTGTCTCATTGTGTTTTCGGCGCCGTGCGCGTGGCCATTGCCCGGCGCTTGGTGGTGATGGTTTTACAAACATTTTTTTGGATCCGTTTTTATTTTTCTTTTTCCGCTGCTGGCGGTCTGTGCAGGGCACGCAAAGGGGCGCCCTCTTTGTCGCTGCAATCGGCAGCCGAATCACCCCTCCAACAAAAAAACAGTGGTCGGCAGAATTATTCTGCTTGTCTCGGGTTTGCCATTTCTTGCATGTCCGCCACGATGGCGCGGACCACAAGAGCACAAGAGACAAGTTTGCACAGACAAAAAAGAGGGCAATGCCGACGGCCGTATCTGGCTTTTGTTGGCACGCAAAGGACGAGGAAAAGAGGCGACAAATTGATACGCCAAAAAAGACTGAAATAATGATCGACTTTGCTCTGGCGCGCCAAGACAATGGCAAACCCGCTTGCCTGTGTTTTCTTTCTCATCGTCGTCGCTCGCGTCGGCGCCAAGATGAGGGAGAGGGGAGTCGACAAAAACAGAAGAGCGAACCCGCGGCATTGAGGCCTAGCCCGCCGTCGGTCCCCCCTTTTTCCATCGTGACCTCTTTTCTTGCGATTCTATGCGGTTTCGGTCGCCCGCTTGCACCCGAGCAACGGCGGGCGAGTCGGCGCACGCAGCAAAGTCACAAAGAGACGCGGCGCTTTTCGACACCAAAGAGCAAAAAATGAACCCACCCGCTGGGGCGCCGGCTTTTGTCGGTGACCCGGCTTTTGGGACGGGACGATATTACCACAGCCCAATCACATTTTACGCGATCAAAAAGGCGAAAAATGCAACGCCATAAAAGAGGACAGAAAAGGAGGAAGCGCCACCGACCGCGCGTGACAAGAAAGGGGCCAAAGCGCCGTGGTCGACAGGGTCGGTTTCTTGTCGGCGCTTATACCCATTTTTCTTATTGGCCGCTCTGTCAAAGTCACGAATAATATCCTTTACTAATGTTTTTCTTAAACTTGTGTTGAGTCGTCGCTCAAGGACATGGGAACAACACCAAAGCGCCAGTCGAGTTCCAGCGCTTCTCTGTGAGAGCATGTCTCATATTGTTTTTTGGCTCCAAAATCCAAAGTGCCACAGGGGGGCCTATAGAGCGACAGCGCCGGCGAATTGCGCTTTGGCCGCGCGTCCGCGATTGCCCACAGGAATACATGGAGCGAATGGGGCGCCCGGCGATCAAAAAACAGATCCCGCGGCAGAGACGTCTACGCGCACTCGTGCACTCATTCTCGCCCCCCTCCCCAAAAATGGGGTCACTGCAAAGCGCCGACTGCGGCAAGAAAAAGAAACAGTAAGGGGACCCAGCACGCGGTCAGATTGTGCCAGTTACGCAGCCTCGCTGCTTATTGTTATTTTTGAAATGCGCTCTATCCACGCAGAAATGAGATCAAAGTGATTTGGTGTGATGACGGCAGCGCCAGACGTGTAGGCCGAATCCGGGGAGGCTGGAGCGCTGCCAAACAGTTTGTCGCTTTGTTGGCACCAACGGCTCCACACGCGCGCTCGGTGCTCGTCGCCTGGAGCCTGCACAGTGATCGTCGCCTCTGTTGCATCGTTGTCGGGGTGGCCGCAAGCGCGTGCAATCGAGTCCAAATAAAACAGAGGCAGGCGAGCGCGCTTGCCGTCGACCAAAATAGTCGTGTTTGTTGGCACCGAGAGACATCGCAGAGCCACGTTGATGGCCCCTAAAAGAGCCGCAAGAGCGTGGCCGAGACGAGCCTGGTCTTCCTCTAGGACTCGGATAGCATCGTCGACCCGAGACGCCACCACTGTCCACGGGTCGATGCAGCGAGTGCCACTGTCGCGCGCGCCAAAGACAGCGGCCAACCGATCCAGCCCCGCCAGAGCGCGCTCCCTCGGAGGGCAGGGCCGGTATCCGTCGCCGGCGATCCACCCGTTGGACGCGCGTTCGACAAAAAGGCGCACAACGTACGCCCCAAAAGTGTGGTCGCCACCATCATATCGCGCGAGGTCTGCAAGGCTGCCGTTCACAAAGGATGGGTCGCCGCCGGGGATGCTCACAGGATGGTCAGCATGGGCGTCATCGCGGGCGACGCCAGACTGTATGTCTATGAGCGCGCTACGAGGCCACACCTCGATAATGTCGACAAACATATCGAGGAGGCGCGAGTAGCGATCAGCGCTGAGGCGTCCGCGCGCGGCGACGCTATCGCGCCGGACGTGACGAAAGGCCTGGGCGCTATTGACGAGCACCGCCAGCGTGGCCACCGTGGGAGCGACGCCTAGCCGATCGCGCAGCCACACGACCGTGTGGTGAGCGCGATCGCTCGCTCCTCGTCCGTCGACGACCACTTGGACCAGAGCGCTCGCGCCGATTGCGGCCAGCCATGGGCCGGCTCCCGTGGGGTCCGCATCGCGCGCATCATCGACCAGCCATTGCGCGACTCGGAGAGCGCCAACGCGGAGCGCCTCGACGAGATAGACGTTGGCCGGTCGATGTGACAATGCAGCATCACGAAAGGCCGGTTCGCGGTCGCGCACCATATCAAAGTAGCCCGGCTGATCGTGGGCGAGCGCAGCGTGGGCCGCCGTGCGCGGGTGATGCGGCGACCCTTCGGCCATGCAGCGGCCCCGCCAGAGCGCGGTCGCCAACGCGCCGCGCTTGGACTCGGCGTCGAGAAGCGCGTGCATCGTGCGCGTCTGGCCACCCGCCGCAGCGCCCAACCACCCATGGTAGCATATGACGCTTGCGCGCGTCCGATCGGTTCCGGTGGCCGCGAGGGAGCCTAGACGCAGCAGAAAAGCCGTATGGCCCGCGATGCCCGATTCCATGGCGGCGTCGGCTGTCCCGTGCGGCGTCTCGTCGACAGCGAGCAGCATGGCCAAGGCGTCGGTGGCGCCGTGACGTGCAGCGACACGCAGCAAAATGGCTGCGAGGGCGGCGCGCGCACAGCCCCCGACGGCGCGGCGCATTCCCTCCCAAGGTCGTACCGGAGAGGCGCCCGCGATCTGTGACCGAACCCACCACGCGTCGGGTCCTGGCGTCCCGTCGATGTGCGTCGGCGGATGGAGGACGGCAGAGTTTCGACCCCTCTTGGCTTGCTCGTGCTTTAGCCACAAGCGCAACCAAGACAACGCTCGAGGCCAGACGTGCTTGGAAAAGGCATAGGCCACAGCGCACGGCTGAGCCGAGGCCACCAACGCGCACGCGGCCACAAGCGGCGGAACCCCGTCTATCATCGCGTGCAGGTCGGCTGAATCTCGTGCGCCGCCGCCGACGGCCGCTGCCGACGCAGTTGCGAGACGCTCACTGAGAGCCGAGGCACATATTAGTCTGCCCGACACCCAGAGATCGACGGCAGAGGGTCGCGGATCCGTAAGATCGCTGGCGATGCGCGCCGCGTCTAAAGCCGACGGGTATTCAACGGCGCAGCGCCAAGCGCGGCAGACGCCGCGCGCAGCGGCTCTCCATCGCGAATCGAGAAACGGGCGGCGCGCAGCATCGCAGCCGTTGACTATGATCGACAGCAGTTCCAAGGGCAATAGCGCCCACGGAGGACTCTCGGGGGTGTCGATCGATCGAGTTTCAGGCAAAGCCGCCGCCCTCAAAGGCGCGCGCCCAGAGCGCACGAGGCGAAATATGCGACCTTTCTTGTTCACGGCCTTGGTCGCGTCGCCGCAAGAGTCGCTATCATCTCGCGGGCGCTTGGGGGGGCGCTGTCGCCGCTCTGAACCACTGCCACAGGCCGCCATGGTCGATCCGACAGGCGGGCGGGTGGGCCTTTGTGTGGGTGCTCCCCTCCTATTTGCCTGTTTGTCTTTTGTGCACGCACGCGCGCAATCTGCGCTGGCGCGTTGGGATCGCAGTCGTTGGGGTCACGAAGAAAAAGGTGTCGATCACGCACGATGCAAAGGCCAACAGAGTGACTCGCTCGGGACGGGATCGCCGTGCTGGATTAGAAAAGAGCAAAAAAGACACGGAGCGCGCCGACAGTCTCGTCCGGGAGGGGGACCGTCGCAAGCGCGTGAGAAGGAGTAGCCTTTTTCCCATGATGGGAGAGCCATTCTTTTCTTTCACTATTTTTTTCAATCAGCCCCAGGCAGCCGCCAGGAGGGGCACGCGCATCAAGAGACAAGAGCAAATGCAAGCCAGCGACACGGCGAGAGCAGGCAGACCCACCCCCTGTGCACGGGACGGGATAAAAGCCACGCGCTCCTTTCCAGAAACCGGGGCCATCCAAAAAAAGAAAAAAATACAAATAAAAGGAAGTGCCAGACCGCGCCGAGTGACAAGCACTACGGCAAAGAAAAGGGCACCAGGGAAGCGAGGTCTACGGCTGCGCTCCAGCGGCACCATGCCCGCAAAACTAGAGCAATCACAAAAATAATAAAAAAATAATAATAAAAATTTGTGTAGCAACCAATCAGAATTAAAAACGGTGCACGAAGCGCGCGCCAAAAAGCCATGCGCAGACCCACGCTACCGGGGAGGCCCCAACGAGGCGACACGCAGTTTTGTTCTTGCGACATCTGCGCTCTTTTTTTTGCCGGCCGCCCAAATCCTGTTTTTCTTTTCGTTGCTATTGGTGTTGGTTCCTCCCCCCCCCCTATTAGCGGGGTTTGGTTATATGGCCGGCGGTTCTGCCGCGCCTGGTTGTCTCCACAAAAAGTGCTCGGGCACATGAAAAGGCAGGCGAAAAAAAAGGAAAAAATGGAACTGCACACGGCTCCTCCAAAGCGGACGGGGCCTGACGATAACGCCGGGCGAGGTGCTGTGCGCTCGGGGAGCCATTCGATCGAGCGCAGCAGGCAGGTACCCGATTCTGTCCCCTTGTCACTCGCCGCTGGCGCCCAACCCAAAGAACTGGGCGACAAAGTCGCGCCTGCGACGACGGCTAACGCGGCAGCCACAATCTCGTCTGCTCTAGGCGCATTGGCTCCGTCGCCTCTTTCTCCGATCCTGCTGTCGGGCGCTGCGCGTCCCGCAGATCACCCCAGAGCCAACCACGACGCGGTGGTTCCTCCTGACTCGGTGGACTCTTTGGAGGGCGAGCGACCGCCTATTTTGAACTCTAGACCGTTAGACCGGCCAACGCCGAACGACATGGACGATGGCGTGGTCTATGTGGCATCGATAACCGACGGCCGGAACGGTAGCAAAAGGCGCCTCACGGTCGACAGCAAAGATGGTATGTTTTCTCTGGCGGCGCCCCCACGCGCCAGGCGCACAGGCGCTCCGCCGGGCCTCTCGACGCTGGCCGCCTGGCAATCTTTGTGTATTGGTTGGGGTCGCCCGGAACTCGCCGGACTGAGTCGCCTGTCTTCCTATGCCGATGTGCCGCCTTTGGTCGCCCTTTTTCATCTCGATCTGTGCGGCTCTCTGGCGCTGCTGAGGTCGCACGACCAATATGGGGCATCGATGAGCCTCACCGAGCACCGGGCCATGGTTGCCGCCTCGCCGGATCTCCTCGCGCTTGTCGAGTCTATCCGTCGTCCGCCAAATCTGCAACACGCGGCAGCCTTTGCTATAGCCGCCCACTCGAGCGATCAAGCGCGCGGTCTCATGGGCCGGCCAGATCTCTTGTGTCCCCTGATGCAAAGGCTCGTCGCGGCGGCACTTGTCCTGCGTCGCGGGCCACCATCGGACCTATCCGGCGTTGCTTTGGCGTTTGACATTGATCTCGCGGAAGGGGAGGCAGCCGACGGCGCTCGTTGCTCCCGACGGCTTGGTCTAGCCCTTGCGCTTTGCTTGGCTCAACTCTCCCGGACGATGTGCGCGTGACGCTTGTCCTGCCCACAGCGCAGCGTCTTTGCTCGCCCATTTATTTTATTTTGCTAATACATATAGCCTATACCTATTCGCCTATATATATATGTGTGTGTGTGCGTATGTATATATCCCAGCGCCGTCCCAGTCTACCCTTTCCTCTGTCGACTATAGGGATCATTTTTTGGTTGTCTCCTTGCCGTCTGCTGGCCAAACCACTTTCGAGATAGGGGGCGCTCGAAAGGCGGGGCGAGAAAAGCGGTATTGGAGTGCCCTCGAGCACGATCGTGCACGCCCTTGAGGCTGTCGCCTGGGCCCCCGCGCACGCACGAGCCGACTCCAGGAGCAGATGGGTTGGGGGAAAAAAGAGTAAGTCGCGTGCACGCATACCGCCCTTTTTTCTCACCTCGCTCGGCTGCCCTCCCCCCGTTCCCACGCATTCGCGAGCAAGGTGGCGCCCTTCAACAGAGATGCACCAAAGGCCCAAAGTGATAGCCATCGGCGAGCGGCAGGATCCGCGTGTCGAGCGCCGACTTGGCAAAGTCGCCAGCGGACAGCGCTGCAGGATCAATCCCGGAGCGGCCCTCGTCATAGTCTAGCACGCCGACGAGGTGATACAATTCTGCAGTCATGTGGGCACACGTGCGTCTGGACGCCGTGGCCCGTCGCTGCAGTGCGCCGCACTCTGAGAGGCCGAGAAGAGACGAGGCGTAGAAATCGCCACGAGGCCGACCGAGCATTCGCGCGCACACGGCGGCGGGCACAAAGAAATTGAACTCGTGCTCCCACTGAGCCGCCATGGCGCCCTCAAAGAGAACGTCGTCGACGGGCGCCGACAGACTACGCACGAATATGTCGTGGTCGGGGCGACCGCAGGTGAGGTCGCGCACCGTTGCCAACCGAGTCCCGGTGCCGTTGATCTCCCAAAAGAGGACCTGCTTCGTGTCGGGCTCAACGTACGCGACGGCCGTGTGATTGAATGTCGACCCGGTGAACCATTTGATGGGCGCCGACCAGTCGAGGAGAGATTCGATGCCGGCCCCATTGCGTCCGTTGCGATTGCTCGTGATGACGAGATCGCCTGTGCGGAATGGGTATGTCGTTAAGCGGGCCCGTCGGGCTCGTGGGTTTGGCGCGGCTGTCACGTATCGGCGCGCCCTCGCCAGACAGAGGCTTGCCACAACTAGAGCCACCAAGAGCGCAATGGCAGCAGCGACTGCCAAACCTCGCCTAGGCCGTCGACGGGGCGCAGCGCTGCAGTCGCTGTTGTTGGGTGCGCAGTTTTGTATCATCTCTTTATCTGATCGCATCGCGCTCGGCACAGACCCCAAAGGCGGGAAAAGACGCGAGGCAAAGGGAGGACCCGAAAGGCGGAGAGAGAGCCGAATTTCTCTGCGTCCTGTCGCGTCTGGCTCTTTGTGTGTTTGTCGGTGTGGTTACTCTAGGGTGGTGCGGGAGGCCGGCGATATTGAAAAGAAAAAAGGGTCATGGCGGCTCTCGTGAAAAAAGTCTGCAATCGTGCAACAAGCGCAAGACGCAATCGAGCGCGTGTTTTTTCTGTCTTTGTATGTGTGCGTGTTTATGTTTGTAGGTCCTCTGCCAAAGGCGGCATTTCTCTCTGTGGCTCAAGAGTCGCCGCCGCTCGGGTTCGTCGTCCCCGCCAAGCAGAGGGGTTTGCTGCATCGCAAAAAGGAAGAGTCCACTCTCTTGCCTTTTCGGTCCTATATCGCATGATCGGCCTGCCGAGCAGCGCGTCCTTTGTGCGCCAAAGTGGGCGGCAGCACGATCTCTTGCGCGCGCGCAACCCACGGCACTCGAATGGCCGATCGCTTGGTTGCTGCGCCCACGGGCACGAGCAGGCGCCAGGAGGGCCGACAAAATCCCCAGTCGTGGATTGGCCCGGTGTCGTGGCCGCAGCACAAACAACGGGCAACAAAGGCGTTGTTATCAAAAAAAAAAAAGAGACAACGAACCAAGAGGAAAAAGGACAGCCGCGTGCGCGCACACGGCTCGGGCCCCAAGAACGAGGATGCAGCAGACAGGCGGTGCTTGCTGGTGCTGGTGGCTGTGCGCGCTGGTCGCCCTGTGCGCGATGCACGTTGGCGATGCCGCCATGGCCGGCAACGAATTGCTAGAGTCGTTGGTCGTGCTGGCCGACAGTGAAGGGCGCACCCTCCGCAACGCGATCGACGGGGCGTGTTTTGTTGCTCTGGCAACGGGCGTGGTCCGGCTGATCGCGTCGGGCACGGGCTCTGGCTGGCGCGTCCCGGCGGGATCGATGGCGGCTGCTGCTGCTGCGGGCGCCCTCGTGCCCCGATACATGCAGGCCTCGCCGTGGTCGTTGGCGGTCTTTTCGGGTTGCGCACTCGTCGGATTTTATTGACGCGTGCTTGACCGCTGTGCTCGCGCAATCATAGCGATACCCACGGATGACGGCCAACGACAGCGATAGCCGGAGCGATTGCGGCGGTCTCGATGGCGACGGCGTCCCAGAGACGGCGCGCGGGGCTCGGCGGTACAGTCTTGTCGACCATGGCGATCCCATCGGGGGCGGCGCGCACCACACATATCATTCCTTGTCTTTTTTTGTCCTGTCCTCTTTTGCAGGCAAGGCCTGCTTGTCGCGCGCACGCGCGGTCGACAAAGGCCAACAGGAAAAGAATACCAAAAAAAAAGATAGAGAACCGTTTGCGTCACATGGTCAGGGCAAGGAGACACAGAGGGCGAACACGGTCGTCGCAAACAAGGAGGCGGTCGTGAACCCCCTTTTTTATTTTTGTTCGTGCGCGTCATGGTTGCCGTCGTCGGCGCGCCCACAGAGATACTAGAATAAATGCCGATGCGACAGAAAGGGCGGCCGTTCTCTTTTGGTTGTTTTCACGCAAAAGAAAAAGTAATTCACGCACGCACAGGCACAAAAGGGAGACGCGACGACCAGAGCGCCAGAAGAAGGCGCGTTCTCGAATGCAAAGGCGCGCTCTAGTCATCGACGAGATCCATGAGGCGCATGCGGCGCTCCACGCCAGACCAAAAAGGGTCGACCTTGATCTTGGGTTTGTTGATGGCTGCGGTGCCCGTTTTGCTGTCCCCGTCAGAGTCCATGGTATCAGAGCGCTCGCGATCGTTGCCATCATCGTCCTCTTCCAACTCTGTGTCGACCTCAACGTCAGACAATAGGTTGCGACGCTCGACACGATTCCATTCGCGACGCACGAGGCGCTTTACGCGAGTGCCCCTTTCGATGGCGAGGCGCCTCTGAGAGCGCACCTCGTCGTCGACCGTATTGTTGTGGCTCGCCCCCGACAAAGCCGCCGTCGTGGCTGCTGGCGGGCGCGCGCCGGTCGCTTCAAGCGAGACATCCGAAATGTCGATTGGCGGAATAGTGTCGTTGTTGTCGTTGCTGCTGGTGCTGCTGCACATAATGGCTTGGAATGCGCGTCGTGCATCTGTCTCGCGCACTGTAGGTTGCGTCGTAGGCCCGCGGACCGGCGGCCGAGGCACCGCCGACATGAGGTGCTCGCGCGTCTTCATGGAGTAGCCCGGCGCAAACACGCACAGGGACTTGGGAGGCGGTCCATCTGTGCGCTTGTCGAGAATACCAAGCCCATAGAGCGCGATCCGAACCTCGACTCTGAGCATGTCAATGACATCGTCACCATGCCCCGCACTTTTCATACGCTCCAGAAAGATTTCTAGCGCATCGAAAGCGCGCGCGCGCAGCGATGCCTCGTAGGCCGCTACGGCTGCGGCATACCGCGGATTTTGGCATAATGTGACGGCCGCGTGCCACGACATCCTTTTCTCGGTCAAATGCGACGACGGCGGCGTCGCTGTCGCTGCGTCTGCCAAAGCATTGCGGGTCTCTACGATGGCGCATGATTTCTCGTCGCCATATTTGCGTCCCTCGACGGTGCTCTCGTGGCCGTGGGGCAATTGGAGCCTGGGCGCTCCGGGCACGTCTCTCAGTGTCCGACATGTTTGGGCGCGGACAATGCGACGGGCATTGACGCCCACATTGGGGAGAGCCCATGCGCACAGGTAGCGCGCGTGATTGCCCATGACCCAGCGTCTCTTTGCGATGGCGTCCAGCGCGGGATCGTCGGCAAAAGTGTCCCAGCGCGTGGACCGCCTGAACCAACGATCGAGCAGTCCTTGGTCCCACTGGGCATAGACAATGCTATGCGGGTTGGTCACCCCGCGGGCGATGCCGCCCCTGGTGTCGGAATAAAAAGTCATGGCCAGGTCGTCGACGGTGGGCGTGTTGCACACATCGGGCGCCACCGTATCTACGCGCGTACGATGGCCCCGGTCGTCGAGCACATACTGGCAGCGCGTGTTGTAGGCATCACGGGCCTCCTTGGCATAGAGCCGTTTCCAATAGGAACGGCACCACTTTTCGTTCCTGTTGGGGTTTGTGGGAGGCAGGATGCTATCCCACGCGTCGCGAGCGCTGGCGTGGCAGCGGTACTCGTCGTGGTGATGTTGATACCACACGAAAAACATGTCGAAAGCAGACGCGTGCTCGGGTTGGACCGGGCCACATTCGGCCGACGACGCGTTCACGGCATCAGTCTGCGTGTTGGTCGAACCACGCGATCGCTTGCCACCACCACTATCTGAAGCGATGGTGGTGCCAGAGGGCACTCTGGCGCCGCGCGGCGGCTTTACCGGGTCAGCGGGACGCAACGAAGAGGCGATCGCGCGCGTGCGTGCTTTAGAGCGCCTCTCCTTGGTGACCATCAGAGGCAGCGGAGGCTTGGCCACCCAAGAGGCAGCGGGCACCATAAAGGATTGCAACATGGACACTCGAGGCCTAGCAGACGCCGGCGCCGGCGTCGGCGCAAATGTTCTCTGAGCCGTCGCGGCAAAGGCTGCGATCCTATCGCGGAGGGCTCGAGCATCGAAACGGCCGTCGGATTCGACGAGGGGCTGAGCCGTTGGTCTATTTGAAGATGGATCAAAGGCCAGCCCAAAAGTCCACCCGGTCAGGCTAGAGGCCGGCGTCTCGACGCCGGCCGCGGCGCACATTTCGCCTATCGTGCCAAATGCATGGTTCGCCTGTGGTCCTCTTAGGATGGTGCCTCGAAACATGCGGCCGCTGCGTGACGACCAGTCGAGTTTGGCGACGGCTTTGGTGCTGCCCGGCGGATAGAGAGCCACCCCGAGCGTGATGCGCTCGTCCTCTGAATCGCAGGGGTCCACGGTAAGCGAGCATTCCACCCGACCGTCGAGATCGACGACGGTATCGTCACCGACCAGAGGGCGGACGCTGTCGTGGAGAGAGGGATCGACAGCCAGATCGCGAGGGATGGGTTCCGTTATCGTTGTCGTGGGCTGGGCAGTCGAAAAGGAGGGGAGGGGGAGATCATCCATGGGAGAGATGGGGCAGAAGCGACACGAAAAGGGGGAGGGCAACGGAAGCGATAGCAAGACGGAAAGGGCGGATGGGAATAAAAAGGTAATTCCTTAAAAGAGAGAGAGAGAAAAAGACTGCCGACAAAAACTTGGGTGGCCTCGTGCTTTTTGCAAAAGAAAACACACGCCCAGAGAGAGCGCGTCTGCGTGCGACGAATGGCTACGGCAAAAGTGGGCGACAGCGAATTTCGTTGTCCTCGGCGGGAACTCGCGCGCGGATCGCATCTGGCATTTTGTTTCCGATCGAGAGGCGAGCGCGCGCCACACCCCTCGCACGGCCTCTTTTTGCGTGCCCTTTTCGATCTCCCCAAAAAATTATCCAATCACGATACTTTTATAGAAACCGCCACGTTTTTTGTCGCATTCGCGAATGACAAAAAGCGGGTTCTGGCTGGAGGGGAGCCGAGGCGGCACGGCCTGGCCGGGCGCCCATCGAGACAAAGGCCGCCCACCGGATGCGAGCGCCTGCGCTCCACAAAAGAAATCTGCTAAACTGTTTGCCCAAACAGGAAAAAAAAAGAAAAACATTGACCAAGAGGCCGAGGACACCACCGAGGCGTTGGGGCGACTCCAAATTGTTTGAACTTTTTGTGGCGTCCCTCTGTCTCTATTCTCTTGTATGGGGAGAGCCGTCGAGAAAACGCGTTCTCCCATTTGTCGCGGCTCTGTCCAAAGGATCCTTTTGTCTCTCTCTCGCCTTCTGGCGGGCAAGACGAGCGAAAAGTTTTTTTCTCAAAACTGTGCGCGCCTGCCCGTTTGCGTCTGTACCTCGACAGAGCGCCGCCGTTGCTCCAGCAGCCTTGCCTTTTTTTCCTTTTTGTGCGTCAAACTATCTTTGTCGTGTCGCTCGCGACTCCATTTCTTTTTGTCCTCTTTCTCTGGTGCCTCTACGTGCGCGAGAGCCCTCTGCTCCTCCTATATCATCGTATCATCCGCCAGCACGACAATGCAGACCTCTTCTCACGCGGCCGGGACCAACTCAGCCGCCAACGCGCAAGGAACCGATGTGGATACAGTGACGACGACGACAACGACGACGACTGTGGGAGACAAGCGCAAACATTGTGGGGAAGCAACGACAAAAGTGCCCCGTAAGCGTGGACGCCGCAGCAAAAAGGAGATTGAAGAGGCCGCTGCTGGCGCCGCTGCCGCGACATTGGCGACCGGCCTCTCTCGCGATCTGTCATCATCATCATCGTCGCAAAAGTCGTCCTCCACTATCGAGACAGAGGCCGATGCTCTGGCGGCGCGACGTGCCCACCAAAAGACTCTCAGCCTCAACAGCCTTTACGGCGATGCTGCCAAGCCAGACACGCGCGAGTTTATGCACGTCAACATGGGACACGCGCTGATGCGACGCGACGACGTCTTTTACCTGCATCCGCTCAGCGAGCAATGCCTCATCCAGCGTGGGTCGATCCCGTGCCCCGACCCGTCGCGCGCCACGGTCTACCGCAACACGCTCGACATTCGCGCAAGCGGACCTTGCATGCATTGCGATCGCGAATGCACGGCCGGACGCGTGCCTCTTCCGCGCGCCTACGACACCCGCACGCGCGCCTACGCCGTCTGGGGCAATTTCTGTTCCTTCCCGTGCGTGATGGCCTATCAGTTGGAGCACGGCAGCGGCGTATACGATACGCCACACGTGTTGGTCCTCATCCACAAGATGGCCACCGAGGTGTGGGGCCGCGAGGGCCTGGTCAGCCCGGCGCCGCCGCGCTTTTGCCTGCGCAAATTTGGCGGCGCCGTCGACCCCCAGGACATTGAACTCCTCTCGGAGCGGCAGTACCACGCGGTCGTCGAGGCTCCCTTTATATCGTGGGGCATGATGGTCGAATGCAAGACCGTCGACGTTGTCGGTCGCGCCCTCAAGCGTCTCATCGCGCCCGTTTCCGGCGCTCCTGCTCGCGGCGGCACCAACGATGGCATGGCGGCGGCGTCGGCTCCTTTGTCTGTCGAGAGCCCACTGCACATCGATCCCAATGAGCACCACCAAAGGTCTAATCCCGTCTCGGGTGGATGTGGCATGTCTGTCGTGGATGCCCCGTCCGGCAGCATCGGCTGCCTGCCAGACAAGGATGGTGCCGCTGACGTTCGCAGCGCCGAATCAATCCAAGTGACGGGAGAGGACAGGAGCCTCGGCGATGGCGACGACCCTTTTGAAGAAAAGGACGAGTCTGAGGATCGCCCGATCGATCTCTGCGTCTTGGCCGACCAGGAGGACGACCTCACCGAGAGCGAATCGTTTGAGCGGATCGCCCGAGCCTTTAACGTTCGTGGGCTGCCACCCCACGACCCACACATGGAGCATCCGGGAGCGCTCTGTCGAGCCGGCGGCGTGGACGGCATCAGCGCGTCGGCCGGCCGTCGCGATGCCGAACGGAGGGCCCAGCGCGGCATCAGCCTGCTGGGGACGACACGCGCCGCCCCCAGCGGTATGCCGTCGTATAGCGCGCCCGTTCCTGCCGACACGGTGTCGAGCGTCGCCGACGAAGCCGACCCTGAAGCCATCGGCGGATCGCGCTGGGAACGCTTCCTGCAGAGTCGAGCGACAGCCGCAGGAGTCGCGCCGCCGTCAGATGCAGTGGCGCTGGCGGCGGCGACACCGCCGACAACAACGACCCCCCAAGAGGCAGCCGCGCCGACGGATTCTTGCCCGTCTCCCATTGAGACCTAGGGCGGGCGTATAATTTCGACCGCGCCAATGTCACTCTTGCAAGGACCACAAAAACAACCCAGTGGCCCACACGTTGACTCTCTCTCGTCCTCCCTGTTTGTCGATAAAGAAGAAAAATCCACCTGCCCCATTCTGTGTGCTCCATTCTGTGCAGTCCATGCGTCTATATAAAGAAAGAGACAGACAAAGAAGCGGCAGGGCCAGGGACGCCATGGCGCTAGACAAGCCCCTAGGATTTATTTCTATCGCGGTTTCGTTGGCCTCTTGCCTTTTTTGCCGAGCGCGCACACGCACAACACATAAACCATTTGTGTTGGGTTGCCTTTTTGTCTGGCGGTGGATGTCGCTAAGGGGGTGGGGCAGAGGTCGAGTGATCGGCGTCCGCTTTTGTCTCTTGCTCGCGATTCCCCTCTGTGCGGCCCGCGCGACTGGCATCGATCGCCAGCGGCAACATTCACGCGCCTCGTTGGCGACGAGGGCAAAAGAGTAGAAAAAAAGACCAACATAGACGAGAATTCCTACCAGTGCACCGCCGCTCCGGCGCGGTAATCGGTCTCATGGAGAAAGCGCGCCCACGACCCGTACTTGGCCACCACCTCGCGACCGTCGAATCGCACCGGTCCCGAGGTGTCGCCTTCCATCGGCCACATGCCGACGAATGCATGCGCGTCGGCCCGCCGATCAAGCCAATCGATGCCCGAGAGACGAATAAAATCCTCGATCGCCCGCGCGCTGCCGAGGCCATACTCGTCGAGTCGGGCCGGCCACGGCGGTGCCATGCCCAGCAGCGTCCATACACGCACATAGGCCGCATCACGCTCTTGACGCGTTTGTGCCGACAAGTAGGCGACCGGCGATAGCGGTTCAAAGCCATGGGCGTTCTTGGTCACGCGCCGCACGAGCCCGCGGGTCGGGCTGTAGCAGTCCCACCCGAGCGTCCACAGGCGCACGGTCGTGCACCAATCGATGGCTTCGACGAGCCCCAAGTGTTCATACCAGGGATCCCACGGCGCGCTCTTTACCAGCGCTGACGCCTCACACAGGGAAAAGGCCGAATGCCAAAAAGGCGTGCCCATGGGGCGGGAGGGCGAGTGGCGAAATGGGCGCGTCCGCAGCACGGGCAGGCCGCGCGGAGACCACGTCTCAAAGACGCTGAATGTGGGCGGGCGATGAGCGATCGAACCGTGGGCTGTGGTGCGCGCCTTTTGTCGTGCGCCATGCGCTCCCGCCGCGTGTAGGCGCCTCGCAAAGATCCCTCGCCTCGTGGGCATGCGCCGTGAGGCGCCAGTTCCGTCCTGGTCTCTAACGTTGGCGCCACCGTGTTTGACCTCGACCTCGAGATCGGCGGCAGGGGGACCCTCTCGCCTACTGAATCTCCAGCGCGCGCCTGGTTTGCCTCTCGCGGTCGCTCGGTCTTCCTTGCCAGAGGACGATTGATCTTTTATGGCGTCAACGTCGCCCTTGTCCCAATCGTCACTGCCGTCGATGTCCTCATCATCGTCGTCATCATCGCCGCCACCATAATCGTCGTCGTCAGGACGCATTGTGATGATGACTTTGCGCGCGGTCGACGCCTCGGATCTGTCAGAGGTGGTGCGGTGCAACGTGGCGCGGTCGAGATCGGCCAAGGCCGCCGCGTCCCATCCGTGGCAGGGCCGACATTTAACTGACATGGTGGCATAATACCGCTGGCCGCGATAGAGATGCCTTTGCACGAGCAGCATGGCGTTGGCGGGTCCCCGATGGGCATTTGGTTCTTCGTCAAAGATGGCGATATTAGCGTCAAAACGGCCCTCATGATGAGGATACGCCGTTGCGTAGACATCAATGATATCTACGTCATCGCGACCATGGCTGTCATCGTGACTGTTGTGCCTGTGGCGTCGACGGTCGCGGTGCGGGCCAGACCCGTCGTCGCCATAAAAATCATCGTCGTCGTCGCTGCTGCTGCTGTCGTCGCTGGTCTCTCTGGCGCAGCACAGACCCACGTGAATGCGTACCGGGTAGCGCGCGCGATCAAAGAGCGCTCCAACGAGCATTGCCGCCGCACGTTGATCGCGCGGCCCGCGCGCGACGATCGACACAAAGATGGTGTGATGGGCAATGTCGGGGTCGACGAGCCGACATCGCTCTCGCAGCCGTGCGCTGCGCAACGCGCGACGGCGACGCGCACGCACGACACTGACGACAATGCCGACGACGACGACCGCCAGGGCGGCGCCGCCTGCGACGCGCAGCAGCCAATTACGCCATTGCCGCCAGCGGGTGGCAAAGGCGCTCGCCGTCGGAGCGGGCGCCAGTGTTGCGGCTGCTCCTGGCGGTGGCGCACGCGTCAACCCCCTCCTCATAGTGGCCTCCTTCTCTCTCTCTCTCTTTTGGTTGGCGACCCCCTTTTTTTTAATTTATTCCTGTCTCACTGGCGCGATGGGGGCCTAGCCGGGGGGCCGGTCTTTATGATGGGGTGTCCTGTTTGTTCCCTCTCTGTGGTTCGTGGGCCTTGCGTCGCACACCCGCGCTCGGAAACTGTGCCGGGCCATCGGTAATTTTCCTTTCTTTTTTGAGGCAGTGGTCTCTTTGCAGCGGCGGGATCACTCTTGGAGGAAGAAGGAGACGAGGAGGGGGGAGGTTACGCCACAGTCACACGGAAATCAGGGTCGTCTGTTGCTCTCCGGTCCTCCCGTCGTCGTCGCCCCGGTTCCCCCTCCCCCTACTCGCCCCCCCCCCAATCCCGAGCGCCTGCCGCGCAGCATTTGCCTCTCTGGAGCGCTCCTCTTCTCGTGGTCGCCTCTGTGCAAAGGCGTCTGAAAAATTCGGACCCCCACACCACGGGCTCAGAGAGCACTCTCGCCTTGGTGGCCACGCGCACGCCGAAAGCGCAGAAAAAAATGCGGCGACATGGAGATTAAGAAAAAGAGGCCGTCTTGTTGCGCGCGCAAAGAGAGAGAGAGAGAGAGAGAGAGAGACAATGCAAAACGAGTGCGACAGCGGGGCCGGCGTCAATGGCGAGCCGAGACGAGCGCGCCGCCCTCTCACGGTGCGCAAGCCCAAGGCGACAGCGGGCTGGACAGAGGGGGGAGGGCCCACCGAGGCACCAAAGTTGACCAGCATTGCGCAAGAAGCGCGGCCGGCTGTAGCCGCGGCGCCGCCAATGCGACGCCGTGAAGAGGACGACGCCCGCGGCCGGGGGAAAGCAGGCCAGAGCGCGGCCGAACGTGCTGGCGATTTGCGCTCTGCTTACAGGGCGCGCATGGCCGCGATGCGCACATCGCGCGTCGGCGGCGCCCGCCGTCAGGCGCGCGAGATGCCGGAACCAGAGGCAGAAGCCGCGCCAAGCGACTCTGCTGCCGAGCAGGAGCAGACAAATGGTGCCACTGTCCCCGCCCTAAGACTTTCGCGTTCGCAGAGGAAGCGCCTCGCTCGGAGCGCGCGGTCGACGGCGGTGCTCGACGCTGCCCTGGTCCGTGCGGGGGTAGCAAATCCGGTTTCGCGTGCGGCATTGGCCGATGCCATCGCGAGCGGAATAGGGGACGGCGACCAAGCCATGGGCGAGCGCATATCTCGCGCCCTCACATCCTAAGTGTGCTCCAGGCGTGCGTCGTGCCTGTGCCAACTCGCGTCTGTAGGCACACACAGAAACACATGCACACATTTACGATTGGTCTCTGCGTGTTTCTCATGATTGCATTGTGGCTGGTATCTCTTTTTCAGGGCGAGCGCCATTTCGGCGGGGGTGGGTATTTGTGATTTCGCTTGCGTCCCCATCATGTCTGTTCTCGCATGCCGGGGGGCTCTTGGCTGCAATGCATTTCGCTCCTCATCCCACGGCTCCTAAAACAGAACCAATAAAAAGAGCGACAAGGCCACGGCGGCTCGCTCTCTTTTCGTCATCCGCATTTTTTGTTTGCGGGGACGGGACAAAAACAAGACGCCGGGCGAGCGGCGCTCACAAAAGGCCGGGACGCCACAAAAGGGCGCACGCCACAAAGACCAAAAAAAAATAAAAAAGAGGAGGCACAAGGAACACGCGGGCAAAAGAAGAAGAAGACACAGGGCGCGCGCTCTCCCATAAAAAAGGGTGGATGCATTTCAAAAAAAAAAGAGAGGGAAAATTGTCCCGTCTCGTCTCCCTCTTTTCTCGGGCCTTGACGCAGCACGCATTTGTATTATTCTCTATTTTTCTTTTCGCGTGGTGGCCGCGGCCGAGTTTGGCTTGGGATCATCAAACCCAAAGCAAAATCTTACACAGCGAAAGGCGATCGACATCTTTGGGTCGTGACGGACTGCGACCAGGGCGCCGCCTGCAGCCGACCGGCTTCTGACCCATCGCAGGCGCTGCCCGAGCCTGGCAAGAGACGGGCGACCGCCGAAAGTGGCCCGCACCGGAGTAACCCGGCCCTTTCAGCCACACATACGCAGATACAAGCACAAGCGAGGCGCGCACACCCTCTCCGTCGGTAACCGGTGCCGCGTCTTTCTTTGTCCCTGTCGTCCTCGTCGTCGCCGTCTTTTTGTTTCTTGGGTTCTTTTATAGAAACGCCTCCTCGCGCCACACGCACCCATTCATCAACGACCCCTCAAGAATAATGTCCGCCTTTGGTCAGACTCAGAACCTGCAGCGACAGCAGCAGCAACAGGCCCTCATTCAGTCTCTTCTGGGACAGCAGGGCGGCAACGGCAGCCAGCAGCAGCAGAACGGCAGCCAGCAGCAACAAGGTGGCTCGCGGGGCAGGAGCGGCAGGCGCGGACGACAGGATGGGCTGCCGGCGGGGTCGCGGGCTCCTCCGGCCAACGCCGGGCAAAGTCGCCTGAGCCGCACGGGCGGAGCCGTTGCCTTTGGGCAGGGTAATGACGCCGCGCTCATGCAGTTGGCCGCACAACGCGCCACGCAGTCGTCGGGCGGCGCCATGCAGGAGCGCATCCAGGGCGCTCGCGGCCGCCAGATTGGCGGCCTCGCCGTCGGGACGCCCATCTCGCCTATTGGCGACCAGGCCATCGGCATGTTTATCGAAAACAACCCCCAATGCCAGGGCATCACGCGCGAGCAGGTCGTCCGCTTCCTCAACGCCGTCCGCGAGAGCGGATACAACCGCGAGGATCTCGAAGCGTTCATGCGCACCCTCTACGTCGACGGTCTCCTGGTGGGCCGCGTGCCCGACCTTCAGCAGAGGTCGCGCTGGGGCGGCGGCGTCTTTGCCGAAGAGATTCTGGGCGTGAGGGGCGCGCGCGGCGAGCAGCCTCTCCACTCGACCCTGTGGGAGATTGTGCTTGCCAACTGCGCCGATCTGGACGCCATCACGGCGGCGCTCGAGGCCAACATGGACGGCCAGTTGGGCACCCAGGCTCTCGACGAGCCCCTGCCGCCGGTCGAGCAGTTGGTCGACGCACAGTCCCTCACCGAGATCAACCGCGGTTTGGCGGCCTTTGTGGCGAGCCACCCGCAGTGCGCGCCCAACGAGGGCGACCTGCGCGAGATGCTCGCGCTGGTCGACGCCGCCAACCTCAATGCTCGCGACCTCTATGCGCTGATCCGCAACTTTGGCCTCGAGGGCTACTTTCCCAGTCTGATGTCGCGCAACTACAACTACCGTTCGGCGAACATGTCCTTTACGCCCGCGACGACCGGCGTCACCGAAGAGACTTTTGCCCAGATCAAGCCTAGCCTCTTGTGGGCCGTGTTGGATCGCTACTGCGGCCAGATCGCACCCTTTAACGAGTTCCTCTTCAACGTCATCACCGGCAGGGCGGCGCAAAACATTCCCATGGGAATGGCCGAAGATGTGGGCGTCGTCGGCCAGTTGAGCGCGGCTTCGGCGTACAAGCCCAACGGCAACGGAGGAGACATCTTTGGGAACAATGGCGGCAGCGCTTTCGGCGCGAGCAGCGCGTTCGCTCCCCAGTCTGCATTCAACGGCAACGGCGGCGGTTTCGGCAACGGACGACCCGCGTCTCGTTGATCCGCCCGTGTCTGTGTGTGTTTGACCACCAAAGGAAACAAAAAAACAAAGATTTAACGATGACTATCAGGCGGTCGCCTGCGTGCATGTGAATGAGCGGCATCTATGTGAGCATGCGCACGCGAGGACCAATCGGATTCAAAGTCTGCGTCTACTTTGTTTTCGCTTGGCCTCGTCCTTGCGCTTTTTTGTGGCTCGCCCGTGTATGGTCGCTTTCTTGTTCATCGCCTGGTCATGAGGCGAACGGCCATACAAAACATGAGACGACAGGATGCCATTCTTGCGCGGCAGCGCCTGAAAAAAGTCAGACACGACCTCATCGAGAGTCACTTTTTTCTTTCAAGTCTCGGCCATCGCTTGGGATCCGTTCCTGGGACAGCCAATAGCCCGAAAAAGGGCCCTGTGCCTCTTTTGCGAATATTGCTGTATGAGCGAGCGCCCGACGGGATGCTCCCGTCGCGACTGCCACAGCCCATAAAGAAAAAATGAAACAAATGCAAGCGAAAAGAAAAAACAAGATCTTTTGCGTAACCCATCAAAGGCGACTTGAATGTCTCTGGTGGGGGGGGGGCGACTTTTTATGCTGCGCGTCTATGGCGAGAAAGGGCACAGAGAAAGAGACCAGGCAGGCAAAAAAAATAAAGTGGAAACAGATTGTGATCTAGCGACGGCAGTGTCAGCAATATACGGCAGCCCGTTGCTGATGCTGCCGTCCTTCTTTCCTGTGGTTGGTACCTCTAGGGGAATACACGCGGCGCTGGGGGGCGCGCCATAGGCGCCATTCCTCGAGGAGGTCCAAAATCGAAAGGCGGTCGCGAAGCCATCGGCCGAGGGGGATGAAGGCCAGATGCCGACGGCCGAGCGTGAGTATCCAACGATGACGGCAGATGTGGCTGCTGTTGTCGGTGATCCATCACAGGTGCATAAGGTCGAGGCGACTGCCGGTATAGTTGTTGTTGTTGCTGCTGTTGTTGTTGGTGGTGGGCCCGATGGGTTGAGTCAGGCATGGACGCTAAAGACGGCAGAGGGCCAGCGGCGGGGTGTGCGCTCGGCGCGACCGCAGACGCACCAGACGATGACGGCGGCGGGGCGGGCTCTTCGATGATGATGGCACCGTCGACGTCGCGCTTCTTGACGACGATGGCGTCGCGTCGGCGCTTTCTGCCCGATTTGCGCGGACGCTCCTTTTCTTTGGCTGCTGCCGAGTCGTCATCGGATTGTTTGGGGTTGGCGCTTTTGTAGAGCGGGGCCAGGGCAGGGATGATGTCGTCGTCAGACAGTTTATGCACTGGCGGCGTGTAAAACATGTAGTGCAACTTCCAAAAGTTGCGATTCCCCAGGATGAACTTGGGCGGGCTAGGCGAGCCGCGGTACCAAAACACCGAGTCCTCGATGGCGTTGGTCTTGGCCGTGCTGTCGACGACGATGCAGCCATAGTTTTCCGTGCAGGCGTCAAAGGCCGCCGAAAACTCTTCGTAGGTCGGGAAGATGCCGAAAAAGTTTTTGTACAGGTTCTCGCGATAGGCCCGCTGCGGTTCGCGCAGGGCAAAGACATAGTCGATCTGCGAGCGGATGGCCTTGGGCACGTCCATCACGTACTGGACGATGTTGAGGAAGAGGATCTTGAGGTGGCCTGTGAACATTTTTTTCCCGATCAACCGGAAAAGAAGCGATAAGCATTTTTTTTCCCGATTATCGAGTATGTGCGGCGGCCAAGGGACGAGGGCAACGGGCAGCACCATAGTCGTCGCGCAACACCAGGCACCCGCGACAACCGCCCGCAGCCACGCAGACGCCGCACCGCAGCATATTATTGTTGTGCCACATCATACCACATATACGTACATAATATACGCACGCACACAAACACACAGAGAACAAAGCACGAGGAAAAACACCATACAAACAGAGTCAGCGACCGCAGTGGAGGGCGCGAACAATGTGTCGCATAGACAGGGAGAAAGAAACCCACGCGCACACACACACACACACGCAAAGAAAAAGAAACAGGACCGCGATTGTCATGTGCACGTACGTCCGTTCATGTGAATGTCGCGCATTTGTATCGACTTGAGCACCTTGGAGTCAAACATGCAATCGTCGAGAAGGACAAACACGCGCTTGTAGATGCCCATGTGGTTGAACTCGCGCAGTTTGGTAACGATCTCACCGATCTTCTCGCTCGAGTATTCGTCATAGACGCACGAGTCGGGCATGAACTCGCGAAACATGTCCTGGCTCTCGGGCGTCGGCGACATGGCCACCCCGCCGTCGTACTCGCGCGACAGATGGGACAACAGATCGCGCAAAAGGACCGATTTGCCTGTGCCGCGCTTGCCCACGAGCATCACGACGCGGTCGGGCTTGAATGTCTCCCAGTTGAACTTGCGAAGATCCAACGATTGGGGTAATTCGTCATCTTCGTGGGCCACCATCGTGTGTCGGGTCGCGCAGCGTGGACGCGTACACCCTCAAGGTCACTGGCCCTCTTTTGGCGTCTTTCTATCCGCAACAAAAAACAAAGACAGGAAGAGATTGTTGCCCGACCAGGGGTGTTGTCCGTCGAGGGTGGCGCTCTGGTGGTCAGACACACGCGCGCACGCACACAGCCGTCTTTTTTTAATGCATCACGCTCCCAAAAGAGCGATCCGGACGTGCGACGCGTCTTTGCAGCCGAAAGCCGCTGGCTTTTTTAAAATGACGCTCTATCGCGCCAGACGCTCAATCTCTTCTCGCCCATAGAACATACGCTTTTATGGCGCCAAAACATGCGAGGACACACACACACATATTGGAAGAAAGAGAGATGAGACAAATAAATGTGTGCATATGTGGGCGCATGCACACGCGCGTGGGCGATTCGCCACAGAATAAGGGAGAAGAAGCAATGGAAAAAGGCGATTGAGCGCCCCCTCCCCAACAGAGGCGTGCCTCTTCTATCCGCTCCAGGCGCTGTCGTCCCCGTCCATGACGTCGCCGCCGTTGTTGGTAGTGTCGTCGTCGTCATGGTCGCCGTTATTGCCTCCTCCCTTGTACTCGTAGTTGGCGTGCGCGTTATGGTGATTAGGAAAGACCTGCTGCTGTTGTTGCTGTGGTGCATAGCCAGCCCTGTTGTTGTTGTGGGCGACTCTGGCGTCGATCCCGCCCATGGTCCCTTGATTGGCGCCATCTCGGTCGCCGCCACGATCGTCAAAGATGAACCCGCGCTGGCGGGCAGTGTCGGTCGAATCACGCGGTCCCGTAGGCAGGGCGTGGACGTTGGCCAGGGGAGAAAACGTCGCCGGCAGGGCCGTCGGCCCCTGCGCAAAGGCCCGGCGTGGATCCGATTCAGCAGCCATGCGGGCAAGATAGCGCGCTGGCAGCGGAGCGGGTTCGTCGACCAGGCGTATCGCGGGGCGGGCGCGACCGTGCTTTGCGCCGCCAAATGCAGGCATCATCGGAGCACGCGGCCAAATGCCACCGACCGACCCCTTTCCAATTGTTTGGCCCCCCGCGTCTGCCGTCGCACCAGGAACATGTGCCATTCCGTCACCGGACGAATCGTCATTGTCATTGTCGTCGTTGGCATCGTTGGTAGCATCTGAATAATCAACGTCTTGTTCTCGGTCGCTTGCCCTGGCGGCTGGGGGCTCGCGCAGACGATGCCCATATATGTCGGGCCGCCGAATTTGGCTAGCGCCGTACTGCTGGGGACCAACTTGATGCGCCTGTGTCTGCTGTTGCTGGTGTTGATGGTGTTGATCGTGATAGGCGTGACGATGGTCTATGACGTCCGTGTCCTTTAGAGGGATCGTGGACGGTGATGACACGTCGATAGTGGAGCCTTGGTCCGTGCTATCTTGCACAAAGGAGGCTCGGTCTCTTTTGGGCGCTCCTTTGGCGCCTTGCATCGCTTCGGTCCTCTGTGGGCCCTGCGATGCCAACGAAAGGGATAGATGGCGTTCGGCCAACATTGGCCTTTGGGGAGTTGCACGGCGCTGGCCTTTGGTGCTCGGTCCAGACGCAAAGGCGCCACGATATCCGGGGCTCTCGAGGCCTGGTTGAGGGCGCTCCTGTGTGTGGTCCAGTGGTTTGCGCCCCGTGCCCATTGGATCGATTTGCCCAAAGTCGGACATTGTCTGTGGAGAGGACTGCGACACATCTTGCTGTTGCTGCTGCTGGTAGAGGTTACCGCTTGGCCCCGTGAGGGTTTGAATCCTGCCTGCTGTGTGGACAGCGTTGCGCTCTCGCTGCGCGCTACCGCGCACTGTACCGAGATCGTCACCAGCCGCTGTGAATTGCCTGGTAGCGCTAGAGCCTCCTAGAGCCAATGAACGCCCCTCGGTGCTGAGGGCTGGCCCCGAGAGAGATGATGATGGCGTGGACGACGATGGCGTGGACGATGATGATGACGTGGATAAGGAGGAGGTGGAGGATGATGGTGTGGATGACAAAGATGATGGCGATGAACGGGTCGACGGGGACAGTGCGCTCGTCGAGGTCGGTGTCGGCGGCGGCGGTGCGGGAATGAGCGTGACTTTGTTGCGCATGCACTGCTCGAGCGAGCCGCGGACGGCGTCGACGTGGACCAACTTGCGCTCGGCGATACGCGCTCGATCAAAGTAGGCAGCCGAGCGCACGTAGGGATCGCTCGCCAGACGCCGAAAGAATTCACGCACAAAGTCGGAAAAAGCAGGCGGGCGAATGCTCACCCTCTGGCCCGAGGCGATGGCATCGGCGTGGATCTCGCGCACATAGATCTTGCACACCGAGTAAAAGAGGGTGGTATCGATTTGGGGATGGGCGTCTATGATGCGCTGCGTCTCCTCGTCGAGCATGGCGCCGGTCCACGATGCGAATGTGTCGAGGGCGCGGCCCAGCGCCTGCTCGTATGCGCGCCCCGTAAAGCCCTTGCGAGTGAGTGCCTCGTCGACATGAGCCAGGCACTCGTGGGCGGCCCTCTCCATGCACTGGAGCAGGGTGAGCGGGGGCTCTTCACGAAAGATTCCACCGTGGAGGCCACCAGCGTGCACGGCCTTCATAAACATCTGATAATAGGACGACGTGCCCCGCTCGGATGCAGCACCGTTTGCGTCTGTGCGCGCGCCCCCGTCGAGTCCGTGAGGCTGCGGATCGCTGCGCGGCGCGGCGTCGCTCGGCAAGAGAGGCATCGCCAGCCCGCGCGCTGTCATCTTTTTCTTTTTTTGGGTCACCTTTGTGGGCTCCTTTGCGCCTCCTTTTTTTCTTCCTCCTCTGTAGTGCTGATTCCCTCTTCTTGGTGGCTTGTTATATATGTGTGCGCGCGCGCACTTGCTCGCTCTTTCCTTGCTTGCCCTCTTGCTGCTCTTTCGTGTTCTCTCCGTTCGTCCTTTTTGTCTTGTGTGTGTGTTGGTTTTTTTCGCTGGTCCCGACCCCTTTGCTCGGCACACGCGGCGTCAGGACGCCCCAACAAGAGAAGAAAAAGAGCAAGGGCGACGCGCGAGAGGAGGTCACGCCTAGAAAGCGCCCTCCCCCCTGTTGACCTTTTGTTCTTTGATCCTGTCTCTTCCTTTGCGCGTACCCGTCGACCTCGATGCTTTTTTGTGGCTCCATAGGTCGAGTTTCCCCGGACCGCCACAGAGCGACATGGGGGCCAGGCGGCCAGCCGAGGCAACCGCCAAAACACGATTGAGCCAAAAAAGGTGGTTGTGTCCTTTTTTCCTTTTGGCCTTTCTCTTTGTGCGCGTGTGCGTATTTCTTTTGGCCAACAAGGCCAAGGCTCTGTGTCAAAAAAAAAAAGAAAATAAATGGTGCGCGTATTTGCGCCGTTGGCGGTCCGCTTCTGTTATCGTCGAGCGCGTGCCTTTGTGGCGCCCGCGGGCGCCATGACCTTATCGATCGCCAGGGGGAGGGCAAAGGCTGCGGCACCGGCGAGCAACCCCCAGACGACCAGCCGCACCGGATCGACCTGCGGCCTCGGTCTCGACCACCGGCAGGTCGGGTCGCCGTGGGTTTTTGCAGCGGTGCGCTTGCGCAGGACAAAGGGCGGAGCGACGACCATCAGGACGAGTGCGACGACGACGGCAGTTGCGATGGCCAACAGCGCTGGGCTCTGTACGACGGATGCGGCCGTGCGTTGCACCGTCCTCGCGGGAGCGCACTCTTGTGACTTGACGGGAGCGCCGTTTGTCGCCGGCGTCGTCGTACCCGCCGCTTGCACGGCCATCACACTGGATGAGGATGAGGAGGAGGACGGTTGGCAAGTCATCGCGGATGGGGCGCAAGAGGTAGCGGGCGCCTGCGCATGAACGGCGGCAACGGGCGGTAGCGCTCCGGTGTCTTGCGCGCAAAAGGGATCGGGCAGCGCGTCGAGCGCGGCCATCATCGGCGGCATCTCGGAGACGAGTAAAGGGCGCGGCGACAGCGGGCGCATCGCATCCAAACACTGGTGTATGGCGGCCATCTTGGACCCGCCATTTCTTTGCGAACCGCACCACGACCGGCCCGCGCCGCCATAGTTTACATCCATCCGACAGACAGCACGAGCACGGTTTGGCGCAGCAGCGACAGCGAAAGCGGCGGGAGGGCGGGACAGGGACCCCCTGGTGGGATGCTGCCGAATCGGCGATGTGTTTTCGTCGGGGCGAAAAGGAACAAAAACCAAGAGGCGCGAGATAAGGAGATGCAAAGATGGAAAAAGACAAAAGAGGCAATAGGCGAGCAGAGAAAAAAAGCAAGAGTGCGCCGACACTGCAAAGTTGGGCGGCAAAATAAATCGTATCGTCGTTGGTATCGCTGCCGCCGCCGCCGCCTTTCCTTGGCAGTCTCATGAGGCGCTCTCGTCGCGCCACGCAGGACCGTGGGCGACATCCACCGCCCTTGTGAGGGGCGCCGGCTTGCCGCCCCGAGAGAGCGGCGGGCGAGCCCAAAAACAAAAGCGCCGCCGCACGTGCAACCAAGAGGAAATGGTGCTCGCGGCGGGGCCAAACCCCAAGCGTTGCCGACAGAGGCCGATCCGAGAATTCTTTGTTCCTCCCCGTCCGCTTGTGTATTCGCCCGCAAGTCGCGGCCTTCCTGCGGATGCGCTCCCCCGCCAATAAAGGACCAGGGCAATGGACCGCACGATCAACCCGACGGGACCAAAATGGCGCAAACCATCACAACGGCCGCGGGCAAACCGATTGCGGTCGCCTCGCTGACAAAAAAAAAAGAAGACGGATTCACAAAGGACCGCGAGGGTTATCTATGAGGACGTAAAAGAGAGCAAATTCTCCCATGGTGACTCCCAGGCGCGGTATGAACGTATGCTCGGTCACACGACCGCGCTTGCCAACGACGCCCTCTCGCATGAGTTTGAACAGTTCGCGCTTTTCCTTCATGCCCAGCGTCCTGACGGTTGCCATCACGCTCAGGTACTTGTTGTACGTCGCCGGAGGTCCCAGCCGCCGCCCATCGGTGAACCAGCGGCGCCCGTCCGGGGGTGCCGCGCGCGCCGCGTTGGAATCGTCGCCATCGATCGCTTCGTCTGCCTCTGATGAAAGTCTCGTGCAGAGGCGCTTGCCGTCGGATGCTCCCTTGCGGGCCTCTGGCGTGCCTTGTGCCGCGAGGGCGAATGCCTCGTTCGCTTTTCGCTTGCCGTAGCCGCATTGGTCAGAAGAAAATTTACCGTCATTGGCGTGCGCCGTGTCCATGCTCTCGGTGAGGTTTGTGCCTTGCCGGTCGGGTAGTCGAGGCTCTGCCGAGGTGCGATCTATCGCGTCAATTTCAGAATGCGACTCGACGCACGCACTGCACGCGCAGCCACGGAAAGGTGCGTACCTATTGTTCGCGTGCGCAATTGAGCCGATTGACGATTTCGCTGCTGTTGGCTCTAGGTTGATCCCTTTCCTTCAAGAGACAGCGCACAGTCAAAAAAAAGAGAGGACGCGAGGAGAGACAAAAAGCAATGGCAACGATGGCGTCGTCGGTTGTCTGCCCGTGAGAGCGATGGACCGTGGGAGAGATCGCTGCCTCTCTGTCTCTACCTTGTTTCGGGACGCCTTGTGTTGTTGTTGTTACTACTATCGCGCCTTTTCCTTTTGGCCGTACGTGTTGTCCTTGTGCGCTGGGCGGGCGGCGACTCTTTACCATCGAGCGCCGATTCTTTTTTTTTCTTTTCATTTGGTGTCCAAAAGAGACGCCTGTCATCGCGTCGACTAGCGGACGAGCACAGAGCCTACACAAAAGCGCGCATGCAGCACTTTGCGGCGCCGTCCTCTTCCTCTGCGGCCACCCGCTCGTACTCTCTTTGTCCCTCTATCTCTGCACTTTACCTTTATTTTTTCCAAGTCTTTGTGGCGACGGCGGTGACAACGACATCGTGGGGAGGACCTCCTTTTTTCGCCTGCGCCGACGCAAAGCCACGGCCTCGCGCCAAAAGAGGAGGAAGGCGCAAATACGAAACTCTCCTTTTGTCTTTCCTAAGCGCCCCGTGGGGAGGGAGCCGCCAGAGCGGCGGTTTGGGTTCGTCGGATGCGACGCCTCGCGTACGGTCACGCCCGGCCCACCTCACGCGTGGTCGCGCCCGCGATAGGGAGGATCGCCGTCGGCAATAACCTCAACGTCATCGAGCAAAAGGTCTTGATTGTCAGGCTCGGAATCGGCCGCTGCCTCTTGGCTGCGGGCGCGCCACAAAGGCCCGAGGGCGAGACCAACGAGCAGCAGAATCAACGCAAGGGCAAGGACACACAAGGCCACGCCAAGCCAGGTCCGATCGCGCCCCGGCTTCGCGCCGGCGCGTCCCGCCAGCACCGGCACCCTCGGCGATGACACGGTATCGGTCGCCGCGGACTCGGGGCACGGGCCGTCCGACGGGACGGACAAGAATATGCCTGCGCAATCGACCGTCTGTCGATGGGCCGCATAGGCATCAAATTCGTCGGCGAGGGCCGACATGAGGACTGCCGGAGGCGTGCGCGGCACATTGGCCGTGGCGTCGCACCACCACGCGCTGTTGGTGCGACGCCGTTCGGCAGCCAGCCATCGCGCACGTACGCGCGCGGTCATTTCGTCTACGGGATCGGGGACAAACACTTGCATGGTCGCAAGAGGTCAGGTTGCGCGTCTCTTGTCCCTTGTGAGCAAATACGGATGTATGCGCACACGCATACGCACAAAAGGACATAAACAAAAAGACAAAGACACAAAGAGAGAGAGAGACAGAACAAACAGAGAGATAATGATTAGGAGAACCGCGGGCAAAAGCCCCAAACAAAAAGAGAGCGGCAATGAGAGCGAGCCAAGACGTACGCGCCCGCCGACGACCAGAACGGAGGAGAGCACAAAGAATGCAGAGAATGATCGCAATGTGGGGACCTTTTGCAAAAGGGACGATGGCCTGGCGCGCGCAGACAGAGGCGAGGGACCCTTTTTCTCTTGGCACGATTGACAAAACGCGCTACTATGCCGTGTGTTGCCAAAAGGCGCGCAACAACGCAAAGACCGCACATGCGCACGCGCACCGATCAGGCTCTCTGCCCCAGCGCGGATCGTAGCGCGTTGGGACCGATGGGATATCGGGCTGCCTGGGAAGGAGCCGGCAGGGGCTCTATCAGGCCACACCTCACCACGAGAACAACGCAGACAGAAATTTCCCGATATCTGCGACCCGCAACCGCCCTCCCGGTCGCCGCAACGACAGCGACGCGCTTTCAGTGCGGTGAACCAGTATAGCACGCAAGTGGCCCATACGGACCTATAGGCAAAAGGGACGCGGTGCGATCCGCTCGGGCCATCGGCACACGACCCTTTTAGGTAGTCGCGGGCGAGCGCGTGCGTATCTATTTTTGTAGCCCATACGCCAGGCACCCAAAAGCACCTTTCGATCCCCGCGCGATCGAAAAAAAGAGTACGCGCTGAGGTCCAGCCGGCAGAGGAGCAACGGCGGCGCGGCGACGACGACGACCATAAAGACCGCGACCACAAGGGCAACGAAAAAAAAAGGTGGGACAGAGAGAATCAAAAAGCGAGCGTCTTTTGATTCGGCTCGATCGCTCTACTCGAGCGCAAGGCAGGAGAGGAGATACGCGCACGCACCGATCCTCGGCGCATCGGTAAATGGCAACGGGCGAGACAATGAAGGTGAGCAACAAAAGCGGGGCCAGAGAGCGCACCAAGAGAGCGCGCCCAGCATCCAAGAGCGCGCCATCGAGCGCCAAGCACACCAACGGCAACAAAAAGCGCAAGGCATCTGCCGAGCCGAGCGAACCACAGACTCCCGAGACCGATGCACTCGCGCAACTCGAAGAGGCGATCGCCGCGCGTCGCAGAGCGTTTGAGGCGGACAAAGCGCGTGTGCCTCAAATGCGCGCATCGGCCGCCGCGCTGCGCGAGGAGGCCGCGACTCTGGCCGCCTCCCGAGCCACGATGCGCAAGGCCCAGAGTATCATCAGGCAAGCGGACGAAATCAACGATCTGGCCGCTCGCATAGAATCGGGCAGCGAGCGAGCCGCATTCGACGCGCGCGCCCAGCGCTATCTCGACCTCGCACGATCCAATGCACGGCGCGAGGCCGGGCCTCTGTCGGCAACCGCGGCGCTGACCATCAGCGCCGCCGACCATCAGCGCCGTAAGCGCCAGTGCTTGACCGACATTGCCTCGTCGTCGGCCGACGGGGCGACGACGGCGACGGCGACCACCGACGAGGTCGAGGTCGCTGCGCCGCTCGACGTCGCACCGTCGGCCCGGCCGACAGTCGATGCCATTAGCGTTGCGCTCGAGCCCACGGCGACGGCGACAATAACGACGTCGAACGCAGCCCTCTTGCGCGAGTATCGGGCCGAATTCGAAGAGCAGGCGCCGCCCATGCACATTGTGCAACACGACGCATGTCCCACCTGCGCTATCCCGCTGTTGCTCTCGGTCAACGGGGCACTGCTCACGTGCCCCGAATGTCGCGCGGGCTATCCCTACATGGACGCCACGACGGCGTCGATGGCCTATGGCGACGAGGTCGAATTCCTCTCCAACAACACCAAGAAGGCGCACCACTTTGAGGATCGGTTGAAAATGTTCCAAGGCAAGGGCAGCAAAAAGGTGACCAAGCACGTCCTCGATTCGGTCATGGAATGGCACGCCGAACAGGGCATCACGTCGGTCGACGACATCACGACGCTCACGGTGCGCCAGGCCCTCAAGGCCAAGGCCTTTAAGGATCACTACGACTTTGAGATGTATATCTGGTGCTGCATCACGGGCAAGCCGGCGCCCACGCTGGGCCCGACCAAGGAGAACTACTGCCGACAGATGTTTATGCGCATCCAGGCGCCCTACGCCAAGTGGAAGGCGCGCATCGATCCGACGCGCATCAACTTCCTCTCCTATGGCTACGTGCTCTACAAGTTTTTCCAACTCCTCAAATGGACCGAATACCTGCCCTACTTTTCGCTGCTCAAAGGGCGGGACAAACTCGAAAAGCAAGAGGCCATATGGAAGGGCATATGCAAGGACGTCAAGTGGCCTTTTATTCCGGCGCCAGCCGGGCCGCCGTCTCTGCCGCGCGCGCCTCCTCCCTCGCGGTCCGGCCCGGCGCCGGCGGCTCTGCCGAAATCTCCTGTCGTTGTTCCCGCCGCCGCTGCCGCCAAGCCGACGGCGCCTCCGGGACCCTGCCATGTGCGCGCGCCTTCGGTGCTCATCAGGGCCGTGGCCGCCGCCCGTGCATCGCGCGCGGCCGCGCCTTGCTAGACGGCCAATAGTCGTCTCTTGCATTTGTTTGCGTACATGCGCGCACATAGATACACGCTAGGCGGATGTGCAGGCGGACACGTCGTTTTTTTCGCCCACTTTGGCTAAAAAGAGTAAAGGACAATGAAAAACGAAACAAAAAATATCGACGGGGTGGGGGTGCCAGTCGCGCTGGCAGTATAGGCCAACCGTAAAGAGGACCCGTGGGCAGAGACAAGCGCAGATTTAAGGCTGCGGGGGGCGCCGCGCATTTTGTCGCCACCCCGGCGGCCGCCAAAAGCGAGACACAAGAGGCCGACTCGAAACAGCGAAAACTGTCATTGGTCAAAAATAAAACGGCCGCCTTTTTTGTGCTCTTTGGTCCATCGCGGTCCAAGAACCAGCAAGAAGATCCTGGCGCCCGCCAAAACCCGCACTTTCTGCTCGCGTTGGGCCCTGCCGGTGTTGGCGCCATAGATGTCCTTTGGCGAGATGGTCGACAGTGGGAGCAGCCTCTTGTGTGCGTATGTGATTATCGAGAGAGTGCAGTCTGCGGGTTGCAGCCCGTCACGTCGCGAGCGATATGCTGGCATCGCAGAGAGGTAAACCCCCGCCGGTCATCGACGGGCACCGGGACATATTCTAGAGGATTACGCACGCAAAAAAAAGCACACGCGCGATATACATCGAGCGTCGGTCATCAAGAGGGGCCGTGTCGGGAGCCATAGAGGAGTCAGCGCGAACTACGCAAACAAAAGGCAAAGAGAGAAGGAGAGACTTCTCCCCCCCCCCGTCTGGCATGCACGCACCGATAGAGCAGACGGGAACCACAACGCAAATAGCGCCCGTCGGCGCTTATCCTCGCGTCGAATCTGCTTCTCTTGTCAATGTCGAGCCCTCGCAAACCCCTCTTGTTGACATTGCGCCAAGCGAGACCGACCGGCAAAGCATGGACGACCGCCGTGGCGGCAACGGTATAGTTGCGATCGACAATGCGCTCTACTGCCGCCTTACGGGGTGCGTGCTGATGCCCATCGTGGTCGACGGCGTGTCCCTTTGCGCAAATTGTGTCATGTCATCGCCTCACAACATCATCGGCCCGAGCGCCTCGAGACGTATAAACGCACGTCGGCTGGCCCTAAAGGCCAAAGCAGCGCAGACTGGAGACGCCGCAAACGCCTGGAACAAAGTCCTGCCACAAGCGCAGGAGGGACACGACACGCTGCGCGTGTGGCCCACGACGTGCAAGGTTGTCGGGTCGCTCTACATGCCGTCGACCATAGACGTTGGCAGTGCGCGCGTGCGCCAAGAGCCCAACGTCGAAAAGGTCGACAGCGCTCATCCGATCCAACTCCTCCTCGCGGACAGCGTGCGCCCGATGGCTCTCACAAGCGCTTACCTGGCACACTGCGCCGCGCAGGCGCATACGTCGACCCTGTCTGTGTCGCGTCCAGTCGCAGGTCAATCACACAGCGTGCTCGACAGGCTTGTAGCCGATGCGACCATTGCACGACCGTCCATCATGTGGGACATGCGCCGGGTTCCCGAGAGCACAGCCCTCGTGCTAGGCCTTGCGGCCCCCGTGTCCGACCCGAATGTGGCTGTAGCGCGCCTCTACGATGCCGACCACCCCCAAGTGCGCGCTGCCGGCGAGCACGTTATGGCATTGGCTCGCACGAGCGCGTTGGTACGCGTGCTGGGAATCGAGGTGGCCCTCTCGCCGGCCGCCCCCCTTTTGCGCATCGCCCTGAGCGCTTGCGAGTGGGCTGTGGTCGATGTGGGCGTTCGCGCGTGCTACTTTGATCGAGAGACGCGTGCGGCTGTGATCAACGCGCTCGCCCAAGCAGGGCCGCCATTGTGGCAGGCCTGTCCTCTGTGGAGACGGGGCGCGACCCTCGTCGAGGAGGCCACGGGGGTGCTCGGCTTGCCGTGCAACGAGGCACCCGTTTTGGCTTTGGTGCTGGCGGGACACGATCCCGCGCGACCCGTCCGTTTGCGGCTGGGGCGAGATGCCTACGTGCACGCGTCGCCGCCACACCAGATGCGATTTTGCTGGGGCGAGCCGACGGAGCAAACACCGACAGGCGACGGGTCCGAAAGTCGTACCAATACGCGGTGCACTCACGATGCTGCGGGATTTGGCAAAGACGGGTCCCTCCACAGCGACGAGTGCGACGTGACGATTCCCATCGAGTATGCCCAAGTCGATTTGGCGGCGTGGGCGGCTCCCGGTCCCGGCGGCGTATGCCTCATTGGGAATTGCGCCTTTGAAGGGCGAGCGGCGTTGGTCGATTACGAAGCCAATGCGTTGGCTGTGTTTGCTGCCGGATGCCCGACAGCGCCCTAGTGTGCCGGCCGAGAGAGCATAGCCGGTTGTGCCACTGTGCGTGCGCCCGCGGCATTGGCAAAGAAAAATAAAGTCAAAAACATTTTATATTTTTTTTTGATTTTGGTGAACTGCCACCCCAGAGGCGACCAGCGACAAAGTGATGATGAAAGGCGCGGGCAAAAAGCGACGCTTGCTTGGTGTGCTCGCGGCAAGTCGGGAGCGGGCGGCGTATTTCGCGCTCTGGTGCCTCTTGTCGAGGGGGGTGCGGTGGCTGTCACAGTGGCGTGATGGTTCACCAGCGCGACCCTTGTCCTACAAGCCAAGCGAAAAAACCAGACGCAGCGCATTTCGTTGGGTAAAACAAAGGGCGAGCGGCCGCACGGCAGCGAACCTTTGATCGTGCGCTCGCTCGCCCCAGCAAGGACGCCGCGATAAAGGGCAGACAGGCTCGCACAGCACCGAATGGTGATTTCCTCATTGGGCCGCAGGGCCAGGATTGCACCGTTGTTGCTGTATCAGGTCGCTCATCCACGCGGGCATGGGCGCAGGATCCATGGGGTAGACGATCGAGGGTGCGAATACGAGCGCGCGCGATCCTTGTGGTGCGACCGGCGCGCGGCAACAAGGGCACGCATCGTGTTCGACAAGCCAACGATCGATGCACGGTGCGTGGTACACGTGCCCGCATGGCAAGGAGCACACATTGTCGCCCTCTGAAAAATCTTCAAGACACACCACACACGACGTCTGCTTGTGAGCGGCGGCGCAGTAGGGATGAACGGGCAAAGCGGACGACCGCGACCCGACACTGGGATGTCGGGAGTGATCGGTTTCATCGAGGCTTTGTGTCACAGCGTCATCGAAAGCCCGTCGCGAATCAAAAAGATTGATGACTCTCCCGGACGCCCCGTTCCCCTCGACGTCGTCGTCCTCGTCTTCGTCGCTGCGGCTTGAATCGCTAGAATGATCCGATGCGCTTTCGCTTCCATCGCTGTCGCTGCTTTCGCTGCTGTCGTCCTGATCGTGGTCATCACGAGACGAGTCTCGGTCGCCGGGTGGGCTCGGTCTGTGAACACCACCGACAGTACCGAGCGCCCGCCGTATAAAGGGCCGCGATCGATCGCGACCGTGCCAAGCAAAGTGTCCGTTGCCGCTCCGTAGAGGAATCGCTCCGCGCGTGCCGCTAAATGACCACGACGGCACATATATGCGACGGCCGCTGGGGACTATTGGACGGCCGGCTCGATAAGCGTGCGCGTGACCCGATAAGCCCACGGACAACGCATGCTGCAGACCGCCGGCGACGACAGTCTGCGGCATGGACGCAAAGGGTATTGCGCTCTCCCATCGCAAAGCCGCTCGTAAAAGCGCCGAAATGGGATCGGCGCTGCCGTCTTGGTCATCGCTGTCGCTGCCGTCGTCATCGCCCCCGCTATCGGCGCTCCCGGCGTTGCTGTCATTATCGTTGGCGACAGCAGCAACAAAAGCGTCGGCGTCTTCTCTGTGGCAGTTGTGTGCCATGAGCACTTTATCGGCCAGTTGCAACTCTTTTTTTTTCGAAAAAAAAAAGACAGAACGAGGGCACCGCTCGAGCCGACGGCGAGTGGTCGAGCGAGGATTCGAGCGGTGGCGCCGGCGTGCGCTTTTTCCTGATGTGCTCCGCGAAAAAAAAATCCCTCGCTAGGCCGCCGCCACGGAAAGCAGCGCCAAAAGACTGCACGCCAGTCATTTGTTCTTTCTTTCCCTTTATTTATCCATTATCGTTGGTGGCCCTCCTCTCTTTTGCTTTCCCGTCAGCCAGCGGCGGCGGCGGACATCTGTGCGTATATTTGTGAATCACACACGCAGAGGCGCGCATGAAAAAAAAACACTTTGCGACAGGGGTTCATTTATGAACGGTTCCATAGGCCATCGCGAGACCATTTGGTCTTTTCTCTCTCTCTCTCTCTCTCTCTTTGCGTGTGTATCCTTGTCCGCGCATCCGCTCTCGCATAATTGCACGCCTGCGCACGGCATCTCAAAAAAGATAAAGCGAGGCACGGATACTCTCCACTCACACCAGGATTAACGCGTTGTCTCGGTACCGAGTCGGCCTTGTTTTTTTTTCTAGCCCTCCCCAAAGGACAAACCGTAAAAGGGGCACACACGCAGAGGGCGCTGGGCATCTCCCTACAATCTGCGCGCGTCCACATAAATCGAGATACATCGCCACGTCGACAGATTGACCGACCGACAGCGGCAGCAACAACAGGCACGATGAGCCGCGGCCGGCAACGACAACAACATTGGTACGGCGTGCGCGCCGGGCGCAAGGTGGGCGTCTTTGAGTCCTGGGATGAAGCGCGGGCGTCCGTAGCGGGCTACGCGGGCGCGGCCTATCGCCGCTTTGACGATCCCGAGCGCGCGCGAGACTATGTGGAACAAGGCCGTGGTGTGCTCTCGGCACCCGGTACCAACGTGCCGCTTCGTGTCTACGTCACTGTCGCACCACGCAACGCCGTGGGCGCCTTTCGCTACAGCATTTATTGGGGTCCGCGCGATCCACGCAACAAGGTCAACACACTGCCGGGCCACACGCAGTCTGAGCGCCGCGCGGGTTTGTACGCCATGGAGCGTGCCGTCGCCACGGTTGCTGCCGACCGCTGGGTGGGTCCTGTCGAGATATGCAGCGATTGTTCGCAGGCCATCGTGTGGGCTCGCGATTACATGCCCGCATGGAAGGCCAACGGGTGGATGACGGCCCGCGGCACCGAGCCCGTCGATGTCGACGTGCTGCGTGCGTTGGTGCGCGCCATGGATCGCGCTTCGACCGAGGTGCGATTCGCGTATCGGTTGCGCGCGGACCGGTCTGCCCCGCTAGAGGCAGCGCGTCGTTCGGCAGCGCGGGGCGCAGGAGCCGCCCCACGTCGCGCGGATCCGACGAGACCGGGAGACAGTCTGTTGAGCGTCTCAGACTCCATATAGGCAGGCGGCAGCACTTTTGCTCCTCGCCGGCTTGCAACTGGCGGCACCCCCACGGCTGCTGCCGTCGACGGGCCCTCTGGAGACGCAAACGAAAATGGTCGCGCAACCAACGTCGATGACATTTGCAGAGGCGACATTCGGGCAAAAGGCTCTGTGCGCATCTGCGAGGAGGGCGCCTGACGCCGAGGAATAAGCGACACCGCGGGATTGTCGCCTGTCGCTGGGCCGTGCAATGTTTGGTCGCCCTGTTGCTCGCTTCTCTGGTGTTGTCGTCGACGACGACGATGACTGTTATGGTGGCTCTTTGTCGCGGACGAGCCCTTGCCGTCAATCTGGACGCGCTCTCTGTCGCGCCTGTAAATCGCATGCTTGTCAATAACACGGTTGTCGTCATCATTATATTTGTTGTTGTTGTTGTCGTCGCCGTCATTGTTGGGTCTAGCGTCGTGACCGCCTCCGGTGTGTTTGGGGACGGCGGCATCGTTGCAACCACGGACGCGTGAGCGGTCCTCATCGTGAGGAGGGTGTCGGTGAACATAATTGTTGTTGTTATCGTTGTTGCCGCTGGTGGCGCTTTTGGGATTGACCAGGCTGTGACGATCGCCACGAGCATGTTGATCATCGCGTGCGCGAGTGTCTTGGCGCCCCATCGGCACATGGCCAGAGGTGCGATGGGGTGCCACGGCAGCGAGCAGCGGCCGCGGTGTGGCAAGCGCCAACGTCGTCGCGGGCCCTGTCGGCGAACCAAAGAATCGCCCAATCTCCCAGCCGAGGTGAGAGAGTATGTCGACCTCGTGCTGGAGCCACGACTCGCGAGTGGGCTCCAAGTATAGATCAAGGCCTCGGCAGCCCTGCTCGGCGCTGAAGCCGTCAAACACCCACTTGAAGGCGATGCGGAGGCATCCGACGGCAGCGCGCCTCTGCTCTCGGCCCACATAGTAGCGCTCGGGGAGGGCGCACATCATGCCCGAGGCGCCGCTGGCGACGTCGAGCGGGATACGTTCGTGGGCCACGAGGCTGCGAAACCACGCCGAGAACCTAGCCGATGGGCCGGCAGAGTCGGCCGCTTTGGGGTGGATCTGTCGATCCGCCCGTGACCTGCTAGCAGTATTATTGCTGCTGCTGCCACCGGCGCCACCGGTGGAAGCCATCGCCAGAGGATCGATCATCCTCTCTTGCTTTTGCAGATTTCTTTTGCGATCGCGCCCACTTGTGTGTGTGTGTCTGTTTCGTTATTGTCGCTGTCGTCGTCGTTCTTCTTTTCGTCGTCAGCAACTGCCAGTCGCAAGCGCCCACCGCGGTATCCCCTTCTATGTGTGTGCGTGCGCCTGCGGGAGCGACAAGAGCGAAAGCACCGTCCCTCCCTTTACCATCATGCCAGCGTGTATCGGCGTCGGCTATGCGTCCCCCGTGCCGCAGGGATGTTTTATTATTATATTCTTTTTTTTTATTTTTTGGCGGTTCCGTGCTGCGCGAGGCCGAGCGTCAAGGCAGGGGCTCGGCGAGGTCACAGAGGTGTCCGCTGGTGGTTGGCGGCGGCGAAATTTGTCCGTCTGACTTTTTCTTGGGCGACCCGTATGTGGCGCCCAGTCAAGACACCCTCAAGGGAGCCAAAAAGAGGGGGGCCTTTATTGACGATGGTGGCGCCCTGTGCGTGCTCGGTTGCGTGCGGCACAGACACGCCCCTTTTTTTTGCCTCTCTGCTTTGTGGGCTCTCGCCAATGGCGCCGCGCGCTCGCCGGTACAGAGAAGAGAAAAATGCGCCCCGTCCGCCCACGCGCCAAAGCACTGCGCCACGAGCGTCCCCTTTTTTTCGCAAAAAAAAGATATCGCGGCGGCCCAAACCTTGACAATCGGTTCGGCCTCTGCGTTGCTTTACGGGTTCATTTTTTGCCTTTTGGCGTCTGCATACCGTTCGCCGCGTCGGCTTTGCGCAAAACCAAAGAGGCAGCCATTTTTTTCTGAAAACGTGCCGGGCTCCGACGCCGCCGCCGAGCATGGACGCCGCGCGCAACGCGCAGTCCCCTCTATGGCGTGAGCGCTATTCCTCCGCAACTGATGCTACCACCATCGCGGCCGAAATGTATGCTACTGCGCCTCGAGTCGCGACCGGCCCCATAGCGCCGTCCCGCTGCACCGCAGTACACAACTCTGTATCTCTAGCCGTAGACGATAGAGGACACAGACACCACGACGAGGAACAAAGCCGACACGCACCGGACGTCCACGATCCCAAAGGAGACGGCAACGCGAGCGCCGACGATCAATCAATGTCAACAGCATCGTCATGGTGGCCACGGCCCATTGCACAGGCCGCCAACCGAGCCGTCGATGGCAGGGAAGGCGCCGATTACGACCACTCGCAACAAGACGCACCCGACAATACGGTAACCGACGACGAGAAGCGCGCGTTCATCGATCGATTAACGATGACGCCGGCGCAGATCGACAAGGCCGAAAACACCCCGCAGCGCACTCCCGAGTGGTTTGGCTTTCGTCGCGACCGCTTGTCGGCGTCGCTCTTTGGTGGAGCCGCCGGGCACAACAAGCACGAGACCGAGGAGGGCGTCATCAAAAAGATGCTCTGGTCGGCTCCCTTTAGCAACGCCGCCACCGAACACGGCACGACTCTCGAAGGAGCCGCTTTTGCCGTAGTTCAGGCCGGCGTAGCGTCGGCACTCCAACAGCGCGGCTACGCCACGGTGTGGTTTGAGGAGACGGGCACCCGCATATTTATCGATCATCCGTGGCTGTGTGCCAGCGCCGACGGCCTCATCCGCGCTGTCGACGGACCCGACGGCGCGACCCTCTGCGGCGTGCTCGAACTCAAGTGCCCCTACTACAAAAAGGCCTTTTACCACCCCACCCCGCACTATTACTTTGACCAGTTTTCAGGGCAGGCGCGCATTCACAATGTCGACTTTATCGTGTTTGGCGTCTACACGCCCGAGGCCACGCAGATCAACTACTTTCGGCGAGATGCCGCCTATTGGGACGACGTCCTCTTTCCGGCCTTGCGCACATTCTACATGGAAAAGTATTTGTGGCGCGCCATCCTCCGCGACCGGGGGCGCATCAAGTACCCCAACATCGATCCTCACCCCTGTATCCACATCAGTCGCCTCGATTTTCGGAATCACGAGCGCGTCGAGGCCGAGTGGGCAGAGCGCGCTGCGCGCCTTCAGGCCGAGGAGCACGACAAGGAGACTGCCGCCGAGGAAAGACGCCGATTGCTTGTCGCCTCGGCGGCGGCTGTGCCCGATCAATGGGAGCCCTCGCCGCAGCGTCACCGCGACGCCTAGAAAGATATCCTGCGCGCTTTCGCCCTCCGCCAATTTACTGCTTCGAAAAGGAAATAACAAAAGAGGTTGCGTGGCCGCCGTTGCCGTGCCCAACGGCCGACACGGGAACAAATGGGGAGTAGCAAATACCTAGAGAGACCCCCCCCCGCAGAAAGGAAAAAGGTCAAAACAAAAGAATCGACCGCGCGAGCATGCCTTTGGCATGCGACGTGATGCCCTTTTTGCCAACAAAAATCGACGCGTGCGCATTTTTCTTGGTGGGGGATGACTCTTTTTCTTTCATTGTCTGGTCGTGCGACTCGGTCGTGGGGTCCAGCCTAAGGGGTGGTCCCGGATCGCACGGGCACACGCCTTTTTATGCAAAAGTGCGCAGAAAGAGAGACGCCCGTGCGAGCACAGCAAACCTAAATAGAAAATCATCACCACAAAGACTCCCAAAAGGAAATTCTCTGATCGGCCACAAGAGCCGGTCGCCACGGAGCGCGCTATCCGGGGCCGCCAGAGAGAGACCAGCGCTGTCGCGCGCTTTTCTTGCCCTTGGCGCAACTTTTTTTAATTAAAAAAAATATTTTTCACGCTCCCTGTATTGGTCGATCGGCCGGTCGGCGACCGACGATGACCCAAAAAAGGCAATGCAGCCCCGTCCTTTTGTGTGCGGCCGCTTGTTTGTTTACTTTTTTTTAACACCAAATTGGGCGCCCCCTTGGCACGGTGGCGCCTGTCGGTTCGTCTCTTTCGCGCGCAAGGCTGTCCCTCCCTCCCGTCTAGCCCTCTGCCATTGATCGGATTATGCAAAGAAATAAACAAAAAGGAACGACCCAATGATAGTGCGTCTTTAGATGTTCTTTATCTTCTTTTTTTTTCAGCAACCGCCCAGACCCCGTGATCTAGCACTACACACACAGAGAGGGCCAACAAAAAAGCGCGGTCGGCATCATGGGTGCGATTGCGCGCGCAAAGGAGGCGTCGAGCGCGGACTCGCCACCGACGGGCGAATGCCGCCGGGCTGAGCGGCGAGCGACCGCAGCAGAGCGGCCACCGTCGACGGAGGTCGAGACAGGTCTGCCGATGCGGTGTCGACCTCTGCGGACGGCGTCCCGGGAGACGGCCCTGACGGGGACGACGCAGAGCGCCGCGATCCAATGGACGCACTTCCGCGATAAAGGCGACGACGACGAACTTGATCGTGCGTCGACAGAGACGACGACGACAGGGCATCCAGGGCTTCATAGTCGCTGCTGTCGAGATCGTCGTTGGCATCGTCGACGCGCATATTGATGCCGCCGCCGCCCTCGTCTGTGTCCTCATTGTCAATGTCGATCGCGTCGTCGCTCTCGGACGAGTCTGTCGGCGAGATCCCCGACCGAAAGTATTCGTCATCGTCGTCAAATACGGCGGCGATCTGGTCCGCCGGGACATCGCGCACCATAAACTCCATAAAGTGCCGATCCATGTAGCGTCTCGTAGTTTGGCGCCGGCGCTTTCCGTCGACGATATTGCTCGGGTCGATGGCCGACACTTCGCTCTGGTCGAGGTGCGGCCGTTTGGCCGGACATAGGTTGCGGGCGACCTTTTCAGGGGTGCCAACACAGGCAGCGGCATCGTCGTCCTCGCTTCTGCGGCGCTTGCCCTGTCCATTGTTGGCATTATTATCGTCGTCGCTGTCGTCGTCATCGCTCGTGAGTACGATCGTCGACGTGTCGTCCGATGTGGCGTGCGTCGATAAAGTCATGGCGTCGCCGCGGATGTGATCATTGTCGTCGTCGTCGCTCTCATTATCGCCGTCTCTGTCGCGCGGCACGAACTCGGCCTCGCTTTCGCTATCGTGGCTGTCCTTGTCGCCGTCGTCATCCGAGACGATGAAATCATCCAAATCAGACCCATTGTCGTCGGGATCGTCGCTATCTTCGTCGTCATCATCATCCTCGTCGTCGTCTTGGTCGTCGTCGTCATCCTCGTCAGTATCGATTTCGTCGTTGTCATGGTGAGCGGCAACGCGCGCAGCCACTTTCCTTGGCGCGTGTGCGCGGTCGTTATCGGGCAGTCCGTTTGTCAAAGGGCCGACGATCGGCTCTATGCCAACATTGCTGTTGTTGCTGCCGCTGTGGTCATCGTCCAACGAAAGATCAATCACCAATGAGTCGCGTATTGGGAGGGGGGCCCTCTCGCGTGCTGCTCCGTGGCGGGCCGACGATACGTCCAAAGGATTCATAAAGAAAAAAATCGCTGCGGCGGTTTCCTTGTCCGTTTGCCTTTTTCTTTTCTCGATGTTGTTTTTTCCCGATGTCGTTGGCTCTTTTCCCTTAGAGCGCACGGATTCGCATCGGGAGCAGCGGCAAAGCGCGTCGCCCAGCGTCGGGCAAAGGAGGCACAAACAATGGACGAGGCCTTTTCCCCCTCTGGGCGGCAATGTGCGTGCGCTCCGTGTCTCTCCTCTCCCGGTCTGTTTGTGTGTGCGCGTGCGCGTGCGTGTGTTTCTCTGCCCTCGCTTGGCTTTACCGAGGTCTTTTTTTCCTCTTCCTTTTTCTTTTGATTTCAGGCGATATTATCGCTTTTTTTTGCATCGCGCCATTTGGCGCCGTGCCCAAAGCAACGGTGCACAAAGAAACACGCGCACACACACAGAGAGAAACACATAGACGGGGGCAGACTGAGCGACATATGAAAAAAAATGCGTTTGTTGTGGGGTGCACGAGGCCAACCGTTTGCTCTCCTTTTTTTGTTTCCTTTGCTTTTTTTCGAGATTGCTGTTTGCGCATTTTTCGTCGACGCACACATATTTTATGGCGCACTGTATGGGCCCCTGGCAAGAGGCTGACGGCGCACGGCGAGCCGTGTTGGCGCAACGGCAAGGCCACAAAAAAAAAAAGAAAAGCGAGCCAACAGGCAGCACGACGACCAACAGGGCGCTATCTGTACCGTCATTATCGTCATTATCGTCATTATCATTATTATTTTTTCAATTGATTCCCATGTTAAAAAAATGCCTGCAGGAGAGAAAGAGAGACCGAAAAGAGTGCACTCTCGACGTAAAGGTTTGCGCCGGATGTTCTTTTTTTCGCTCTTGGGGCCTACGTCTGTCTTCTCTGTGTGGGAAAAAAGGGAGGCTGCGGTCGACTTCCCCCTTTTTTTCCTGCCCATTGGCGCCGTGCTGGGGCTCGCCGGCTGACGCCCAGGAGGTCCAATGGCGGCATTGTTTGCTCTTCCTTGTATGTACGCGCGCGCTCTCTCTGCGCGCGCCTGCCCCAGGTGGCGAAATCGATTTTTTGCAAAAAAAAGTAAAAGTGCCAGTGACCCTCCCCACAGAAAGAGGCCCTATATGAAGCCATTACCAATAGACAAATAGACGTCAACACTTTTTTTGTATTCCTTTTTTGCGAGAAACCCCCAGCGCAGCCCTCTTGGCGGGCGCGGTCTTGGACGCCCTCCTCGATGAGAGCGCACAATGCCCACGGAGGATGTCGAGCATGGTCGTGGGCCGCGCGGCAACGACAGCCTCGTTAAAATCGTCCCGTCCGACAGATGCGCTCCATCGTGCGTCCACCCGCGCACAGAGCGCGACGAAATCGCCCACGCCCAGCGTGCCCTTCATCCGGTTGCATCGCGGGCAGCACGGGGTCACGTTCAAATGCGTATACCCGCCGTCGTTGTCTATGCGGTCCAGGCCCAAGGGCCGATCGGGTTGCGCCGCGCGCCTGCAGTAGGCGCACTCTCCGCCGGTGGTGAGGGCCTTGAAGCGCTCTCGTCCAATGGCAAAAGACAGTCCGAGACGGTGCGCTCGATGGCGGTACTTGGCATAGCACCCGCCGCGCCGCATATCCTCGTCGTCAAAGGCATGCGTCGGCGACCCTCGCCGCCCTCTGTCTGCACCCGCCAGCGCCGCAATATTGTACGTCTTCTTCTTCTTTGGTGCCGTCCTCATTGCCGCTGCCGTTTCGGTGGCCACTGCTCCCGGTGCTACTGTTGCTGCCGTTGCCATCGCGCGTGCCGTCTGGTCGTCTGCGCGGCCATCGCAACACGCGTCGGATACGCGAGCGCACGCTATGACGAAATCGCGTGCGGTCGTCGTCCCCTTCATCCGATTGCAGTCCCAACAACAGGCGACTACATTCGACGACCGATAACCCACAGCATTGTCGACCCGATCCAGGCCGCTCGCGCGCACCACCGGGTCGCGCCCGCAGTACACGCACGGTTTGCTCATGAGCGCCACGGCGTCCACGGCGTCGAGGGCCACCGCGATGCCCCGGCGAGCGGCCTCCCGTACGGTCAGACGCCATCGGTACTTGGGCCCGGCATGGTATCGTCGTTGGGCGGCCACAACGCGGGCCGTCCTGCACGATACCGCATGACTGGCTTTACACGATACGATGTCGTCCCCTCTGTTCAGCGGGCGCCCACAGCCACTGTCAGAACTTTTGCTCGATGCGCTGCAGCACTTGGCACATGGCCAGCGAGACGCGGAAGCCTCGGCGATCGTCACGCAGTCGAGCGGGAGGGCACGCGGCCCTGTGCGCGCGCATCGCCTCATGGCGCACTCGCGAGACGCATGATAGTAGCGCCCATAGGGCGTCACGTGAACGGATGCGTGACCCGCGCGCTCGTTGGCAGCCATTTCACGGAATCGGGCGGCGGCCTCTTTTCTGCATGGCTGCTCGCGTGCCCCTCTCTGCCCCCGCATGTTCTGCCTCTGGCGCTCTTAGTCGTTGGAGGGCCGCATTTTTTTTCGATCCATCCGACCTTTGGGCTCGTCCTCTTTGAAAGGCTTCTCTTCGGCCCTACACGCACGCACGCGTGTGTGCTTCTTTGTTCTGTCGTGTCTGCGCTCGCGCGACCTAAAGAGAGCGGCCATGGCTCTGCGCGCCCGCCGCGTCTCCTCTTTTTCTTTCCTTTTTTTATGGCGCGCTTTTCTCGACAACTCTTTTGGTGGCGCGATGTTGGATCCCTGGGCCCGATCGAGCCGCCCTGCTCCCTGGTAGGTTCACTATTTGTTATTGTCATCATCACCGTCGCCGTCGTCATTGTTGTCGTCTTTCTCTTTTTTTGCCTATTCTCTTTTTTTCCTCTTTTTGTGGTCAAATGGCCACAAAAAAGGAGACAGCACCGGCAACAAGAACAAAACAACAACGAAAAGGGAATAACTCGTAAAATAGATTTGTCGATCGCCGCCACCGGTGGGCGCGAGCCATACCAGCAGAATCACGGCAGGCCAGCGGGACGAGAAAGACGCCTGCCGTCGGCCACGTCCCATAGAGCCTCACGTGTCATCAACTTGGTCGCAGGCACCCAATAGTTGCCGTCGCCACGCAAGTAGCGGGGATCAAACACGTCGCGCGCCGGAATGAATCCGTCAAAGCGAAGCACGGGCGCCGGCAAATCCGGCGAGTCGATCGGCTTGCCGCGCACATAGTTGACATAGACAAAGAGCGCATAGAGGTCGGGACGGTTGATTCCCTTGTGAGGCTGGACGCGCAATTCGCCTCTGTCAGCGCTGCTCACCTTGACGTCGAATTTCCATCCTTCGGGCTGAAGCGTGCCGTCGAATGCCGTCTCGCTCAGCGCGCTCCGGCACGTCGTATCGAATAGGCGGCGCATGGAGAGGCGAAAGAGGTGCGCAAGCATAAACTCTCCAAAGTAGCCCTGAGCCGAAATGTCGTACGACGAGCGCGCCTTCATTTCGCGACGGTCGACCACGCCGGCGTTGCGGTTCTTTAACTGAACCTCATACGCCACCTTGCGTGCGGCCTGCATGTACTGGATGGGGAGGACATGGATGCTGCGCAGCGCGATCGCTCCTGCCGTCGATCCGTTGCCTGTCGAGGTCGGCACTAGCGTGGGAGCGCGCTTGGCATTGGACGCGCGCGGACGGATCGTCGTCTCGGCCATCCACGGCGGTCGTCTACATGGCGCGCATAACCGGCCGCCGTGGGCAAAGATCGCGCGCTGTCTGCTCTTCATGCTGACGGCGGCCACCCCGTGCTTGTTTGATCGCTTGTCTGTGTGTTGCCCTACAGATTCGTTGATGGAAATCTGTGGCTGTACCGTCGTCGCTCCCTCCATTGTGGTTGTCGACGAACTCGGCCTTTGTGACGCAGGGAACGGCGTAGCCAAGCGAATACAGCACAGGAACGGGCTTTTTGCGTAGAGTGTCGGACGCCACAGCGTGGCCGAAAAGGAACAAACAAGAGATTGCAACACGACGGCAGCGATATGGACAAAGGAACAATGAGCGCGCGCGGAAAAAAACAAGCCTCCAGTCGCTTTGTTTGGCGCATATATGTGCAGTGGGCACGAGAGCGGAAGCGACAGGCCCGGGCGACCTCAAAGATAAAGGGACGCCCGAGACACGCTCTGTTCAGGTCGTTTCCTATCCTTGCCTGGATACGCGGGATCGTTCCCGTCTTGTTGCCTCCTCGCTGGCGGCTGGTCGGTTTAAAATGCGCGCACAAGAGAAAGTTTTTTTATTCCGCAATCACAGATGTGCTCAAAGAAATGTCTGTCTGTCTCTCTTTGAGGGGGGGTAGCGACACGTAATATATTTTTTGTGCCAGAGGGGCGCACGAGCGCGTGAGAAAAGGGGGCGACAGCAGGAGCAGCGAAAAAGTCGGGAGGCCACGCGGCCGAGGGCCTCCCTCTTGAATGGCACACCCCAGCGCGACATTTTGTGTCTGCTGATGGGCATTGGTTGTTATCAAATGTTCCTTTTATGGGTTTGCAGTTTTTAGCGGCGACGACAATGGAGGCAAGAGGACGACCCCCAGCGGGAGCAGCGCAAGAATGCGCGGTCGAGATCAGCGACTCTAGTCGGTGTGGCTCCTTTCGCCCCACGACAAAGACAAAAGACGGCACGAGCAGAGACAGACAGCAAAAGACAGCGAAAGATTCCTGAGAGAAGGACCTAACCAACACGTACAACTACTGGGCAGTCCTTGGCCCACACGAAAACCAGCACGACTTTTCGCGCCGTTGCCGATCGCACGTTGGTCGCCCCGCGCGCGTCGATAAAAAAAAGTCGAGACGGGCCAAACAACGACAGCCGCCATCGTCTCTGAGCAGGCGACCCTCTACGCACGCCCACAGCGTAGGCCAGAGACAATTCAAGAGAGACAGAAAAAGTTTAATAGAGAAAAAGCACAGAGCGACACACAAGCGTGCGCGGACGGGTACGCGACACTGGCGTGCTTGCCCCCCCTTTTTGGATCGAACCAAAGCAAGATTGGCGAGTGCCCTTTTTGTGGGTGGCGCCTCTTTGCGTAGCCCCTTTTTCTTTTTCCTTGAGAATATTTTCCCGTTTTTCGTGCTGCGTCCCCTCTTGGTCGTTGCTTGGGCACTATTTTCTTCGTCTTTGTAAAAAAGCAGCCCCGTAGCGCCACCGCCCTTTGCGCTGTGCCCACAGAAACAAAGACAGAGACAATCACAAGAAGAGGGCGAGGTCGAAAGAGAAAAAAAAAGAATTATCAAAGAAACACCATGATCGTGAACAAAAAATAGCATCGGAAAACAGAGCGACAATGTGTGTGTGCGCGTGCGGTCGGTCGTATCGGCGCCCTAGTTGTCGTCAACTTTCTTGGGCGCTTGAGTCATCTCGACGCGGTACTGAGTATTGCCGTGGGCGATCGAAATGGGAGCGTCGCGCCCCATGCTGACATACACGGCTCCGCGTATGCCCTTGAGAAACGGCATCATGCGATCAATGTCGTACGTGTTGGCGTAACACTGCTCGAGGGTGCTCTCCAGTTCGGTCGACATGGAGCCGTCTCCTTCGGCACCGACAGTGTAGGAGCGCGGCGTCGACGCGGCCGAATCGGGAGGCGACGGTCGAGCCTGCTGCACGGGGGTGCCGCCATCACCATTGCCCGCATCCTCCCACGGGCCGGTGGCATAAAAGCGCCTCGAAAACGATCCGTTGCCGAGCACGCTCACGACGAGCACGGCGTGGCGCACCGACGCCGGCCGACCGCCCCTGAGTTGCTCGCGCGGCTCCTTGACCGCAAAGACCACCTCCTTGACGCCGAGCGTGGTGGCCAGGCCGACGGCCTCGCGCAAGAGGGCGACATTGAGCGAAAAGAGCGCGTCGTATTCGACTGCCGTCTCCATGGTCCAGCAGGCCGGATCGTCATCGTCAAAGTCGCCGGCCGTCGCCTCTCCCTCCTCGCCGCCCGAGGCCACGTCGGACGTGTGGGCGACGACGACGGGCACGCACGCCGTATCCTGGCACTTTGTCGAGGGGCCGTCGTAGCACCCGAGGACAATCTCGTCGTATCGCGCGCTCTTGACGATGCGCAACCCCATCGTCTTGGGCATGGCGGCCAAGAGGGGCTTCAGTATCTTGGTCTCGACGTGGAAGCGCGTCATGCGCTCGACCGTGGATACGCCCTCGATGCGGTTTTCGATGCCGCCATTCCTGGCTACGGCACCGGCGCTCACATACGCTGCGTCGCACGAAAACTGACCGCGCAGAAAGCACGTCTTGGACTTTTCGAGTCCCGATATGCGCACGCCGCTAAATGAACCGCTGCTGTCGATGATGAGCGGCAAGCGCTCGTCGAGAAGCGACGAAATGGACTCGATCATCTCACGAAACACAGCCGGCTGTCCGATCGTCAGGTAAAAGTCAATGTCGTCGTCGACGTCCTTGACCGACGAACGTCCGACGGTGGCCAACGCCACCAACTGGAGCAACTGCGCTCGATGGGCCGGATCATTGTTGTCGGCACCAATGCCATCCGGGCCGAGCACAGAGCCGTCCGGCGCTAGCACATCGCGCCGAGTTCGTTTCGGTGGATGGCTCGACGTAAGGCTTTGGCCCGAAGCCGACGCGGCATCGTCGTCGTCGTATGCTGCGTTGGCAGCGCCGATGACCGAGTCGATGACGTGACCGATTTCGTCTAGCGCCCTCTTGGTTCCCGATCGATGCTCGGTATCGGCACTTTGTGTCGAGCGAGGATCAAACGTGGTGTCGTTGGCGTCGGTAATTGTCGTCATTGCGGTCGTATAGCAGGAAGAGGAACGACAGATGAAGAAAGATGATAAGAGAACAGGAAAGGAGCGTGTGTCCTCTGGCCGCCGTGTTGGTCTGTCGTTGCGTGAGTGCGCGCGCGTTTTTCTTCTCGAGGATCAGACGGTGCGCTATAAAGCGAGCGGCTCGGCTCTTTGGCTTTTCGATGGGCGGAGGTGCTCGCTCGCAGTTGTATCGGATGTGATGTTCCTATGTGCCTGCGTGGCCAAAACATATACGTGCGCGTGTACACGCGACCCAACGTTTTTTCAGTTTTTCCTTTTGGTACAAAAACAAGAGAGGGGGGCAGAGAGAATCTATCAACCCGCCTTATTCAGCCATCCGTTTGGTCGCCCACAATACGAGCGCACGCACACAAGAGGGCATCCGGTGTTGTTGTCGTTCTTTTGGAAAGGATACCTTTTATCGTCGAGGGGATCAATGGTGTTTCCGATGGCTGTTGGTGTTTGTGTGTGTCCCTGCGGCTGGAATGCGCCCTTTTCGTGTGTCTCAAAGAGAGCAGAGACGACACAAAAAGAGGAAGAGGGCGCTCGCGTCAAGAACCGAAAGGCGTAGTGTAGCCGGCAGGGGGGGGACAGCGACGAGGATGCGATGAATGGCCCTCAGCGCAAAGCGCATAAATAGTGCGGGGTCGGCTGCGCGCTCCAAAGCCCGG